ATGTCGAAAATTTGTATTTTTATTGACTGCGGAAGAAAACGAGACTCAAAAGAAGGTTACTGTTCAAGTCATATCAGACAGATACGACGAGGTCACCCTCTAACTGAGATTAGAATTGCAATCAAAGTATGTACGTTTAAAGGTTGTGGGCGTCGTAATTTCCGTCATGGTTTATGTGAACCCCACGATAGGCAGAAACTAAAAGGACTACCGCTTTCACCGATCAAAAAGATTAGGAAAGCTGGTGAAGGTTGCATTGCCTCCAACGGATACAAGAAGTTCTCCAAACGAATTGGAGATGAGAAAGTAGAATTCTATGAACATAGATTCGTAATGGAGCGGCATCTTGGCCGTCCACTACTATCTACTGAAACTGTCCATCACAAGAATGGAAACAAATTAGATAATCGAATTGAAAACTTGGAGCTATGGTCTACTAATCAACCAGGAGGCCAGAGAGTAATTGATTTACTCAAATGGGCTCATGAAATTATAGCGACCTATAGCTCCATGTCATTCACTTAACGACATTTAGGTGTCGTTTCATTTTGTCTTTCATGACACCATGAACAGCAAAAGCAATACCAAAATTGTTATCATGCAACCTGTTTGCGTTGAAGCACAACCTACAATCGGTACAACCGATACCCCTCGTTTGAGCCGGGCAAGGAATGAACTTGGTATCGCAACCATCCAACTGGAAAGCCTTCTCACTGGGGTGCTCAGGAACCACGATTGCAGGCGCATATCCCTGCGCTCGTGCAGCTTCCACTTCCGAAGTGTCGGAGATAGAAGCAAGGATAGAAACGTTGCTCCACTCTTCACGGGGGACGTGAGACCAGGCATGGGTATAGGTCCAACAATCACCACCACCACGCTGCTTCCAGCGAGCAACAGCCTTGTTGATAAGCCTTGTACCCAGAATGGTACGCGAGTCTCCAGCCACATGGATTCGCATATCCCGACCAGTGGGAACTGCTCCACCCTTGTAGCTTTCGTCGATAGCTTTCGCTTCCGCACGAGCCGTATCCAAAGGAGAGTTGCCCTTGGCCTCATCATCTAGACGATGAGAAGTGATGCCTACGTATCCCAATTCAGCGTAGCACCCTTCCCCCATCAGAGGGCAGCTCTTAGGGCAGCTCGTCTTGATTGAGGTGTAGGTGGCATCCGCTTTCTTAGACCCCATGATCTTGCGGTTGCCTGAATCAGAAACGTAGATTGCGCCGTTCATGGTAGTCCTTTTATGAAGTTCGCCATAATCGAGTCAGCCGTTTGTTTAGCAATGGCTGGTGTGTTGAGGGCATCTCCGAGATAGAATTCCTTAGTGAAAAGGATACCATCATTCTCGGATACAGTTAGCTTCCAGTTGAAGCGGGCTTCTTTCACTTCCTCTAAGAAGAGATAGAAGTTTCTTTCTTTGGAAGTGCCAGGCTTGTAGGTTTCATTTCTGGTATAACCATGAACGCCACCAGGCTCCGGCACTTGAATCCAGTTAGTTGTGCTCATGGTTATCCTACTTGTACAGCAGGATCATCCACGAAGATACCAGGGATGTTTCCAAACTGAGTATGAACAGCATCTTCTGCCCACAACTCAACGGTTGTACCATCCGTGAATGTCAGTCTAAGAACATTGACTGCATTGTTCTCGATTGATTTGACAGTCTTTCCGACGATGTCAGTGTCTTGAATCTTTCTCATTGGTCATTCCTGGTTAGTCCGTACAGATGCCACGGTACTTCAAACTCATTGGCACACAGGTTCTCACGGATGTCTATCCGCTTATGATATTCCTGTCCATCAAAGAGTGGGTTGATTGTGTTCTTGGGATGCTGTAGCTCCGTGAATGCGTAAGTGATACGCAGGAACAATCGGCTAGTTCTCTGTTTGATTTTAGGAGTGCGATGCACCATGTAAGGGTCAATCAGATACAGGTGATATGGAATCGTTCCGTACAGATTGACCTCCTTGGCTTGACGATCAAACTCCAAGAAGTAGTTGTGCTTAGCCTCATCCAAGTGCTTGAGAAAGAACGGCTGCAAACAAAACTCCGTAGGAGGATCCCACGTGAGAATGTAAGAGTGTTCCACATTCACCTTCGGTGAAAGCTTAGTTCCTTGAATGCCATCACCATGGAAACCTGGGAAGCGATGATACTCACCAGACGAAACGTTGGAGAAATCACAGGTAATATGGCTAAAACAGGAGTCGTGGTCCTTGTTAATGAACTTCTCGTACTCCGCAACTCTCTGAATCAATGGTTCCAACGCTTCCAATTGACGGGGAATCTTGTAGATTGTCCCAGGAAACTTGAGCGGCATCCGTAACACGTTCGGGCAGCCACCGTGAATGGGAGCCGTCAGCCCCATATCAATAGGTGGGCGTGGGTACAAGTATTGATTCAGATTGAATGGCTTGAACAATGACTGATAAGCAATGTTATCAGAGTCAATGGTAGGAGTCCAGAGTCCTTTAGGATTAAACTCAATAGGGTTCTCAGCAGAGAGCTTGGGTTGTTCATATCGAATGGCGCTTACTGTAGCGTGATCGCTGTATCCACCAAGAGTCATGATTGATTACCTACTATTCGTGTGTGTGTATGTGGGCGTATGGTTGCCCCGGCTCCCTGGCGGCCCTACCTGGCGGGCAAGTGCGGCCCCATTAAATTCGCGTTCAGGCATCCCAGCCGGACTGAATGAATCCAAGCTTGATTGAAAGCACTCGCTCCACTGATACTCCACCAGAAGTATGACCCATCACCTCTACCGCTTCGATAGGTTCGATGTATCCGTGAGTAGCGAACAAGGTATTGATGGCCATGAAGTTGGCCAGCTCAACATCACTGTACTCTACCACCTCTAAGTTTGAATATCGTACTCGAATCATGTTCAATTACCTAGCTGGTTGAAAGCCTGCTGCAATCGTTTGGCTTCGTTCTCGGCAGACTTTACTTTGTCTGCCAATTCTTTCTTGAGCATGGCGAGAAGGCCAGTCAAGGCCCCGTCATACTGCTCGTGCTTCACTTCCCTGGCCTCAATCTTAGCCTTCCAAGGCTTCGTAACACCAAGACTTGTCTCGAAAGAGAGAGTCACATCACTGTCCGATTTACCAGTGACAGTCTGGTAGATGTTGCGAATCGTTTTGAATGTCGCATCCACATCAATCATGGTAGTTCCTCAATAGCCTCGTGCCTTCGAGTGTGTTCCTCATAGGAATATAAATCCCCAGAGTGATAAACGTGTACGCCATGGTGCTCAGTGAAACACACAACCCAATCATCAATCCTTGCTAAGAAAGCGTGATTGAAATATAGAACTGATCCATCTTCATGTTGGATGGTAACTGCCCTTCGGAATCGAGGGTCAGTGGCCAGGAGTTTCTTATCGTATGCCTCGGCTTTTTCTCGAATCTTTTTGAGCGGTACTGAATCCATTGTGTATTCTCCTGGTGACCCCAACGGGACTCGAACCCGTGTGACGAGAGTGAAGGTCTCGCATCCTAGCCGCTAGAAGATGGGGCCGGCTTAGACCGTTGAACGCCACGGTCAAACAGCGGGTGTCATAACTATCTCCATTCGTTATGGTGGCGCTCAAGTTGCCACAGTACACTCTCCTATAAGATTGATCCTCCGTTTTATAGGCACCTACACCGTAACCCTTGCAAGTTGGTTACTAAGCATGTGCTTATGTTTTCGTACTCAAAACGGAAGCGAAAACTGACGCTCACGGGTATGGGCAGGAGTGCCCCTAACCTTCTACTACTTCAGAAGTCAGCAACACTGATCTCGAATTTCATTCGGTGTTTGAGATGTTGACCTAAGACCAATATTGAGACCGGCAATATTGAACAAGAACCGGGGCTATGTATAAGACTTGACCGCCTACGCTTCAACTTATGGAAGTTGATACCCTAGCTAATTTAATCCATTGATGGACAGGTGCAGCTAGCAACCCCTTGACTCGAACCAACTACCTGTTGCGCAGGTCGTTGAACCGAAAGCTGACTGTACTTGTCAGCCCTACCTCACCATCAGCGTCCTTTTGGTTTGGTAAGTCTAAGTCTTATCCGTGATGATGGGTGCAGTTCTCGTCCTGGCATTGAAGCTCGGACAGATCCACAGACTCACCAACGTTCAGGGCCAAACGGAACCCATGTTCCTTATGGGCCTCATCCACGAGCACGAGCATGGATGCGTCTCCAAGTAGGATAGCGAAGGGGAACTTGCTACCAACCGGGAACTCACCCACCTGAATCTTGAGAGTCACATCCTTGTACTGAGCATTGAGTCCTTGGTCAGGGCGCCACGCATCGGCAGTGAAGATTTGGTTGTCCAGGGTTTCGACTTTTTCGTTGCTCATGTGTCCTCGAATTGGGTTTGATGTTCTTTCTTCGCATGCTCTTTGCAGGATACATAGAGCCATCCAGCCTTGACCAGCTTGCCAGGCCGGCCACACTGTTCGCAGGTATGCCAACACTTAGCCTCAGCCTCATTGATGAACGCATTCATCTCTGGAGTAGATGCCTCCATGTAGAAACGAAGCCCGCCGAACTTCTCTTTGACTTGCGCAGCCATGTATTCTGGCCTCTTGTCTTCGGGAATATTCTGAATCATCGTCTCCAACTTCTGGGAGAGGTCGTAGATGATATCCCACCAGCCAGCTCCGACGGCAATCCCCCAGGCCATACAGGTCACACGCGGGTCTCCGCGCATGTTCCTGTATAGATTGGGAAACTCCTTGACTAGTTTAGCTTCGAATTCTTTCTGTTCCATGATCTAGTTCTGATTCTTGGGATTAGAGTTGAGGTGGCTCTTCATCTTCCGAGCCAGGGGAGTCGGTCGATAGAACTGAATACCGTCCTTCTCGATCATTTCCATCAAGCCCTTCTCGATGAGACCCATCATTGCCAACTGAAATTCTGTTTGAGTCAAGCCGTGAATGTCCTGCTCCGTGAAGTAGCTTTTCAGCAAGTCTTCCTCTTTCATTGGTGATCTCCTTCAGTTTTTGGCAGTATGCTAGATGGTTGATACCGGCACCCACCAGAGTGTCAGCTTCAGTTGATTGAGTCTTGCCCATACCAGACATAATGGTTACCCACTCGCCTTGGAAGTAGAGAGTGAATACTCTACCCTCTCCTATCTTGGTTCTGATTCTGAGCATGGAGCGCACCCTTCGGTGCGGACGGCCCGTGAATGGGAGCCGGCCGCTTACTCGTCCTTGGTAGCCACCGCTGAGATAACAGTGGTTACAATGTCGTCATTCATCCCACCAGGCAATCCCCTACCAGGAGATCGTTTCTCAGTAGTATTGAATGTGATGACGAAGTCATATGAGTAACCATCATCACAGTGATGTTCGTTCAACCATTCGGTAATGGCTTCACGGAGATCGTCTTCGTCCAGCTTGTAGGTCGCAGGAATCTTTTCCATTGGTTCCTCTGGTTCAGCCGAGAGCTGCTCCGTCAGGGGCTCCTGGACAGGAAGCAAGTGAGAGATTACCATCTGCGCCATGCGCGGCCAGTAGCATTCCATGACTTTGAATCCCCATCATTTCACGAGGTGCCAGGTTGAGAACCGCCACAACCTGCCGCCCTGCGAAGTTCTCTACTTTGCTATCCAAGAGGAAAGGAATCATGGATGCAATGCCAGCCAGGATGGTACGAGTCTCTGTTCCAAAAGAGACTTCCAGCTTGACCAGCTTCTTGCTCTTGGGAACAAGCTCCGCGCTGGTAATGGTACCAACTCGAATATCCACCTTGACGAAATCGTCATACGTAATCGTATCCATGTTTATCATTCCTTACATGCCTGACGAAAACGTTTCTCGTCAAAGCGGGGGTTGTTGTCCTGGAAAAGTTTAACGAAAGAATCCTCCATCTCAACAGAGACGTTCTCTTCGTAGAGACGCTGCTTAGGACCAATGGAACGTGAAGTAGAGTGCGCATCCATGCGCATCTGCTTTACCATCTTAGCAGCTTTGATGTAGTCCTTCTTAGTCATTGTACTTTGCCTTTAGACGAGCCAATTCGGCTCGCTCCCTTTGTTCTTCAGCACGCTTACGCGCTTCCCTTTCAGCTAACTCTTGTGCCTTACGCTTCTCTTCTCGTTGAACCCTTTCAGATTCACGAGCCTTCTCTCGCTCATCCTGCTCTGCTTTTTGTTTAGCAAGATGCTCCGGGTTATCATAGATAACCTTGAACTCAAAGACAGGCGGCCATTCTTGAATGGCCTCACCATTGTCGATGTCTTCCAAGAAGAGAGGAGGAAGATTGCTGTCACGATCGCTGTCTTGAATAATAGTCCGATGTGGAGCGAAGCTGATATGGATTCCAAGCCCCTCAGCAAACTCATACAACTTGTAGAGTTTGACCATGGTGGGATGGTTATCTTTCAGTTTGAGATAGGGAAAAATTTTCTTCTCGGTACTCATCAGCGGTTCTTTCGTTGTAGAGTTTGCACCACCGAATGATGGTTTCAATTCGATAGGAGGGGTATCCGTCTGCATGCATGGCTAGGCGCACGATATTTTCTGCCGCGCCCTTACGCATAGCATCAGCAACTTGAATCATGTATTCGCTGGTATTCATATAGAATCTCCCTCCAAGTAAGTAATATCATCATCACTAAGCTCATGAGCCTCAATCGACTCATACTGAAAGGCCGGCATAGCTTTGACGGTAGGCGTTCGGTTGATTAGTTCCAATTCCAGCTTGACAAGCTTCTCTTGCTCCAGCTTGATTTGTTTTTGGAACTCAGTAATCCTAGCTCGCCCCTCTCTAATTTGATAGTGAAGTCGGCTTTTACGTTCCTCTTCGGCCAAACGATTGGGCTCATCAAACAGAAGAGCCCGAGTGTCAGGATGAAGTTGACCTTCATAATGGATGGGGCATTCGATGTACTTGTCACTCGGTACCTCGGCCCACCCCAGACCGCGACACCGACATTTATCCTCATCTATTTCCATCCACTCTTTCACGTTCACTCCTCTTGCTCTTGCTCTAAGACTTTGTACCAGACTAACAGCCCAATGACCCAGGCGGCCGCTCCGGCCAGGAACATGAGTGTGTGCTCTCGGGAGTCTTCTCCTCCTGCAAGCCAGAACCACAGAGCTATGACTAAGTAAACGGCTGTCATTACATAGCCAAACCTAATCATTACTGAAGCTTTCATTGCCGATTACCGATTGAAGGGTATCGAGAGAAGCCTTCCAGGTCGATGATGCGATAGTTGCCCTGCTCATCCTTGAGGAAGTTGTTGTCATGGAGGTCAGTGTAGTTGCCTTCAGCCAATACACGAGTCATGAATGCAACTAGGTCAGGGAAGTTCCTTCGACCCTCTTCGATGGTAGCATCGGGAGGTGGATTGTTGGATGTCCATCGCCTCTGAATCATAGCAGTGATGAGTTCTTTCTCATCATGCGTGAGCATGGGCAGACGCATCATCTCGTAGGCGTACTTGTAGTGACCCCACCTACGATCGTCTCTATCCGAAGTCTCCGTGATTACCTCGAAGCGATAGATAGGGACAACCATCGGATCAGGGTTGGCAATCAGGTGGAGAACCAGCTTACGAATCCACTCGAAGTTTTCGCGCTGAGAAAACTCCGCTTCCTTTCGGATCGTCCGGTCATCGACCAACTTGATTCCATATCGTGATTCTACATTATCATCGTATTTCATTTTTAGCACCTGACGTGTGAAGCTCGCCAGCCATTCTTTTCCTGAGCATCAAACAGCTTCCTGCATTCATCTCGGCTCAGGTCATCCAACTCTTTGTTGAACGGCTTGGCAATATCTGCCGCCTCTTGAACAAGGACGGCAGCCGCATCTAGTTTCGCTCGGATGCTTGCACGTACACCCTCGAACTCTTCATCTAGATTGTCTTTGATTGCTTCCAGCCTACGAAGCTCAACAAGAGCTTCTTCAGGAGTAAAGAGATCGCTCTCCTGATATCGATGGATAGCGGTACCCCAGCTTCGGTCACCGGGTTTAGTGTCTTCCAAAAAGTCGTAGTGATGAATCTCATCACCAAAACCATCGCCCCACATCATAGTGAGTACGTGTCCATCCAGGTACGCAACTACCTCTGAGACGAGGTAGTTGGTATGAGCCCTGATGGTATCCTTGGGAATGACCTTGTCTTTGATTTGAAACTTCATTTCAGTATTTGCTTCCGGTGAAAGGTTTGACCAGACCGCTTGCGCAATCCGTTTGGAACTTCTCCCAATACCCTGTTGGGTAAAGCTTGAGAACCTTGGGCGCATTCTCGTATGCGAACTGACGAAACCATCCAGACGTAATGCTGGAGCAGACCTTAGCTAGAGCAAACTTCCAAGCGTACTCGGGAGTCCATACGTTCGGGTGTGGAACCAAACTACGCTCGACTGCCAAGACAGCGGCCTCTTCCACTACACCGGCTAGACGAAGCTCTTGAGAGATTGCAAAGAACTTATCCTTATCACAATCTACCTGGGCTCCATCCTTCAGGTAATAGGTGTAAGCAGGGCGGTCATAGATAGCCACCGACTTATGGATATCATCATGGTCCCACACGTAGTCGATCATATCATCCTTGAAGAAGTTTTCCTTAGTGGTATTGAGCTTAGGATGCTTGTACCAATAGGTTTCCTTCTCTCGCATCTTGAGGAAGTCTTTGTACTCTGGACGAACCACCGCGCCCATGTGCTTCATGGTATGCCAATCGACCAATGTCTTCCAGAAGTGCGGGCTGTTTCTCAAGTAGCGATGAGACTGCTTGATGGTGAACAACATGTCGAAAGTCGGAACCCAACCGAAGGGCGTCTCCAAACTTTCGGAATTACCTTCCACAAATTTCTGGAGAATTTCCGAACTTTGCCCCTCTTGAATGATCTCGAATTCGCAGTTGGTAGTTCCTTCCACAATCATCTTGTGGAAGTTGTGGCCAGTCTCCGAGTACACTTTGGTCGGCTTGACTTTAGATGAGTTCTTCTCCATCCAAGCTTCATACTCAGAAAAGGTACAAACCCAATCGAAGTCAAGCGGTTTCCTCATGAGAGCTGCCGGTTTCCTCAGAGCTAGCGCTCGACTTCCTACGAGAATCATTTATCACACACCATTTCTTAGCCCGGTTAGGGAATTGGTCAGGGTTTTGTTTACGATGCTCTTTAGCATCTTTGATAGATGGTTTGATTTCGTTGATTAGATTATCAAGTTCGTTGATACCATCAACGATGATTGAGTATGGTGTGGCATACGCATCCTCATCAGGAATGGTATTCAGTAGTTGACGTAACTCTCGTTTAGACTTTTTGAGTCCCTTGATAATTACATCAACAGTAGAGAGATGAAGTGCTCCAGCCATTGCTTTCTACCACTTCCTCGAACTTGGAAAGGTCCAGCTCTTCATTATTACGAAGGGCATATGCTCCCTCGAAGTAACCACTATCAGGACCGGGATTGTCTACCCCTTCCATCTCCATGGCGTTGGCCAGCCGCCACTTCTTGAAGGCTTGCTCCAAAAGAGAGGTAGCCTCATCAATATTGGCCTGAATCTTTCGATTCAATTCGGCGAGCTGTTGAGCCGCTTCGGGTGTATCTGGCATGATGAAACGAGCTTCGGTCCAAGAAATAGTATCATTGGAATCCCAATGAACACGCATCTCTTCAGCGCCCCGATCGACATCAACAATTTCTCCAGTATCGCTACCTTCACGGTTGCGAATCCGCATGCCAGATTCATATGTAAATAGACTCATCCGTTATCTCCGCACCAGGATGAACGCTGCCATCCACGTGAATCTTCATCAGGCTCGGCATACTGATATGAGTCCATGCATGACTGCGTGGAAGAAGACCAAGCTTCTTCGGTCGGAGCACTACGCTCCCTAACCATACGAACAAGGTCGGCGCCATCAATCGCGGATAAGGTACCAGCAGTAACCTTGTCTTGGATTTGATCCACCACACCTTGCATCAGCTTTTGAAACTCTTCTTCCAAGTCCATGATTTACTTACCCCAACAAGCATTAGTGCATTCATTCAGTGCAAGTGCATCATCATTGGTGAATGCCTTATCCCAAGGAGTGCAGCAGAAAGTAACAGTACACTCAGAGCAACTCTCGAATGGAGTAAGCACCTGAGTCTGACAGGTACCACCATCATTGACGCTTGCATCAGGACCATACACCTTGCCAGAAGGATCACCGGCAAGCTCGCACTGATTCTTGCAGTGTGCATTCCAGCAGGTGTCAATGTCTGCGGCCAGCTTCACACCAACCGGGTGCTTAGATGTGCATGTGTCCAAACAGCTTTGAACAACAGGAGGTAGTGACGAATCAGTGACGGGAACAGAAGCATCATCGGTAGGAGTAACGCTTCCATCTTCTGCTACGACAGAATTACCACTGCCACTATCTGCCTCGCTAGTCGTTACAGCGTCTTTATGATCCGTAACTGCCTTGATTCCACAGGCCGATACCACTACCGCAAAACAACACAGCAGAAGATTCTTCATTGATTTTTATTCCGATACGTTTAAAAGTTTCACCCCACCCCACTTCACTTGAATCGCATGCATCTACCACCAGCCAAAGCAGTTTTGACTTCGGGACGCTCCACTCGCAGGATTGATTCTCCTGGCATGTAGGTAACGTTCAAGTCTGAACGAGAACTACCATAACCAATGCCACGATACTTCAATCCAAAACGACCTGTAAAAGAACCATTATTCGTTACTAACACCGACTCACTAAGGTTGCCGGCTAGATCCATCCAGCCCTTAATGTTGTCAGCCGCTATCCTACCAGGCGCAGCAATCTCCCAGACTTTATCGGAAGTTGTTGGTCCCACATCAGGGAAGCTGTAGTTGTGTGTATTGAGAAAGCTACCGGGAACCGGCAAAGCATCGCCGGCATCGAAGGTAGCATTGACTACGCTAACAGGAGGGCACGTACCACCTGACTGAACCGTGTTAGTAAAGATGTTACCGAGTAACTCCCCATGAGAATCATGTTGAGTACCACAACCAGAGACATCGTTAGACCCGCTTGAACTATCTGTTACATAGTCCATCACTTCAGATGTGGCAAGCTGCCCGCCATCCCAAGTGCAGAATGCTTGAAGCATCGCATTGGTAATACAGTTCATTGATTTGGTATCAAGAACATCTTGACTAAGGGAACGGGGAACCTCCCCATTCGTAACCATGACATCAGCAGGATAGTAATAGGTTGGGAACCCATACGCACCTGCATACGTGCCGCAGTTATTACCATGAACATCAGCAAAGACTTGCCCACCAAACTGATGGGTAATTCCAAGGCTTACTGCTTGGTCAGTGGTAGGAGGAAGAACAACTCCAGGCCCTGCTTGGGCTTGAGTCTGACCATCATGCCGAGGGTCGCCAAGTAGTAACCTGGCAATGACAATCTGATCGTTTTCTCGTGCAGGGAGAAACTTATTCCAAGAAGAATCCCAGATTGTTGGAGGGTTAGTAGTAAGAGACGCCCTTATCCCGCCAGGAATAGAATTGATTGCTTGAACGAAAGCCCTAATACGGCCAGCCGTAATCTCGTACTTGTCAAGGTAAACGTCCTTGCCCGGATGGGTTTGATCAGAGTAACCATTAACAAGATTAGACTTACAGCAAGACTCGTGAACGGCAGTAGGGTCTCCTACTTCTCCTTGTCCACAGGTATCACCACCAAAGTGGACGGTACAACTTTTTTCGTTGATACATTTACTATGGTAATCACAGGCTCCGCTTGCACAGTCATCATTCCTTCTACACCCTTCTCCTAAAAGGCATTGAGGTTGAGAGCTATCACCACAATGGGGCACTGGAGGAGCACTAGTATCAGGTTCTGATGATGCATCGTTAGATGTTACACCAGAATCGGCGTCATTGGATGTGGATGTGGATGTGGATGCATCATCTTCAAAAGACGGCAGAGTAGATGGTGTATTTTTATTAGAGGTATGAGAGTCTAATCCATTGCAGGCTGCCCCTACCAAGACAATTAGGCTACAAACAATGATTCTCTTATACATGTTGCCTCTAACAATGCCAGGACGAAGTGTTCCAGCCGGCGTTCTCCATGGCACGTTCCAGGTCACGAGTTGCATCATACATATCCTGGATGTCCACGTTGCCCTTGTTGGCAATGGCCGCCGCTTCATTGACCAGCTTGGCTGCATCAGCCAACTTGTCTTTGACAGCAACCTCGACCGTAGCGAACTCTCGTTCCAAACGATCCTTCTCATCTTGCAAGCGCTGGTTCTCAGCGATGCCAGCCACTTCGGCAAGCAGATTCTTGATATCCACTTTGCTGATGTGGCCGCCTTCCCACTCGACAATAGCAAGTGAACCATTCAATGGTCCAACAATCTTGCCCTTGTTGAGCGGCGGAGTCTTCCCTACCTGGAATACAACTGCATCCAGAATTACTTCTGCTGGCTTGAGTGCCATTTGATTTACTCTTTCTTCTTCTTTGAATTCGTTGTAGAGCTTCTCGCTCATCAGATTGCTTACGTGGATGATTTGCCTACCACCATCATCCCACTGAACAGCAATCATTCCGTTGGATTGATTGCCTGCCGTGACCGTACCACGGGAATGAGCTACGCGATGGTAGACAATCATGCCTCTAACTGCATCGCTCATATCAAAATCCCTTAGCCTTAGTGAGATACCAGGAGCGGGCCTTGTCACTGATGGGTTTCTGAACTTCCTTCCAAGTCAGACTGCTTGCAGCCAACTCGTCCTGAGTTTCTTTTTCCACATCCGCACTTACCCATGTGACGAACTTACCCGTATTCTTCATGTCATAGGTAAGTGCACCACCTGGAGAAACCTTAGTCGCCCCTTGCTCCAGTCGAGCTTCAGTGAGGACCATGGCAACGAAGGCATCGATGCTGGCAGCCGCTTCTGCACTTACCTGGACGGGCTTGGCAGTAGCAATGTTCTTATGCTTCTCTCCTTTAGCCTTGAAGCAAAGGTTGGTGAAGTGCTCGAAGCTGTTCTTATGTGCAACGGAAGCTGGATAGAAGACTAAACCTTCACCAGTTCCCTTGACGCCAAAGGTCTTCTCAACCCACGGGTCATTGGCTTCGATAGCCATTACCCAATCGTTGATGGGTGCAATGGTCTTGCTCAGTTCTTCATCGTTCTGCTTCCAGTCGATGTCGATTGACTGCTCATACCAGGGAAGAACATAGACATCAGGAAGGTTGGCTTCTTCTGAAAAAGCAAACTTGATTCCACTCTTGCCGAGATACATCTCGATACGTTTAGGTTCAACCTCGAAAAGAACTTCCTCTTCATCCTTGCCAAGAATTTTCATGGCGAAGACGGCGAAACATTTCTTGGGAATCTCAGATACGGCAACATTCTTTTGAATGCCAGGGCCAATCCACTCACCGTAGTAAACCACATTGAGATAGTGGTCGGCAGGATTATCCTTAGTAGGAACGGCTGCCGTCTTCTTCCACTCATTCTCATTGGCCTTCACCCAGCGGGCGAAGCCTGCGTTGTCATTCTCGGGAGTGATGATGTTGGTTCGGCTTTGAGCCGTGACGTTACCACTAGAATCAATTCGTACAGCCGCATTGGTTCCGTGCAGCTTGACCTTGGCCTTGTAGGACACAACACTCGTGCCGGCAAGAAGTTCTTTCTTGTGCCACCACTCACCCGGATCAACACGGATGAACTTCCTAATATTGTGGAACGATTCAATCTCCGGCCATGCCATGAACTTCATTTGTTTTCCTTCAACTGTTTATTTGCGAACATCCACTTAGGCATCGCTTTGGCCAGGCGTTGAATGATCTTCTCACCAAAGCCCTCTCGATCAAAAACTGTATTCAGTTCTGCATCACGAACACCACGGTAGTATTCGTCCCAGCATGCTTGGCCATACGCATCCCTCTGCGTATCCCAACCCTCTTTCCAAAAAAGAGCAACCTCTTCTGCTTTGGATTTGGGAACATAAATCTCTGTCACCATTACCCATCGTTTAGTGTGTGGGTTTTGTGAGATGGTGCAGTGACTATTGAAGTCAGACCGACGGAACCAAAAGAAGGCAGCTTCCTTTTCAGAGGCGAAAGAGACTGCACCTTCTTTTACAAAAGCGGGATCCCAATCCACAATCTCTACAGAAACTTCTATGGTAACAGGGGTCTTCATCGACGTTTTCTTTTGCGATAGTAACCAAACTTGTCGAACTTGTTTTTCTTCTCTGGTGGGAAGCGGTAGAAGAACAGGTAGATGATCAAACCGATATCAATCAAACATAAGATGATGTCGATGATACTTAGTAGGTAATCTACCTGTTCTATTGTGCTCACGTTACCCACCTAATCCAATTACTATGATAGGCAGAACTACTGGCCAGGCTAGGCTGGGTAAGATTAATTCTTGTGATTTGCTAAGTGGAAATGTCGTAGCCAGCACGGCAAACGTAAACACGCTTCCGACTACGTATACAATACCACCACCCACAAGAATTATTGTTCCAAACATTGTTTGCCTAATATATCACTTCGGTTTTTATTTCGGGGCTCTGTACCACTTCTTCTTACGTTTGCTCCAGAGTGGTCCCAGAAGCGGGGTACTCCAACCACGAGAGACTTTGAACGGCATGTCCACGTGGAGTACGTGACCCAGAACAACTAACTCCACCATGGAGTAGTATTTGTATGGCTCACTGTCATCCACGATTGAAACGATTGCCGCCTGAGGAATGAGATTGATTGAATGCCAGGGATATAACCTGATGCCACCAGTGGAGAACCTCATTCCTCATCATCCTTTTTAGAGTCTCTTTCCCGAACCCACTCCATTAGTTCGGGATTTTCTTTGCGGAATCTTTCCAAGTCCACGTCTTGGGGAGATTGTTCGTATCGAGGCGTTGTGATGCGATATACTCGCAGTTCTTCCTTGACACGGTCTCGATGAATCTTAGCAGAGATGACTTCGGTTTCTGCCGCGGTCCATTTCCTTTTTGCATCTGCCAAAGCATTCCTTGCTTCGTGCAAACTCTTCTCTGCCTCTGCCAGCTTACTGAGAAGTCCGTTTTCGTCGAACATTTTTACTTTGACGGATAGGTTGGTAGACCTACCCACCACTCCACGTCTTGTGAGGGAACGCTGCTATATCCCCAGTAGGTATTATCCACAGGGATTGCTGGTAACCAGCCATTGATTTGATCAGAGTCCATGTCGGACATCCCATCATATTTCCAGTTGGCTTTACCTTGGTCACTTACTTTGACACCGGGTGCTAGACAGGCTGCGCAAAGCAACTCATGTCCGTTCTCATCTGCACTCCCGTGTACGCCTCGCCAGAGTTTGACGTTCTTCGCTTTGCACTTGTGACAATGATACTTCACAGTGAAGGCAGACTTTCCAGGTCGGAAGTCTTTGAGAAACTGAACCCAAAGCTCTTTGTTCTGAAGTGGTTCCCGATTGTAACGGGGCGGGTCATCCAAAGCAATCGCAACTTCGATTGCCGTTTGGATATGGCGCTTGTAGTAATCCTCTAGGAGAGGCCACCACTCACGCAACCTTGCATCCGTACCATGAGGGCCGTCGGCCACGTACGGATTGTACTTGAGAAGCTTCTGAACGTAGGACTCAACTAAGAATCCAAAGTCGTTCATCTTGACGACCATCTCACCTTCCTTGAGATTGACCTTCATCTATCATTCCCACTTGCCGCGCTGGGCCGGCTCGATGCCCTGGCCCTTGGGGCGAAGGGGCTGCTCGGGCTGACCGGGGCAGCGTCGGTGCGTGGTCCCAGCAGGGGCCACGGCAGTAGCGAGACACTTGTTGCAGGTGCAGGACTTCGTTCCGGTAGAATGATTGCGACGGGCCATGATAGTGTTCCTTTTTATGAATCAACGGTCTTGTTGATTGAGTGGAGAATTTTACCGAAGTGAGGATGTTCGTCCAGATTGTGACGAATGAGTCTATCGATTTGAATCTGCCTTCTGACAGTCATTAGCACCACTTCCATTGGGAAGCCTGCCAATGCAAAAGCAGTCGGGCCGACATTGGATTCATCGCCGTTATCTAGTTCAGAAGCAAGCTTCTGACATAGAATATCAGCAAAGCTGAGTACACTCCAATTGGAGACATTGGGGCCGAGAGAGAATCTCGGATCTTTCCGAACATCGTCCAACGAGGCGCCTTTCACGACAGGAAGTTTGATATCCAACTCACGTCGAATATCTTTCTTACTGGCCCTTTCGAACCAGGCATATCCCCATCGCATAACGCCATCATCAATTTGAATGGTAAGGTCATCCTTGACAACCACTTCATGGTAGAAACTCATGAGTGCAAACAACTGAGCATTGTTACCTCCAAGTCCAGTACCAATATGGTAGTTATCTTCTCTGACACCTAACTCCAAAACAAGCCACTGCAATTTCTTTTGCAAAACAGCTTGAGTGTCCTTCGTAATTGAACGCTCAATACGATCGAAGTTCATCGATAGATTCCTTGACTCAGCATTGCTCGCGTTCGTTCGTCGATATCAACGACTTGTTTCTTGAGGTTGGCGAAAGCCTTCCGAACTTCTTTCTTGTCTACGTTCAGATAGGTTGTCTCATCCTTCGCTTTGATTCCAATTTCAGCGCAGAGCTGAACCATGATCTGGGCAAAGGGACGCCATATCTTGTCAGAGATTTTGGCATCAGAAGGATGAATGAGAATGAAGTCGTATGAATCTTTGTTGAGTCCAAGAGTCATTGCTCTGACAGTATTCTTGATATACTGTCGAAGTTTGACATCATCCAACAGTTCCCTCTCAAGCTGATTGATCTCATCATGAGTCTCTTGGATAGCCTCTCTAAAGATATCGCTGAGAAGAGGGGCAGTGGGTGGCTCGATGTATGCTGCTGGGCCGGGCTCGTGAATGGGAGCGGGCGGAAGTGCCTTCGGCCCCAACCCAAACAGTCGTAACAACCAGTTCATGGTCGCACGTAATTACGAATGTTTCTCGCCTCAGCAATGCTAGTAAGAGCGTGATACTCTTGTAGAAGACTGCGCACAGTCAGACGTGCAACCGTGTTGCCGTACATCCGTTCCAGGTTGTGAATGGTTTCGACCACATCACTAATCATGGAAAGGATGTCCTCATCCTCACCCTTGTTGAGAATCTTGGGATTGTGCCAGATTTCCCATGTTTGTGAACTTGCCATTGTATTATCCTCGTAAAAAATTGTCGTCCCGCTCCACCAGCTTTTTGAAAGAGAAGCTGGAAACTCTATCGTCTCAGTGAATCGTGGGGTCGTCGGTGCCAGTGGCCGGAAGCTCACCGAAGGGCCGAACCTCGCCATGGCAGTTCGGACAGTCCGGGTCACCGCAGGTCATGCCGCCACCGAGGAGGGAAGCCAGAAGGCTTTCCAGAAGAGCATTGCTCTGCTTGTTATCATCCCAGCTCTTGACGTACTTCTGGCCGGTCTCCGTGTCATGACGAACCTCCGCCAAGAGAAGCGTAGGCGTCCAGTCGACACCTCCATCCGTGAAGAGAACAGACGTCTGCTCCTCCTCGGTCATCTCGTTGAAGCTCGCTTCCATCTCTGCCAGAACCTGTTCGCGTGTCATAGCCATTGTAGTATTCCTTGTTTTCTTTTTCGGTTTCAAAAGGAAAGACAGAATATCAATCCTTGTTCAGCGAGCGTCCAGGTGCTTGAGGAAAGCCGCCCGCTCATCTTCGTTCCAGCCATTCCAGAGAGCAAGGCCCTCATCGCTGGCATTGATCTCACGAACGATTTCCCAGCCACGACCGGCCTCGACCTCTTCGTACTTGTGAGTCTCCTCGTTTTTGACCCACCGAGTGTAGATGCGCTCACGAGTAGCGACCACGATTCGATTGAGCTTCTCGCTCCCACGAACGTCATCACCCTTGGTCTCATGAATGTATTGCAGTTCCCCGATACGCGGGTCACCACGACGGCTCAGCTTACCAGTAACTTGACAGACGAACATTCAGTTTGTATCCTTGTTGCTCGGCAACAGCCGATTGTTTGTTTCCAATTGATCAGCACAGTTGATGATGATAATTGGTTTGCTGCAAGTGGCACATACCACTTGCATAGTTTTCTGAACCACGTTGATTGAGAACGTAGTGCCAGAAGCGGGATGACAACGTGAAGTCAAGATCAGTGGCTCGTTATCATGAGCATGATCGCAACCAGGCATTTGGCATCCGCCCTTGGCACTGTCGAAAAGATCCTTGATTTTCATATCAGTCTTCTTTGACGTAGAAGAGTTTGAAGATGCAACCAGCAGTCAGCGCAGACAGTCCAGTCAATGCGAATCCGGTTACAACATAATCGGCAACAACATTGCCACCGATCATCTTGGGTTGAAGCGCCAGCATAGCCAGAGCCGCAACCCAATGAGACATGCAGTAAGGACACTGCATCAACTTCCCTAGCCAGTAGGTGCGCTCAATCATCCACACACGCAGGGGTCCGAAGATGGACCCCTTTGTAATTGTGTAGGAGATTGTGCCGCAGCACAAACCAAGGAAGAGAAACGAAAGCAGGCTCATCTCAGCCGCAACCGCAACGGCTACCGTAGCTACGGCGCTCGCGCTCCAGTGCAGCCTCACGCTCTTGCGCTCGCTTCTCGTCCTTGGCCCTCTGATCCTTGACCTTATCGGCCGCAGCAAGAGCTGCGTCCAGGTCACTCAGAGTGTCATCGACTTCCGGGGCTTCGATGGCTTCCTCGTCACTGTTGCCCTTCTCGGGACCGTTACCACCACCACCACCGATGACCTTCTTCTTCTTGATGAACTCGAACATGACGTTTCCTTTCAGGCCGCCTGAGCCTTGATGATTCTGTCGACCGACAGTTGATTGTTCTCGACGAACTCTTTCACCTCGACCTCATGATTGAGATGCTTGTTCTGGTGATAGGTGGATTCGATGGAGAGACGAATGTCTTCCAGAGTCACACCACGATCGTTGTGCAGCTTGCGCTGAGCTGCTGCGATGTCACGCTGCATTGCCTGCATGGTGGCCTTATCGACCACACCAGCAATCATTGCACCGTTTGCCAGCCCGGCCAACGTGAAGTTGACCTTGGTTCCATTCGAGTTGAACAGATTGTAGAACTCGAACTTGTTGTCGTACATGAGTGCCGCAGAAAACTCTGCCGCCTCATTCACGTCCAGGCCCTTAGCCAAAGGAATCTTGCTCAAGTAGAGCTTGAAGATATCCTTGGCCCCAGACTTATCAGGCCGAGTGACCTGAACCTTCTGGTCCACACGACCATCACGAGTGACGGCCGAGTCGAGCGAGTCAGGACGATTGGTGGCGATGAGAACGATGGGTCCGGTTTCATCCAGGCCATCCATCTCTGCCAGGAATTGAGGAACCGTAGTTGCCTCGATGCCCATGCCAGGTCGACCATCACGCTTGCCGAGAACGGCATCACCCTCATCGATGAAGAGGACAGCCGGATAGCCGAACTTCTTCTGATGCTTGCGTGCTCGTGCAAACAAGCCTCGGATGTGAGCTTCCGAGTTTCCAACGAACTTATCGAGAAGCTCCGGCCCCTTGACATAGATGAATCCGGTGTTGGTCGCCTGCTTGCCGTGGCTCTTCGCAAGAGAGGAAGCCGTAGCCTTGCCAAGCATGGTCTTACCACATCCCGGAGGGCCATAGAGCAGAACGCCCTTGACTTGCTTCTTGTTGTAGAGCTTGAACAGATCCGGGTACTGGTGGGGAAGCTCGATGCTTTCCACCAGAGTCTGCTTGGCCAATGCCAAGCCACCGATGTCATCCCAAGAAACCGTGGAGGTTCCCTGAAAAGAGAACTTGGACTCATCGGGACCGAAGTTCTTGAGAGCGACCGTGACCTTGTCATCCATCATCAGGCGGTCGCCTGCTTCTGGAACCTTGATCCCTGCGCCGATGCGAATGACACGGGTGTTACCGTTCCATTCCACTTCGACTTCACCGTTCTTGGCTTCTTTGCTGGCAACCACCAGGTCACCAAACCAATCATCAGATGAGAGAACATCGATGATGGAGAGAAGTCCAGTTTCGGGATGTGTGATCATACGAACGGGAGAACCCGCACGAACGCTCAGGTATTTTCCATCCACAGGTTTGGACGGAAACTCTACCTCTACCAGACCCTGGGGCGCTGACACCAGGACTCTCGTCCCTCGAACGTTGATGGCGACACCCTGAACAGTTGGTAGGGCAAGAAGTTGCTTGAGGACAGCGTCCTGCTCTGCCAACTTCTTCTTGGCATCATCGATTGCTTTGCGGAGAATGCGGTTCTCTTCTTCTTCGTAGCGGGACATTGGTGTCAATCTTTATGTGAGGTATTTTCTTTAGCCGAAGGCATCCAAACGCGAATGCCTACAACTGCACAGACAGCGGCTATTACTAGAATACGAAACTCTATGTAATAGCCTTCTTGGTGGATGACGTTTTGGATGGTCCACAAGCAGGCGATTGATACTACTAGCCTCCAAGCAAACCACCATAACCAACCCATCATCCACCCAATCATGACGTCTCTCCTCAGTCTTCCGAGTGCTTGCGGCGGCTCGGCATGTGCTCCACCACTGGACCATCATGGGTCTTCGTAACCTTCTCCACGATGGGCCGAGCCTTGGTCAGGTTCTGCGCACTGAGAACGTACGAGTCGGATTCCTTCGTATCCGGAAACCAGACCACGAATGCACCCGGTTCGTTCTGTACCGCCGCATGAATCCAACCCTTGAAAGGCTTACCTTCCTTGTTAGAAAGAGCTTGCTTGTGCTTCTCACCATTGTAGTAAACTGCATCGCCTGCCATGAAGATCGGACCGTGGTTACTCATTCGTTTTTCCTTTTGGAATTGTTTAGAAAGTTACCTGGCCCCATGAATGTCGGTAGTTCAGAGACCGCCTCCAGATATACATGGGACCAGGATTTTTTGTCGGAATATCAAGCGCAACCCGACTACGCTTGCTGGGCTTTTATTATAAATTACTTCACCACGTGCCGACCAGCGAGAACATGGTTGCATCAAGCTGTTTGTGTCACCTCTCATACCGCCTGCCGTATGAGATGGTCCTCGGGATTTCTCCCTTAGTCTTTCAATCCTCTTCCGAACCGCCCATGATGGCCGGACCTTCGCCCTCGTCATCATCACAGTCGTCATCATCATCCTCGCACTCACAGTCCCGTTCGCAGTTGCACTCGGGCTTGTTGCGATTGACAAAGGCCGTAGCTACTTTGACACCACCAGCAATGAATGCAGTGATGATCAGGAAGCTACCGAATGGAAACTCTCGAATGAGAGATGCGATGGTTTCCATGGTTTACTTCTTTCCAGCCGCCGCAGCAGCCGGAGCTGCCGTGTCGGTTGCAGCCTTGCCCTGCTTGCCTTGGCTCTTCTTACGACGAGCCGCCTTGCTGGCAATCTTCTCCGCCGAGATGCGGGCCGTGTTCTTGTCGTTGCGCTTCTCGTTCTTGGCTCCAACCTTGTTGGCGAACCAAGCCTTGGCCACCGGGTCACCAGCCTTGAGAAGCTCACGGGCGAACTTCTTCAGCGATGGGGCGCCGTGGTTGGGGACGTAGAGGCGCTTTCGGAAGTTGCCCTTGTCGTTGGCATCCTTGCGAGTGAAGTGCGCCGCATGCCAGAGCTGCGTGATGGTCAGCTTGGGCGTAGCCGTCCCCAACTCACCACGGTCACCACGTGCAGACTGCTCTGCCTCCGCAGCCTTCTCCGCCTTGGTCTTCTTGTCCGTCTTCTCAGTCTTCTTGTCGTCAGCCATGTTGTCCTGTTCCTTATGGTACTCGCTAATGCGATTCAGGTTTGTTGTTTAGGGAATTGAGAGTAACCTTGCTGCTGCATACATAGCTTCCAATGAAGTGCAAGATGCAAGTAGCTTATCGTTCTCCCAAGATTTGGCAGTATACAATTCCCTTACTTCGTATTTACTGCCAACCAGATGGAGTTTCCTTTCCTCCTTCATGGAATTTTATCGAAGTCATCTTGGGCAGCCTTGACACACTCCTCGAAAGAATCTCGAAGAGGTCCAATCTGTGTTCCAAGAATCCCATGACCTCGCCTCAAAGAAAGAGATTTCTTTCCTTGAAGACTATTGTAGATGGTGTAACCAATCCCTTTGGAATAGGCGGCATGGCAATGACAGCCACATTCGCAATACTCAAACTGAATCGGATGCTCACGCATCTTCTTGACTTCAGGAGTGTCCAAGGCATCCCAAGCCTGCTCCATTTCTTCCCAGTCATCGGCAGAAAGATAGGTGCGACTATCCGTTGTGTTCGTAATGGATGAGACAAACTTCTGAAGCTTGTCACCACCCACATCACCTGCGTCTTCCTTCATGCGCTCATACACTTGAGGGTATGGAATGTCGTTGGACTCCCCGTTAGGAGTATCGAAGTGAAGTCCCCACGATGTTAGAAACTCCCTGACATTCTCGAATGTGAAACTCATGACTTCAGTTCATGTCTTTGGGGTTAGGGAAGAATTCATGCACAGCACGATGGATGTACTCCGCAAGATATTCCTCGGTTGTCCATCCACATGACTCGATGAACGCTTCGATGTCCATCAAGTGTTGCTCGATGGTCTCGCCGGCTTTGAGAACGTAGTGCGGCGGGTAGAGCTTGTCAACCTCCAACGCCATGACTTCGTACGGAACTTTGAGGTCGTCTTTCATCTTACCCCTACCTACACGTTTCGAGCTTGTGCTCTAGCTCCTTGACTTGCCTTTGAAGAATTTCATTCTGGAAGTTGAGAGAACCATTCACCCGAGACTCTCTGAGAGCATCGGCTCTATGGTACTGAGCGTTGCCCAAAGCACACACGCAAATTACCAGGGCAATCAGGTAGTATGCAATGGGTTGTTTGCTCATGACTTCAGTGCCTTCTCATTCCATCGTATCTTTGGATGTCGTTGTTCAACCACGAGTTCATGAAGTGAGCAGCCACTTCATACAGATCAGAGTCGGCTCTGGCCCAGCGATTGAATCCCCGCAGTAAGACTCGTGTGTCTTCGGGACTGCACCCTATCTTAGGGCATTCATCCATCATCCATTGAGTCAGACAGAAATTCAGTTTGGTGCGCTCGTCACACTTCCAGTTCGGAGGCTGGCCTACTGCCAACTTGGCGTAGTAAGTATCCCACATAGGAGCGAGTGACTGACGTACGCCTTCAGCAGTATAGAGTTCCATGTTACTCCGGGGGCAGAAGGGAGATGTTCTCCACTGCGATGTAGTCGACCTGGAACGGGGTCATCTTGAAGGACCGGAACTTGCCAACCGGCGTGAGATACCGGAGCTTGCCCTTGGCAACCGTCAGAGGACGAGAGTTCTTGGGAGCATACAAACCAGGCATCAGAACCTTCTTGTGAACCACCAGGCCGTAGAGATGCAGCGTGTTGGTTGCCTCGTGAAGCTTGACGCCCTTGACGTAGTTGCCGTTGTTGTCCTTGAAGTAAGAGAACGTCGGGTCACGTTCCTCCAACTCGGGAGATGCCGCACCACGAGCCAGCGAAGTCTTGAAGCTGCTGATCAGCTCATCCCTCGCCTGAATCTCCAGGGCTTCCTTGAGATCCAACTTCGCCAGAGTCTCGATGCTCTTCTTGAGAGCATTCTCGTAGGAGAAGTGGAAGGCGATGCTGTAGTCAGCAATCTCGCTGGCCTCATTTCGGTAACCCCTGACAGTCAGGAAGGTTGAACCGGGGCGAAGCTTGCTCAGTTCAGTTACGAACGTCTGGTTGTCCATAGGAATCTTTTCCAATCTCATTGAGAACCTCATCCCAAGTCCAACCATTGGACTGAAGGAAGGTTTCGATTGCATCAGCCCGGTCTTGAGGGGATTCGCAGTCACCGAATGGCGTGAACCAAAGCTGGTCCAATCCAACAGAGATCGTTTCCCAATTCGCTTTCATGCGTAGTTCTCGATAGTGTGTTTGACTTTGAGGTGAATGATATTCCACTTCACATTGAACTTCTTAGTCATACCACGCCATGCTTTACGAAACTTGCGAGCCACTCCAAACTTACGAGCAGGCCGCCTACAGATAGGGCAACCACACCCCTTGCCGAAGTTAGTGGCAGGCAGGTCCTGCCAGTCTTCCTCGCCATTGGGCCTCTCGGAATCGTAGAATTTACCAGTGACCTTGTCCCGTACGAAGGCGTGAGCACCCATGTCCCAAAGTTCTACATTTGGATACAGGCGATAAGCGTAGTATGCCCAGAGAAAACACTCGCCCTTATTGATGTCAGAAGGTCTGGCATGGTGGGAGAAGAAGTTGTTGTTGATGAACTGTACGTCAAGCGGGCCGTTCAACCGTTTCATTCGGCGTTCCGTGAATGGGAGGAATTACAACGACAACGGAATTCGTAGCCTTTTCTTTTCCAGGGCCAGAATGATTAGTTCTGCTGTCTCCTGGTACGTCATGAACTTGGTTCGGTATTCATCCGACTGTCCCTTATTGATGACGATCAAAAAGAACTCATCAGTTCTAGGGTCAGACTTATGAAGCTGCTCCAAGATACCCTGCCAATCGGAATTGAGAAGGTCCATCGTTGGAGGTTTTGTTTTGATACGAAACATCACTTGTATGACCAGTGACCAATGGTGTTGCCATTGACATCCTTGATCTTCGTGGAGATTCCCTTCGACATGATGACGTGGGGAACCTGCTTGGCAACGGCTGCCAGCGCTTCTGCTACGTGAGCAGGCAACTTCATGGCATCATTGCCCAATTCGATTTCCAGAACCAGCTTACTAGCTGCCATTGGTTTGTTCAACCTTCTCTTCGAGTGGTGTGGACGGCCGCCAGATTTCCAGTTCAGAGGTAAGCTCCTGAACTTTCACCCTATACTCTGCCGCCTTGGTAATAGCTTCGTCAAGCTTATCTTTCAAAGACTTGACTTCTGCTCGGAGCTTGACTAGCTCCTTTTGTTCTGGAGATTCTTTCGGCTTGTTCCAGACAAGCCCATGACCGTTGGGACAGTAGAAGGTCTTTTCAGAGTTCCTCCACAATTCCTCAACCTTCTTGGGGAACTTGAATTCCAAGCCACAAGAGTTGCATGTGACTGAATTGAATTCCTCACTCATGACTTGGTTCCGAAGATGTGTTGGAAGGTAGAGCACTGCCGACACACATACGTCCCATCAGATTGATCTGCGTTGGCGTATGGGTTATGCTGCTTGCAAGGTCCACGACACGTTGCACCGTTTGAATGGTATGTCGATGCAGCAACCTGTTTTTTGATTCCTTCCGAACCATGAACAGGCTTTTTGACGACAAACCAATACTGTGCGTAGTCTGGGTTGTGATCGTCCTGATGATCATTGAAGCGACGGATGGCTTCTTTGTATTGCCCGCGACCAATCATATCATTGACATCGGTGGCACATGATTCATCATTAGAGTTATCGAAATCGAAGGTTCTTTGAATGTAGTCCCCGACTTCTTTGACTCCCCTCTTGAGAGCATCAATCTCATTTTCCCAGAGAGTGATCTCAGTTTCACCATCAGAGGGACACGACCACTCTAGCGTCCAAATTTCCATGACTACACCTTATAGGAATTGAACTTTACCGTTCATGTTTTGCATCGAACCTTCTGGGACAACGATGAGCGGATCTTGTGACCGCCGCAGTCTACTCAGTTGGCTGTGCATCTGATTACCCTTCTTACCATTACAGATGGCGCACATGGTTTGAAGGTTCTCTAAAGTAGTCGGTCCACCTTTAGAGCGAGGAATGATGTGGTCCTTTGTCATCATGACCAACCCGTCTTTGGAAAGCTTCTTCCACTCTTCGATCTCGTCACCAACGTGATAGAGATTGAGGTGAGGCGGTTCGTTGCGATGATGCGATTCGAGAATCCAAAGAGCCCCGATGCGTTCACACGCAACACACTTCGGATTCTGGCGGAACAACTCCAAGCGCAGGCTTGACACCTTGACCATGAAGTTGCCACCAGTAGGCGTCTCCAGGTCTATGTAGGCATCCACCTTGTCTCCACGGTGTTTGCCAGGTCCCACACCTACACGCTCAGCCAGTTCTTCGTAGAACCAGAATCCGTAAGTAAACATAACCATTCACTTTCTTGGGTAGTTCCTACGAATGAACCCGAGAAGTTGTTTAGGATTGATGTGAAGCCAGTCGGGCATAGAAACTGCCCAGAACCGAAGATGAAGTGGACCGATTGATTGATGCTCGTGTCTTCTTCGTGCTTGGAAACCACTACAAGATTCCTCATAGTTTATCCAAACTTCGATGTCTCGCTCGATACCATTGGTCTCGGCCGAGATTACAACTATCAGTCGTTCACCCCGACGAATCTTTTGGATCGCTTCCAGCCGTGTCATTGGTTTTCTCCCAAGGTGCTGGAAGACGATTCCAGTTCTCATCGTATTCGTAGATGAAGTCACCATCATCGTCATCAGTGAGGATCACCTTCTGATGAGGGGAACCATCCAGACACCAGGCGCATTCGTAATCAACGTTGCACCCATCTCCAGTTGGCCCGAAACGAAAGTGACCAGCGAAGCCAGACATATCCGGCGGACGCCATCCCTTATGGACAACATCCCAATGATGCTTGAACCAGGCATCCATGCGTTCCTGCTGGAGATTGCTCAGTTCAAATTTAGTTCTAGCCATTAGGAAACTCCACTGACTCCAGAAGTCTCTGAAGCTCCTTAGCTTTCTGTCGTCGAGAAGCTTCGCTGACACGTACTCCCTTGTACATATCACCGCTTGGGTGGGTAGCCTCTCTCGAAAGATGATGGCCCGACAACTTGAGCGTGACCATCACGTGAAGCCCATCGTTACCAAAGTCCACTACTGAAACGGAAACATCACGAGCTTTCATTTCTTTTTCTTCTTGAGCGCTGGAGGAAGAACAGATTCCAGTGGAGGGAACTTGTCCACTACGATGGTTGTGACAGGCAGGTCTTTCTGAATCCAGTCACCATTCGGCTCACGGGAATAAGTAAACTTGTCTGTCATGATAGTGTGAGTTTTGTCAGAGACAATTTTCTCACCACGCGAGTCCAAGAGGATCAGGACTTCGATGAACGTCATGGGCGGTTACCAGGTTAGGAATCTTATCGATCACAATGGAGCAATCAAGCTGACGTTGCAAACTCTTGAGCTTGTACTTACTCTCCACAATGTAACCACCATCAGGCTCGATGAATCGTTTGGTCTCACCATCAAACATGATACAGTGACACATGATGGGATCGAATTCCCACCTGACGATCATGATAGCGTGCTTGCTGGAGCGGTTCCGATAGGTTTGGAACTTCTTATACCTTCCGGTATGTGTCTCGAATCCCAAACCTCGGAGATGCTTGTGAGCTACATTCTCCATGGAGACATCACTAAACCCATGAGGGTACGTAATGAATTCGTCCTTACCAGGATGCAGTAGTTTGAAAGCTTCGCTGTAACTTTTCCCTAGAAGCATTGCCACACAAGCAATGAAACAACCCGTGTGGTTACTCTGGGAAACAGGATGGAGTGCCATGACACTCTATCGAAGACAGATGTGGATGATAGCTCCGACCACAAAGCAGATGAGAGCGATCAACACGAAGACGCTGAAGATCGCCAGCCCAATCCAGAACGGGCAGAGAACCCAGAACCAAGACCAGGTAATGACTCCAGCCAGCTTGAGCCCGATGAAGAGAAGGCCCAAGAGAGCCGTGAAGCTAACTCCCGACCCTCCCAGTTTGACAGTGACCTCTCGACTAGACATGGTATTCCTTTTATCCTCCGAACAAACCCTTGAGACCCTTGGTTCCATGGGGCACGGGAATCATTCCCTTCAGCATCTTGAGACGCTGCTTCTGCTCCCAACGAAGCAAGTCATTCTCCAATTCGTATTGGTGCTCGATGATGGAGTAGTGTGCCCCAGGACCAACCACGATGTGGTCGATGAGCGGAATCTCCAGAATCTGAGCAGCCTGGAGAGCACGCAACGTGAACTTGTAATCGGGCAGAGAAGCCTTCACCCGACCATCCACATGATTGTGAGACAGGTACACCGCAGCAGCATTGCTACGCAGTGCTCCCTTGAACAGTTCGCTCATGGTGGTGCCAACCATTTCCAGGCTGCCCATGGCCACAATCTCTGCTCCAATCATATCGAGACCGGAGTTGCAGTGAATCATTGCCAACTTCTCGACATGAGCCGAGTCTAGCATCTCATGAAACACTTCCACCGCCGCCTCTTTCTTGACGACAGAGCGGTAGGGAATGTCCCTCTCACGCACCAGTTCCAGGTGATAAAGAGGAACCATGAATTGCTTAGCCATTTTCTTTTCCTTTACTTGAGAAGACCGCGAACACCTGGAGCCAAGGCGGGCTTTGCTTGAAGCCCTGCACCAGCCATCTTGCCCATCTCGTATGCCTCGGGATCCAACCGTCGTGCAGAGTGACTGGTTCGACTCCAAGGATACTTCTGAGCTTTGAGTTCCTCCACCTTGCGCATGTGTTCGCTGATGAACACCAATGCAGTTGAGGATGCGTCCTTGATGACTTCCTTCTTGGCCGACTTCATGGAAGCGATGATGGCATCCGTCGCTCCATGATAGAACGAGTTGTGCCACGTCTTACCACTGCCTCGCTTGAGGTCAGACGGAGCGAGGAGATGAGCCAGACGAGTCAACTCCACCACGAAGTAAGCGAACTGATATCGCAGAACAGCGATGTCAGATGCTCGGCCGATGGTGTAGATGTTAGAGATACCACCAACACGCTTCATCACGTTGGAGCAGTTGTAGTTCTCTGCCATTGCATGGAGAAGAACGTTCTGCCAAACCTTCTGTCGTTTGGCCCAGTCGGTCAGAGGAGTATCATCATCGATGATACTTTCCAAGACTTCCTGAGAGACAGCTCCCAACTCAGCCTCTTGCAAGGCATGTTTCTGAATGAGAAGCTCGGCTGCCCTTGCAGCAGCCGCAGCTTCGTCAACAGTGGCGGCAGCGTTGTCTGCCAGAGCACGGAGTTTGCGGATTTTGTCGATGATGTTTTCGCGTTCCATGACCGTGCTCCTCGATGCTCCGTGAATGGGAGCTTAGTTGGCCGCCTTCTTAGAGATACGAATGCCGTACAGCTTCTTGCCGTAGTCGTAGTGATACGGATAGTATTTTCCGTTCTCACCTTTACCCCAGACTCTACCCATTGAATCGGTAAAGAGGTAAGCAGGCTCCTTCATCAGCATGGCCAACCATTTTTTGGTTAGACCAGGATCAGGATCCGTCTCTCGCCATCTTTCCGAGTCGATGTCCAACCAGTCGTCCACTTGGATTTCTGATTGGGCATCCAACTCTTTCGGAGACGGGAACATCAGCGAGCCTGAGTAGAGGCCAAAGAGTAGCGCCCCTTGACTTCCACCACAAAGCCGGACTTGACCCACTCGCTCAACTGAGCTTCGATGGTGCTCGACGTGTGAAGCGCCGAGTCTTTCAGGTCCTTGAGCGTCTGACCGCTCCGCCCGGCGAGAAGCAACTTGAGATTGTTGCTGGCCAGCTTGGCGTCATTGGCCTGGTAAGCAGCGAACTGTTCGGGAGTCGGATTCCACTTGTCCTCTTCCTCCAACTCCACCTGCTCGTTGCGATGATCCTGTCGGGGACCATTGCGATCGTTGCGGTTCTTGTTTTCGTACTTGCGATTGTCAGCCATGATATGCCTCGTTGGGGTTAGGAAGATTGGTCCTGCGCTTCTTCAAGCGTTCAGGAGAATGGGTTCGACTGAGTAGGTCATGCTTGCCTGGAAGGGATGAGGCGAGAGCGTCAGCTTGATGCTTCGCACTCGACACACTGGGTTGTCCTTCTTGATGAGCGTGACCAGCTTCTTACAGCAAGAGATTGTCAGCCTCTCACACGAGAGAGTCGTCCGCTTCAGGTTCTTGAAGAACCTGTCCACGTTGACTTGCTCGAACAGGAAGCCACGACTGTCCAGAACGTTCTCGCATTCACATACCATGTGATACTTGACCGGAAGGAACTGGTTGGTCAAGGTGCCACAATGGCTATCCCCTGTCGTGAGAATCGTGAACTCGCCCTGACGATTCATGGTCAGAAGCTTCTGGAACTTAGGCATCTTTCATCTTCTTTGGTGGCCTACCGAGAAGGTAGGACAGTAGCTGTTTTCTTTTGGGAGTCGAACAAGACGGTTATGTATTCACCATACGTAACGAACTTTTTAGCCGCTTCTCTGATTTCTTCCCGATTTTCTTCGGGATAGTTATCGGCAGCATATTCGATTACATCAGGAGTTTTGAATGTGATTAGGAATTTCATGGTCTATTCCAAAACTTGGACCACATCTTCGGAAAGACTTCACCGAAGAAGCGTCGGATACCGAAGTTGTACCCATACTTGGCAAGACCACGACCACCCTCTTCAGGCTCTCCAGCCTTGAACGTAGTGCCGAGACCATCCACGTAGCGATTGCACATGCAGAACATGGCAGCCACCAGGACCGTATCGTGAATCTCCTCGTCATTCGCCCCTTGCTCTTTGGCAATGGCGATCTGTTTCGAGAGCTGCTCACGATCCAACAGTGCTACGCATGCCGCCACACTGAGAAGTGACTGCATCCGGGGCGGAAGATACTCCGCGTTCTGATTGCGAATCACCTCATCCACCACGTCCTGCCCGAGATACTCGGCGGTGCACGCTGAATGGGAGTCGCAGCAGAAGTTGCACTCGTTCACCTTGCTGACGAACGAAGCAATCAGCTCTCGTTGACCAACCGAAAGACCCTGAGGCCGAGCCCGCCGCATGATAGTCTCTGCCAATGCAGAGATGTTCTTGGCCGTCTCCTTGTCGTACATGAAGAGGCTGACGATTCCGGGAAAGTCCTGATTCAGTTGGATGTAGGGCTTGTTCATTTTTCTTGTGGTTGCGGGTTGCCGTGAATGGGAGGGCCGTTTCGTTCGGCAAGCTGCTTGGCTCGCCTCAATTTCTTGGCAGCTTTTCTTTCTGCCTTGGCACGTATGCTCTCTTCCTTTTGCTTGCGAACTAATTCCAGATACTCTGGAGATTTGTACCAAGCTTCTTGGTCAGCAGCCATACCATCACAGCATGGAGGACCACAGAAAACACAGCGCCCGCAATGACGACAAGGAGGAGGGTCTTCGATGTGTTCCATATTCCTCTATTACAATTAGAGGCGCCATCAAACTACATTGCCTGGAAGGAAAGGACTTACTTGTGTTCGTGGCGCCGGTGCCCTGAGATTGATAAGTAATCTCACTCAGGACTAGAGACGAGAAGGCGTAAGGTCTGTTTTATTTAGCATGTATTAGAAGGAAGACCTTACATGGCTCGTCAATGATGAGTAGGCAAGAACCCTGTTTTATCCGTTTTTAGAAGGAAGGATTCTCATGGCTCATCAGTATGGGAAAGCAAGGAGTCTATTTTTGATACAGGCTTTTGGCCTGTGAGTAGAAGGAAGACTCCTTATAGCCCATGACATTGTACCTTCTAGCTAGGTTCCCCGACACGCCTATGCATCATGTCGCTTATAGGTGGACCAAGGGAAAGCCTTACACTGGCTAGCATTCCTAGAAGGTAGTTAGCGTCGGGAAAGCGTAGACCCTGTTTTTCCATTTTTTTGTAGAAGGAAGGATCTTCATGGCCCGACTAACTTTTCAACTCCCCGTTGATACTCGAATACCATCTCATACAAGAGGCACTCGGAAGGAGTTGGTGGTTTGTTGTTCCTGTCTTTGACAGGAGTTTTAGCGTACTGGAAGGACAAGTATGTCCTAGCCTTCCAGTATTGCTGCTCATTCACTTCGCCAATAGACCGTTCAGGTCCACCGACTTGTACTTGCTGTCCTTGTTCTCCTGCTTGAAGACGTAGGCAGACTCACCTCGAAGGCTCGCATCCTTATCGGAGTAGAGGATCTTAGTGTTGCTACCTGCATCCACAGACTCTCGGAAGAGGTCATGGACAGAGGGAAGTGCCTTGATGTATTCCATGAAGGCCGGAAGATTCTTCTGGAGAAGAGGACCATTCGACTCAGCGCTACGAACGCTGCTCTTGAGTCCTGCATCCAGATAGATCATCTCGTTCTTATCGAGGTCGATGAGAACGACGTACTTGGTCAACTGCTGACCCTTGAGAGGGATGGCAAGCTGACAACGGGCCGGCTCGAAAAGCCTACCCTTATTGGCATCCTTGCCCCACTGGAATGCAGCGAAGACTTCCTCTGCATCGTTGAAGGTCATTCCCGAGTAGCAGAGAACGCTCCAGACAGCGTACCTGACACCAGCAGCACGAAGCTGCTCGGGATACAGGTCGATCATCTGACACGCCTTGCCCTTGGCAATGGTCGGGTCTCCAGAGAAGACCGCTCCAGTGTTCTGGTCGTTGGCCTTCATGTCCCAACGATGACCGGGGAACTTGGGGCTGCTCCAACAGCAAGCGCCCACCGGCTTCCAATCATCGCTGAAGAAGTTCCAGCCATTGTCGAACCAGGTGTAGCCCTTGGCGTTGACGTTCCAGTAGGAAGCCGTACGGATGAAGTCCGTTCCTTCCGGAATCGGGAAGACAGTACCACGAGTGTACGGTCCCTCCTCACCGTTGTTCGGCAACTTGACCTTGCTGGTGGCAGGGTCGAGCACACCAACAGCAGGCACTCGCTCACGAAGAGCAGCAGCAAGAGCCTTGTCGATGATCTTTAGACTGGACTTGGTGACCGGCCTGGGCTCACCAAACTTGGCAAGACTCCAATTCCCCTTGGGCGGGAAGATGCGAGCCTTCCTCTCGTTGGCCATTCCCAGAAAGGAACGGGTTGCAACGAGCTGATTGACCGTCAACTTGCTCAACACGTCAGCAGACGTGAAAGCCTGGGCTGCTTGCTTGCCGAAAAGGTCCAAGGTGTGAACCAGGCGCCTTCGGAAGTCACCAGGGCGAGTCGAGAGCACGTCGAGAACCTCGGAGTTCTTGGCGAGAAGCATGCTCTCCACCTTGCCATTGAAAGTGACGAGACGATCCTTGTAGAGATCATCGGCCACCTTGATGACTCGGGGGTAGGAACGCTTGAAGTCACCTGCATGCAGGTTGTGCAACAGGCGCTTGAACAGTTCCGGTCGGCGTGCCACGTCCTCTTCCAAGTTGGCACACCCTTCCAGGATGGAAAGGAGGAACCGACGCATCGGCTTCTTGAAAGACTTGAACTTGAACTTGGTTCGGAGCGACACGTCACCATCACTCAGGCCAGCAGCCAGACGAAGAACGTCGGTTGCCGTGGTGATGTTGACCTTGCGGCCACTGGTCATGAAGTGAGTCGCCAGCTTGACGAGGTTCTCCTTGAACACCAGCTTGGCGAAGTTGACAGGCAGGGTTTCCGAAAGGAAAACCACTTCCTGAAACTCCTGATCCTTCCAACGAGCAGGAGACTGCACGTGAGAATCGAGGATGCTCTTGAGCGTATCCTTCTTGGACAGCTTGAGAACCGTGACGGCAGGCTGCTTATCCATCTTGGGACGAGCAACAACCGGGTCAGTGAAGTAGTCCTTGGGGAATCCCCAGTACATGAGGAGCTGGGGAATCCAGTAGGCCGCTGCGTCCTTGTCGAGAACCTCCTTGGGGAAGTTCTTGTAGACAACGAAGTCGCCCATCTTACGATCGGCTCCCGTAATGTCTTTCAACTCGGGTTCGATGCGAGCCCAGAAGTCGACGATGGATCCCTTGCCAAGCTGGAGGAACGCCTTGTAACCTTCCGTACTGAGTCCCCTGCCGTAGTAGGCGAGATTCATCAGCACGGTAGCCCGCGCTTCGTCACCAGCAAGCTGGATATCCTCACCCGAGGTCGGAGTGATGTCGATGAGGTTGTGACGAAGAAGGATGTTGGTGGCGTTGAGAGTCATGAAAATCTCCGTGGCGGTTGAGTTGGAAGTCATTGGAGCTACGAGATTGATAGGTAATCTCACTCGTAGCTTGTTGGTGAATGGGAGCTAGCCTCGACGATTGAGATTAGCTCCTGTTCACCTCGGCCTCACGCCTTCTTGGCGGGCTTGGCCGGCACGTCAGCACGACGGCTGCAACCGCCGCCCTTGCCCTTGCCGATGACGAACAGCGAATCCGGGTGCTGCTCCAGGTTGCCGTCCTCCTCCGACCCCGTGGTCTGCGAGTTGGCTCGAACGTAGTCGAGAACACGGTCGCTGAGGACCTTGAAGTTCTCGGGCTGCGCATTGAGCTTCTGCGCCACCATGCTGCCGACGGTCGGCATCGGGATGGCCTTGCCGCGGTACTGGTCGAACAGCTCGCTGCAAGCGAGAGCGATCTCCGCGCCCTCCGTTTCCAGCTCCGCCTGGCGCTTGAGAGCCGCCGTGCGGAACGCCTGGGCCGAAGCATCGATGTCGATGGCTCCGTCCGTGGTGACGAGATCGACCGTGATAGAGAGATTGGACATGATGTGTGAATCCTTTTTGACGAGACATACTACTCACTATCCTAGCCCCGGTAACCGGGAAGCTATTAGCTTGTAGCGACGAACTAAGAGAAGTTGCGTCTCGTCCTGATGACGAGACAGGTTAGGAGCCGGCATCGTTTGCCGTTGCATCCGCTCTATGACGAAGCAGTCAGTATGTAACTCGGATTATCCGCTCTATCAAGACTGCTAAGTAAGAGAGTTTAGCTCCGTCATTCAATGGGGCTCAGGTCTGCCCCGTTTATGTTACTTACGTTGCGTTTCGCGGTTCCGCCGTTCGGCGGGCCGTGAATGGGAGCCGTTCCAGTGTCAACGGAATTTGCTATTCATACCCGGTGACTACAGTAACAGCTAAGTTTGTTTAGTTTATGGGGTGAGAAGTGATGTATGCAGGATTGATTATCCAAACTGCATTGGAACCCCGCTCCAAGATGAGCGCGAAGCATTCGCATTCTAGGTACACGTACAACCAGGCATCGACGAATAGGTCGAATGACCCAATCACTTTTCCTTGTTGCCGAACCATGAACACTATAGACCTTCCTTATCCCTTATGGGACTTTATTACTCAAGCGAGGAGGAAGATTTGAGCTTGTGCACCCCATCCACCACGCTTATCGAGCGCATGCTGGGGACTATTGGGAGAAGACATGGAGCTGATAAGCGATTTGATTCGCTTGTAAGCATCGTTGATGTCCCGATAGTTCGCCTCGAACTTGTTGGCTAGCGCTGCCGCCGCCACATTGGAACTTTGACCAGGATTCTCCTTGAAGAACTTCTTGATTTCCTGGGTCATGTTGGGCCTGGTACGCAGTGAGCCAGACATCTCCATTGCATCCAGCAGTGGAGAGGACTTACTGTCATAGATGGCCTGGAGTCCCTGGTCCAAGAGACTGATCTCCTGGGGCGAAAGCTCCTCGGTCATCACATCGCTTGTGGTCTTCTTGGTTTTGAAGACGTTGGCGATCTTCATCTCACCAAGAGGTTGAGCCAGGTCGGTTCCAAGATGGATAGCGCAACCCATCTTCTTCAGGAGCTTGACACGATCCTCGAATGCACCGAGAGTCATGGTTCCTGGAAACGTTACGAGAACTTGCAAAGCCATGTCGAACGATCCTTCTTTCGTTGGCATGAGGAATGAAGCCCAATTACCATCATGGGCGTAGGAAGTGTTTAGGTGATGGCCGCTACTCTCAACCACTACTAGTCGGGTTTGTTGAGTCAGGGGTCTTCATAACACATAACCATGTTGATGAGGCTTTTTATGGAGAGCCTTTATCGGAAACTCCGTAAGTTCTTTAGAGAACGTCCTTCGGGATGCGCCGCCAGTGAGCCTCGGCGCTCTTGGTGGCACGGTAGATGGTGTGCTCACCACGACCACCACGGTTGACACGGATGACGCCCTCGTTGACCAGACGGTTCAGAGCCGTCCGAATGTCACTGGGGGTGTAGTTCGCCTTGAGACGCCGATTGAGATGGTCGGCAGTGATGTCCGCAGTGGCTCCCTTGGGGCCGAAGCGAAGCAGAGCGTGGAGCACCAGGTCACAACGAGACTTGACGCCTCGTTCCTGGTTGATGGCGATGCGACCGTCCGGTCCTTTTTCCACGCTGGTGTCGTGTGTGTTGTACGTACGGCCCTTCGAGAACTTCATGTGACTCTGTCCTTGTAATCCCATCATGGTGAATGGGAGCTTGTTGGTTTCACTGCGTTTGCAACACGGCCTCTCAATTGCAGAGTGCAATCAGGATGCCATGCGACATCTTGTTGCTACTTGTTGAGAGGTTCCGTCCAACAAGGGTCAGACCAGAACTCTTCTTGCTTTTTCTGCTCTTCCAACTTCTCAGGTGGAAGAGTTGGTTCCGAAATTTCTTCACTAGAATCCGGAGAATCATCATCTGTGAACCGCATGTTAGTGCAGAACTCTTTCATCGTTGTTGCCAATCTTCTCGTTCAGGTCTTGACGATCCTGCCACGTGAAGATTCCAAAAGCCCTGGCAACTTGTTGGGCTTCTTCGTCAGATAACTCCTCGAATCTCTTGGGCTTTTTGGCCCGACCGAAGAGTCGTTTGATTCCCGTGGAGATTACTCCTACCACGAAAAGGATTCCGGCTTTGAAACCGAAGGAACGAAAGACCCAGATAGCATCTTTCATGACGTCACTTGCACTGCTGCTTGTGCGTTTCCGTGTACGCCACTGTGATAGCAATGCAACTGACTGCTACAGCAATGGAAACGAAAAGGACAGCCAGAAGCTTGTGTTCTGAATGCATGTCAAGTTTCCCAACGCTCATCATCCCAGTCATCGTAGCTGTCATTAGTCAGGGGAGACACCCCGTCATCACCAGTACGAAGGGGAGAGACTCGTTCGTTGCCAGGCTGAAGTGGAACTACTCGCTTTCGCTTGTGTTCTTTGTTGCCGTGCTTGGGTTTCCGGTCGTGCCACGGCTTGATTTTGTCGCCCATGTTCTTTTCTTTCCGTGAAGCCTAACCAACTCAAAACTCAACAGCATATTCAGCAGGTTGAGTCCACAGGTTTCACTTGGTTGCTGTGTGTAAACACACCACAACGTGAAGCTGGTTACTGCCAAACTGATTACGATGAAGAGTCCGTACATTACCTACTCTTTTTTGTCATCTTTCTTACGTAGCGGCGAAAGATTCTTAGTGGCTGAATAGCCAGTTCGCCACATAGCCACGTTTTGAGTCCAGACCCTAACATCTGTTGGGTAATCGAAGTCATCGGTCTCATCATCAATCTCAACGCCATGAGATCCGATGCCCTTGAACTCTCCTACACCTTTACCTTCTAGGTAACCTTGAACTTGATGGTGCATCTGAGCGATGCTTCCGTTCTCAATCCCTGTACGCAGATACTTGAGAGAGGTCTCGAACATGTGGGTATCACAAACCCGCATAGCGAAACCTTCTTTCCAACCTTTACCAGTGATTGTGCTACCACGTGTCCGTTGGAAGTAAACGAAGTCTTGTGGAATTGTTTTGAGAATCGTATCCATCGCTGCATCGCTGAAGCGAACGTCACCGTAGATAAAAACTACATCGTCATGACCTGACCATATCTCACGACAAGCATAAAACTGGTCAAGTTTGAAACGATTGTCAATCGGTACGTAACGTTTTACGGTCGGCTGAAGCGAGTCATATCGCTCTAGTCGAGAAGTCAACCAAAGGTCAGTCATTCCCCGCTCTGTCAACTGACGTACAGTGCGAAGAAGGATGGGCTCACCATCCACAATCGCTAGATGCTTGGGAGTATCGGCAGTCCACCGAGTCCCAGCTCCGTCAGCAAGGATGATGACCCTTGGTTGAGTAGTCATTGCTCGACTTTTTCTACTGTTAGCTCCACGTGAGTCATCATGTGGTTACCACCATGAAGGTATGGGACCTTCTCGATGATGAAGGTCGGCTGTCCAGTGTACTGGTAAACCGCTCCATCCACCACATAAAGTCCACGGGGAACAACCTCAACCCCATCTACTTTGGCAAGGAGTTTCTTCTCGTTGTTCTCCATGATGAACAGATGGGCTCTCATGTCTTAGTCTCCGCAAAGTATTGTGGATTACTCACGGTGTAAAGACTGACGTGGTAATTCTGGTCGGTAAACACCTTGACGAATTCGTTGATGTTCCGGTCAGAGATACCGGAACGCCGAATGACTTGCTCTTCATCCGACATGACGGCCCACACGAAGAAGTTGCCAGCATCGTGGAAGATCCTGGCGTACTTTCTATTGCTCAATCGATCACCTGAATCTGAATCCCCTTGGTCCACTCGGTGTTCTTGGCGAAGTTGTCACGCTGGTAAGCGGTGTCGTAATGACTGCCCACCTTGTGATACTGAGAACGCCAATTGATCTTCTCGATGCGCCTGGCCCACGTCTCCAGGTTGGAACCGAAGTGAGCAATCATTCCAACCTTGGAACGATACTCATCATCGAAGTCCCAACGAAGATCCTTTTGGTTCTTGTTGGGTTTGAAAGAAGCAGCACCAACTTGGTCCAGCTTATCCCACGGCTCCCAGAATTCCGGGAGTCTGCGATAGTCCTCACGAAGGTTTGTGATAGCTTCTTCCGTGAAGATACGCCACCATGAAGGGTGAATGAACCAATCGAGATCACTACCTGGCGAGTTACCAGTGCGCTCGATGGCTTCCACCACCTCGATGCTCTGTCGAATGGTGCGCTCTTCCCCAATGTGCTTGGGAACGTAGGGCTCGTTGCTGATGCGAACGCCACCCCAAAGACCAGGGAACCAATCGTCAGTCACCTTGGCCTTGATTTGAGCGGTGAGAGTCAGGTGTTTCGGGTAGTTGTACTGTCGCCCCAGATAAACTGGGTGGACTCCTACCTGTGCTTCCTGGTCTTCCCACCACGCAGCAGTCTCGAAGTGGTTGTTGTGGTAGGTGAAAGACTTGTTGACTTGCACCGCACCAATGATGATGCTGAGTCCGTTATCAGCGAGAGACTTGTAATCGACCGTCATGACACCCTCGGCCTATGCGGCGTGAATGGGAGCGGCAGCCTTAGCTACTTGAACAGCGAAGTTGTGAGTGTCCCAAGCGAACCTGGGATACAATGCACTGAAGCTGTAGTTGAATGAAAGGTCACGAGCCCTATCTCTCAACTCCTCAGCCGGGCGATAGTCACGATCCAATCTCATCTTGGATAGACTGGCTCGAACAACCTTGCCATCAGCCAAACGGAATTGAACCGTCGTGTTCTCTCGGTTGGGTTTGTTGTACCCGCCGGCATAGAACTGACCAAAACTGGTCCAGTCCACAACCTTACCCGAGAGGCCAGCAGGTAACTCTTCATATACCTGCTTGCCTTGCTCGTTCTTGCGCTTAGCCCCAACATGCTGACCACTGCCATTGCATGCAAAGCAGTCTCGCTTGTCGTTGGCATTGCGAGGATTGATCCACTTGCCAGAACCACTGCATTTCTGACAGGGAGCCGACTCACGAATCTGCATCTTTGCCTTGGCAGTCAACCGAATGGCCAGACCTTCCTTGAGGTCTTCCACATCTGGAGTATCTACCAGCCGCTTGTCAGAGGACACCAGCTTCTGAAAGATACTTTCCTCCAGAACCAGTCGTGCTTTCTCCACTACCATAGCGTCGGGCATCAGGAGATTGTCTCCATCCACCACAACTGAACTGATGCCTCCACCAATGCCAATGACAGAGGCGGAAGGATACCGAGTGCTGCCGTAGCAGTTGAACCCGATGGTGTTGGTCACATCATCGTAGTACGAACACATGAAGTCAGAGTCGTCGTACCCGTTGATTTCCCAGTCCGTCAACAGAAACTTGCTCATGGTCGTCCTCGTTTGCCCGCCGTGAATGGGAGCCCTACTTGCGATACCCGTATCTCTTGAGCCAGACTTCCAGCTCTCTGATGTGTACCTGCCAGTGACAGGTGTAGCAAGCTAGAATGTAATCCAGCTTGCCGTCACCAGTGGCCACTCGGCCAGTCTTGCCCTCATTCTCTTCGGGCTTGAACCGCTCGTTACAGCGGGGACACTTCATTACATTTTCCTTGGATGAAAGATGGGAGTCAGTTCACTGTACCGCTTACCCAACACCTCTTGCAACTGAGGTTCCAACATGGAATCCCAATGCCTTCGATGTCCCCCACCATTACTGTCCCAAAAGGATTTGAATTGCTTGAGATCCATAGTGGCAGGCGGCATCTCATCCCAAGGAAGAGGGAAACAATTCCTCTTGTTGCACTTCAGCGCCAAGAAGTTTGAGACCCCGTGCAGGCCCGCTTCTGAATCGTAGAACTTCTTGCCGTATTGAACCCAGGCATGATAGTCCGTTGACCAAAGCTTCGCGCCAAACAAACGGTGAGCGAAGTACGCCCAATCGTAGCAGCGCCCACTATTGATGACGCTGAGCCTGTTATACTTGAAGAAGCTGGGGAAGAGGTGACGATTGATGAAGGTCCCGTTGAAAAGTTTCGGAGCCCGAATCATGATTGCCTCGTCAGGGTGACTCGTCGGTCCCCTGTTCCTCGGTCATTCCATGGTGATCCACGACAGCCTTCTGTCGCTTACTCATGTACGAGAGTACCTCATCCAAGTGAATAGGACGGTACTCGGTAGTGATCTCTTTGCTATCTACTCCGACATCCACTGACAGACCATGCGGCGGCAGTGAGCCGTGCGAGTGTCCATACAGATGAATGCTTCCATGATGCGACTTGTTCCACACACGTTGTCCATAGTGGAACAGAACAATCATCGGAGTGCCAGGAAGCTTCAGCTCATTGTAGTGAGCGATGCTTTTGATCTTCCCTTGCTTGAGAAGGTCGTGTTCGTTCTGAATGATGGCCTTGTCATGGTTCCCTAAGACCAACTCGATGTCACCATTGAGGCGCCAGAGATAGTTCTTGAGCTTGGGGTATGGCATGAAGGCCACGTCCCCATTGTGGTACACCTTGTCACCAGGTTTGACAACCTTGTTCCACTCGATCAACATCTTCTCGTTCATCTCATCCACGTCCTTGAAGGGACGGTTGGAATACTTGATGATGTTGGCGTGACCCCAGTGAGTGTCACTGATGAACCATGTATCCATGTTATCCTAATCGATGTTGCGTTGAAGTAACCGGCACGCTGGACACGTATCAGGCATGAAGACTTCACCGAAGTGATTGTGCTGAGGTTGTGTCTTGGGCTTGCCAGTGCCTTGACAGGTTGTGCAGTCCTTGCGAGCTGACAGCGTGTCAGCAACGAAACCGCCAACACTCAAAGGGTTTCGGTGCTTGTGCTCCTGCTCCGCCATATCGAACACATCGATGTCTCTGTTCAGCCTGACGCAAAGACAGGAGTATTCTTCCTTGCGTTCTTCCAGGTCAAGCCTTACGATCTCATCAAACAACTCATTCTTCTTCTTGTTGAGTTGGTCGACTTGCTGTCGCAGTTCTCGAATACGTTCCTTACGTTTCTGACTCACTGTTGAGCCCTCGGAACGATGACGCTGTAGCGCCCAGGCTCTCGCTCCTCTTTGGTCTCGACAGCCGTTTTCATGACGAGGGTGGGACGATGCAGCTTCTTGATGGCCGCCGGCATAGCGGGGACCGTCATCTTGTTATCCTGGTTCACGTTCAGTTCTTTCGGATGCTGTTGACGAATGAGATGATTGCGTCCTTCATGTCCCGACCTTCTGACCTAGCCTTCTTGGCCTCGGAGAAGATACGTGGGATGTCCATGATGGACACTTGAATGTTGGCGCAGTTCTCTCGGTACAGTTCGTCGATCTCGCGGTCCAGCGCCTTGTCCGCTTTGCTTTGCTTCGGCATGTTCAACGCCCTCGGTGAGCCGTGAATGGGAGCTGCCCTATGTATCTTTTCCCCATGATGTAGGCTTCCCTCGAACTGCATTGAAGAATTGCCATACCATGTGTAGAAAAAGAAACCACAACGTGATTGTGATAGCTATCGAGATCGTTGCGTAAGCAATACCAATTACGGTAGTCGCAACGATCTCGGCAACTGGATGATGAACATAAGCGTGCGTGTATCCCGCTTGTATTGCAGAGGCAACCTCTGCATTAGCCACACATACTGGGGCGTCTTGCCCTCTCTCCATATGCGTTGCGGCGTTACCACATGGTGCGTCATTGTCACGCATCACATAGGCCAGACCTACTATCGAGCCTCCGCCCACCATGTTACAGATAATGGTCAAACATGTACGCTTGAACCACGTTACTAGTTTGAACCAATACATTGCTTCACCGTGAATGGGAGCTACGTTCCGCAGCGCCCTACTGGATACCAATATACTTTCTTCTTGTACGGTTCCAGTATGCCCGTCTTCTCATTGAGTATGTGTCCCTCAATGTAAAAGAACTGAGCTTTTTTCTTGAGTCTCTTCTTCTCTTCTTTGCGCTTGCCCATCTCACCCGTGAATGGGAGACTTACTTGGTGGCCGTCTTCAGGTCGATCCAGCAGCGACGGAATCGTTCCCGTGCATCCACCGAAGTGTCGCTGTTCCAGGCTTCCGCAGAATGGACCTTGACCCAATCCCATGCCTGGTCGAAGGTGGATGCTCCAGCATCCTTGGCCTTCTGAAGTTCTGCGAGCTTGTAGTCCTGCTCTCGGATGTGCTGCTGCTGAGCATCCACCTGGGAACGAAGGCGGTTGTTCTCGGCGGTGACGCCGCAGCCAGTCACGGAGAGAACAGCCACGGTTGCAAGAGCGATGAGTCCGATTTTCATGTTCGACCTTTCAGTTCTGAGCGAATGCCCAAGGCGTGGGATAGGAGTTGTAGTAGCCGGTCTTCTTGTCGGTGACATACTTGCCACCAGTGCAGCGCTCCACCTCGACACCAATCGACTTGGCAGCACCAGCGAAGTCACCACCGCTGACCTGGACTCGGTTGTACCAGCCAGAGATGTGAACCAGGTGACCACCAGGGTTCTGCCAGTAGATACCATCAGTTCCCTGCTCGTTGGTGATGCCGGTGTTGGTCAGCTTCCAGCAGTTGATGGGCGTACCATCGAACCCATACTGGAGAACGATCCAGTCAGCACCGAATGAACTGGCAACACTGGAGTTGCAGTCACGTTCCCAACCGGCACAGCCAGTCAGAAGAATCAGTGCGAGAAAGAGCCTGTTGATCTTCATGGCCAGTCCTTTTGAATCGTTCGGAGATTGTCAAGGGCTCCTCGCAATGCGAAGTGAGCCCGAATGATGAGAGCATGTTCTCGTTCGCTAACTACTTCTGCTTTGGGAGCAGGAACTAGCTTGGCAGCAACGATGAACCCGAGATGTTTCTGATCCTTGTTGGCGTAGGCTTCGGGTGGGTCTAGACATACCACGACAGCAATGTGCTTGCCATCGTCAGCATCCAAACCCATCACCGCCACCGGCCTACTCACCAGCTTCCGAACCGAATCACTCCACGATGGTAGAGCTTTTCGATGCGCTCTTTGAGCTTTGGTTTGATGTTGGGCCAGAGAGCAGCGATGCCTTCGACATCACCATACTCCCAAGTCCACTGACCAAAGACCTTACTGACCGGATCTCTTTCGGGAAGACCCGTTCCCTCGATGACATCAGCGATGAGGTCACCAGGGCGAATACCACCGGGCGGACAGTCCAACTCGATGGTGAAGGTTCCAGTTTCCATTCGTCTCCTTTGATGTTCCTTGAAGAGTTGTAGGGCCTTCTCGCTCATGGTAATTTATACAATTACCAGAACTTGGCGAGGAAGTGAATGGCGACATACACCAGGGCGATCGAACCGGCCAATCCTGCGCATGCCGCCAAGAACCAGATGAACCAGAAGACAGTGATGCCCTTGGCCATGAGACTCTGATGAGCCTTGAAGCGCTTGTCGAAGTCGTTCATGTGATTGCCGCGCCACACTTCCAGCAAGACTTCTCAGTCCTGTTGAGCTTGGTGTTGCCGCAACCACATGTGTAGTTGTCTGTCAACTTGCCGGTAATCATGTCCGGCACACCCGTCATGGGATGTAGATCCATGTAGAGAGTCTTGCGAAAGACTCCACCATTCTTGCCCTTGCGAAGCTCCAAGCTAGGCGACTCACGAATGAATCGCTCCACTGAAGCCATGACTCCCAGATAGTTCTCGGCTTTGAGACCGGGAATCTTCTGACAGACCATGCTGAGCATCGCTTGCATCGGGATGGTATTGGTCGGATACTGGGCATACACCTCGTTGATGTAACCCATCCACGCTTTGGCCTGAGTCTCGTTGGCCGGCGCAGCTTCGTCCCACGTCATCCTGCGAATGGGAGGCGGCTTCTCGTCCTCTTCCAATCGGTCGATGCGACAGTCACTACAGTTACACGGTCCGCAGCTCATTGGAATGTTTCTCCTTCAGAATCTTCCAGCGGATGCCCTTTATCGTCGATAGGAACCAAGTAGGCCCTACCACAATAAGAGACATCTACTTCTCCATCGAAGATGACTTTGTGAGGGTGATTGGGCAATCCAACTCCAGGCTGGACAATACCAGTCTTATTGTGAATTGGCCCAGTTCCGTCGATGGACTTGAACCTGATCCGCATGCCCTCTCGAATCTCGATCATGTCACACTCACCATAGCTTGATGATGAAGTGAATGATGACTCCAAGGAGAGCAAGACTCCCCAGGAAGAGACCAAACAATCCAAGGATGGTGACCAGCTCGACCAACGTGTAACCACGTTGCAGGTGACGCTTCATGTTAGCAGCACTCACCAGTGTTGTTCCTCGCGTCTCTGACACGAGAGACTTGGATGTAGAGATCCTCGTTCTCCTTACGGAGCTTGGCGATCTCATCCTGACGCTTGCGCTCCTTGCGGAGAGCCTTGGTCAGCGCCTTCTTCTGACGCTTCAGGTCGGAGACAGTCACTCGACGATCACGGGGCGGTGTGGTGTTGTCCATGGTCTTCCTCGTTTGCGGTTCGTGAATGGGAGCGGGTTTACCACTCCAAGTTGTGTTGACGAGTCATGTACTCGGGCTGCGGCCCCAACTCGAAGTTGGGTAGAACGTGAACCCCTTCACATCGGTAGTGACCAAACTCAGTCTCGAAGATGTCGCCTTCCTTCAAGTCATCGTGAGTCTGGAAGAGATCGTAAAGGGCGCCATACATCATATGAGCGTCTTTCATACGAGTGTCGATGTCACCTGCCGGGTAGTAGTAGATGAGCATGGTGTGAGCATACTTCTCCTTGCCGTGACCAGACTTCAAGTCCATCACATAGTGAGTACGTCCATCAGCATCCAGCTCGACTTTGTAGGTAGCCATGTCAGTCTTTCTTGGGGACTATGGTAACGATATAAACCGTCTTGCAGTTATTACACCGCACTCGGCCACCCTTGACCCTGGACCGTCCCATGTTGTGTTGACAGACCTTGCAGTGAATGGGAGACGGTTTCACTTGTTGGGATCCTTGACGGCAGGCATACTACCAAAAGTAATGTAAGCTTTGCCGCGCCTAATCTCGAAGAGAGTTGGCTCTTTCTCCACGATACTCCTAGCCTTAGCTTGAAAGGCGGGAGCATCAGCCGCTTGAGCGATTGCGGAGTGTAGTCTGGCAGCGGCACAAGAGAAGTGGTTTGGCTTCATCTTGCCATCCACACCAGGACAGGTGTGAACCTTGAGCTTGCAGTTCTCCAAGAACGGACAAGCGGTATTGGCAGGAATGAGACCCTGCACTAGTCCGTTCTTATTGAGATACTCACTCATGACTCACTCCTTGGGAAGAATCTTGGGGCCGTTGGGCAGTCGGCAGAAGCAGTGCGGGTCACCCGCAGTGCAGACACACTTGATGCTGGCCGTCTCACGGTGAATAAGACCAGACAACCTCTGGTAGTCCTCGGGATTCATGGCCTCGTGAGTCTCCTCTTGGACAGACTCCACCACCACAACCGAGTCCTCCACAACTTCACCCCTGACGGGAGGAGTCGGGATGTCCCTGATGGTCACCACCACTGGAGGCAACGGTGCAGGGGGCGGGGCTGCTGCACAACCCACGACACTGACGAGAGCGATGAGTGAGGCGATGAATGGGAGCTTCATGGTTGCTTGAGATTCATTCCTCGGCCTGCCATATACAGGTAGCCGAATTCGCGGTTGGCGGTGACATGGTTCCACAAGTCATCCAGCGTCTTGGTCCGTTCGGAATCCTTGACTCTGAGCTTGGTGATGGCACCACGGACCAACTCTGCCCTGGTCATGGGGATGTTGTTATTGGCGAGAAGGACAGCCCGGACCGCATTGCGATACCGACGACTGGAGCGAACCCGCTTCTCTTCGTCCCTCTGAGTAATCAAGTCCTTGGCAATGATACGCAGGCTGGCTTGCACATCAATTTCCTTGGTGGCTGGATTACGTTGGACGAACGACGGATTGTGAATGGGAGATGGCATCAGTAATCGTAGCCTCCAGATTCGTAGTAGCGAGTGCGAGCATCAGCCCTCTCATCACTGATTCGTTCTTCCTCTTGCTCTTCCCACTCTGCGTAAAGCTTCTTCTGCTCATCGCTAAGATGGTCCTCATCCACTACCTGGATGACCTTGTTGCCCTTGCACTCTTCGCAGGTGACATCGTAGATGCCGCCCCGACGGAAGTATTCTTCCTTACCTTCTTCATCGAAGGACTCGTTGAATTCTTCCATGGTGTAAGCATGGTTGCCGATGCTGGGGTTGAGGTGAGTACCGAATCCTTCACAGGTCGGACACACTTCGTTCTTGGAAGGGAAGGTGTGCTCCACCTCGTCTCCCTCTTCGTCATACAGCTTGAGTACGATTTCGTTCTGCTTGCTCATGGCTTCGGCCCCCGATGTGCCGTGAATGGGAGGCGCTACGAAAGCGTTTCCATCCAGTGATAGTCACAGATGTTGCACTCCTTGGAGTGCGTACCGTTCTCCGGTGGGTCAGTCTGTTTGATGTCCTTGCTCTTGCAGCTCGGGCACTTGTCTTGGCGAGTATGAAACTCACCCAGCTTCTCGATGTTGACCGCAACCGATTGTTCGTTGGCCATTACCACAAGTCCTCCGAAGTGAGAACACTTCCGATAGTCTTCCCGTTCTTGATCTGTCCAGTAGCTTGCGCCCTGATTAGACCGTCAGCCCTGTTTAGGTACTGACCATCGGCATCCAAGAAACCTTGACTGTTATCGCCAGCATTCAAGGTCTCCGTTAGCAGGTGCTCGTCAGCCACCTCTGGCGCACCCTCATCGCCTTTTCTCTTGGCAAGAATCCAGAGGATATGATGGTGTCTGTTGGGAGACGGTAGTGAGTAGAGGACTCCTCTTACTCGAACCGCCACATGAGTCAGCTTAGCCGGTTCCATGAATGGGAGCCCTTACTTGAGCAGCGCGTCTTGGAGCCATTGAGGCGCCATCGGAAGATCAGCTTTTGCAGGAGTCTCATCAGGCCACATTCGTTGATAGCCTGTAGTTCCACTGCTTAGCACATGCTCACCCCAGTGTGAGACGATGGCCGGTTCGTCTTGCCCATCATCGTCATCCCCAGTGTCATAGCGAGACCGCCGTTTGAAGGGAGAACCAAGACTGAGTGTGACAATCTTCTCTGTTGTCAGTAAGTCAACATGCGGGCGCCACTTGATCTGCGGTGACCAGGGTGCGCCAATCACTTGTGGTAGACGATACCAGAGATGCCAACCACGTGGCGTCTTCTCCTTGAAGGTAGGAGGTAGTTCCTCGTACACAACACTGAAGTCTGGTATGTCAATGTCCACGCAGACAATCTCATCGGGGATGATTGAGATGCCATTGAAGTCAACGTTCACTTCTGGAGTAGTCTGCATTGGACCCCAGAAGGTCATGGTCGTTGTGTTCTTGTATTCCTTGAGGAACTTCTTGTCCTTAGCTAGGCCAACTCGATATCCCAATTCGAGATACTTGTCAGCGTCTCTGAGTAGGAACCGTTGTTGTCCAGTGTAGGCCACGTTGCTACCTCTTGCGGGGAAGGCGATACTCCCAAGGCCACTTCAATCCAGCAAGCCCAATGGCCTGATAGAGATGGCTATCAGCGTCGTTGAACTTGAAACCTCGCTCCATCCATTCTTGAATGTCATGGGCCTCTTCCCACGCCAACCAAGCCTTGATGAAGTGATAGGCAACAGCTTCCTCGGGAGTCAGCATATGTTTTATCGATGTTCCTCGGGGTCATCAGGCGGGTGAATGGGAGTCACACCCCACTTAGACTTGGCCCACACACTCTCCAACAACAGGTACAAGAAACCCGTTATACCTTGAGCCAGTAGCAACGAATGCAGAATATGCACCGAGCCAGTAACCTTCAGGAGAGGATACAGTGTCATGCTGGAGATGAGCAAGTAGGTGCCAGCTTTAGCGAGGCTTCGCCGATACTGAACTACATCATCTCCAATGATACCATAGTTAGTATCATGCCAGATACGCTCGTGAATGAATCCAAAGAGACTCATCAGTACCATCAGGATAGCTAGTGGCTTCCAGGCAACAACCTGTAACAACCAGCCAGAGACAGTCAGATGAAGTGTGAGTCCTTTCAGGATAGAACGCCAGTGTGTAGACTGAGCTTCTCGATTAGGCTCCCAAGGTTCCCTACCATGTAGCCGGTCCCAGGTTTTGAATCCCCAGAAGAAGGCAGGGTAAACGATGGGCTCGAAGTGCAGGACCAGGAAGACCGGAATCAACTCTGGCACTCCGCACAACCAGGCGATGAATGGGAGCACGATGTCTTCGATGGCTTCCCAGATGATAGCCGCCCAGAAGAATCTTCGACCATGCTTCTTACCAAGAGCTTTCATCTCTCGATAGACAGCAGGTAGATTGACCTTCTCCCAGAGCTTGGCAAGTAGCCAGCGAATCATGGCTTAGTGGGCACGTGATACAGTTGTGCCACGTACCAATCACTCTCTGGAACCCTGGCCGATAGTTCCTTGGCCGATGCTTCGGCATCGCCCTGATAGTCGAAGATGACTCCAGGATTGGTCTTGCCGCCAGGACTCCAGACAATGAACTTGTCTACCACATCGCTGGGATTGGTGTTCTTGGAATAGGTCCAGGCACAACGCTCCAAGTAACTATGTACTCCCTGGAAGGCACGCCGTTTGTAGTCCAACCCACCATCCACGCTAACCTTACCACACTTGCATGTCTTGAAGTCATGACGGTCCCGAGAGACAATCACTTCATCACATGACAGACATTGAATGGCGTTGAGTAGGAGTTTCATGTGGCCCTATGACTTGATGGGAACCGGAAACACTGAGTCAATCCAAGCCTTGATTCTCGGCATCATGACCGTGGAGTGTTGGCTAGGATGAGGCTTGAAACTCACTAAGCTCTGTTGGACAGCCTGGTCGAAGTTACGACACATAGCGCAGTCCTCGCAATGTTCCTTGTGATGTTTGCAAACGATAGGATACATCGACTCCCTCGGCTTTCGTCGTGCCGTGAATGGGAGCACCGATGGCTCCTGTTTTGCAGAGTGCAATTAGAGAGCCGACTGTCGTTGCACACTTCCCCAACCACCTTCGGGGATGTGCCACCTAGTCCATCGAGGGACGAAAAGATCCTCCGTAGCCTCCCTGGGGGTTCTTTGGAGAGGGTCGTATCCTTCGGTGTGACAGTCAGCTCGGGTAGCTAGGTGGACTCGAACCACGGTTGATCAGGCCAGGGTTACAACACCCTTGAGCGAACCTACGCTCTCTTAGCTACATCTCAGACTAGTAAGGCCCGTCGTCTATCAGCAATGTCCTTGTCGGCCATCTCCAGTATCTTACCCAACCACCATTCCACCTGCTCTGCTGAGAAGCAAGTATAGGTAGTCGTTCCTTGTGCCGGCCAACCTACTCGTACCTTTAGGTCATCCTCACGGGCAATCACCTGGAATGGTGTGCCAGAGAAGAAAGTGATCCCCTGGTGGGTTTCGGTTGGCCCCGAGGAACCTTGGATCCAGTCGCCAGGACCAGAAGAACCAGGATAGTCCTTCTTGACTTCTGAGCTTGACCATCCCCTCTCCCGTAGGAGTTGTGGCAGTCTCGCCAACTCGACCTTAGTATCCACATCGGGATTGCACATGATGTATCTCCTAAACAGGGTGACGCCTGCCTCATATAGCTCACGACGTTCTCTGCCGTGAATGGGAGTCGAAACCCACTGACTTGTTAGTTGGTCAGTCCTATCAAGCTGCGTCCCGGTTACTGGCGCTTGACCATTGCATAGTAACCCTCTGTCTTATTCAGGGAGGCAACCGTCACTCTGTCTAGGAAACCTCGTGTCAGAATCCAGTCATGATGTAGGTATAACCAGGGAAGGCTTCGCAAAGATCCTTCTCGCCCTGAATCGATACCTCGTCAGGAGGACCACCACCCAGGCGGTAACTCCAAGTAATGCTCCCACACTCGTTCATACAGCCACCAGATGAACGGTGAAGGTCAGTGCCAGGCTCACCACCACATGGTCCAGGCCACCAAGACCCTCCCATAGGATGAACCGTCAGACTCTTGCAGTCAGCTTCATGGTCAGAAAAGTATTCCTGACAAACAGTAGCCATGTTGTATAGGCAATGCCCGACAACGTAGGTTCCTGTCTCGCAAGTCGGTTCGCTCAGGCCGGCATCATCACCAGCCGATGCATCATCGTCACTGGAATCCACTCCAGCATCCGACACATCCACACTGGTCTCGACACCAGAGTCACTCACCTGAGAATCACTGTCGTTGTAGAAAGTGAAAACTCCCTTGTGAATGATGACAACAATGTTGTCATTCCCACTATCACTGTTGCTGCTACTACCATAATCAGTGGTAGCAGCAACAGTATCACTCGCCTCATCCTCTGAAGCAAAAGAGCCGCATGCGCAAACCAAGCAGCACAACATCACCGCAATTGAATTACGCATGCTGACTCTCCGTGAATGGTAACCCTACCAGTCGCAGGGACCGTGCGTTCCGTCGTTGATCCAGTGAACCACCTTGGCCCACTGTCGGCGAATGAACCTCACTTGGTAGGCGCCTGGTCGGTGTCGCGGTAGAACCCGCCACCCAGACCACGACGGACCGAGTAGGTCTGGCCAGTGACAGCTTCCTTGGCAGGACGCTTGCCCTTGGCTTCCTGCGCCGGCTGGTTGCAGTTGGCATGGAGGTAGTCCTCCACCCGACCACTCAGCATGGCGAACAGCGTGGGGTCGCTGAGGCTGGGCTCACGCTTGACCATCAGAGCCACCGTCTGGCTCTTGATGTAGTCCAGGTTGAGCGTGGCTCCCTTGCGGAAGTTGAACAGCTCCGTCATGCAGGATGCAACGAGATCCTGCTCTGCCGTCTGACCAGCGATGTATCCGAGACACACCTGGCGGTACTTCTCCACCGAAGCCTCCAGATCCGTCTTGCCATCCGTGGTCACGAGAAACGCCTTGACGGCTTCCTTCTGAGAGGGGGTCTTGTCCCAAGCCATGATTGATTCGTCCTTTTCAGTTGAGCGTGATTGCTCGGTTGTTCGTTCGTGCCGGCGTCCCGTGAATGGGAGCGCCTTCGTCCCTATGCCACTTCCCAAGAGGGAATGATCTTGCTGGCGTAGTAGTCCCACACCAGTGCTGCCGCGTTCTCCAAGCAGGCAGTCACACTTGAGTCAGAGAAGATACTGCGACCCTCTTCCAAGATGTGATACTTGCCACTACCACAATCCCAAGCGATGGCATGCTTCCTGTATCCCAGGGCTAGCTTGCCATTGTACTTCATGGATGCCCAAGTGATTCCTTGAACCGTCAGCGTTGTACCGATTGCCATCACTTTGAACCCTCCGCCGTGAATGGGAGAACCTTCGTCTCCTTGTGACACGCACCTCCGTCTACATCGCAGACATGAGAGGTAATGACTATGCTGTAGTCTTCCTTGGGTAGTACCGTCCTGCAACCTATCATCACTACTACTATGAATGGGAGGAGATACTTCATGGTTGGCTCATCAGCCCAGCGCCCTACGCTGGGGACAAGGTAGTTACTCGCATGGTCGGGACGGCTGACATCACCACCGCTAGTGTGACAGGGACCCTACCTATATACTTTCACTTACCTTGTTTCGGACCTCGGATAGCTACCGCCAGAGGGAGGTATGGTTAGATAGCTATCGGTCCAATGCCCGTCTTGTGCTTCAGCCCTTCTTGGGGTCGGCCTTGGACTTGATGTAGTCCTTGACGCCCTGGGTCTTGTCCTTCAGCTCCGTGAGCTGCTTGGTCAGCTCCGGGTCGCCCACATCACTGGCGTAGGAGAGTGCGCTGCTGACGTCCTCCTTCATGTAGTTGAGGTTGATCTGGACGTTCTCGACTGCATCCCGCTTGTTGCCGCACATGTTGATGTTGTGTCTCTCGTTTGGTTGTTTGGTGAATGGGAGTTGATCCTACCCTTACGAATTACTTCGTAAAGATATTCAGGCCAACCTTGATGGCCGGATTCTCGGGACACTCGATGTTCCCCTCGGTGGAAGCGACTCGCACCGTCTTCCCCGTGCTGGACTTCGCACCACGATGGGCGAGATCCACCTCGATGGTGAGCTTCGTTCCGTTGACCGACATCTTGACGTTTTCCATGTGCATTGCTCCGTTGCGTTGGTGAATGGGAGCATTGCATCTCCCAAGTTGTTTCAATGCCTTATGCCCGCCCCATCTTTCGATAGGTACGGGCCAAGGGTTTAGGTTACTATTACAGGTTTACGTGAAGGGATCCTTACTGGTTCTACCCAGACTCGCAGGCCCCTTATCGCTTGAAGAAGTTATCCCACTCTTCCTTGGTGGAACCACTGATGAGAAACTCTCGGTCATCCACCGACAAGTGGGGACACACGTTCTGTAGTAGCTCTCCACCCATCTTCCAACGATGCATCTGTTCCCAGGTGATGTCAATCTCCAGAGTGTGCTCTTTACCGCTGAGCATTGAACGCTTGGTGACTTGCATTGCGTTCCTCCTCCACGTAGTCCCGTGAATGGGAGCCCGACACTACCTCGTACAAGGTATCGCTCCTATGGCCACCGAAGGTGTTGATGACTACTACCTTGCTATACCCTAGCTTGGTAACCGCCCCATCAGCAATTGCCTTGGCTACTTCGTAGCGACTCCTAGTCCACACACGTGCCTCCATGTGTGGATGTGTTGCAGTTATCTCGAATTCGTCGGTGTCCACCTAGTCCCCCGTGTACCACCAGGGAAACTTGCTGGTCTCTTCCTCGTACTCTTCCCAGGTTCTCATGGCGACATACACCCTTTCCGATCCGCCGCTAGATTCGCTCAGTGAATGGGAGCCAAAAAACCCTGGAAAAAACTATGTGGATTCCAAGGCCCGATTACCGATTCTGAGAATTGACCGAAAACTTTTTTAGGGGTGGGGGGTCTACACCTACTCCAGCAAGGGACCTTCAGTCCAACCAGAACTCCGGATACATCCCATCATCGAAGTTCTGCACCCACACCTTGACACCATCGGGGAGCATGTAACTCTCATCCGGTGTCTGACTCTCACCCTGGTAGATGTTAGCCGTGGTGCCGACAGTCACATCCTGGACCTGACACTCTTGCTTGAGATACTTGGCGAGGGGACACGAGTGTGCCAGACGACGGTACCCTTTGATACCTTTCTCCCTCAGCTTGGCCGTGACTGACTCGGTTGTCGTACCCAGTGCCTTCATTGCTTCGGTCAACGTCATAGCCATGTCACTCGTCCTTCCGTGAATGGGAGGGGCAGGTCAGGCCCACGACAACCTACCTGCCCCTCCCTTGTCTCAGCTACCCGAGAAAGTCACTCGTGTCTGTTTGGCCTTGACCCCGAACCCGAGAGTCTTGGTGCTCTTGCCCTTCTGCTGAATGGCCGGCCCCTTGGGCTGCTTCAGGATTCGTGCCATGGAATCCCCTCGCTCGATTCGACTGGAGATGTTGGGGATGACAGTGTGCTCCACGATGGCATACCAGCCATGCGTCCCCTCGAACAAGCGCCGGTCTGCCCACTCGTTGGCACGTTGTGAGAGATCGAACCCCTGAATGAGATCCTCCTCCTCACCCTTGCCGTTGGTGCGAGTCTGGACTACACCAGCCGCATCGTAGATGGTTGACCGCCATGCCTTGCGTGTCTGCCCCTTGACCTTGGGCTCCACCGCTGACTTGTCGGCCTTGGTGGAGTCAGAGACGATGATGTGCGTCATCACCGCATACTGAATCTCCTTGAGGGCAGGGGTGGGCAGAAGCTCACCAGAGTCCACCTTGGCGATGATGGGGGCGCAGGCTTCCTTCACCTCACCCGTGGTCAGATACTCCCGGTACTGAGTCAGAAACGCGATGGCCGAGTTTGCGGCCTTGGTCGTGGTCTTGTGCAAGAATCCCTTGGGGGTCATCTTGCGCTCTTTCGTGTCAGCCATGTTCGTTGCCTCCGACCTTGGGTTTCGTTCGACCGTGAATGGGAGCCCTCAGCGGCCCTTGCGCTTGCTCTTGTACTTGTCCGTACGAGTACGCCTCTTGGCGTTCTCCCCGTTGTGAGGTGGGCAGAAGGGACACTTCCCCGTCTTGCTAACTACCTCGCCCCAACGCTCACGCTTGCTCTTGGAATCAGCGCCCATGTGCGATACTGGCTCCTGACTTGTAGCAGGCATAGTGGTTATCACTACTCCAACCCGTCTTACCACACTCCACCCCTTCGTAGACTACCACGTTGGGTAGTGTGGTGTAGTGGTCGTAGTCTCGACACACCGTCTCCAGTACCAGCTCACCATCGTACCACGTAGCCACCTGGATGACAATGGCCTTGGGAACCTCGATTGCGGTCTTCATGACCTTGCTCTCCGGTCTGCCGTGAATGGGAGCTAGTTGGTGTGTAGATGTGTGTACAGAGGTGCCGACTCGCAGCAACTACCAACTGGACAGGTAGTACCCTCTCTACCGCAGTAGGGATGTGTGCCAGGACAGCAGAGTCCCGCATACCTGTTTTCGATCTTCCACTGACAGTGTGTGGATGTGGGACCGAAAGAGTCACACTCTGACTCCAACTCACGCTCCCCGCAGTGAACACCTGCCGCCACCATCAGGGTAAGCGTGAGTAGGATGATGAGATGTTTTTTCATGTGAGATGGTTACTCTTTGGGGCCGACCCAGGTGAGAAGGTGGTTAGACTCCTCCACCAGATTGGCTTGCTTGAGTAGTCCGATGAGACTGTTGTAGGTGTCCAGGCTCATACGTCCCATGAGTCGGGCATACAGGTGCCCCGAGGGGACAGAGCCCAAGTCTCGAATTACCTCACCAATGGCCGCCGCTGCTCTGATGCCTGCCGTGACTTGCTGCGCCGTTGCGTTGTTGTTGCTCATGTCATCCTCCGCTGATGGGCCGTGAATGGGAGCCCGACGATGGGCTAGACTCTAGGTTCATGCCAACACACACCCAGCCAACCTGGTCTCCTACCACTTGGATAGTAGTGGGGAGTCGAACCCCTATGTGGGGAGCTTGTGGCCCCCAAGACATTCCCTCGCTACAAGATACTGTCTCAGTTGGGACCTACTTGGGTAGCGACCAAGTATGCCATGTACCCAGAGTCTAGCCCGCCGTTGCTATTGTCGCTTTCCTGCCGCCGTGAATGGGAGGCTATCGAATCGTGCCGCCCTTGCGGAGTACCTTGAGACGCTCGGGATTGATACCCTTGCTAGTCTCGACTCCAATGTAGCAGATGACCGACAGTGAACCCTCGTGACTACCTGCACATGAGAAGTCAGCATTGTGGACGTAGGGACGAAAGACGTCTACCGTTCCGTCCTTGTGGACCTGACAGACAGTACCGTTGTCGTACCCATCACTCCACTGGAGAGAGACGATATCGCCGAGACCGATTGAGTGTGCCATGCTTTCACCTCTCGACGTGCAGTGAATGGGAGCTAGCTAGTTGGCAACCAAGGTAGGCTCCTAGCTAGACTTGCTGGGGGCTTGACACCCCACCCATGAAAACCTACAGGAATGGTATGCGTATACCGAACCCCGATTACCGTTTTTGGGAAAACAGGTAAAACTTTTTTAGGGGTAGGGGGTATACCCAGATTCCTACAGGCCCTCCTACTTGCCCTTGACGAGCTTGTAGAAGAGACCGCCGATGAACAGACCACCGATCACGAACCATGTAAGTCCGAATGCGGGAGTGTGTTCCGTGTTGGGGACAGTGACGGCCGTTGACCCCATAGTCGCATGGCCCAGGAAGTGCACCAGGATACCCAGTGCCGCACACGTGGCCAGAATGATGACGATGACTTTACCCATGTTCGTTTCCTCCGTCGTGACCTTGGCGTTCGATGCGCCGTGAATGGGAGCTGCCGTTCCGTACCTTGTGAGTCATTGTGAGTGTGTGACTCGTTTGCTTGTTCGTGGTTGGTTGCGGCGCTTTCGGTCGCCGGCTATCCGTGAATGGGAGCCGCTTCCCTTGCACCCTCGCGCCCAGCCCGGCATAGCCTTCGCAATATGCAACGGCCATGCCAACCACCTTATCCCACACCTTCGGTCGCTTGATTGTGCGGGCGGAACCTGCTGGCATATCGTTTGCAATATGCACTGCCCATGCCAACTACCTTTCCCTACATGTACGCTAACAAAAAGCGCCCTGATGGCGCCGTGTGTGCTGTGCTGTGGTGCGGGGTAGGTGCGTTCGTATTAAAATTGGGGCCTCGCCAGGCCCCAATCCAACGGTAGGTAGCTGACGTATCCCCACATCCTAGAAGGATATGACTCACTGGTTCCTAAACCCGGAACGCTTATGTGAGAACGTTGCAGACTACGTTACCTAATTACCTTGCAGCTAGAGCCCATAGAGTCGCGTGGGCAGCACTGTAGCCAAGGATGGGCGGGACTCACTCCCGCCCGACTAAACCCAGCATCTCGATTCCTTTGGTTTGAGGGTGTCGATGAATGGGAGTCGCTACTATCTCTCTGGTTGTCGGCGCAAGTAAACAACGGTCATCAACCGTGTGATGTTACATGACATCCTCCCCAGCTCTGCTGACTTGTAGGAGGATCGTTAGATCAACTCCGTGCGTTCGTGTGAGAGTGCATGGCGCGTGCCACGATACATCTCCACCAGTAGTAGCTGATGCATGTCGCAGTAGTCTTCGGGTGACAGGTAGGTTACGATGCTACCCATCATGACTTCCCACTCACCTCTACGGAACTGGCGTACACACACCTGGTACCGCATGGGTTGCGTACGTTCCTGGTCCTCGTACCAGCATCCTACGCTTTGGATGCTGGCAAGGTTCGGTGCTACAGTCATGCTGGTTGGACCAGGTAGGAGACCACCTTCTGCGGGTCGAAGTCGCCGAGCTTCTCTTCCAGCTTCTCCTGGAGAGACTGAGCCTTGCCCTTGGGGAGGTTGCCCTGCACGAGTTTGGTCGCCGGCTCCTGGCCAGGGACAATCGTCATCTCGACCACTCGGAACGTTTGCTTGCTCATGTGCATCTCCACTTGTTGGCGGTGAATGGGAGGGTTCAGGACTCGAAGGGTTCGCGTTGCTTGCGGGCATCCTTGGGACGCCGGTTGCGACGGTCACGCATGATCTGCTTCCGCTCTTGCATGTGACCCAGGGGGTTACGCGCTTTCTGCTTGGGGAGCTTGATGACGAATGACGTTGCCATGTTCGTTGCTCTCCAGGGGGTTGTGAATGGGAGCCGAAGCGGCGATGGCATGCGGGATGCAGAGTGCAACGGGCGTGCCACCGCCTTTTGAAGAACGGCCCCAGGTATTACCCTGGAGCCATCCACCTCACGTCTGTGCGGGAGCCGGCGCAGCTTTGCCGACATCTTCCCACTTCAGGTTCATGAGGGCGAAGTGGTCGGAGAACTTCGCACCTCCGCGCAGGTCACGCTTGAACTTGTCGTTCAGCATGCAGGCCAGCCACTTGCTGGCGGTCTGACGATCCTTATCGCCGATGCGAACGGGACCGAAGCTGGCGCTCTTGCGCGTGCCGGGGATGATGACCTTACCGCTCACATTCCAAAGACCGTACGCCATGGCTGCACCTCAGGGTGAGTTGTGAATGGGAGAGAACACAAGGAGAGTTACGAGTAGCTACACTAGATTACAGTTTCACACACTCGGGAGCTAGTTAGCCCAAACGGTGTGTGACACCTGCTAGTCTTTTTACGCTCGTGTCGCCATGTTCCAGGCTTGAGCGACTACTCGGCATTCCTCCTACACAGATGGGGACATTGCCCATGCCCCCTGATAATGCCTAAAGCCCGCCTCCCAGTGAATGGGAGGTCGGGCCAGGGAGCTGGTCAGTAGATCCAGCAGTAGAGCATGTAGCCGACGGTCCACCAGAAGACGATGGTGAAGGCAAGGATGCCGACTGCACCCCAATTGACTTCTCGCTTCATGTGGGGATGAGGGTAGGGAGGTGGGCAGGGGATGGTATCCCTAGCTCCCCAGAGGTCGTACTCGTCCTCACCCTCATCCTCGACGATGACCTTGGGGAGGAAGGTAGGCACATGCATGCGGACGGTGGTGTCCTCATCATCGAAGTCTTCGGCCGGGGGATACTTGTCTGCCATGTCGAGTGACTTCATGTTGGAACCTCCGATGTTGGAATCTACTGGCTCATGAATGGGAGCCAGGGTCGCCAGTCAGGGAATCGAACCCTTACGCTACACCACCTTGGAAGGCCGAGGCGTCCCGCCCCGTTTTTCGTGTAGCACTGGCGAAGAGTCAGCCCCCTGTCCCTTGCGTACCTGTTGGTATCGGGATTGCAGGGGGCTCGCCGATGTAGGCGAATTACTTCTTGGGAACAGGGGCGAAGATGTTGAGACCGATCTTGATCTCGGGGGAACCGTCGCAGGGGACGTTGCCTTCGGTGCTGGCGACCCGAAGGGTCTTGCCGGTGGCGGACACCTGCCCACGGTAGGCGAGGTCGACTTCGATGGTGAGCTTGTCGCCGTTGCGGGTGAACTTGACGTTTTCCATGATGGTCTCTCTTTCGTTCGTTGCGGTGATTGCCTTGCGGCGTTTATCGTTTCGAGTCAGTCGTGAATGGGAGAGGGCAGAGTGTCGGGGCAGGCATCAGCGAGCGCTTGCTTGACGTGAGGGTAACACATGGCCGCACCTTTGATGGTGAGGAAGATGTTGTACTCCGTCAGATCCGTAGTGCGCAATTCTGCCACCACGTCTTCGATGCTCACGCCCGTCACTTCCAACATGCGTGCCACACGTGGCATCAGATCCGGAAGTGCGTTGGTATCGACTTCGTTGCGGCGTCTCATGCTCACTCCTTTCAGCGAGCGGTGAATGGGAGCAGCTCGGCTGGACGACTTGCGCTATGGTCATCGGGTAGGGTGACTTACATGCCCTCACATTCGGGCACGTCTTCGGGGTCTCCTAGTCACGCATCCTACATGCGCTGCGCTTGCTTGCGCTTGCTGCCGTCCGTTCGTTGCTGCGCTTCTCGCTCTCGACTGTCAGTGAATGGGAGCGGCACTCTCTTTCTTGTGTGGAGAGGCGGATCTCCGTGGCACATCGTTTGCACTCTGCAACGTCCGTGCCAAGCCGATTGCGGAAAAACGAAAGGGCCACACCCCGCCAGGTGCAGCCCTCTCTGATGTAAGTCCGTGTGTGTGTCAGAGACCGAGGCGGCTCAGCTCGCCTCGCACGTTGGAGAGCAGTGCGGTCAAGCGTGCCACCTCCACCTCGTTGCCCTCCTTGCGGGCATCGATCAGCTCCTCTGCCGTGGCCGTCTCACGTGCCGTCAGCTCGGCCACCTTGGACGCCATGTAGTTCGGCATGCCGTGAACGTAGCCGGTCATTGACCGCTCGGCCGCCTTCTGCTCCTCTCGCGAGGGACCGAGGACGATGGGCTTGCCGCTCAGCTCGCGACTGGCCTTCGCCCTGGCCGCCGTGTCTTGCGAGCCGAAGTCACGGCCGTTGTCGTAACCGCAGTAGGCGTGAATCGCCTTGATGAGATCGTTGCGCACCTCTCGCTCGTCACGCTTGACGACCGAGGTAACTTCGCCGGTCACTTCGTTGACCGTCTGGAAGGAGCGCTTGCCGGCATCGCGGCAAGCCATCAGGAAGCCTTTGGCATCCAGCGTGTTGCGGTCGGGCATCGCCACACCGAACACCTTGGGGCCGTTGTGAATGGGAGCCTTCACCTCGCCCTTGCGGGCCTCGGCCTGCTTGGCCTGCTTCTTGCTGGGCTCCGCGTTGCGGATGATGGTGGTGGTCACCTTGGTCGCCTCGTGTGCGACCTGGTGCGACGTGTGCTGCGAGAGGAGGAGAGCGATGATGTTGTCGGGCGAGAGGGAAAGGTCGGACATGGCGGTATCTCTCTTTCGTTCGGTTTGGGTTGGCGTCGCACCTTCCGGCCTGGGTAGTCAGTGAATGGGAGCCGCGCCCTTTTACCTGGCTCGCACTTACCTGGCATGGCACCTTGCATATTGCAACGACTATACCAACCACACTGTAGACAAAAGAAAGGAGAGGTAGGATGTCCTACCTCTCCCGACGAGTCGCCTGATGTCAGAAGGGAACCGACTCCGCCTTCACCTTCGCAGCATGTGAGAGCTGCCGCCAGTAGCGCGGTGTCATCTCCAGCGCACGTTGGAGGAACTTCCCCGACAGGGTGCGATACCTGCGGTGGTTGTCGCCCTGCAAGTAGTGGGCCAGTCGGTCGGCCACGATGTGAGGCGGAGTGGTCTTGTGGATGTTGAGCACCCACATCGCGCAGTAGGTGCCGAAGTCAGCGTCGGCCGCGCTGAACCCGACCCCGTTGTCGTCGATGGTGCGATGTGTCCCACGCTCCTGGTGGGTCTGCAAGCCGAAGAGTAGGACAACGGCCTTGGTGACGGCACGAGGATTGCTTGCGAGGATGGCGGAAACCTGGCTCTTGTTCATCGAATCACCTCGATCTTGGGTAAGATCAGACAGTGAATGGGAGCCAAAGACCTCTCACCTTATCCCACCTGGCATATTGATTGCTTTTTGCAATACTCATGCCATCTCTGCTATGTATTGAAATATACTACACATAATGTGATGTGATCGAAAGGAAAGAGATCATACTACATGTAGTTGGCATAGATTGCATATTGCAAAGGCTATGCCAAAGCCCCATTATACCCCTACTGGAAAAGTGTGGGCCATTGTCGTGCGCGGTGGCAGTTCGCCTCCCAAATAGGGGTCTAACAGCTATCAAGTGACCATCAAGTGACTATCTGGGGCAGTTAGAGTGTGCTCTGGTATCCCATATGGACGATATGGGTGTCCTATTAGCGTCTATTCAGGATATAGGTACGACAAAACTAGCAAATATAAATTAGGTATTTCTCAAAGCATCTTATCGCATTATAAACATATGTTTTTGCAGTTAGGCATACGCTTGGGCTATAATGGCATACAGGCAGATTGTACCCTCTCTCTCTCTTTTACTCTCTCACTTTCTCAATAGCAGGAGATTCAACATGCCAACCTATGTTCCTCTAGTTAGACAAGCCTATGATTACAGTTGTGGGGCAGCATCTTTAGCTAGTTGTTTATACTATTGGGGAGTTTGGTCAGGGCGCGAACCAGAGTTATACCCATTACTTGGAACAAACTGCGATGGTACTTCTGGCTATAGCATTATAGAACTAGCAGTATCTTATGGGTTAGAAGTGTTGTATCGTAATAACCTAAAGATAACTGATCTTAAAGAGTATTTAGATTCTGGATACACATGTATTCTTAATATTCAAGCTTGGGGTAATTACGGGCCTGATACGGACTTCTCGGAGGTCTGGGAAGACGGTCATTACGTGGTCCTGGTTAACCTTATAAATGGTTTTGTGGACCTAATGGACCCCAGCGTGGCTGGGCGGTATGCACGTCTCTCTAGCAGCCAATTTGAGGCTCGCTGGCATGACTGGTCGGATGATGGTTGTAGTAGGGAGTATCATACGGCTATACTCTTAAGAGGTGAGAAGGTAATTGATGCAACTCAGCCATTGTTAATTGACGCAATAGGTTATAAAGATAGTAATATAAATTACTGATTATACAATGTATAAGAAACATTTGAGTAACGGTTTGGTATGTATTCTTGTATCTTTGTAATCTTGGGTTGCCAAGTACGGTAGCCTACTGAACCTCGTCGGGGTTTCATGAAACGTTATTTCAGTTTGCTACTATTAGTTATTTTGAGTGTTACTTTAGGCGGCTGTGCTAGTTTAAAAGACTCTGGGGTAATACCTAAGTCGAAGCTGAGCGCACACGATTTAATCATACAGGAAGGTGGAGCCACTGTTGCATTGATGGGATACCACGACGATAAGGAGACCACTATTACTACTGGTTATCGTCCATTTTGTACTGGAGTTTGGGTTGATGAGACTCACATTCTCACAGCTAATCATTGTATTGAGGGAGAGCTTGAATGGCAGCAGGAGAGGCTTGACAAGCGCAAGGAAGGCAGCAATGATGAGCCTAAGAGTCTTCAAGAGATGCTTCAGAAGCTATTTGGTGGTGGCAGTGGAGGACCACAAGAGGCTGACAAGGTAGAGAAGAAGGGTCTTAAGATTCACTACATTGTAGAGAAGGAAGTTATGGGAGTTGCGGCCGAGCCATCTGGCTGGCATTTGAGCAAGGCGGTTGCATTTGATGAAGCGCATGATTTAGCGTTACTTGAGGCGCAGGGAGATTTAGTACCGGCACACAAGGTAGCTCGTATTGCTAGTGAGACACCGGCACTTGGCGAGCATGTTAATGTAGTTGGTCATCAGACTGGATTATACTGGACGTACATGGGTGGTCAGGTTGCTGCTTACCGTGATGCTGATCATTACAAGCGTTTGAGTGCTGGCAAGGATGATGCTAGGGGACCATACATGCAGGTACAGTCACCAATTTTCTATGGTAACTCTGGTGGTGGATGTTTCAATGATTATGGCGAGTTAATTGGCATTGCGGTTCGTATTACTCGTGCTCCAGAGGTTGGATTCTTTGTACACCGTGACACGATTGCAAGTTTTTTGGACAGCAACAACAACAAATCGGTCAAGAAGTAAGTAACCTTATTTTAGGTGTTATCATGAAGATGACTGCTATTGTCTTATTAATAGTTGTTATTATTGCGGCTATTATAGTTGGTTGCGCTGGTGTTACATTAAATCCTAGTAATCCTAAGCTAGGTTTGTATCATTACACACATGTACCGGTCTTTGAGGAGGCTCCTATTAGGGAGATACCGATATGGATTGATATTAATTTTGGGGAAGCTGACAAGTTAGCTATTGACGATGCTATTAACGCTTGGAACTTTGCTATGAATGGCTATGTTAAATTGAAGGTAGTTGATACTAAGTTTGATATGGAGATTGATAAGATAGTTACTCAGGTGAATAGTGGCGGGTGGTTATTCTTGAAGGTTGACAGTAAGAACAAGATGGTACCGATTAACGACAAGGGTTATTGGACCATTGGTTTTTGCGAGCAAGTTGGTGGACATCACATGTACTTAGTACGTGATAGACTTGGGAATGATGATGTTTATGGTGTGACATTACATGAGATTGGTCATTTGATGGGATCGGGTCATGTGGGTCAGAGGTTGATGTATCCGCATTATAGTCGAGCCAGGTTTCAGTGCATTGATTATGATACCATGGTTAAGGTATCTGCTTTCTTTGATTTGGAGCTTAGGAACTTGAACTATTGTGTGGATGGGGAGCCAGTTAATAGCAGTCAGGTACCTGATGGTGGACCTGTGTTGACTAACTGTCCTAACTAACTGAACAGCAGGTATATCTTTAGCTTTTCTTTGAAGTTAGCTGGGGTGAACCTAACATGGAATTGGAAGCTCAGGGCGATATCATGCACCCTGGGCCTTTCCTTTTTGTTGTATTGGTAGATAGAAGTCCAGTGGTTTGGGTGGTCATCCATATAGGAGACGGAGTATTCGGTATCTTTGATATTGCAGACCAGGACATGGAATCTATCGAAGTATTTGACATTGCATGGGTCGCAGTGGGCGATTCTGTTTTCTGCCAGTCCATCGGGCAAAGAGCCTTTTGTGATTAGGCGACATGGTTGATTGCAATAACGACAAATCATAGGAAAGTCAACATAGTTTGTACTTTAGATTCGATATTACTTGGGGAGACATTTGCTAAGTAATCTAGAGTTAGCACAACTTCATGAAAATAACCTGCTTGTAGGTTATTGGGATCGACGGGATTAGTTTGTTTTAGTTCAGTTGTTTTGGATTCTTGCCATAGCCTGACGATGTATTTACGATCTTTAATTTGGACCCAGAGTTCGATGAAGTTAAGGATATCATTTTCGTAGAAGAAGGTGGCATAGCAAGGCAGGCAATAGTGCTGGGATTCGATTCTATTGTTGGAGCAAGGTTTTTGGCAGAAGAGACAGTTCATGAGAATAGTATATACAGTTTGAGTTTTTCTTCTGAAAGAGATGGATTAAACCAATCGGGCTGGTTGGTGACTTTAACGTTGAAGTGTTCTTTCCAGCCGCATTCTTCGCCGTAACTTCTTACCTTTAGGTTCATAGTAGTTGGATTGAAGTCTATTACGTAATGGAACATGCCATGATTAAATTTGGTGTTTCTATCTATGGGGATACGCAAAGTAGCTTCTAGCAAAGAGCCATCGGGATGGTAAGTTTGTTCTATCAGACAGGTATTACATCTGTACCGGTACATAGTCATATTGTTTTCTCTTTTAAAACCGCTGTTTTCTTGCTTGCCATTACAGAATCGACATTTAGGGTTCATGAGAATACGATTAGTGTCTTTAGTCTATCCACAGTCACAGTTGATGGGGTTAGATTATGGGGCAGGTAGTTGAGAGTCATGACGATGGTGATGTGCTCACTTAATCTACCTTGTGGATAGTGTCTAACTTGGAAGGTTTGGTTATGGGGATAGAAGCATAGTTTATAGGCACCGACCATAAAGTAATAGCTTGCTGGCTGTCCTGTTTCTAGGAAGTCTTGTTCTGAGGCACAGTAACCACAAGAGTAGCTATCCACCTGCTCGTCTTTGTAGGGACCAGTTGAGATATGAGTTGGGATATGGGTACAGCTCCAGGTCATACGACGATGGCAGAAACGGCAAGTTGGATCGCTCATGAGAATGTTAGTAGGGTTTTAAGTTTCCGGAAGATAGCTTCGCCTTGCAGTTGGCCTTCTTTATTTGGTTTGAATGCCAGGAAGCGTTTGATTTGCAGGGCGGTTTGGTAGTTCCAGGGTTTGGGTCCGTTTTTGACCATGAAGTGGGTTGATTTGTTATGGCGGAAGCCATTGACTTTATATCTACGTTGGATAGCGTCTTCGAAGAAGATGGTATACTCGGTGATGTTCTGGAGTTCTTTATCATAGACAACACGGCAATGGACGTCAGGGCATTCCAGGGTCATGGTGGTCTTTGGATTGGGGATTGGGCCGACATCTGGGACATCCCAGTCAATCTGAGTTAGTTCTTTATTGCACTGATGGCATTTCAGAGTGGTAATCATATGAAGGCTCGGAGGGTTTTGAATCGGTGATACATTTTGACAAAGGCTTCAAAGGTTGGGTTGACTTTGTCTTCGTAGATAAGGTTGAAGGTGGTTATATCGGAGTTTTCGCCGGGCTCTATGGTAAAGACGGTAATGCTTTCACCCTCTACGTAGTGGATTCTAAAGGGCGGGATGATGGCGTGGTAATCTGGATACCAGCCTTGTCTAGTCGTGCGTTGGTAGTGGCACTGGCGTCTACCTGGGGCGGTGTCTACATAGGTTGGGCAGTAGAAGTCATCGGTATCTGTATCAGCCAACAGAGAATTGGAGTCTCGTTCGTCCTTGGATAGGTGGACTGGCTTATCGCAGAAGGGGCAGGTAATCATGAGAACAGCAGATATAGTCTGACCTTTTCATTGACGTTGGACGGAGTGATGTTATCAGGTATTTTGGGGAGGTTGATAATTCGTTTCAGTTGACTTATTGGTCCTCCCAGGATACGGGCGGGGAATTCTGTATGTTCGAATCTCATTTGGAAAGTATAATGTTTTTCATTGATGACGGTATACAGATTAATATGTCCATCGAAAAATTCGGCGCCACATTTACGACAAATCCAACTGGAGACATTGCATTCACAGATTTGGTTACAGTAATGACAGTTCATGAGATAGGGATTCATGCGCGAATTGGGGCGGTTAGATCGGAATGGAGTGTGTTGCCGCTTAGGTGAAGGCAATTAGGTGGTGTAGTTTTCTAGCTAATGTTAATGCGTTATTAGGATTAGTATCTGGGAAGACTCTAGGAATATGCAATGGAGTTTGGTGTAATGGTGAATTGGGATTGACCAACCAAACTGTGGTGATTTGCTTTTCAAAATCTATATTGAGAGCATGATAGGTATCATCTCTAAACTTAAAGGTGTAGTAGTAAGTATGCCAAGGGGAATCTAATGTGTGGCCAGTTTGTCTGGATATGAAGTTAACCTGGCAATCCTTGCAATCGGATTGATACATTTGGATTCGGAGTTGGGCGTTACAAAATGGACAGTTAATCATGAGAAGGTTAGGATGACGGCCAGTTTATCTTTAATGTTTTGGGGAGTGATGTTACCATTAACATTCAACTCCATGACAAACTCTGATTTAACAGCATCTTCATAAACATCATTAATGTAAGGGGTTAGTTTATAGATGGATAGTAACGGTGGATCTTTGCTTCCCTTTTCTGTATACATCTGCATGACTTCAAACCAATAACCATTATAAAAGGCCAGAATAGCAAACCAATCTTGTTGTTCATTCTTTTGCCTAACGGTAGCTGGACAGTTATGACATTCCCAAGTGCAGTGTGAATATTGAGTATCTGAGTCAGGTATAACATCTTCATTGGGAAGCATTGGAGCCTGGCAAAATCTACAGTTCATCATGATAATAGAATCAATAGCTTGATACGATCCCTTAGTTTATCTTCTTTATCTGTATGCAAAGCTGGGATCCTCATAACTGTTTTAAAGTAGTGCTTTTTAGATCTCTTATATTGAGAATCTACTGAAACCTGAGACTCGCCTTTCCAGGTGATGACTCTAAAGGGCCAAACAAAGATTCTTGTTTTATCGCCCACCACAGGATACTCTCGGTAATGATTGACAATCTTACCATCTGGCAACCTAATGACTTTGGGGCAGAAGACATCTGGAGCCCGGCCATAGCAATCTTCTAGAGATTGCGTGACTAGTTCATGTTCTTCACAGATAGGACATTTCATGAGAATAATAGGTAGAGTTTAATCTTCTCGCGCACATTGGCGGGAGTGATGTTAAGAGTTGGTAGGCATAGAATCTCTTCCGTCGTTCCATATAGCATGACGCTGGTATTTCCTGCCTTCATATTCAATCTAATATGATAGGTTTCGTTGTCAGCTATTACTAGACCGCGATTAGAGAATCCTGTCTTTGGGAGTGTAGTATATGTTACCTCATCCAAATAGATATGAGCGTACCGATAACTACCATCAGTTTCATAGATGAACGAGACATGATAGATATCATGAGTTTTGGTACAGTGATCACAGGATTTGGACCGCAGGCTTTTGAATGGACCAGGGCTATTATCTGGGTCTTGTTCTACTTCATTTTGGCAGTAATAGCATTTCATGAGAATAACAAATACAGTTTAATCTTTTCTTCTGCGGTATCTTGCGTCAGATTCTCTGGGATATTGGGTAGTTCTAGGACGGTGTACCATCGATACATAATTGAGGTATCTGATTCAATATCCATGTAAATCTTTTGAAGTTTGGCGGTGTTATCTTTAGTGTTGCAGTAAATGCGATACCTATCCCACTCGACTACATAGTCTCCTGGAGTAATAGATTCCCAAACGATATGTTCTTCTTTACATGACATACAATAGTAACTGCAAGTAAACGTGGCCGTGTGCATTTTGGGGCGGCCGATTTCTTTAGCACAAGATGGACAGATCATGCGAATAACGCTAGAGTATGAAGCTTCTCATCTACCTTGTCCAACCATTCCCGTGCTTGGGTGGCCGTCTCATATCGAGAGTTAGCCATCTCTTCTAGTTCATGGGTTGGAATCCTGCTTGACGGCAAGTTATCCACTATTGGCATAGCTGTTCCCTTAGCGGCCATCTCTTTATGAGAGTAGAAGTGTACGATATTAGGATAGAACCCTGTCTCAAAATAGACGTAGACGTTGAATCGGGGCGTATCAAACGTGATATACCTTAGCTTATCGCTATCGAAATCTCCTTCAAAATACTGATGGTACTTCATGGAGCATCGGTCAGAACAATAGGTCTCATGCCAGCTCTCGTTCTGTTTGATGCGAGATAGATAACATCCGCAATATGGACAGTTCTGCAATGGCTTCATAGGAATACCATATAGAAAGCGAACTTCTCATGAATGTTAGTTGGATTGACATTCATAATTTTAGGGAACTTGAGAATCATTGGGTCTTTTCCTTCCCTAGCTATAGATGTTCCCAAGTCATGAATGTAGGAGATATTCTGGATGTAGTTGTTGGTCCACAGATAACACTTCTCATTCTTATCTATCATGAACGTGGTCTTGACTGGGCTACCATCTTTGTGAAGGTAGTGAAATGAAGTTAGGACGGGGCAATGATTGCAATCATATACCTCAATATCTTTATCATTTTCGTTATGAGAGAAGCGCAATGGCTTCTTACAGAATTCACAGTTCATGAGAATACAAGATAGGTTAGGAGTTTCTCTTGGATGTTAGATGGCAGCAGATTAGGGAACAGGAAATTGAAATCCTTAGCGATTACAATCGTATCCTCTGGGTCTTCTGGTAACATATCTATTCTGGACCGATTCTCTCTGAGGAACTGTCTCAATACAAATAGCTTGCCTTTGATGGTAGTGTACATGTTGATAGTATCGATACCAGCAAAGTTAGCACTATAAGTTTGTTGAAACGCTACCTTACATGGTAAGCACTTCCAGTAATCAGTCCAATCGTCCTTAAGGGATAGATAGGAGCATTGCTGGTGGCAGTAGGGACATTTGTATTCAGGCGTCAGGCTAGTATTAGATACATGCGCTTGTTCCAATGAGTAGAACTCTTCTCGGCATCCTATACACTGGTATGATGTTTTAGTCTTTTCTCCATCCATTTGATTATATAAAAAGTCAACGGCTTTAACTATCAGGTCAGCATTGCATTGAGGGCAAGAGTACTGTAGTATTTCGATTTTTCTCATAAAAATAATAGCATGAAGCGGAGTTTACGTTCTATGTTTTCTGGAGTGATTGGCGGGAAGTGTTCACTGAATGTCTTGACCAGCTTCATCTTCCTATTGGGGCGCACTCCTGGTTCTCCTGGCTCTCCTACATACCACAGATAAGCAGTAGCTCCACCTTCATTCAATGTCCATCTATACGTTCTAGTATTGATGATAGTATATAGATGAATGCTATTGGAGCTTGACCATTTGACGTATTCTGCTGCGCAATTATAGCAATAGTGAACATCGAATGTATGAAAATTATTATCTCCATTACCGCCCTTAATGATGAGCGGAACGTAGGCAGCTTCTTCTTGGCAAAACTTACATAGCAATGTCATAGGATGGAGGGGCCACATTGTAAAGGTGGTCCAGCAAACTTTCTTGTGGTTGAGCTGTGACAAAAGGAAGTTCCATTAGGAACTGCCACTTAGTTTCTCCCCATAGATAAACCCGTGACTTACCTGCGTTGGCAAAGTTATCAATAGCATATGGGAAGACATAGAGATGCTGAATGGTTTGTTTGCCATCTGTCTCTACTTCATAGTGCGAAATATTGTTATTACCATCTGTAATCTTAGTTGGACAGAAGTAGGTAGTTACTCCGGACATTAGTTTTATTTGGAGAACATTATTGCACAGAGGACATTCATGGGTCGCGAATCGCATTTAGTTTATTCCCTATCTTCAGGAGAATGTAACCATCAGCTTTAGCTTGTCAAGCGTGTGGTCGAAATTTGTAGGATTGAGCCATAAAGGTCTAGCTATCTTAATCTCATTAGTTAGCATACAGCTCTCTAATCTATAGATAAGACAGCCATTGTCACTAACTTTGACATAGAAGCTGCCTAAAGCATACTCTTGCCAACATACACTACCTTCTTTATCAGTTCCGCAAATGTATCTAGGGAAATCATTATTAACCATACACTCAATTGAGTAACAGGTATACCGATAGAAGAAATCAAGTTTGGTTCTTTCACCAACATTCATATCTTGTTTACAGAATAGACAATTCATGAGAATACTACGTAGAGGCTTACACGTTCTTTTAGTTTTTCTAAATCAGGGAAGTCTGGTTCAATCATCTTAGGAACGTTGATATACTCGTACTCACCATCTTTGACGCAGGAGATGCGACACTTTTGGTTTACGTAATCAATCTCCAAAAAACGAGAATACTTTGAGTTGAGGGACAACCTAAGGAAATCTACTTGTTTCGTGGCCTTATTAACCCACATGTCAACGATATGATTGTGACCTTTTGAGCAGATACGCTCAGTATAATCACCAGTCTGATCGATGAAGTAAATGTGTTTATTTGTATGGTGGCTTGTTCTTAATTTATTACCACAAATCGGGCAGTTCAGGACGTCATCCATACAAAGTATATAACTGCGCCCATACCACTCCTTTATGAGAAGACCAGATAAGTTTTTACTTTCTCAACCAGCTTTTTATAGTTGGATAGATCGGGTTCGAAAAATGGAAGCACCATCACTTCCTTATCCTTTTTCATACCTTGAATCCATACGGCTCCTAATAGGAATAGCCATACAGCTTGAAGCCCATTACCAATATCAATAGCTAATTGAGTTACCTCATCATCTTCAACTAGTATTACTATATTGTGGTTAATTCGACGAGTGCATGTTTTGGTAACTCGTGTGTTGAGGTCTTCAGCGGGTGGAAAAGTATTAAGTAATGGGTCGCCACATACGGGGCAATTGATGGGCGGTTTCATCCAAACACCAGCATAGTTCTAATCTTGTTTTTCAGCACTTCTATATTTTGGAAGTTAGGAATGACCACTTGATTGATACGTATCCTATTAGCAGACTTAGACCATACCTCAGAGTATTGTTCATCATAATGAATTTTCAAACATAGCCGCTCGCTATTATCTTGAAACCGAATGCGAAGCTTAACTAGTCTATTGTCTTTAATACGCCAAGAGAAGTGATGATCATCTGATCGATTACATGAGTAGTCAATGTACATGATTTTATGATGCATCTCCATCTCTTTATTACATACCAGACAATCAAATTTTTCCATGATGGACACCTATAACATGGCAAGTATATGGCATACTATCAAGGAAGTATGACAGCCATTCGATCACATGAAGAACCTCGTATCGTACTCGATTTCAGTCACGGTAAGAGTTCGAAAAACAAGATAAAGCGCGAGTTAGACCATTGTAGTTTAGCAAGCTTGGAAGAAGCTAAAGAGAACGAGATTACTCTCTATCGTAACACCATTAAAGTTGGTATGTACAGTATCAAGATTCAATTACCATATGATTTAGTCGGCCCTCGCAAGCTAAAAGAATTCAAAGATTTCGAGATTGCTATTTATGATAGTTTAGAACCCAAGGCTAAGCGCATTGACCTTAAGAGAGATTCTAGATTCAAAGGGCAGGAGTGGGTTTTACATAACTCTTTCGGTAACCTTAAGATGAAGCATCTATTGGATGCCGTCTGTTACTGTAAGAGGCTAGACCGACTCAAAGCATTCTTATGAGAAGAGTGTATACAGCTTAAGTTTCTCTAGTAACTGAGGTACGCCGGTTACGTTCTTTAGGTTAACTGCTGGAATTTGCAGTCTTGTTCGTATTACATCGTCTATCGTATTCTCAAATGTTGAGTGATAAACCTGAGTATATGACGATGTGAAGTAAGTATTTACATGCCAGAACTCTTTGTCATCATGCCAATAGACAAAGTCCGTTGTCAGATTAACATCATAGTTACCCTGGATATCTCCAAATAGGGTAAAGCCATACTGACAGGTCTGGTCCTTTAGACTATCTAAGGTGGTACCAAAGTTAGTCATGGTGGTTAACCCGACGCTACGTGACTTGAGGATAATTTTACCATTACCTGGGGCAGTGACGTGCATGCCGCGCAATGGATGGTATTGACAGCGCTTCTGAATAAAGACCGGACCAGCATGAATCTTGTAGTCACGCTTGTTACGCTCATACTTACCATCAAAACCAAAGCTTAGACGAACGCCATCTTTATGTCCTGAGCGTATCTGGAGTCCTTCATCATTCTGAGTTATAGAGAGTTTAGGATATTCCTTGATTCGCATGACCAGCGGACGGTCACATATCAGGCAACTGTCTCGGTAGCTCAATATCTCTTGTAAATTCATGAAAATGTTATATACGTCTTCATTTTCTGGATGAAGTGCGCCTTATCCTTAAATCTGTATTTTGGTATCAATGGCAATTCTAATTGAAATGGTGAAAGTGGTCTGATTTTGTCAAGTCTATCAACAATCAGATTACTTTTCTCTGCCATAAAATGTGAAGTAATCTGGTATACGCTATCCCCATCATGTACCATTAGCCTCTCAGTGCTAATGCCAACGGCCGCTACATAACCCTTATCGATATTGAAATCTAAATACTGGCTTTCTATCTGCGTATAGCACCTATCACATGTAGTTGATAAGAACAACTTACGGCTGGCTAGATACTTTGTCAACCCCTGCTGACTATTAGTTAGTATTTTATTAGTTTTATGGAAGATGTAGAGCTTTAGAGCGTCAGTATTGGCGTATTTGATGATTAAATCTACCTCTGTATAGGTAGGGGTAACCACGGGGCGCAAGTATGAGATGTCCGCCTTGGTCTCTAAATCCAGAAACCCAATACGAAAATTGATTTGATTACCACAACTGAAACAAGGATTATTGTACGTTATGAAGTCCTTGATGGTGAACTTCCTCATACTCCTTATGCGATTTTATCATATTCCTGTAGGTAGGCAATCATAAATCCTTGAATGTCACCATCTAACATACTATCAGCATCATTAGTTTTAAACCCAGTACGCTCATCCTTTACTAATTGATAAGGGGTCAATGTATAAGTCCTAATTTGATTGCCAAATGAAACCTCGGAAATAGATGCTATATGCTTATCCATCTCGGCTTGCTTCTTTTTCATTTCGATATCATACAAGCGAGCCTTAAGCATCTTCAAAGCTGTTTTCTTATTAGATAATTGATCTCGTTCCGTTCTAACTAGAATATTAATACCAGTTGGTATGTGTTTCAATCTGATAGCACTGGCCACCTTATTAACGTTCTGTCCTCCTGGGCCACCTGCTGTCTGTGCTGTAATCTCAATATCCTTATCATTGATAACAATGTCAATTGTATCTTCAATATCGGGCGAGACTTGAACACCAGCAAATGATGTCTGTCTTGCATCGGCAGCATTGAATGGAGAATTACGAATAAGACGATGAACTCCCGACTCAGACTTGAAGAAACCATAAGCATATGGGCCATCTACTCTAATAGAAACAGAGTCAGTACAAATAGAGCTGTGTTCTTCAGATGGCTTCTCGTCAAGCAACTCTACTTTGAAATCTTGGCTATCGGCATATCGCATATACATACGCAATAGCATTGTAACCCAGTTAGCTGCCTCTAGACCGCCAGCACCAGCATTAATAGAGATGATGGCAGGAGTATCGTCTACAGGGTCCTGCATCATCTGTTTGAATTCCATATCCGTCATCTCTTGAAGGAGGCGTTGGACATCATCAAACATAGTATCAATTTCATTACCTGCTAACTGCGCAAACTCCGCATTGAAAGCGGCCTGTTCTTGGAAAGACTTTAGTTTGCTTAAAAGGTCTGCAAGCTTAGTGCGCTCCTTCATTAGGGCAGCAGCTTTGCGAGTATCATTCCATAGGTTAGGATTGGTACTGACTATCTCATCTATTTCTTCCAAGCGCCTACGGTGCTGTGCCTCTGGAATCATTGTGCCCAGAGCTTTGATCTTTTCTTGGCAGGCGTATATTAGTTGTATGGTATTCATGAGAATGTTACTATCGTTTGTATTCGTGTTATTAATTTTTGTTTATCCATAGTAGTGAAGTCTACTAAGGCTATCTCAATAGGTTTCGCATCTGAATTGTTCCTAGAATAGATGCGTGTCTTCTGACCATGCCAATCATTATGGATAACATAATTCTTAACTCTTACACCTTCTAGAAGAAGTTTAAATGGCTGAACTGACCACATACCTTGGACAGGATGAACTTTCTTCAGCTTTATATAATGCCCACATAGGTGATAGTTCAAACCACATTTCTTGCTAGGACAATAAAGCTCCATATAGGGCCTATAATCCTCAAAGGTTTGCTTGATTACATGATCATCTATGGCTGGCAATTCGCCATTAGTGTAGTTATCAAATATAAGGACATTTTTAGTAGCATCGATAAAAACATCAGCATTGATTTTAAAGGATGGTGTAGTATGTTCTATCTTGAAATCAATCCTACTATCTTTTAGGGGAGCATTAATGATTGCTAAACCAACTTCATTAAGGCCAACGAAATTAGTTAAGTGGGCACGTAATGGTGTTTTACAAAATACACATTCCTCCTTGAGTTTGGTAAACTCAAGGATGGACTCAAATTTATCTGTCATGTCTTCACAAAAATACGAGGAGATTCTTGATACGCCCTACAGTCTTCAGTGGATTCTGAAGGTCCAGAGGAACGAGCGGAAGCTCTACCTTGTCTAGTGCGCCTCTCGCACTGGAGAGGTGAGTATGAAACGTGGACATTTCTGTCTTTTCGGTTGTATAGATGTTCTTAATCTCATACAATTTAGTGCCCTCTTCAATTGAAGCGGACTCTGAATTAAGAACTAACGCTATAAGTTTGCCGTGCTCAAGTGAAATATGTACTTGAATCAAATAAGAATACTTACTGCAAACATCACAAGATATGTTCAGACGGCGGATATCAATACCTTTAGACGAAAGATCAGATAAAGATGAGCCTACGTATTGACTTACCATACCTCCAATAGCGGGTAGGTAATTATAGCTAGATGTTTGACGGCATTCTATAATGTTATTGTTATAGCAATCAACAGTTAGAGTTGTTAATCCAAACTTGAGATAAGCTTTAATCGAATTCTCATCATAAGCCATATCCCATCCTGTCGACATCTTGCCGGAGCAGAAAGGACACTTAGAATGGTATTGAAGTACTTCGAATAGGTTCTTAAATTGTTTCATGAGGATGCAGAGTCTTCGTAGAATTCATCGAAGATATCTCGTGTCAATCCAGCATCAATTAGGATGGGGCGGCCATCTTTGGTTCCCCAAGAAGAAATCCTGGCAATGTCACCAGGTAGGAGCTTGAATCGTTCACCGATATCTCGTAGCTCCTTATATATGTCCGTCTTCGATACCTTCTCAAACTCTTTAGGTTTTTCAATATCTTTGTTACCGGATACGTCCTTAAGGCCATAACGCAGAGAGTCTCCGAAATCCTCAAATTTGAGGCCGGTCATCTGCTCGAATTCCTTCTCGGTTATCTTATCTAGGTAATGGGTTTCTAACCAAGCATCATTTTTGGATGAACTGATGATTTGGTTTAGATACTTGGACTTCATCTCAGGATTAGCTTCCGCCTTATTCTGAGCGATGCCTTTGTCATTCTTAGCCAGTTTAATGATGGTTTTGCTCGGTGTCAAGTAGACGATGCGCGATGAGCCCGAGGATAAATGTTTAAGATTACGCTCCGCATAATTCTTGCGGGCATTGTAAGTTTCCAAACCCTCGATGTTCGATAATACTACCTTCAAATCATCTGAATCAGATGGCAGCTCTTCACCCACAGCTAGGGAATAGAACATATTGGCAAATCTAAGTAGCTTGTTCGGGTTCATGTGATAAATGCAAAGTTATTAATATTGCGATATATTAAAGAATATATGTCCATGAAATCACTTACAGACCAGGATTACCTGGAACTCATTCAAAAGTTAGTAGACTCACAATATGATGAGGCTATTGATGATTATGATATTACCAAGATGGAGTGGGCACCTTCTGAACCTGAAATTAAACAAAAGATTCATCAAGCTAGCTCGGCCGGCATGATTGACCTTACAACCGTCAAATCCAGTAAGATAAAAGAAGAAATTCTCAAATGCACTAACCTAAGGGTTGGGTCATTCAAGATTAGAATCAAGCGCTATAACGGCGTTCCGAGCCAGCAAGGCATGCAGATGACGGTAGACATGGAAGTCTGGGAGGAACGCACCAAGACACCGTCTGGAATGCCTTGTAAGATTGATTATCCTATGATCTTTGTGAAGGATAATAGGTTTATTAATAGACCTTGGTTGAAGTACTTTGACCAAGGAAACTTTGGCACCAACATACCAATCGATACTGCAGTAGAGATTGTGCGTTGGATGCAGGCTGTTAAGAAACTATCTGCATTCCTTTAAGCAAAAGTTATTAGGTTATTCAGCCTCTTTGTTGTTTCTTCTTTGGAAACAAATGGAATGAAGGACAATGTCTTTTCAGAACGGGCATTAGGTAGTGTATAGTCTAAACGGGCATACATCTCTGAGTCAGCGCGGTACCAGATCAGGTTCGATTTGGGCTCCAGTATATGAAAGTTACTCAGGTGCATTATCTTGAAGCCTCCATCGGTAGGCAAAGATAAGCCAAACGATTCATAGGCTACCTCTATACCATCCCACAATTCAGTATCCATCTTCTGGGTCTTGAAATTAAGGCTGAAAGGCGTAGAGCTTTTACTATACCTATTACAGAAAGTACATCGTCTATAGAACTTACATCCTCCCATGTTCTTATGGAACTCTTTGAACTTATCTATTAGGTGCATGGGTACTTGCTCGTAGTGATCCCACTCTGAATAGAACTCAACCATGAAATGGTTGCTATCCATATCAAACGAGTAGCCTATCTCATAGTCTGGCTGATTAACTCGCAATGCCTTCATTACAAAAATTGCCACAAATCTATTATCTATTAGCTTTACTTTTTGCTTGCGATTAGAAATGAACTGTGTTACTAGTGCAGTATCACAAATAGGGCAGTTGGTACGTTGGTCAATGAACTCTCGAAGATTCATTGAACATCCTTACAGGCTCTAGCGCCCGTTTCATACCAACTGAATCCTGCACCATGAGCAGTAGTCATGGGGCGACTAGCATTACGTACATGCCAGATATGACCGCCCATTAGACCACTCTTACAGTTACCAGTAGTTTTACTAATACACATATCTTGACTACTTTCATTGACAACCCATTCATCGATGTTACCTGACATATCATGTACACCATAATCGCTCACACAACTCGCCATAGATCCAGAAGGAACTAATAGGGCACGAAGCTTAGCTGAAGTCTCATCGTTAGGATTTTTGGATTGGAATACGTCAATGTTTGGATTATGGTTATCGAAGTTACAAATCTTACTATCACGATGGAAACCATCTCCATACGGTAGTGGATGTGTGTTGGGGCCTTCTGCCGCCAGCGTCCATTCTTTATGGGTACACAGGCGCTTACCTACAGAGTTTACAGCCTTCTCTGCATCGAAATAAGTCATCCAATCTTGAGGGACTGTACCTGGTTTATTGGGCCATTCGTATTTATCTATACAGAAATGTAAATGTACTAGCTTATCTGATAGACATGTGCTAGGGTTTTTATACTCCCCACAGGCCAGATTAATATCTCCTGGGTAATGACGAGTACCATCCATGTCTATATTGTACAAACACTCTGTCTTTAGATTGGTACAGTAATCGCCTTGTACCTCTATCATATCACTGGGACACGCGTGCGATCGATCTTCGTTCCGCCGCCATGAAATTTCCGCTTTTTCTGGCGGAGCACCTGTTTTATTTGTCTCAATTTTGAGACCGTCCGCCTTATCATCTGTAGAAACACCCGTAAACGCTACAATTAAAATCCAAGAAAATACCATCTTGTACGATTTCATGCTACACCCCTACGCTCACACCACTATCAATAGTATAACCACAGTCGTACGGGCCGCAACAACTAATTGATCGATTATACCGCGGATCGATCTGATCAACTTATACTACTTCCCCCATAGATCCCCCATGCGTTTGTCGAGATCTAGTTTGTTATGATCGCAAATAAAAATGGCGATGATTTTTAGTCATCGCCATCTAAGTCTAAGTGTGTATGTCTGTCGAACTAACTGACCTGACAGGGACGCTTACCGTACTGTCCAATACTATTAAGTTATTGTCTTGGTGGTAATTTTGCTGCGCGAATAGCTTCTTGATCAGTCATGCGGGCGTTCTGTGGGAACTTCTTAGCGAAGTAATTCTTAACAGCCTCTAATGCTTTTCTAGTTTCTCTTCCGAGTTGTCCATCAGGTTTCTGTGCCGCTGGGTTAGGTACAAGTCCGGCTTCTTGAATTGCGAAGTTGAATACTGCTTCTTGATCGGCTGGGTTAATCGATGGTAGTCCTGGTCTACCTTGAATGTTCACTTCTGGGATAGTTACTTTACCACTACCGACATCTGGTGATTCCTCTGTTGGAATGCTTTGTTTCCATTCATTTAGTGCTGCAATTTGTTTGTCTGCTAATGTGATAACATTGGTTGCGGCAGGCAAAACTGTATTAATCCAAGTCCTTCTAACATCATCACTTGCATCACGCAAGTTTTTATTGACATATGCTAACTGAGATGCATTAGTTTTTACTTGATTCAATACATCTAGGTTAAAAGCTGATTCTGGATATTTAGACAACACTGTAACATTGGATGCGTATGGGGCTACTGAAGCTGGAAAGCCTCTGATTCCGCCTAAGTCTTCACGCTTTTCAGCACTAGTATTTAACCATGCAGCTAGTGCTTGTGCTAATGCATCAACGGCGCCTTTTACATCACTACCACTGCTTGGTAATTGTTGTGCTAAAGCACTCAAAAAAGATTTACGATCTGAATACAAAGCTAGTCTTTCAAAAAGAGATGCTCGTTTGAGTAAATCATCGTTCTCTGGCTTCCTAGAGGACGCCATTTTCTCGTAGAATTCTACTCTCTTTAGTAATTTATCAGCTTTAGACATTCTGGGTTCCTTTTCAGCAAATACTATTGATTATACACCATTATGACCAGAAATGTTATTTACGGTGGATAAAATCCGGATTATGATATTCGTTATCGCAATTTGGAGCGTGGATATTACTCTGTTTAATGCCCTGGTTATCGATTAGTCCACAATTACAACCACATTTACAGCTACCGCCACAACCTCCACAAGTCCTAATTCCGGAGAAAGTATGACAGCAATCACAATAGAATGGATAGTTACAACTATTGCAATGTGGCATGGTATAAAATGGCAGAATAACTACGTTAGGAGAGCCTACTGCCCTTAGCAAGGCGTACATGTTTATTCTCTGAATTTCATAGTTTTGGCACGGCGGTCCGAAACGATTTTTTTCTATATCTGCGAGGCCCTGGTGTAAAAACATAACAACGTCAGCGTACCGTACGTTGGGTATATTTATGTGCGGGTGGAAGTGAGGAGGATAGTGGCCGTAACCGTCGCTATACTCTGGAACAATTACCAGTATTCTAAATCCCTGTAAATGAACAATAGTTGGATAGTTTGGGTCAACCGCAACTCTAGCATCGAATTCTGCCTTGGTCATTGTGTCATCAATGAACAACTGTCTTTGTAGAATTGTAAGAGTATTCGTTGGCGCTTTTGGATCTGTACCAGGGAAATATGGTGGGTTTGGCGGATAGTTTATATCCCCATTAATAAAAAAGATTGCTGGCGGCAAAGACGACATAAATGTATGAGATTTTATGCGCTTGACAAAAATAATGGCGCATTTAAGATGGTTTGAACTATGCGAGGTATCATGGAAAACAATGTTGCGACATTCAAATTTGCGATAAATGAAGGGTTATCGGATATCTATTTGCCTACAAGGGGTACTGATAGAGCTACTGGCTGGGATGTTAGGTCTACTGAGAAGCTAATCATTAAGCCAGGAGAGTACGCTAAGATTTCATTAGGTTTTCGTATGTTCTGCCCAACTGGTTGGTGGATGGAATTGAGGCCACGTTCCTCTTCTTTTGCCAAGAAAAACCTGCATGCACTGTATGGTGTTATAGACGAAGACTACGAAGGTCAGTGTATCTTTGCATGCCAGTATCTTCCTCCTATTAGAATTGAAGCAGGTTTAGATGAACCTTACGGTTCTGGATACAAAATTAACGGCGTAATTACTGAATACGTTGCTGAAGACCTCACCATTCAAGAGGGCGAAGCTATTGGTCAAATCATACCAGTTCGTCGAGAAGAAATGATAGTAGAAAGAGTAACAAATGAAGAATACGAAAAGCTCTGTAAAGAACGAAGTGCCTCGCGAGGTAACGGTGGATTCGGATCAACTGGATGATATGTTTCCTGATTACGGAGACGGTCCACACACTTCTTCTATGAAAAGAGGCGCTACAGAGTTTGTAGATCAAACTACTGGAACGACCGTGCCTCTCGATCCATTTGATAATACTCTATTAGGAAGTGGTGTGCCTAATTATGTGCTAGACCCTTCTTCATTGAAAGGTGCTCAGTTCCCGCCCCTGGCTACACTAGAACAGCTTGAGGCTGCTAATGCTGCCCATCATACTATCATGCTGACCAATAAGATCAACATATACTATAATGGAGCTGGTGTTACTGCAGGTTTCAAACCAGGCGAACCTTGGATTCAAACTTACTCTGGTCGTAGATTCAATCCGACTAATCCTAACCCAGATGCCATTGTTATTCAGGATATTGCTCATGCATTATCTATGCAATGTCGATTTAGTGGGCACTGCAAGAAGTTCTACTCCGTTGCGCAGCACAGTGTTTATGTAAGCCATATCTGTAATGAGGAGGATGCTTTATGGGGATTACTACATGATGCTTCTGAAGCTTATTTAGTAGACGTACCTCGTCCTTTGAAAAGGTCTGGTAAGATTGAAGGTTATATCGAGTTCGAGAGGGTAATGCAAGAAGCCGTTTGCAAGCGCTTTGGGTTACCAATTAAAGAGCCTCACTCAGTAAAGAAAGCTGATACCAAGCTATTGGCCACAGAAGCTAGAGATTTGATGCACCCATTGCACCCAGACTGGGTTCAGCCTATTACGGCACTTCCCTTCACCATTGAATCTTGGAGTCCGGATAAAGCTAAAGATATGTTCATGCAGAGATTCTTTGAACTTATTGGGGCTGATTCTTCTCATTATGAGCATTATCTAAAGTATAAAGACTCCCTCTGATATAGATACAAATATGAGCGAAGAGAAAAAAGAACCACAATTAGTAGATCAAATCATGAGTCAAATTGTCCCTCAAGGACAAGCTAAACCACCTATTGCCAAGGAAGCGAAGAAGCAGGAGAAATCTCCTCCTATCAAAGCTAAACTTTACTACGATGTGAAGGTAGAGTGTATGTTACCCGCTACCCTTACTTTTCGTGTATTGGCTGAGGACCCCGAACAAGCAGCCGGATTGATTAGAGGAATGAATCCTTCCACAATCAAACATAGATTAGTTGGAAGAAAAGACATCAAACTTAGTGTGTATGATGCTGGAAGCACCATGCTGAGATGGATGAAGAACCTATTGGTCGGATAATGTATTCACAACAATTAGAAGTTAGAGACTCCAAAACCGGTAAGGGAACTTTTACAAAAGTAAGCATCCCTGCCGGACTGCCAGTAGCAGAGATTCGCGGACCAGTTCTATTGGACAGAGATGTTCCGCCGCACGACAATATAGATATCTACTTACAGATTGGGCCTAATACATTTATTGGTCCATCGGGCAAGAATGTTCCCGAGTATCTAAACCATTCGTGTGATCCCAACTGCTATATTCATGTAGTTGGTAATAGGGCAATCATATACTCTCTATACCTTATCCCCGAAGGTGCCGAGATTACATTCGACTATTCGCTTACGTCTACTGATACATATGATACTTGGAAGATGGAGTGTCATTGTGGCTCTTTCAAATGTAGAAAACTAATAAGTGGGTTTCAGTACCTAGACGCGACATTACAAGATACGTACAAAAAGAAGCAGTTAGTTCCACTTTACATATTGGAACCGACAATGATTCAAAAGCGATGACTATAGCTCTAAATATAATGTCCAATGGTGGTGTGGATATTACACCGGGCAGCTTATTTAGGGGACTTTTAGAAAGTTGGTTTGGTCCAAATTGGAATGAATACACTATGGTGTATATAGATAAAAGGCCCGGAGTCAATACAATGTTCAGAGGTTGGATGCTTCACAATGAAGATGGTCCGGCTACAGTTAAATCTGATGGTACAATGGAATGGTGGCTGAATGGCGATAAGTTATTCTGCAAAACACAACAAGAATTTGAATGCTATATGAGAAACAAAGCATTTTGGTAAGTGAGGAAGAATGTCCGGAATTCAATATTACGTAATCGACACAGAAACAACTGGTTTGAAGAGCGGCCATCACGAAATGACCGAAATTGGTATCATTCGTGTTACCGATAGGGTACAGCTCTGGAGACAGATTAAGTGTATCTATCCTGAGCGTGCAAGCTTTGATGCTTTAGCTATTACCAAGAAGACCTTAGCTGATCTTGAACGCGGCTATGATCGTGAAGCTGTGATAGCAGAGTGCGAGAAGTTCTTTGCTGAAGATGGATTAACTCCAGCTCACCGTTGCATCATAGCTCACAATGCTCCATTCGATAGGAGATTTCTCCAGGCTATGTGGGAAGCCTCAGGTAAAGAGTTTCCAGCTCACCTATGGCTAGACACCATCTCCCTCACCAAAGAATTTCTAAAAACCGCTGATGAGTCCAAGCTAACCATTGTCAAGACTGCCACTGGTAGAACTAGCACCCAGCTCCATGCCTGCTGCGATATGGTTGGCATCAAGAAGATTTCCGAGGCTCACAACGCTAAGGTAGATAGTAGAAACACTTATCTATTGTATCGTAGCCTCATTGACGACAAGCAAGTAGACTACCTTCCACACATCAAGACTGATATTCATTCAGTTGCCCCACCGGCAGATGATGAAGGATTAGATCCTGCCCTATTAGATTTATGAGAAGCCCCAGTATAGAATTACTCCACGCTAAACTTGATAAACAAATTAGACTAGCAGCTTCGTATAGCGATATTCCTGAGTTAGAGTTTATCATTAAGGTTTGTCGTCTCAAACCATATGACTATGTGTTTGATGAGCGAAGTGAGAGGATTATTCTATACAAATGGTGGTTCGATGAGTTCGGCAACTCTCTCTCAATGGAGAAGAGTAAGAAGGTTGAACTCATCCATAATGATTTGCGATTAGATAGGAAGAGAATCGTTAGCACCGATTTGTATTATGGATTGGCCCTAGAGCAAGTAGCTAAGATGAGTAAGCTAGTACATCTGGTATCCGGTAAGGATGAAGATGTATATGAAGACTGCGCCATTCTAACGTTTTTAGGTATCGATGACCATCTGCGCTCATACCTATATTGGTATGGTGAATGGCAACAGGTTTCTCCCCTAGTAATGGGCATGAGAAGTTTGAAAACTATTGCAAATCATATAGATGTCAAGCATTACCACCAGTTGGGAAACAAAGAAAATTCGGCCATTCCTTGCGCCACGGGCGCGGCATGGCTATCATATCTGCCAGCGAGTTCAGCTTTCATATCCGATTTGAATAAACAATCGGAGATGCTGGCCTCCATTTTGAAACAGTAAAGGGATACTACATTGAGTGATAGAGATAGAGATAGAGATAGACTAGAGTTTGAAGGCGAAGTAATTGATGCCAATAAGGGCCAGTTCAAAGTTCAAGTAACTGATACCTATACAGTTCTCTGCTCACTAAGCGGGAAAATTAGAATCAATTCGGTTCGTATTCTGCTAGGTGATAGAGTGAAAATTGAAGTTTCTGAATACGATCCAAGCAAAGGAAGAATCGTATACAGAATTAAAGGCGCGTAAGTTTCACAATATAGCGTAGGTTATATCGGTGATGGCGCCTGCCGTGGAGGTAATCAATGATTCGTGAAGGCTTAACTTTTGATGATGTGCTTCTAGTTCCCCAACATTCTGATATCACAAGTCGATCCAAAGACGTAGACATTTCTGTAAGATGGGGAGGGCTCCACTTCGCTCACCCCATTATCCCAGCTAACATGAAAACTGTTACTGGTGAAGAGATGGCCGTCAAGATCATTAAGAGTGGTGGACTAGCCATTCTTCATCGTTTCATGGATGAAAAAGAGCAGCTCTTAACAGCTAACAAGCTTTTTGATGATCATGGTAATGAACATCTAGCTATGTCTGTTGGTGTCAAACCATCAGATAGAGAGATGGTTAGTAGATTCCGAGATGCCGGAATCCGTAACATCTGTATAGATGTAGCTCATGGCGACTCTAACATGTGCACCGATATGATTGCTTGGATCAAAAGTAAGTATCCAGACATGTTTGTCATTGCTGGCAACGTAGCTACTGGAGAAGGTGCTCGTAGATTATGGACAGCCGGGACTGATGTTGTTAAGGTAGGTGTCGGACCAGGTAGCCTCTGTACTACTAGAATTGAAACTGGTAATGGAGTTCCTCAGCTAACCGCCCTAATGGATGTAGCTGAAGTCCAAAGACAATTGAACGAATTAGAACGCACTCGAACATACCCCATTGAAAAGAGAAGGAAATTTCCCTTCATTGCAGATGGCGGTGTTAAGAATAGCGGAGATGTTATCAAAGCGCTATGCTTTGCAGATATGGTAATGGCAGGTAATCTCTTTGCTGGCTGCGAGGAAACTCCGGGCAGAAGAGTTGAGATTGATAAGGTCGTCTACAAAGAATATGTAGGCAGTTCAACTCATAAGACTAACCATATCGAGGGTGTGGCCGCCCTAGTTCCAACCAAAGGGAGCTATATGTCCGTATTAACTAAGCTTTTAGAGGGCTTGACTTCTGGATGTTCCTATCAAGGAGCCCATAATCTAGAAGAACTTAAGGATAATCCGGTATTTATTAGAATCACTAATGCGGGTCTGAAGGAATCTCATCCGCATGATGTAATCATTAAATGAGGTTTAATATGGATGTCGCTAAAACTATTAAGGTTGTTACTGCATCTGCCACCGCGCTTACTAACATAGCACTAATTGGTGGTATAGTCTGGTCAATCGCAACCGGTAAACCAGCAATCTTGTCAGTCACCTTTGGCGCATTGCTTGCTGGATTTGGATACTTCTCATACGCAGATTATCGATACTTTTTTGGTAAAAAATGATAAACTGCAAAGTTGGAAAATCTTTAGCCTGGATGTTTTTCGGGCTTGTAATCGCAGAATCAATATATAGCGGGGTTCAGTATCATTGCTGGTCTGGACTAGTTGCTTGTGCTGTTGGTTTTGTAGGTGGGCTCGCCTATGGAAGATGTAAAAAAAGCACTTGCCGAGTTTCTTAAAGAATACAGTATATTTGTCTTGGATAAGTATTGGATTATCTATCCTCTCAACATAAAAGTTGAGACCTATTCGTGTAAGGATTACTATGGTATAGTCTTCATCACGGATGATTACCGATACGATGTGTGCCATAACTATCTAATGGGCGATAGGCTCATTATCAATCCCACGGCTGGTGGATTTCAAGACATACCATTCAAACCAGCTACCTTCGGTTTCCTACCAGAGGGAATAACAGTTAAAGAAATAGGTTAATATGGCATTCAACGAACTCGTAACAAAAGCACAGACATACTTCCCAACGCTACAGATTAAGTATAAAGACCAAGACACTCTTATGAAAGTTTTGGGCACTCTGTTGTTTTTCAATCCGGGTTTCAAAACGTCATTCATTACTACTATTGGTGATACTATCTATTGGCCAAATGAAGATTATGTAAAGAACAACCCTAACGCCGTCTCTGAAATTTTCATCCATGAGTGTACTCACATATATGATGAAAAGAGATTAGGCTCTCTAAAGTTCAAGTTAGGCTATCTATTTCCGCAGCTCCTTGCCCTTCCGATGTTACTTCTTCTCTTTGTACTAACCTGGAAGATTGTCCTACCTTTATTCTTATTATGTCTCCTTCCTTGGCCAGCTCCATTCAGAGCTTACTTTGAGAGAAGGGCATACTTTGTTAGTATGAGAGTTGGTAATGCGCTATATGGTTGGGACCCAGTTGCTCTTGCACCACATTACACAGACAACTTCAAAACGTCAGCATACTACTGGATGATGCCATTCGGTGAGGACGCTAAATTCGCTGCTGAGGCAGCTAACATTAAAGCTGGTAAACCAGAGTCTGCCTCTGACCCAGCATTAGATAAGATGGTTACTGATTTAATGACTGTAGCTAAATAAGAGGATAAGTTATGGAAGATTATACTAATAAGGTTGAGCTAGTAGGTTTCTACGGCTCTGATGAGACGCATGCACTTTCTGCCTGGACTTCTACTTCCAGAGATTTGAATGATGAGAAGCGTGGCCGTATGGGCAAGCTACTTACAATGTTAGCAACTAATGGACACCATACCCCATTTGAAAAATCATCCCTACATTTCTTAGTGACTACAGATATTGCCACCCATATCCACATTTTAAAACATCGAGTCGGAGTTTCTGTAAATGGAGAGTCTGCTCGCTACAAGAAACTTCAGGAAGAGAAGCTTTATGTACCAATCGATTGGCCCGAAGATGAACAGGTAAAACTAATCACGCACTATCAGGAATCCTTCAAAAAGTACCACGACACTTTAGAGCGTTTGGTTGCTAAAGGATTCACGCGCAAACGTGCTAAGGAAAGCGCTCGCTTCTACTTACCATACAATCATCAGCTCACGGCTGACGTTATGTTTAACTTCCGCTCCTTCATGCACTTTCAGGGATTGCGCAATGAAGAAGGTGCACAGCTTGAAGTTCAGAATCTAGCTAAAACTATGCTCAAACTGACATCCGAGACCAATCAATTCAATCTATCACTAGATGCTTTTGGTTGGACTAAAGAGAAGATTTACGAATAATTATAAATAAGTAACTAAGTCTTTTAGATACGCCAGTATCTTTGGTCCAGTATATTTCCTGCCATCAATAGATATTAGAATGATGTCATTATCGTAGCAATAAGTTTCTAACCATTTGTCTCGTATGACTTGTTTACGGAAATTTTCATCTGCTCTTTTTTGTCGCCAACGTGTTTTATACTTCTTGGCAACATAGTGTTGGGCGCCATTGTACTCAACAATACATTGAACGTTGTTAGGAAGTTTAAAGTAGAAATCGCAGATGATGTATTTCTTGATAGTTTCATTGTTAACAACGATTGGCTTTCTAATATAAAGCTGTTTTTTCGGAGCAAATCCTAATAGTTTCTCTAAGTAAACGCCTGTTAAATGCTCGTTCTTATATCTAATTCTCTTTCTTCTTTTTCTGATAAATGGCATATGTATATACCAAATTATAAAGGCACCAAATGATTAATATGATCGCCTCCGTTTCTCAAAACGGTTACATTGGCGTGGATAACAAACTGCCATGGAAACTACCGGAAGATATGAGACTCTTTACTCACAAAACAAAGAACTCCAATATTATCATGGGCAGGAAGACCTTCGAGACTATTGGTAATAAGCCATTGCCTGGTAGACGAAACATCATCATTAGTCGACTGGCTAATAGTCTTGGAGTTCTAAACTCTGAAGGTATTGAGGTATTCGGAAGTGTTGCTGAAGCACTTGATGCTTGTGATAATGGTAAAAATACTTGGATCGTAGGTGGTGAAAAAATCTATGAGGCCGGCATGGAGTTTATAGATGAGATCCATCTTACTCTTGTTCCACAGTGGGTAGACGTGGTTTATGGTCAAGAGTCTGCTAGATTCCCATGGATTAACCCATTAGAATTTGAACTTAGAAGCATGCTCGTACTAGCTCCTGAGAAACCAGAGCTTAAAGCTATGGTTGCAATATATGAGAAAATCCAGCCAGGAAGCTGTTGTATCTGATTATATTAGCACCCACTGCGTACCATTGTACAAGACTGATAATTTATCAAAGTTTACGTTGATAGTCTTAGTTGATGTACCTTCTATATTGCTACCATTACCCGCAACAGTAATGTTATGAGTAGATGCAGTTCCAGTTGAGTCTTTGATCCTGTAAGCATCACCAGTAGTTGGTGTGGCTGGAAGGTTGACAGTAATGGCAAGCGTACTTGTATCTACCATAATATTGAAATCAGATGCAAGTACCGCATATGGGGTTGTTGAGACGGAAGTTAATTTCTGTCTCTGCCCAGATAAATGAACCATCTTGTTTGGAATAAACCTGGTGTTCTCAGTGTTGCCCGTTAGAATAGTCGTATAACCATCAATAGTTGTTCCGGTTCCTGATTGAAGCTTTACGTTACCACCAGTTGTAGTGGTACCACCCATATTCTGGGCTCTAATTACAAAGTCAGCGCCAGTTGCACCGTTAACAGCACTAGTGGCATGAACAATACGAGGCGCCGTAATAGTGCTAACCCAGTTCATATCTACTGATCCAGACGGCTCAGGCCCTAAACCTGCAGAGTTTAAGAATGTAAGAAACGTAGTGAATGCTGTACCACCAGTTGGATTGGTATCAGTTCTAAAACTAATAGCTCCGTTACCAGTTACACCACCACCAGAATCTAAGAACAAAGAACCTCCAGTTCCTGAAGCGCCTGTTGCACTACCACTTCTAATATTTGCTATACCTCCAGTGGAACCAGGATTGCTAGTGCTTTGAGCGATAACTGATAAGCGAGTTCCAGTGCCAGTGGTTGACGCAGATTGAGTAATCGTAGCTGCCGTAACAGTATTAGCAAATGTAAGTGTGGTTGTGCCAGATGAAACTGGTGCAATAGTTAATGCTGTGGCTGTATCAGCAAAAGTAGTTGAAGCTGGAGAAATTGTTAACCTTGTGATGCCGCCAGTTTTTACTATAACATTACCTGCCGTACTGGTACCAGAACCAGATTCAAGTGTTAAATTGCCGCCAGTAGAAGTTGTGCCAGTTGCATTTTGGGCTCTAACGCTGTAGGTGGCTCCAACTCCGCTTGCTGCTGTATTTATTGTGACGTATCCGTCATCTACACGATAACTCATTAGCTTACGCTCCATTGACTATTAAGGAAAGTAAAGGTGGCTGCCGCATATGCTTGCGTCATTATAAATGTAGGAGAGCCATCAATGTTGTTACCATTTCCATCAATTGTAAGGGTGTTTGTTACGGCATTTCCAGTTGCATCTTTGATAGTATAGCTATCACCAGTTGCCGCTCCCGTTGGAAGAGTGATGGTAAATGGAGCAGATAAAGTAGTTACTGCGATAAAGTCATCAGTAGTAAGTACTGCATATGTATTTGTTACTTGCGTAACATTTCTGCGACTACCCTTATTAAATACAAACTTGTTAGTTACCACAGACGCTGTCGTTACGCCACCAGCTTGTAGGTTCAAAGCTCCATTAGTAGTTGTACCCGTACCAGAAGTTAGGTTTAACGCACCGCCAGTTGAAGTGGTACCAGTTTCGTTCTGTGCTTGAACGGTTGTAGTTGCGCCAGTACCGGAAGCAGTGGCCAAATCGCCTTGTTTGTATGTAACAGAAGTGGCGGTAGAAATAGCCTGAAGGGTCGTGGCTCCAGCGGATAGCGGAGTGATACGATAAGCTTCAGAGGTATCTCTAAATTCAGTAAAGGTTGGGTGAACAATTACCCTATCAACCGCACCAGTTTGTAGAGTGACGTTACCAGCAGTGGTCGTTCCAGTTCCTGAAGTAAGAACTAGCAAACCACCTGTAGACGTTGTGCCAGTCTCATTTTGTGCTTGTAGAGTTGTAGTTGCACCAGTTCCAGCGTTAGTAGTTAAGTCAGCTTGCTTGTAAACAAGCGCTGTAACTGTGCTAGCTGCTTGCAAAGTAGTTGTACCGGCAGATACTGGAGTAATACGATAAGCTTCTGCTGTATCTCTAAACTCAGTAAAGGATGGATGAACGATAATCTTATCTACGCCACCTGTTTGTAGTCTGTTGTTACCGGCAGTTGTTGTACCAGTACCAGAGGTGTTGATGATATCTCCACCTGTGCTGGTTGTACCAGTTGCATTCTGTGCCTGGACAGTATAGTTCTGGGCTGTTGCTCCGTTAGTAACATTGCTGTCTTGTCTAAAGAGTGGTGCAGTCTGTGCAGTATCAACTCTGAACAAATTCTCAAAGTAGATAATGCTGTTATTATCAGTAGCAGATACTGCTGTAGTTGGGAAGATTCTTACTTTGAGCGTTGCTCCAGTTTGGAGATCAACGCTTCCGTTGATACCTGCTGTACCACCACCACCAGTACCAGCAGCACCAGAACCGATGACGACGTTTCCGCCATTGTTATTATTGTTGCCACCAGTTTGCTGCTGACCAGCCTGAGCAAATACTCCAAGATTGAATCCATTGTTAGCTCCGGTGTCTGGACGAACTACTTGATACAACTTAGGAGTAGAAACAGTTGGAGCAATAGTGATAGTTTTAGTAAACGTATCAGTATCTGCATCACCTCTTAGCTGAACCTGAGATACGCTGTTGATCTGGAAGTCATAGATGCTACCAGTAGTTGTATTGAAGATGTGGCCAGTGTTGTTGGCTGGAGCACCATGTAGGATACGGTTACCAAAGTCAGTTCCCAATAGAACTAAGTCTTGAGTTCCTGGGCTTGGAGGGCTTGTAACGGCATCTCCAGTAAACATAGTTCCTGTGCCACCTGTACAACCGGTAAAGGTAGTTGCACCAGTTCCAGTATATGTAATTACTTGAATGCTTGGAGGTGCCGTGGCTGATGCGCTAGTACGACTGACAAGGCGTAGAGTTCCGGAAGCCGGGAATCCAACTGTAGAAGCAACGTTGATAGTACCTGTTGGAAGTGCTATGTTGTTAGAGCCGGCTGCAATCGTAGTTGATTGATTAGTCTGACCAACAATGCTTCCTGTAATTATTGTACCAGTACCACCAACGGCGCCAGTGAAGGTCGTGCCAGTTGTACCTGTATAGGTGACAGTCTGTACACCAGTGCTAGATAGAATGAGTAAGGTTCCAGCCGCTGTGAATCCGGCGGTGGATGCTACGTTGATAGTTCCTTGTGGGAGTGTCTGTAAGTTAGATGTTGCCGAAACGGTTGTAGTTAGAGTTAAGTTTCTGGAAACAACAGTTGAGACGTTGTTAGCAGTCCTTAAACTACCACTGGCTGCCAAGTATCCAGAGATTGGGTTTGGATCCGTGCTAGAAGAGAAGTTGCTAGCCATTGAGCCAACAGCATTTAGAGAGTTAGCAATAGTGAAGTTGTCGGTACCGATACCATCACCAGGATAAGTGACATGTCTCCAGAATCCGTCGGCACCTGAGTTTAGAGAGCCTTCAGTCCAAATTAGAGCGCCACCATCACGAGGAACACCAGATGCGTTTCCACGGTGTACGCTGTATCCAACGACCTGAGATGGAACTGCTACGTTAGGGGAGCCAGTTGGATCTGCCCAGTTAGCATGGATGATTCTACCAATGATATCAACTACGGTGCTATCTACGGTTGTAGTTGTACCAACGACTTCTAAGCTGCCTCTAATAACTACGCTACCACCCGTTGAGGAAGTAGTTCCTGGAGTAATGAAGTTTGGAGAAACGATAATTTGGTTCGTGCCACCCGTTTGAACGTTGACGTTACCAGCCGCTGAAGTTCCTGTACCAGAACTTAGGTTAAGGGAACCTCCAAGTGTGGCTGCTTGTGAAGTTGGTTGGGCAGAAACAGTAAGGTTAGTTGGCGCACTAGAAGTAGTGTTCTGCGTAATAGTTGGACTGACTACTGTATTAGCAAACGTGATAGTTGGATGAGTGTGCGTTTCAGTTGTATCATTCAACGTTACTCTAGTAGTACCACCAATTACGAGATTCAATATACCGTTAGTTGCACCAGTACCAGTGGTAAGGGTTAGGTTACCACCGTTGGTTCCTCCCAATCCAGAGTTCTGAGACTGAATAGTTAAGTTCTGTCCGCTATTGCTACCAGTTGCTGTAGTTTGTGTTAGGAAAGGCGCACTTACACCGGCTGGAAATCTAATGACAGATGTACCAATTTCAACTTGTGTAACTCCGCCCTCTTGAAAAGCGTGGACATTATTAGTTGTAACTGTACCACCACTAGTATAAACCAATCCTGAACCTAAAGACCCGGTTAACGTAAAGTGAGTCGTATCAATAACTGAGATTCCGAATGATTTACCATTCAGACCATTAGTAGCATCGGTTCCAATAGTTCCAGTAATACCAGCAATGCTAACGTTCTGTCCGGTAACAAACGTAGTTGGAGCAGATACAGTTATTTGAACTGGGTTAGTTGCCGTAACAGCCGTAATACTAAATGTAGAAGTTGATGTATTATGAACTGTACCAGTATTAACGCTATCTCCAATAACTACTTGGTTAAAAGAGTTAGAAGATAAGGCGGTAACATCGGCAAAAGTTGTGTTTACATTTTTGAAACCAACGATGGCTGTGTTGTTTTGTTCGCGAATAAATCCAGTAGAAGCAACATTAGAGCCATTACCATCATGTTGAATGTATCCATCTACATCAATGATTCCTGGCGTATAAACAATGTCCGTAGTTAAAGAACCAAGTCTAATTCTATTGAGAGCATCAGATCCAATAAGTTGAATGTCACCAGTTCCTTGAGCATTTTCTCCAAAGATAAACTGGTTATTTGGCAATCTGATAATGCCATGAGTTGGGAGTGGAGGGCTTCCTAGAGCTAGGTAACCATCGATAAAGAAATTGTTTACCTTTACAGACTGGCTATTACCAATTGTGGTACCATCGCCATTCGTGTTAAGCATAAATCTCCACACTGCATTGGTTTCATCCCAAGTGAGTGTAGAAAAATCGTTTGGTAAGAAAATGTTTCCACCAGAAACATACGTTCCACTACCAGAAGAACCAAGTAAGGTGAATGTGGTTAGACCAGTTACATTGATTGGCCAGGATCCATTGGCGGCTACGTTACCAGTGACACCATTAATAGTTACAATTTGGCCAGTTACTAAACCATGGTTAGTAGCAGAGATAACGTTGATTGGAGAAGTATTAGAGGCACTGGTAATAGATGATACAGCAGAAACTCCTCTTTCAACGGCAAATCCAGTTAGAGTGGTTGGAGGTGAAATAGGTGTGACAGCATTTCTCCAGTCATAACTATTAACATGGAAAAACTCACCATCTGTGCCGCCTAAAGACTGATTTGGCTTCAGAAAGTTCGATACTTTAGACTGTACAATTCTGTTTACAGTAATGTTGATGAGTTGATTGGTTGGGAAACCAGAAAAAACTCCTGTACTGTCGGGCGTATCATTTACAACCCAGTCAACATACCTGACTAGGGTCGTATTAAATGCTCGCATATAGTACTGTATTGCCATTGAATCTCCTAAGAGAATGTCTCTTTATTAGATTATCGGTATTCTAAATGCGTAGAATTCTAAAAGATATCAGACTCTCGCTAAGATAGCCCAAGAAGCGCCGCTCCAAATGATTTCCAAACCACCGAAATTAGTATTAATCGTTTGGTTAGGGGCACCATCAATATTATTACCATTTCCAGAAACCACAATGTTGTTGGCCGCTGCTACTCCTCCAAAATCCTTAACAAAGAAGACTTTACCTGGAGTTTGTCCTAATGGTAAGTTAATTGTAAAAGTTCCAGCATGAGATGGAACTAAAACTACGTCTTCACCAATTGGAGTATAAGGAGTAGTTGGAGTACTGATAGCTAGAATTCTAGATAATGGTTTAGCAAGATAGTAGCCGTCAGTCTGGCTGAAGGTAAGAATATACCCGTCAGGAGGATTGTTCGCTGTATATCTGTCCGACATATCGGGCAGCGCTAATGTTCTAGTTGTTTTAACTGTTGTTGCCATTATATTCTCGAAATTTCTCGCATATCGATTGTGGCGATTGCTCTTCTGTTAGAAGGTCCGTTGCTTGGTTGTACGTAAGAAGTAATTGCTTCAACGTCTACCTGCAATACCAATTGATTACCAACTGCCGTAACAGTTACTGTCCAAGGAGTTCTAGTTGAGCTATCAGATGTGTTAGGCGTAGATACTGTAAAGTTGATGTTGTCGATAATTAAGACGCCGCTCTCTTGATGAGCTAGAACATCAATATAGTGTCTGGCTGGAACAACTGGATTAGGTGAGATTGGAGAAGTATTAACGATGAGTAGCTTGATGCTCATATCGTAGGAATATCCGTCTACAAATGTTGGATTAGTTGCTACCGTATCTTGTAGTTGTAGCGGAATAGCTGAACCACCAGTTGAAGATCCTGTTAGGATAAGACGTGACCATTGAGCTTCACCAATCTTACCAACCGCTGCACCTGTAACAAGAGTGCCCGTACCACCAGTGCAAGTTAAGAACTGTGTAGCATTAGTGCTGGTATAAGCAACAGTCTGTAATCCAGCGTTAGTTACGATGGCAATAGTTCCACTAGTTGGGAATCCCGTAGTAGAAGCTACGTTAATGGTTCCTGTTGGTAGAGAGATTCCATTAGATCCGACAGCAATTGTGGTGGCAGTAAATCTAGAGTTGGCCCTTACCTCTTGACCAAACATTCTAGCCCTACCAAATTGACCATGAATATTAGTTAAACTAGATGTAGTGATATTTTGTGATCCATTAATATAACCACTTGATACACCATCAATGATGTTACTAGAACCAAGAACTGTTGCATTAGCAGTAGTTAAAGTTGGGCCAAGATTGTTACCACTTCCATGGATAAAGTTGGTGGCAGCACCAGATCCTAAACTATTATTCGAGCCAAAAATTCTATTAAAAGAAGCTCCGCTTGCTAATGTATTAAATCCTCCATTGATGAAAGACTGAGCTGATTGCGTATTATTGTTTATTCCAAGTATGAATTGTTGAGAAGCGTTGGTTAATATGTTTCCGTTACCAACTACAAGTCCGCTATTAGAGTTTGTATAAACGTTGTTATTACCAACTAAAATGGTACTTTCAGGGCTATTAACGTCCACGCTATTATTGGAACCGTTTAGGATTGTACTGTTTCTACCGGCAATGGTGTTTAGATTACCATTAATAATAGAAGAGAAGAACCCAGAAATACTATTGTTGTAACCGTCAGCAATGAACGAGCCAGTGCCAGTTACAGAATTACTATAACCGTCTAGAATTAGACCCCAGCCACTATTATTGACAGTGTTATTCTGGCCATTGAGGATAGTAGAGTACTGTCCAGTTGCAGAGTTGGTAAATCCATTCAATACCATGGCACTCTGTCCATTAGCTGTTGAATGATCAGAGCTTAAAATGGTTGCAAAGTGTCCAGTAACTGCATTGTTCTGACCGGTACCAATAAATCCAAACTCAGAAGAGTTGTTGATTGTGTTTGTGGCTCCTGATAAAATTACTGCAAAGTCAGATAATGTAGTGATGGTATTATTAGTACCAGATAATAGAACTGAGTAATGACCCGCTGTAGTTGAGCTAGTTGGTGTACCTACCAACACATTTTGTGCACTGGAGATAGTGTTTGAAACACCGCCTAACAAAACAGAGTAAATTGAAGAGCCACCACCGATAATCTGATGACCTGAACCAAAACCTATTGCAGAGTGTAAGGATCCAGAGGAGATGCTGTTAGTTGCTCCATTTAGAATTGTAGAGAAATTGGCAGCAGCAGTATTATTAGTACCATTTTCAACTGTGGAGTTTACTCCTGAAGCAGTGTTAGATGTACCATTAATTACAGTAGACTGTGTATTGCTGGCTAGGTTAAGGGTTCCATTTAGGACAATGCTATATTGTCCTGATGCAGTATTGGATAGACCGTCTAAAATGGCTGCATACTGTCCAGCGACAATATTACTATCTCCACCTACACCAACACCGTACAAACCGCTTACTGACAATCTATCGCCACCCAAAATAGAAGCGTAGCTATTAGTGACTCCGGTAGTAGCCCCTGAAGAACGACTTCCAAAATTATTCATACCAACTTTGCTGGCAGCGGAAATGTTTGGAGATTGTGTGGAACCTCTATTGGAAGAGATGTTAGTCCTTACAACGTAACCATCTCCTGCTACAACTGAGTTAGTGAAAACAAACGGCCTAACCCTTGGCTCCCAAGCAGAATCGGCGGCACTCCAAACAAGCATGTATCCATCTTGTGGTGCTACTGGAGACACGTGGCTACCTTGAATACCAGTAACTATTTGACCCGTTCTACCATAAGGTCCAGAGAAGGCCGCTAAGTCGTGAGTTGGGATAAATCCAGTTTGAGCTTCCCATTCTGCTAAGCTATTGTTCCAGGTAACATGGTAACCATCTTGAGTAGCCCCCACAGAATTCATAGTTGGATTGAATGGATGGTTGTATAATCCAATAACTGTCTGAGATAAATGTCCGTCACTATTACCAGAGACTGAAAGCAAAGGTGCTAAATCGTTAGCCGCTTGGAAATGTTCGGTTTGAACAGGGAACCAGTGCCCATTGAGTCGGACATAAAGTTGATTATTGGCGTAACCATCTCCACCTCTCATGTAGATAGAGCCATCTAATCTATTTTCAGTCGGAGCGCCGTAACCATCGCTAATGCTTAGGATTGTACTAGCCGGAACGTTCCAAACATATAGTGGACTCTTTACGTATCCATCGTTTGGAATATTTGGAGAAATACCATTTTGGATTCTAGCTTCTAAAATATCTAATCTAGTTCTTACGTCTGGATAGATCCCACTTGGTGTGACGCCCAGCTCGGTTTCAATGGCAAAAACGGCGCTACGCAAAGCTGTAATAGCGACATCTTCCTGCGTACTTCCAGAAACGCCAGGTAATGTGATGTTGTTATCTAAACTGTAAGGGTAATTGCTCATGTTTAACGTTTAGCCTATTTTGTGAATGGTTCTTGCCGTATAGTTATACTAAATTTTTAGCATACATGTGACTAAAAAATAACGTCAAGAGATCCAAGGGCTTACTAAATGACCAGTTATCCAGCACAGATAGACAATAATGCTTCTCTACCTCGTGTCATTGACAATCAGACCCCAGTTGGTGGGGAAACTGTCAATCGACTCAGAGACGCTATTATTGCAATTGAAAATGAATTGGGCGCCAAACCTAGCGGAACTTTTGCTACCGTTAGAGCTAGAATGGACCATATCGAGACCCTTATTACTCAGCAGGTCGTTACAATTGCTGGTGATTTGGGAGGAACTCCATCAAATCCTCTAGTCATTGGAATGCAAGGAAGAACAATCTCTAGTGCTGCACCATTACCAACTCAAGTTCTAGGATGGAATGGTATCGTGTGGCAACCAACCAACAGCATTCAGCTTGCTCAGGACTTAGGAAATACATACGCCCTACCATTTGTTACTGGTCTACAAGGACTTCCAGTATCAACACAAGTTCCAACTAACAATCAGGTTCTGACCTGGGACGGATACATTTGGAAGCCTGTTACGCAAACAGTTACACTTAATATTCTGCCGACTGTAACTCTTTTACCTACTGAAGTTGTTTTCTTAAGTGGTGACGGATACTCTAATATCTCTAGTCCATTGAGAGTTGGTGCGCGTGCCGTCGATATGTCTTCGTATCCGGTAACTACTTTAGACGGCAGATCACGAACTATGACTTTTAGGGCGGACTTGGAAGTTACCAATCCCGCTGCTACCGCCACAGTACAATTAAAGGATGTAACAAATAACGTCATCATAACTAATAGCGTACTTACTACACAGAGCTTAACGTCTGTAGAACTTTCGGCAGCCATTAGTTCAGGAAACTTTGCCGGAACAATGAGAACTGATATGACTGCCATGTATGAAGTTCAAATCTTCATTACAAATGGCGGAGCTAATGATCAGGTCATTTGTAGGAATGCAAGAATTTACATTACCTATAGTCCGCCTGTCAACGTTACGACTTTGCTGGCGCTGGCCATGCCTACAGACATTTCTTTTGTAGCCGGAACCGAATTGAATGGATTCCCCACCCCCGCTGGTATCGGCGGTAGGTTCTTCGACGTCACACAATTTCCAGCTTTGATGACGGACGGAAGTGGCCGAACCAGAAGTATGCAATTTTTCGCCGACCTCGAAGTATCAGCAGCAGGAGTTGATGGATACTGTCAATTATTCGATACTACTCATAACGTTGCTGTAACTAATACATTATTCCATTTTACTAATACTGTCGCCGCAGAAGTGCATTCCATTCCTTTAACAGTTGGAACTACTAATGGAAATATTAGAAGCGATGTAACTAGTAGGTATGAGGTTCAGTTATGGAAAGTAAGTAATGCAGTTACAGATAGAGTAATATGTAATAACGCTCGAATAACTATAGTGTATCAGTGACGGAGTTTAATTATGGCTAGAACTTTACCAGATTCAAATGATGTCTTTGTTTGGGCCCTAGACGATGGCCCTGGCACACATGTTAATACGGGTACTTTTGGCAGCGTTGGTAATTGGGCCGATTATGGTAATCCAATTTCTAATACACAAGGTATCGTAGGACGAGCTTTATATGTACCAGGTAGTTTTGTTTCTCCTAATCATGATGGGGCCGGCGGAGCTAATGATGTTATTGTAACTCCAACACTCACTCTATCTGGATGGGTATTTGTTAGAAGAAGTCCAAACTTTTTTGCCGAGTTATTCAATAAGCAATATTTTTTGAATGGATGGTCATCACCATTCTTAACGTTTGGTATACAAATGGATAATACAAGTGATGGTCAATGGCATTTTTACATTACACTTAATGGAACATTACAATCTGTATCTTCAGGCTCAAATAATGTTATAGCCCCAGGACGATGGTATCATATCGGAGGTACTTGGGATGGCGCTACACTTATAGCTTATATGAATGGCTCTGTGGTTGCTAGCTCGGCTTTCTCTGGAACTATAGACTATGGTACAGCAGGTAATAGAGGACAATGGTATGCGGGAGCTATTCCGGGTTCTGCAACTGTTCAAGGTGCTCCGGCACTTATCCAAGATATTAGGGTAGCTAACATTGCTCGCCCACAAAGTTATTTTGCTAACATTTATTATAATGGGGTTCATATAAATGGGTAATAGAGTAACACCAGATAATAATGATATTGTAGTATGGAAGTTTGATGACAGCACAGCAACTGTTTTCGCTAACTCTTCTACGTCAATTAATTCTCTTGGTTCTGCGGCCAATTTAACCACCGTTGGAGGATCCTTTTTAATACAACAGCCTAGTTTATTCTCTGCTAGTGGATTGAATAGTTGTGTTCGCTTTACTGGAAATAATAGCGGTACACGCAATTATATTTCAGGCGCCAATACTGTTGAACCACAAGCCCCAGTTACATTCTCTGGTTGGTTTTTTCTTAGAGCTACTAATCCAACAGGATTTGATCAGCACATGGCTAACAAACAAGACACTGCTGGAATTTGGAGTAGCCCGACATTCGCTATTTTTAGTTTTCATACTAAAGGATCTTCAAGCTTACCATTACAGTTGAATATGGATTTTGGAGCCACTACAATATCGATTCCATCAGCCAATCAATATCCACAAGGAAGATGGTTCCATTTAGGTTTGACTTATGATGGAGCAACTGTAAATGGATATATGGATGGAACCTTATATGGCACTGCATCTACAACGGGATCAATAAACTATAGTGGTCATGGTCCATGGTTCTTTGGTGCTATTCCTTCCGGATCTGGTAACCCAGAAGAAAGTTCTATGTCATTATGTGATTTTAGAATAGCCAATGTAGTAAGACCACTTTCTTATTTTCAAAACGTATACAACAGCGGAATAAGTCCTGCCTCTACTGGTTCTGGACTCACAACTTATTATAAGCTTCGTGCCTATGATCTATCTTGCAGTACGCCAACGCCCGTTTATTGGGTTTCTACTTCGATTTCTATCAATGCTGCGCCTGCTGGGCCATGTGGCGGTAGTTATGGACCAGTAGAAGTAGTTGAAACCTGGAATGTGATAGGATAAATTATGGCCAGAACTTTACCAGATTCTAATGACATCATAGTTTGGAAATTGAATGAGCAGACTGGAGCTTATAGAAATACAGGCACACAATCTCCTAATAGCACTACTACTGATTTGAATCTTACAACAGCTTATTCGATAACACAAACTTCTGGCGCGTCTATTGATCCCGGAACTACTGATATTGGTAATCATGCTGATGAAGCTATGACTGTAGTAGCTTTGCCATTTAATTTTACATTTTATGGCACTACATATAGTTCTGTTAACGTATCATCTAATGGATTTATAGAATTTGGACTTGCGACTCAAGCATTTAACGTTACTATGCCCCGTGCTGATTTTGGCGCTACCATTTTTGGTTTTACTAGAGATGAAGATACTAGTACTGCTGGCTTTGGTATTTTTACGTCCACTGTAGGCTCAGCAGGTAGCAGGATATTCAATATAGAATTTAGAAATAGGCCATTCGGCCAGACTAGTACACTTAACTATGAAATAAGGTTATTTGAGAATAGCCAGACTTTTGAAGTTATCTATGGAAACTCTACCGCCACTTCTGGATTTACAGGTTGTGCGGGCATTCAAAGTTCTGCAGGAACTTTTGCAACTATATTTGGTAATGGTATTAACATTCCAGCCAATGGAACAAAATTAACTTATTCACTGAATACAACAACCGTTCTAAGAAATGGAAATGGCATATTTGATTCTTGTCCATTCATTCCTGGAACTGGAAATTTTCCTAACGGATCTTCTGCCATTAGAAATTATGCTCAGGGAGCTAATACTATACAGCCAGCTTTCCCAATGACTGTTTCAGCGTGGGTTTATGTCAGATCGTATAACTCATCTAATAATGGTAGTCTCATAGCTAAACAATATAGGGATACTAATAGCACGCAAACTTGGACGGCACCATTCTATGCTATCAATATATCTATGTTAACTACTACTAGCGGGCTTTCTTGGATATGTCAGTTCGCTAATAGTACATCGACTCAAATTTCTATTCAAATAGATGACTATCCAATTCCACTTTCTTCATGGTCACATATCGGAATGACTTACGACGGTACTTCATTAAAAGCTTACCTAAATGGAACTCAGTGTATTTTCTATACTGGCGCCACTCAATTCAATTCAGTAGCCTCTAGCGCCGCCATTAGCTATACTGATGGAGTCAACGGAAGTGGTCCTTGGAAGATTGGCGCTATTACAGCTACTGGATCTGCTAACAAAGAAGAAGCTAATTATATGATTCAAGATATCAGAATAGCTAATGTAGCTAGACCGCTTTCCTATTTTCAAAATGTTTATAAATACGGCATTCAGACAATCACTCCGACAGTTCAATTTGTTTATAAATTACAAGCTTTTGACTTAGGATGTTCTACTCCAACCCCAGTGGTATGGACAGATACGCAAGTTTCTTTGGCAAATGCCCCTGCACCATCGTGTGGCGGACCATATTCTACAGTTGAAGTAATTGGATCCTGGATTCAAACTATTCCTACTTTGACGACATAAACATCTCTTTGATAAGATTTGAAGATTTGCCAATGCAGAGTGTAGAGAATAACACTCAATAATACGACATTTTGGGTAAATGGAGAATAAATGGCAACAGCATTAAGATTTTGTAGAGGAATGATCTACAATTACAACCAAAATGGACGCGCATCTGAGTTCCTTAAAATGCTTTATGAATTTTGGGGATATGCAGTCAATGGTACCTCTGCACTTCAAACTCCAGGTGGAATGTCCACAACCTCATCACTCAACTACTCCATTTCTAATACCACTGGAGCTGGCACCTCTCCAATTGTAGTTACCACAACTACAACTAATGCTTTATTTACTGGCCAACAGGTTAGTATTAATGGTGTTCTTGGAAATACTGCGGCTAATGGTATCTATCAAATTACAGTTATTACAGGCTCTACATTTAGCTTAAATAGCACCACTGGAAACGGCGGTTACACGGGTGGAGGTACGGTTAATACCACTCCATTTGCTTGGAGCACTAACTTCACAGAAGGAAACACTGTTCTAGCTGTAGGAAATGATGGATACACAGCCGCACAGATTAGCACAACTTTTACTGGCGATGCTATATTTACCGCACTTAATAGCAATCCATTCACCTCTACCGCAACTAGCTTTACTGTTACGAACGCTTCCAACTTTCAGACCACAATAGCTTCAGGATCTAACGGTCAAAGCCTTCCACAATCAACTATTAACGTAGCTACTACCACACCAATTTCTACTACAATAACCGCTTCATCAAATAACGTGTCATTACCAACTGGCACCATTAACGTTGTTTCAACTGTAGGATTCCCATCTGCAGGCTATATTAACATAGCTACTACTGAAGGAACAGTTCAAGTTCTATATACAGGAACAACTGCAACAACATTTACTGGATGTACTTTTGGTATAGGCACCATGTTTACTGGTGGAGCAGTATCGATTTCTTTCCCGGCTAGCGGAACTATTAACGTAACCACGGGCGCTGGCAACCAAGTAGTCACATACACTGGTATCACTGGCACAACTTTCACAGGATGTACTGGTGGTACTGGAACTATGTCGACTGGTGGAGCTGTTAGCGCAACAATACAGCTAACTTTGAACTCATCTAACTCCTATAATAATTTACAGTCAGTAGTGGTTAATGGTGTTCTTGGAAATACATCAGCTAATGGAGTATCAACAGGCGGAACTCAAGTTGTTAGTATACCAACCTACAATGTTAGCACTGCAAACTTTTTTAACACAAGTATTGCATTTCCATCTAACGGATTATCTTTACCACAAACTACTATCAACTCTAGCACTGCGGCACCATTCACAACGACATCTGGTATTCAGACTCTTCCAACTTCTACAGTCAACGTAACTGCAACCGCCACAGCTAGTACTACAATTCTCGCGGCTTCTAACGGCAGTACTTTACCACAAACTACTGTTAACGCGACATCAACTACAGGGTTTCCAACTACGGGAACTATCAGCGTATTTGCAACACCTTTTACTAGCGTTACTGTTCCATCTAACTTATTAACTTTGCCACAATCGACCATTAACGTAGGCTCTACTGCCGGATTTCCTACAACTGGTAACTTGCTTGTAGGAACATCAACTACAACAACTATTGCTGTTGGATCTAACGGACAGACTCTACCTCAAGGAACGATTAACGTTGCTGCTACAACCGGATTCCCAACCTCAGGAAATATCTTTGTAACAACTGCCAACGGACCACAAATTGTAGCTTATACTGGAACTACTGGAACAACTTTCACAGGATGTACTGGTGGTACTGGAACTATGTCCACTGGTGGTGCTGTTGCTCTTGCAACTTCAGTTGCTTATACTGGTATTACTGGAGTTTCATTTACTGGATGTACAGGTGGTACTGGAACTATGCTAACTAATAGTAGCGTAGCGCCACCTTCACCTGTTGCGCAAACTGTTACTTATACCGGCGTCACATCTACAACCTTTACAGGATGTTTGGGTGGTGTTGGTTTAATGCAATCTGGTAATACTATCAACAACAACGGATTCTTTACTAATTTCCCAACTACCGGTACTGTTTACATAGTAACAACTACTGGAACTCAACCAGTTTCATATACCGGTACGACAGCAACTACACTTACCGGATGCACTAATGGCACTGGCAATACATCGGCCGGTGGCTCTGTATTCACAGCTTTTTCACCAGCATCAAACTATACTTCTATTACCGCAGGTTCTAACGGAGCGTCTCTTCCACAATCAACTATTAACGTATCCTCCACGACAGGATTCCCTACAAGCGGATATGTTTACGTAACCACTAGCACGGGATTCCAGGTAGTCACATATACTGGAACTACAGGTACTACATTTACAGGATGCACTGGCGGTACTGGAACTATGAGTACTGGTAATGCGGTAGTCATATGTTATCCACCCACTGGAACATTCAACGTAGTATCTACTCAAGGAACCCAAACAGTAGCCTATACAGCTACAACGCCAACAACTTTCACAGGTGGTACAGGCGGTATTGGAACCATTTCAACCGGCAGTATTATGAGTTCTCCAGTTCAAGTTACAACGACTACTGGCACTACTTTAACAACCAATCAATTTTCTGTAACATCTGGTATTGGTGGTTTGAATGGAGCTAACGGTATCTTCACAGTAACTAGAATTGATAATAGAAATTTCTCACTTAACAGTACGGTACCAAGCGGAACCTATACTAGTGGTGGAATTATTAATGACAGAACTAACTTAACTATCATTAACTCTATTCCTAATGGAGCTTGGACGAGCGGCGGAACACAAACAGTAAGCACTATCAATATGGTTGGCAAATTGTTTGTAATGTGGCAGCCAAATTCAGGAACCAGCGAAGATGGAATATACACCATCTCATCGGTCGTAAACTCAAATACAATAAGAATAAATATTAACACAGGTGGCACACCAGATCCTATTACATTACATCCATCTTTTAATCAGAGAAGTAACATTAACTATAGAGTAGTTGAAGTTGGTTTGGCGCAAAACGCTAGCTCTGGTAACGGTAACTATATGGTTATGCAATTCAATCCATCCTCTATTAGCTTAAACCCTGGTCAAGCTAATAGTCAAGTACAGATATTTGGAAATGATTCTGCTGGCACTATTGGAATGAATATGTCACCAGGTGGAAATTGGAATGGTGTTGCCTTCCCAGTTACTGGCAATATACAGACAGATGCAACTGGACAATTCACTAGTCAAAGCGGCAACTTGTTCAACGGATCTCCGGCAACCACCATGGCTGTAACTATGGCTGCTGATCCAGGTTTCTTCTGGATGCATTTCAAAGATGTAAACAGTGGCGATGGATCCTCTTATATACATGTCGAGATTCCAACTAGACTGTATCCATCTGCTTCAGATACTAATCCTATGGTAGCGTTAAATAGAGGCGGAGTATTTAACGGATCAGTTTATGTTATCACTAACAGCAATGCTGGAGGTAACATATCACGTGGATTCTTAATGAAAGGAACTGATGGGGCTGTCAGAACTCACTATGCATTGTCTAAGTCTTTGTTTGGAGATGGAACTCCTAACTTTGGTACACAGCTAACAGACGTTAGATTAGCATTTAATACTATTAGAGGTACCGTCTTGGCTTCTGATTGTGTATTAAGTTTGCCTGCTGTTACTAATCAATATTCTCTTGGAAGAGTTAAGTTAAGAACAATCAAATTTACTAGTACACCACTACCAGGTTTTCATAGATTTGGAACTGCAGGTGGACCTCAATTCATTAACGTACAAAACGGAATTGCTATAATCTGGGATAACACGATTATTCCTCAAAACCTCTTCTTCATCTTATAAGGTATATAATGGCCATACATACAGTTCGAGATTATCTTGTTCAAAACGTTTCCACTTCTAGTAAGCAGTGGGCGGCTGGATATATTCTTGGAATTTTTATGAGAAGAATTCTTGGATACACTTATATTGGAGATACTAATTACCCACTTAATACAGTAGGAACATTGTTAATTGCTACTCCTGATTCTACTCCAACAGCAGCTACGCCAACATTTGCTGCTGGTACTAAAGCTGGCATCAATCAGGGTACCGGAAGAGAATTCTATGTTTGGGTTCCCCCTTCTATTAGAACAGTTGGATTATCTGATGTTGGCCGTCTATTGGTTCTAAAAAGCACAGCTAATTCAACTTCCAATTCTGGAGTATACAACATCACCGGATTTGAAGCATTAAATCTAAGCGTTCAAACAACTACAGGTAACGGCGTATCACCAATTACAATAACTACAACTGCCACTAATACACTAACTACCGGCCAAACAGTCGCTATTTCTGGAGTAGTTGGAAATACAGCAGCTAATGGAACTTGGACTATTACAGTTTTGAATGGTACACAATTTACAATCAATACTACTGGTAATGGAGCTTATGTTAGTGGTGGTGCGGTAGTTACTAATAGTTATATTATTGATTATAGGACGATGGGTGCTGCAGGATTACCTCCTCAAGAATCTTTTGATAGTATGATTTGGTATCTGTATGCTGCAGATTCATTCGCCCCAGTTTCTGGTAATCCAAATACTACTTGGCCTGCTAACTATGGCGGAAATGGCAATTCAACAACTCCACGTATTATTATGCAAAGTCCACATTCACTTGGTTGGCAAGTTAGATTATGTCATGAGACATTTTCTGATTATGCTAACAACAATAATACTCAGGGTAATGTTCCAGTCATGACGGCTATCCCTGGATTTGGCGGCAATTCTGCCGGAGATTATGCGATTGCCGGGCCACATCTTCATACTGCGCAATACTATTTTACATATATTGCAAATTCAACTACACAATACGCTGGCAATACACCTGGATTTGGTGATGCTTCTACTACCATCGGTGGTTCTTCATTCTTTGCATTTCAATATAGAATAACTATTGTTGGTGATGATACGGGACAGGGTGTAGCAATGTTTGCACGAAGAGCATTTGATGCTAGCACTCCAAAATCATTTATGTTGGCTTTTGGTTTGCCAGAAAATGAGCCTCTTCCTTTACCAACTAATAATGCGGCTAGATTATTTTGTTATGGCTCTGGACTTTCTAACAATAACAGCAACGACTATGGAAATAGCGCAAATAATGTTGGTTGGTCTCCAGGAAACGTATTTGCCAGCAACGGATCGACACCCGATTCCAATCTAGGTCAAGGCGTTAGTCAATCACAGGGCGGACTACCATGCAGTAGTGTGCCGTCTCTTTGGACTTATACTACAGGGGTAGGTCAATTTAATAGCCCCGGATTCGATGGTAGCGCAACCGATGGTGTATGGTTAAATGCCACAGAACTATTCTCGGTAGATATTGTTAATGGAACAGCAACTACTTTTAGTGGTTATAGCGGCGTCTCACAAACCTTATTTCCTCTTGAACCAAGAATTATTGGAACTGTTCCTCATCTAAGAGCGGGCCGATCTAACTTTGGTGAGTATTCACTAACCACCGATGCCAATCATTCCTGGCAGCATATGAGAAATGGTGTTTATGTAACTTGGAATGGTCCACAGGTCGTACCATGAGTAACTCCGCTGATTTAGGAATTAACACTGCCGGAAGCACTCTTCCCTATCAAGGATTCGATCAAAATTTTGGCGGATCTGTACTACCAAAAGGTTCACAAGGCGAATTCAATGTGTTGTATGAAGGTAATAATGGCAATTACGGAGGCAATACAGTCCAAAACCTATCAAGCTCATTCAGAGATCAAGGATATAATGGGTTTATAGATAACTATAGTGCCATTCCAGAATTGAATTTTCAAACAGTTCAACTAGACACTAACACAGTTTATCCTCATCCTAAAGACCAACAGATATATTACAAACTATCTGGGTTTAATCAGAACACTAGCTCCTACGAAACATGGATAATTTCAGAAGAAATCGTGCCGCGTCCTGAAGTGTTTGATCCAACTAGAAACCCACCCAATGTAGATTTGAATGTTTTCTTCGCTCCTCCTTCTGGAAATACTCTTTCCAACATAAAAATAGTAGCAAGATGGATCCAGTAAAGGTAAAATATGGTAAGGCATTTACTCAGAGATTATGTAACACAGAATTTCAATACTACAACCTCTACATTCATTGGCTCGTATCTATCAACGATCTTTTTAAGAAGAGTTTTGTTGTATACCTATGTTGGTGATACGAACTACAACATAAATTCTGTTGGAACGTTACTAATCTCTACCGCCGACTCTACTCCTACTGGTGCCCCAACTTTTGCTGGCGGCTCACGAGCCGGAATCAATCTAGGTTTGAATACCGAGTTGAACGTTTCTATTCCATCAGGGACTAGAACAGTTTCTGCTACCGATAAGGGTAGAATACTAGTCCTAAGAAGTACGGCTAATCCACAATCTAATTCAGGTTGTTTTCTAATTACCGGATTTGATACTGGCACTAATTCTTATGTCATTGATTATAGAAGTGGGACATCAATTACTCCAGATACAACAATCATATCTAGCTCTAATGCCATTTCTCTTCCTACAAGCACTATTAACGTAAGCTCAACAACAGTATTTCCCGCTAGTGGAACTATTTTAGTGTATACTGATAACGGCGTGCAAACTGTAACCTATACTGCAAAAACGGCTACTACTTTCACCGGTTGTACGGGTGGCACTGGAGCTATGAGAACTGGAAATGGTGTAGCTAACAATGCAACTACTCTACCTCAAACTACCTTAACGGTCCCATCCACTACACCATTTCCAAGTAGCGGAACTCTATTTGTTTATACTAGTACCGGTAGGCAAACAGTTAGCTATACCGGAATAACGGCTACCACTTTCACAGGATGTTCGGGTGGTACAGGTGTCATTGGATTCTCTACAATAGTTTCTGCAACTACCACTACGATTGCTTCTGGATCTAACGGTCAATCTTTGCCGCAAGCAACTATTAACGTCGCTTCAACAACTACTGCTACAACAACAATTGCATCCGCCTCCAATGCGACCAGATTGCCAACAGCGACTGCCGGTACTATCACAGTAGCTTCTACTACGGGATTTCCTACTGCCGGAAACATTTGGGTTTCAACTGATAATGGTAAACAGTTAGTTAGCTATACTGGAACTACAGCGACCACATTCACAGGATGTTTAGGTGGGTTTGGCCTTATGAGTACTGGTAATGCAGTGGTAGCAGGATTCAATCCTAACAGTGGAACCATCTATGTAACAACATCTGCTGGTGTACAAAAAGTTTCATACACAGGATCGACCGGGACTACATTCACAGGATGTACGGGAGGAACTGGATCCATGTCAACTGGTGGTACAATTTACTTCTCACCTAATCTTCCGCCAGCAGAACCATCTGATAGTATGAATTGGTATCTATATGAAAAAGATGGCTCTTCGCCAATTCAAGGTGCTTCTAATGGAAATACTACTTTACAATATAGGGGTAATGGAACTTCTACGACACCAAGACTTATTCTTCAAAGCCCGCATGCTTTGGCCTGGCAAGTTAGAATTTGTCATGAAACAGTTGATGATTCTTCAGTTGGAACTGGGGGCGTTAGCTCTGAGTGCCCGTTAATAAGTTTTGCTCCTGGATTTGGTGGCAATGCTTCTGGAGACTTTGCGGTTGGAGGGCCACATCTTCACACTGCACTATATTACAATTCAAATAGCAATAATTTGCAAGGTGGAACTTTAGGATTTGGTGATAATACAAATATCCCTGCTGGAACTAATTCTATGCCTTATAGAATTACTTTAGCAGGAGATGATGATGGTTATGGTGTTTCAATATTTGGTCGTAGACCAGGAAATGCCAGTACTCCAAGATCATACTTCCTAACATTTGGACTACCAGCTCAGGAAATAGTTCCATTACCACCAAACAATGAAGCTAGATTATTTGTTATTGGTTCGGGATTAAGTTCAGGTAGCGGGAATAGCTTAAACGATATGAGTTGGTATCCGGGAAATATTGGAGGCGGTAATACACAAGGCATAACTATTCAGTCAGCTATTGGCCAAGTTCCATTACCAGTTACACTGAATATTACATTGTTGGCTTATATTTTTGGAAATGGACAACAAGGCAGTCCAATTTTTGATGGTAGCGCTGGCGAATCCCCTTGGCTTGGCGGAACAGAACTGTATCCAGTAGATGTAATGGCTGGAATTGTAAACACTTGGAACGGCTCGGCAGCCATCAATTATGGCTTCCCCAGACTAGAAGGAAGGTTCCTGGGAACTATTGCGCATATAAGGGAAGGAAGAGCTAATTTCTCTGAATTTACCACAACCACTGATCTTGTTGGACAACATATGAGAAGGGGTTTGTGGTTATTGTGGGGCGGTCCGCCAGTGGTAGCATAAGGATAAAATGGCTTTAAAATTACTTAGAGGTTTACAATACACAACAGGAACGAATGGTAAGGATATCCCTATCTTCATGAAGTTGTGCTATGAGTTTTGGGCGTATTGCGTCAATGGCACTAACCAAATGCTTAACGTAATTGCAGCCTCTAATGCCAACCCAATTACAATAACTACCTCCACTCCCCATAATCTATCTAATAACCAATTAGTCGGCGTATATAACGTAGGTGGAAATACCAATGCCAATGGTGGTTGGAACGTTACCGTTGTAAGCTCTACTCAATTCAGTTTGAATGGAGCTGTTGGCAATGCCACTTATACTAGTGGTGGTCAAGTATTTGTACCGGGAGGAATGCCAATTTCTCCAACCAGCGGTCCGGCCGGATTTTTTGAGGGAGCAAGTGTTTTGGCTGTAGGAAACGATGGAGTCACCTCTTCTATCGGTAGCACCTTAACAGCTTCTGCCTCAACTCCATTTAGTCCAGCTACTATGATAGGTAAGCATGTAGTTGTCTGGTTGGCTGGAGCTAATACAGGAGTTAGTCAGGCTTCTGTTGGACAAACACTACCACAGTCAAATATAAATGTAGGATCCACTCTTGGGTTCGCAAACAGTGGAACCATATTTGTAGTAACAAATGCTGGTACTCAAACAGTTGCTTATACTGGAATAGTTAATACTACTATTGCAGTCGGATCTAATGGACAATCACTTCCTCAAGCAACAATCAATGTAGGATCCACAACCGGATTTCCAACAAGTGGAACTATCAATGTAATTACGAATGCTAACGCCGCACAAGTAGTAACATATACTGGAGTAACTGCAACTAGCTTTACTGGATGTACGGGTGGTACTGGAGCTATGACTACTGGTAATGCTGTTACGGGACAGATATTTACTGGATGTACTGGAGGCACCGGCACTATGTTCACTAATGGAAATGTATCTGTTAATCCGGCAAGTACAGATGACTCTATTTACAAGATTGTAGCTGTGCCATCAAATACACAATTGCAATTGGTTCCATTTAGCGGCGGAACAACAGACATATCAACTCTTAAAAACAATCTAACATCTAGAGCTTCACTTAGCTACAGAGTAATTGATATTGTAGCAGCATCTCAGTTGGCAGTAGCTAATGGTAACTATTTTGTAGGAACCATGAATGGAGCTGCTAACATCAATTTTGGACAAGCCCCAAGCCAATTTCAATTCTTCTTAAGAGGAGCGGCTAATGCTTTCGGAACTTTTGGAATGGCAGGATCTCCTAATGGTAGCTGGTCTGGAGCTACTTTTTCTGGAACAGGCTCTAATTCAGCTATGACAGAAAGAACAAGTGCTAACGGTGTGACTTTGAACGGCGCAAACATAAACGTAAGTGGGTTCGTTACAATTTTCGCCGATACTGACTTTTTCTTTGGCCATGTTCAATCTGCTAACTCCAACGGTGCAGCGAACGCTAAAGCATTATACTTTATGGCTTGCACTCCAACTAGATTGTATACGCAAGCACAAGATCCTAATTTACTAGCCATACTAGTTGGTGGCAATGGGTTAACTGCAAGTAACACTACAGATTCCGTTTCTACATCTTTTGGTATGGTCGGATTTGATGGAGTTACTAGATCCCATCAATTGATAACAAGAAATCTTGGCGGTGATACGGGAGGCACTATAGGTACTCCAGGAAATATCTTGCCAGCATATACTGTAGGATTTAACCTATCAACATTCCTATCCTATCAAAATAAAACTGGACAAGTTATATATAGTGATGCTTTAATGTCAGTATCTTCAACTGCTGGACAGTATTCATTTGCAAGAGCTAGAATGAGACCAATGCAGTTTACGGGCGGTACATTACCACAATTTTATTTAGTTGGAAATAGTGGTGAGTTTATCCATTTAGTTAATGGAATATTACTTCCTTGGGATGGTTCTATCCTACCGTATAACGTACTGGCAGGAGGAACGTAATGGCTGTTCATATTCTAAGAGACTATCCTATGGCAACCACTGGATATTTTGCTCCTGGTGGTGGTGTCAATTACTTCTGGGTTACACAGCAATATTTGTTGCCAGTCTTCATGCACAAAATATTAGGTCATTCTGTTGTTTCTAATACTGGATGGGATATCAACAACTCAAATGTGCAAACATTTACGGCCAGCAATGGAACCTCCGTAGCTGCTGGGTCAAATGGACAATCACTTCCGCAATCTATCATCAATGTAATATCAACAACTAGTTTCCCTAATTCTGGAACTATTTATGTCAATACTTCTGGTGGGATTCAGGCTGTCAAATATTCCGGTACTACAGCTAATGCATTCTTAAATTGCACTGGTGGAACTGGTAGTATGTCATCTGGTCAAGCCACAACAATAACTTCAGGATCTAACGGAGCATCTCTTCCGCAAGCAACTATCAACGTAGCCACAACAGCAGGATTTCCTACTAGTGGATCTATCTATGTCGTTACCTCCGCAGGCACTCAACTAGTAACATATACTGGAATTGGTGCAACGACCTTTACTGGATGTCTAGGTGGCACCGGTTCTATGGCTACAGGTAATGCTGTCACCTCTGCTGCAAGCACTATCTTCTGTGGACCAACTAAAATATCGGCCGCTACTACTACGCTTAATCAGTATGCAACCATTACAACTCAAGTACCACACGGAGTAACGAGTGGCCAGTATGTTTTAACATCCGGAATTGCCGGTACAGCCAATCTTAATGGACTATGGCCAACTGTTGTTACTAGCCCGACACAATTAACGCTGGTTGGTTCTAAGGCTGATGGCGCTGCCTACACCGCTTTTTCTGGAACTCTAACACCTACAGGTATGCTAGTCGCATCTGGTACTGTTGCTGGAGGAACGGGAGCACAGATAAATGTGACTGGCGCTAACTCAGTCTATGCTGTTAGCATTCCACAATCTGCTAGAGTTGTAGTATCTGGAACTGCACCAACTACAGGAGATGCAGGTAGAATACTAGTACTAAAAAGTTCCAGTTATACAACCAAAAACTCTGGCGCTTTCAAAATCTCTGCCGCTAATACTGGCAACAGCACCACTATTGCTGTCGGCTCTAACAATGCATCACTTCCACAGTCTACTATAAATGTCGCTTCCACGGCCGGATTCCCAACTAGCGGAAACATTTTTGTCTTTACAACTACAGGGGTACAGACAGTAGCATATACCGGAATTTCAGGCGGCACGCAATTTACAGGATGTACTGGTGGAACTGGCACAATGACTACTGGTAACACAGTTAATAATTTCAACGGCTATACAATTGATTATCGCTCTACTGATACTCCACCTAACGAGACTATGGATTGGTGGTTGTATGAAGTTGAAACTCAAGTTTCATTTTACGCGTCCTACCCAAATAATACTTTTATTACTGGTTTAGGAATGCTATCAACAACAAACACGGCACCTATTCAAGTTACACCTAATTTGAATACGATCAATCAATTTTTAACTGGTCAAAGAGTTACTATAGCTGGTGTGACTGGAAATACAAATGCTAATGGCACTTGGACAATTACAACTAATGGAAGTAATACGTTTACACTCAATGGGTCTATTGGTAATGGTACCTCTACCACTTCCGGATCTATAAGTCGTATTGGATATACTGGTGGTGATGGATATTCATTTAATAGTAAGATTATTCTACAAAGCCCGCACTCAACTGCATGGCAATCTAGAATGGCCGTTGAACCATTTAACATTCCAAATATGCCTCCAACATCAGTAAGTGTTGGTTTCGGCGGAGTCTTAAATGGTGACTGGCCTATAGGCGGAATAACTAGCAGCATATCGCAATATTTAGGAAACAATCCCGTTTCACCTTATGCGGCATCGGTTGTTGGAGCTTCAACAACTGGAGCTATTGCTTATCGTATGACTGTAATGGGTGATGATCTTGGTCAATCAGTTTTCATGTATGCTAGAACACAGGGTGCAGGCGCCAATGGACTCCTTCTAATGGGAATACCTAGCAATGAGCCATCGCCATTAGCTCCAACTACCAATAGACCATTTGTCTATGGTGGAGTTAATACTGTTGATTATAGTGGAATTCAAATGAGAGTGGGTAACTCCAATAATTTTGGCTACACGTTCAGAGATTCTGCACCTGAAACCTGTTTAATTTCGGGCTGGGCAAATGCGGATGGAGTTTCTGGTGCAAGTCCAGCTTACGCCACGAATGCCGGAGATAGTCCATTTACAGGAACTACAGAGTTATTGCCTTGGGAAATTTGGGGCGGAACAGCAACAGATAACGTAGGTAGCTTACCAATTGCTATTGGTGGTTTAACTGTAAATACTATCAATCAGAGATTTATGGGAACTGCGCCAAATATTAGACAAGGAAGAGCTAACTTTGGAACCTTTACTTTAAGCACCGATAACACGACATCCCTAACGGTAACTGGAGCGACCGCTACATCACCAATCCAAATTACAACATCTGCAACTAATACATTAGTAACTGGACAGACGGTGGTCATTACTGGAGTAACAGGCAATACTGTTGCTAATGGAACTTTTGTTATTACAGTAGTTGATAATACTCACTTTACATTAAACAATACTAATGGACTAAATCCATATACTGGTGGTGGTACTGTTAATGGAACCGCACAATTTCTACATCTCCAAAATGGAATCTATATGAGATGGAATGGTGCCGGCGGATTGAACCCATAAGGATAAACTATGTCAACCACTACAGATTTAGGTGTTTTCGGTAATGTGTTATTTAAAACTTGGACTGGACAATATTCAGGAAGTCAAGGAATACATGATTACCAAAGCAATTTTGTTACCACTGCCTATAATCCATCGATTCAATTTGTAGCGTTTAATCCGACCACTAGAGTAACATACGGATTCAATACCTATTTCAAGTTGCAAGGATTTAATACTAGCACCAATAGGTATGAAGTATGGTTCTCGATGGGCGCACCACTATTGATTCCGCCCAGTGGGCACGCGCTCTCTAATATAGAGGTTGTCCTTACCTGGATTGATCGTTAAGTTTTCTTAATGGCTTTAGCGTACTCAAACGCAACCTTCATTAATGTATCAACATCTTTAGAGAAGGCCACTCTACGTTTAGAGAGGTGGTCTTTCATGTTGAATGCTTCTGCATCTTGCTTGGCCTGATCAGATACCCAAAATTTTTGATACTTGGATGGATTCTTAGCAAAACTAGGATCATAAGCGGGAATAGTAATGTACTTGGCAGGGTCAACCCAGCTACCATTCTCTTTAATACCAAAATGACAGTGAGGCCAGGTTCTTCCACCCTCTTGCGTCTTTAGGGGGTCATTGGGGTTACCGGCATTGCCCGTATTACCTACGGTACCAATTACAGTATTGGAATCTACCTTATCCCCCTTCTGCACACTGGCAGTAGAAAGATGGGCGTAATAGGACCATAGACCATTGGCATGTTGAACGCCTACGATGTTACCACCCATTGGGTCAGTACCTACAGTATTGACTGTGCCTGAAGTGAGGGCATAGACTGGGGTTCCGGCAGCAGCGCTCATGTCAACACCAAAATGTCCACGGCCTTTTGCAGCCTTTGGATCATCATCGTAGCGCTTCATGCTGGGGGCGAATCCGCCCAAGTTGTGCCAGGCACCATGGATTGGGGCCGTGAAGCCTCCAGGAGACACTACAAATTGCTTTCCCTGCCCGCCTGGGGTTGGGGAGGCCGGCGCACTCTGCTGGTTTTTATTGCCAAACAGACCCTTTGTTTGATTAATAAGAGTCTCGAAATAGCTGTCATCCAAATCTGCCATACCTATAATACTTAGTTATCGATATGGATTTTGACGACAAGAATAGCAAATCAAGGTATCATTAGGCTGATTTGGCTCCGCATACCTATAGAACTCACGACAAATACAACATGATAAGCCGTCCATTTTCTCATGAACATGCGCTACCATATTACCTTGAATATAGAGGATGTTTTCGTCTAGGAACTTCTTATCAATTCCTAGCTGTTTACACCGATAGCTATTGGCTACCGTAGTGCCCTTCAATGAATAATAATGGGGTACGTAAAGATAGTACCCTTGATTGTCAATGGCGACAATCTCGAAAGTCTGAATCTCATCATAGCTTTTATAGGGGCTGACTATGGTGGACGCCTTCACACGACAATCAACTCGGTCTCCCGGTTTGAGTTTTGTCATGTCAGTATGCGGAATTATGACTTCTTCAACATCCGTAATGAGATCATAGTTTCCTGCCCCGATGTTAATCAGGCGCAACATTTAGTCTTCACCATGCTGCGAGTCCCAAAAGTCTCTAGCCATCCTAATTAAATCGCTATCATCTAGGGTATTCACATCATGAGCGCAGACAATCCGCGCAAATCTAACAAGGTCTGCAATATGAGAAGGAACTTCTCTTGTTACAGTAACAGTCTCAGTTAGCTTGGTCATTAAGCTTGCGGCTCTTCGTAGAAGTAAACTGAAACACCATTGTCAACTAACTCCGTAGTGAGGAGTTCCTGCAACTCTGGAAGGGCAGTAGTCAATAGAGTAGAAACATGAACGCTTGCTCTCTCATACTTGGCCATCTTGCAGATTTCCTTCAAACAGGCAGTAAGTCCTGCAGAATCAGTTTCTAACTCGGCATTTTGACATAGCATACTAAGTACCCAAGTGTCACTCTGAACAGCGTTAGTAGCGACTGCACCTAGCTTGTACTTGTTATCACGGGCATTGAACCAACCCTTAGCTTCACGCTTAACAGTTGGCCACTTCTTCTCGAAAACCGGGTAAAGAGGACTGTCAATCTTGCCAGCCATGTTTACAACGTTCAATACAAAACGTAGTCCTGCGTTCTCTGGTGCTAAAATGCTTCCGTTGATTACCTTGACTCGACCTTTTGGTTGAAATTGCTTGGCGACATTGGATGCGTTGTTATCTTTATTCATATAATATCCTTTATAGACGGCTCTAACAGTGAATATATCAGTGCCAACGTGGGTTTTTCTGCTGGACTTCAGCTACTTCTAGTATCATCTTCTCAATTTCAGGTAATTCTTTACTAGTGTCCATCTTAGATAAGTCAAAATGATAGGACTGAAATCCATATCTTCTACCAGTTTCTAAGTTCTCTAGAACGTCATCTACATATACACATCCATGGAATTCTGGATATTCCATTAGAAAGCTTTGGTAAAATAGACTGGTAGGTTTGCGGGCGCCAACATTACAACTGAAATGTTTGATAGCTCCTTCAAAGAATCCGCCATGGGACAGGATATTCTCGGCCTGTTTAGCATGTTCAATACCGATATTGGATAATAAGGCTACTTGGAGCCCATGCTTCTCAGTCATAGAGTTGTACATATCTAGAACATGTAAATTTGGTTGAATAGATCTATTCCAAGATCGCAATAGTTTATCTATGACCACCGGGGATTTGAGATGAAGATGGTCATGCAACTCATCTTTCATTACAGTAAGTCCTAAGTCATGTTGCTTCTGACTTCGATTCAAGAAGTACATAGCATCTTCTAAAGATATGTTCATCTCGGCCGATAAATCGTTTAGAAATTCGGTAAAGTCAACGTGACATAGTACGTTACCAATATCTAAGGCTACATACTTCATAGTTCCTCTATATGTTCGTGCAGATACTTAATTGAGTCTGAGCACGCAGGCTCAACTTTCATGGAGAAACCATCTAGTCCCTCTGTGAAAATCATAATACGTCCAATGCCTATTTTCTGAGCAAGCTGACTATTAGTAATAGACTCAGCATCCTCATAATCTGGAAAGATTAGAGCGTACTTACCATTGTAAAAAGCATCTGCCAAGAAACTAGTTTGGCCCTGGCAAATGTAGAATGCAGAATTTTTGAGATTACAGTAATACTCGTCTACGATCCTTATATCCTTGACCTGCACGTTTTGATAGCGTTCTTGCGGATCATCCATGAAAGCTACACTATCGGGATACTTCTTCAAAAAATCTATCACGTGCTTATCAAGTACAGAAAAGGCCGCAGTTATGTGATGTTGGCAAGGGATAGAATTCCTGGCGATTTGATGATAGGGACGCACCCATTGAAATCCATCTAACAGCGTTGGGGGTTCATCCATGTCACCGAAATGGGAGTATACAAAATTACGATTGGAGTTATCTAGAACGTTTATCATTCTCTGAGAATGTATAGTATCTCTATTCAATGCATGCGCATGATATTTGAAGAGACCAAGATTATACTTCTCATTCCTAACAAGGGCGTAGTTGATTAGTGAGGAACTACACTGCCACAGGGTGATGTTCAAATCGATAGCTACACTGCTGGTGAAATACTCTAAGTCACTAATAATTAAATCAGGCGCATAGCTCTTGACTTGCTCCAGATAGATGTTTAAGTTGTCACCGTACAGGGACAGTAAGTCTGGTCGATAGATGTTTAATAGTGCGTCTAGAGTCCAATCGATATTAACATTCTTAAGAGACGATTTTTTATACGCTGCAATCTTAATCTGATGCGCAGATCCTTCCATAGCCCTTAGGAAACGTGAGAGCTGAATCTTGGCATTCTGATTGTTAGAGGCCGCGTACAATATCTTCATTCAAACAGCTTAGCTTCTACACCTAACTTGATAAGTTTCTGCATCAACTCAACCTGCTTCTCAAAGATTTCTTTAGTAGCCTTTACGTCAGCCGCAGCGGTGTGAGCCTTATCGTTCTTAATACCATACTTCTTGCCTAAATTCTTTAGACTATATCCTTCTGCGAACTGGCCCTTACAGAAGTCAAAGAACAACTCAACAATCATGGTATCAATCAGTCTGCGTCCAAACGGAAATGATCCATCTGAATCGCACTTATTCCACAATTGAACCAATCGTTCTTTATCGAAGGCAATGTTCTGACCAATGAGAAAGCGCTTCTCAGCAGGCACGCCATCTTCAGCTAACCAATCTTCAATCTCAACTAGTGTAGGAATTGGATCCAGATAACGCTCACGACCTTCTTTGGTCTTATGGGTTATGTCCTCTAGTTTGTGGCCGTTAATTTTCAGCGCGGCTGCTTCGGTGGTTTCTGGTGTTAGTGGTTTTAGACACCAGGTTTTCTGGGCATTCTCGCTGGAATCGCCCAAGCGATGGAGAGACAACTCAATCACATCATGTTTGCGAGCGTCTAGTCCAGTCGTTTCAATATCGGCAACATAAAATACATAATTCATACAATACACCTCTAGTGCTGGATGCTCCGACTAATGTAAGAATCGAGGGCCGAGAGTCAACCCCTATTATTTTAGTTTTTTCTTGATCTCGTTTTTCAGAGCATTGAAGGACTTGATGCCGGCCTTGTATTGAGTAATCAGGAAATTTACGCCGTCAATTGTGCGCAAGAAATCTTTTTCTTTGTTATTTAGCTTAGAGCCTTCGACAATAAACATCACTTTATTATCTTCAAAGATTTTCCACTTCTCGCCTTTATTGGGCATAGCAATTCGTTTTACTCTAATTACCTTTTCGGCTTTGTCATCTTCTTCATGATACAAATCATATTCGAATTTACTAAGACTGTATTTGGTATTACCGTCTTTCCCCTCTTCACCTACTTGAGGTAGATTGGGTGTTGCATCTGTATTAGTTTTAGTCTGTGTTTTAGTTGGCATGTTTATCTCATTTGCATACGGCATCTGCCGCAATGATGCCCATGATGCCTGCTGATAATATACCATGGATACCAGCGCTTTCGCCAGCCACAAACATTCCATCTACTTCAGTTTCCAAATTATCTCCAATGTTTATCTTGGGAGCAGATGGTACGATAGTAGGAACATGGAAGTAAGCTTTGGTAGTAATCTCTGGTATAATAGCAGATAGCTCAGTAATGACTGGCTTTAACCATTCATACTCTGGGATAATAGATATTCGACTCTTACCAGTTAAAATAGTAGAGACTCTTTCTTTAATAATTCTGTCATTGGCAAGAACGAAAGTTAGTTTTCCAATTCTATCTGTCTGTTCAAATCCAGTATCAGGAAATGGTCTATTACCTATTAGATTAAACGAAACTTTATCCGTCTTCCATCTATTCTCATTGGAACGGAAAGCTGAAATAGCTAAATCTATATGGTCTTCTGGAATAACAGTACCATACCAAGATAATGGTCCTATCTCTAGGTCGGACTTAGTAAGAGTACAATTGGATCTATTGAAATCCTTCATAACGCTAGAGTTAGTTTCTACACGAATACCAAAACGAGCAATGTCATTATTATCTACAATTCCAAAGCTACCATATAGTGCTCTAGCCCAACGCCAGCCACTTCTACCAACAGCAATGATAATTTTCTTGCAGCGATATTCATGTTCTTCAGTAGTGATAACGAAGACATTCTTCTGCTTAACTATTCTAACAACTTCACTATCAAAATTGAAAGTAATATTCTTGCCTACCTCAATAAGTTCAGCCATGTGTTTAGATAGGGCATGAATCTCTTTTGGATAGATCTGAATATGATCGTTGAGAGCAATATCATATCCTAGCTTCTTGATTTTCTTTTCCAAAGACGTTGTAGGAGCGCGGTCTTTGATTACTTTGAATTCATCGACTTGTTCTAATACATGTCGAAACCAAGTGTGAGCCGATTTGGCTCTGCGAAGTCCAGTAAGTTCTGCAACTTTGGACACATCAGATTGATATAGTTTTCCATCACTATTTGGCAAGCAGCCAAGCCAACCTTCCAGTTGTCTTCTGCGCTTCATAGGAGGTCTACCCAAATCAAAAAGAATAGCTTTAACGTTTTTATGGTCTTTTGCTAACTTCAAAGTTGCAAAAGCGCCCGCTACACCAGCCCCAATAATACCGACATCAAAATCTTTCATGCCCTCATATTATATCGGGGTTAGAATTTCTTTAGAAGGTTAACCACTTAACATCCATAGTTTCCATAACCGTGAGCTTAGCAGCAACTACGGCTGCCTTCATTGCAGCAGCATATTTAGCGGTAAGCATAGCTGCTAATTTAGTGGCGGCTGCTGGTGGAGTGGCACTAACAAGAAACTTAATATTCAAAGCCTTATCAAAATGAATAGTTATGGCAACAGGACCATCATCTACTCCAGCAGTAGCTAACATTGGAGATACTTCTGCTGCTTTATCCCATAAACCGGCTGCTTGCAATACATCTTGAAAGTCACCAGCAACCTTTTGTCCCAATGAGATTTTACGAGCCAAACGATCGGCCAATTTGAATAATTTATCTACAGAGTTCATTCTTATATCCTTGAAACTAGGGTGTATCTATTTCTGGTTGGGTCATAAGCCCAAGTAGCTGAACGGCCAGCTACGTTGATATTAATTGGGGAAGTATATGTACCAAGTGTGGCCGGGTCTTCTAGTGTCCTACCATTACCCTGAACAACAATGTTATGTGTATTAGCAGTAAATGTAGCATCCTTTACAGTAAATCTTAAGTTAACAGTTGGGGTTGCTGGAGCTGTAATAGTACAAGTATTACTAGTTGGGTCACAAACGAAAAGCTGATCAAGACCTACTATACTAGCGCTACCGCCGCTTGCTACGTTTATAACAGAAGAGTATCCGGTATTTGGTGAGATATTGTTGGTTAGCGATGAAATCCATGTCGTACCGTTGTATACAAAAGATGCTTCTGTATAGTTGGTGCTAATAAGTATAGTTGAGAATCCGTCAATGTTGCTACCGTTACCAGACACAGTAATATTAAAGTTACCCGCATTTCCCAGAGCATCCTTAATAATATAGGTATCACCAGATGTTGGAGTGGCTGGTAAATTAACAGTAAAAGGAGTTGCGATTGCACCAATAGAAAGAACCTCATCAGCTCCCGTCATAGTATCAGGAGTAGTTGTAGTAGTTCTAACTTTAATTCTTCTACCAACATTAGTAATAAACTTAGAAGCTAAAGTATTTGCTACTAATGTAGTTCCAGATAGTAAGTTAACTCCAATATTTCCTTGAAGGTTAAGAAGGCCCTGGCTGCTTGGTCCGAAACTTTGTGCGAATATTAGGGCTTGGCCAGATGTAGTGGTCAAAGTTCCACCGACAGGAGCGAAATTCATTACTGGACCAGTTAAACCGGCTTGGTTAAAAGAAGATGAACTGCTTAAATCTCCAATGCTCCAAGCTCCAGATTGGAAAACGCGACCAGTCACACCACGAGATGAACCGTCGCCCAAGACTTTGCTAAAAATCATTGCAGAAGTTGCGAGACCTGATTGCTCGATAACTCCCTGACCCTGGTATGCTCCAACAGTATAAGTTGTTCCAGGAGACTGTATACTGATTCCGCTGACACCAGTTCCACCAGCCGCTGCATTGTATGCAAAGTAACCAGCTCTTTGTGAAGATGATTCTGTAAATATTTCAGACAATATACTTCCGGCAGCATTGTTTCCAAAGATATAATCAGTACCAGCTAATGGAGAAACTCCATTTGGCCCTGTTACGGTGGAGGTAGCATTTGGTCCAAATCTAAAAGCCTGATTGGAATCAAAATATGCTGCAGCGGTATTACCTACTAAAAATTGAATAAGACCAGCAGTAGTACCAGTTCCACTTTGAATTACGGCATTACCACCGAATAGGGTAGCATTCTGTGCTTTCCAGGTCATTGATTGGCCGGTTGTACCTGCCGTAGCTACTTGAGTAATCGTTGGATTGGTTACGGCCGAGCCATAACTGACAGTGCCAGAGATGCCGGTTAGGCCAACCACTGATATGGGACCTGGGAAAGTTCCTAACAGATCGCCTGAAGCAGTACCATTAGGACCGGCTGGACCCACTGGTCCGGCAATACCTGCCGGACCCTGTGAGCCTGATGGACCAACGATTTCTACATCGTGGTCTAGAACATATTTGGTGCCATCCCACCTTAGGTATCCTGGAGTTAAAATTCCGCTCATGTATCCTCATTGAACTAAAAGCTCACAAGAATATCAAAATTTTAGTATATTCTTGACTTTAAGAGTTCTTCAGATATAGATAGTCAGATTCTCTGCTTATGCTAAAATTTTGATATTATAGCAGGACTTACAAGATGGTAACAAAATACCCAGCAGCCATAGACACCGTTTTCACCCTCAAGCCAATTCTTGACGGACAGCCAGTAACTGGCGGATCTGTTGAGCAATTAAGAGTGGCGATAATCGCCATTGAAGAGGAACTAGGAGTAAAACCAAGTGGTCTTTATGCCACCGTTCGTGCTCGCTTTGATGCACTTGAAAATATTGTTGGCAATTTAAGAGTAATTGAACTTGAAAATGATTTGGGCGGAACATTAGAACATCCCCAGGTCATTGGTATTCACGGCCGCCCTATTTCTACCGTCCCTCCAGCTCCTGGTGATGTATATGTCTGGGACGGACTTGCCTGGACACCAGGCACTCAACCAGCTAACGTACATTTTGCTGGTGACTTACAAGGAAATCCAGTTACACAAGAAGTAATTGGTATCAATACTATTCCTGTAAGAAAAGGTCATCAAGGTGAATTCAATAATGATGCGGGCAAATATCTCCAAGCTAAAGAGTCTTTTCAGGGGCCTGCTGGAATCATATTTGATGGAACAGATTTGTGGGTCTCCAATGGCGGAAGCAATGGCGTACTTAGAATAAACCCTGCTACCCCTGAAATTACAAAGATAGTTGAGCTACCACTAAGCAATAATAGTGGGTTACTAACATCAGATGACACTCACATTTTTGTTACATCTCTTGGATATAACCAAGTTGGACCAGCCAGTTTCCCTTATGGTCACATTTTCATTATCGAAAGAGCAACTAATAATATAGTTGGTAGAATTTCTACTGGTAGTACTGGAGAATTTTTCCTTGATATTGCTGTTGATGGAAACAATATTTATGTTTCTACTGGCCCAAGTACCAGTACGCCACTTAATAACTCTAGAGTTGAGAAATATTCTAAATCTGCTGCACTTCTAGCATACCCTAATTCAGTACCACCTCTTCAGACACTAGGTCCCGATGCTTCTGGATCATATTATGGTAATATGTGTTTTGGTGGTGGCTTCCTATTTGTCACAAGCGGCGGATATGATGGTGGAAAGATTTACAAAATAGATCCATCAAGTATGACTGTGCTTGATTCATATACCGAAGATAGTCCTGGTCTTGGTGTAGCATATGGTTGCACGTTTGCTTTTGGAAGCTTATGGGTTAATAATTTCCATGAGAGTAGTGGAGGCATTCATAGATTTGATCCATCTAATCTTTCTGCGCCTATTGCATTCATACCTACAGCTAACCCTAGTGTGGGACGATGTATTATAAGTGATGATTCCACTATTTGGCAAACTAATAATGGTTCAGTAGCATATAGAATATCAACAACGCTTGGTAGTGAGGCTGTAATTGCTTCAGTAAGTCATTCTCCATACGGTTTTGGTATGCCAGCTTTTGATGGCACTTATATTTGGACCTTAAGTACTGGTGGCTACGCTGGCGGTATGGATGCTATCTCTACCGGATTAGGTACAGAAGCTTGGGTTAAATTCTTTGGTGGTCAATTAGAAATTGTATACACATCTATTCCATCATCTACCAATCAATTGCAATTTCAAAATAATGGAACTGGAATCGGAGCATTTGGAACAATTAATATTCCAAGCGGCGGAACTTTTTCATCGGGCGCATTTGATACAGTAAATCTGAATATTGATGCTGGAACTTTACCACCACCAGGTAATGTATATGATAATTTGAGATTGGTCCCAGATCAATTATTTATCACCCCAGTAGGTTTATGGTTTGATTCAGCAACATATGATTTATGGGTTACTAATGCCTCGACCCCAACTGTTCAAAAACTAAATGTTACATCTGGTTCCCCAGTATTATCTAATAATGTTGGCTTGTCAGGATCGTTCCAAGGTTGGAAAATTACTGGCGACTCAACAAATGTATATGTAACCTCTAATAATAGTGGTAAAGTATATGTTATCAATAAGAACAGTGCCGCAGTTGTTGGTGTTGGTAATTCCAAAGGAACTGAAACTGGACAGACAACAGCTATCACCACTACCGGAAATGCAGACTACCTTTGGGTAGTATGTAAGGCTAGAGGTCCAGTCAGCGATCCGCAACCTGATGTTGTTCAGAGATTTAGTATCTCTGATATGATTGCAAATTACCCTACTGAAATTGATCCGGATCTTTTCCAAATCATACCAAACGGCACGGCCGACTGGGAAGATATGTGCTTCATTGGTGGCGAAGGTGGTTATCTAGTCACCGGCAGTGCCGGCTATATCTACCAGTTCTGTTCTGTTGATGACGGCCTCAGCACTATATTTGGTAACTATGGTAATGGTTCGGGTTATACACCAGGTTATCAACTCGGCGGTGTTGTACCAGTACATCACAATTCTTTTGGTTGGGGATTATGGACCACTTCTTTGGGAAGCCAACTTCTTCAAGAGTTTGAGTTCCAAAATCTTAATAGCGGAGCAAATGGACTTTTAAGTCTTGGTGGTTTTGCTGGAGACATCATCTCTGATGGTAATAACGATGGTGATATCTGGATTAATGATAGTAACAATACTGTCTTTAGAGTATCTACAGCTATAACTAGTTCTCCATCAATAACAGCTACCATTAAGATTCCAACATCTGGATTAAGTGGCGCTCCATTTATGGGAATGGCTTACGATTCCTACAATAATTATACTTGGGTAGCTAATCCTGGCGGAAACTCAATTGTAAGCATTGATAATAGTTCAAATCAGTTCAACGAATCTTGGGCTGGCCCATTTTCAGCTAAATGGTTTCAGGGAGATATAGTATTTGATGATGTTATTGGTCGTTCTAATTTAGTATCTACCAAACTAAATCAATCAGATGTCAGTCCCGCATTTTCAGGTCAGTTAAATTTTGCTGAACAAACTAACCCATACCTATCACCCGGCACTGGCAACAACTATGCGGTCATTCTAAGTGGTCTTAATAACAAATCACAAGGCGAATATGACGTAATACTTGGTGGATTCAGTAACTTAATTTATGATACTAGTGGTCTCGGTGGACCACCAACATTCTCATTTATTGGTGGTGGTGGCAATAACACTATTTATAGTACTGGCACGCCTGGCCGTAAATGGAATGTTATTGTTGGCGGAGAAGGACATTCCATTGGTGACACTACAGGAGGCACTATCAGTGGAGGTCATGGCCATGCTATTGTTACAGCAGATTATGCCACGATTGCTGGAGGTATTGGTAATGACGTCAGCAACAGCTCTGGAGCCGTAATAAGTGGTGGCGCTAACAACAATAATAGCGCATCATATGCAGTCATTAGTGGCGGCCAGTTTAACCAAGTTTTATCTGGTGCAAACGACGCTTCCATTGGTGGCGGTTCTAACAACACCGTTACTCAACCATATGGAACAATTGCTGGAGGTTCTAGCAATAGAACACAAGACCACTTTGATACAGTTGGTGGTGGCACTAATAACGTCATCTCTGGTGGTGATGGCTATAGCGTAATTGCTGGAGGAATTAATAACAGCATTTCAGCCGGTAAAGGAACCATTGGCGGCGGCTATCAAAACAGTGTTACCGCAGATTATGGAACCGTTCCTGGCGGACATGGTGGTAAAGCAATAAGAACCGGACAACTATCTCATGCAGGCGGCTATTTAGGTAGTCCCGGAGATGCTCAATTTGCAAGATACTTTGTAAAAGGAACTTCATTTAATGAAGCTCCAATAACACTTAGAGATGAATTTAGTGGAGAGTTATTCCTAGAGCCAGGTCAAGCTTATGCTATGAGAGTCACATGTATTGCCAATAGCATCAATAATGAACAAGCTGCAATGTTCAGTCGTCAAATTTTAGTTCATAATGTTAACGGCACAGCAATTATTGATGATCAATTTGTTATACATGATGTTCCAAATGGAACCGTTTGGGACTTTAGTATTAGTGCGTCTGATAACATTATCAGATTTAATTTTAGGGGCGATGCAACCAATATAATAAGTGTAATGGCCACAGCCGAATGGTTTGAGGTTCCTGGATTTACTGGCGGTTAACCTTTGGTTATATCTAAGTCACAATGAGTTTTTTTAAGTTTACATCCACTCCAGGCTCAACCTGGCCGATGGTTCCTATTCCTGAGTTTACGTCTGTTGTTAGCGCCTATACTGAACTAACTAAAACACAATGGTTAAGTCCGGAACAATTAGAGCAGGCCCAACTTCAACAGATAAATAATCTACTACAACACTCTTATGATAACTCGCCTTACTATAGGCTGATGTTAGATCAGTGTGGTATTGGAAGGAAACCAATTACAAGTTTTCAAGAGTTTAGAAAAATACCACTACTAACTCGCAAGAAGTATCAAGATCATTACTCTAGTATTAAGGTTAGTAAACTACCAGAAGGGATGATTCCAAGCCCCTCGCCTATACATACTTCAGGAACTAACGGCACGCCTATCTCTCTATACAAAACAGATAGAGATAATTTGTGGTGGCAAGCAATGGCTATGCGTGATTTTGAATGGGGTGGCATGGACCCCATGAAACGTATGGCATCTATTAGATTGATTGGTATGAACAAGAGCGACTATGAAATTGCTGTTAAGGGCATTTCAATACCTACTTGGCTACCAAAAGTTCATGGATACAGTGTCTTCAAATGCGTACCAGTTCATGGTATGGATATACGTCAAGACCCTAAAGTCCAATTAACTTGGCTCAGAACTGTTAATCCAAATTATCTAATCAGTATGCCTTCTAATTTAGAAGTGTTAGCTGATTTGGTTGAAGAGAGTGGTAGAAAACTACCAGACTTGGAAACAATCCAAACCATTGGAGAGACTCTTACTCCACAAATTAAAGAAAGACTTGAAAGAACTTTTGGAGCCAAAGTAGTCAATCTTTATTCGGCTAACGAAACCGGTTACATTGCATCTTCTTGTCCGACTGGTAATGGATTACATATCCATGCAGAGAGTGTATACGTAGAAGTTCTGAATGAACAAAATAATCCATGTAAGCCTGGAGAAACTGGTAAGCTAGTTGTTACAAGCTTAACCAATTTTATTAATCCATTTATTAGATACGATATCATTGACGAAGTAACGCTTGCCAATGAGCCTTGTTCCTGTGGTCGCGGTTTACCACTTCTAAAACATATCAATGGTAGAAGGCATCCAATGCTATTCTTAGCCGGCAATCGTCGTAAAGTATCTACTGGAATTATGTTAGGTATACGTCAAATAGGCGGGGTTCGTCAGTTCCAAGTTATTCAACACAATATCGATAACTTCACATTAAGAGTAGTTCCTAATAAAGAGTGGACCGACGAACATGGGTTAAAAATGATTCAATGCATTCAAGAAGAGGTAGAATCTACTGTTCATGTCGATATAAAGAAGAGCGAAGTTATCGAACGTCCTAATGGAAAATTGAAAATAATCGTTGTAGAGCCGGAGAATATCAATGCCAAATGACTTACAAGATACATGGAATGCCATTGCCACCATGTGGGACCATTGGGCACCACCATTGCGACCAAATATCGAAGATACAACTATCTTAGAGGATTCACTTGGTGTTTGGTCCTCAGATGGATATGCGCCTGTTGACGGATATGCTCAAGCTGTTTTATTAGGAGTTACTCCTGAAATTGCTACTATGAATTTCCCAACTCCCACTAACCTATTAGCTATAGATAAGTCTGAGGCCATGATTCAGTATGTCTGGCCAGGAGATATTCCTAACCAACGTACCGCCGTTCATGGGGACTGGTTTAACTACTACATAGTAAATAGATCAAAAGACATTGTTTTGGCAGATGGATCGTTAGTATTTTTCAATCCAGAAGGTGTGTCAAGATTAGTTACTAGAGTATCTTTGGCGCTAGATAATAATGGCATTTTTCTAACTCGCTGTTTTGTAATGCCCGAAAGAAGAGAAACCGTTACAACTATTCTTCACGATGTTCATGATGGTTATAGTGACGGTTATCATATCAACTTTCATGAATTCAAATTTAGGGTAGCTATGGCGCTCCAAAGATCATTTGAAGAGGGCGTCAGCCAAGATGATGTCTGGAAGGCCGTGCAGATGATACTTAAAGCGTCTCCACATAACGGATTCTCTCCGGCCGATGTTGCTACCATAGATGTATATAGGGGCAAAACGGCTAAACATCACTTTCCAACGGTTAGCGAGCTTACTGCCATTCTGAATACTAGATTTTCTGCTGTTACAGTGGTAAAACCCACTTATCAGTTTGGAGAGTGTTGTCAGACGTTTATCGCTCAAGCACCGCGTTAATTAGCTGAATACGCTCTTGCATATTCTCCATATTAATCTGATAGTGCTTAAGCTGCCACATCTCTAACATAAACTTCACCATGGCATCGATTGCGACCACGCCATCCCACGTTAAACTTTCTCGTACGCCGTCAGCCTTCAGGGTAGCCTTGGAGGGTCGAACGAAGAATATAAATACGTCTGAGTCCCTTAGTTTTTCAACATACGGCATCATCTGATCGCTGGTAAGTAACTTAGATAGAATGCGCGTATGCTGGGCCGCGTAAGCAAGACAGTCAAAACTTCTATCTGAGACAAAAGTATCATGCTTTGTTTCTTCAGAAAGCTGCCTGTAGAAAATAGACTGTTGGTAATCATCTACCAAATCCATATTGTATCGCAAGCTATCTAAATGCAATTCCTTTTCAGACAGGACAGCTCTTGCCACCTCTGTAATCATAGGCAGTTTGTATTGCTCGGAAACATAGCGAGCACACGTCGTCTTACCAGTGCTATGAGCGCCAACAAAATATACCTTCATGTAAATGCCTTTAGTTTGTAATATCGATCATACTTGTCGATCACTTGATCTTCTGTATAATCAATAAAGATGAATGAACAATAGCCGACATGAGCTATAAAGCATTTGGAATTAGTACCCCAATCTTTATCGCCAAACCAAATATAAACACCATCATCACCACGAGTTTTTGTGTAACTGAAATGAAAAATCGCCCTCATAAAACTAATACTCTTCTCAAGGTCGTATTGCTTGAGATAGTCTTCTAGTCTTATGGAGCGATTTTCAATCATGTTACATCAGAAATTAGTTTCTTGAATTCTTCGACAGTAATCTCAACTGCGTTAGTAATTTTCTTGAGTGGGTCAGTGTGATCCTTAGCAGAGATAGTAAAGATTATCTTGCCAGGATTAGCTGACTTGATACACTCAATATAGCTCTTATCATCGAATGTGATTTTCATGTAACTCTCCTGAATGTGCCGCGGACTGCCTGAGCACTTTTACGATCACCAAGTAATAGCCTGGCCGCCGCTAATAGAAGCGTAACATCTGCCATATCGAAACCAACGGCAATATACGCCTCAATGATTTCATTTTCTGGCAAGTCTCTATCAAGACCATCAGCAATTATACGGATGTTGCCTTCAATGACTCCCTCATTCATCTGATTGTCCTTAGAGAGGCAATCAGCCTTTTATTCTTAGAGTGCTTTTCATCGGCTTCAAAAATCTCAATACGCCTAGCTCCGCCAGACTCTTGTACGATTCTTTCGGCCGCACTTAATGCACCTGCAAAGGTTTCTTGATAGTTTACCTTCATGTTAGGAATATCATCCCAAGGCATTAGTACATCTACGATAAACATTAGGGCCTTTCAGCTAGTACAAACATGATTAGTTTCATATCCTCATCATAGACCGCTGCAATTGGAATATCTTCATTTAGCAGTCCATTGAGTACACCAAGCATACCAGCTACTGGATTGTTAGGATCATCTACCATACAAATAAACTCTTCTGAGTCTGCGTATTCATTAGTAACCGGATAACGAGTATCTATCAGTTTTTCAGTTAGATTTCTATCTAACTGTAACAGTCTATTAAGTTGCGCAACCACTGACTCTTTAGTAATCATAGTTTGCTCCTATCGGTAATGATTTCGACATGGTCTTCATGAACATAGACTGAGTGTTCAAAATGAGCACTCAAATCAGGTGTTACCACAGTCCAACCATCACTCAGTGTGGTGGTACTGGTAGAACCAAGCACGAGCATCGGCTCTATAGCAATGGCTAATCCTGGTTGAATTCTAATTCCACGAGTCTCATCTGATTTGTTTTCCACGAAGGGCGGAGCATGGGGAACGTCCCAATCTAATCCGTGCCCACCATAGTTATTGATGACGCCAAACCCATAGGTCTTTGCGTGTTTGGAAATGGCCTGACCAATTACACCTAGACGACTGCCCACTTGAATGGCTTCAATGCCTTTCATCAAAGACTCTTCAGTAGCTTTAACAAGGGTAACATGTCTTTCTGATTTGGGAGTGCCGAAGATACAGGTGATAGCCGTATCAGCAATAGCACCTTGGTAAGTCACGCCTAAATCAAAGCTGACAATATCACCATCATCTAGGACAATATCCTTGGGGATACCATGGACCATTTCCTTGTTGACAGAGATACAGACACCGGCAGGGAATCCTTTGTAGCCTTTGAAGGTTGCAGTTCCACCATTCTTAGTGATGTAATGTTCTGCTACTTCATTAAGAGCTAGAAGAGAATGGAAAGTTCGTCCTTTGACGAAACCCTCCAAAAGCAAAAGGGTCTCGGCAGCAATTCTGCCGGCGACCCTTTGTTTCTCCAACCAGTCCTTGTCTTTTAGACGAACCAAGCTGTTTTCGCTGAACAGCTCTTTGGGAGCGTTCATTCTCATATGTTACCTATTACTTCTGGTTTTTAATGTGTTTGTGAAGGGCAGCGTTCTTATTATCAATGCCCGAATAGATGTTCGTGATACGGGCCGCTGCTTCTTTGGCAGCTTGCACGTCATGGTAGCCAATGTAATCCTTGAAGTCCGCGCCTGTCAAGAGTCCGATAATCTTTTTGTCCAATAATAGGAGAATACCATTCAACTCATTTACCGTCTTCCTATCGATAGTAGGAAGAGCGGTAGAATTGACAACGTATTCTCTAATCTTAATCAGACCAATAAGCTCTTCAAATTGCATTACTGCTGCTTTGGTTGGTTCTGAGGTAGTGCGCCACCCTTGATAATATCACCAGCTTCGCTAATGGCATCAGCATCGGTTAGGCCGTACTTCATATACAATTGGAGGACCACATACTTATAGGCTAACTCAGATTTTTCAGTCTGAGCAACGGCAGCTCTAGCTTCAGCTAAAGTGGTTAGTCTTTGTTGTCTAGCTAGTTCCAAGGCCATTCTATCCATATCGGTTAGTCTGCTTGGGGCCCCTGGCACTGTCATTGGAACTACAGAACCAAGTGGGACGCCATTCACATTGGTAGTAGGTGCTTCAGCCGAGGATTCATCTGGCGTCAATACTACTTCAGGTGCTCCTGGTTGAGAATTCTTCTTCTTAGTCATGAAAACTCCTTACAAAATTTCAGCGGCTTTAGTTGCCAACTTGCTACGCTCACCCTGAGTGAAGGTAACGTGACCAGCCAACTCAGAATCCTTAAACTTCTCGATAACATGTGTTAATCCGTTGCTGGTAGCATCTAGCAATGAATTATCAATCTGCTCTATATCACCTGTCAAGATGATTTTTGTACCTTCTCCAGCACGAGTTAGGATAGTTTTTACATCCTCTTTGCTCAAGTTTTGGCACTCATCGACTAGGATAATAGCATTCGGAATACTACGACCACGAATATAGGTAATAGCTTCCATCTCAATTCTGCCCTTTTTCTGGTACATTTCTAACTCACGCTTCCAGTCTCCACCAGCTTTGGTGGTAAAGAGCATTTCGAAATTGTCCATAATGGCACTAAACCATGGGGCCAACTTTTCTTCCATAGTTCCTGGCAAATAACCAATGTCATTACCAACTGGCTGAATTGGACGATAGATAATGAATTTGTCATATTCTTTTCTGCTAAGAACTAATTCTAGAGCAGTTGCTAATACGATTAAGCTTTTACCGGTACCAGCCTTACCAATTAGGGTAACTAGGTCAACGTTTCTATCCATAATTAGATCCATGGCGAAGCTCTGTTCCTTATTACGGGCAGAGATATTCCAAGGGTATTGTTTACGGATTAGTTTGACACAGTCATTCGCTACCTTACGACCCATGCAAAGACCATCACCGTTGTCAGCCTGGAACAATACACACTCGTGCATATTGAGTCTAATGCCAAAGACACGCGGATCAATCTTACCATCTTGGAGCAAGGCCACACCAGCATCCTCATGATTGACTATCGAGGCGCCAGAGTAAAGATCGCTAAGTGAATACTCACCACCATCATGTGATTCCGCATCAATAGAACGTGACTTGGCTTTTACACGCAAGTTGATGTCGTTACTAATTAATGCAACATCACGCTCTGGGTGTCTGAGCCAGTGAGACTGTAAGCAGGCAAGGATTTGAGTATCACCATAATTTGGATCGCCGAATCCAAGATATGGTGGCTGAGAACAATCAAGATAGGTAGCATCTACACTGAGCATGATATCATCATCAAGCAAAATACCCATGCTAATATCGCCTCTATCGCAGATTTCATCTAGTAATCTAATTGCGACTCTGGCATTTCTGCCAGCTTCACTTGAACCTTTCTTTAATTTGTCAAGTTCATTAAGAACAGCGATTGGAATTACCACATCGCTGTGCATAAATGATTTGTAAGCTACGGGATCGGTGATCAAGGTACTAGTATCAAGTACGTAAGTTTTTCTCATTCTATCTCTTGTTCCTCTTTGTCGTCAAAAACTGACCAACAATTAACTTCCATTTCAAGATAAACACGCTTTCGCGGATCTATAGCACGCAGGTCTCTTTTAAGTTTATAGGTACACTTGTGCCATTCAGCAATTAACTCATTTTCTAAGTATATCTGCATGTGGCCGTCAAGATCATCTATAACCTGTATGCCGTAAGTAGCGAGGATACCTCTCAATTTTACTTTTTGGGAAGCTGGTAATACCCCATCCGAAGTCCAAATTGATTGAATTTGGGTTTTCACGTTTTCAGCGTCATTGAAGCACATTTCTAGAATTCCTTTAAGGAATCTAGCTTTTTCTTCGTCTTCAATCTGGTGGGTATTCTCGCTATAATCGAGAAGTATCGTGCCTTTCATCTTTATCCAATGCTAGTTAATTGATATTAGCACTTACTCCATCCGCAACCCATACAAGTCAGGCATTTTTCCTGATATGCAAAGTTGTTTTCCATATGGCATTTAGGACATTTTTTCTCAGCAGTTGATTTAGTTCCATCGGCAATATAGCTCTTTAGAACTCTAGCTGCTATTTTAGAAAAAGACGTTACATCAGAATACTTATCTTTCTGAAGTTGCTCTACTACATATTGTACCGGAGTACCATGACGTAAAGCTAGAGAAATAGTACGAGTGAAAGCTCCAAAGTTAGCATTCTCAAAAACGTTTGCAATGTCTTTGATCAACATCTGATCTTCACCTTCACCAATAATCAAATTGTAAGTGGTAATATCTTCTACTTTACCATTCTTGACAACTCTACCCATTTTGTATTTGTTTGGAATGTCTACATACTTAGACAAACCTCCAAATATTTCGTATGGTTTACCGTTGAACATTCCCACAAAAAGAGTCCACTGTTCACCCTGGACCTTAGCCTTCTTAATATCACAAGGTAGTTCAAGGGGGCGCTTTGGTGCCATGTGTGTTTCAATCTCTAATGGCCTACCATCTTGAGCTTTCTTACTATTAGACTTAGATGAGCTAATCAATACACCATCACGACATTTATCGCGATAGACAGTGAAACCCTTACATCCCTTTTCCCAAGCCCTCATATAGACCTGAGATACGATATCCTTAGAGATATCTTCTGGTAAGTTACAAGTCTTGCTGATACTATGATCAATTGAGTCTTGAGCAGCAGCTTGCATATCTACGGAGGCAACCCAATCAATTTCATTAGAGGTAGCGCCATAGTATGGTGACTTAGTGATGTCGGTTTCACCAGTTGCTTCCATCCATAGCTTGACACCATGGTGGTACACAGTAAACTCCTGCCACTGGTCACCCATTGCATCTACGAAGTCTACACGAGCATTCTTATCAGATGGATTGTGTTTCTTACGACGAACATAGGAAAGCATAAATGCCGGCTCAATACCAGAGGTCGTTTGAGTCTGTGAAGACACTGAGCCCGCTGGTGCAGTAGTAGTATTGGCAATGTTTCTTCTACCAGTCTTCTTCCACATCCGCCTGACTTCCCGAGTGCAATCGTCAAAGATAGCATTGAGGTACTTGTGATCTTTTTCCAGATCATAATTGAAGATTGGGAATGCTCCACGTTCCTTTGCCATGATGCAAGAAGATGTGTGTGAGCCTACGGCCAAAGCACGATAAATCTTACGAGTAACTTCAATAGATTCTGGAGCGCCATATTTGATGCCAAGCATAGCTAGTGTATCGCCGAGCGCAGTGATGCCTAAACCGGTTCTACGGCCAGAGGTGTTCATGTTACGAATCTTGTGCCATAAGGCCAGTTCGACTGCCTTGACTTCGTCCGGCTCAGGGTCAGCTTTGATCTTGGCAAGGATTCTATCGATGCACTCAATCTCTAAATCAATGATATCGTCCATTAGACGCTGAGCTATCAACGTGTGCCGATGGAATTTCTTAAAATCGAATACGGCATCTTTGGTAAATGGGTTATTGACGTAAGAAACTAGATTAAGAACGAGCAAACGACAAGCATCATAGGCCGGTAATACAATCTCACCACATGGATTAGTGGAGATGGAGTTATGACCAAACTCATGATAGATGTCAGATGGAGTATGCTTCTTGACAGTATCCCAAAACAAAAGACCCGGCTCGGCGGATGTCCAAGCGGAGTCTATGATTTGATCCCATATGTCTCTGGCTCTAACTGTTTTTGTTACTCTTGCTGTTTCTGGAGAGGATTCTACTGGCCAACGTAGTGTGTATCCTTGATCGTCTTTAACTGCTTGCATAAAGTCATCATTAAGACGAATGGAAATATTAGCTCCAGTTACCTTAGTGAGATTACGCTTGATATTGATGAATGTTTCAATTTCAGGATGATTGATAGAGATGGTGATCATTTCTGCACCACGTCTACCATTCTGAGCTACCTCACGGCAGGTATTAGAAAAACGTTCCATGAAAACGCCAAGACCATCAGTGGTCTTAGCTGCGTTGTTAGTGATTACATCTTTAGGTCGGATGCCAGAAATGTCTAATCCTACACCACCCCTACGTTTCATGATTTGGGCTAGTTCTTGATCAGCAAGCATGATGCCACCATAGGAATCAAACTTATCTGAATGCACGCCTTGAATCACGAAGCAATTCGATAAACTCTGCATCTGATAAGGATTACCAATAGCAGACATAGGACTGCCTTGTGGTACAATATATTTGTAATGATCTAGCAATGAAAAAATTACCTCCTCATCAAGAGGGTTTGGATAGTTTTGTTCAATGCGTGCAAACTCCTTGGCCAAACGGCGATGCATTGCCGCTGGAGTAAGTTCTAAGTAAGTTCCGCTCAGGTCTTGCAAAGCATATTTGTCAACGAAAACCTTAGCAGCAAATTCATCACCAGCAAAGTATTCAATTGACGCTTCATAAACCTGAGAATAAGTGTATCCCTGCATAATCCATCCTTTAGAGGAATTAAGTTAAAGTCCCTATATTGTAGATACAGTAGACGGTTAAATTTTGATGTTTTCTTTCATCGAAGAAAGAGCGCTGTTAATCGTTTTGATACAGCTCAATCGAGATATGTTTAGTTTCTTACATATCTTGTTAATGGACATAGGCTTGTCACCATCAAAGCCATATGCCAGGTTAATAATCTCCTTCTGTTCTTTGGTTAGGACAGAAAGAGCATCTTGAATGGCATGAGTGGTTTGAGATTCCTCAAGCTCCTTATCAGGGCAATAGCGTTCCTCTACCTGCACAGGCATTACAGATTCCTTGTGTGGGGTATTGGCCTTAGCAACCTTTAATGGAAAACGAATTGTCGTGTGCAAATTGGCACTTCTCGAAATACGAGTACCAATGTAATTGTGCGCCCACGCAAAAAACGAACCCTTGTTTGGCTTAAAGGTTTTCATTGCTTTGATCAGAGCTTCGAAGCCCTCTTGATTCAAATCTTCATAATTACTGAACGCCTTATAGCGGCCAGTTTTCATGGTTACTAGATATCGAAATTTCTCAATGCACTCTTGTTCATGACGCTTCAGTTGAGCCTCAATCTTAGAATCTCCAGTTTCGGAAAACTGGGTTCTAAGGTCGATAAACTTAACCATCAGGTCATGTGCTTCTTGGTCTGTCAGCATTTTATTCTTCTCACTTTAGTCGAAAGTAATAGTATACTCTGTTATTGATACGGGCTTACAAAATTAGGTCTTCATACATTACAAGGTAACGATTCACTTACTTAATTTCTTCTTCAAGAATCTCAATAACAGATTCAACGGTGGACTTCATTATCTCTTCATCGTCAAGAGTCAAAGCGAATTTGAGCAGCTCGATCACCTGCTCCAGTTTATGTTTATCGCTGCCCCTGCCGTTGTGTTTCATGTTAGCTATAGTTGTCTTTGGCCCAACCACTCCCATTTAGTATGAAGCCACTACCGCCAGCAATTAGCCTCTTGACCTTCGTTTCCACTGGAGGGGTTTCCGCCTGGCACTTAGGGCAACACTCTAACTGATCATTTATTGAATGTTGATGTTCAAACTCTCCATGAACGGAGCACTCATACAGGTACGTAGGCATTTATCCTCAATTTACGTTATATGCATTTAGCAATGTAATCTCTTTTTTTATGCTGTCAATTTCCGTGCCAACTTTCGTTATTTCGTCCTTAATGTTTTTGATTTGAGAAACCTTGTCATCTAAAGAAGTTTCCGTATCGGACTCCACTTCGGCAATTCTCATCAATAATTTCTTAACAATATAGTTACAGGCTAACATGCTAGCGGATAACTGGACACGGCGAGATGCATTCATCGGCGCTCGCGTTTGTTTCGGTCTATCTGTGTCTGCATGCTCTGGTATCTGTCTTCACCTAGAAGGTTAGCATATACCTTTTCATCTTTTGCAGCTTCGGCTTTAGTTTTCTTAGCATCAGACTTAATCTTATCAACTAGGTCTTGGCCATATAATTCAACTACTCCCCTTGGAGCGCCAGAGATAAGACGAGTAACTGTCTCGGCTTTACACTCAGGGCATTCTTTTGGTGGATCAGCTTTGATTGAATAATCAGCTTCCCACTCATGTTTACACGTATCGCATCTATGTTCATATGTTGGCATATTGTCCTCTTACCAGAAAGCCTTTAGTTTCATCATCCTTCGAATGACATCGGCACTTCCTGCTTCTTCAAAAGAAAAATCCTTTGTCCAGTGGGCGCCTGAAGTTAGAGTTGGAATCTCTTTGTCTGCAATCTTAATGTGATTCTGTTTCATGCTAAGAGTTGCCCAGACTGTTGTTCTACCATTGTGAAAGAACCCCTTTTTCTCATACCAGCCACCTCGTGTTCGAAGCGGATAGAAGCGTTTTGCCTCCCAAGGTATATTCATAAATTGTCTAAAGTCCCCTTCGTATATACAAATGTGAGGATACTGTAAATCGATTAGGGCCCTCAAATTTTCTATCTGGATTATGTTCATTAGTCACCTTGCACTAAAAACTTATCTACTAGTTTATATTCTATATCTTTTGTCCAATTAGCTTTGATGTCTTGTTTGTACTTTTCGTCCTTGACCTCGAAAACAATATACAGCTTTCCGGTCTTTTCTTCGTACTCTATTCTGACGGCTTCCGCCACTACTTTGTCCTGCATTTTGACCTCTATTATATGTCTAATAATTCAATCTTTTCTGAAATATCATCAGGGTCACGCATCTCGAAAGTAGTAGGATCTTCCTCAGTTTTTTCGTCTAAAAGGGTACCACAGGCCAGGTTCTTGATCAATCGACCATCACCCAGTTCACCGTCACGGTTCTTGATGACATGGTACTTCATATCTGGGAAGTTTTTCTCGTTAGCTCTAGTCTCAATTTGAATGGCAATGTTAGCATTAGTCATAATCAAAGCGGAACGACCAATACGATGTAAACCAATCTTGTCCTCTTCCTTGGCTCCTTTGGAACGATTGAGCTGGACAGCACTTAGAACAGTTACGCCATGGACACGAGCGAACTCGTGGATACGTTCTGCTATCTTTCCTAGCTTGAGCCAGTCGTCCATCTCCTTGCCGCCCTCATAGTCCATTAGACCGAGGTAGTCGATGACAATGACCTTTGGGTCATACATGACTTTGGCTTCTTCAAAAATTAGTTCTAGGCTCTCCATGGTGGCACCACGAGGGATGTCAATGACCTCGAACTGATTCGGGTAGTTGCCAACGAATTTCAAAACCTTCTTCAGCTTGGCCGCTTCTTCGTTATTCAGCTTGGCCGTACGAATCAACTTAGTTGGATTAGATGACAACCTACCAAGCACACGGTTACGGCAAGGCTTGAATGGCATTTCCAATGAGAAATACATGACGTTGTTGCCCGGCAAAAAGTTCTCCGTCATATCGATATTGTTTTCGCCCAACCAAATCTGTATCGCCATATTCATTAGAAGCATGGACTTACCAGCACCAGACTCACCACCGATAAGCAACAGCTCCCCGCCACGTAAACCATCAGTAACGTGGTCAAGGAATGAATATCCAGTCTTAATGCCAGCATCAAAGTTTGGATCTTGTAGTTTAGCGTTGTACTCATCACGGAAGAATGGCACATCGTCTTTAAGCGTTCTACGCTCGAACGTACGAGTCTGACTTAGGCCCTTGATAGATTGAATGGTTTTTTGCAATTCAACAACTGCTTTACCAACATCAATGTTACCAGGCTCTAGTTTGCCTAGCATACCGCTAGTATCGATAAGCGCCTTTTCAGCAAAGCGCTTCTTCATCTTTTCTAGATCGTGCTTATACTCTTTATCATCAGCTTGAACCTTTTGAAGGCTTTCCCAAACTGAGTTGATCTTCTTGAGTAAGTTTTCGTTGTTGCCTTTAGATAGCTTTTCGTTGATTACACGAATAGTGGGTAGGTCTTTGTGAGTTTTGATGTATCCAATTACTACATTGGCAAAATTCCACAACTCACCCGAGAATAGCTTAGGGTCATTTTCATTGGCGAAATCAAGACCAAACTTTTTGTTTGTTGTAATGGTCTTGAGAACTCTCATTTCCAAATCGTCGAAACTCATTTAACACCCCGCTGCTGTCTAATATCTTCACCCAACACAGGAAACACCTTGATGTATCCCTTCATCAAGCTATTGATGCTAGCCTTCAATGAGCCATGGAAGCTCTCTACCACGTTTGGACTATTAGTGCACATTAATGTGGGCTGCTTATTAGAGCTACGAGTACGGAAGATACTTTCTAATGTTCTTGCATATAGATCGGCTGCATTCTCTGAAGCCATAAATCTAGGATCAAACTCATCAATGACTAGGAAATCTACCTTGATAAGCTCTTGGCGAGCCAGGAATCTATCCTCTGGCGGAGCTTGAATCAGTACACTGACAATATCACTAAGAGTTGTATAGAGACACGAATAGCCCTTTTGACTTGCCTTCTTTAGAATACAGGCCATGGTCATTGTTTTACCAACACCATGCCCGCCCGCTAAACAGAAAGACGAGCCACTCTGATGGGAAAGCTTTAGGTCAGCAATGTACTCGCCATACTTCTGTTTGAGACGAGGATCTCCAACGAAGTCTTTTTCCATCTTGAGTTTCCAATACTCGATAGGAATGTTGCTTTCCGCATACCTATTGGTTGCGATAAGCTTGACATGCTTTACCTCTATTGAATCAGAACTCGCATTGATGGCGTCAAGTTCTTCCTGGAGCTTCTTGGCAGGGATGTTATTGAGGGCTCGGCTTCTGATAAAATCAATAGGTTCCATTATTCTCCCTTACGAGGCGGACGTCCATAAGCCCAAGAAGGGATCTTCCCTGGCTGGTATGGTGAACTATATTTGGTCATCTTAGCATTACCGGGTGACCCAAAATGTTCTCTTCTTTTCTGAGCAATGATTTGCCTATCCTGCTCTTGAACTAGTTGACGTAGTTCTTCAATGCTTAGTTTTTGAAGCTCAGGATCCTCAGTTTGCAATACTTCCTGTAGCTTTTCTTTGACAGGATTGTCATTAGGAATTACTGGAGCTTTTGGCTGAACTGGGACTTCCTGTGCCACAACGTCTGGCATAACCTTGGTCAGCACTATATCTTCGCCAGGATGATGTATAATGATTAAGCTTCCGTCGCTTAATGATCGCAATACAACCTGAGACATCGTGTATTCTTCCACGATTCCTTCAAGCACCATTCCGCTTCGTAAGAAGCACTTGACGTGTTGGTCTTTGTTTATCAGAAATAGTGGTCCAGTGTTCATACAATCCTCTTCAATACAGCTTGGTCCAATCCAAACTCAGCAAGCTTCTCTAATGCCTTGGCTAGATTATCTGGCATTGGATCCATGTGTGATAAGAACGCCAAGTCTCCATAACTGGAGACATTGACCCCGCCAATCTCTTTCATAATCTCAATGTAGTTTGGTGGCAGTTGAGTTGAACGATCTACCTGAAGATTCTTCTGTCCTGCTAGCAGTACATTCATCTTGTAGTCTTGAACAATCTCATCCTTGGTAATGAAAGAAACTGAACGGAAACGAGCCTTAGTTTTGGGCACATAGTTAGTGTATACCCAGTCTATGTAGTCTCGTAGAATCTTGGGATTGGCAGATAACTTGGCCGCTAATGTATTGGCTTGCCAAACCTCGAAGGACTTATTGGGGCTTTGATTATTGAACTTCCAGGAGTAATCAATCCCATAAGTCTGCTTATACTTCTTGCAGAAATAACCAAGGATGTGAGCAACCTTCCATTGCGACACATCCAGGGTTTCAATCTCAGCAAACTTTTCGAAGAACTTTTTGTATTTGTCATTCGGAATGGGCGTCAGATCGCCTCCATCATCATTCGTCTTGCTCATCTTTCTTCTTTCTCTTCCTTGATTGCTTTACTTCTTTTGGCCAGGCCACATCAAAACCATCTTCTGACGTATAGATGCGGTGCCTAATTTTAGAGTGGTTGTCTAAGAATGGCGCTTGGTCAGCAAAATCAATAATCACTGCAAACTTCTTGCCAGGATACTTGCGGATAACTCGACCTACTCTCTGCAAAGCCTTGACAGTAGACTTGCCACCACAAGCGATTACCAAGCCGGACAGGCTAGGGATGTCTACGCCTATATCAAAGATGCGGGAGGCGAGAACACAATCAATTTTGTGGTTCATCAAGTCTTTCTTGACTTTTTCTCTTTCATCTTTGTCATTCGATCCGTCTAACAAAGCGCACGTCATGTGTTCTTCGAATAGATCGTATAGAATCTTGCCATGCTTGAGGCTGTTGAATAGAACTAACGTTTGATATCCCTTGGCAACTAATGTTTTAGCGGCATCAAGAACCAGACCATTACGCACATCATTCTCAACTACATACTTTTTGTATATGGATTGGTATTGTCTTTCTAATTCATATGGGTAGGGTGGTGTAACTCTGAATTTGATAAATGGTTTAGCTAGGTAGCCTTCTTTGATAAGGCGGGAAGCTGGAATGTTGACAATGTATTTGCCAAGGATAGACTCAATCATCAAGTCAGCGCCGTCATCACGCCATGGAGAACCGCTGAGTCCGTAGATGTATTCTGATGCTGAGTGTTTGAAAACCTGTTGAATGGTTTCGCAGGCTGACATATGGCACTCGTCGATAATGTGGAGTTTAGTCTCCTTCATCATTTTTAGAATGCTAGTGTACTTCTCCTTGTTAAGTGGATTCTCATCATCGTCAGAGTCTAATAGGATTTCATTCTTCTTCATACCAATAGCCTGACCAATGGTCCAGACACTTGCTATGTTGATATCATGAATTACACATTGACCGTCACCAATAATACCAATAGGCTCATCAAAGCACTGGGTGAAGAAATCATGGAATTGGTAAAGTAGGTCTTTACCTATGACATAGATGATCGTCTTCTTTCCTAATTTTGCGGCAATGAGCGCAGCGATGAGAGACTTTCCTCCACCCGTAGCTACTTTAATAATTCCTCGATCATATTTGTCAATGACATCGAGAATTTCCGTTTGATAGGGGTAGGGCGGTTTGCCAATCTTTTTCAAATTGTCGAGAATATTACGCGGCTTTCCGACAGATTTACTAGTTCGTTTATCTAGAATCTCAAGTGGTTTGTTTGCCTCTTGATAGAAGTCTTTGATACGATCAACTAACCCAGTAGGAAACTGTAAAGTTGGCGTGAGAAGCTTTTTGAAGCCATCCCACTTGACCCAGTCTCCATCACGATTTAGATATCCCTTGAAGGCGGCAGTGTGCTCGGCACCTATTACGTAAAATGACAAATGCTTATCGAGAGCTAAGATGTGGTCTACATCCGTCTCTTCGATAATTTGCGAGGTATTGCCTTTGATGATGATCTTTGCCATACAGATACCATATATAACTGGTACCTTTTTCTCGACAAATCTACATCTCAGAATCGCTGAGTTTTATCTCTTGAGGAGCTTGCCAAATAGTCCAGAGAAGAGTTGAAAAAATTGTAACAAAGGATTTGCCTTAGCCACAACAGGCTCTACTGGTGGCGCTGGGGCGGGCACAGGAGCCGGCTCTTCTGGAACTGGGTCTGGTGGAGCAGGAACTGGATCAGGCTCTGGTACTGGCTCTGGAGCGGGCTCAGGGGCCTCTTCTACGTCCCATAGTGATAAGTCTCTAACTCTATCACCATCAACTGGAGCACCGCTTGGAAGATGCTGGGCTTCAGGTCCAGTTCCTCCAGAATATTGCCACATGACCCAATCAGTCCAAGGCTTTGGAATAAGTGGAGCACCAGTTTGGTAGCTAGCAATCCATAGCTTATACTTCTCACCAAATGAAGCTGGTAGGTTGATAGCCTTGGCGAAGTATGGATAGGTATAGACAATTGGCCTAATACCAGATAGACGTTCATACTCTTCGAGATATGCAATAGACCACGCAGTAATCTGAGCGGCAGTACATCCCCACTTACCCCAATCTTCTGGGGCTGGCCACTCTAAGTCACAAGCTGCTAGTTCTCCACCAGCAGCGTCTACGTGCATCTTGGCTTGGAGCTTTGGGTCACGTAGAGGTTGGGAAGCTAGGGGAGGCAAAGGGTAAATGAAATGGTATGCCATGACCTTAAGGCCAGCGGCTCTAGCATTTGCAATGTTCTGTTTGTACTTGGAATCAATTCCACCGTTACCAACACCACAACGGCAAACTACAAATTGAACTCCGGTCGCCGCTACGGCTTTGAAATCTATGTTTCCTTGAATGATCGAAACGTCAAGGCCCTTAATCAAGTTTGTCATACATACCGCCAATTACTTTAGTTATGGACTGTCTTCACAACAGTCGTCATCTTCATCTGTATGCGGTTTAATTGCCCTGATAGAAGTGATTGTATTCACATCTAAGATAGCGGAACCATAGCGTTTTCTAGCATAATCGTTACCTGGTTCGATTTCTACAATATCATTCAAACCACCATCTGATTCGGCTTGCCTTAGGATACCGCTAAAAATCTTGTTGATAATACCAACCTCTACATGCTGCCCGAAATAGTTGGTTAGAATCTCATATCTCATTTGTGCTCATGTTCATGTTCGTGGTCATGGTCATGCGTATGATTTGGCTTCTTTTGTCCCTTAGCTGCTGCTTTGAGATTACGCTTCTCTTCACGATGAATTGCCTTAGCTAACTTCTTCTTAGCTTGGTTCTCCAAGAATTTAGTTAGAGTAATTACAACCTTCACTTTGGAAGTCTTAGGCTTAACAGCAACATCGGATTTGGGTTGGTTAGCCTCCATGTCCTTAAGGAATTTGAGCATTGCTTTCTTCTCGCGCTTGGTTACTCTCTTTAGTCTTTTCATTATTTCCTCTTGAAACGTTGTCCTGGAGTAATTGACTCCATGCTTGATCTAATCGGTGGGTCTTGATTTATCTCTGGTATTGGCTCGGCCAACTTTACACCAGAACGAATCACTTGTCTAATTGCTACAATCACTTCTGTCTTACAGGCGGCTGGCCCATAAAAAGAACTAGCCTCTCCTATAGGCACTAAAGTTACAACCCCTTTTGCAATAGGCTGCATATGACCTTCAATCCAAACACCAGAGACAAGAATTTCTACATCCTTACCAATGAAGTGTTTTAGAATATCAGTTTCCATTATTTACCACTACAGATTGCGGATACTTTATCGGCCGGTATGTAAGAATGATACCTACCACCATTGGAAGTGAGATGTAAAACAAACCCATTGTAAGACTGTAACTGTCCATTCAACGTAGTAGTACTACTGCTGCCACTGATGTAAACAGAAACATCTTCTCCAATGAGATTGGTAAAAATATCTTTCATTAGAGTTGGAGAAGATGTTTCTGTGTGATCTAGAACATCCATTATTTTCTCCTGTCAACAACACCACCAACCAACTTACCGAAAGCAGAAGACTTAGCCGCAATCTTCTCTTTAACCTTTTGGGCAGCAGAGACAGTTTCATTAGTACCGGTGTCTAGATTGAGAGATAGGTTGCGCTGCTCATCCTTACCCTTGACATTCTGTTGCATGGCTGCCGTATCCTTCTTTAGTTGAGTGATACGTGATTCTGGTAAGCCGAGACCAGTAAACATAGAGTATACCTTGACTACTGGGTCTGGGGTCTCTATAGTGTAGATACCTTTGAATACGCCCTTTGGTGATCCACATTGATCATTAACCATGGCCATAGCATAAGTAATACTGGAGCTTGGGATTTTGGACCAGACTTCTTTGTTGGCAGCAATGATAACGCCAACATATCTAGACTGCTTTAGATCGAAACCGCCAGCTAGCAAGTTACCATTCAAGTTATTGACGACAGCTTCTGCAATAGCAGTATCTTCGGCAAAGTTTTCAATGGTCAATTCACCATAGACAGTTAAACCCTCACCATCTGTAAAGAGCTTTCCCCATTCCATTGGATCTAGTCCCTTGACTGCTGATGGTAAGGATGAAAGTGTATTGAAGATATCAATTGGTTCTACGATGGCTTTATTGGCAATGCCGTAGAAATCAACCTGGCTAATATTGTGGTAGATAGCTTCAATCTTAGCATTGTCTACTACAATTAGGTTATTGACCTTCTTAGTTTGTGTTGCCTTAGCTAGCTTAGAAAGAGTTTCTAATGCGTTAGCCTTGGTCTGTGCGTCTTCTGTATCCATTGGAAGTACAGTGACAACGACAAGTGGCTTACCTAGAGATGATAGAATGTCTACCATAGTATCGCAAGAACCTGCACCAGAACCGCCACCCAAACTCAAGCAAAGTACGTTGACCTGCGAGTTTTGTAGCTTCTCATTAACCAATTGGAGAATCTCTCCACGATGAGCTTCAGCAGCCGCACGACCAATTTCGGTTTCCTTGGCAGCTCCACCCAAACCGTACTCAAGCAGCAGCTTGTTAGAATCTGGGATATCAATAAACTTGAGATCCTGCATGGCAGTGTTGACTGCGACAGCATCATAGCCGAGCTTGTAGAAAGCTTCAGCAATTCTGGAACCGGCCTGGCCTGATCCTAGAACTCCTAATGTGATACTTCTGTCTTTCTTTGACACAATCTTTGCTGCCATCTTACTCTCCTCTTGCTTGGCTTGGCTCTTGGCCTTTAGTGCTGCTAATTTGCTGACGTCTACTGTTTCAGACGGCTTTACTTCTTCATTGGATACATCATCCATGACTTCTTCTTTTTGATCTTGTTCGGTTACTGACGTTGCGGGCATTATTTCTCCTGTGCGTCCTACTATATCACTTCAAAAACCATTGGTTATCTAGATACCACTGTACTGTATCTCTGATGCCATCCTTAAATTTGTAAGTTGGCTTCCAGCCCAGCTCTCGAATTTTACTAGTATCAATCGCGTACCTAAAATCATGCCCGGTTCTCGGATCTGGAATGAAGGATATCAAGTCGTGACCCTTACCCATGGCATTACAAACTAAGTTAATAGTTTCAATATTGGTAAATTCCTGATTAGCGGAAATATTGTAAACCTCATTAGGTTTACCTTGGTTTAAAACTGTCATTATGGCAGTACAATTATCTGCTACATAGGTCCAATCTCTAATCTGTTGACCTTGACCGTAAATTGGGATTTTCTGTCCATCCATAACACACTTTATTGCCTTGGGCACCAGCTTTTCAGGAAGCTGGCGGGGACCATAGCAGTTGGAGCTTCTAGTAATGTTATAAATTAATCCATGAGTCTGGTGGGCTGCTCTGACCATTAGCTCCCCGGCAGCCTTAGAGGCTGAATAGGGGTTTCTAGGATTGAGGGGCGCATCTTCCTTCCAGGCGGCCTCTGACTCGCTGGTAAGGTGACCATACACTTCATCTGTGGAAATGTAAATCATCCTCTCCACTTTGTGTTTGAGGCACGAGTTAATGATAACTTGGGTGCCTAGCACATTAGAGGTTACGAAAGAGTTCGGGTCTTTCAACGATGTATCCACGAAGGTCTCAGCCGCTCCATGGATAACAATATCTGGCTTCTCAAATTGGAAGATTACATCCATGACATGTTGGTCACGAATGTCAGCCGGGTGGAAGATATGGTTCTTGTTCCAATACATAGAATTGATGGCATTAGCCGTAACACGGTCTACGCTAACAAAAGTGTAATCCTTATCTTGAGATCTTCTCTGATTTTGGTCGTAGATGGCTTTACGAATAAAGTTACTAAAGATAAAACCACATGTACCTGTTACAAGAACTTTTTTCATTTACACCTTATTTCACAACATCATCTACTTTTCGGAAACGAGGAACTCCAGGTTTCACTTCTTCAGACCACATGCTTAAAGGTCGAACCCATATTTCACCAAGATCGTCAGGGCCATAATACTTTTGATATACAACCATCTCCTCTAAAGTCTCTGAGTGTTTTCCAATACCAATTACCCAGTAAAGGCCGCCCTTGGAGTGCTGGTACAACCCTAACTCAACCGACACTAGGACCTCGATAAAGGTTGAGCCTGGAATCCTTAGCATAGGCTTCCTGATCTATATCGTAGCGGCCCTGCCATTTTCCAAAAAGATATTGTAGGTTGTGAGTCAAAAATAGTTTATTGACTTGGTTCTTCTTGAGAGATGCACTTTCTTCATGGAAGATATTGGTCCTACCACAATACACAATTTTCTTCTTTAGATTGTACTTAATGGACAGACACAAATCCACATCATCAAAAGCCCAATGATAGCTCTCATCCATTCCAGCAATACCAGACTTAGTGGTCGTATTAGCCTTACGGAAGTATTCTGCTTTGGTGATACAAACGGCGCCAGTGACTACTTGGAACTCGCGATCTCGCTCGGCATCATTGTCTGATTTCTGACCTGCACGGAAATGCATTGGAGTCTTATAGGTTGGATTGAATACCACGCCACAGTGCTGAAGCTGATCAGTGTTGGTGTACAGTAAGCGGGCGCCTACCATTCCTACTGAATCATCATTTTCAATAATGGCCAACATCTTCTTGATAGAATCAGTATCATTGAAAACGATATCATTGTTTAGTAACATGACATAATCATCATCAGCGGGTTTTGCCTCATTGAAGAGAAAGTTGCAGCCTTCAGAGAAGTTCTGGCGGTTATCCTTGTAAGGGATAACAGTTACCTTATCTCCCCATGTAGAGGCCACGGCTACTGTATCATCTTTAGAAGCGTTATCCTTGATCCACCATTTGAAATCAATACCTTCTAGAGCAGGCATAAGAGTCTCATGCAATTTAGATAGCTTATCAGCAGCGTTCCATGTCAAAGTGAGAATATGTAACATCAAAAACCTACCCTTACGCCCGCTCCAGCTCCAATGGAACCGTCAGTGCCAATTGAAAGGCTTGGGCCAATATATGTGTTGTTCATCAGTGGTGAGAACAGATTCTTACCTATGTTGTAGGCAACTGGTGTAACCACTACTTGACCAGTCTTGTTTATGGTTCCATACCCTACACCCACCTCTAAGATTGAGAAGTCTGGCGTAGTTTTATACTGTCCATAGGACATAATGCCAACGCCAACATGTGGCGTGAATTCTCCTTTGACATTAGTGATGTTGACGCCACCATCCAGACCCATTAGGAGTCTTGGATTCCACCAACTCCACTTAGCAGTCGGGAACTCTTGCTTAGTAGTAGCTGTCTTGATTGGGATTTCGTACGTTTTATCTCCAGTGACTACGCTAAACTTATTGTAGAAATACTGTCTCTGGTTCTCGTCAGTCCCAACAACCGTGTCTACGTTGTATTGTCTTGGATTAACATCCACGCTCCATGGGTCTTTCTGCCAAGCAGAGAAGCCGACACTGCCAAACGGAACCTTGATTGTGCCGAAGTCTTCATTCAAAGCCAAATTCTGCTGAGATTTTTGATAACCAAAAGGATCCGGGTTGGCTGGGTCCACCGGGTTAGGGTTGACTGGGTTGCTTGGAGTAGGCTTGACGCTTGGAATGTTGGTGCCATGCTGGCCTTGGCTGGTAGAGATGGCTACGTTTACGGCGCTAATCTCTCCATGTAGTTTGTCCAGATCAGATTGAATAGCGTTTAGGTTAATGCCATTGTCCTTAGCAAACTTATCAACATCACTCTTGGTGGCATATTGATTCTGGCTTCTTACAATGCCGTCAACTAATGATCGTTGTTCAACTAATTGAGATTGAATAGCATCATTCTGTTTTCTGATTTGAATTTGATTGTAGATGATTAGACCTACAACGCCAATGGTCAATACAGCACCAACGGCTACGAGGATTTTGATTAATGTAGGAGACATGAATGATACCTTATACTTGAATGTCAGGACACCAGTGAATAGTTCTTTTATCTGGTGTCTGTTGTTTGATTATCTTATTGCCTAATGGGTCTTTTGCTTTACCGTATACTTTAAAGAAACCTGAATACTTACCTTCTTCGCCATACGCAGTCTTGTAAGTATGAATGGTAGCACCTTGTTGTTGATATGACTCTTGCATTACATCAACGATAGCTTGGCACAAAGTTTTGACCTCATCCTGGGAAAGTTGATTAGCTTTGCGCCACGGGGAAATCTTACATGCATATAACGCTTCGGCCCTAATATAGTTTCCAACGCCTGAAAATAAGCCTTGGTCCATCAACGCTTCCGCAATGGATTTACTGCTTTTTGATAGCTGAAATGTAAGCCACTTTAGGCTTTTGTCAAGGGGCATCGACAAGGGATCCCAGCCTAATTCCTGAAGTTTTTTCTCTAGCTCTTTCTTGGAATTCACAAACTTAATGGTACCGAAATGGCGCGGGTCATTGAAGTACATAGTAGACTCAATATTAGGCCAATTTTCACTAAAGTAGAATCCAAAACTAGGATGTTTACCAGCCTCCGCAGACCATTGTCCACTCATACCAAAAGTATTCATGAGATACCACTCATTACTAAACTTCCAGTACATAAACTTACCTACAATATTTATCTCAGTTACTCTTACTTCCACTTCAGAAAGAGAATCTAAAAACTTAGCAAATCCTTCTGGGTTACTACCAGCATATCTACTATTCTTTCCTGGGAAAGCATTGATAACTTTCTTTCCAACAACTAATGGTCTAATCAAATCTGCACTGAGTTTAACTTCGGGGCCTTCCGGCATAACACATATACTCCTATTAGATGAATGCTATGAGATTGTCTAATCGCTCAATGAATTTGTCAATATAATCTTTAGCGGCCTGAATACTTTCAAATTCAAGTTTAGTTGTATGATCTTCGTATTCTGGCCTAAAACTTTTGAAATGCTCTCTCAAAAAATTTGCTTCACCAACAAAGAAAATACTGTATTCGAATTTTTGAGAGGCCACATCTATATTTTGACGAATGATTCGTATGTAACCGTCTACAACCATAATATCCTGGATCGGATCTACAACAGGCTTCTTCCACGCATCCATCTTCTCAGACGTTTGATGAAGATACCATTTACCAAAATGGCATTTGCCAACCGAATTAACGGCCCCTTGCCCACTTCTTGAGAAAGACATTTCTACCTTCTTGATATAATTTTGGAATGTTGATCTGGGCAGCAGACACTTTGCCAAAATGGGCTACCTCTGGCACAGCGATTACAGTCAATGCTACTTTCTTCTGACGAGCACGAAAACTCAAATCAGTGTCATTGAAATAGAACGGGAAGTCTTCATTCCAAACTTTATTATCACCAGTGTCCAACCGCTTCCAAGTCTCTTTTGAGGCAGCAATGCACCAACCACCTAGATAACAATTACCAGTTAGTTGCTGGTTAGCCTCTTTAACGAAGTTTAGATCTTTATCTAGTAGTCCCATGGTCGGCCCTACTATTCCACCAGCCTTACAAGCATCAATGATAGCTTTGGTCCAACCTGTATGGTTAGCCCTAACTCTAATATCATTGTTCAGGAACAGAACATTTTCACCACTCGCGATTTTAAAGCCTTGATTGCAAGCTTTAGAGTGAAAAGTGTTTTCTTCATTCCTAACATAACGGACGTAAGCGCTTGAAGGATATTTTTCTCTAAGGTCATTGATTAGTTTCTCGATTTCTTGTTGAGTTTCATCTGAACTAGCATTATCGATGATAATGATTTCATGATCTTCTGGTAGCTGAGCTAAGTCATTCAGACAAGACTTGGTAAAGTTCCACTTATTGAACACAGGAATAACAATACTAAGGGATCGATAGATTCCCCGTGGGTTTACTATTCCAATACCAATTTTTTCTTTCACCGTGAAACCAAGTTCAACTTTCTTTGGATCGGTCATTTACATAGTCCTATAATTTGTTTGGCCGCATTCTCCCACGTAAACTTATGTGCCGTCTCTTGCATGCCCGGAGAGAATTTCTTTAGGTAGTCATCATAGTTTGCGATGAGGTGCTTGAGCTTCTCGGCGGCTTGATCTTGATTTGGATCAAATACTTCTGCATATGAAGATGGTTCCCAATATTGCATACGTACGTCGGCCCTAATTATCTTACCATCTATTAGGATAGAGTTCTCATCATTCATATAGTCAAGCTGACCGCCATAGCGTGGAGCTACAACAATCTTGTTAGCCGCAAATCCTTCTAGACCAGGCATCCAGAAACATTCAGCATGTGCCATAGTATATACAACGTCACAAGCATTGTAAAGAGTTTCAATATCGACAATGAACTTGTCGATAATTTCAACTTCAGCGTGCTGAGGAAATTCCTTTTGCCAACGAGCCATGATATCGTTAAACGGCACATCAAATCCTGGCTGAGGGCTCTTACGAGCGACTTTCAGCACCAAACATACATCATCTTTCCTAGTAAAAGCTTTACCAAATGCTCTTAGCAACCCCGGTATGTTCTTTCGTAAATGGGGCTGTGCAATGTTAGCCAGTATCTTATACTTCTTTTTAGTTTTGAGAGGATACTTTCCCAGGTTGGCAAATCTATCAAGATAGATGCCATGTGGCACTACCACTTGGTGATCTGCTGCCATTCCGTTGTCAGTGAAAATCTTCTTAGAAAATTCAGATGAGGGTAGAACTAAATCTACACACTTGCCAAATCTAGAGAATGCGGTGGGCAGTTTGGTTGTTTCGTAATTCCAAATACCAAATCTATTGGTTTCGCCTCTACTGAAATAATTGCAGAAATTACGGAGTGCCGTATACGACATTTGCATATCATAATTGGCATCTAGCTTGGATGCCACCTTAGCATAGAATTGCTCAGGGGCTACGCCTTCATCTTCGGTGATGGAACCTTTTAGATATGGTTTCAAATCTTCTGGAAAATGATCTGTACCATTGGTGGAGAACAAGTCTACCTGGTGCCCCATCCTAACAAACTCTCTAGAGAGATTCTGTGCAACAATTGACCAACTATGATTTTTTCCAAGAAATCCAAACCAACAAATCTTCATGAACCTTTCTATATCAGGTCCATAAAGAACGTCGGATCTTGATTAGCCTGCCCATCATTTCATCCTCTTTGGCTTCATTGGCAGCTTCAATTTTCTTTAAATCATCCCAGAGTTGGTGTTCTTTGGGATCGCTGGCATGTTTAGCATCTGACCAAGCAGAAAGAACATCAGCGTGATTCTTATTCTGGCGTAATCTTTCAACATTCCACCAGTAATGAATGGCCTTGATTTCTAGATAGTGATTACGTTGATGCAATAGGTGAGCATCCGTTTGTACATCCTCTTCACTAGGGCAATACATATGGGGCAGCTCTTCCTTGACAAAAGTATTGAGAATGTTAAAGAGTGCATACAGAATTTTGGTATCGGAATCAATCCAACCCCATTTGTAACTGTGCATGAACTCGTTCTTAGGCTGCCTAAGATCTAACATATGATATTGGTGGCTGGGTAACACGTGGCATTTAAACCAGTACCAAGCATCCTTGACGCGTCTTCTAATCATAGTACTAAACCAATAGGGGACAGTCTCCGCAAAGAAATATCTCACTGGATACTCTTTACGCATCTTTGCGTCCCAGTCTTCCCAAGTAGGAGTATCATCATTAGCTTTCTTGAACAAAGCCATTGGTAACGCATTGTACTCGCTAGTAGTCCACCCCAGCTCCTTTGGAGATGGTAGATGGAAAATTTTCCACCATTTTTCTCGTCTCATTTTTCCACAATTCGGCGCACACCGATCCTTATGTAAGGAGCATTGTAGCCTTAAAAATTAGGATGTCAAGGCCCGCCAAATATTATGATGGAGTTGGGCTTGGTAGGAACGGTACGAAGTTGTAGCTATGAGATACTGGAGGTGCAATTGCAGAGACTCCATTCAAAGTCAAATTGTTGTATGTCATAACCAATCTTGCCATCTTGCAGATACCCGTATCCAATGAACCACCAGGATTCGAGAATAGATGGATTTCATATACAAAGTTCGTAGCTCCCGTGTATAACAATCCCTTTAGGTCCTGAGATACTAAGTACGTTGCTTGTACATTGGTAGTTATCAAAGCCGTACTAGATCCATTAAGAGGAACATAAGTGTGGTTATCTACATTAAATAGCTGTAGACCTGCTGTGCTAGCCACATTAGTAGTTTCTAGAATACACTCTAGCTTAATACTATCTAGACCTTCTAGAATGAAGCTATCTAGTCTAAATGTAAGGGCGCCAATGGCTGATGGAATATATCCATCATTAGAGTAGTTTCCAGCCACACCAACAATATACATTGGTTGTTTGTACATAAAGCTTGGGTCTAGGAATCCATAACCATCAAGCTTTGGAACCTTATCAGCAGATGGGATACCACTAGAGAATGGAATGACGTTGAGCAAAGTATTAATGAATTGATAGCTTAGTCCGCTTCCGGTGCTTGTGAGCACGGTTCCGAAAGCTCCTACTGCATTGAGACCGGTACCACCATTCAAGATTGGTAGGATTCCAGTTACATCATTACCTAAATCTACTAGAGCAGATGGGCCGCCATCATTGGCACCGCTGAAGACACTAATCAAACTTAGCATGTTCTGGACCTTAGTAGAGTCTACGAAGATTGGCATGTTGTTAAACCCGCCCTTCTTCAAGAACACATTGACTTGTACCTTGGTACTTAGAGTCAAGAGGGTTGGGTCCTGATACAAATTACTGAAGTTCAATGTGAGCAAGCCGGTTTCAAAGTCTACGCTTACACCCATCTTACCATCTACAATGGCTCCCGTATATCCATCGGGACTCAAACCGGCTGTATTTGGTGAGAAAGACTGCACAGAAACCGAAAATCTAATTTGATCCTTTGATAGAGCATCTCTCTGCACATAAGAGCAGTCTGCAAATCTCATGGATGGGAATCCAAGACGAGTCGCACCATTGCCTGTGTAATCAGAGATAAAATCATTCATGATGTCAATAGTTCGTTCTGAACCAAACAATCCGTCTGGAATCTCTAGAACGACTGTACCAACTTCAAAGTCTACTTTGTAGAAATATCCGTCTGGACGCTGTAGCTCACCATCACCGATGATGAGGTTGTTAGGTACAAAGAAGTCTACCTTGCCTGGATCGAATGGTTGTGGGACTGGATAGACATTGCATTGAATGCCTTCTATCTCACAAGCATTATGAACAACACCAGTTTCAGACGTGAATACACTTGGTACTAGCTTTGGATGAGCGTTAGTAATAACCAATGAAGCGTCCCAGACCAATTGCTTGGTAAAAGCCATTTGGATTGGAGATGTATAGAAATTATGGTTGGCGAAGTAACCATCACCAGAGAAGATGTCTTGTTGTGGATGGACGGTCAATGCACGAGTATTAGGATCAGCAGTATAATCATCAAGTCTATCTACTAACTCTTCCACTCTTAATCTAATAACGTTAAAACGAGTTCCAATTTTAGTATATGGATTTGTGCTTGGAGCTGGATATGTAGCTGGAGGGATAGCCGTGGTTGGAAGTCTATCAATGTAACTACCGAGTAAGTATCCGTCCGCTGTAGTAACAGCAAAGTCACCGTTGATATCAGCCCTTAGCATCTGGGCAAATACGTCTCCAGTTAGCAATATCTTCTGAATAGTAATAACATCTACACTAGAGTCTAGTGCGGTAATATTCCAGCCACCCCAATCAGCTTCATTAGAACCACTGCTTAGAATAACCAATTTGTAAGAGCTGAGACCAACAATGGTATTGAATTGTATAGTCGCACTAGTAAATTGAGCTAAAGTTGGATCGGATGGGTTAGCAACTAAAACACCATCAGTAGCTGCAGCAACAACAGAACCATCATTTGGGTTAATTAGCTGGAAGCTAATGCCGAATAGATTGGCGAACGGTTGAGTAAGGCTTTGATATCCATTTTGGAAAGTAGTAGTGTAACCGTCTGTTACGATATTGGTATGAGCTGGTAGTCCAACGTTCATATTGTAACCAACAAACGTATTCAACAAAGCTAAATCTTTTTCATCGATAATTCCATTACCATCTACATCACCTAAAATCATGGAACATAGTCTAGCGCCAGCCAAACGATATGATGTGAATGGAGCGGCAGCATCTGGTCTAATAATAGCTCCAACCAAATCACCATTTAATAGGCTAGTTGCCAATCCACTAACTGATAAATCAAATCTTACAGTATCAGTTGGGTCATCAACTATTCTAATAACAATTTCATCTTTAACCATCGTAGCACTATACAATGTAGAGTTGATGATTTGCTGGCTTGCATCAAAGAACTTAATGTTCTTGTCAGAGATAGCGCCAAGGATAAGTGGCTCAGATGATTTTTCTAGATTGGTAATGTCAATGCTGTTCATCAATGTAACTTGAGGAACATATTCTTGACGAGAATCAACTGGGTTACCAGTTCTCTGGTCTGGTACAGGATCGGAAACCTGGGTAACGGCCGCAAGAACGGCTCTAAATACATCATTACCAACGAACTGCTTGGAACCAAATACATTATCTACTGTAGCCAACGTTGTTGGATCGGTAGTTGTCTTAGGGATAGTAACACCATGACCTTGATCGTAGGCTTGTCCATCAGACACTTTAGCGGCATCTGTCCAAACAATAAACCATAAATCTTGGTCAGGAATATCAACCCATAATGTCCCAGTAAATGTAGTGATTCTGGAGTTAGTAATTAGATCTTGACCAGTTGCGACTAAGATGTCACATTGATTGGCGGAACCTGAACGCTTAATGGTAAGAGCATAGTATTGGCCCGGTACCATTTGATTACCGCCGGCAACAGGACTATTACTAAATACAAAGTCTACTGGCTGTGGAACTGAATCAAGAACTATACCAGCAGCAGTTAAGCTATTATAGTTATAGCTAATTTGAGCAACTGGAATATTAGATGGCGAGAAATCGATTGGTAGATTTGGTAAGAAGTCTGTTGGACAATCAATGCTAGTCTGTAGAGGATAGATACTAACAACAATATCTCCGCTCCAAACTAAATCATCTTCTTTTCCTGCAACCTGATTTCTTACGGATAGTAATAGAGAAATCTTTTGAACGCTATTGGTGGTAGCTTGAAACTTTTGTCCAATCTGAGTAGTAACGTCACCACTTAGAATTGGTAGATTATCAAGTGGGGCGCCTAAGATATTGAGACTATCTATGTTGTATAGTGGTAGCGCGTCTTGCAACATTGTTTGGATAGACAATTTACTAATGGAAGAGTCTAGGAAGAAGTCTCTGAAGAATAGATTGGGCTGTTGCTCTTGTGAGATCATTACAATATCTCTTGAAAGAGTCATTGGCAGAGCCTCTGCAATAACAATATTTCCACCTAGATTGAAAGATAGCTCGTCATCTCCAATAAAGTCATTGAATAGTAGCACTAGAATTTTAGTAAAATGGCGCCTGCTAACTTGAACTTCATTACTCTTGAAATAAAAGGTTTCATATTGCAAGTTGGATTGAAAGTCCAATCCAATAATACCTACTTTAACACGGCGATGGCCAGATGCCTTTGAGCCGGTTAGGGTGATGGTAAGTTGATTGCCGAAATTGTTATCGGAGGGCTGAACTTGTGTTTGAATGGCAAGACCATCTAAAAAGCCAGTGGTTAGGCTGGAGTCAAACAAAACATTGGCCACCAGGTTCTCTGGTAGAACACCGTCTCCAATGTGGTTGTTAATAATGGCAGCATCAATAGTGTCATTAGCTGTCTGCTCAGAAGATAGATCGGTCTCGTCTACCTGCTGGGCATCATACCAAATTGGTTTTTGTACGGATACGGGGGCTCGCTTTGTCATTACTTCTCTCAGGTAATATACTTAATAAACACCCTGCAGTTGGCTGGCTTTAGGATATTGATAAGGTTTTCAAGTACTTCTTTGACTTTCGCACTACCACTAACTATACCAAAAGAATCGAAGATATTCACAGTAAAATCAAAAGCTCCATTAGCTCTATCAATCAAAGTGGCAAAATCTGTATTCAAGGCATTCAACCTGTCAAAATCTATCAGTAAAGTTGTGTATAAGTCTTTTGTAACTGGGAAAACCGTACTTAAGTTACTGCTAAAGTTTGCATCTAGAGGCTCTCCATAAGGGGCATAGATCGGTCTAGAGAGATTGCTGACCCTAAAATTATCCAACAGGGTATAGATTGGGTTATTCTTATTAAAATCAGATCCAATATACAGCGTGTTAATTGGGTCCTTGAAAGAAATGCTGCCTACCAAACTGTAACCATCTCCTACTGCTACAGAACCATAAACCATTGGGAACTTGCCAAAAGACAGTCCTTCACCAAATAGCACATCAGTATACTGATATCCATCTAGGAATAGTCTCATTTCATCTTGTCCAAGACCATTATTGATCTTGTAACTTGCTTTGACACGGTGCCAGGTGTTTTGTGCCCAGCGAACTGGCGCTCTAACTACAAAGTCAGAGTCAGAAGCACGGATGGTAAAATTAATGTAACCGTATGGGTCTTTATAAATTGAGAGGCGGTCTCCCTGGAGTCCGGTTGGAATATAGGTTACAACAACCTTAGAATTTTGCGCAGGTAGCTTCCTGTTGAGTCTAATGACCTGGGTATTGAGCGTGACGTTGTTATTGCTCGTTGTCTGATAAGTAACGATAACATCTACATTTGCTTGTGGAGTTGAGATACCCAAGAAGATAGTTTTTCCATCAGCTCCGACGCTTCCGTTAGCAAAGTAATCCTTCTCAGTTAGGTCTCCTGCAATCTTAACAGTAATGACTTGAAGAATTGGCTGAGAGACTGTTACAATGGACATTCCTGTAACCATAGATTCTTCTTGGATGGCATGCTGAGTATCAATCTCCAACTGACCACCAGCAAAGTAATCAATTTTAGGATCACCTGCTGCCAGAGTAACACTTAAAATCTTAGAAGCTGGAGAAGACAACTTGACTGCTACGTTGCTAACACTAGTGACGGTTTCAGTTACGGCGCCAAAGGCATCAAAGTAGTATCTAGTGTTTGGATCATTAGATGTATCGAATATTGGACTCATCCAGAATTCAATAGTTCCTTGATGTCTAGTATCCAATATTCCATCGTTAGATAAAACTAGCGGCTCATCCAAGATTACCAAGCTCTGACTGAAGTTATCATTAACCGTAAAATCTGATTGGAAATGTTTATGGTCATTGTTGGTGCTAGCATAAAAGCTGGCATCATTAGTAAATGGATAAGTATCAAAGTCAATCAGCGCTAACGTATTAGAGTCTGCTTTAGGTGGCCTTAGAGAGTTGAAATCTTTGGTGACAGAATGTTTGTGTAGGGCAATTACTTCACCAACTCTAGTATCGGTCAACATGATTGAGTAGATAGTTGCTTGGTCGATAATAGAATTTGCTTGACTATGTCCCTGGAAATCACTTCCGATATACATCTTGGTGTTAAGAGCATCAAACTTAATTCTAGCGTAAGTAGAGTACTCTAGTTCATAGAATCCTTGGTCAAGGAAATACTGTTGACCTGGAAGAACTCCAGCTTCTAGAGTAAAATATCCGTTTTGCAAGCCGCTACGATATTGCGTAGTGTTTAGTACCTGGTATGCTCCGTTAGCAAAATAAGGTAGTGGCACTGAGAAAGATGCGGCAGTTGGCTGAATAGTTATTGAGTGTCTATCAGTAGATAGCCCGGTAATCAAATAGAATCCAGCTACAGTTGGTGGCGAATGGATAATCAAATAGTTGTTGATATCCAGCGCACTAAACGTATTGTTTAGATCGGTTACTGTATTATCAATACCATTACCGCCTAGAGTATAACCTCCATTGATATGATAGCTATATCTAATAACTGGAACTAGACCACTGGACTCGCCATGAGTCATTGGGTATTTTTCTCTCAACTCTAATGCTAATGCATTTTTACTTGCATTGACTGGTTTAACATTAACCCATACGTAGTTAACTGTAACAAAAGTGTTAGTAAAATCTAGAGTACCATAGTTAGTAAATGTAATAGTCTCATTGATTGTATTAATGCCTGAAATACCATTAATAGTAACTTGTACTGGCACAGAGAAATCAACGTTAGTACCGCTAATAGTAGCTTGTATAGTTCTACCAACTTGAGCATTAGATGGTTTTGCTGTTGGTAGATAGTTAGAAACAAATACGCCTGCCATTAAAGTAGAATTAGCTGGACCAATAGCAGTGGTTGGTGTAATAATTCTAGTGATGTTGGCCTGGTCCAAATTGATTGGTGGAGGCAATTGAGTCTGTAGAACGTTCTCTATCTGAGAACTCCAAACATAATATTGTTTTTTGATATCCTTAAAGTTTAAGCCGAGCGTTCTAATTAGGATTAGATCGTTAGCAAAAACATCATTTGATACAGTCAAAATATTATTGAAATTAGCATCTTGAGTAATGCTGTAGGCTGGATGAAGCGCCCTAACACCAGGAATTTCGTTCTCTACATTTGAGTAGATCTGGAAAGTAACTCCAGATAGACTTAGTGGAGATGGATCGGTAATGGTGAGTGAATTACCACTTACTTGAACAATGCTATAGGTTAGAGCAAAAGAAGAATTATCTATTCTTAGTATGAAGCCTGGTTTGACGCCCAACGCACTAAAGTTAGTTCCAACAGATGTTACTGTAGCAGATCCCGAGATTGTAGTTAGATCAGTGCCGGTAGCAAATGTATGTACTGTAGTTACTGCGATATTTGGAGCAATGTTAATCTCAGATGAAACTGGGAACTCAGTCTGATTAACAGAGAATCTACCACCATTCATAGTGACAGGCATCGCCGAATTTAGAGTTAATGATTGGCCATTGATATTGATAATCGTATATCCAACCGGAGAAAATCCATTTTCGTTAATGAAGATAGTATCTCCAATGAACACTTTAAAATCACTAAAGTTGATACTCGATGTAACTAGAGTAGAACCTTCTAAAGTGGCCAAATCTGTTGAACCAACGATATCGCGAGTTGCTAGACCCACTATTTCTTCTGGGTTAACAGTTCTAAATTTCTCATGTAGATACGGCTGTAGTTTCTGTCCGTACTTGATGATATTTGGAACTTCCAACCCATCAATGAACAAATGCATCTCATCACGATTGTTCTTAGTATTCAACTTCCAAGAAGCTGCTACCATGTGAGGTACGTTATTTTTCCAAGATGATACATCGGCACTAATAGTATACATCTTGTGGTCTCTATCATAAACTCGGAAGTTCATGTATCCACTTACATCTTTGAAAATAGAAAGTCTATTGGAATCTTTGGTCAAACCAAAGTCCAAAATGTAATGCTCAACATCAGAAACAAAAGTAATACCTTCATCAATTCCATATCCATCAAATGATGGTCTAATGGTTAGATTAACTTTACTAGTACCAGTGAAGGTACTCATATTAGATGGCTTAACCCCACCAATAGGTTTAACATCGTAGAATTTACCTGAGGAGAAAATCTGGAATTGGTAAATATGATTGTCAGGAGCCACATATCCATCGATAACTTCCACATACCAACGGTAGAAGCTGCCAGAGATATCTTTATCATAATAGATGAAAATACCGTCTTTATTCCTATTAGGACGACCTGTAACATTTGACTGCTTATTTAGTGTGAAGTTATACTTACCATCTAATTCTGGATGATACTCTGATCCTCCGATAAATAGTCTATACGGATCTATAGCATAACCATCTCTAGTTATATGGAATGCCAATGAGGCATCATTATCTAAGCCGTTCCATTGTGGTAGTACCCAAGTTTCAAATGTGCCTTCTTCCAAACGTAAGTTTGAATTAACAGGCATAGTAATAGTTTGTTCTGGCTGATCAATGAGCACTCCATTACCATAGTGAGCTGGTAAGAGCTGGAAGCTTCCAGTAGTTTGCACACTAACTGGGAACAATAGGCTGCTACCTAATGACCAGATTTCAAATGCCGATTCAATTACCTCAGGTTCAACATGTGTAATAACTTGTCCAATGTTCTTGATAGCAGCAACGGTTGGTCCTTGAATAAAAGATGAAAGCGCGGCATACAAGGCATCGCGGTATCTTTCTCTATCCAAACTCAAATCAAAAGTAGATAAGTCGGGAACGTTTACCAATGTTCCGAAGTTCCTGAGAAGGGCATCACGGAGCGCTCCAGCCTTGTAAGATACATAGTAGTTTGAGCCGGTTGGCAAATTCAAATTCTTACGGAAGTCAATTACGTTATCTCCATATTCGTAACTAACTAGAATTTCATCGGCAACATACGTATAGTCAGTAAAGAAATCTCCCTTATTATAATCTACAATCACTCTTTCTAATGGTACAATTGAGAATGAGTAAGTTACTTTTACCAAATCTCCAATTTGAGGAGATCCAATGCCAGGAAGAATTAGTTTGAGTGGATTACCCGGTACAACAGTTCCAGATCCATTCCATAGTGGTTGCAAATCAGATGTTCTTACCACATCAAATGTGAATGTAATTCCTGGAGAAAGATATGGTATGTTTTCGTTAAGTGTAATGAAATAATTAGAACCATCAAACTGCACGCTCTCAAAAGATTGTCTATTGATTGAACCAACAGTGATGTTAAAATTACTACTAGTACTTACAATTCCAAAATTGATTGGGTTGCTACTGTTAGTTAGATCGTTAAATTCATAAACACTTCTTACATACTTAACGGCATTGGTTACGCCATTTACGAATGTGGATTGTACAAATGCCCCAACCTGATTTTGGAAAATCTGATATGGAGATGATGTAACTCCATTAAGGAAAGCCTCATCAGAGATATCTAAATTCTGTGGGACTATGAATCCATCACCGAATGATAAGTATGAGAACTGCTTGTTCTTAGGATTTAGGACGCTGATACGGTTATAGATATCATCTACACTAATGACATGTGGGAAACTTGGAACTATACTGTTTTTCTTGTACGTAACTGTACCAATGTCATTACTCTGGGTTGAAGATACTGCAACGTATACAACTCCATTCTTATAGTCAACAACATACTCACCAGGAACCTGTATTCTATCTACATTGAAACCGGCAGTGAATTCTTGGTCAAACCACAGCTCTCTATTGAAAACATTACCATTCGTGAACTGTAGACTAGTATTGAACGAAGCACCAATACCATCTTGTGATGAATTGATGATTGTGTTGTTTGCTAATAGGATAACGAAAATACGTAGGTTATTAGCATTCGTAGTAGTAGTATTAATTCCCAATAGCTCATTAGTAACCGTGAAGAATTTAGAGTTCTCTCCGATTTGGTTTAATACTCTTGGAGGGCTGTTGAATCTGAAATAAACAGTGTCATCATTCCATCTATCTAGAATGTATATTTCACCAGATGTTTCGTTGAAAATTTGAAACACATTAGTGATTGGTGAATGTAGAGTTGTAAGAGAGTTGAGGGCGTTTAGTTTATTGCCAATTCTTTCATTGATAGACTCAATGTGAGTGTCTGCAACATAGTCTACGCCTGGAATTAAAACTTGCTCATAATTGAATGCAATGGTGCCAGCCTGGTCAATCAAATTACCTAATGGTAATGCAACCAATTCTAGCAAATCAGAATCATAAACGTAATCTATGTCTGGAGTGAATGTAAACTTATAGTAGTATGTAGCTAGTGGGGGTGACGGTCCAGTACCATCATTATCGCTATTTGCACCATATACATAAACAGTTCCAGTAGAATAGTCTATAGAGTAAACTCCTGGAGAGGATGGCAAACCGCTGAGGCTGAATGGTATTTCAACCATGAATGCAGGATGTGGAGTACCAGTTCCAGAATTTGGATCTATGAAAAATACTCCGCCTGTTGTTACAGTATTATTAGATGCATCAGTTATAGGAGCATGCTTTAAACTGAAGATGTTGATAATAGGAGGTAGAACTTCTCTAACAGATTGTAGGGTCGCAAATGTATTTACCGTAGTAGGATCTACTTGAATTCCTAAACCTTTGTACTCGTACTCAATTACAATATGGAATATCTGATCCAAAGAGAAATTAGGATCGCTTAGAATGGACTCATTTATTTTGACTTGGTTGTCTTCTAATAGCAAATAGCTAGAGGCAAAATCCTGGTCAAAAGTAGAATTTAGAATCTGGTATCCGAGCTTATCAATATCGTAAACGAATACTGGGTCTGCAGTAGTTAAAGTAAATGTGATGCTATTTACCCTAGTAACTGGCTTGTTACTTAGATTGAAAACAAGAGTATTGATATTAAAAGTACCATCAGTATCGTTAGAAGAAGCTTTAATAATCTCAGTTACCAATTGTCTTTGCAAAGTAACTGGATAAGATGGAAAACTATCAAAAACAAATGTAGTAGATACGGGCGCCTCTGAAAGACCGAAACCTAATCTAAATACATCATAGGCTCCCTCTTCATATAGTCTTTCAAAAGGAGTTTCTCCCTTTGTGTGTACTTCATCTACTATGGTAAATGAGAGATAGTTCTCATTTCCAAGCTGCCTAATATCATATAATGCTCTAGCAAAATTAACGGCAATAGATTGAATGTACTTATTTACAACCGTTGTGGTATCACTAGTTTTGTAAATGTTGTTTTGGTAAAATGACTGTAGATAGTCATTAACAGGATTGTCAGATGGTAATGGACCAATAATAATCATCCTATTGGAGACGCCATCCTCAGAAATTTTAGCGTCTCCATTTAGAGAAATAAATGGATTACCAGGGGTAGATTGAAACTGTAAGTAGAATGCCGAATATGGTGTGAGGGGTTGGCAGGTAATAGAAAGAACATTTCCATTTACAGAAATCTGTAGAACTTCTGAGTTGGGAACATTTTCGGTCTGCGAAAGAATAGAGACGTTACCAGTCACAAGATCACCAGTCAATGCTTCTGTAAATGAAACATCTATACTAGTGCTGCTGTTTATAGCTAAATTGACGACTCTAAGAGTTGCTATCATCTTGTTTCAGTGTTTATGGTGATGCTATTGGACTGGAAGTATTGGTCTTCGTTAGCAACGATACTAAGTACTTGACCTGGTAGTCCGGTTACGTTGAAGAAGAGTATTCTTGCCCTATCTATACCCTGTACGCCTTGAGCTATATTGATTAACGTTATTTGGTCTATAGTTTGACCTAGCTGTGTGGTAGTTAAGGCAGCTACCATTTGATTACGCAGGTTCTGCAGAACGGTAGCGGAGGTCGTTAAGAAATTCTGGTTGATAACTACGTTCATAGTTAGGTCAATTAGAATCAACTTAGCGGATCTGACTAACACGTCAGCATTGATAGGGCGGCTTCCTTCAATTGTGAAGGTAGTATCTGAGATCAGTTTGTTATAGTTATACTGTATCAGAATTCTTTCATTTTGTTTTGGAGCAAGATAATTGTAGAAGGTTGTATATCTGGCACCGACACTTGGCTTGGTAAATGAGGTAGCGCTAAACTTGGTAGCCTGAGACGCTTGAAATCCGCTATTCACATAAATCTGGTTAATCAACGCGAACTTCTTATTTGTATATAACGAACCAATTCGAGTATATGACAGATTTTCAGAGTCATTATCAGTTGTGTAATAGAAAGATACTCTAATCAAATCTCCTACAGTTGGTAGGTTATTATTCGAACCAGTCAAAGTATTATTAGTGGTAGCTGGAAGAACGAAATCTAGATTTGGTAACAATGGATTGGATTGCATAGTATCTGCAAAATATAGATTGTTAGCAATTGTGGTTCCAATTACATCAAACGTAGACAATACGCTGGTAACAATATCGCTTCCGGCGGAGAATGTCTGAACCTTCTCAGCCTTAACAACCTTAGCAATCTTTATAGTAGACGGAATGCTGGCTGTGGAGCTGAGACCCAAAGCCTTGCGCAAAGCTTCTTGTAAATTCTGCTGGAGGCCAGTGCTCGTGGCCGTGAAGATAACATCAGACGCCAGAGCCATGCTAGTTCCAATAACAGAGATAACTCCTACATTGACAACTTGGTCAACAATGGTTCCTACGATTCTAGTTGGCGCTTTTCTTAGGTTATTGTAGTTGAAAAACATAACATAAACTAAGTCATTAGCTACAGCATTGGAAGTTTTAGGGATGATCAACCTATTATTTGCTTGATCAATAGTGCCACTATAGTTCCATAACTCTTTACCATCCAATACTCTTACTATGGAAATTTGATTCGCGGTAATATGATCTAGTATGTTGGTGATGGTGATATTATTGGTCATCACATTATAATCGATGATATCATAATACCCGTCATTATTTGGAGCAATAGCTCCCGTAATTTTAATACGCTTGTTTGTCAAATCTGGGAGACTAGAAAAGTTAACAGTTAAGCTATTTAGATTAGCTTGAGTAGCGCTGATTGGAGTTAGGTATCCATCCAATACATTGAAAAGAACCGTATCACTGTTTTGCTCAACTACTTCGAAATTCAATCCGCTAGCTTGAGCAGTTAGCTCAATCAATGGAACTGTGAAGTTCTTACTAATAGGGTCTACACCTAGATTATTGATTTTAGTCTTGATGATTTGGTTGCCAAAACTGAATGGCTGGAAGCGACGTAGGTCGTCAGCATAATAGATTATCAACACACGGTCAGCCGTGACAGGAGTATTGAATCCTGTTAGTATGAGCTGGTAATTACCATCTGTTCCAACGGTAGCTTGACCTTCATGATCAGCATTCCATAGTTCCTTGCCGTCAGACAATCTGACTACCGAAAGAACCTTATCGGCATCCAAATTGTAATCAGAGCTTGGTAGATTTAGTTCTACGAAAAATTGATTGCTTAGATTGAGCTGAACAATCTGATTCTCACGTCTAGATACATTGACAATGCTAAAGTTATTGAATCCACTGTTAGTGGAAAGGGCATAACCATTACCAACTCTGCTAGTTGGAAGGGAAGTAATTGCTGAAGAGAATAGATCATTGACATTGGCAATGTATGTTACTCTTAGGTTAATTCTATCAGTAGATGAACCTACCAACAAAGATGGTATCGTTATCTGCGCTCCGTTACTGCTACCTTGTAGGGCACCGGACTGGAAGATATTATTAAGGTTCATGTAGATAGAAACCCTATCTCCTATCTGAGCGGCTGAATCAGTTGGCAAAATGATAGTTGTGGTATACACAATATCAATTCCAACTACTCCGGCTAAATTAGAGAAGGAACCATCATTTTGGGCAGTCTTGTATAGTTCTGTGCCGTTGTTTTTCCAAACGATACTATCTACTGATGTAGTAGGACTCTCTAAGTTACTTACTACTACTGATAGTCTATTGACGAAGGCTCCAGACTTAATTATTTGCACATATCCATCTACTTGCAGATAACTATTAGTTGAAATGACAGTATCAACCGGATGGGATGCAGTTCCTACGTAAAAGTTATTTCCTGGACTTAAAGTAAAATCAACAAATTCACTCTTAATAGCAGAAGGATATCCCCAATCTATACTATCAGTAACAGTTCTTGGATTTTGAGTGTCAAGCAATCCGTCGAAATCAGAATATCTATCATAATCTACAACCCAAGTATAATCTACCTGAAGAATATCGCTAGGGGAAGGTAATGTGTTACCGGAAATTTTAATTCTACCAGTTGTGTTAAATGGGGCGGTATTATCAAAATTCTGATTGGTGATTAGATATCTTTCTCCAGTATTTGTATTGAAGACTCTGGTGACGTTAGTGGCTGGAGTATGTAGTAACTGAATGATAGTGCGGTCGCTAGTTACAGTGCTATTTTCATTTGTTACGCCCAACTGCTGCTGAGCATCGGTAATTTGTTGTACTTCAGTAAATGTAGTTGGATCTTGACCGTTAGTCTGACCCTTGATTAAATCTTCTTGGAATTCAATTTGATTGTTCTTCCAAATGAAAGTATCGAATCCGAATGGGCTACCACCATAAACTCCAGTATCTTTCTGTAGTTGATAGTTACCTGAGCCACGACCATATTGATCTACTGAGTATGGAATAAAGTTAGAACCACTGATTGAGCCAGTTACCTGAATAATAGAATCTACTGGTTGGGCAGGGAGCTGGCCATTCTTTATGTCTTTAACTCTCTTTTGAGAAACACTTAAATTAGCATCTGCAATAATTTGGCCTAGCACAAAGTCATTTTTGGAGTTAGTAGGATCGTTATTATTACTTTTATCTTGATAAATAAAAGTGTCAGTATTAGCAACATCGTTAGTTCCTAAAACTGCTATATCTACTTTACCTCCAGAACCCTCTGAAACGATTGTTAAGACGCCATTGATGGTTTCTGTTACAGTGCCATCACGAGTCATTAGCGGGTCGCCTGGCTCAATTACAACGGCATCCTGAACTCCAGTCACACTTAGAGCTGCGTTCAAATAACCGAGTTGAGTTCCAACGCTGGAACCACTGAATGTAGATAGAACACGGTTTCTAAAGGCCGCATCAGTTTCCTGGTCAGTTCCACCGGCAAAACTGGCAACGTTGGTTACATTACTGATACCTGGTATACTGATTTTAGATAGCGTATATTGGCCAATGTTTCCAGATGAACCTGGAGCAGAGGCGATAACCGTAACTTCAACAGCGTATTGGTCTGTGATTCCTACGAAAGCAAGTTGGGCAGCGAACTTACTGGCGACTGAGCGATAGAAATTGATATTGGATGGAACAATAGAAATACCATTGACCACAGTGAATCCTAAACCACCCGATGTAAAGATAGAAGAGCCCTTATTGACATTAATAGTGGAATTTAAGGAAGAGAACGTTAATAGAGCCACACCTGTTGATGGAGTAGACTGCTTTCTAATTAACCCAAAGTTTTTGCCCAGTTTATCTAAATCTGTTCCGATAGATAGTCTTAGCGACTGCTTATTAGAGACACCTTGTAACTCATCATACAGAATGGATAATTGAGATGATGGACCTTCGATAAACAGATCTCTAGCCACAGTACCTGGTTTAGTGTCCAGGTTAGGTTGTGCCATTCTGAAAAAGTCTATCAGGTTGGCAATAATTTCATTTACTGACCTTATTGTGACCATAAGCTATCCTTAAATTGTTGAGATACTAAAAGCAGTAGTGATTGGTTTGAATCCTTTTGTCACACAACTGATTTTAACGTTGAAGAGTCTTGGATCAAATGCACTTCTTACTACAGATATACCTGTTATTGCTGCAAGTTGCTCATCTGCAGTCATTTTTTGTAGAGATTTCATTTGTAGGGTTTGCAAATACTGCAAATTCGTCAAACAAGTATTGAGTTGTGACTTAGCTATTTGCACAACTACACTAGTCTGTTGGGCGTTCCCAATTACTGATCTCGACAAGAAAGAACCATATGACGGATGTATGGGATTACCCCCTACGTCCGTCAAGCAAATCTTGAGGATGTCTTGGATAAGCTTTTCGCTATCTTCCACGGTCTGAAGGGCACTTTGGCTGACAACCAAATCCCCGTTAACTATTTTTAGGTCAAAAGACATACCGGCTCCACCTTGTAATGCAAAATTATTAGGCAATCCAATGGATTAAAGGTTGAGAGCAGCATTGTTCAAGTAGTCTTGGAAAATCTGGTCCATAATTTGGTAAAAGCCATTGACAGTATTGCACAAAGTAGTCATCGCTGGAGTGATTCCAGACCTTACGTTCTGTAGGCTCTTATCAGGGAGTTCAAGTATCTCTTCCGCTCTTACAACAGCATCATCATCCAAAAATCCCAGTAAGTTGCCGGTGCCTTTGCTATCAGGATCATTGAGCGGCATAACATAGAGAGCGCCCATAATAGCAATAATATCAGCTAGACCCAAACCGCTGAACTCTCCCATAATCATTTCAATTATCTGTAGAGCCTCAGAAGCCTCTTTTAAAGACTTGGTTCTAATTTTGGTTAGGGTATCTTGTGACCTAGTGCTTAGGTTACCCTGGGAGTCTGAGGTACTAGAATCAAAGGTCAGCTTGTAGTTAGAAAAGGCAAAACTTCCAGCGTCTGGAGTAACAGATGGCTGAACGGATGAGCTGTTTAGATTGGATAGAATAACGCCAGCCTGCTTTTCAATGATGTCAAAATCGTTGATAGTAAATAGAGCCGGGTCAATATTCTTGCTGAGTGGTACGTCTCGTATACTACAGCCGCCCTCAGGACCGCGCACTGCGGGAATTGGTAGCCAGTAATAGCTTCCTTGTCGAGCATGTATGATTCTCATAGAATCAACTAGTTTAAACATTAATGAACGGATAGTAGATAGATATTCTGCAAAAGCTTGTTGCTGGGATAGCTTATACACATTGCCGCTGAAAATACTGCTAAGAGTAGTTCCACCTATGGTTATTCCCTGTAAGTTCTTGTTGCCTTGTATGTAGGTAACCGTATCAGCCACAGAAATACCAGAATCAGATACTTTGGGTGTTGCCAACCTGTCTCTAATAATTTTCTCTAACAAAGGTCTTTCAGCATTTGCTGTACTGCTTGTTTTCAAGTAACTAGCATCATAAACAAATGGAATGGCAATTCTTTTAGATACACCACTGGATGTTTTAGATTCAGCAGCCCAGATACTAAAATCTATTCTAGGATCTACCATAAATGGCTTTATAATATGCTTGTGCCCAAATAGAATATCATATCCGCCCAAACCTGGATTAGGCTTGAAATTATTGACTGGATCAGCGTTTACATCTTGGTAATCTGATAGGAAAAATTCTCTTTCACCAACTAAACAATAAGTGGCCGTAATATCACCAGGTGAAGAGTATGATTGATTCTCAACATCAAAATCAAATGGTGAAGTATTCTTAAATGGTGCGGTGAATGGACGTTTGTTAACGTGACCATTGTTACCAAAAGTTCCTGAGGTTAAAGATAATACACCCGCCTCTACCGATTGTGGTACTGAAAAAATGCTAGCGCACTGAGCGGCAAAGGATTCTCTTTTTTGTGAAAGCTCTTCGAATTTTGGCCCTATATTTTTGGCGACTCTTAATTTTCTATCTAGAGTAACGGTGCGCTCAATATCGTCACCGATAACAATATCAAAGCCCGGATTGTAGAAATCACTTTGGTCTGAATTTATTACTGGAAATCCAATAATCCTATAGAAAGCATGACACCTGCTCTCTGGAGCTGTTTGAGATGGAGTTGTCGTATTGGGAGTTCCAGCAATTGTTTTAGCGGAAGGATCAATGTTGAGAGCTTTAATCAAATCTGCAGTTTTTGTACCAGTGATGGTAATACTGATTTGACCCCTAATATCATCAATACCTATATTCTGTTCATTTTCATTGTCATCTGGCGTGTGACCGCCAGAAACAAAGTGCTTGAACATTTTCTTGATATTAAGGTCAAAGTTTTGATTGGTCTGAAAATTGACCTGTGGTGTATCGTCGTCAGCCATTAGCCGCTATCCTTATCTCTAAGCGTATCACCAGCATCACGACGTGGCTGAGTGCCAGTAGTATCGCCATCGCCAGTGAGTGGGATGTTGTCTGGTGCACTTGGAGAGAATACGAAATTGTAATCTAAGGTCTGAAGTGCGTGAAGTGGCGCTACGGTTCCATCAACAGATCCTAATGTGTTAGTACACAGAACCTGATTCTGGAACGATACGATGATTTGGCCTTCACCAGGAACTGGGCTAAATAAATTAGCCGTGAATGCCTGGTATCCATCATAAATAAATGGAGTGATGGTTCCTATAGTGGGAGTTGCTTTAATGTTCTTAGCGACATTAGCTGCAACATCACTTGGGATACCGTTAGTAATTGGTAGTCCATTGCTTTCGTTTAGGTTAACTGTTACAGTAATAGGTTGAGTGGTAAATTGAGTAGTTGGAGAGATACTTAGTGTACTTTCACAAGGATTAAATCCAACTCCAATAAGTCCAAAAATAGCATCTTTAGTATCAAGAGTTAGCTTATCTAAACATAGCATACAGGTGGCTTGAAATTCAGCTACACCAGGTACTGTCATATTAGAGCGCAAATTAGAGATAGCAGTTGTTAAACATTCTTGAGCTTGTGCCGTATCAGGGAAGACCCTACCATTCCTACCATGTACTTGATCAGATAGGGCGGCAGTTTGGAATGTTACTTGAGAGAACATAACGTTATTCAAGAAGCCAGAGTTTAGAGCAATAGCTGGCATACACTTCATATTAACCAAGTTCTTCTGTAGTAATACAGGTAGGTTTGGTTTAAATGTATATTCCATGTTAGAGAAAGTGTAACCATCAGTTGGTTGTAGCACTGGATCGGCAGAAAATTGTGCCGGTTTATGGATAAAGTTATTTAGTGTGGCCTGATCGGTAGTTTGAGATTGGGTACCATCAGCATTATCCTTAAATCCAAATAGCTTGGTTGAGCCGTCAGCTTCATAACCAAGTCCACCAGCAATTGATAGTACGCCAGTAAATACAGTCGCCGTTCCATTATTGAAAGTGGATAGGTCTTGAGTTGGAACTTTTAGTACGATACAATCTTTAAACACAACGTTTCTTGGAGTGCCCGGCCTATTCCATTGTGATGGATTATAGAACATCTTCAAATCCATAGTATATGCAGCCTGGCCTGGAGGTGTAGTAGCATCATACTTAGCATCTGTTGGGAAGAAAATTGGTTTTGGAACAACACTGCTATTAACATCGAACGCATTAACAATGTTTTGGAATGCTTGTTGCTGACTCTGGCTAGCATCATACAACTGCCAGCTTTCCTGACGCAAATCAGACGTTAAGAAATTAGAGCCGAGAGCTATGGTAGTTTTGTATCCGGCTTCTGGTAAATACTGGAATGTACCTGTCTCATTGGTGAAGTTTCCTTGAACGATAGTTGGGCAGTAAGTCGCTGCACAGCAACCATCAGTACTACCAGGTCCCCCACCTTCGCATGGTGGGATAGAGAAGATTAGGCTTAGGATATCTTTGATTACTTGAATGATGATTGTGAATAGAGACAATAGAACAAACAAGTTTTGAAAGATACATAGAAGGGCGCCCAACTTCTTAGCAATAGTAAGAACGCTGGCGGCGTTGGCTGAATTGAAAGCTTTAACTAAAGCATTGATGTTTCTGAGAATCGCTTTAATGAACTTCAAAATTTGATCAATGATGTATAGAATCAAAGCTAGTAATAATAGTAGCAATGAAATAATCATTAAGATTAAGGCAAATATCGGAAATAGGTTAAGGAACTCTGGAATACACTGGGTAAATAATCTGTTGAGGGCCGAGATGAGGGCAAATGGATTCATCAGAGCACAGAGCACCTCGATAATGCAGATAATAAGATTTAGAATTGGTAAGAAGAACTTATACAACATCAAGAATGGCATGAACTGATCTAGCAGCTTCATGATTCCATCATAAATATCTTTTCCAAAATTAGGATTTAGTTGTGGCTTCAATGCTCCAGGTGGAATGAGCATTTGCAGCGTATTCATAATGTTTAATAAGTCTTCTGGAAAACCACTTGGATATGGAATAGTTGGCGTAGGCAACACAGAAGGAAGCCCAAATCCAGGAATGGAAGGACCACTTGGACCAGTAGGTGACGGAAATGAAACATCGTTAGGGCTGCAAGGGCACATTGTCTATTTATATATCCCTTCACATAGATGTCTGAGGTTGTAATAGAACCATTCTGTGATTTACGTACAGGTTATCCGCATCAATATAAATAGGGCCATCACTCTTCATGTTGATTCCCTGTGCACCATATAGATTGAGTGTCTGCGGGGTCATGACGGTAACACCAAATTGATCTACCCTAAACATATGGGCGTATCCACCAGCGAATACTCTCAAATCCATAGTGGCAATCCAAGCATCATTCTTATCTTTGAACCTAGTGTCACTGGCTGCGACACCAAATCCTCCAACCTGGATAAAAACATCGCCATCGAAATTAACCATGGCACTTCTTTTGTTTCTATCTCTGCCGATATTAGCAACGATGCCACCCGCAGTATCTAACCATAGTGACTGCTTATCAATGGTATTAGCTCCAATGTTCATTTCTAAAGAACCATCTAAATTAATAGAGCCGCTACGACCGCCAGCATTAGCACCTTGGCCAGAAACTTTAATCTTAGTACTTACTATGTCAGTTAGATCCTTGATGTAAGAAGTATCAATTGGATCTTCCATAGTCTGCAATTGATAGTTTTCTATGGTCCTACCATCCTGGTGCAATGAGCAAGTTCTTAAGATATCATGATAGACAGTGCCATGTCTAATGTTGATAATATTCTTTTTAACGAACTGACTAATACGATCTGGTGGGCCAGCATCATTATTATTAGTGCCATCTATTAGTTGAATAGAGCCATGAGGAAATGCAGTATCTGAACCCACATCTGCCGCACTAGGTGCAAGCATAGGGGCCGCAAAAGAATCAACGAAGATATCTTGGCTAACTGGCTGACCACTCTTTAAGAACCACAATTGATTAGGGTTGCCGCTATCAGTAGTTCCAAAGGTAGAGTAGTTCTCTGGTCTTACTAGCAATGGAATGTTACCGCTCTCACTAGATGACGGAACGTTAAGTTTGAATTGGCCTTCTTTGTCAATATCAAATGAGAATCTACTACGCTGCAATTTGGCATTGTAGTTGTCATCATTGATACCAAGAGCGACGCCCTGATTAGTTGGTTTCGGGTCTTTGCGAGTGTTAATTTCAAAATGGAAAGCAACACTCTTCCTCTCAAGAGCACGAATATTAAGATACGACTCTTTAGAATTGGTCGTTGCTACAGTACCATTAGTTCTTAATGTAGTGGCGGCCGTAAGTCCGACTGGCAATGGAAGTCTATTTAGGTCTAGTATGTTTCCAAAAATATCTACTACGGTTCCTTTAACTTCTTCAATCAAAAAATTAGGAGCGACTGAACTAAGACTCATAGTATCAGCACGGCTACTACGCCTATTAGGTGTAGTGAAACTAGTCTTAGCTTGTGATGTAGTAGTATATTTGTTTGACTCGGAGTTCAAATCTTCTATGTTAGATTGTAATTGAAACTCATAGATGATTTGACGGTGCTCAATAAAAGGAGGATTTTTAGTCGGCCCAACTCTCGTATCATTAGCAGTTGCAGTTGGGTCTAATCCAATCAATGAATAAATAGAGTCATACGAATCATCTTCTAATTTAGTACTGCCGCTATATGATGCTGCCTGTGGATTAGGATGTAAATCTCTTTTAACCAAACCACCAATTTGGCGATAACCTTGTGTAAAATGGTTTTCGTTCTCAAAATTGAATGTAATTAGATTACTTTTAGGGTATCTTTGACTACCGGCAAAAACATGGATGTTATTTACATCAGAGCCAATTCTAATGTTGCTATCTAAATCAAATAGGATTTTAGATGTATCCGTTGAGCGGATAAGTAACTGACCTGGTAATAGGTCAGGGATTATGTTATGATTTTCTGGCTCATAATTTACAAAGTGGTATTGTCCACCTAGACTTTGAGCGACTGTAACTGGAGTATTTTTGGCTGGCAATGATCCAATAAACATACCCGAACTGTCTATCAATGGAAAGACACGTGGGATAGGAACAGAAGGCGCTTTTCCTCTAATAGCGGGAACTTCGGTTAATTGGACTCGAAATTCATCGCCAGATGAATCCACTATAGATCCGGCACGTAACATGCCAGATGGTGGATCGAATATATTAACGCCCTGCTGATTGTCTGCCATTATAACCCATTTGTTGTTGAACTAGCTACTGCAGAAGAAACCTGCTCAAAACTAACCCAGCAATCAATAATATAACTAAAAAGAGCTTTTCTTAAAGCGTTATTGTTAGCTGAGATTGCAGATGCATCAGTTCCATCATCATTACCAATTGGATTGGATGAACTTGCTGACCCAACATTGGTTGATGTAGTGGCCATCTGTCCCCTTGCTGCATCAATAGCTTGTTGAGATGGTGATAATCTAGATTTTTGATTATCCATATTTACAGCAATGACCTTAACAGAATCAGGCGGTAGACCTTGATTTTGAACTGGTTGATTCTGATAACTTATTGCTGTTGGACCGCCGCCAGATGGGTCTGTAAGTTGATTAGCTATACCATTAGCTTGTTTCATTAACTGACTGTTAACTGGATTGGCATTATCATAGTAAATTCTCAGCTCTATACGTGCCTTAACGTTATTTCCAGACGCCCCATTTAGATTGATAATATACTGCGTATTATATAGGATATTGTTGTAGACTTTTGTATTAGTAGTGGTAAATGGGTTAGGTAAATTACTTGTCTGTCCCGTAGGAATTAGTGGGGCACTCGTATTGGCGGCAGACACTTGAATTACTCCAAGACTTTCCTCATTAGCTGAGGAGTTCTGTCTGTGGATAACCATATCAGCAACTTCTTGATTCTTGTAAATCAATTTGCCAATGCTATCCATAACAGTCGGAATGTATTCTCCGATACCATGTCCATACGTTAATTCTAGTGTAGTGGTAAATCCAGTTCCTAAATCTAGAGCGTGTGTAACTGAGCTAACATAGAATAGCATGTTACGATCTTCTAAGAAGATAACTTCTCCTGGCTGCATATACTCATTACCGGAAATAGTAAGTGTACCGCTCAGCACGCTATGTCTATCACGCGAAAGTATGATAGCTGCATACGGGCCAAGCTGTGATGATGGGTCCGTTAGAAATGGTACGTTAATTGTGTATGGTTGTTTGAATCCATAGTTACGCCACATATCATAGTCAATTGCAATGGCCGTAACTAAACCATTACCACCACCTGGGAACGTGTTTAATCCAGGCGGACCACCACCGCCTTCATTCTCGGAGAAAAATGGTAGGGTACCATGAACCTCTACAGAAGTATAATTAGGTGCACGTTCACCAATTCTTAGGCTTCTAATCTGAGAGCGTCTAATGACATATCTATTTCCGGAACCTGGACCATAATCATCATATGACTCATCCTCGATCATATGCTCAAAGACTTCTGGTATATATGCCTTATCAAAATTTCCAGGATTCAATAAAGAATTAGTAGTGGTAGCATCATTATCCAAAGACTTAAATTCTACAGCATTCTTTATTACATGATAGAATAGTTTAACTGCCGATTGCCATTCTTGTACATAAGCAGCTAGTTCATTAGTTACTTTGAAAACATCAATAGTTTTTCCAGTATCTAATTCTACAGCTTGGTTAGGCCCGCGGTCTATTAAATAGTCTTTACTGGAAATATATTGTCCAGATTTGGTTTGAATACGAGTCATTAGTACTTGTACGGTACTCTGTTGAAAAACGGAAGTAGATGGTGCACTAGAAGTGTTGTTTCCATCTTGCTTTAAATTCTGCTGTTCTAATGCTTGCTGAAGGATGTAATATTTTTCAGCGCTTGAAAATAGAGTTTTATTGGAAGTTCCAGCACTCTTCACAGCACCAAAATTATCAAGCGCTAAGTCAGCCGCCGCACTTGCTGTACTTGGATTGGCAGCAAGAATTAGATTCTTGTTATCAGAAATATTGCCGCTTGAATCTGAAACAAACTGGAATACCGCTCCAGTACCAGCATTTACAGAAGACTCGAATAGAAATGCCGTGGCCGCTTTATCTCCTTCAAAATCTGCTGAAGGATAAGCTCCTAAAATTGCGCAGTCTAATCTAATTTGGTCTTCAATTACTTCAATACGATTCTTAATAGTATCGATTTGATCTACGAATAGACTATTAAGAAAGTCCGGGAAGATTTGAACGCCTAGCGCATGCTTCAAATAAAGCATTCTATTGAATACTGAGCTTGGCATTCTATTATACTGTGGCGGTCTTACACGAATATGCCCCTGAGAATCACAGAATACTTCTAGATTCAATAGATCGGCCACATGTGTGATTTGAGAGGCCACATCACTATATTCTGTAGAGTATGTCTCTACACCTTTTGCGAGTGCTTTATTGAAAGCTGCAATATCATAGTCTACGTCATAGTAATCATCTACTATAAATAGGTTTTTGTCAGAGTTACCTCTTACATCATAAGACATGCGCCTAGTTAGATAGTTAGTCTGTTTACGTAATTCTTTACGACTCTTTGAATCAGATGGGTTGTTCTTACCGTTAATCAGATAGTTGCTGTCGGCAGAAGGACTAGTATTAACTTGGTTGAAAAACTGTTTAGTGGCTGACTGAAAAGACAAGATGGTATCATCAATATCTTTTCTAAGTGCCTTAGTTTGCGCTTGAAGCTCTTTTTCTCTAGACGCCGAGACTTCATTAATCTGAGATGGTAGGCTTGTAGAGAAGGCATTAATTGCTCCTAAGCTAACCAACGTCTTTTGCAAATCTGCAAGCTTCTGTAGCTTGCCATCCAAATCGGAATTCTTTTGCGTAATAGTAGCCTGTGCTTGCATAGATTGTGCAATAGCTGCATCGCTCATGATCAAATTTTTGAAAGGTATGAAATTACCCCATAGAGTATTTGTTTTAGATAAACTACTTCTAAGTGAATTGATAAATGAGTATGATGGATCCTGTTTACTTTGAGGATCTCCATTAATACCGTAAAGATTTTGAGTGGTTTTGAAATAAGTGGCGTAGTTGTATGGAATGCCAGTAATCAATAATGACAAAACATTCATAACATCAAGGCCGGCAAATGGCTGCTGATATGGATTAGTGATACCAACCAAATTAGGATCATTGATAGTATTGATGGAACCATTCTGCACAAAAATTCCAATGCCCTGTTTCCATTTGTAAGCTAAACCATCGGGTGCATAAAATACTCTAGTTAATCTTCCGGTAGTAGGATCGATGCTTTGATCTTGAATATAGTTACCTTGCGTAGCTTTCTGCCCAGCTAACGCTCCTAACTTATATTTAGCTAATGAGCCAGCCCCAGTTTGTGATAGTAGATATACGTTTTCATCTAGTAATTGTGGAGTATTGCCTGCCACAGAACCATTGGTAGAGACGTCATCAAAATTAGATTTGAATGGAGTCAATGGATCGAAAATCATTCCGTTGAAAGCATTAGCTCCAGGTTTGAAATTAACTTTACCTTGTCTAAAGTACAAAGAATTATCACTACCACTCACATCAATAGTAAACTTACCGCCACTCCAGCTATCTAGTGCTGACTCTACTACACCACCAAAAACATGAGTGCCTTCATTTTCAGAAGTAAACTGTCCTCTTACAGTGGCCCAAAGATAACTTGGGAAATCGGGACCTACAAACATATTTTTCTCTGCTTGTACGGCGGTATTTTTACTTGGGTTGAAAAGAGTGCTTAGTTCGTTTTTAAATCCAGTAACCGTATTATTGATATTCTGTAAGATACCAAATCCACTAAACATTTGTGTCAATCCGGATAACACCTTACTATCGAACTGACTCTTTGATTTCATATAAACGTGAGCTACGTCCATAGGTTGGATGATTAGTTTACCAGAAAAATTGAAGCGCAACTTCCTACGAGCATAATTATAGGACTTGTTGTTTGCAGTAAAATTGCCGGCAGCATTAGCTAACAATGTTAATTGAGAGTAAATAGTACTGATGATTGATTGGAATGCTTGTAGTTCCGAATTACCATGACTCTTACTTTTAGCATTATTCTTCCAAGGGTAGCCGGTGAATCCTGGTCCAGTATCTAGCCCATCATAACCTGCAATATCTCCGCCTCTTAAAAAGTCATCAGTTACATTAACACCACTAGTACCGCCCAAACTTAATGCACCTAGTGCATTGTAATTGAATTGAATTTCCACGCCCAAACGATCAATAATGGCCCTTACTCTTTTACCAAGTAAAGTATCTGGTTCTACTTTAAAAGTAATTGGGCTGGCATTTCTAGCACTTCTAATAGCATTTAACTGATTCTGCTGATCTAACAAGACTTGATTAGAGCTGGTAACTCCGAATTGATACGTCTTATTATTGTAGAACATGTTGGTCGCATCACTAAGGGCAACTTCAATATCATAGTCAGTAATTAACATAGACTCATAAGGGTCTGTGATGCCAAGAGAAAATCTACCAGGTGATTTAATATCGGTAGTGGTGGTAGTACTAATCCTGGTAAAATTAGTAATCTCCATAGTGCCAGTTCCAGAACCAAAAATGGATTGAAATAGGTTAGTTGGATCTGTTATCCAAGTAGTATACGCGTTAGTATGATTGAATGCTTGTAGGGTACGTAGCCTATCTACCGTCTTAATAAAACTGGATGCGTCCTGTGTAGTAAATGGATTACCACTTGGAAATAAACCAAATAGATTATTTCCACTATCAAATGTACCACCAGTGGCAGCATCTCCTAAAGTAATAATAAGTGGTAGTAATTGAGCGCTAACATTACCTACTGCAGCCGTTACCTTTTGAATCTTACTAAGCTTCTCAAGTGCAGATATTTGATTGCACTTATTTTGCAATAGAACTTTTATAGCTTTGTAATACAGTCTTTCATCAGAATCCATAAAGTCAGGTCGATAGTTCTCTGCAATAGATGAGAACATTCTCTTCTTGATTAAAACGGTTGCATCTGGTTCTTGCCAGAGCACATCAAATTGTTTCGGATCTGTATTATAAGGATCTCTTCTTAGATATCCTTCCTCTACATACCTTCTTTCAGCAGATTGGTCAAATTGAGACGCAAAATCTCCTAGAGAGCCATACTTTACATTTTGCCCATCAAGGACGGCATCTAAAGATGTAGTAGTATTTTCTCCTAAGTTAAATTGACTGCTTATTTGATCTGCTAAGTCACCTAAAAAACTCATAGTAATCCTGCTAGTGCTCCTACTATACCACCAGAGTTGCCAGGATTTGCGACTGTTCCAATACTTGCGTTTGTATTAATTTGTGTATTTCCGTTGAAGGAACCCGGAGTAGTATACTGACTTGGACCGCTGGCTGGGTTGTTGTGGAATGGTAGATAGTTGGTTCTGTAACCTCTTCTTTGAGTGACCATGAAAATCATATTGTAATCGAGTAAGAAATTATCTGCTCTTTCCGTAATAGTCATGCTATCAAAAAATCCACGATAAATCCAACCATTGTAGTACATCTCAACACCAAATGCTACCGAGGCTAGTGATGGAATATTTCTAGCTGATAAGTTATTGTTCGGAGAGTCTAGACCAAGAATACCACCTAGTAATCCGGCTCCGCTGGCAGCGGCCGTTACACTATTTCCACCAATTGCTTTTCCAATAGCTCCACCGATACCTTGAATCAAATTATTAGCAAGGTCAGCAGAGGCATTATTGGCGGCAAGTGTTAGTCCGGTAGCATCGAATGCGTACTGTTCTGCACGATAAAGCTCATAAAGCATATTAATGCCTTCAATACCTGAGCTTCCAGTAGTACCAGTAATGTTAAGTTGACTTAACTCTTCTCCCCAATACTGCAAAGTATACCCACCCTTAGTTCTATCTTTGCTAATAAGCTTCTTATGAGTATATGTGATATTCTGTGGGTTAATAAACATTCTGACAGTTCCAAATTGTGGAACGAACCAAGTGATAATGTTTCTACTAATCTGGCCAGTTACGCCAGCAGGAATCTTAGTATATGGTAATCCATTTCCATCTGCTGATGGAGTGGAGGCGACCAAAAATCCATTAGATTCAAAGGAAGCTAAATTGCTTTGTGTGATTGGATTGGCTCCATTTAGAGTGGATTGAATATTGTTAATCCCTCCAATAGCGTCATCAAGAGAAAATTTTGCCATTTAGTTTATCCTTAAGGAGCGGATGTTCCCTGTGAAACACCACGGTTTGCTTGCGTGTGATTGATGTCTTTTCCACAATGTGGACAAACACCGGTTAAGTTGACGGTAATTGCAGAACCAGGCGCTAACATAACTGGTACTGCTTGTTGTCCAGGAGCACCTTGACCTTGAAGACCGCCTTGCTGTCCTGGTGCCGTATTATTTGCACCAGCAGCCGCGGTAGCCGGCTGACGTGGGGCTGGTATTCTTTGTCCTGGTCTTGCATAATTTTCTATTGGTGCAAAAGTCATCTTTGGGGTAGTAACTCTATCTGCAGCATTTGTTGGACCAGCAGTAGTAGGCGCCGCATCTCCCCTATCTTGTTTAGTAACAGATAGGTTGTTTTGCAAAACATCTAGAGAACCCTTTTGTTTATCTGTCATATTACCAGTAGCTTTTGCATCTTTAACGGCTGCTAATAGCTTATCATTAGCTTGCTGAATAGACTCTTTGTTGCCACCACTAATAGCTTCTTTGAAGCTCTTCCAGGCGTCTTGAAAAGTTTTAGGAAGATTTTTAACTGCATCTGCGGTCTGTTTGAATACTTCCGAGTTTGGAGCGGCGATATTTATAGCTCTTTGTGAAGCCGATAGATTTTCTTGTGAGCCTGGAGAAATTCCCGCTCCCGTACCACTTCCTCCTGGAATAGAACGACCACCAGCAGCAGTAAACATCCCCTGAGTAGTTGCTAAATTGGCAGTGCCGCCCCTAAGCATCATGGCTTGTAAGTTAGTATTGATTTTAGTAAGTTCAGTATAAGAACCCTTCTGCCATTCTTGCCCCTTGATCATAGTATCTTGCAAAGTCTTTTCTGGAGTATCTCCCTTTTCAGGTTCGAAAACTTTACCCTCTTTCATCGCTCTGATCAAAGAATCAGCTTCACCCTGAGTCTTAGCCATACCACCAAGTGGTCCTTGCTGCAATACTTGTAGCTGGCGAACATACTGTGCAGCGCCTTGTTCACTCTTCATGCCTTCTTCTCTTGTAATAAGAGGTCCAGTAGTTCTTTTGAGCGTCTGTTCGACTTGCTTTTGAATTTTTTCAAAGTTACCCTTAGCTAAATCATCTTGAAACTGTAGGGCACCTCTTAGTCCACCAGGACCACCACTCATAGTAGATACGAAAGACTGTTGTCCGATAGTCATACTCTTAAGTTGGTTAGAATAGTTCTTGAACATTTCAATGGCATTTTGAGCTGGCACACCAACAGAAGTTAGTTGAGATACATAGTCTCTCATAGAATCGGACATACCTTGAGTCATCTTAGAAGCATCAGCACCGCTGTTAACATACATTTTGAATTCACCAATAACATCATGAAGTGCTGATTGCACGTCTTTGAACTGACCGCCTACGCTATTAGCGACTTCTGATATTCTAGATGAGAATCTTAAAGCATCACCACCAGAAATACTATATTCTGCCATTGCTTTAGACATATCTGAGAATACTTCTTCTTGCTTGCGTCCAGCGCCAGTTGCATATTGAATGCTTGCTGCCAAAACATCTGTTTCTGTACCTGCTATTGTTAAAGGGCCGATTAGAGCTTTGAATCCACCAGGCATCTTATTAATCTCGGCCATATATTTGGCAGCTAATTCTTGATTACCGCCTAATGCTGCAGACCCATGCTCTAGTACTTTATTAAACTGGGCCATAACATCACCAACATTTGAGAAATTCTGACTCATTCCTCCAAATACTCCGCCAAAACCATTAAACAAATCTTTGGAATCACCAGCCTGCATAGTTAGTTGATACATTGCATTTTGTAATCTGAGTGAGTTATCTGCACTAGTCAACATGGCCATGGCAGAATCAGATACTACTTTAGTCAGTTCATTGAACTTTTCAGTCGCAGCTTTAACCAAACCTTGGGCAGCAATTTTATCCGTCATTTTAGCCGCTGAAGAAGTAACATCATCAAGTTCCTTCTTCAATAACTTATAAGTTGGACTCTGATTAAAAATTTCCTGCATCTGTTTTACTTGGCCAGTAAAAGTCAACAATTTAGTAGTGTCTACATTCGCTAATTGTGTAAAAGCTTCTTTGCTTCCTAAAATAGTTGTACTCAAAGCGCCAAATCCGGCTGCTTGCTGAGATGTCATGTTGTCCAAAGAATTGAATGACATATTCAATTTTTCGAGACCCGTATTCAAAGTATCAAAAGCTCTATTCGAAATAGCAGTCAAATTATTGAGACTATCTACATTAGATGCAGACTGTGCAGTATATTCGTTATATGACCTCCAAGCCTCTAACTGATCGGTGTTAGGGGCTACTACTGTTGGGTCTGTTGCTGTTGGATCTGTTGGGTCACCGGCGGCCATTTATCATTCCTTTAAAATTGCTCTACGTTTTCTTTTAGGCAGAGGCTTCTCTTCGGGCATATCAAATACTCCAGGCAAACCGTCAGTGACCATTCGCATGGATTCTTCCATATCTTCATCAGTAGATTCATGAACATTATCATTAAGCATTTGTTGAACAGCCTCAGCATTCCAAAAGGAACCTAATAGATATGCGTGATTTTTAGCTAGTTCAGCATCATCTCTGTGATCTCCTAGCCATTGTTCAAAAAGCCACATTTTACGAACCGGGTCCATTTCCGTAATTTCAGGATCACCGACATCAATAGTCTTTTTCATCTTCATTAAATGCCAATGAAAGCGGTGTTCCGGTTCATTTATTATTTTTTTAGATCTTCAACGATCTCCTTAGCTTGCTCTTCAGTCTTAGGACTATACTTATTCTGAGCCTCTTGTGTTAGAGAGATGTATTCGCCGTATAATCTATGTAATAAGGCATGGTCTAGTAACTCGATAAACTCTAGCTTAGCATCTAGCTCATTAGAATTAAGGAATTGATCAATAGGAACACCGGCTACAACAACAATAGCCCTAGCAAGAAGCTGCTTTCTATTCTCGAAGATAAACTGGACAGAACCATCAAACTCGGCTGTAGCAACAACAGCATCACGCAACTCTTGAGAGGTTAGCGTCTGCAACTTATACATTTGTCCGCCAACATCGATCTCCTTGGAGAGTCTGGTCATACCGATCAGCATTTCTATACGTCGTCTAGCGCCGTCAGATAGCCTTTCTTTACCCTCACGCTTAGCCTTCTTGGCTGCGTGAATCTCTTTCTCGATATCTGACATTTCTCTTACACCACCTTGTTGAGGCGGTTGCATTTGACCCTGAAATTCTCTCATAGCTCTTTCATCAAAAGCTGGAATAGGTTCATGCGGTGTACGCATTTGTCTCTGTGGTGGTTGCTCATAACCACTATCATCAGGGACATTGAATTCTTTCATAGGTGGACCCTGAAACTGTTTACTTCCAATTGGACTATCAAATTTTGGCATTGCACAACTCCTAACCAAATATATAACAAATGAAAAGCGCCTGACTGTTTAGCCAAGCGCTTTAAGTAATTCTATGTTATTAGAAAGGATTAGTAGATTCCGGAAGAACCTGGGTACTGGCTGGAGCCAAGGTCGATAAGACCAGCAGCATCCAAAGAACCTCTTCTACCGCTGCCACCCATGTCAGTCTGAGATTCAATCCAGTTTGGATTGGATGCGCCAGCGAATGGCTTGACCAAGTTGTTCTGACCACCAACAGCGGCTGGACCACCGTTAACTGTGCTGAAAATGTGTTCCGCTTCCCAAGTCATTGAGTCAGTGATAACCCAATCACTTACTTGGTAAGTATAGTCAATACCAGAAATCCATACGTTCTTAATGATCGTAGTAACCTGTGCTTGAACTTGGAACTTCTGCTTATCAAAGATAACAATATCAAAAGGATAAGCCTGTGCAGCTACGTGTAAGAAGCCTCTATCGAATGCTTCAGCGACTCTTAGCTTTTGGAATCTAACTCTCTGACAAGTGCCAGTTACATTAGTTGATTGGTTAGGTACAGAGTCGATATGACCATCTGTTCCAACTTCGTCAATCATCTTGATTGATCTCTTCTCAGAGATTGCCATTGATTGAACAGCTCCAATTGGCTGGTACCCACTTGGGGTTCTTACAGCCAATAAGATGTTAGTTGAAATTGCGGTGTTGGTAGTGTTAGTACCGAATCCGTCACCTAAATTAAGTAGTGAACCTGTTTGTGGATAGCCTGTTACCATTTATTTATACTCCCTAGATTGATATATATCAAGCTCCCAAATTAGCTACTGTAACCTTAATATAGATCCAGTTGATTGGGTAAACTGGTTGAACACTTACTGCAATATTCCATTGACGTGGATCTACTGAGTCCTGTTGTACCGACAATCCCTTGAAGGCCGTAATCAATCCCTGAGAAATCAAGGAGTTGAGTAGGATGACCGCTTCTGTACTTAGTGAAGTCTGAGTGGTTGGTAGTTGTGGAGTTCCGATGAATCCGGAGAATCCAGAACGTAGAACCTTAGCAACTCTATCTCTAATGAAGACGATAGAAATTTCTTGCTCTTCTGGGAATCCAGACTGGCTGGTAGTGATTCCCCATACAACTCTACCGCCACCTGCTACTGGCTGTAGGGTAGTTACACCGGCTGCTGCCAATTGCTCAAGCACTAGAGGAGAGAAGGTCTTGTTTCTTAGGATAGTGAATCCGCTAAATACCTTGTTGGTAAATGGATTCTGTAGAGCCAAGTCTGCGTTTGCATAACCGGCTGCGGCTGCTGCGATATAGAAACCATCAACTAGTATGTTCTCTGCGCCTGCCTGAACAACAATCTGGTCAGGGTAGAAGTATACACATCTGAACGTTGAACCGTAAGCATCAGATACGGAGTAGTTGGCTAGGTCTTCTACGTTACCAGCTAGGACGTCAGTGATGTTATCACCTTGGATACCTTCAAGGATACCGATGTTTTCAACGGCCGCTGGAGATACACCAGTCAAGTTAGCTGGAAGTAAGCCTTGGATTGCTCCGATGAACAACACGCGTTCTTTTCTATTCGCGATATTGCTCATTGTGATACAATGGCTTAGGCAGTTTTGGAAGATAACTGAAATAGTCTGGTTTGGTAGTGGTACCAAAATATCACATTCAACAGTTTCAAGAACTGATAGAGCATTGAGCCAACCTGCATCGAAGAAGGTTGCATCTCTAGTGTCTACGATTGTGACTCTGAGTTGATTTCCATTTGGAACAACGTTATGGTTCATAACCAAGTAAGTGCTGACTGCACCTGGATCAAGAACTTCATATCTAACATTGCTCTCGCTTACGAAAGTCATCTGCAAGGTTAGAGTATTGGTGAATGAGTTATATGCGATAATATCGTAGAGACCATCATTACCAACAGTAGAGCCATTGATTTGTAGTCTGTAGTCTGCTACCAAATCTGGGATATTGAAGTTAACTGCAGTGCTGTTCAAATCGCCAGTAGCAGTGTTCAAGAAGGCAACCAAAGTTCCATCAGTACCAGACTTACCAGAGACTGGTAGTCCAGTAGAAATTTGAACTAGCTCGAAAGCTACGCCTGAACCTTGTGAAGTGAAATCTGGGAAACCACTTGGGCTTGGGAATGGAACTGGATCACCAGGTTCACCGGAGGTGATAGTCTGGATGCTCAATTGTCCGTTAGAAACCGCAGTGATATTGAAAGTTCCAATGTTTGCAGCATTGGTAGAGTCAATGATCTTAAGCAACTTACCAGTGTATCCGGAATTGAAGTTTGCGCTCTCAGCGTGGAAGACACCTTGAGTACCAAAGGCTGGTAGTCTACCAACATATCCGTCGAATCCGCTTACAACAGTTTCAAAGCTGTTAATAATGCTATAGTCGAAGGAGTAGCCAGAAGGTGGCTGCAAATTGCTGAAGATGAATTGGCTCTTAGTTGGATTACCAGAAGTACCTAACGTGTAGTAAGGATACTTGTTTGGTAGCAACTGAGTCTCAACTTGAGTAGTTGGGTTCGTTACGAACACATGTACTTCAGCATTGAAATCTGGTACAACACCTAGTGGGAAGGGGAAGACAAATTCATCTGGGTTAGTGGACAACGAATTAACTGTTGGGGCCATAACATAAGATGTTCTTCTTGGTAGTGGAGGGGCTGCTTGAACAGCGATCATAGAAGATGCGCCGTTGGCGTAGAGCAACTGACCACCCAAGCTTAGGTTGTTAGTCAAGCTAGCTGGACCGCTGAAGTTGAAGATGTCGCTGATTCCCTGAGTTAGGGTTGGGTTATTGATATTAGCAAGTGGGATATCAGTTGCGGTGACAGAGTCTCCACGAACTAGAACTCCACTGGCAACCATTACAGTAAAAGCATCGCCTTCACGGAATGGAGATACGACCATGCTAGAAACTTGAGTCTCAGTAATGCTGAAGCTTAGAATGCCGTTAGAAACAACCTGTCCATTAGCAATCCAAACAATTGGATTACCATTGGCATCCAACTTAGCGCCAGACACAGAACCGAAAGCTAAGAACTTGGCAGTTCCGCCGATTGGTTGGTTCATTGCAGTTCTTTGAACAGATACGCAACGAATGGTCCAAGTTTCAGGTGGAGCATTATTATCTTCTAATGTCAAACCATTGAGGCTACCCAAACCAACATTAGTGTTCAGCGGAGTATAGAAAGAGCCGCCTTGATCTAACAAGTGAGCTGCTTGGAATAGAACGTGACCAGTAGTTGGGTCTAGTTGGTAGTCATAGCTGAAACTGAAGGTCGTTGATGGGGTGATTGGTCCTAGTTCCAAACCTACTAGTGGAACACCATTCTTGAAAATGGTTGTACGGTTTTGGATTACAGGGAAGTGAGAAAGAGCAAAATGTCTGCCGTCCGAACCAGAGTTCGAAGTGTAAGTATCATTGAGTCCGTCTTGACCACCGCCTAGTGCTTGAGACACTAGAACTTCATTAGTCGAGCCTTGACCGATCATAGCTACGACACGGGAACCTCCAGGGAGCGCAACACCACTTGACTGGGTAATTACGTCGGTGAATACTCCTGGTAAGGCATTTGTTGCGCCTGGTATATCTGCCATGTTAAATCCTTCTCACTCGGTTTTGTGGGTTGTATCACTAAAATGTAGTAATATTGCTATCCTTGGCGCTATATTACCACATTTTGTTGTCTTGCAGGGTCTTAAACTTTTCAATTTGCCTTTATTCGCCACAGTAACTTACATTTTTAGTAGCATATCTGCCGTGTTAGTTTCTGTATTGATAGTCAGGTTTGCTGCAATTGGGCTGCTTGGTTTTGACAGGTCCCCGAAGCTAGCTGTAAAAAGAATTGCATCGATAGTGCTAGATATAGGTACTTCTCTGCGCCACTCTGTTCTTATATCTAATGTTAAAGATTGCCTAAATAGCTTATCATTTCGATCATCTGTTTCTGATGGAGCGCCTATTGAAATAGGTTTAACTACGATACCTATGTCGTGAAGCGTATCGAAATGTACTTCAGTAAAGCACATTGCAACTAGCTCCGCTAAATCATCTCTTGCCCTCAAACTGCGGCTCATTACATCAATAACTATCGAGCCTTCCCAGGCCCCTGATGTTACCAAAGAAACTGGTTTTCTTACGATTGTTTCATTACCAAATTCATCAATGAACAAAACATTATCGTATTTTATTTCGCCTTGATCACGATTGATAGAAATCGGAACATAGCGTGAACCACCACTTTTAACTAGAATGGCAGGGTAGAAAATACCATCGTAACGGTAATTTTCTCCAATAAAAAGACGTGTTGGTAGAATTGGGTTTGGATTTAGCTCTGGATGGGCGCCTGGGCCACGTGGCAAATCTGCGCCAGGTGGCAAATCGGTATGATCTGTCGTATTTGGGAATCCCCATTGATCTTTAGAGAAATGATAATAACTGTCATGCGAAAAAAAATCACGCAAAGTAGCAATGATGATTTCTTTCGGATACACTATCATTGAAGCTTGAATGATATTGTAAATTCCGAATAGATCGGATCTGAAGAAATTATTCGAGGACATATGGTAATGTCAAATTATGAACCAGAACCGGAGCCCTGAGTCTTTTTCCAAGCCATAAATTGTTGAAATAATGCTAAGTCATCTTGATTCTGCTGTATTGCTTTATTTCTTTCGGTCATCATATTGACAGAAGCTGGCTCGGCGTGTTCATTTGGCCTTACAGGAACACTTGGTAAATTGGGATCAGCACTTACAACTCCCTTATTATCTTCATGCCCTCTCATAAGCTCTACATTGTTTAGTAGTAATTGAGAGAAAACATCTTTACTAACAACTGAATATCCTTCTACAACATCTTCATCAGTTTCAAAATGATCAATGATAAAACCATTAGGTACATTAGGGTTATTTTGCATTGTCTTATAAGCTACATTTTTCATTATTGTATCCATGATATTTCTATGAAGCCTGCACCACCATTACCACCGTGGGCGCCGTCATGTGTGTTATTGAAGACAACTCCTTCTCCGCCTCCACCGCCACCACCACCGCCACCGTAGTATCCAAAAGCACCACCTTGTGGAAAGTTATTTCCAGCGTTACCGAATGAAGCTGCTCCACCACCGCCACCAATTGAGTAAGCATTGTTTGAAGTACCACCACCGCCACCGCCACCACCTCCACCAGAGCCTGGCAACCAGTTGTCGTTAGGTCCCGCAGGAGCAGAATTAGCAACCAGAGATTGAGAGTTGTTGATTAGACCAATAGTCATAACTTGATCTAAAGTAAATTGAGATGATTGAATACCTGGAGGATTCCAAATTCCATAAGTTCTTCCTTGAACAATCTGTCCACCTAAGACTGGATTTGGGAATGGAGCTGGGAACGCACCTTGACCAGCATCTGTTTTATTATACTCTGTGTAGCCCACCGCATTATCGCCACCAGCGAAACCAGAAATTTCATTGAAGGCAGCAACACGTTGTAATATTTCTCCACGTCTACCACCTTGACCACCACCAAAAATAGTGGAGCCAAATACGCTACTCTGTCCATTAGAACCTGGATTGCCCCAACATGCACCACCATAGTTATTAGGATAAAGGGCAGTAACTACATAAGGAGCACCGTTCCAAACAGGATTAGGAACAGCTCCGAGACCTCCTAGTCCAATAGAGATTGGATAGGATACTCCAGGGACTACAGGGACTACATGAGTGCTTGTGACAGCAGCTTGTCCACCACCTCCACCACCAGCAAGACACCAGATAAATAGAGGATAAGCATTGTTGGTGGAGCTAACTGAAGCACCACTTCCACCACCGCCACCTCCGCCAGAACCAGTTACCCATACCCATTTTACACCAGGAGGACAAACCCAAGTACCAGTAAGTACTTGATTAGTTGCATTGGTTTGAGTAACAATGGTTGGGCTAGGATAGGTTTCTAGATTAAATACCGTGCCGCTACCACCCGTGCATCCCGTAAAAGTTGTTGCAGTTTTTCCAGTATAAGTAATCGTTACAAGTGTATATGAATTAGTACCAGTAGCTGAGTAAAAACTTATCTGACCACTAGTTGTAAATTGAGCAGTTGAGGCAACAGTAATAGTTGATGCGGGCAAAGTAAGACCATCAGGATTGTTATTCATGGTCGTCTGTGCGTTGGCACCACCATTAAAAGTAAAAAGCTGTTTAACTAATCTAGAAACTGTCATGTTGTATTGCCTTTATATTATTGTCCAACCAGTAGCGCCAGCTATCAATGTAATTGATCCATAAGGAATTAGCATTACATAATCGGCCGCGATACCTTCTATAGTTTCTGTGTTGACGGCTCTATGTAGGGTAACTGGGTTAGTATCAAAAACTCCATTGACATCTTTGATGGTTAATGTTCTACCTGGTGGTGACAAACTAAGAGCTGGTAAATTGACGTTCATAGCCGCGCTAGGAACAAGAGAAATTACATTATCATATACGGTGACATTGTAAGGTATCAATCCGTTACCAGTTGCCGTTATGTTATTTACTAGAGTTGGTGGAGTGTTTAAGTTATTTGTATATAACCATGATAGTGGTAAGTTCTTGATTAGATTTTGATTGCTACCATCAATGGTTGGGCTGTCAAAAAAGTTGCTTATGATAGAAACAACTCCACTAGTTAATGAGGCTGGGGCTAAAATGTAAGAGGATATGGTGACGCTACTTCTGAAGAAATAGTTTCCTGCAATTATACCATTAGAAGCATCAGCTATTGACAAGAATTGTGCAAACGCACCGATATTACTTAGTGTAAAACTATTGCCCCTGACATTAAACTGACTACTTAGGTTAATTAAGTTAGTCAAGATAACGCTATAGTTGAATTTGTTATCAAGAATGGCGCCTGACATATTCATAGTATTACTTGTGCTATTGAAATTGATAGTACAATTTCTCATAACAGAAGACAATCCAGAAATATTCACAGTATTAGCGCTAGTAAAATTGATAGTGCAGTTATTAAATGTAGAGTTACTACTCAATATAGTTCCACCCTGCATATTTATGATGGAGTTATTTATGGTAGAGTTGTTAAAGTTGAGCTGGCTACTAGAGTTGACGAATATAGTAGAGTTGCCTACTGTAGACTGAGTAAATGTAACCTGCACTCCATTAGCATTGTACGTAGCATTATTTAAAGTAGAAGACGTAAAAGTTGCAGTCGCAGATGCATTGATGGTTAGGTAACTGAACTCAATGTTGGTTGGAGAGAACGCACTAGTTACATTGAAAATAGTGTTTCCATCACCTGTAAATCTAACTCTACCACCATAAGTAAATGTGGTTGGGAAAGATGAGAACGTTCCCTTGATATTGACGCTGTTAGTATAAGCCGCATCAAAATTAAACCAAGAAGCTAGTGACTCAAAAGTTCTAAACTCTCCAATATTAGTATCTGCAACCAAAGTTGGAGTCTGACCCCAATCTTTCTTGTAGATGAACTTTCTGGCATCTTTGGTTGTTAATGTAATAACTGGAGCCGTTGGAATACCAGTTACTACAGATGATACAATGTACAATACGGTTAGATCGGTTCTTTTATTGATCAAGTCAGAGAATATTACAGCGGGTAGTGTGTAAGTTGTGCTACTTACAAACTCTGAGGCTGTAAACGTTCTACTGGTAGTAGAAGGATTACCGATTGTAGAGTCAAAATCTAACAATGGAATTGTTACATAATCACCATCTGTATTGATACATACAACCCAGTTTACAGGGTATAATGTGGATAGATACGTTTCTTTAACAATAGGAATGGATACAGAGTCGTTATTAACGCTGATCATATTTCCATCAACTAAAATAACTCCACCGGTTAGGTTTATGATGCCCTGAGATCCGGAGTAAGTATTGAAAATATCAAACCCTCTGATAACACCATTTGAATGTAAGTGCTTTTCTGGAATCGACATGAAATCGAATACAGAATCACTTAAATCTTTTTCACTAGTGTTTCCGAACTGGCGCCTATCTACAATCTTTGTAACAGTCTGATTGGAGTCGTTAACTTGGCAAGTTCCAAGTAACATGATTTCGGTATCAAGCTGTAACGTTGGAAATAGCTGGAAGTCTATTTTTTGATTAGTAAAATCTGTAAGAACGGCATTTGGATCCATGACAAGATCAATATAGTCAATATTAGTCTCATCATAGAATCTGATAACGTCACCCTTTTTACCCTGAGTGCGAGGGCCAAAATGAGTTAGCGATGTTCCATCAAAAGATGCTAGATAGCCGTCAAACAATCCTGTTGTAGCGCTGAAGCTAAACATGTTGAGAGTAATTTTATTGACAGAGCCAAACTGATAACCTCTCAACTTAGGAGAGATGGCTAAGATATCAAACTTGTTTAAGCTAGTTGATGCCTGCAGATTAGAATCATTGACAGTAACCAAACTGGCAGATTGAGACATTCTTCCACGTTCGTGAGTAAATGTTTTTCCAGCATTGTCTACATAAACTTCGAAGTTTCTCTTGAACAGCCCCGTTGGTGTTGGTAAGACATAATCGGTAGCAGATTCAGTATTAAATGATACAGAGTCGGCACAGAAATATACTGCAACAGGAGTAAATGGTTGTAACGTTGTTGATGGCGAAAATCCCTTAGCGTGTACAGAATCGTAAACTGTAATATCAGTATACACATTAGGGGCACAATTGAAATTTACCCCTTGAATAATGTAACGACCAAAATCTACTAAACTGCCACTTCCAAGTGATTGAATAACAATGGTTTTTCCAATTTTCAATCCGGATGTGTCTAGATTTAGTGGAATACGATAGGTTGTTTGAACTCTTCCTACTTGAACTTGAACGTTCTGTAGGGTTGCTACCCAATAACCGTCTCCATAGCCATCTAATGCTTGAGAGTCTTCAATAGCCAATCTTTCAGTTTCAGAACCATCAACATAGTAGTTGTTTCTTCTGAGAGGAATGAATAGTTTGGTTGGATTCAACGCTGCGGCTGAAGAACCATAGGATGTCATGAATGGCGGGCTGGCTACACCAGAACCAGTTGGTCCCAATCCTAGTGGATCAGGGGCAACAGTGCCTACCGATGGAACTAGAGAAATTACGTTCTTAGGGAAGAAGATACCATTATCTAGCGTATCGATTGTTCCATTAGGCGCGATTGCAGAGCTAATGATAGAGAACGCACTATTATGATAGGAGTCCGCGAGACAGATTCCAAATTCGCCATCTATTGCAAAAGCAGTGAATCTATAGTTAAATCCAACTGCATGGAATGCATTGTTGGTAGCTTGAACAATTGATTCAAGAGTATATAGTCCAGGTGTTTTACCTTGGTTACCAGTTACGTCAATACCTGGTAAGAAAACATAACCGTCTACAGCATGACCCGTTGGGTACAAAGCTAGATAGAGTAGGTAATGACTTTCGTCAAATTGCTCAGGATCAAAACCAATACCAGTAGCTTGGGCACCACGTGGGTTGTTGATAATCAAGCTTGGAGTAGCATTGAATTGATTATTGACTGGAGAGATAGATAGCTCGCCATACTTATTACCATTGGCAAGTGGCCTATCGATTCTAGCAATAGCATTTGGAGAGTAAGCTTGGTTCTTACCAGCAATTCTAACAAGATATTTCTTGTTACCAACTGTAGGATTGTATTTCTTCTCTTTGACAATATATGGAACTTCGATATTGTAACCGTCACCATAATGAACTCTAATGATGTCGCCCGGTCTAACAAGTGAGAATAGGGAGTCGAAATAGTTATTGGCCTGTATATCAGCAGGTGGATTGAAGACAACGATGTCGTCACCAGAGTTGATATCATCAAATGGGCTGCTGTTGTTTCCAATGTTGAGCAAGAAAGCAATGGCTGGAGTAGGTGGAACAACGAACTGTCCATAGCCGTCTACTGTCAAGTTAGATGACTTAGAAACTCTAGAGATACCACTAGTATACAAGTTCTGGATTCTAGTTCCCAGCAAGAAAATGCTAGAGCTATCGATGAACTCTGCAAATAATTGTAGATTGTCCAAAGTCTGCGGAATGTTATTAAATCTACTTGGGTTGATAAAAATACCACTGCCAACGTGAGCGAAGTAGCTCGTGTAAACAGAGCCGTTGTTAGTAGTAATTGTATTAAGAGGTCCGAATGGAGAACCATCAGCCCATTGATGTGCAAGGAGTTCTGAGTTGATGTCTGCAACTAAAGAGTAAGACTCGGTGTTATCTCTTAGAACACGTAAGTTGTTCTTCAAGAAATCGTTGGTATTATTACTAACATCAATTTGATCCATCGTGTGACGATAGATAGCACCAATCAAATGTGGTTCAAGCTTGATGCCCTCAGTATTAATCCATCCAAGAGTCGTATTGATATCTAGTGATAGGTCTCTAATGTAATTGAATAGGTCTTGGGTTCTAAAATCTAGACGTAGTTTAGATTCTGGAATGCCAGCAGCTTCAGCAATTTGATCATTTCTGATTGGGAGAGTAACTAATCCTAAACTAGTTAGAACAGAAGCGTTTGGACTTCCATCTGGATTAATGAAGACTCCAAGACGTGCAGCCAATGATGGAGATGAACCAGCAATGTTGGTGCCTAAAGCTGTTTCAATTTGAACAACAGCATCTCGCAAAGCATTGATGGCATCACCACCAACCTCTGTAAGATTGTCGTTTACAACCGGTAAGGTTGAGTCATCATCGATATTGTTTGGATAGTTACTCATTATTCACCATTAATAATCTCAATTGTATATAACTGAAACTTCTATTATTGACCCTTTTCTTATTACTCTCTGAGGTTTCTTCCAACAGTAAGGTTATCTGGAATATCTGGGTGAACTGATGCTAATTTATCAGCAGCAACCGCTTGAGCATCCGCCAATTTATCATCAGCTACTACTTTAGCTCTTGCTACTTTATTGTCTGCAACTTCCTTTGCATGGTCCAACAAGTCATCAGCAGTATCTTTTTCATCCGCAACCTGATCTTTAGCAGCAATATTTGCTTGGTCAGCAACTTCGTCTCTAGGTCCACGTTGATTTAACATAGTATTGACTTTATCCCTATACTCGCCAACTTTAGAAGACAAGAAGGCCGTATATAGTCTAACAACTAAGCTAGATGTAAATCCGCCCACTAAACCAAATGCCATTCTACCACTAGTAGAAATGATGCCATCAGGATATGGATATGCCTTAGCTATTACGCCGGCTGCTAAGCCTAATCCGACTGGCAAAATTGGTAGAATTAAACTTCTCCAAATCTTTGAGTCTTTGTTGGCTGATCTCCACTGCTTAAGTGGCCACCAGTTTTCCATAGCGTACTCAACAATAATTCTAATTACAAAAACGACTGCACCAATTGCTAGACAGAAGAATAAAAACTGCCAACTTAAAAGCGCTGCAAGAATGCTATCCATACTTAAACTCCTTACAAACATGCAAAAGAATTGGTATAATGCAAAACTATTGCTGTTTGGCTCAAATTTCTGACATTATAACGTTAGGCTGGAGCAATGACTGTAAGAGTGCCTGAGGATCCCCTGTATTTCAAGGCTCCTGCTTCTACATATAAATAGCCTCCGCCTGTAGGGGTTCCAGTTGGGGGTACTGCAGAATTTGCGATAGCTATGTAGCTGTAAGTAGTTGTACCTACACCAGTTACGCCACCAAAGAATGTTGCAATTGCGCCAGTTGCACCGGTATTGATATCCATGGTATGACCAGCAAATCCATTTGGATTAATTTGAACTTGTCCAGTACCAGAAACTTTAAAAGAAGAACTGCTTCCACTTGGAGCAGTAATATTGAACTGGCTAGCGGGGAAAAAGTTCAGCGTATTACCATTGAATGTCAAAGCAAGCGTATTGGTGGTATTTGGACCAAATTGGACAACGTTAGAAGATGGCCTAGAAATCAACTCTCTGTCAGTACCACCACTATCCTTAACAGCTACAATCGTATCTGTTGCAGCATATGGGAATCTTAAAGAGCCAGTTGTGGCTGGAGTTGTTCCAATACTAAGGAAGCTAGTTCCACCAATAACATTAGTGGCAGCAAGGAATCCGCCCGTTCCGTTACTTAACTGAACAGTTCCGGATGTTCCAGTAGAACTTCCTGCTGAATTGTTAGCATATTCTAAATCTGTTCCGGCAGCATTAACGCGTAATACTTGTAAAGCGCTTCCCATACCGAAACGAATGAATTTACTTCCGTTACTCTTTAGAATGTCTCCGGTTGCAATACTACTGTCACTAATAGTATTGTTTGTTGCATTAATGGTCTTGTTAAGCAGAATGTCTGTTGTCGCTAAGCCAACTAATGTATCAGATGCATCTGGTAACGTTATGGTTCTAGTAGTCGTAATTGAAGGCCAAGAAAGATCACCAGTTTGACCTGCTGTTTTGAACTGCAAGTTAACATCAGTCTGGAATTTACCGCCAGTATATCTGACGTTAGCAGAGGCGGCAGAATCATATACTCCAGAGGTAATAGTCGCAAAACCAGTACCAGTTGGAGTGCTGCTAGATGGGGTATAATATCCTAATGTTCCACCAGAAACTCCCAAGAAAGTACCGTTTCCACCCTTAGCAAAGCGAAGAAACTTAGTTCCATTAGATACTAATAAATCTCCAGTTGCAGTGCTTGTATCTGTAATGGTATTATTAGTAGCGTTGAGGTTTTTGTTAGTTAGCGTATCAGTAGTTGCTTGCCCAACCAATGTATCAGTTGCATTTGGTAGAGTGAGCGTCCTATTGGAAGAAGTTGGTGTCCAAGCTAGATCGCCAGTGATACCGGCAGCAATATATTGTATGTTACCGCTTGTTTGAAATTTACCACCAGTATAACGAATGTTGGCCGTAGCAGCAACGTCATATATACCGCTTGTTAGTGTTGCGAATCCCGTACCAGTTGGAGAAGTTGGAATACCAGTTGGAGTCCATGAAGATCCATTCCACACAAGGGCTTGTCCGCTAGTTGGTGTTGTTGAGCTAACTGAAAAACCTTGCAACCCGCCAACTCTAGGTACTGAAAGAGTAGAACCAACACCGGCCAAGTCTCCGGCAATTGAGATAGATCCTGGAACTGCTTGATTAATCCAAGAAGAACCATTCCAAGTCAAAACTTGATTGGTAGTAAGTCCAGAGAAGACGCTAACTGGAGTTCCTTGTAAACCGCTAACTCTAGGGTTTAATGCGGTAGTTCCATTTCCAAATAAGTCGCCATTTAACTGAATAATACCCTTACTAGATGTAGTAGCATCAGGTACTGAAGGCACAATGATACTACCGGCCAAAGCGGCAATAGCCGTTTGAACGTCAGTAATGACTGTTGACCCAATCATAATAGTTGGGTGCAAATCGATTGAACCTGCCTTGTGCCTAAAGTCTACACCATCAATATGATTTTGAAAATCATATCTATCGGTAACTAGGTGGCCTACGCCAGGTTTGAAGTTAGGGTTTATTGGACTCATGTATTTGCCTTAAATTCTACTATTATGCAGACTTATTGCATTACGGTAAGATGATTGTATGAGTATGTCCTAGAACTTCCATTACTTGACCATTTACAATCGGGTGGTTATGGCCCTGTGATAGGGCAGTGGTTTGATTTATCTGAGAAACTGACAAAATCTTTTCATTTATGACAATCTCATGAGTATGAGGAGGTAGTCCTGGAGCGAATCCCAAACTGGTATTGAGTTTAGATGGAAAATCAGCCGTATTCCTAAAGGTACGAATCTGATACGCAGGATCAGTCTTACGAATTCTGAAGGTCTTAAGATGCTGACCGCCATCTAATCCATTGATAGTGTTGTTTCTGATTACATCAGAGACCTCATATCTAAACTCTTCATTATCATCCTGATCGAATAGAATCAATACGTCTCTAGTCTTAATGGTTGGTACAGTAAGCGTCCAAAGATCGAGTGGATACTCAGATTCTAAACCAGCTTCATGCATCTTGAGATTTTCAGCGGTTGGGCCTGGTCTTACTAAGATTCTGCCATCCGAACGTCTTGGATTGAAATATTGTTCGTAACCGAAAACAAACTTGGTACCATAACAGAATGGACATCTGTCATCTTGGTATTCACTAGATGTTAGATAACAAGAACAAGTAACTCCAGTCTGAACTCTTCTGATCAGCACGGCTGGACGACCAGTCACAGATAATAGAATGTCTTGACGTTGAGTGTTTTGATCTTGTAGAGACATTCCGCGTACAATATTGAAGTTGCCATAGGCATCAATACAGCCCTGCTCTCCGCCAATGTAACTACCTACACAAGTACCATCTAATAACTGAACCGGATCCGTTCTATGATAACCTGAGTAGTCATATGCTGGAAATGTAACGTTCGCTGCATCAGCCGCGCTTAAATCAGTTGATAAAAGATCTTTGAGAACTTGGTGATATCCATCGATGATTGTAAATGGAAAATGAGGGTATTCAAACCTAGATTGACAAGCAAAGATAGCATCGAATCCATCACTCTCTTCAATAGCAAACATACTAACAATTGGACTCCAGGTATTGTAACCATCAAAACCTGAAACGGTATGTAAGGTATCAGGAGTAAAATTATAGCCTCTACCATTGATGGTTGGAACAATCAAATTCTTATTAACAGTATCTAATGCTAAATATTGAATAAGCTCAACACCAATTTTAATAAGTCCACTATTTGGGAACCCATCAATATCAATTAGAGGAATGACTAGGTCATTGGGGCCAATATCTGATCTTAGAATACTGCTTGGGTAGAATCTAACGTTGTCATGAGCAACTGGAAGATTCTGAAGGAAGGTAACTTGAGTGGGATTGTATTCTACTGCTCTAACTGAAAACCAATAGTCTTGTCCTGGAGTTAGATCGATGATATTAGCGGACGTTGAGCCATCAACAATGACAAATTTTACGCCTTCTGAAAAGACGGTTCTCTTATCCGTGGAATAATAAAGGTGATATGCTATTTTGTTGGTGAACACATTAGGCTGGGCCGGGAACCAAGCCATATTAATGGTATAGCCATCTCCAAGAGAGGCGACCGCGTCCAAACCGGACATGATAGGATTAGAGTAATGAACCATTATACCCTAATTCGATTTTATTAGCCGACGGCTGGACAAGTGACAGCGGAATGATTATACTTTTGCCATCAAGGTCTCTTTCTTTTCCTTGACCTCTTTTTTATCTTCCACTTCATGATGTTCTAGTAAGTCATCGACGTATTGTTCAGCCTCTTGATCGCCAAATTGATCTGCAATATATTGAACTTGGTTCTGAAAGCCTTCTTGCTCATATGGATTATCCAAATAGCTTCCGTCATCGGAACTCTTAGTGGCTTTAGTACCAGTTGTCTGTTGCAACCAGTGAGTCATCTCATGAACACCATAGGAAAAGTCTTTGAACCAGTCAGCATCGGTCAATAACTTGTAATTGAAAATAATAACGCCGTGATCTGTCTTGGCAGACACTTCTAGGTTGCCAAACATCATTGGAATATAATCAATTTCAGAAATATCCACTTCATACTCTTCGAACATCTTTTGAACTACTTCATTTGTCTTCAAATACTCGCGCATTTTTTTGATCATGCGATTCAGAGACTTATAGGGCAGTTTTTTGATTTGAGAAAGTGGAATCTTCTCTTCGTCTTTAGAACTCATATTGTTTATGGCTAAATAGTCATATTATCGAGGACACATGGCCTTTCTAGGAATCAGAATACCACACGAAACCGCACGCTTACTAGCACAAATAGACGTGCCTGGCGAAAAAACCGCCACATCAGATATGCACATCACCCTTCTACACTTTCAGAAGGAATGGCCAATTACTGAATTGGTTAAATCTTTGGAAGCAACCTATGAGGTAGTTTCTAAGTTTCGCCCTTTCCTAGCCAAAATAAATAAGGTCAGTTCCTTCCCTAAAAATCCAGAAGGCAAGATACCTGTCATTGGCAAGGTTAACTCCGATGAGTTAATGAAGCTACGTAAAAAGTTAGCCGAGAACTTTGATGATAGTGACATTGACTTCTCTAAGACCCATAAAGACTTCAAACCCCACATCACATTAGCGTACTCAGAAGAGAAACCAGATGAGGAGAAATTTCACTCTGTTGAGTTTGTAGTTTCAGAGATTGTTCTCTGGGGCGGAGACCACGGTGATGATCGAATCTTTGTTACGTTTCCGTTAGCAGGTCCCAAAATGGATAAGAATGCCATCTTAATCAAGAAGACTGAAATCTTCGAGAAGATTGCTGGCAATCCGTTACAGGATTACTTGACACCTTCTTATGAGAGACGAGCTAAAGAACGTTAAACGATTCTACGAGCACGCAAGTGTCTTAGTCTTGCGAACGCTGGATTGATAGCACTGTTCATGCTGAATACACCCAAGCCTCTTGGTGATGGACGCAAGCTGTTCTTAATATACTTCAGCTTTTCCCAGTAGTGAGATAGGAGTGTGCTGTATTGAGTTTGCATAAGCTCAGAAACAGTTGGAGGATTGAAACTCAATCCGTTATCCGTAATTTGGAACTCACGACCACGTTCGATAAGGGATTTGGATGCCAATGCGTATAGTGTAGCACCTTCTACCAAAATTTCACCGAACTGATTGACGAAGTCATCTTCATCAAATGTAAAAAACGTAAAATAAGGTACTTGGTTGAAGTCCCACAAAGCAGTGGCTAGAAAAGTTGTAAGCATAGAGATGGAGAAGATATCACAGTCAACATAGATTGTGTTTCCATAGGCGTCTGCTGACTTTGCTTTACCAGAACTGTTAAGTCTGGCTTTTAGGGATTTAATAAGTTTATTGATATTGATGGTGGCGCACTGGGAGTAATTGAATCCAGGGTCGTCTCCTAAATGAACATAACCATCGGAATTAATACTTGGAATTTGGGTATGGTCAACTACAAAAGTAAATGTAGTCTCAATACGATATCCGTTGACGAAACCAGTCCAGATATCGTTGAAGGCTCCATAGGGACCGTTGATTGGAACAGTAAATATAAAAGAATACTGGCCAGTCGACACGTGGGTAACTCCGGCCGAGGTCGGAGCAAGGGCGACTAACCCGCTTGGCTGAACGATAGAAATTGTTGGGAAGGAGTCCGTATCAATCGGGTTCCCCATCGCATCCTTGAATTTAACAGTTAGATTGACTTGATCTGTAACATCAATCAATTCACCACGTGCTTTTATCACCATTTACGCCTCTGGCATTATGTCAAATTATGAATATACTTACATTATGGTATGAAAACTACTTCTCCAAAGCGTACTTTTTGGGTAACCAATATGTCGCCAATGAATGTCACATTGGCCGATTTAGCTTTGAATATTAGAGCTTTCTCCAGTATCAATTTGCTAGATGACAGACATTACAAGTATACGATAGAGCAGCTTCTAAAATCCAAGGAATCCGGCTCTTTGTTCAAGAAAAGAGACAAGGTAGTAGTACGTAACGTACCACCGCCTGACCCTGAAAGAAACAAAATACAAATCGTATACGGCTCCATCATTCCAGATAGGGCTCGATCATTATATAGAGTTAATGAAGAAGAATACGAAGAGTTAAAGGTTTCAGATGAAGATCAAAAGAAGCAAGATGAAATCTACGCTCAAGAGAACGCCGATCTTGCTGAAATTGATTTGCAGAGAAGCGTTATCAATCCACCTAAGAAGGTATAAACATGCATTCTCGCAAACTGCTCGCTAATGTTATTGATCAGATTCTAATTTCCGAACAGGAACAATTAGAAGAGGTCGAAGCAACTATTGTTGACGAGTACAAAAAATTGAATGACAAATGTGAAGCGACAATCACTAATATCAAGACTAGAAAGAGTAAGGGTACTAGCAAGAAGGTGAAGAAAAATACTCAAAAATCTGGAGAATAATGCCTATCGACCGAGACAAGGAAAGAGCTACCTTCCTTGCAGACCAAGTCAAGAAAAGAGATCTGGAAATCATTCTAGAAGTCAACAAAAAGGCCGTTGAAATTGAAACGGCTGTTGCTGATCAGAATGAAGAGATCATCGGCTTGCTTAATGACAACCAGAGTACTCAAGAAAGTATTGAGGAAAAGTTGGACAAGCTAATAGAAAAAGCCGATGACACCGCCAAAGATCTATTCAAAATCCAGGTATTATTCGTCACAGGCTTGCTCGCATTAGTGGCGCAGATTATTCAAATTTTCTTTAGGAAGTAATTAGTTCTTCATAATTTCGACATTAGTTGCTTTTGGAGTTCCGTGTTTGTTAACACCTAATCCAAAGGAAACCTTCTGATGCTTGTAGAGAGTTTTGAATCCCTCACAAGTGACGTCAGAAAAGTGAACAAACATATCTTTTTGTTTGACTCCTTCTTTTTCCCAACCAATAAATCCGAAGCCCCTCTTAGGGTCGAACCACAATACTTCACCATAAAACTTTTCGTCGGTCATATTTCACTTATCCTTATAAACTAACTCGCCATCCACCCAAAGTTCTCCCATATGAGAGTCCAAACCTGGAATGACTAGAGCATTGCTATTTTTCAAAGAGGCAAAGCACTCGCCTAATAGTTTGTATACTTCTGTCGCACCAATTTTAGCGATATCCCTTTTCTTACTATCATCAGTAGTTTCTCGCTGTAGCTTATCAAACTTGTAGAAAAGAGTTAACATATCCTTATCTCTACCTGCCCATCTTGCAACCGTAAGAAATTTTTTGCGAGTATCCATCTCGCTAGTAACCTTATTGCTCAGATCATCTGGATTAGTTGTATCCATTTGAAGATTCTTACTCATTATACCACTCCAATTTTGAAAGACTTGTTCTTGAATTCTACATAAGGCTTATCGATGCCTTCAATGTTTCTCTTTCCATCTAGCTCATAAATAAGAGTGCGGCCGTTTGGCAATTGCGTGGATGGATAAACGCCTATAATTTTAAGTCGACCCGTATGGGTCAAACCATGACAATTAGCACATAGAATTGCCAGATTGAAATCATGGTTAGTTGTGTTCAACTCGGTTCTTTCTATAATATGATGCAATTCTAGTAGCTTAGGATCGGTAACATTGCACGATTCGATTTCACATTTATTCTTAACTAGCTTACTCATTATCTACTCGTTATTTATGCAATTTGCTCCACACAAAACCATGGCAAATAATCGCCGCCAATATTATCGACACCATTATTTCCAGTAATAAGGAGCTGTATTAAACCTGGCGAACTGCCCGTTTGATAGAAAGCTATAACATCACCACAAGATCCTGTGGTTTGTACATTTGTTTGAAGCCCAAGTTGAGAACCGGAAATAGTATCCGCTTTGCTCCAACAAAAAGTAATATCGCCAGAACCACCAAGTCGATTGGGGTTGAAAGTCATTTTATAGGTATGGTTAGGGGCTAATGTTATACGACCAATACTAGGCTGACCAAATACAGTTGTATATGCAGAAGAAGCATCTAAAGATATATTTCCGCCCACTTGAAAATACAAACTATCAAACTTAAGATGTTGGTTTGGTCCTAAGTCCGTGGTTTGTGCGGCCATGTATCCATGCATAATATTTGGATCACTAGTTGCTGGTGTACCAGGTGGTCCCTGCGGACCAACATCACCTTGCGGCCCTTGGTTTCCGGTCGGTCCCTGCGGTCCGACATCACCCTGTGCCCCATCAATTCCAGGTGTACCATCAACACCGTCAGCACCATCAGTACCCGGAGGGCCTGGTGGACCTTCTGGACCAATAGGGCCAACTGGGCCTTGTGGGCCTATATTAGGATTGGTTGGAGTACCAGGACCATGGGTTGGCAGGATAAGTGGAGGTAGAATTTGTGACATTAGTGTGGCACCGAGGGTACAGTTACGCTATAGATTCCGAATGGCGCTGTAACAACAACCAAGACAGTATCTTGTTGTAGTTGTAATGTAGTTGGATGATACCAGTATAAGTCTACTATGTAAGTTCCAACAGCGGCAGCTCCAGTAGGCAATATAAATGAGTAGTAAAAAAGACCAACATCTAATTTATTCATGGCAGCCGGATAACCAACAGCTAATGATAAGTCAGGATAAACTATTCTGGCAATGACTGGGTCTCCAAAACCATAAGGAGAATAGCCGTCGGCTCTGTAACCGTCAGAGTTAAGAACTTGCTGAACTATGGTGACCGTTTGGCCCGGCATATGCGACAGTACAGTTGACATTATCGCCCCTTATCTAAGTCCCCAAGCCTCTACACGAACCGTACCAGTTCCAGAAAACCAAATCTTGCTAATTGGTCTATTTTGGAAAGTTAACTCTCTTGGACCAGTAGCTAAGCTACCATCAAGAATTCCATGAACAGTACTTCCGTCAAAAGAGTATTGGATGTTAGTAGCGGCGGCTGGAACCCAGAACATTACAGTATAAGTAGGAAATGTAATGACCACATCACAATTGGTTACAAAAGTACCTGGTGTAGCAGAACCTGGAGTAACACTCTTGAAAAAATTGAAGCTTTTGCCCCAAGTAATGGGTGCGAGCGGATTATTTGAGCGGTCGTTAGGAAAACCCATGGATATACCTCTCCTACTATACAGAATTATTACATTATGTAATTGGTAACCGCATCTTTGTAGCCCTTTTCCATCATTTCCTGTATTTTCTCGGGTCTAAAATCCAAAAGATCTTCAATCAAATTGTTTTCCGGTCTAATGATATTGAGCTTAACGAATTTCTTATGAGAAAGGCCATTCTGAGCAAGTAGATTATACATTTCTACCTTTTCAATATCGTTTGCCATGATTTTATCAGTAGATAGGTCTATACTACGCTTAAGAATATCAACCGTCGTTGGATTCTCAATGAATTTCTTAATTCTGGCCATTGGGCTAGTGATGATGATATCAATAATGTCAGCACCCAGCTCTACGGCCTTCTTGATGGGTGAAATCTCTTTAACTCCACCATCAGTCCATATCTGACCTAGAAAATTAACAGGCGTTAACATACCGGGGAACGAAGCTGAAGCAATGACAGCATCAATAAAATGGTCTGATGTCTGATCAAAAATGGTATATTTACCCGAGCTAAGAGAAACAGTGCCTACATTGACCTGCTTCCCGCTTTCTCTAATCTTATCGAGGCTAATCTCTGACTTCAAAAGATTGTGAAGTGGTGCACTATCGAAGAAACTATTCTTCCAAATGGCATGCCAACGTCCAAAAGGAAACCAGCGTTTGTAAATTGAAGAGCTATCTAGTTGAGACCACATTTTGACGAGCTTCTCAGCAGATTCTGTTTCTTCACTCAACTTATACATGGCTAAAAAGGCAACATTAATTGCCCCTACGCTGACACCACATAGAGCATCATAGGCAACACGCTTCTCACCCAAAATGTATTTGAGTGCTCCTGCTTGATACGCCCCTTTAGATCCGCCACCGGACAGGACCAGTGCCCTCATATTACCTCTTAAATTATGATTTTTACGGCGTCTTCGTATCCTTGTTTGATCATACTCATAATAGAATCATGATCAAAATTCAAAGAGTCTTCTGTTAAGTCATGGTCTGGCCTAATCAAATTAATCTTGACAAACTTTTTGTTGGACAAAGGATCTAGCTTAGCTAACTTATTATATAGCTGAGCTAACTTCAAGTCAGCGGTAATAATTTCATCCGTCATTAAATCGATCGTTCGCAAAGCTAAGGTAATTGTATTAGAACCATTATTATACTTCGCTGTTGTCATGGCTGGCGAACAAATAACCATATCGATTTCATCTGCACCAAGTTTTATCGCTTGAGCTAATGGAGTAATGTGTTTGACGCCACCATCAGTGTATAACTCATCACCAATCATAATTGGCTTCAATCCACTAGGAAAAGATGAAGAGGCTAGAACACCATCAGCAAATGCATCATCATCCTGAGTGAATACTCTGAATTTACCAGTGGTTAAAGAAGTGGCCCCGACCGCAACCTTACGTTCAGTAGCACGCACTTTCTTAACGTCTATTTCTGAACGAATCAAATCAATTAATGGCTGGCTATTGTATAAACTTTGTAACCATAAAGCATGAACTCTACCAAATGGAAACCATCTTTTGAAAATGGTATTGTTATTTATTGTTTGCCAAAAATTAGATAGCTTATCGACAGCTTCAGATTCTTGTTCTTTATTGAATAAGCTTAAGAAGGAGCAGTTTAAAGCACCAACAGAAATACCACAAAGAATATCGTAAGAGTATCCGCGTTCTTGTACTAAATTCTTAAGAGCACCAACTTGGTAAGCACCTTTTACTCCACCACCTGATAAAACTAATGCTCTCATATTATTCATCCTGTGAAGTGCAGTAAAATGTTAAAGTGGCTGATTCTCCATCAAATTCTCTATTATGAATTAATCTAACACGCAATTCCATTCCACTACTTGAATGTAAATCTCTAACAGTAGCATATCTAAATGGAGTAGATTGTGTTTCGGTTTTACTTCCTCGTGAAACTCTTCTAAACTCTTTATAACTTAAGGGATAATGATTAGGGTCTGCCGCATTAGGAGTTAAAGTAGGATACGCCCCAATAGCTTCTCTCAAAATTTGTGTGTATCTTTTGTAGTATCCAGTTTTGATTGGAATTTTAGTTCCTGATGGATATGGCCCTCCATTACTATCAAGTAATTGTGGCGCAAATGCATCTACAAAACCCCATACTGCATATTCAATAGTGTCATTTTGAATAAGACCTGCTGAGAAATCGGCCTCAGCCGCTTCAATGTTCAAAATTTTACCAGGCAATGGCTTAACATAAAAAGTACTACCATTAGCATAAGAATAGGATGCATTAATTGTTTTGCCAGCCTGAGATTCATAGAATACTACGTATCCATCATCCCAGAAAACTTCATAATCACCACCACTTGTTTCAAATGGTACGCGCATATCTTTAACAACATCATCTGCTTTTACAACAACTAAATACCCATGCGGATCTTCTGGGTTTAAAGATGCTTGCTCATCACGCAATCCATCATCATCAAGAACTCTACCTGAAATCATATCAATCCAATTGACGTGCGCACTATTAAAACGATAACCATCTCCAGAATCAGTAAGTGTTTCATTAACTCTAATACTATCTCCAAACCAACTTACTTGATCGCAGAAGTTATGCGTAGCATAAATAACTTCCGTACCTTTACGTGGTTCTGGAACAGTAAGCGGAATGCCGGCAGAATCTTTAGGCTGCTCAACGATAACTTGATTAGTTTGGAAATTAATTGGTTCATTAGAAAGAGCCCAGCTATTACCATCATAAACGCTACCAATAAATCCATTAGAAATGATAGAGGAATTATTCAACTTAGTTTGTTCGGATGCAAATAATTGCTCCAAATTTGCTTGAATATCTTCTGTTGTAGTATTAGAAGTATAAAGTCCAGTGTTAAAAGGACGTTCAACTATTGTTCCGTTTTGCAATAAAGATAACTGCTCAATAGTGATATTTGGAATTTGACTTTTTATATTAATTATCGGTATGATATGATTGGCTGGAGCGGTAAGCCAAAATACTCCTGAAACAGAAAAACTTCCATCTGACTGAATGTTAGTATTTAGTATGATTATTTGTAATGCCATAGGTACCTTACCACATTCTCGCAATATTGCTTTTGATATACGTTGGTGAGGCAGCGTTCATTCCACCTTGGATAGTAACAGCCGAACCTACCGTAAAAGTATGTCCATTGCCACTCTTGTCTGCATAAGTGTTATCTTCTAAAGGCGCCCACAACAAAAGACTTTGTGTGTGGATAGGAACTTTAGATATGATTTCTTTTTGAATTTCATGTTGCGAAAGTTGCCTAGTCCAGATTCTCAAGTCTCTAACATTTCCTGCTAAAGGGTTTGCAAAAGCAAACTGTACACTATTTCCAATACAAACGTTAGTATAGGTAGAAAATGTAGCCGTATCAGTAACATTAGTTGTTAAATTACCATTAAAATAACCCAATATTTGTCTATTGGTAGTTGACGATGGTATTACTATCATACTGGCATGATACCAAACACCACTTTGCAAAACTTGCCCAGTATGATCGGCCGTAGATGTACCATAGTCTATAGTTGCTCCATCATTAAATGTCTGTAGATATATATTAGGATCTAAAGCTATGATATCACGATAAGCTGCTGGCGTACCGGCAGTAGGTAACATAAACCAACACATAACAGTAATAATTTGTGTAGCCGGACCAGTATAAGCTGTATTTGTAACAGCCGTATTGTTTGTAGTATTAGGTATAAAGATAGACATATTACACCAACTGTCCGTTTACACCTTGGTAAACTACGGTAAAGTTACCGGCGGTAGCATTGAAAGCAGCACCTGTATTGTTAACAACTACAATGCCCCACTGAGCAGGCAATCTATCTATACCATAAGAGCGACAGAAGCTAATAGGACCAACAGAACGGGCCGTGCTATTAGCTACTACGTTAATTTGTGCTAGAAGAATTAAGTTAGACGAACCTAATACTGTATAAGCGCCATCTGTTCCAGTAACACCTTCAGGATAGTTAGTTCCACCATCTGCAGAACCATAAGCATATACGTTAACATAACCAGTTGCAGAAACACCAGCGGCAGCGGGTGTAATCTTAATAAACAACAAGGCATCTTCATATAGATTAGTAGTGTTAGATACGACTGTACTCTGACGTGCTGCTGCGCTACCTAAGCTAGCTAAAGTAATAGTAATGGTCTGTCCACTTGTACCATATAGTGGTTGAATAGTTGCTTTGGTATGGCTGTTTGGAGAAAGAGAAACAACCAATGCTGGGTCGGTAGCGACGGCAGCCGTAGAGGCCGCTTTGACAGCAGACGTATTGGTACCATCCGTAATCTTACTGACTGATCTTAAATCACCAGCCGTAGTTAACGAAAGTGGATTCATCTGTGCTGTAGTATAAGCCGGAGCTGCCGTTGTAACTGCGCCTGCCACATAAGTAGCAGAAGTCGGAGCGGTAGCGGCCGGAGCACCTTCAGATATAGATGCTACTCTTAATGAACCAGCAGTAGTTAGAGATAGGGCGCTTAGCTGTCCAGTAGTATATGCTGGGGCGGCTGTCGTAACGGCACCACCAATAAATGTAATATCGGTAGTTGGCGTGGTCGCATTGACTGGATAAACACCATCTATACGCAATAACCCCGCTGTAGTCAAAGAAAGAGCGCTCATCTGACCAGTAGTATAAGCTGGCGCTGCTGTTGTAACAGAACCACCCATATAAGTAGCCGAAGCTGGAGGTGCCGCTCCAGTAGATGAAACAGAAGGATTAGTTGCAGTTCCCGTGATTCTCAAATTGCCAGCAGTATCTAGCGACAAATTGTTTATCGTTCCAGTAGTATAGGTTGGAGCAGCAGTAGTTACTGAGCCCGCAACTGTAAATGGATTTCCTTGTGCTGCCTGACCAGATGGCGTAATACCTTGAACTGGCATTGGCTCACCATTAAAATCATGATCAAGCTGTATTCTGTCAACATTTTGGAAGAATATAGAATCCACAATAAAATTAGTGCTGCTTGCTGGAGCAACAGCTCCATTAACTTCCCCAGCAGTAATATACAATACAGTATATGGTGATGGAATATGTATCGTATTAATTGCTACAACGACACCATCAATAGATAGAGTGGCTTGGTTTTGACCAATATCAATTTTGTAGACATGTAAAGTGGCGGTAGTTCCACCATTAGGGATAGTTGCCGTAGTAGTCTGTGTATCCGATGCCGTACTAGCGAAGCAAGTGACAAAGCTAACCTGAGTATTGTTTGTTCCAGAGAATTGAACAGTCGCTTGTTGATTTGGAGTTAGACCAACAATATCTTGGAAGCCCATATAGAAAGTTTGGTTAACTATTCTTTGGCTAATAGATGCATAGAATTGAGCGCTATATGGAAGATAATCTCCCAAGCTTCTAATTGAGCTAGTTGCGTTAGCTGTAGTTCCTGTGGCAATAGTTAATGTAGAATTTGCAACAGTGAAAGTTGAACCGGTTCCAGTTACAGTTTGCCAGTTGCTAACTACGCTAGCAGCACCTGCCGTTGTACCTGCATAAGCTGATACGAGGGTAAGAGCAGTATTAGATTCAATAGAATCAACTTGAACATATAGTGTTTCAGAGTCGGCAGTCTTCTTAATATATTGTCCAGAACGAATCTGAGTGGTAAAGGTAGTTCCAGTACCAGTTACAGCGGTAGAAGCGTTTGTGAAGTTAACCGTTCCAGTTAGAGCTGTAGTTAGAGCTGCACCAGTAAAGTCATCTCTTAAGCTACCCTCATCTGTAAAAACAGGACCACGAACTAAAAGGTTTCCATAAATATCAACATTTAAATCGGCTGGAGAACCTACTATATTGCTTTGATCTGGATAAGAGGAAGACCCCATTGGAGCTTCCATAATACTACGAGTAACCAAAGCATATTCAGTACCAGTTGGCGCAACATTGGTATTTCTTAGGGAATGTGAAGTGCCATCGTTAGTTAACGTGGCCATATTCAAATAACGAAGTGGCGGAGCCGCATCACCTTCTGTACTTGAATAATTTAGAAGTGCATCGGTAGCTAAATTAGTTCCAGCCAATGTAACGGTCGCAGTACCAGAAGTATATGCGGACATTCTTAGACGAAGGCTTATGCATCCTGCAACTGAGTAAAATTCAAAGGAGTCATTAGCGGTATAGTTCTGAATGATGTCGTTAGTAGATTTATTGGCCGTACGAACGGTAAACCAGTTAGTTCCATCAACAGTTCCTTCAGCAGTAATTGTACCTACCCAAGTTCCTGTAATAGTTCCACCGATTGTGTATTTTCCGCTTGAAGTAATTGTTACAGTAGTATTAAGCGCAGTAAGAGTTCCAGTAACACTGGTATCTAGCTGTGTAGTTACTTGTCGTCCAGAACTATCAGTTAGGAATGTTCTAACATTTGTGCCATCATAACCAGCCACGAGAACTGGAGCGCCAGAAGTGGCCGCACCATTAGCAGCATTACCAACGATATTAAATGGTAGCGACAAGCCAGAAACAGTAACTGTTCCAGAAATTGGTTGAGTGGTACCTGAACCATCAATTCTTAGAGCGCCTGCGGTATTTAGCGATAGGGCATTAAGAGTTCCGGTAGTATATGTTGGAGCGGCAGTAGTTACTGATGCGCCCATTTGATTCATAACGGGTGGCAGTGTTGAACCAGCAGTTCCTCCTGATAATACACTTGGATCAGAAATGTTAGAAGCTCTAACTGTAATATTAGCCGTACCAGAAGTATAAGCAGATACTCTTACACGTACTTGTCCAGAACCGCCAACTCCAACAATGGTGCTTGTTAAAGCTCCGTTTGAAGAGGCAAATACGATACTAGAAACTTTATTTCCAGTTGTCTGATCAAAATATGTAGAAGACCAGGTAGTACCACCATCTATAGAAACTTCGGCAACAATTGTTCCAATTAAAGTTCCGGCCGCTAGTTGAAATCCGACCGAAGATTTACCTGGAATAGTAACTGTAACTGCTGCGTTAAGTGCTCCCAAAGCGCCAGTAGCGGTAACGTCTGCATTTGTAGTTGTAATTGGGTTGTTCGGAGAAATAGCAACTACAAGAGCAGGGTCAGTTGCAACGGCAGCCGTAGAGGCAGGTTTAACCGCAACAGGACCGTTAGTTGCATCTGTGATCTTAGTAGACCACGCATTAGCTAGTGAGTTGGCAGTTCCTTGATTAGAAGTTACCGTTCCGGAAATAGTTTGAGTTCCAGATGGAACATTTTTAACAATCAAAGCGTTTTCAGTACCAGTTGGAGTTCCTGTAGTAACTCTAAGAGACTGAATATTAGTTCCGTCAGAAGCTCCAACCTGTACGGCTGTTGCGGGAACACCACTTCCAACAGTTTGATCTGCGGCTAAAGTCATACCACCAACTGTGGTGACACGAAGAATTCTAACAGTATTAGAACCGTCAGTACCAGCAAATAAAACTGGGTTAGTAGCTGGAGTGCCTCCAACAGCAGTCGGGCCAACAACGTTAAAATTGCCGGTACCTGCGTTAGCAGTTACAGTTCCAGAGACTGGTTGAGTTACGCTTGAACCATCAATTCTTAATGCGCCGGTAGTTGTAAGTGACAAAGCACTCATCTGACCAGTAGTATATGTTGGGGCAGCAGTAGTTACTGAACCGCCAATATATGTTGCCGATGCTGGTGGCGCTGAGCCAGTAGCAGAAACAGATGGGTTACTAGCATTGGTTCTTAAATTACCAGCAGTATCTACTGATAGCGGAACCATATTTCCGTTAGTCCATGTCGGAGCAGATGTTGCTGCAACGGCAGCCATAACAGGTAATTTGGTTATAACGTTAGAAGTATTATCTGTTGCATTTCCGGTAACTACTAGTAAGTTTCCAACAGTAACTGTTCCGCTTATTGGTTGAGTAACGCTTGATCCATCAACAATTAATCTTCCAGTAGCATCTGTTAAGAAAGTACGAGCATTAGTTCCATCTTGGCCACCAATTAAAACGGGATTACCAACTACGGCGGTACCGCTAGCAGTAGCTCCAACAACTTTTACAGTACCATTAGGGCTAACAGCAACTACAAGGGCAGGATCTGTTGCATTTGCAGATGTAGATGCTGCTTTTACAGCAGCAGAATTGCCGCCTTGATTAATTGTGGTTAGCCATGGAGTAGTATTAGCTGTGTTGCCCGGCTGAACAGTCCAGGTACCCGATTGCGTAGCTGCAACAGTACCAGAAACCGGCTGAGTAACACCAGAACCATCAATACGTAATGCGCCTGCCGTAGTTAATGATAAAGCGTTTAAAGTTCCAGTAGTATAAGTTGGGGCAGAAGTAGCAACGGCCGCACCAATTTGAATCATAGTTGGAGGTAATGCAGCAGTAGCTTGTCCAGAGAATAAAACAGGAGGCTCTACAATAAGAGTAGAACGAACAGAACAGCTAGCTGTACCAGATGTGAAAGCAGATACTCTAACACGTGCATTAGAGGCGCCAGCAGGTACGTAAAGACTACGAGCAGTGGCAGTATTACTAGACGCAAAAACAATATTAGTTGTTTTATTGCCCAATGTTGGATCATCAAAGAATGTAGCTACCCAAGTAGTACCGCCATCAAAAGAAACTTCAGGAACGATAGTTCCAATTAAAGTGCCAGCAGCAAGCTGCATACCAACACCATAAGTTCCAGCCAAAGCAATTGAGACCGTAGCATTTAATGCGCCTAAAGCGCCAGAAGCGGTAGTGTCAACAGTGCCGGTTGTTATGCTGATAGGCATAGCGACACCACCAGAAACACCTTGGATAGATAGAACTCCACCAGAAGGTGATCCGGCAGTACCAGCTCCTACATAGACAGGACGGCCAGAAGAATCCACTGAGAAATAACGGGCATTAGTTCCGTCAGAACCGGCGAGTAATAATGCTGATGTGCCAGCAGGAATAGCCGTACCATTAGATACGGCCATCACCTCGCCATTCACATCATACATAATTACATTTGGTGACTCTGAGCCCATATTGATACCTTATCTTTCAAATTCTCTAGTGAATATATCAAGCACTATTATGGAGTATACTCAGTTACAAGCGCATTTCCAGAAACACCGCTTGCCCAAACAGCATTAATTGCTCCAGTATAGTCGTTTGGAACTTCCCAGTAAGAACCTGTAATTAACAAGATCGAGAAGTTAGAAGTGCTTGCAGTACCAGAATTACACAAAATATACATGTTCTTGTTAGTGCCATTGTAGATAGAAGCAAAGATTCTATTTGCATTAGAAGCCAAGATGGAAGTATTTGAAGTGGATCCTGCTACAGTAGTTACTGCAGAAGTGCTAGCTTTATTAGTGATTGCGCTGACACGTAAGTTACCGCTAGTATCCAAAGATAGAGCACTTAACTGACCAGTTGTATAAGTTGGTGCATTAGTTGTAACAGCACCACCAACAAAGGTTACATCAGTAGTTGGTGTGGTTGCGTTAATAGGATAGACACCATCAACACGTAGTAAGCCAGCAGTAGTTAGAGATAGGGCGTTAACCTGAGCGGTAGTATAAGTAGGTGCGGCAGTTGTAACATATGCGCCATTTACTACAGCATTTGCAGCAGAACCGGTAGCAGTTCCAGTTGGGTAAACACCATCAACACGCAAACCACCAACAGTGGTTAAAGATAGAGCATTTAGCTGGCCAGTAGTATAGGTTGGTGCAGCAGTTGTAACGATACCGCCAGATTCAACTGCATCAGGTGCAGAAGCGGTAGCGGTACCAGTTGGGTATGCTGCATCGATACGCAAACCACCAACAGTAGTGAGAGACAAGCTGCTCATCTGGCCGGTAGTATAGGTAGGAGCAGCGGTGGTTACTGAACCAGCAACCAAAGCAGCATCAGCACCAGGAGCGGCACCAGTTGGGTAAACACCATCAATACGGAGTAGAGCTGCGGTAGTTAGAGAAAAGGCACTTAAGTTACCGTTGGTAACAGCGGGAGCTGTCGTTCCAACTAAACCACCAGTATAAACTGCATCAGTTCCAGGAGCCGCACCAGTTGGATAAGAGCCATCGATACGGAGCAAACCCTTAGTAGTCAAGGATAGTGCGTTCAAGTTACCAGAAGTCAAAGTTGGCGCGGTAGTTGCTACGATACCACCAACTTGAGTATCGGATGCTAAAGAGGCACCACCATCAGTTCCGGTAGAAGCGCTGCTTGCAGTGATAGTACCAGAAATTGGTTGGGTAGCTGGAGTGCTCTTAGTAGTAACAGTAGCATACACACCAGTAAAGCTTGGTGTAGTTCCAGTTACAACCCAAGAAACTTGAACAGAAGAGCTGGATGTACCAGAGATGCTAATTGTTGTAACACCGGTAGTATTAAGGGCAGTAGTTGATGCCGTCTGACCATAAACTGTAGTGCCGTTACCAGGATCAACTTCTTGAATGGTAAAGGTAATAGTTGGGGTAGTACCGGTTGGAGCGTTAGTAATATTGACTACTAACGTAATTTGTTGTGTACCAAAAAAGTTTCCGGTTACTAATTGGGAGCCAGTAGTAGTAATTGTGGCGTTTGATTTGACCACAAAACTATTGCTCATTTGAGTTACACCAAAGGCTCCGTTGGCGGAGACTGGCACATATGCAGCATTACCAGTCGGCGTTTGACCAGAGACTAATATAGCTCTAGTACCCGATGGAATTGCACTTCCACTTACAACGGTAAGTTCTGTACCGTCTGAACTATATAAAACTGAAGCTGGGGATTCACCTGACATTAGCTAACACTCCTTAATCGAGAGGTCTCAAAGATGTTATTTGTGTAAGAGATGCTATCTGCCACAGTCGCCAATACGGTTACACCATCTGTATCATATACCTTCCAAGTAATAGAAACGGGCTCTTTAATACCATTGTAAACAATGTGCTTTTCAACTATTTTAGCTGTCATTGTAATGTCTGAATACCAGATGATATCAGTTGGAAATACAGTTCCAATAGTAACACGATAAGCGCCTGTTGGGAAATCTTCAAATGGACCACCCACACCGTCAGCCAAATGAATGAGCTGTCGGACAGTCTTATGTGTTTCAATAGTTAGAACTCCGCCCATTGGAGCATTTACAATTGATCTTAATCTACTTGTTTCGAAAATTCCTGAATAAGAAATAGTATCGGTAACAGTAGCTAATATTGTAATTCCATTGGTATCATAAACTTTCCATTGAATTGTTTGCGGTTGTCCAAAAGAAGTATATGCAATATCCTTTTGCACAATTTTAGCCGTCATAGCATTACTAGCATACCATGTAATGTTAGTTGGAAATAAAGCTCCAAATGGACTAATCACACGATAGGCTCCAGTAGGAAACCCTTCGTATGGACCGCCTACACCATCAGCTAAATGAATTAGCTGGCGTAGCTCAGCATGCTCAGTAGGATTAAGCGAACCAGTTCCACCACAAATGGCAGCATCCAAATCGTCAAGAGCGCCTTGAACTGTATCATGCGTGATAACACAGCTATTGCTATTATCATAGCCGACTAGCTTGGCACCAGCGGGATATCTAAACTGAACATATCCATCGGTAGAGTTTCCAATAGGCTCATTAACTGTAAATGACGTATCAGTTAAAACAGTATTAACTGTATAGTGACCATCACCTCCGCCACCAGTCGTTCCGTAAATGTAAACGATATCATTCTGCTGAACGGGATGGTCTATGGAATACAAAATGCCGCCGCCATCACTAGCTAAAGTGACGACAACGGTTCCGGTAGCAAAAGTTGTAGAGACTGCAAAAGTATCTAGATAGATGCTATTAGCGCTATATCCATCGGAAATAAGCTCATACGCATCAACAAAATCTGAGTCTTTTACATCTTCTTTCCCAATACGATTTGGCATTCTGCAAAGAATGCTAAATTATTGATTAGGCCCTCTTTTTGCCAGACTTTTTCTTATCAGCAACAGGTTTTACTTCAGATTCTTCAGCTTCTGCTTCGGCCTGAGCTTCGGCCTTTTCAGCGGCTTCTGCTGCGCGTTCAGCTTCATCTCTTTCGGCAACAACTACAAACCCATTAATAACATTGTATACGATACTGCTTACTGAAGCAAAAGCGCCAGCCTGCCCATCAAATGTCGAAGCTTGCTTGCGTAGATTTTCGGCTTGAGTTAGACAGTTTTGTCTATTTCTTTCAGCATCATTCATGATTTGAATAAGGCTGGCTTCTAGAAAGTCTCTGCCATCATCACTAACTACACCTTTAGAAACTGCGTCTTGAACTCTTTTACGTAACTTGAGAATATCTTCTGCGTATGACATTACTTACCCCTTACTTAACTAAACCTTTTTTCTTTTGAGCGCTAATATGATTAGCTACAATTAAACAAAGTTCACAATAAATTGCATTAACTTCGTGCCCTTGAACCAAGAAAAAACGAGTTGGTTCAGGCAATGAGTCGGGACCGCCCCTTTTAAACATAGCTGGTGCTTCATGCCCACAGGCGCACCATCTATTGAGAGGGGGATCTACCTCACGCTGAACCAAATCTGCTTCCATCATCTTAACTACCTATATATTAAGTTCTAACGAAATAGTTGATGTGATCGTCTTTTTTCTGCTTAGCATAGAACGTAACTGATGTCGTACTAGTTTCAGAATAATCATTGCCGGTTGCAACAGGCCCTGGATCTCTCAACACTCCGCGAGTATATACCCACAGATGTAATCCGTTATTGGTGCCGTCTAGAGTATAGGAAATTGCACCAGGTAGTGTATGTGGTGTGTTTGCAGGTAAATCTGCTCCCAAACGTTCAATAGTACGAGTTACATTGGCTCCAGCAATTGCATTGGATAGCTGTTGCAAATTGAATGTAACAGTTGCTCCGTTAACCAAATAAGGTCCAGTGAATGTATCATTACCAAATTGTTGGTTTAGAATATTCAAAGCATCTATTACTGTTGGCGTAGCATTTAGATAAAAGAACGGGAAGAAAGTCGTAGTATTGGTTAGTAAGCTGCCGATATTTGTATCAGTTGGGCTAGTACCAATGCTTTGTAGAATGTTATTGATGCTACCAGCTAATGCTGCGTCAGTTAGAATACCAAGAGCTGGAACAGTTCTAAATGCATTCTGATCTAGTTGATCAAGTCTCTCATTGTAACCATATAGTAAGTTGATGGTATTTGGCTGACCAAATTCCCAAGTATATGGATGAGGAGATACCGCATAGTTAACATTGTACGGAGCTGAATAGAAATGAACTTCTACTGAGTCTGGAGAAGTCGAGGCACCATTGAAAGTAACACCGAAAATTCTTTCTCCAACATATGGTCCATGCAATACGCTCAATTCACCACCAGCATATCCGTCAGAGTATCCGTCTACGATATGAACGTAACAAGAAGTATAATCTCCGGCAAATGGACCAGTATCAAATACTGGAACACCAGTTAGGTTAATCGCATCAGCATGCTTCAAGTTACCAACAGAAGTTACTGTAACGAAAGTATTACCAGAGGTGACTGCTTCACCGAAGTAAGCGCGGTTAACGTTGTAGGCAACGGCGTCAGTAGTCTTGCTGGCAATATTAGTTAGATTGGCTGGAACCTGGACGTTGGTTGCAGTTGGTCTAGCATAAGTAGGAATAGGGTCGTACCAGTTAGTAGTGCCCTTGATTAACTTACGATCAGTACGGATGTAGTTTACATCATCTTCTAGAGTGTAAGGGCCTCTTTCAGTCCAAGAGATAGCTCCGTTATTTGCATCTGGTGCGACACCGGTTGCATTCGAAATATCTACAGAGGTAGCTGAGTTAAAAGCAACGATCAAGAAAGTGCCGTTGTTACCACCGCTGGCCGCTCCAGTAACTGTTAGGAATCGTCCAATGGACTGGGCAGTCATACCAGTTAAACCGGTCAGTGTCGAAACACCTGCGGAAAATGTGGTGATGCTGGCAGTCGCGCCAGTTTGACCAGTAATTGGAGCGCCGAAACCACTTGGCTCCTCAACCTCAATCATAGTCTGAGTTTGTGTTAATGAGCCAGCGATATCTAAGGCTTGATCTAGTGCGTTTTGTCTTGGAAATGGCATTGTGTTGTCCTCAAACTAAGCGAGTTACTTATGGTATACCCCAATATTATTAGACTTTAATAGCATAAGTTGCAAATAATAAACTATGGGCATTTGGCGTTAAAGAAGTTATGTTGATGGTATCATAGCCGGAGCCAGGGCCGCTAGATTCACCAATAGTAAAATCTATGTTTTCATATAGTTCTTTACCGTTATGTTCGACTGTCAGATAAAAAACGTTACCAAAATAGAGTCCATTGATAAATTTGTCTGGTGTGAAAAACATACGATTTGTACCATTTCTCAACCCAATAAGAGGGATCTTCTCTCTCCATAGATAAGATACTCCAGAACCACCTATTTGGATTAGAGATTGTACATATCCGTCTAATTCATCATATCCAACTGTTACACCTTCGGTAAAGCCAAAGCTTTGTAACCAAGCACGTTGTTTGTCGCTAAATTGTAGCAGATCAATGTTGCTGGAAACTAATTCAATATCCCCACACAAAAATTTGTGCCTTATTTCTCCCTTGAGTAAAGAAGCTCGAATATCAGCCTCTTGCACTCCTGGTATCTGTAGCAAATCTCTTTGCTCGCCAGCATTAATTGGATAGTGAAAAATATTGATAGTCTTCTTAGAAGACACATGGAATGGTGCTGTTCTATAAGGTGGGGGAATGGCCGGATTATCTCCAGCTAAATGAAGCATAGAGGCGGGTGTACCCGTAATATTTTTTACGATGAAATGTGTATTATACTTTAGAGAATACGCAAATTCGCTCTCGCTACTCATGGTTTAACTTTCTTTATGGAATCTATCTCTGATGGTAATAGTAATTGTTCTCTCAACATCTGGAGCGTCTGCACTTGCTTTACAACCATCAAATAGCTTTTCGATTAACGAGTCGTATCCCTTAGTAGCAACATCGTTTTTAGTAATTTCTAATGACTGTTTAACATCTTTGTTGGTAAGATCAGCGTCCTTAGCAAGTATAACTCTTGTTAAATCAGCTTCACTCATCCTCGTCAAATCATCTTGAGTCAAACGATATCTAACATTCAAAAGCTCTTCTAAATAGTCAAAACTACCAACGCCTGGTTGGTTTTGTTCTGCAAAATCACCATCATTAATGCCGGTGCGCATACCTTTATCAACTGCAGTTAATAAGATACGAGCATTACTATCTTGCCACTCATGTTCTTTACCATAAACATTCTTGAGAGCATTGAGTGAGTTACGAAGCTTTGCGAAGTTCTTAACTCTGTGTGCAAGGCCCTCAGAAAGAAATGCTTCACTACGATTGTAATTCTGCAATCCTCTACGTGGATTATATTCGGTCTCTTGATCAATACGACGAGTATCAAAGGCTAATTTGTTAAAACCTTGACCAGAAACAGTAGTCTCCAGAGCAACTTTTCGAAGTTGTCTGGATTGCTTCCTAGAACTCACATCTTGTGAGCCCCTGGAAATTAGATTGTAAAGCTCGGTAACCTCTAACAAACTCATTGGCCTCTGTCTTTTGATAGAACTCTATCATAATGCCTACTTATTACACGGCCGAGCGCTTGACACGTAATTTTTAAGTTTTAGAGTGGATGACATGGAACACCGACCTATTTCTACGCATCTCATCCACCCTTTAGCGGTGGAGGTATGTCGTATCCTACATGAACACGAATATCAAGCCTTTATTGTGGGCGGATGTGTGCGAGACTTACTCCTGGGGCAGAAGCCCAAGGACTGGGATATTACCACAGACGCTAGCCCCAAGAAAGTAATGGAAATTTTCCAAAAGAACATCCCAACCGGCCTACAACATGGTACGGTCACGGTTGTTATGGGCGAAGGTGTCGAAAACCACTTTGAAGTTACTACGTTTAGAATCGAGGGAGAATACTCTGATGGACGAAGGCCCGATGAAGTTTTCTTTGTCATGGACGTAGCCCAAGACTTGGCTCGCCGAGACCTTACCATCAATGCCATTGCTTATGATCCGCTTACTCATAGATTTGTTGACCCATTCAACGGGACTCAACATCTCAAGGAGAATTTGATCAAGGCAGTTGGTGACCCATTGATTCGCTTTCGAGAGGACGGACTTCGCATTATGCGAGTTGCTCGTTTTGCTGCACGCTTCGGTTATACCGTTGATCTGGCCACTTTCGAAGGTATGAAGCAAAGCCTTGAGACTTTGAAGAAGGTTTCCAAGGAACGCATTAGTGACGAGCTTAGCAAGACGCTAATGAGTGCTAATGCTTCATATGGTCTGCAAATCCTAAGGGATTCGGGGGCTTTGGACGTTGCTTGCCCGCTTCTGGCAGGAAGGCAATTACCACTACTGGTAGAACAGGATCGATGTGTTGGTACCTTGGAAACCAGGCTAGCATTCTTGTACAACAGGCTTCCACCTCAACAGGTTCAAGAGGAACTTATCAACCTAAAGTTTTCCAATAAGGAGATTAAGAAGGTTGCATTTCTTTTACAATTAGTTGAGAGGTTCCATGAGTTCGAAGAGAAGAATACTACTTTAGCTTACAAGAGCTTTATGGCGGTCTTGAAGAACCATAGCCCCGACCCTTGGGAAGATACGCTCCGTCAATTTTTACACTTGACTGAGCCCATGGGATTGGCATCTGGAGCACTACTGGACGAATACCGAGAACAGGTTGTCCTATCCCGAAAGGAAATGGCCATCAACGGAGATGATCTGTTGACGGCTGGTATGACACCTGGTCCTCGAATCAAAAAGGCTTTGGATGAATGTTACTTGGAGATTCTTCGTCATCCAGAGAACAATACCAAGTCTCATTTATTAGAAGTAGCTCGACGCAATTAATCGTTCTTTAGGGCCTTGGACTTTACATCTAGAGCCTTAAAGAGTTTATTGTGCGTGCTCTTTAGGAACTCTTTCTGTTTATCAGAAAGCTTATCTTTATCATTACGTAATTGCTCATAGATTTGATGAGATAAATCTTGCGAATCTTTGTACTCTAATGGCATCAATTGTAATTCAAATTGAATTCCATCAACATCTAGATTAACATCAGTTACTCCAGGATATTCTAATCCACAATCGTTAGTATCTTTTTTCTTAACCCCTTTGACTTGGTTAGGAAATACCTTCTTAAGTAAATCTAGAACTTCTTTAGGATTATAGTCTTGAGAATAAAAAAGCCTACCTCTAGCCAAATCAGGTAAACCGCTCGGATCGGAATCGTATCCTTGTAGCATTTTCTTCTTGATAGTTAGGTATGGCTTTAAGTTGGTTTCCAACAGAAAATCATGTGGTGGCAAATCTGCAAGCTGAGACTGCACATGTTGCATAGCCTTGTTCAAACGAGGCATGAGATGCATGTATTGTTTTCGAAGTTTCTTCGGGTCCATATCTATATGCCAGAAAATGAAAGAGCCCCTAGATTTCTCTAGAGGCTCATTTCGAAATTACTCAATCAGGCTTATTAGGCGCCGATTACAACAGACTTACGGCCGGCTGCGCAACCACGTGGGTTGACGATAGCGATACCGATGATCTCAGAGACTACCCAACCGAGCTTCAATTGCTTTGGCTCGTCCGCTGGTAGAACTTCGATGTCCTGACGGATTGGCATTACACCAACGAACTCTGGGTCAGCTACACCGTAGATGGTTCCAGGTGGAACGATCTTGCTTACCATGATGTCAGTACCCCAGATGTGGGCGTAAAGACCGGTTTGTAGAACTTCTCTCATAGTTACTGGGTCGAAGTCACCACCACCAACACCTTGTCCACCACCAGAACCCCACTTGAGGATGTCAGTGAACTCGTTAATGTTCATAAAATACTTAGTAGTTACTAAGTCCCAACGATCAATTTGCTGCTTGATTTCAACGAGGTCTCTCTTTAGAAGACCAGCGTCTGCGATGTCAGTGAGAGTGTTCTCAACTGAAGCTGCTGCATCAAGGGCTGCGAAGATGTTTGCATCTTCCTGAGCCATGATTTCTTGACGTGCCTTTTGAACAGCACGGTCAATTACGTTAAATCTACGACGCTTGACTTCAGCGATACGAACAGTTGGGTTCGCGTAAATTTCGAATTCTGGAACAACGACACGGTCACCGAAGACACGAGACTCTGGACCAGTACCGTTGGAAGAGATAACAACAGCGGCAACGTCGATATCTCTATCGTAAGTTGGAATTGCTCCCTGTGGTAGTGGATCAACAACCAAGGCACGACGAGCGATACCATGGTAATCGAGGTTTCTACGGATTGGGTTCGCCATGGCCTGGGCTAGGGCGATCTTTCCGTCTTGAGTCATGATGGCGCGAGTGATCAATTCATCACGCTTCTCATCGCTCAATGCTGGTTGACCAGCTAGTCCTTGGTTTGCAGGGACATTCTCTTCGAGAATGGCTGCGTACTTTACCAAGGCTTGCAATGCATCCTTGAAAGATGAGGCGTTAATTTCGCCTTTACCGCTAAACATATTCATAGTTTCTCCTAGAAAAATTTGCCAGTTCTACCAGCTAGAGTTACTTACATTAAAAGATGGGAGGAATCCTTGCGGACTTCGAGACTTCCGTCTCCCCCAGCCTCCCGGCCAGAGAAGTTTATTCAACTAATTAGTTACTTTGTGGTGCAAAGTAGATGGTTGCGAACTGGAAGACTCTTGGCTGTTGCGAAGAGACGTTACCAGATGGGCTGTTCAAAGCTGCAACTAAGTAGTTTGGAGTGGTTACCAAAGAACCGTTGGTGTTGAACTCTACTAAGTGACCAACGTTAACTGCAACACCACCGTTAGTTACTGGAGAACCAGTTGCGGATGGGGTTAGCAATCCAGCGATAGTGAATCCAAGTGGATCGCCACCGACTAGAGAAGTGTTGGTTGGTTGCAAACCAGTAGAAGCGGTAGTATCTACTGCGTCTAGGGAGACAGCGTAGAGACCTGGCTTATCCCAGCAAGTCATCTTGCCAGAGCCGGTTGCAGTGTGTGGTCCAAGGATTGCACCAGTGAAGGTGTTTGGTCCGTTGACCTGTTGACCGATAGTTCCACCGACTACAGAGCCGAATAGAGTACCGTATCCAGTGATACCATCGTCTGCTAACATCAATGGACGCTTAGTCATGCTGGTTGCAGCAAAAGTCTTAGTGATAGCTGGACGCTTCAAAACACCAGATGCATTGATGTAGCCATCAAATCCATCGTATGCGCTTTGATCAAGACCTGGAGTAGTTACGCCTGGTTGACCGGAAGTAGTTACATAAGCAAAGGTGCAAACTTCTCCACCCTTGAAGGTGAGAACTTCGGAATCGACACCATCAAATTGGCCCAAAGGCTGGCAGCCTGGTTGTAATAGTTTTAGAGACATTGTTGTTTCCTATTTAATCTTCAAATGCCCTTTAAGGCACGGTTACTTACACCTAAACTTACAAAATTCATAAAGCATACTCGTTTATTGATATGTTTTCCAATAAAAGTCGCCTATATTGCAAAGATATCAGGCTATGCCCAGATTATTTGCCGAAAAGACCGCCAAATAGTCCTTTGCTCTCTTCTTCAAGAGCATCAAATGGACTTTTCTTCTTATCTCCACCTTCTGGGGCTGGAGAGTCACCAGTTGGGACTGGTTTTTCTGCTGGAGCAGTGAAACTTTGAGAAACTTCAGACTGGCTAGCAGTTAAATCTGCTTGAGCCTTCTGTTTCATGCTCTCTGCACCTTGCATAACCTTACCAAGGTTACCCAAATCTACTTTTAGTGTCTGTAGAGCGTGAGCAACGTCATCAAAATCGTCAGCAATCAAACCGCTGCCACCATGTAGAAACTCGGCAGAGTCAATTACAGAAGTGATTGCTCCTTTTTCAGCAATGGCACGTTGCTTATAAGCTGGGTTACTAAAGCTAGAAATAACAGTATTGATGAATGGATAAGAACTTGCCATTTGAGCTTGTAATTCTTGAACAGCCTTAACAGCGTTTTGAGTTTCTGGCTCTTCCAACATCTTCTTCAACTCTTCTGCATTCTTTGGAGTCTGCATCTTGTCGAGAATTGGAACTGCTTTCGCAACAGCGGAGTTAAGCTTACCTAATTCCACCTTCAATTGAGTAACAGTTTGAATGAATGCTGGGGTGTAAGAGTAACCCATTTCGAAATTTGTATTGGAGGTCAATAATTGATCGATCTCTTCTGTGGCTTTAGCGTAATCAGCTTGCCATCCATCACTATGGAAACGTAAATGTTGCTTGGCATAGACAGCTCCGATTACTACCGCAACGGCAGCAATAGCTGGAACTATCCAAGCTTTCTTTTCCATTTGGCCGCTAGCTTGAAACAAGCAAACATCAGCCAATTTACGAAGTTCTTCGTTGTCACGGGCATCAAGCTCGTTACCAACACGTACCAAAGAAAGCACTAAATTCTTCTTGGCATATTTACGATTGACGAGATGGCCGTCCGGCGTCTTCATCACGATGCGAATTCTAATGTTCTGACCTTCGTTCTCGTTTTCAACGAGTCCGTTGAGCTTATCGTAAGATGGAGCAATGACAACTTGATCTGGATGCGCATCTTCAATGATGTTGCGCTTGTATTCCATATCTTTTGGCTGTTGTGGTTTGGTATTGTATAGTTTGCTGATTTGCTCAATGGTCAACGAATCAAATCTTGGATTCGTTTCGGAAAAATCCTTCTCGGTGTGTTCAGCTTTTTGTGCTTTAGACACGAGTCCCCTCTCTTGGGCAATCTTTACAAAGCTGTCAAATATCTCACTTTTTGTCATTTGGTTTCACCTAAAAGGAAATTATAACGATATGTGTTGATATGCCCGATTTTAAGGAGCACTTTTAGCCACATCATCGATAAAGTAGTCTACCAATTGTTTTTTAGACGTAAACAATCCTGGTATTAGTGTAATTGAAGAGCCTGTATTATGAGTATTGTACCAAACAATATTCTCTTTGACCGCTTGAAAAGCCGGAGAACTACGTATGATACCATCTTGACCATCAAGCCCACCATAGACATCTTTGGTAAATTGCACCATCATATTCTCAATGTTTTGAGGGTTGTTGACCATTGGCATACTGGCTGGCAACGGAGCATCACCCTTGAACGGGAATTTCGTTTGAGTTGATTTTGGAGCAGCAGGAGCTGGTTGAGCTTCTGGAGTTTCTTGACCACGTTGGTAAGTTCCGCTAAGTGCGCTTGGACGACCCATTACTTCATTAGCAATGTCACCAGCTACCATTAAACCGGCAGAGGCTAATGCTAACTTAATGATCCAACCGAAGACTTTACCAAGTAAACTAGTTCCCTTTGATTTACTACTTCCAAAAAATCCTGCCATCTTAATGACTGGATCTTTAGTAAGTCTCATTGCTTGATTTTCATATTCGATTAGAGCTAATCTAAACATTCTAGCGTCATCCAATAATTCAAGAGAACTATAAACTTTCTGATCATCAGCTAGATTGGTAGTTGGGGCCCGCTGTCTCTCTTTTAGATCTTGCATTCCCTGAGCCTCTTCTTGTGGAGTTGGCTCTCTATTATATTGTTGAGTAGTTTCCTCGGCAGCCGCATCAACTTCAGCAGATGATACTTTTTTACCACCACTGATCATTTCTTTAACTTTACCGTATAAAGAAGATAACATGCCACCCACATCCACATGGAATACATCCATCAATAAACCAAGCAGAAATCCCCATTTACCAATTCCCAAAGTTTGGAACAGTAACCACAAAGCTCCCGGCGCTAGAACGCTAAGCACACTGCTAACCGGATTCTTTGGATCAATCTGATGACTGAAATAGTCCTTGACTTTAGCAAGTAAATCCTGCACGAAACCAGCCTTCTTGTAGAGTTTTGGATCCGCTAACACGGTCTCTACAAGGAGTGTATCAACACAGAAGCTGACTTCACTATTGGATATCATTTATGAGCATTCCATTCTTGCTTGATGTTAAATCTAAGTCTATTGAGAGTATCAACGTTAGTTAACTGAGGGCCACCTGGAGTTACTTGTTGCTGCATAGCACGATAGTCAATGTACTTTGCTCTCTTAGGATCTTGAGCAATCGTCTGTAGAGAAGTAACTAAACGCTGATACAACTGTCCAGAGTATACGATGATTGCATAAAGAGCATCCGCTGCCAGAGTAGCATAAGAGCCATCCTTCAACGTTGCCTTAAATTGATCTGTAGTTAGATTATACAACTGAATTGTATCAGAACCAGCATAGTAATTAGTCTTAAATGTATTGATGTTTGTATTGATTCTGTTAATCATGTTCGATACATCGGCGTCATTAGCGTATTGGCCATATAATTCTAAGAACTTAGTAATCTCTGGGAAACTAATGTACTGGCTATTGAAGGGTCTGAGAGAAGATAGCTGTACCAAAATTTGTGGTGATGCAGCAGCCAATCCACCTTGTCCAGATTGATCGCCCGGCTTCTTATTTGGGTCATCTTTTGACTGTCCGCCTAGATCACATTTGATTTCTGCGGCAATAGCCTTAACCTTTTGAGCATATGCGGCCGCAATTTCTTTAGCTTCAGCAGTTGGGGCCCTACTAGCTTTAAATGCTGCTCTTTGATTTAGAATCTTGAGTAAGGCGCAATGATCAAAATCTGGATGATTAATCATCATACCACCAGTGTGTCCACCAATGTTAAGACCAATCTTTTTATCACTCAACCAAGCATTTAAAGTGGTGCTATCTTTGAGATTACCAAGTGTTAATGGAATACTACCTTGAGTAGACCATTGCGTAGGATTTAGTTCTGCTGGCGTACTGTCTGCAACAGTAGTATCTGGTAGAACTTTTTCTGGTGCTTTGTATTGTTCGCTGATATCTAAGTCTAGTTGAGTGTTGGCATCCTGAATCAATTTCAATAATTGAACTTGGAACATAACATTAGTCTTAAGTTTTTCATCTCCCTGAAGAGAAACTAAGTATGCTTTAAAGGCGGCCGGGTTAATCCAATATCCAACTACCGTTCTATCAGTTCTTTTAATTGGAACTACGATTTCAGTGCCCGGTTCAATCTTGAAATAACCATATTCTTCACTTGGTTGTTGAGGAAGTGTTCCAGGATACACAATAGTCTTGCCACCAACTTTAGTTCCGCTGTTTGATAGTAGCTGAACCAAATCTCCCATGCTATCCATGTTGTGACTGAAAACCTCAGCACTACTTGAATCATGTGAAATGGTTCCAGTAGGATCTGGGCCAGTAGACATTTGATTTCTTAGATTATTCAAAATGGATTTAAGCCCAACAGCCACCGGCTGTTCTGCGGGAGGTGCAGCTTGACCTTGCTTTGAGATTTTCTTCTCAGAGTCCAATGCTGCTTGCAGAAGCTGATTTACTAGCCAAGGATTGTCGTGAATAAGGGGCATGTTAAAATCCTCTGTCCGGTCCCAATAGTTTCTCTTGTTGTTTCCAAATTTGATAAACAACTTCTTCTGGAGTTACTTTAGAGCCTTGTGGTATTAGTTTCTTCAAAGCATTCAAACTGAGTAGGCCATCAACAGGTACTACCGTTGGACCAGCGCCGAGATCAACAGTAAAACCTTGAGGAAAAGTCTGTTTAACCAACTCAACTTGTTGTTGAGTTACTGGTGATTTATATGACTTGAATGGAACCGAGTCTTCAATAAACTGTTGATAAGCTGGATGCTGCAAAATACTGTTCTTTACTTCTTCATACATGTTCTTGATAGCCTTAACATGCTGAGTAACAACTGGGGCTGCCGCAATCTTTTGTTGTGGCGTCAAAGAGTTATCGACAGTGGCGACCTTCTCTAATTCACTTAGTGAGGCTCTATTGTAAGATTTGATTGCCATCTTCTTGGTAGCAAACTTGTTAACATCATCTACGAAATCCAATAGACCAGAAGCGAATGCATATACATCACGTACCGCGGCATTAGTGCGAGGGCCCCAAGCTCCATCAGCAAAGTTCTCACCCTTCTTAGGATTACCAATGCGATTCATCGTATCCATAACAATACTCATACGAGTAGGATCATTTGGATTCTTTTTATTGACGTCAGTGATATTTTTGTCTGGATCGAACTCAACACCTTGTACTTTGGTGTTTCTCATATAGTTCTTGGTTAAGAACACACCGAAAGCATCACGAGCTTTTGCTTCCTGTTCTTTTCTAGGGTCGCCACTGAATGCTTCTTGTAAATTGATTTGAGAAGATACAGTTTGTGACAAATCCTGAAGAGCATGCTGCATGCTTATGATATTAATGTTGCTACCACCACCACTGCCGACACCATGGCCAGCAGGAGCGCCCGATTGTCTGCCACCATGTCCTGGTAGTGTACGGGGACCTGTTGGCGCTCCTTGGGCAGAAGGCGCAGGAGTATTTGATGCTGGACCAGAAGCAACATAACCTTGGCCAGGTCTAGGTGGTGATTTGGCCAACTTCTTGATTTGTTCGACGATTTCTCTCAAGTTTTTATTGGTCATGATTATTTCTTTGCAGCGTTAACCCAGTCTCTTTCAAACTGGCTCACTTCTTGTTCAAAAGTGGATACATCTTGTTGGAGACGAGCATCTAACTGCTTTCTCTGTGCTGGCGTATTTTCAGACATGTCGTCAATACGATCTTGTGTATCAGAAATCTCTTTGATTTCGTCAGCAATCCATTGCTTGGCTTGAGGATCACGAGCGATAGATAGGACACCCATATATGCTTTGAGTTGGTTAACTAAATTTTGTAGCTTTACAACTAATGGATCAGAAACTAGAGTTTGTTCTGGAAGAGTGATTGTATTTTTCTTAGCCGCATCTTCCGGGCTTTGATAAGTTCCTTGCTCTTTAAGAACTCTGATGTTTTCAATCTTGGAAATTAATGGCTCGATGGAACGCAAGTTATTAACTAGTTTACCCATCATACCGCCTGCACGCTTGTTCCAAGCCGCGAGGCCAGGATCATTTGCATCTGGACTACCAAACCATTCGCTTGTTTTATAAGCACCACTCTTTGATGTATTTTGAATCTGATTTAGAGCGGCCATAGCGGCACGATACTTATCTCTGGTAAATGGTCTGGCGGCTACAGCAGCTCTTAGAGCATCGGCACCAGCATCGGCACCTTCAGTATCATAATCTGGCCCACCATCTAATTTCAATACGGAAATTACTGCACCAAGATCGGCAAGAAGCTTATTCAATCTTTGGTTCATGGTATTGTATAAATCTGATTCTGATTCTTGAGGAGCAGTTACCTGACCTAAAGCCTTCTTGACAGAAGATAAAATAGAAGCATTAGATAACTTACCAGTTGGCTTCTTGCTAATCATTTCTAGATTCTTTAAGTGTTGGTCAACGATAGTCTCGAACGTAGCTTCGTCACCTTCGACACCCTCTAGCTTGTGGCTTCCCTTAGGATGAGCAGAGTCAACTAAGTCTTCGCCCTTCTCCTTAGAAGTTTCATAAAGAGTTTGCGCTTGTTTATAGTTTAGGAAGTTAGTTTCAATTTCAGAAGCTTCTTTAGCAAGACCTTGAGTTCTCAAACCGGCACATAGCTTTAGAATGTTCTCCATGAGATCGTGCGTTGGTGAGTAGTCTGCCTTCTTTGTAACTGAGGCTTTCTTTTCCAGAGTCTCTGGTTTGACTAGGCCCTTTTCCTTAGCGACCTTCTCTAAGGCACGCATAGTCGGAGAATCCTCGAATTTCATGTGTTTAAAAGTCATTATGGCCTCAATTGAGTAGATTGTCTACAATATGCGATATTATAGAAAGCTTCTACTAAATAAAAGAATATGCAGCTATTCTAAGGGGTTTAGAACCACAAGATTTCGATCATTGGGTTCATCGGAGTAGGAGGCGCAGTAACCATACCAACAGCAGGATGAATCGGACTTGGCCTACGAGTAGTCAAGAAGCCCGCTTCAGAAACGTATAAGTTAGCACGGACAGGGTACTGTTGATTGGTTTCGTACTGGTCGGTTTGGAAAAACATTCTCTCAAACCATACAGTCATTCTACCAGAACCAGCAGTGCTGTCATCTCCTGGAATATTAGCTACTTGATAAGTATAATTGACAATTGCTTTAATAGCATTTGGTTGTCCAGTACCAGACAAATCAATATTTAATGGAGTGCCAGCTACAAAAGTAATAATTCCATTCACAGGATTCAAAACTACATTAACTGTAGAATTGAAGCTGGATGGAATAATATTTGGCTTCCTTAGTTCGGCTTTAATATCAACTGGAGTAACTAATGTATTATTTGGTCCTAGTACGCCTACAGCGGGAACAATAACAGTTTCATTCCAAGAAACGTTGGAGAAAGCTTTGGTTTTGATATCATCAATAATACCAATAGGTGCGGTACCATTACTGACGGTAGCCATTACCTGGTTACCAATAACGGTTAATTCAGCAACCTGTCCAGGTTGAAATTCTGCGGATGGGTCGCAAATGAAACTGACGGGTAACGTGTTACCCACTTGTACTAGTCTTAGCATTAGTGTCCTTATTTCACCTATACAGCTCTAGTACCCTATATAACGTTTGAATTAATCTCTTTCGTCTTCAAAATCCTCAATATGGCCATCGTTATCAAAGACTTCTAGAGTATCATCTTTAATTTCAATCCCCATTAACTCATCGTCAGAGGCATCAAGATCAAACGTTGGTGAGTTAAGTAACTCAGCAAAATCAGGATCGACGTCTTTCTCTTTGACGTTGTGTCTATCAAATGGAAGAGGAACATCATCAGCCATATTGAAAGGAGTGCCGTGATGCTTTAGGTTCTCAACTTCTTTTTCAGGAGTTAGACCATGGGTGTGACGATCAGTCAGATTTGATCTTTTTTTTTGAGCAATGCTCTTGAACTCAAGAGCTTCGTCTTTTGGAACTTGAGTTGGCTTTGGCTTGAGACTCTCAAACTGCAAAGTATCGCCAGGACCAGTAACTGGAAGGCTCTTGATAGAAAACTCTTCACCTGGCTGTGGGTTCCTTGGATCAACTGGCTTGCCTGGGTTCTTCATCCAGTCATAAATCTTGCTGAATGAACGATTTGGGTCAAGAACTTGCTTGGCATCATCTTCGGACATAACATTAGTTGGACCAATGAACTTGCCAATCTGATGATCAGAATATCCCAAACCACGCAGAACCATATTGAATTTAGCCTTGGCAATTGGACTGCCTTTAGCAAATTCATGCATATCACGCTGAGTCAATCCAGCTTCCATTAGTTTGTGAACTGATGGCATTTGCTGAACGTCACGTGCTTCGTTGGTTTGCGCAATCTTCTGTAGAAGTTGCAGTACCTGATCCGCTCTTGCGGTCAGGCCCTGCTCTTCGAAAATTTCTAGAGCAGCATGGAGGCACTCAGCAGCTTTAGTAAGGGCTGGCTTCTCGGCCGACCCCTGCTTGCGCAACTGGCTCTCCATGCTAGCAACTAATTCATCTTCAAATAGACTTTTACTCATTTGAGATCCTTAGCTAGTTCTTCTAGAATATTAGTAACGTCTTTCGACTCCTCTTGCATACCAGCACGGTCGAAAATATCGGCCGCCGCATTCAAAAGGTCAGCAGCTTGAGCTAGCTTATTGAAACCGTGCTTATCTTCGGTTTGATTTTTGACTATAGTCTTCTCCATCGAACGATAGAGTTCGTCCTCAAAACTGCTTTGTTTGTACATTGTTATCCTTACTTGGAAGATTTAGAAGCTGGCTTCTTAGAGTCTTTAGAAGACTTAGAATCACTCTTCTTATCCTTTGCAGAATGAGAATCGCTCTTCTTCTTGTCGTCACTCTTCTTCTTGTCATCCTTCTTCTTAGCGAATGGATTGGACTTCTTGTCCTTGGCAGATTGAGAGTCACTCTTCTTCTTGTCCTTCTTGGAATCCTTGTCCTTCTTCTTGGCTTCAACAACCAAAGAAGCAATCTTCAAGGTAAGTGAGGAACCACGACCGAGACCAACGGAGTCAAGAGCGGCAGATGCAGTTAGCAAGCTGTCGATAGCTACGTCGAATGCAGCAGAAACTTCTAGATCGTCATCAGCAGAGCTGGAGTCAGAATCAGAGTCCTTCTTCTTACGGGCATCGTTCTCATCATCATCTGCATCGCTGGAATCAGAATCGGAATCCTTCTTCTTACGAGCATCATTGTCATCATCCCAAGCACTAGAGGAGTCTGAGTCAGAATCCTTCTTAGCCTTACGGGCGTCATTGTCGTCATCATCAGCCATGCAGCTATCTGCATCGCCGTGTTTAGATCCGCACTTGCCACAAGAGTCTTTTGCATCACTCATGTCTTGTGCATACTTGTATTGAACATCGAACAACGACTTGTGTTCTTTGCTGTTTAGCACCGCATTCATAGTTGCGGCTACAAAATCTGATACGCTCTGGTTTTTCATTTGTATCCTCGTTCTAGGTTAGCTTTAGAACACACCCTTTTTGTTACCAAAGAGGCTTGACAATTGGGTATAAGAGTCATCCTCGACTGCTTGAGCTGGAGAGAATTCTCCGTCAACTCTGAGACCAACCTGTGGCATTGCGCCAGCAGACTTGCGTAGATTACCTGGTTCATGACGGGCAACGACCTTCTTCAAGGATTCGAATGCATCATCGTTAAATCTCATAATCTGGTCAACTTGATCAGAGATGGTGACTCTGTCGTGACGGCATAGGCCACGGTCAACCATATCGTAAGTTAGTTCGTAAGCACGGGCTAGCTTGACTCTGAAGGTGTTTAGTTCTTCTTCCATAGCTGCCTTGACATGTTCCTTCACCATCTCACTGGCGAATTCACTGCCACCATCAACTTCACCGAAGTACTTCTTCCAGTAAGCAACGGCTTCTTTATCCAATCCGTAAGATGCGAGTGCATCAACATCATTTGGATCAAGCTTGCCTTCAGAAACTAATCTCTGAATTACTTCTGCTTCCTTACGAACCTTTGGTGGAGCTTTAGCAACGTCCATCATGGCCTTGTTTACTTCTGGTAGGGTCTCAACCAATCCGAGGCTGTCGGATGGCTTGACGTCCAATTCGGTTTGACCGTCAGAGTGCTTGTCAGCAGCATCTAGCATATCGCTCCACTTTTGCTTGGACATATCCTGAACTTCTCCGTCGTCTTCTTTTCCGAGAGCGTCAGCAGCCAACTTGGCCCTGAGAGCTGCACGGCCTGCTCTATCATCAAATGATGCCATAGTTAACTTCTTTCCGGCCAACTCTGGTGGTACTTTCTCACCTTGTTCAAAAGTGAGATCGTTGTCGTCAGCCAAACCTTCGAATAGTGGTTCCTCGTGACCATGTTCTTCACCTTCGCCACCCTCTTCAAAGAGTCCAGCTAGGCCATCGCCATCAAGTTCACCGCCAAGATCGTGATCCTGGTCGTCACCCATCATCTCTTGAACTGCGTCCAAGTCTGCATTGGTGTCATTAATTAGTCCCATCAAGTCACCGCCGTCTGCGGAGTGACTGTCCTTCTTGTCGCTCATAGTGTCTCCATCGGCTAGTGATTCAAGTTCTGATTCAATCTCAGCACGCTTGACAATTGCCTTGGTACCACGAGCATACTTGACGAAGGCGGTCATTAGCTTAAAGCCGTCTGCAACAGCAGTCTTAGCTTCGCTCAATGCGTCTTCTACGATAGTTCCAACAAAGTCTTGGTTAGATTGAGTTACAGCACCCTTGTCGTACATACCGGCAATCATGTCTAATTCTTGCTGGTGTTCGGTTAGCTCTGCAATAGCTTCCTTCATTGCATGAGTAAGTGCGCCATTCAATTCTTTTCTCAAGGTGTTGAGAGTTGAGGTGCTAAAGTTAGCAGAGGACTCCATAGAGTCTTTCTTCTTCTTTGCATCCTGGTCATCAGCGGCCATTGGACCACCGGCTGGGCCACCAACTCCACCTGCATCTGGTGCTGGGCCTGCGCCACCCATTTCGGCTTGTTCACCGGTTAGGGCACGAACTGCTTCTACTAGGTCAGAGCTTAGGTCTCTTACCTTCTCAGCGAGTTCTACTGCGCTTTGCTTTGGGTCACCAGACTTGCCTGCGTCTTCTGCTGGAGGACCAGCATCTGGAGCGCCTGCACCCATGTCACCGCCTGGAGGTGGAGCACTGGATGGATCACCTGCTGGAGGGCCGGCTGGTGGTGCGCCTGGAGCGCCTTGGGCTTTCTTAATTAGCTTGCTTACTGCATCAGCGCCTTGAACTTTGACCTTTTCGATCAACTTGGCTCCGAAGTCCTTAGTAGCAATTGAGTCATATAGAACGTCAGTGTTTCCACCGGAGAGTTCGTCAACAGATGCGGTCAACAATAGCTTGTCACCAAGGAATACTTCCCAAGCGCTTCTGGCTCTGTTCTGAGTGCCGTTACTGTTAGCGGCCTTGACAAATCTGGCACGTAGTTGTGCACGAGCGAGCATTTGCTTACGCTTCAATTCATCCTTTGGATCAGCAGATGATGGAGAAGGGTGCATGCCGTCGACTGGACCAACACCTGGGAATGGAGGCTGTCCAACCATGTGCTTATCTTCGTAGTCACGTAGCTCTTCGTTGAGCTTGTCTTTTGGATACTTTACTTTACCTGGAGTTGGCTCGTTTACACCGCCACCACCGAGGTAGTAAGCTTCCTTGCTCTTCAATGCGTCCTTGGCCATATTGACAATGGCGTTACGCTTGAGGGCACGCTCTTCTGCTTCTGCTCTAGCGAGCATCTTCTTACGAGCAAGCTCGTCAGAAGGATCAGCCGAAGCTGGAGAAGGATGCATTCCATCCACTGGACCAACCTCAGGGAAAGGTGGTTGACCGGTCATGTGCTTATCTTCGTGTTCACGAAGTTGCTCGTTAAGACCGTCCTTTGGATATTTAACTTGGCCTGGAGTTGGTTCATTAACGCCACCGCCACCCTGGAAATAAGCTTGCTTATTGATTTCTTTTGATCCAGACATGTTTTCCTCTTGTTTTTTAGTAGTAGAAGTTTTTGCTAACTTATCCAAGCTCTTCTTCATTTGACCTAACGTAGCTTCAATTGATGCAGTTACTTGCTGAAGCTCAGCCAATGATTCCGCCTCTACATCAGCGGATGCAAGCCTAATGGCTTGCGGAGTTTGGAGAGCCAATCCAGAATCCGTGGGTGCACCTTCATCCATGGCGATCGAACCCGACGTCTGATTAGATGCTGTAGAATTAGTATCTTTTTCAGAAATTTTTACATTCTTGAACTCTTGGACTTTGCGGAATGCTTCGTCTAATTCGCTCTTGAACTGGTTAATGTCAGTAGCATCAACATTAAATTGAGCACTTCCTCCACCTTCGTCACCATTAAGATCTGACACACTGAATTGAGCACTAAACTTGAGGTCGGCTATTTTTTCTAGTTCCTTAGCGCGATTCTCTAGGTAAGTGTTCATTGTGTTTGCTGCGGCGATGATGTGTTTGATGTTGGCTCTAGGGTCTGCACCATTTACAACGATAGATAACTCAATTGGATTGAGGTCTACGTTGATTTCACCGTAGCAAGTCTTGTTCTTCATATGAGCGCAGAAGTCTTGCTCAGCACGAGCGACTCTACCGCAGTCATAACAGATGGCTCTTCCTACTGCTGTACCCATGGATACACAGTTAGAAACGCCTGTTGAAATTTGTCTAGCTAATTGAGGGAATCCGGCCTTATCTAAGGCGCACAATGCAATCACTCTCTTGAGTGAGCGGTCGTAATAAGTATCAACGATAAAACCTCTAACATGGTCAACCGAACTCGATTTATGATCCACGCATAGAGGCTTGTGCTTCCACTTCTTGTAAGCTTTGGTTAATTCTGCTTCTGGAAATATGTCTCCATTAGAATTCTTATATGGCTTAATGTTAGGGTCATTAGATGCCCATTTCCATGTACCACCACTAGTATCCCATCCTACTTGGACTGGTTCGCCTTTGAGGGTTAGCTTTGGTGTACCATCTTCGTTAAGCGCAGATGCTTCAGCAGCATGCATCATAACAGCAGAGAAATAGAGGAAGTCTTCAGCTTTAGGAGCAATCTTCTTTAGATTGGTTGCAAACTTCCTAAAGTTATCTAAGACCTCAGCACTCACTTCAGGAAGACATGACTCCATGTTCTCCAGTTTAATTTCGTGGGCTTCGCCTAGTTTAATAATGGGCATTCGTTTTAGCTCCCTGACTTCTTCTTGGAAGAATCAGTTGAATCGTCAGATTGTTTGACGAGGTCTTTAGAACGATCTTTGACAGCTTTCTTCTGAGCGTCAGTTAGCTCTTCTCCGTCAACAACGTCTAGTATTTTTCCATCACCGTGTTTAATGAACATAAACTCTCCAATTGGGAGACCACACAGGTATAATGTAATATTGCTACAATTTTCCGATCTACGACCGAAAACTTCATCTAATATACAGCGATATTACCATTTTCATTTCCCTGATGGCATCCTTTCCTCTACAGCATCATTTAGCTGCTCTTGTCTTTGATTATAGAGATCGACGATTAATGGTGTCTTTTTCTCTATTTTCATTTGTAAATCATTGCTAACTGAGTCAACCCAACTACTAGCCAATATATTGGTTTGAATATGGGACTTGATTCTTTCGTCAATAATTTCATCAATCTCATCGCATTGCTTTTGGATACTCTCAATGAAAGTTACTACGTTTTTGACGAAGTCTTTTGAGTGCAAATCATTAAATAATTCTGAGAATTGATTAACACTAACTTCCAAATCATCAATAGCAGCAATGAATGATTTCATTAGTTTGAGAGTTTGAGTGTCGCTTTCAAAAGTCTGCATAAGATTAACGCAATCAAAAGCTACTTTTTTGAATTGGTCAAAATTATCAATAGCTTTATCTCTGAAACGTCTAATGACGGCACGAGCCTTCATAACATCTTCAGGCGTCATATCTGGATTATCCTTAAATGGAGTCTTCATAATATTCAAATGATCAGAAGATTGCATTAAGAATCTTTCAGCAGCCTTAAAATACAATAGCGCTTTCTCTGCCTGCTGCTTTTCGCTGTCAGACACATCATAGCTCATTTGTACGGAATAAGACTTTTTAATCATTCAATGACCTACCTCTGAGAAGAAACCATCCATGCGTTCCACTGGCCCAAAACCTCGTTGACCAGCATCGTTGTCATATTCCCCTACATTAGGTAATGTGACACTCTCACTAGGATCATGCCGGAATAATGGTGGACTATCATAATTTTGACGAGTTGGGTATTGGTCTAGTGTAGATGGGTATAATGAATCCACTGGGTCTTGCTTAGTCTGAGATAGGTATGGAGAGAACGATCCTTGATGTCCCTCATCCAAGAAACTATCACGATTATCACCAATATACTCTCGTTCATTAGAGACTATATCAGCACTATTAGTATCCTTATCGGGCTTGCAGTGACGAATGATACGCTCAAACTGCTGAGTAGTTTGAGGAGCTATGCCAACACCAAACCCTAAAGCCTTTGCCTCTTGAATAGCTTTCTCGGGATCTTTACCAAGGAATTTACATTCTACTATAGCGCAGGCCAATCCAGTTCTATCCTTACCCTCATGGCAATGAACAAATGTTGGCCCACCCTCTAGAAAGAGTTTTTTCATATCCTGAGATAAAAAATCATACAAACTCTTTCTAGTATGATCAATATACAATTTGATATGATTGATACCTAACATTTGACAAGCGCGATCAATTTTCTCACCAATCTCTTGGTCTAAAGAGACAATCTTTTTGATCCCTAATTTATCTTGTAATTCGAGAACGTCTTGTGGAGTGGGGCCGGAGCCACGATACAGAACCCCTGGAATTACAGCTCGGAATCTTCTAATCATAGATTCCTCGATAGGCTGTTAAGAACTTCCCTTACATAGCTGGCGTCCTGATTGAACAGTACGTGTTTAACGAATGTAATGGCTTGACCGTAAACAGCGGCGTTTGGCATGTTCTTACCAGAAATCTCATTCTCACTCATAACGTTAAATTTCTGCTTGAGAATCTCAGTAGCCCTTGGTCTTTTATCCTGTGGCAATCTATTAAGAATGAACCTAACAATACCGGATAAATATGTTCCAACTTGATCAGCATTTCCAAGTTCTGCAACAGCAGCAAACTTAACCATCTTCTTATCTAATTTGATTGGGTGAATCTTATGGAATTTGATAACCGCATTCTGTAAAGCGACTCGTTCTGGCTTATTGATTTTACCCTTAACCGCTCTATCGAATTGTAGTTTGAAAATCTTAAGAAATGTAATTACTTGTTCAGGAGTGGCTTGTTGACGTAACGCCCTCATCAAAGCAGAATAACTAAACTCATCCGCTTTAGATAAGTCAATTGGCTTCATTGGATTGCCTTGATCATCAGCCTTTGATTTGTCCAAGTGTTTGAAGAACTCTATTTGACGAAGACGTTTTTCTGCGCCTTTCCTAGATTTATAGGAACCTAGTTCTTTTCCCTTTTCAGAGAGCACACGATAGCTACCGTCTGGTAATTCGCGAATTTTCGCGACCTTTACCAAATCCTGTAAACACTTATCTTCATAAGTACTAGCAAGTTGTAGCAGCGTGTCGGTGTTGATCATTTCTTTGTATCAGGCTTTTCTACAGACCCAAAGGTCGCTTTAATATCCAAAGTCTCTTTACTACGAAGCATCATATCTTCTAGTGTACCTTTACCATCCACTTCATTCAAAGCTCTAATAGCTCTTTCATTAACGAACATCATATTGCCCATTGTTAAGTGCTTACCATTAACATAAGCGCAACTAAGAATTAAACATTCACGATATGCAGCAACAACTTTACCACAAAATACAGCAGGATATGTTGTTGAGATTTGTTCTGTACTTACATCTTCATAAGAATCTCCAACATAAACTTCGATGAATTTATCTTTAAAAATCTCTGCCAGGAACTCAGCAAATGTTTTGCCTGAACCTTGAAGCTGCTGAATTGTGTCCAAAAGTTGTTTTTCCGATACCATTTTGCTATTCCTTAGATGAATTTGAGCAGGAACTTCCTGTAGTTAGTATCAGCAGTTCTAGGGCTGATTGGTTGATAAGATGACTTCTTATTGGTAAATTGCTGGGTTTTAATAGCAATACCACCAATTTTTGCAGTTGCATCTTTGAAAGCCTCAGCTACAGCATTGGTCATCTGTTGAACTGCGGCGAAACATTCTTTCTCTGGTCCTGAGATGGAACATTCAATTTCCACTTGATGACCATCTGTATATGGATAAGATGATGATAGTAAATCTTCGTCTAAAGCCGCAGTCAATACGCGAGAGAATTCTATTGCGCTAGAATAGTCTGGTGCAGAAATTTGAATCAGGACGTCATGAGTTGGTAAGGCACGCTTGTATAACTTCTTTAAGTCATAAGACGTGGCAGCCACCTGCAACTCCTGTATATATTTATCCATGATGCCATCCATTCCTTGTAGCGATGAAGGTGACTGTGTATTATTTTTTTGTGCGAGCATAGATGGGTTGATTGATTTTCCAGGTTGATAGCCGGTGCTCTTAGCCATTTCCGCAATTGCCTTTTGATAAACAGGATTCTTTCTGTTAATCTCAGTCTGCTTAATCATATCACCATAAGTGATGTATCCTTTTTTATCACGATCAAAAAGAGGATTTGCTTTATATGCTTTGCTTTCAAAACTTTTGCTAATCTTGTATCCAAGATCAAAATACTTCTTACTATACTTACCGCTTGCATCCGTTTCTGGATCTGATTCTAGAATACGAGTACTAGGATCGCCTTTAATTACACCAGGAAGTTTTAGAGCAATAGGCCATAAGTTACCAGTATAGTACAATCCGGCAGATGTAAACTTACGATTACCCATCAATCCATTTTTACCTTGAATGAATTTCTTGACCCAATCAAGTTGCTCTTCGCCAGTTAGTTTGGTAAAGTCTTGCCAAGTGCCTTTATAGCCAAGGCCCCTCAAAGTATCTGGCATAAATCCAATTAAACCAGATCCTTTGTATGTTTCTTCATATGCTGATGGATTCAAGCCAGACTCTGAGGTCATGACAGCCAGAAGGTCTTCTGGTTTCATCCCCAATTCTTCGGATATCTGGACCAATTTCGGATAGAAATTTGGTCCAAGGTTGGCTTTACCCCTGACTGGCATATTACTCCTTTAGTTTCTTGACGATTGAAAATAGCGAAATAGCAGTCTCTGGGTCATCTCCTTGAATAGATTTAGCATATTTAGCAATGTAACCACACAGAACGCGAGGATCTTCTCCGGCCATGGCCTCAAGTGATTTATAGAATTGTTCATGAGCAACTCTGACCTTGGGTGGCTCTGGGGCAATACGAACCTTAGCCTCTGGCTGGTAGCCGCCTGGAAGAGTATCTGGAGCGGCTTCCTCAACTGGAGGTGCCGCAACTGGAACTGGTGGTGCACCTGGATGTGGGTTAATAAAACCACCACCCATTGGAGGAATAGGAGATCCACCTGAAGGACCACTAGGTGGACCACCTGGTGTTGGCGGTACTGTAGGGTCTGTACCTAATTCAGTTTTTCCTACATTTGGATTGCTTGATTGTTGCGCAGCTTGCTGCTTTGCTAATTCTGCTTCCATCTGATCCTTGATTCTCATCCAAGGCATTACAGCATTTTGATAATAAGATTTAAATGCAGCATCAAACTTGTTGAAGTCCTGCTTAATCTTATTGGCATAATCCATATAATCATCTGGTCTACGAGTAGCTCTAGCAGTTGCCATATCTTTCATAACAGAGATAGTGGAAGCTAGTACTGAATCAGCTTGATCTAGCAGCTTGAAGCCACCATCACGAAGTGCCTTAATTTCCTTAGGATACTTCTTTTCCCAAGCAGCAAGTCCACGACCACGAGTTGTAAAGAAATTCAATAGAGAGTCAACAAGGCCAGCTTCCTTGAGAAGTTGATCGGCGATTAAAGACGCAGCTTTAGGCTCCATGTGTTCACGAAGTCTGTTGATTTTATCTTCCTTAACTCCATCAAATAAGAACTTGTGATGAATTTTATTCACATCAACAAAGAACTTATCAATGTCATTAACAATAGCCTGAAGCTTTTTATGAAACATGGCCAAATCAGAAACGCCGGACATATATTCACGACGATTGAAAAGACCTCTAGAGTCACTCAAGAGCTTCTTAGCAGACTCTTTGATGGCTGGCTCTGTGGCACTGCCAATTTGTTTGCCGGTTAATTCTGAACGAACACGGTCATCTAGTGCTTTTAAGGATTCCATAACCCTATTTAATTCGGGTTTGAATATACCTTCTACGAAAGCACCAGGAGCATTGATCTTTTCACGCAATTCGTTGAAAAAACCACGACCTGTTTGTCTTTTACTTTGAGCTAATTTATCCATGGAAACCCTCTACTTGTGCGCAATAGCTAAAACAATGCGTGATTATTCACAAGTAGGGGTTATTCGGCGGATTTAAAACATTATCCGGCTGGAGGTGGACCTGGAGGGGCTCCGCCACCTGGTGGAGGAAGACCCGCTGAAGCGCCACTCGGAGGGGGTGGAGGGCCACCTGCTGGTGGAGGTGGTGGAGGAGGTCCGCCTGGTAGGCCACCAAGATCCGGCATTCCACCGCCTGGAGGGGCTCCACCTGGAGTTTCGCCTGGTAGTGGTTGCTCTTGACCTGCACCCGGTTGTTTTGGCTCTGGAATTTCATCCTGGTCATCCAGGGCACGTAGTGCATTGAGGTCCATAGATTCTAGAGCTGCCATTTCCTTCTTGGAGATTGCATTCTGAACATTTTCTTTACGCATCTTGCGTACTTCGTCTTCATACTCAAGACCCAATGAACGATACAAAGTATGAACGGAGACTCTCTTCTGGTCAGCCTGTCCCTGAGATAGAGTTACCAAGCTATTGATGTAAGTGTCTGCATCAAACAAAGACATATGGTTCCAATCAATTTCTGGAACAATGAGTTGCTTTTCACCACCAGAGTAGTCGTAGAACCCTTGAATCTTAGAGATTGGGGCGAAAATCTTGGTCTTCAACCATTGGGACATCATATTGCGAAACTGCATGTATCTCTGACGAAGAACGTCAAGAGCTACAGATCCGTTAGCATAAGTAGTTGTATCACCACCATCCATCATTACTGGTGGAACGAACATACCAACGAAGATTTCCTTAATAAGTTGAGTGATGTCTCCAGAGATATCATAGATACCCTGTCCCCAACCAACTCTTTCAACGGCAACACCTTCATGAGTGAAAATCTTAAAGTCCTTGTCGTACTGGGCTTCTTCGAATACGCCTCTCCATGCTTCAAGGTCAGCGAAGGTTGGCTTGTAATCGGCCGAACCAATCTTGACCAAAGTCAATGGGTTAATCATATTATCGGACTGGGCGTACTTGGATTCACGAAGCTTGTCGAAAAGCATCAACTGACGGAAAATACAGACTGGAAGTCCAGTACCTCTAATTTCGTAAGGACTAATTCTACGGGCCAAATGTGATACGTGGAAGTTGTCTAGTGGAATGTTTTCTCCGCGTCTGACAGAATCGATAATGTGCTGGTTAAGCTGCTTACGCTGTTCAATATCGGTTGGACGATTAGAGAAAATGATCTTCTTGAGATTCTCATCAGGACGAAGCATGATGATTGGTTCGCTGGCTACGACCGTACGTTTGACAATCATGAAGTCTGGATTTTGAATGTGTAGGCGACTCCACTTACCTTTACCTTCATCCAGTTCTGCATAAACAAACGCTTCTCCTAAGAGCCAATACTCTTGGGCGATTTGAATACAGATATTCATTAGGTCAATTTCTTCAATCATATCATCGAAGAACTTTTCAATATCCTTGTTAGGACATTTGATAGAAAGCTTGCTAATTGGATAAGTGCTATGCAAACTGATTGCATTGTGCACGAATGGATTCAATGCGAAAAAGCTACGACACCATGCATTAATAGTTGCACGGTCGCGGGGAAGATTTAAGTTGCTGTTCAGCCACAATGGCGAATAAACTTCAGGGGTTTGCTTGACAGTATCGCCATGAATACCGCGAAACATACCACCAGAACTGCTAACTGCCTGTCCATATTTCTTTACGCCAGTAGATGAAACTACGTTAGAAGCATTTGTAGGGGCGTTAGCTAACGCCATCTTATTGTAATTAGGGCCTGAGCCATCGCGAAAATAGCCTTGGTCTACTTCATCAGAAAGAATAACTCTTCTCTCTCCTGAAACGCCATGAGCCATAATGGCGCTGACCTGTGGGGTAGTGGATCTACCTTCCAAGAATCTCGCTGAAAAGGAAGGAGCCTCCCCTAAACCTGATTTTTTAATACCAGCCATGTAACCTCTGTTGTTCCACTATACCCTCTACCTAATACTCTAAATGTGATATATCAGTAAACCTCGGTATTTAGACTACTTTAGAACTTCCTGGGCACATAACCAGACATTACCATGGGTTTGGTTAGGTTTTTGGCTGTATGATTAGCCGGATTATTATTTGTAAATCCTCTACTTACCAAGAACTTAAAGGCTAAATAGGCATTCAACAATGCCATAAACCCGTCGTTTGGAGTTCCACCTTTCACATAATGAACTGTATGATCTCCATATTTAGAAATAGATGGCTTTAGTTCCATACTGCAACTGTGTTCAATCAACCAGGCTATCTTTTCATAATCTCCAAATGGAAATCTAATCATCCCCTTCTTCATCTGATCATAAAGTTCAGTAATGTAGAAGTCTCTTTCAAAAATGATTTCTTTTGGAAATGCTTCATGATTGAATTTGACATGGTCATTAATCTTATTATGGGCACGAGAAACTAAATACCTATCTCCATACGTGTTATGCAACATAGAAGAGAAGTCATTGGAGTAACCAATGTCTCCGACCGCCAACTGAATACTATATTGTCTCATCAGTTGATCAATGATTCCTTTTTTACTTTCAACGTCATTACGCTTGAACTTGGTAGCAAACTCGATTGATAACAATTGAGCGCCCTTAGTTTGTAGAACAACAGCCGTGCTGTATGACTGTCCTGCCGGCTTAACTCTTTCTGGATCGGCCAATTGCTCCAAGTCGGAACGAGCGCCATAATCGATTCCAAGTACAGTAAAATATTGGTTAATACCTTTTGATGGAAGAATACGTGGGCTAAACTTTCTCTCGAAGTCAGCGCACATGGTGCGAACTTCATCTGGAGACAATGGACTTGCATCGCCCTGGTAAAACTCTCCAAGAACTTCGTTTTGAAAAACACGTTCCGTATTGATTGGATGACGGCCCGGCTTTTCCTTATCGATATCTTCTCGTGTGAATTTAGGCATGTAAAGCTGATTAATATGAAAGCCAATCATATCACAGTCTGGGTCATTTGGATTCTTAAAGGCTACCCATTTACCACGTTCCTGTGCTTGTAGCTTATCTTGTTCATGTCCGCACTTAGAGCACTTAACAACTTTACCGTGAATCCAAACTTTCTCCCAATCATCAGATCCTGGAGTATATAGTGGGAAATGTTCTTTACAGCTCTCACATCCTAAATAGTAATACTGTTGAGAAGATGACTGCCACATCTTGTGGTAATCAGATCCCTTACGACGAGGCGTTCCAAAGAAAACTTGTACGCCCTTAGTTGGTCTACCATACTTAGCGTTGGTTAGAATCTTGAGCGCGTTTCCGATGGCTTGGCTGGTAGTCTTCTGGACTTCGTCAAAGAATAGAATGTCAGCGGTACGACCCATGATTCTGTCGGCATCAATACCAGTTGACTCAACCCACAAATGGTTTCCGCCAATAAACTGTTTGAAGTGCAAAGAGTCATTAGTTGGAGATGACTGATCAAGCAATTGCTGCATGAAAGACTTTGGGCGGGAAGCCTTGTTTTCTGGAGTTCCTTCGGGAATCTTAGCCTGACTAATCATTTGCTGAAGCTTGGTCTTTGAATAAGCGGCAGCTAATTCCAATTGAGGGAATGCATGAATGATACGGATTGGTGGACGGAATCCATCACCAAATAATCCAGAACCCATGAAGTACATTTCTAGGGCGCTGGCCATCGTAGTGGCTCCTACCTGACGTCCCTTAACTAAGATAACTGGTTTTGCATCTGGCTCTAATGCTTTGATTCCGATGTATCTATAGATATCTGAGAACGGCTTATATCCATTACCACTTAGTTTGAATGGCTCTCCTTCCAATGTTAAATTGGACTCGCAAAAAGTTACAGGGTCAAGCATTGCAAGTTGCTTCTTCATCTTCTCGAACATTTCTTTATTTTCAATATGTAGACTTGGCATACTAAAATGATCGTATATTCAGTAAGATGCCTTCCACGAAAAAACGAAGAAAAAAGGCATGCCTCAAATGTGGCATTTCATTAACCCTCAAAAATTGGCATACTTACGACCAAAATAAAGGCTATTATATCTGCAAGCCATGTCGCAAAAAGGCTGACAAGAAGTCTCATCAGTCTGATGTGGATTACTCTAAAAAACAAAACGGGCGCTATCGTATGAAACGAAGCGCCGTCATTCTTGCTTATGGTAATGCTTGCTGTAACTGTGGTGAAGATGAATATACTAAGTTAACAATCAATGGTGACATTAACTATCTGTATGACAATATTGTTCAGAAGAGTGGTCACAAAGTGATTTGCTACAACTGTAATAAGAATAAGCCGTTCAAAAGCAAATATGCTGAGGCATACAGAAGAAAAATTGTTGAATGCTATGGTGGATGCTGCAAAGAATGCAAAAGTGATAGAGTAGAAACGCTAACTCTTAGCAAAGACAAAGAGGTGTTGTGCTATAACTGTAAGTATAGCAAGCTATGGACTGAAAAATACCCGCCAGAACCTGAAAAACAGGCTGGGTAAGTGCAAAGCACTTAAATTTTAGCAGGCATTAAAGCGTTGAACGCATCAGTATTTGATGGATCAATGTCACGTTCACTACTAGAATGGTCACCAGTGCCAAGGTTATCAAACCTATCGTAGCTATCTGGGTTGTTTTTCTTGGCAGTTAGGTTGAGATTGCTAACTAAACGAATGAGCCTCTCATCTTCCCAAGCACCATTGTCAGAAACATCGCTACCATGCAATGCGCGTAAACGACTAATGACAGTTGGAACGGATAAATTACCTTTAGAGTTCTCAATGATATTATCAAGAGTACGCGCAATGCTTGGCTTCTCGATAATTACTTGTGGAGTCTTAGGGTCCTGTGCTTGCGCAGTCTTCTTTGATCTCTTTGGCTTACTAACAGGCTCATCTTCATCGGCAGAAGAAGTTTTAGTCTGTAGATAGTCAGTCAAACCACTACGCTGCATCATATCATCAACGGCAGCTTGTACCGATGGATACTTTGATTTACCATTCATGATGGTGTTAATCTGCTCGAATAAACTATTACCACGTGGCTGTACGCTGGTCTTTTGAAGAGAGTTCTCAAACGCTCTTAACCAGTGGTCGTCACTATCGGGTGCGTCAGATTGTCTACTGACAACAGATTGATGTCTTGGATGTCTGCTCATATTATGCTCTGTAGTTGGCTGCCCAATCCATATTGTCAGTGTCAAATACTTCTAAGTCATCCTCTGGCATAAAGCCGCGGTCTTGACGTAGTGGGTATCCCATATCAAACAATAGTTGTTGAACTTCAGCTTGTTCACGTTCGCTCAAAGCCCACTTCTTAACTTGTCTATTGTACAAATCTTCGATATCATGTCCTGCAGAAACAGTACCATTAACACAAACTCTTGCAATTCTAGAAATCAAAAGTGGAACAGTAATCATTACACCATTACCAACACCATAGATTTTTTGTGCGGTCTTAATCCAAGCGCCTTCAAAACCTGGCTCTTCACCACCATTAGCAATTTGGTGAATAGCCTTTTGGATATCCCACTCTTCGCCTGGAATGGAAGCATCAACAACATAAGATTGGATATCTTCATCAGACCATCTGTTCAGTACTTCTTGAATTTGTGGTTGCATTTCAGCAGCAGTCTTCTTACGCTTCTTAGAAGACTTCTTAGAATCTTTGACCTTGTCAAGACGATCACGCAAACGAGATAAACCATCATCTAGTTGAGAGCGAATCTTTTCAACTTGATTGGCATCCAATTCAGAATCTAGATCCATTCTCATGGCCTTAGAAATTTCGCTATCTAGTTTTTCCATGTAAGCCATGGCACGTTCAAGGCCGGCAGAGTCATAGCCAGAGTGCTTAGGAACACCATCAAGTCTTTCCTTAACCCAAGCTACGAAGCCATGAGGACCGTGCTTAGACCAATCCCATTTGGCGTTCTTAGTCTCTTTTGGATCTTCCTTCTTATCTTCGCCGTCTTCGACTTGCAAAGATTCATCATGTACTTCGAGTTCTGGTTCTGGGTGTTTAGTGCCAGGAGGAGCGCCAGGAAGTTCTTCAACTACGATTTCAATCTCACCAGGTTCGGAAACTTCGATTGGGGCACCAGCCATAAGCTCTTCGGAAAAATCATGCTGCATGTGTTCAGGCATGTGCGAAACCGAGTGCTCATCGTGTGCTGGTAGCTGGGACGCCGGTGACGACGGGTCTATGACGTATAGCTGTTGTGCTGTTGATCGTAAAGTCATTTAGGTACCTCTGGGAGTGCTTTCTTTATATGATAATATGCGGTTGTATGCAATGATAATCGTTGGTTTTAGATATTCCACTTATCCTCATACATTTGAGTACCTATGTCGGAAGTTCCGGTGAAAGGCTCTTCTACCTGTTGAGTCTGGTCAGCATCGTGGCCCTCTGGGTCTACACCGTCTGGTAGTCCAAATAAACCGGTCTCATCGGGAGTTAGGTACTTATTAAAAAGTTTTTGAAGGTCATCATCTTGAAGCCCTCTGGCTGGGCCCTGTTCATCTTCCAAATCCTGACCAAAATTGAGGGCATCGTCACCCCTATCCATTAAGTCGTGCTCTGGTAGATAAGAGTGTTCACCAGCAATATCAGTTGAATTCATGTAGGATGAGAAGTCAGTTGCTCCCGTTTCACCTGGGAAGGTGGCAACGTTATCTATACCACTAGGTCCGACTAATCCTGGCTTGTGGTAAGATTCTTCACTTGGATAAATCTCGCCATCATGGTTAATCTCATCATCAATTGGGAAATCAATATGATTGACATCCTTCTTCTTTTTCTTGTTTTTGGCACCAGGAGTTCCTTGATAAGGACTGTTCTTCCAATTATAGATACTGGTACCATGTTCTTTAGGTGGTAACATATAGTCAGCATTATCATCTGCCATCATTAGAGCGCCGGGACCATGGTTGCCTTCTTCTCTAAATTCCTCTACACTATCAACCTTACCATCACTCATCTCTTGGTAGAGCCCTTTACCTAAATCGTAATTAGGTCCAGCAGTCTTGATAATTCTTTCAAAAATAGCGGCACGAGCTTTGATGCCCGGATTTTCTTTAGTTCGTTTGCCAGAATCTAATTGCCAGGAATCATCCGCTACGTAGCGGTCCTTCATCCTCTTGCGTCTTGCTTCTAGAAATTCCTGGACGCTATCGTAATTTTGTAGGCCATGGTACCCGGTGCCTGGGCCGATGTGCTCCATACCAGGAATTGTATACAAATCGTAGTTGCGATAAAATGGTTCTTCAAAGCGCGGCTGAACAACCAAAGCCGGATCCGACTTGTATTTCTTTTCGCCGGGCGTTGGTTCGTTGACTCCGCCACCACCTTGAAAATATCCCTTCTTATTTACTGACATTAGCTTTTCCTTTGATATGTTTCATGTAGTACGGATAAACTTTTTCCGTAATTGGAATCTGAGTCCACAAATTCATCTTGGAAATTAACTCCGCCGCCTTCTCTGGATTCCTAGAGAAAGCTTCATTCAACTTATCATTCATGGCTTTTTCAGTTGAAATCTTAACAGTTTGTGGATACTTCTTTACATACGCAATAATTGAATCATCTATGTCGAAATCTAATTTGCAAGCTAGATAAATAGCCCTTACAACTCTATTCCTATTAGAAGTTAGAGTAATCTCTGGAGCTAAACAAGTCCTGATTTTCTTTTCCTTGATATCTTTGAATCCTCTTTTAGTTGGATCGAGAATCTGCTTAAGGTCCGTTGTCAGTAATAAAGAGTTACACGTAAAGTCACGACTAAACATTTCTCTCTGTATGTTAGAAGGATTTTTAATTCCTATCTTAGCTAACTCTTGATCCACGTTAGGAACCATAAAGTTGGATGAGAAGTCTACTTTTAGACTGCCGATAAAGATAGTGCTGTGGCCATCTTCCATTGTCTTACGAGTAACGTTGTATTTCTTACGAAACTCAATGAAAAATTCTTGAGATAGGTAATCAACCGTCTTATCACCGGTTGTAACATCTATGTCAGCAATGTTCTGTAATTGTCCCATGTACTTATCTCTGGGCGTACCTCCGCAAATATAGGCTGGTGATGAGCCTATCTTTTCTTGTACTCTCTTCATTTCTTGAAGCAGTTCGCGGAGTTTCATTTATCTCCTTAAACGGCTGGTGGTCTTGGAACTACTGGTGGAGGTGGAGTTGGAGGAGCGGCTGGTCCTGGAGTTGCTGGAGCGGTAGGAGCACCTAATTCACCCAACTCTACTGCTGGAGTTTCCTTACCCTCTTCTTTACCTGTACCATCGAGTTCGGCAGCTTCTTGCTCTTTACGCTGTTGCTTGCGCTGCTTCTCTTTATCTTGGTCACCTTGTAGCTTGCCTCTGATGCCAGCCATATCTTCTCTCTCAGGAGCTGGTGCAACTGGAGACTTTTCGGCACTTGCCATTGCACCACGTAGCTTAGCAAGAATATCGTCTACACGAGTAGAGATATAGTTGTTAGCCTCTAGTGCTTTGTTCTGAGCTTCAGAGAGTGAAGGGAATAGGGAGGCCAATCCAAGGCTATCTAACATCATATCAACGATGCCTAATTGTCTTGGCATTTCTCTAGTCTTGTAAGACTTAGAGATATCTTCTAGCTTAGCTACAACATCACCGATGGTGAGGCTCTTGAATACTTCATCGACCTTAGAGTCAAAATTAGATGCAGCAGGCTCAGGTTTATCACCACCTGGCTTAATGTCATCTTCTGTAACTTCTAGTGGTTCTTCGGTTGCTGGAGAACCGGGATCGCCTGGTTTACCAGGTTCTTTCTCCTCTGCATCTGGAATGAATGCTGGAGGGTTTCTCTCTGGCTTTGGGGCATCTGTAGTAGGAACGTCTTCCAAAGCTGCTGGTGGAATGCCTGGAGTAGGTGGTGGTACAATTTGTGCTTCAGTAACCATCAACTGATCTTCTGAGTCAATCACTTCTAGTTCATCATCTTCTGCACCAGTTACATCACCATCGGTCTTATTTCCATCGTTCATATTGTCGATGAAATCTTTGATGCCCTTTGGTTGTGGTGGATCATTTTGATCTCCGCCGACTGGGGTTTGAACGCTTGGCGTTCCTGGTGGTTGTGTTGGCAATCCACCTGGAGCACCAGGATTGCCGGCCCCTGATGGGTCGGCGGGCGGAGCGACTGGAGGAACTGCACCAGGGCCAGTCGTACCCTTAGCGTCTTGACCTGCTTGACCTGGGGTTTGAGCTAACGAGTATAGTACCTCGGCAGCTTTAACGAATCCATTACGTTTTAGTACGTTACCTTCACGAACAATCATATCTTCGTATAGGCGTGTAGAAACACTCAACTTGTTAACAAGCTGAACTTTCTTCTTGAGACTATAGATAGCCTCCATCAAATTTTCTAGTTCGCCACCAGCAAACTCTTGACCTTCTTGGGAACGAAGTAACTTCTCAGCGGAATCTAAACGTCCAATAATTTTGGAACGTTGCTTCTCGATGGTTTGTCTTTTCTCTTCTTTACGCTCAGACTCTTCACGAGCATCATTGATAGCATTAGCATCGGAGTGAGGTTCAGGTTCTTTCTGGGCGTCTGGCTTAATGTGCAAGAAATAGCCTGGCTGTCCATTTTCATACCAGACTTGTGCAAACTTGTATTTCATGTGAGCCCCTTCTTCGTGAAACTTTACCCAGTTCAAGAAATCGTAGATTTCCATTTTAGCCCAACCCTGAGTCGCAGTCTTGATAGCCTCTCGATATTGGAACCCGGCCTTCTGTTTGTAGTGGATGTCTTTTAGGGCAAGCATCCATCTCTTCATATCATGCTGTCCAGCAATATGCTGATACTGATCGTAATTTGGATAAGCCTTCTTCTCAGTAATGTAAGAATAGAATTTAGGAATAAACTTACCATAATCCACACCATGATGATCAAAAAACTCCATGAGCTTCTTCATCTTTTCTTCTTGTTCAGGAGTTAGTTTTAACTCCTCATCAGAATATGGTTTAGTAGCCTTCTCCAACTGCTTCTTGGAAGGCATGTCGATAATAGGTTTGTTGGAAGGCTTGTTCTCTGGCATTATGAGTTATTCAACTTTTTGTTAATGGTTTCGTTGAGTAGTTTAGCCTCAGCAAGCTTCATGTCAGTGTTGAGTGGTTGCTCTAGAGCTGGTGGCTTTAGTCTAGCCATCTTCTCTTGAAATAATTCCATAAATAGCATGGAGCTTTCCAAATCTAACTGAGACAGAACATCTCGGATTACATCATGAAATACCGAAATATGCTGATCCACGACCTGCAAAGTCACGTTATGCTGGACAACCAAATCGGCCGGATTCTCAGTAAATTTGTAATACTTTTCCAATAAGCCGCCTAGTAGCTCACCATATTCGATTAGAACACGATCTATCTTAGTATTGATATTACGCGGGTCTTCTTGAATTTCATCAAAAACCTGACCTAAACGCGTTTCAATAGCTAAACACAATTGTGCCACCATAGAACGGACATCTATTTCTTTACCAGCCAATTCCAACATTTTACTCTTGTAAGTTGGATTACTCTTGACAGCTAACTCTAGCTGATCTTCCGTACTGGTAGCTACGGCCTGCTTGGTTTTAATCATGTCCTCACGGATCATGCTATAGACATCAAGATAGTTCTCTTTGAATACTTTAATTGACTTTTCAGCCACTACGAATTTAGCTTCGCTGACATTGGTATATTTGCCAGCAAGCCAATCATGAATATCTTTGGCAGGATAGTCTAATACTAACTTAGCAATGATTTCATCTTTATCTGGGTGTTCCAGAATTTTCTTGAGTGCATTTTTGTTCATTCATTATCTCCGTGAAACGGTCTAAGAAAAGCTCAGCCATTCCCGAGTCTAACTGTGACAAAACCTCTACTATAGCCTCTTGAAACTCTTCTAAATGCCGATCCATTGTATACCAATCAATCACTTGTTGTAGCCGAGCCTGCCCTCACGAGTATCAAAGATGGCGTGGAATGGTGTATCCAAACCATTGGTCTGTTGTGAGACATCTCCACCTGGCACCTTTGAACCATTAGCAAGTTCAAATCCAGTTTCAAAATTGTAAGTCTTCTTATCTAAATCGCACTGCCACATGTGTTCACCAACACGGGCAATTTGTGCGCCGGGATGATCTGGACAGTAACGTGAGCTTAGTGGGGCCTCTAGAATCTTGTATTCTTTAGTAAAACCACTCTGTTCAATAGCCTTCTCAGACTTTCCAATTTGGTTATACTTGTGTAGGTCTTCACGTGGTTGCTCATACTTCTTCTTCAGAGCATCAGCTCGTGCATCAACCAAATCCTTACGCTCAGCGTATGCGTTTGGTGGAGCAGCAATAGTTAGAAGAAGTTCGTCTAGAACGGATGCGATTCTCTTAAGTTGAGGATCACCAGACTGATCGAAAGCGTTTGCCAAAGCAGCAGTCTCTTCGATGGAGTCTGAAGTGATAACAGACTCAGTTGGAGCTTCAAGGGTATCCACTTCAACAGCGGCTTTCTTGAGTAGCTCAGCGGCTAGAACACAAGACTCTGCCACTACTTGCATGCACTTCTCATCGGACTCAGCAAGCAACATAGCTTCATTGTTAGGGCTTGATAGCCAAGAAGCCATAGCATTTAATAGTTCAGCGATTCTCATAGTTTAGCCTCTTATTTGGGATCTTCTTCCTCTTGCTCGAAGAGAGAAACAGGAGGAGCCGGTTTCTCAGGTGTTTGCTCTAATGCCGGAAGATTAGTCTGTTTACTATCCAACCGGCTCTTAATCATACGGGTTTCAGCCATAACTTCAGGCCCATCAGCCGGCAAATGACCCCTATCAATAGCATTGACAAGAGTAGTAATCTTTTCTTTCACATCATTATAGGAAAGGGCTTTAGTCATTATATCAATATTGTCTAGCCCATAATATTGGGCCGCAGGAGTCCTCATGAACATAAGCAATTTTTCCTTGCTTAGTTCTTTTCTTTGTGGCTCAACTCGGCCGCCTTCTAGTCCAGTAGGGGTTCCTAGAGGCAATGTGGTTTGTAATTTTTTAGCCTCTCTCTCTAAAATTGAGGAGAGTCTAGAGACGATCATCTCAAACTTAGACTTGAGACGTTCGCGATAATTTCTCTCAGAATCTTTGGTGACTCTGACGGAATCATGAATGAATGACCTAACGGGGAAGTCTTTGTCATTCTTCATATCATTAATCATTCCCAACATATTGTTCAACTTAAAGAACAATTGGGAATTACTATGACTATCGATACTAGCGATTAAGCCCTCGAACATAGATACTAATGTTTTAGAGAACGTTTCGCCAGCATCAGCTAGCATTTGTAGAATAGGCTCTTTAGCTGATTGTCCATTGACATACAGCTTATAAGCATTGATGAGTTCTCTTTTGACTTCGTTAACCACTTGAGCAGAGGGGGCGGCCTCAGACACCATCTCGTACTTGTGTGCTAAGAGGTCTGCCAACCTAGCTATTCTCATGGTTCACCCGAATATTTTAGCGTTGATAAAGGATGCACCTTCGTAAGTCTCATCCATACCCTTACGATATAGAGGACGGCAATATCCACTCTTGTCTTGGTAAACCTTATTGGTTGGCAATCCGGTGTGTGAACAGATTGGGTATTCGCTGTTAGCACTCTTAATCATCTTAGAGCACTTTGTCTCAGCCGTTTTGACACCAGCTAGTCCGGTCATGTATAGCTGGAATGCAAGGGCATAAGCCTTTTCATCACCAGCGTTTGCTAGTACGTTGAGAGCATCTTCTGCCTTGGCATAATTATCTTCAGCAAGAGCTTGACGTAGATTGCTGACAATCTCGCTTGGCTTGAGAGAAGACATATTAGAAGCAACTGCGGCAACCTTAACATCTGTCTTATTTCCAGAAACTAAACCGTTGATACCTTTTCTATCAAAACTAGAGATAGAGCCATTACACAACATGATAGATGGTTTCTGAAGTTTATCATTGGCAACTTTGACTGGAACCGTGAAAGCAACTTTTCCAGTGTCTAAGGAGACTCCACAGAAAATAGTGTTTTCGTCATTACCAGTAACAACTATTTGGTGGGTAGCAAATCCCATGGATTGTAGTTCACGAGAGATGTGAGCCTTAGCAGTACCAACTTTATCTGCACCAAATCTCCAAGAGGCCAAGCCTTGTGGAGTAGTGAATTTATCTTCGAAAGAAACAAACTCATCAGACTTTGGAAGAGCAACATCTGCCTTAGCAGCGGCATCTACCTTAAGTCCAACTACTTGTCCCTGGAAAAACTCTGACTTACCTTGACGTTCTGCGTTCAAACGGGTAACAGCTAGTTCAGCGGCAGATACTTCACGCTTATCACTAGCGGCATGAGTCAAAGCAGTTAGGATATCAGCAGCGCCAATCTTAGTCTTGGTGCCGGCCTGTTGCTTTAGATATGCCTTGATAGTAGTGTGGTTGAGGTCTTCTGGACCAGTATTTCCCATGAATACGTCTGGTTCGACTACATTATTCTTAGTAACTTCTACTGGAACGTAAAAGCTAGTAACACCCTTTGGAGTTTCGTAGTCAGCTTTGATTACGATGAACTTATCGTTACCATCACTTACGGTCAAGTGAGATGGTCTGAGATTCCAAGCATCCAAAGTTGTACCCACTGATCTCATAGCTTTTTCGGCTACTGGTTGTGAGTACATCTTGAGTGGTAGGTGCTTATCGAATACGCTCTCTAAAGCACTAGCTAAAACCTGATCACCTACGTGATATGGATTGGCTTGAACAGCTTCATCGCGCTGATAAGTAGTAATTTCTGGCTCGGCAGTCTCGCCAAGCTCCTCTGATAGCAACTCAGCAACCTTAGTGCCATGTTGATACAGTTTTCCGTAAAGCGACTTTAGCTCGGCTTTACGAATGAAGTTTGTATTGTTGTCGACCATCTTGTCGATAATTCTGGACATAGATCCAAGAGTTTTATCTTGAGGATAGACTTCAACATAACGTGCTAGCTTAGCAGCTAAAATTGGAGTTGGAATCCTTTGATTTTCGTCCACTGCTTTTGCTAAGGAACCGACTAGTTGATGTATTTTATCAAAGCTCATTGAATACCTATTCCGTTAAACCAGTTCTGGGTATCGTCTTGATACCTCTTGTCTAGCTGCTTCGCTTAGCTCGCTCAACAAAGCCTTGACGAGCTTTTTGTTAGCGGCTAGTTTTTCTGGTAGGTACTGCTCAGCCTTGTGCAGCTCTGAACTTGGAATACCAAGCTTAGCTGAGGCTAATCTTACAAGGGGGTCACCCTTGTAAGATATTTGCAAGTCGCAACCATTCTTGGTCACGAACACACCCCAAGGGTTGGAAGAAGCGGTCTTTTCGACTTCCTCGTTATCATATAGAGCAACGATGTAATCACCATCATCTGCGCTTTGGATCTGCCAAAGGTCTGCACCCTTGTCGCTATCCTTGAACCTAACCACATCAAAAGCCACAGTTTCCAACTGATCTTTTACATCAGCAAGACGATATGCTTTCTTTGTTAGTTTGGTCAAGCCTGAGTAATCTATCGAAAATTTTGGCATCGTGTCTCCCGTTAAACAGAACATACCTACATTAAATAGAGTAATATTGATACTAATTCTGCACTTTATTGGTGGTAAACCTACTAGGTAGATTTCAGATTATTACCACGCTTTTGTTACCAAAAGGCTTTATTCCTAAGTTTAGAGACTAAAACTCGTAGTTTTTCATCATCCATAAGGATATCGTATAAATCTCTTACATTCATACCCTCATCACCATCATACTCAAAGTCGTATGGGATTTCAAGAAAATCCATTACTTTATAGATTTTACGAAGCGAACCAATTCTTTCCGCATACTGTTCATCAGTCTCTTTGTCCATTATCCACCCATACTCTCTTGCCATCTATAACTTTCCAGGTCTTACCTTTGGTTTTCTCAAGAGACTTTTGAATTGTTATCTCGGCAGGTCTTCGGCCCTTATTTGCTTGTGACATTTTTTGCTTAGATTCGTCTGAATGTTTCTTGCCCAACCAATTCTGATTGCCCTTAAGAGCCTCTGATAAATTATCTCGATGCTCTTCCGAACGCTCTTTACCTCGCCAAAAATCTCCTACGTCTTTTTTGAACTCTTCAGAGCGCACTTTGCCGGTATTACCTTTAGAAACTTTGTCACGAGTTTGCTGTGTCACTTCATGACCCATTAGTTTTTCTGAAACCTTACGTTTCCACTCTTCGGTTTTGGGGGCGTTCATACCACCGAGTGCAATATTATATCCTTTTTCAGAATTTCTACTATCATATTGTCGTACGAGTTCCGTCTCTATTTCATTGGTATCTTCTTGATTAGAGCAGCAAGCTATTAACTCAAATAGAAAACCAGAGCTACCATATTTTTTGATAGCTCTGGCTATTACCATTCGTGGAACTTCACGTTCCGCTTCTTTTTTATGTCCGTACCAACGTGAACGTGGGTTCACACTTTGTCCTATGTAAATCTTACCGTTAAACGTATTAGTGATCTTGTAAAGATAATAAACTCTCATACATCAGCATATATCACTGATGTCGAATTTTCACCATTTTTCGTCTCTTGCGTCACTCATCTTTTTCAGAATATCCTTGATCTTCTCATCATTTTCGATAATCTTTCTGATCTTTTTACGAGCGCCACCGTAGATTTTCTTTCCGTTCTTATAGTCTACATTTCCGTTCAAACTTTTCGTTATTGAACTTTGGTTGACATTTAGCATCTTGGCAATCTCCATTTGAGTATAGCCGTCTGCATAAAGTCGAATGACTTCTCTTTGTCTTGGGGTCAATAGGGTATCTACGACTCTCCAAAATTCTTTCTTGAGCTGCTCTTCTAGCTCGATTAGGTCCTCGTTGTAGTCAAACGGATTGAGCCTTGCAGAGATACTATCCTCATTGCAAAATGCCTCCATCATATCGTTTGAACAAACTGTTTCGAGTAATACCCACTGATACTTATCTGATCTGTTTTTTCTGCGTTCCATCTTTTACCCCTAGATACTGAAAGACACAATCACAATATATCAATAAGGGAAAGATGGAAATTTCTTAATAAATTTCAATCCTTGACGCCAAAAGACAATTCTTCCTGATCACTAACTCCCCCCTTAGTGATGTATTCATCGATGTCTTTGTAGTCGTCTGGTATGTAAAAATTACGAATGTTGGCCAAGTGGCCAAACTTACTAATGATCTGTTTCCTCCCTTTTTGGCCAGCTTCATCATTATCCAATAACAAAAACAGGTTACTGGAGTATCTGCTAATGACAGAAAATTGATAGGATGTGATAGAAGAATTACCTAAAGCAACAATATTTCTTAAACCTATCTCAGATGCCTTTATAACATCGATTTGTCCTTCTACGATATAAACGAACTTTCGGTCTAATATATGTTGCTTATTCTCATAAAGACCAAATAGAAGACTTCCCTTTTCGAATTTAGTATTCTTGTATTTAGAGATATTCTTTTCTTTCTGCTCTTTATCAGAGAGGATGGTGCGCCCAATCAGCCCAGCCACTCTTCCGTAGGGATCGCGGAATGGCATAACCAGAGGGTGGTCCTCAAAGTAACAGGACTGCACTTTACGAGGGAAAAGGGAATCCTCTATATCTTTTACGAAGAGCAGCTTCTCCTTCTGTAAAAATTCTTCACCCACCAAATCGGCGAGTACAGAAATGTTTTCTACCCCTGGGAAGTAGCCAAACCGGAAATCTTCCTGGCTTGCCCCTTTAAGGCGAGAGTCGAGATACGACTTACTGGGCCGCGCATCCGGATAGTTTTCCAACAGAAAGCGGCACGACTCAACTATTTTTTCTAGCATTTAAGTGACGTCTTTATTAACGGTTCGGAGCTTATCCTTCAACATCATTTTGAACGGCTCGCTCAGGTGGCTGTGCGGATTAGCACACGACGGACATACTATATCATCGTTGACTATCGCCGGCTGAGCCTCTTTTCCACACTTTTGACACTTGACCCCAAACGGAATCTGTGGCTTTGTGCGGAATTGTCTAAGATTCTTTAACGTCACTTTAGTAAAGTGAGTTACATTAGGCATCTCATTATCACATAGTGGACAAAACACTTGCTCAGTCTTGGGATCCATATATGGTTCTACTTGACCACAGTGTCTCTTCTTACCAAATTTATCTACGTGTGTATTCGTACAGTTTAGTGCGAGTGGCATTATATTACCTCATCTAACAGAACGCCAATCAATTTGTCAGTGTTCTTAGGATATTCAACGTCTAGAACTACTTTTTGGTCTCCAGTACCGCTGACACCACAATGGGGTATAATTACCTCATCACGGTTTCTAGACTGCGGTTTGACTTGAATCTCTTTGTCTCCATGAATCGTCTTTACCTTACGCTTACAACCACGCAAAGCGTCTAACAAAGGAAGCGTTAGATGACTAATGACATGCGGTCCCTCTATATTAAGGCCCGGCTCTTGTGTTACAGTAACATGACAGAAAGCGTCAGTATGTTGGTCAGCCACTCCCAGGAATGAACCTGCGTAATTACCCATGCCTTGTAGACGAAGAGTATTGTTATTCATAATTCCCGCAGGCACAGACACGTGCACAGACACGTCTGCCTGTACGGTCCCATGGCCATGACAAGCTGAACATTCAGCTACATTGGCCCGCCCATAACATTCATTACATGTTGTAACCATAACCATGTTACCTTGTCGATTAACAATTTGACCTTTACCGCCACACTTCTTACAACCGTTGTTGAGCTTGATGTCTCCAGCTCCATTACAGTCTTGGCATTTGCTTTGACGAGCGTATTTGATTTCTTTCTTACATCCAAGAACAGATTCTTTGAATGAGATGGTTAGATGAACTTCAACGTTCTCTAATTGAATTACCTGCTGCTGTCTATGAAAACCGCCTTGTTGTGGATGCCTATCTTGTAGATCAGTCCCCTTACCAGTTTGTATGATTTGGTAGGCTTCATTGATTTTCTTGAACTTACCCTCGGCATCGGGGTCCTTATTTATATCGGGGTGATACTTTTTAGTAAGTTCTCGGTACTTCTTCTTGGCTTCCTCCGGGGACGAGCCCTGGGCCAATTCTAGAGTTGTGTAGGCTTCCTTAAGATTCATTTCTTCTTACCCTTGGGCTTCACCTTACCCGATAATACTCGGGCATGATAAAGGGCAACGGCGATGCCGTCAGCTTTGTCAAAACTTTCGACCTTGATGTTGCCCTTTTTATTATACTCGTAAGGAAATGTAATTCCTAAATGTTGGGCGACAAGGGCCGGCATTTCTTCTTTTTTTGGTAATTCTTTGCCGAACTTCAATCCATGACGAATAGTCATTACACTATAGAGTGTTGGAGATTTACCCAGATAATCGTAAGAGGTCAAACATACCATTCTGTTGAATGTAGTTAGCATGATAATAGTCTTAGCCGTGCTTTTACCTTTCATGAACTGAATAATTTCCTCAATTCCAATATAGTCTGGTTGGGCATCTACAATTACTTTCTGAACCTGATTTCTAGTATCTACTATTCTTTCAATAATAGTTCCAGTCTTCTTAGGTTTGATATATCCTGCTTTGACAAAGGAAATGTCATTAGTAGTTTCATCCCAACTTAATACACAATATCCAATAGTAGTCGAAGAGGCGTCGAAGCCAAGTATAGTTTTTGCCATACTTGTAATATATCAATTGAAAAAGAAAAGCCCACAACAGTTAAGTTGCAGGCTTTTCAGTACTATCTAGGGAGTGATAGATTTAGGATTGAGCTGGGTCACCTTCGTAGTCCGGAAATGACTTATCCAAGTCTTCATCATCAGTCATGCTGACGGCTGGAGCGGCAGCCTTGGTTACAGTCTTCTTAGCAGCAGCGGCGGCAGGTGCCGTAGCTGGTGCGGAAGTAGTTGCACCGGTGGTCGTTACACCATTAATCTTGTCCAAACGACCCTGAACTTTGTCAGGAGTTGGTGGAGTGACTCTGCGCTTCAGGTCATCAAAATCAATGCTGTCCTTAATTACTTGGTCAGCAGCCGATAGTGGCTCTTTTGGTAGGGCTTGTACACTGTAGTATCCAGTAGCTCCGCCGTTCTTATCAACTTCAACGTTGATGTCGTACTTGGTAGGATCACCAAATCGCGCATTCTTGTTGTACTTTCTGATCTGCGAGAACACAGCGAAAGAGATATCAAGAATCTTGTAAGTGTTAGTCTTACGGCTAATTACGCCGAGCAACCAACGTGGCTTGGCCTTATCGCCAGTGGCACAGAGTGGGCAGCTTCCGTGAATTGCGGAGCACTGAACCTTCTGTCCAAAGCCTGTGTCACCGTCTTTCTTATACTTGTGAACCAAGTACTGGTGTGGCTGGGTCAGGAGTCTGATCTCGTTTGGACCCTCATCTAAACGAAGAAAGAGGTCTTTGCTGTTTGTTTGTTTCTTGTTGTCGCCTGGGAAAACGTCTGAGTTCCAGTCTACTTCACCAAATGTATTCGTCATATTGATCTCCTACTGTTATTTCTCTATGTACTGTTTCTAGTACTTTTATCTACTTAACAAAACCATCGATCGTATTATCTATCACATCAGTGTGTAAATCGTACGTTACGAGTTCGTGCGTGGTCAGTGGTTCGGCTGAATCTTACTCCGATACCCCTGTTACGTAGCCTGTTGGCTACTCTGTTTATCACCACTCTGAGAGCACCTGGAGAGCCGGGTAGAATCTCTCTTTGACGCTTGCTAGAAACTCTGTTCAAAGCAGTCATCAAATTGGTCATCGTTCCGATCCACTTGCTACCAGATTGGTTACTTACTATCGTGTTGATCTTGGTGAATACTAACTCATTCACCTCTATGTCTTCTCGCATTACTTACTTTCCTTATTTGGATTGTTTATAGTCTTTACTGCATTGAAGACTAAACTTCTAATGCTGTAAACTCTGTGTAGCGGAAACATCATCTCCAATATAAGTTCTTTCGAGGTATTCGTCAAGATGTCCGCAAAACCTTTGATTATTTCGTCTTCGTCCTTATCACAGAAAATTCCTTTAACTGTGATAAAACCATTTTCTGATAGAGGCTTATCCAAAGAAATAAATCTCTCGAAAATACGAGTCTTCCCTTGAAGACCGCCATCCAATACAATCATGAATGGAGGTTTCTTAAGAGATGGCGCAATGGCCATCGTTAGACTGTTTGGGCCTAAATCAATTGGCATGGTTTACTTACCTTTCTTACTCTTCTTCGTATCTATTTCAACACTAGCATCATCTGCTACTGCTGGAGCCAAAGCAGCTTCTTTCTTTGCTTCTTGTTCTCTTCTGGCGGCATCTCTCTTGTAATCACGAGCTTCACCAATCTTCTGAGTCAACTCAGCCGCTAAGGCTGGATCATCTTTGACGGCTTCACAGAACTTTGGAAATCCAACCCACTTCTTGTCGCCATATTCATGGGACACTGTGGAGGTCTTGACGACTACGTTGTAGTCCAAGGCTAGCTGTGCGACCTCTTCGTGCTTATCAATGATACCGATGCCGAAGTTCACTTTGAATTCGCACTTACGTGGGTAAGGGCCGAACTTCGACTTTTCAATGGTGGCACGCATTGTATGACCGACCTTTTGCTCTTTTTCATCCAAGATTTGTGCGTCTGCACGTGCCACTGCTTCAAAGTAAACGTTGGCACTCAAGAAGTGAGCGTAAGTATTTCCGCCGGAGAATGAATGGTCCACACCATAAGGATCCATATTAGCCTTCTTGTGGTTGATGAAAATGAATGGCACATTAGCCCTATTTGCATCTAGAGAAAGCTTACGGAAAGTAGTGGTTAAGAATCTAGCTAACAAAGCCATGTTCATCTTTCCAACAGCCGAAACATCTTCGCCTGGTGGAATAATAGCGCCAAGTGAATCCAATACAACCATGTTGATATTAAACTCGCCTGCCATAATCATATCGAGCAAACCTTGCTTGGTCTTACCGACGAGCAAGTGAGTCTTCTTGTCTTCCTTAGGAACGCCAAGGATCATTTCGAAACAGCTACGGCCAATAACGGCAGTCTCACCATCAACGACAATGATACGAGAAACATCCAATCCCAAAATTTCAGCCCACTTAGCATCAAATGTCCCTTCAGCGTCAATGAACATTTGTTGAGTGCCCGGCTCAGCTTGCTGAGCTTCTTTCATTGCTAGCATGGCCATCAAGGTCTTACCGCTACCAGGAGCACCATAGAACTGAATTAATCTGCCCTTAGGAAGTCCTCCAGATGACAAAGCGTCATCGAGAACTAATGAACCAGAGGAAGTCACGGGGAGCTTCTCTCCCATGGTTTCGTGGGCGAGTCTAAAGTCTAATTGTTCGTCTGCATCGGCAAAACTTCGGAAAAACGCGGTTAGCCTATCTGACTTCTTTTTCTTATCATCTGACATTTTATCTCCCATCATTCGTAGCCTTCGCCCGCGTTGCTGGTTCCTGAACTATAACCGAGGATCGTCTTTCGGAGGCCCGCCGCAATGTCTTTAAAATGGTGGTGGGACTTCACTAAAATCTCGTATTTTCGTTCAAGGACGATCTTCGCGCCCTTGGCTTCTGCTAATTTTATTTGTACTTTTTCAACTTCAGGCGATGATTCTCCCGCCCATTTCTTCATGTCCACTGTCGTTCGAGCCCCATCAGGCGCTACATATTCTAAGGACACTTTATTCTTCGTACTGTTTACTTGCGATTCTAGATAACCTACTGTCTTTACAATCTTTGAAAGGTAACCGACTATAATGTCTGCTCCCCTTAGTGATTGTTGTTGCAACATCTCAGCGTGAGCCAAATCAATTGCATCAATGTCTCGTAGCTGTTCTAATACTTCCTGTATCTCGGTGAGGTCGAAATCTTTGAAATTTTCCTCTAAATTAGAACCTAAAACATCGCCGAGTCTTACTGTTTGGCTCATGTTTGTCTTTCTCCTGTAATATTGAATTGAACGAACTTTTTCTCGACAAATGATTACTTGGCGGCCATATTGTTTTTCTTTATGTCAGCTACCGCTTCATCGATCTGTTGATGCATTAATCGCAGGTGTTGGTGCTGCATTACTGCCATTAGAAATAAGAATACTTCTAAACTAGTCCTTCTTTTAGAAGGTGGCTTTAGGAAGATAATAATACCATCATCATTGGACTCAAAAAGGTCAATAAATAGGTCTTCGCCCTTGCCCGTTATGTCAGTGTATGACTTAACGATTTTGTTGTACATCTCGTACTCATCATCGGTCATTTCCACTTTCTTATTGTCAACGACTCTGATCATGACTTACCCTCTTGAGAAACTACCTTTACCCGAGCCCAATCTCTTGGATGCGCCTTGAGCTTTCGCTTGCATGTTGACAAGCGCTCTCATATCTTTTTCATTGGCACCGGCAGGGCCGCCGCCTTTCTTCATGTTGGCCATAGCAAGAACGGCTGGTGGGATTTCATCATCATCCCCATCGGCTGTGGCTTGGGCCGGCAATCCCGAAGCAACTATATCACCGCTACCGATTACGGACTGGAATTCGGCAACTGCTTCTGGATCAGCTTCTGCCATCATTTCCTTGCTCGTCATAGATGCCATACCACCTTCTTTGTTGGACATGGCTGCTGCGACTTCTCTCTTGACTTTTTCTGCAACTGCCCTAAGATCTTTAGTTTTGTCGGCGACACTTTTAGGGTCACCGTCCACGGCTTTCTCTTGCTTTAGCATATTGTTGGCACGATCATGGAACGTCTGAGTTCTATCGTCAGTTGTCATCTTTTCAACAACAACATCTTGCTCAGTTACGTTACCGTCCTCATCACGAGTTTTGATCCTGACAACCGACTTCTTCTTTTCTTGGAACTCTTCATCATCAAGAACTTTACGCATCTCTTTAAGAGCTTCTTTAGGAAGGAACTCTCTAAGATTTGGTGAATCTGTTTTGATGTAATTATGGTTTGAAAGTAACCAATCATCTAGCTGCTCAGGGTATTTGAGCATGGCTTCCATAGCGGCAGCCAAAGTAGTAACACAATTCTTAAGGTGCTCTTCCATGATATGCTTACCACAGAATGGGCACACGTTAATATCTATTGCGTGTTTCCATTTTGGATTGATTTCTGTTTCGCAAGATACACACTTCATTTAGATCACCCTTCTAAAACTTCTTCTTGGCGGAACGCCATCATCACTTGCTGTCTTTACTAAAGTTTCTGGCTCAGAAATTACGGATAAAGCTTGAGCTTGCTTGTGTTGAGACATCTTCAACTCAAATGAAAAGGTCGATTGGTCTACAGTGAAGCATCCTTCAATTTCTTTAGCTGTCTCCCTGATTTGTTCCGCAAGAGCAGCGCTGAGGCCATTGACATACTCACGATGTCTATAAATTGAAACGGGGTTCTTTGCATCGCCATTTAGAGGAATTAATCCTAACGAGTTGAGCAAAGCTTCATCTCTAGTAACCATAGCGTGTTCATACAATCCCTTCAAATGAAGTTCGAGAGGCGTTGGAGGAAACTTCTCGTCATCCCCATTGGCTAGGTCACTAATACTTCCCCTATCTGATTGTTGTTGAACGCGTCTGATTGGCATTTATACCTTATTCTTGGCTCTTCTGAAAGAACCCTTGAATTTGTTCTCTGCAACGGCATCCTTAGTAGGGCCGTACTTAGTTACTACTCTTTCCAATGCATCAAAATTGTTATCAGACCAATTCTTCATAGAATCAACCTGGGTGTTAAAAGCAGTATCGCTAGCTTCAACTAAACCCTTTTGAGCCATAAGATGAGTTAGCTCGGTAGCTCTAGCTAATTTGCGAGCAGCCTCTGCCTTAAATTCAGGGGTAGCTTCTTTAGCAGCCTTGATTTCTGCCTTCTTTTGAGAAGCCAAGTCTCTTAGATTACGGCCTGGTTCACGTATTGCTGGTGGGCGTACTTTACGATCAGACTCAACAGTTAGGGTGCTTGGCACTTCCTTCACCGGTTCTGTATTAGAAACACGCTGAACTCTAAGTCCTGAACCGACTCTCTTACCTTTGTTTAGCTTCTTCTTGCCTGGCTTTAGAGGAGCTGACTTTTCTTCAACCTCTGGCTTGACATCTTCAAGCTGCTTGCCGAGGTCATTCATAAAGCTTCTCAATTGCTGAATAGCATCACCTGGATTGAAATCTTTAGATTCTGATCTAATATCTTGAGCAATTCTCTTCAACTTTTCAGCTCGTTCAGAAAAGGTAAGACGAGCCTCACGCTTCTCTGGTTCAGGAGCAACTGGATTTACTCTTTGAGCAAGATGATCAATTGGCTCACCAGTTAGATCTTCTAATCTTTCCACAGTAGGAACGGTAGATGTTCTTACATTTGGAAGTCTAGATAGGTCAGTAAGTTCCATAAACTTATCTTTAGTCATCTTTAGGTCTTTGAGAGCGCCTCTGGTCTTTTCAAACTTTTGATTAACCCAAGATAGATCGTAATCATCATCAAAGTCTTTTTCATGCTTTGAATCGAAGAAATTGGTTAGAGACTGTAGGACAAGAAGCCTTTGCTTCTCGCCAGGAACGGCCTCCGGGTCCAATCCTTGAACCACTAATAGGTGTCTCATAAAGGAATTGATTGGTCTGAGAACGGCGCCTACGGCAACAACACCACCTTCAACATACTTCTTAAGTACATCGGGATTATCGTTGAGGAAACCCTTGAGTAGTCTGTCAGTTTCTTTTTGAAACAAATTGGATAAACGATTGTGTAGCTGCATGATTATCTCTTCTTAGATGGTTTTCTGCCACGCTTGCGTGGGAGGTCGTCAGTCTCGGTTGTCTCTATAACCTGTGTGGCTGACAATAATTCTTTTTGTGTTGGTTGAAATGGAGCGGAGGCTGGGACAGCATTAAGTATTACGCTAGCTCCAACAAAACCGAGTGAGACTGGATTTGCTGCGTTTACACCACTTACCATGTAGTTACTACTAACGCCTTCGCTGAAAGAAGCGTTACTGAAGGTCTGGCTTGTAGAGCCGGTATAGTTGATCTGTTGTGGAGTTGTGTCAAAATCAACACTTCGTGATACCAGACCTTCAGTAACATTCCCGTACATACGTACGTCTGTGGCGCTAGGAGACGCCAAAAAATCTTGCATGAGATTCTCATCTAAACCAGCAACGGGTGAAGTGGCTGCCACGGGGAGCGCTGCCTCGGGGAGCGCTGCCTCGGCAGGCACAACATCACCAGCTTGCTTACCTTCCTTGAGCAAAGACTTAACGGCTTTTAGATGCTCAATGGATTCTTTATCTGGTAAGAATTGCTGAAAGTGTTTTTGCACTTCATCCGCTTCTGGTTTACGACGAGAGTATTTAGGACTATCAGGAGTTGTATTCAACCTGATTTGGAAATTAGAGATGATGAAAGCAGCAAAATCTTCTACTGTAGAATTGTTCTTGCTAAACTCAACTGTCTTTTTAAGGAAGAGAGACATTGCATCACCGTGAGATGGATTTGCGGCCATGGACTGCTCCAGAGATTCATCCTCCACAAGGATGGTACCTGAGTCTAGCTGCACCGCACCTGGAATCATACCTGCATGAAAATGTCTATTTGCAGTTAAATATGATAGGTTGTGACGGTCAGCCCATTCCTTGAGTTTGATTTTGGTCATGACTACTTTCCTTATTATGCATATACAGACGATATCATTCGTATCATTTTTCGGTTGATGCGTCGATTTTGTTATTATCCAATATCGTCTGTATCTTATATATCAGTCATCCTCGTTTTCGTCATCCAAATCGATAAGACCTTCATCATACAAAGTATCCTCGATTTCATCGAGTATCTCCTGAGGACTCTTAGGTTTTTCGGCTTCTTCCTTAATTCCAAACATTTTAGCCTTAGCCTCTTTGAGGTTGATTTTCTTGGCTTTCAAGTCGGTTGGCAGGGGAGGTGGCAGGGCAATATGATACAATTGATCCAATATGACACCCATATCGTCTTCATAAGAATTGGTATTCCCTGAAAAGAACAATGCGATACCTACATCGAATTCAGCCTTCTTGTTGAGTTCTCCAATCCTTTCTTGCACAACCTTCCAACGATCTGGGAAGATCGTCAATGTACATTGGTCACCATTCTTATCTTCCATTACGGCCTTAACCATTGGCTGACCATAATACTTACCTTCCTTCTTGACACGAAATTCAAAAAAGTCTCGGATGATGCCTTTGACAGAAGATACATTGGTCTTATCTTTGGATCGCTTAATGTCCTGAACAGTCACAAACTCTCCATCAAAGAATCTACCATAAGCCAATGCAGGTTTACAAGTAAACGATTCTCCCAAATAATATTGCTCTAAAGCATACACTTCAGGCATCGACCAATCTGGTTCAGCAGGCCATGGGTAAACAAACTGGTCTACCGTTGGATCATGCTTCTTGAGCCAGACCTGTAACTTCTTACGATAGTCAGAACAATACAAAAACATCAGCTTACGAGGAATCTTGAACGAATCCAATGCACCACACGCGGCAAGCGCTTGAATACTATTCGCTCGTACTGCCTTGGAACTTACTCTGGTCATAAAGTCAAAGAAGTCAGTGAACGGTCGCTTCTCAATAATTTCCTTGATTGCATCTGCACCTACGAACTTGATTGCATCCAAACCAGTAATCAATCTGTTTCCATCTTCAATCGTATAAACCAATTGAGACTTGTTGATATCTGGGGGAACAATCTTGACTCGACGTTTACGAATCTCCTTCTTAATCTTCTCAATATTACCCTTAGAGTCTGGCGCATTGGACTTGACTTCAGCCATCAAGTTAGCCATCAAGAACTCAATTGGAAAATGAGCTTTGAGATATGCCGTCTTGTAACTCGTCATAGAATACAAGATGGAGTGGGACATATTGAAACCGTAACCTTGGAACTTGTCAACAACTTCATCCCAGATACGTTTCGCAATAGCTTCGTTTACATTGTTCTCAACAGCGCCCTTGATAAATTCGTTTCTCCATTCCTGCGCTTTCTTAGGATTCTTTCCCTTTTCCTTAGTCAGTTTACGCAAACGGTCAGCTCCATGCAAGCTCCATCCTGCTACGTCTTGAGCTAAATACATAAGACTTTCTTCATACAAACCGAATCCGAAAGTATTATTGAATGCTCGACCTAATGTTGGATGCAATAGAGAGAATGGTTTCTTTCCATCCTTAGTAAGGATAAAGTCCTTTCTCATATCACGGGCAGAAGGACGCGCTAACGAGTTAATGTAGCTAATATCATTGACAGATTTAGGCTTGATTTGTTTACACAAATCAATCGTACCACCAGATGTTCCAAGCTGGAATACACAGAACGTATCACCATTAGAAATGATATCGTATGCTTCTTGGTCGTACTCATCATAGCTGATGACTTCAGGAACGATTTTACCGGACTCCTTGATCAGCTTCATGGTTTGACCAATAGTATCCAGAGTCGAAAGGCCCAAAGTATCCATCTTGACTAGACCATTTTCTTCGGCCTTGTCCTTATCATACTCAATCGCCAATGCTCCATCTTTATCCTTTCTCAACGGCACAAGTCCAGTGAGGGGACGAGCGGAGATGATAATACCACCAGCGTGAGTGGACCAGGCACGGTACTTTCCACAGATAGCTTTGTACTTTTCGAACTCTGGATATTTCTTGGCGTATTCCGCAAACAGCGGAACTTTAGCCAACGCATCGTCAATAGAATGGATTTCTGCTGGAATGCAGTTAGCCACTTCATTGCCAATTCTAACGGCATCTTCTTTGGAACCACCAAGCTCACAAACGCGGGCAATATCCTTCACATACACCTTGGGCGTAATAGTGTTGACGTTGCTAACGTGGGCTACATGGTCCGCTCCATATTTGTTTCGTAGATATTCTTGAACCAATGGACGGCCAGAGGGCGCAAAGTCCGTATCAATATCGGGGAAGCTTGACTTTTCCTTGTTATGGAAACGAGCAAAGATCAAATTGTACTTAATTGGATCGGCCTGATGGATTCCTAGCAGGTATGCAATCAATGAGCCGCCGACCGAACCACGACCCTCACCAACAGCAATTTCATGCTTTCTGGCCCAGTCTATAAAATCGGCTACGATGAGCATGTAGCTAGAGAAGCCGTGGAACTCCAAAACGTCTAGCTCCTCATCAATACGAGCCATATACTCTTTGTGTTTTTCTGGTGTCAAATTTTTGACACGAGAGTCAAACGTCATAACACAACGGTAGCGTAAGAAGAGTTTATCTTCTTCTAACTTCTGAACATCTTCTGGCTGAGTTGCAACCCAAGTACGGAATTGAGCATAGTCCAGTTCATCTTTGACCGGAAACTGTGGCAGTTCCTTACCTGATGGATTAGAATACTTAGGGTCAATCCATTCTGGCACTTCGCACAGATTGGAGAAGTATATGCTGTTGTCGATAAACGTCTGAGCGTCATCCTTGAAAACTCTAGTGAAGAAATCCTTTACTTCATCACCAGTCTTGAGATAAAACTCTGGCACGGGGTAACGAAGACGGAACCCAGAATGAATTGGTTGGTGAGACCCAATTGCCAAAAAGGCATCATGAGTACTAGACTCTTCCTTAGTTAGATAGTGCGCATTACAAGCGGCGACCACACGAATGTCGTGCTTCTTGCCGAGCTTCACTAATTGTCTGTTCAAAAAGTCTTGATCGATTTCATCGTTAAAGATGTTTGAACCACGCTTCATATTGTTGGGCTGAATCTCGATACCCAAATTCTCGCCAAACAAATCCTTGAGGCGCAATAGCGTTCTCTCAGCATCATCTAGCTTGCCCTTCATAATGGGCTGGCTGATAATACCGTTACCACAAGCCGTCAAACAAATGAGACCCTCAGCATGTTCGGCCAATAGATTCCAATCTAGAACCGAGTATACGCGCTTACCTACGAAAGAACTTTGGTCGAAACCCTTCTTGTTCAACGTTAGAAGATTGCGATAGCCAACAGCGTTCTTGGCTAGCAAAATGATATGACGAAACTTCTCATTGACATTGGCAGCGTCATCTTGAAAATAACACTCACAACCAATAATGAGTTTGACTCCGGTTTCTTTGGATGCTTTCCATGCATCCCAAGCTCCAGCTAGTGTGCCATGGTCTGTAATCGCAACGGCTGTCTGCCCTAACTCTTTGGCTCGTTTGAAGAGCCCCTTGGGCGAGATGATTGAATCGAGAATAGAAAACTCAGTCTGATTATGCAATGAAACAAAGTCGGTCATACGACCTCCTGATGTGGTTGTGCATTGTAACACGTCTGTACATCTTACCCACTCTAGGGGATTTTTCAGTCTAAGAATAGACTGCGTGTACTGTGCCAGGGAATACGGTGTGAAACTTACGTTACCTTGATAAAATAATCTTTAGATCTTTTTCGTCAAGGGCCTTGCTATTGTCGTAAAAATGGCTAATCTTTTTGAATTGGTCTTTCCAAAACTTTTTATTATGGGTCTTTTTGGTAAGCAATTCTTGTAAATCTTCAAATGACAAACGACGATGACGGAATAGGGCGTGAGACACGACCATTACAGCATCCCAATTATCATGAAGTTCCTGTTGAACTTCTCTCATAATCTTTGCTTTATAAGCAGTTCTTTTAGGCCCAGGAGGTGCTAGGTTGTACTTTTTAATCACCTCACGGGCTGACTTGTTGTCAGATGCTGACCCATCGCTAATAAACGTTGGGGTTTGTTTAGAACCAGAAATGCTTCTAAACAAAGACTTTTCAGCAATCAAACCAGCGTAACTAATCCCAACTTCGGCCTTAACTAAAGTATTTAGAAGGTCTTGGTCCTGGACTTCGTCCAAATCACTAGGATATTCATAGTAAGTGTTACCATGAACCCTTTTCAATTTTTTATCTTCGAATACCGATACAGAACTAACTCTCATTAGGTGTAAAAGAGCAAAAATTGTATGTCCAGCTTCATGATATGAAGTAGAGATAAATTCATGGGTTTTGGTAACTTTCTTTCTGATTTCAGCGATAGATCCTGACCCATTTGCCATTGTCACCCCATTCTGATAAGTAACGCCTCAAGATCATTGAGGGTTTGGCTACAGTCTTGCTTTTTGCACTTGGCATTAAGCTTATCCCCACCAAACGGACCCGTTACTATTAATTCCGAACTATCGGCATATAGCATTCCGGCTTTAGTAAAGTGTGGAGCTTCTGTGAACCCGTTACTTTTCAGAATTTCAAGTATGCTTTGATCCAGAGGCTTGTCTAGTTTAAAGACAATCTGGGTCTTGTTACAGCATGCTTGTATGAGAAATCTCTCGACTTTCATTAGTCGCCTTTGTTATCTAGATCGACGCCCTTGCTCTCTAAGCAAAGTAGTGCGTACTGAATCTTAGCCTGTTGATGCTTGCTGGCATCACGGTAAGGCGCAGATAGTTCTTTAACCATCTCACGTGCTCCCGCTAGCTTAGCATCGGCTTCTTGTTCTTTGTTGACTGTGTAAAGGTTACCTTCACACTCAACAATAATCTTCTTCAGTCCATCCACATCGGCCGCATCAGCCGTGTCTTTGAACTCTGGCATCTTCTTAATGAGATCATCCCACTTCTTAGGCAAACTAGTTAGCGGAACATTAATAGCAGCTTTCTTTCCCATTATACTTTCTCCTTAATCAATCAACTTTACTGTCTTCACTACGTAATCCATAGTATTCTCATCTCTAATACGAGAGAACAGAATCTGTAGATAACCCGTCTTATTCATTTGCTGAATAACTTCATCTAAACTTTGAGTAACCTTAGTTTGAGCTAGGTTCTGTTTAATAATCTCAAAGACTTCCTGATCAGTTAGTTGAGCTTCTGGTTCAGCCTCTCTAATCTTATCTAAGACCAAAGATAGCTTTACGTTCTGCTCAGCCATTTCAATCATCTTCTCTTTGTCAGAATCTGGCAACACATTCCAATCTAACTGAGACTGCTGAGTTAGATACTGAGCCTCGGATAGAGACATCCAGCGTGGAACTGCAACCTGTGTTTCAACAACCAACTTCTTGGCGATAGCCTCATGAATGGCCATCTTGTTCATATTAGCAGAGCGGGCAAATGCGGCTTGTGCCACCATTTCCTCCAACTCAGCAAAGTTTGCTTTGCCCATCTTCTTAGCCATCTCATCATCCAACGCGGCAGGCGTAGTCTTAGAGCCCATGTTCAAAGTAACTGTGAAGTGGATAGTCTTACCAGATAGAGATGGTAAACCATTCTCCGGTGCAACGAAGTCAAACTCACGAGTCTCGCCCATAGACATTCCCAAAAGATTGCTATCGAAAGCTGCTAGAGGGCTACTACCAATGGTAACCATTTCTCCCTGAGCAACTAGGCTATCAACCTTCTCACCATCGATAGTACCTTCGTAATCGATAATGACATTATCACCAGTTTGGACAAAGTCAGTGTCAGTGTATGGGGTTACATCACCAAGACGGACGCGCAAGTCCTGCATCATCTTCTGAGCTAGTTCATTAGAATCTGCCTCACCATGTGGCTTGGGAACTTCCAAATTCTTCCAATCTGGAAGCTCAAAACTTGGCTTGGTCAAAAGCTCAAACTCACAAGTAAACTTACCACCATCAAGCAGTAAGTTATTGAAACGAGGGGCGCCGTGTGGTCTTAGTTTCTTTTCGAAAAGCGTATTGTGAAAAGCATCTTCAGCCAATGCTCGCTTTAGAGAGTCGTCAATCTGCTGACGATAGTGCACTCTAATAACTTCTGACGTAGCCTTTCCTGGCCTAAAGCCTGGAACGGGTGCCTTCTTGAAAGCTACTTCAACTTCTGCTCTCTTGTCAGAAATCTCTAGGAAGTTAGCTTCATAATGAATGGCCAATCTGCATGGTTCTAATTCAGTTACATCAATTTGCATTGTTTCCTCTTACCAGTTAACTTCACCGTAAACTTGTTGATCATAAGCCTTGCTCTTACCGGCCGGGCATTCTTGTAAGTAGTCGCAGTAGTTACAAAGATTAGTCGGTGTTGGCGGAAATTCTTTCTCCGCTCTCATCTTAGCTGCGTACTCTTCAAACTTATCCTTGACCGACAAGATATCAGCCAAAGAAAACTCTGTTGTAATATACTCAAAATTGTGTCTCAGTAAAACGTAAGATCCTCTTACCTTCGTGATAGTAGGATCGTCATGATACAAGACGTAAGCATATGTCAAGAGTTGGAACCAATCGTTCTTCAGATATTTTTTATGTTTGGTCGTTTTGTAGTCGGCTACGTGGAGAACATTATCGGCATCCAGTTGGATTCTGTCAATTGCTCCGTTTAAAACAATATTATCCGTGATCGGAAAGTCGAATCTTTTTTCTGCCGCAATTACGTTGGCAGGCAGGCCGTTTTGTTTATCTTTGGTGACCAGCTTGAGATATTGATTGATAATATCCCAGCACTCCTTCTTCATCTCAGGAGTCATTCTGTCTTTATACTCAGCCCAAGCTTGCTTGAAACCGTCCGTCATAACCGTACTATATGGAAGCGTACTTCCATCAATATACTGTTGATGAAAGTATTCTAAAACAGAGTGGCAGAACTTCCCGAAAGTATGGAATTCCCATTCTTTACGAGGCAGCTTTTCGATATAGCAAAACTTAAACTTGGCCTTGCAATCCAAAAAAGTTTTGGTTTTGCTAACCGAGAGGCGCAATTCATCTATCATTTAGTAAATCTTCCGTTTAATGTGTAATACTTATATATCGATTTAGAAGAGAACGCGTCTTGCAAATGGCAGCCACTCGAAAACAACACCAGCGCCGCTCTTGGTTCCCATAGCACTCGCTGCCATGTTTCCGTCAAACGTTCCGCTTGGTTGATATGGGGCCGTAGAAATAATCCATTTGTTAGACCAGGAGTCTCTGTAATAGTGTGTGATAGTGTTGGTACGTGGGTTGTAGTGAGCCCTTACGAAAGAACCGCTGATTGGGGCAGAGGCGTCCAAACCGGTATTGAAATAGAATGTACCATCTCTAGCTCTCTCGGGATTCTCAAGCGTGAAGAACTGTCTGTTAATCTGTGGAGGATCGTTTGGGTCCTCTTTACTAAAGTCTTGGAAGATAACCATCGCCCTTGGATCGAACAATGCTGTAAATTGCTGAGTCTGCTCTGGGCCCTGTCCTGATAGTTGGCCCTTGTCTGGCTGCACATCACTTGGGTAAGGAAGTGTAGTCTTGCCTGGCATGTTGCCAATAAACCCGCCTTGGTTACCCGTAGCATCCCTATCAGTATAAGTAATCTGATAGTTAGTAGAGTCGTATGGTTGGTTAGTGAATCCGGTTGGGTTACCCTTACCATCATAGCCGGTTGGCGTAGCGGGTAAGGCAGTGTTGTAAACTGTGTAAGGTCCAGCATCGGCGGGGTTAGTATAGCCTTGCTGTGGTTGGTACGGAGGCGTTCCAAAAGGGTAAGCGTCTGGGATTACACTTCCAGCTTCAGCAGTAGTTCCTGCATGAGGTAGGCGGGCGTTGCCATCCACTATGTTAGTCATGTATTGTTCAATAACAATTGGAGAGGAATCTGTTCCGTTAGTAGCTAATACCTTCAAGGTAACTAATAGAGAACTGAATGGTAGGAAAATCGGACCCGTGTACATATTAGAGAACAGGGTTGGGTCAATGCCGTCTAGCGTATAGAAAATGGTAGCAGGAATGTTGGTAGTGATAGAAACTGTTTTAGGGATTCCTGAAACTACTTGCTCTGCTGATTGTGTAATCGTAACGCTAATAACTGCCATTTTATACCAAATTGAGGAACTTTGCGTTTCTTTCGGTCATTTTCTTCTTTAGCATGACTCGATAAACTTTATGGGCAGCTCGTCTAAAACAGCGGGCTAGCTCTAAATAAACGTCCTCACCTTCTCTTCTATACAGAATTATGAACTGCTCATGATAATCTAGGAATTCTAATTCGGGTGATGTTCCTTTGAAAGAACCCTTTTCAATATAGATTAGTTTATTTAGGGCGTAAAGTAGTAGAAAGCGATAGAATTTCCGTTCTCCTGTCGCCAGGTACTTAGGTACAAAGTTTTGTTTGAGGGCTTCTACGCTCATTTGTACAGATACAAACTTATTAATAGCCCATTGCATCATATCAACCTTGGAATGATCTGGCACTTAACCTCTTCTTTCAAATCTTCTAAAGACTTATTATTGAATAGAACGTAATCAAATTCTTCGTCCTTGATTGAACTCTGACCTGTTTCACTGATGTGTTGAATCTCTGGAGCACCAGTGTCACGATACAAACGAATCTGAAAAAATCCTTTTTCTTTGAGATGATCGAATTCGTTTCGGAATCTTACGTCGGTCACTACAACAATGTTAGGCGGATTCTTCTTAACAAGAATCTGCTCGTAACGGTGGTCAAAATTCTCCAACCATACCCTATCACTATAGGAACGCCCAACTTCAGTTCCAATATCAATCAGGGCCTGGCGATAGGTTAGCGGCTTATCATTCTTAAAAGCGCCGGGAATAGGTTCAGCACGCAAACGAGATGGCCCGTACAAGCACTCTCTATTGGCTCGTGGAAACATAGTCATCACTATCTCTTTGATAGGATCAGCAAAGGCCATGAACTTACCAGAGTATGCTTGTAACCCGGTGAAACCACCAGACTTAGCCAGCATCGCTGCGCTATCTCGTTCATGAACTTCTTCATACAAAAGGTTAGCTAACGTATTTTTGCCGGTATTAGCTCTTCCGCAAATTGCAATTTTGTACATCTAACTCCCTTACCATGATGATACTACACGCGCTCGTGATACCATATTTATATCTTGCTCCACCAAGACGGCATGAGAAAACTTATCCTTCAAACGATCATTATGAGTAATCACCAAAATAGAATAATCCTTCTGGAAAAACTTCACAATATCTGCAAAGAAATCTACACTAGCCTTATCCAAAGATTGGTCAATTTCATCCAACAATAGGAACTTGACATCTACACCACTTAGCTTTTGAAGTAGGAAAGATAGGCCCAATTTCAAACTGAAATTGACTGCTAGCTGCATAGCGCCAGAGATGTTTTCATAATAACGCTTCTTGCCATTAATGGAATACTGAATATCCAATGTATCAGCTTGGTCGCCAGTCTTTTCCACAGTCTTCTCTACTGAAAATGCAAGTTGTAGACCTGGCTTCAACTGAGTTAACAACGCATTAGCTTCTATCTGCAAATCATCCAATACGTTTTGGATAATCAGATTAGGAATCCCAGTACTAGAGAATGCTTGAACAACGGCAGGATACATGCCCAACTTATCTTCAAGCTCCTTTAGAAGTTTGGTATACTCAATCTTCTTGCGCTTTTCATCAGCACGTTGATTGATGTCATGTTGTAAAACTGCTTTATTGCTATTGAAATGCGTCAGCTCTTTGTTATTAAGAAGATTCTGTTGCTCAATAAGCTTTACTTTCTGCTTCTCTTCTTGAATTCGCTTCTCTAGAACTTTAGCCTCCTTAATTGGGGAGTTCTTTAGCTCAACCTCAACAGCGTCTAGTTCTTTGATCTTTTCTTCTAGCTCTTGGCCAAACTTATCCAACAACGCTTTGTACTCATCGTGTATAGTACGCCTATCAATCATTTCTTTCTTTTTAGAAGAAATCTTGTTATTGATGCTTTCAAGATGTTGCTTAGACAGGGTCAGATGATTAATGGTTTGTTGATGGACGGTGTTCTGCGCGTTGATGGCAGCGATGTCCTTCTTGCAATTCTGGATATTCTCCTGCTTCTCACGCAGCTCGTCATTCAGCTTCTGCTGGCAAATTTTCCTGTGTTCGGCTGTGATGGGCTGGCGGCATTCTTCGCACTCGCCATCATGCGGGATTGGCTTCTTGAGTTTTTCTGACCTTGCCATGTCATTTTGAATGGTTAGGCTCAATTGAGCATTTTTCTCTTTGTTAGAGACAATCTGCTCAGATAGAATATCTATTTGATGGAAATCTAGGCCAACTAACTTAACCTGAGTTTCCTCAAGTTCTTTTAGCTCAACAATAGCTTCTTTAGCCAGCTTGACAATATTAGACTTCTTAGTAGTATACTCTTTGATAGAGGTTTCTATTCTAGTCTTTTCTGTGTTGAGAGTTTGCTCTCTAGCAGCCAGGGCAGAATACTTGCTTTCTAAATTTGCATGGTCATTGATGAGTTGATTGACTGTCTCATTAGCCAGTGCAATCAAAGATTCAAACTCACCTACTTTGAGGGCTCGGGTAGCAATCTCTTGGTCCGCCGCTGCAAGTTTCTGAGAAATCTCAGCTAGAGCACGATCAGGGTCACCAATATTCTCAATAAGCGTACGGAACCTATCAGACTCTTTAGATAAAGCCGAGGATTTGTCTTTAGCAATCTTTTCCAACTTAGAATAGATAACTAGATTGAGGGCATCTTTAAGAATCTTTTTACGAGTCTCGGGCGTGGCAGTTGTTAGACCACCGAAATCGTGTTGCATAAAATGCACGAAAATCCTAAAGGACTTTAGGTTCACCTTGACCAATTTGCCAAGTTCTTTTTCTGTGTCAGCAGAACGACGACCAGAAATGTCTTTCCAATACTTCTCGTCCTTATCTTCGATTGGTTTATAGCGATCCCCACTAACACTGTGGAGAGCTTCGGTTGCATCACCTTCTAACGCTGTACGCTTGTATAATGTTAAATCACTTGTACCCTTACGCGTGCGTGTGCGCGTGACTCTGTATTCTTCATCACCAACGGCAAAATCGAATGTTACACTGCATCTGTCTGCATCGTCTCGAACAATGTTTTCTAAATTGACATCTGAATGGTTGAATAATCCATATTCAATAGCTCGGAAGATAGTAGTCTTACCGACACCATTGGATATGTCATTGTTGTTTTCTGTTTTACCAACGATAAGTGCTGAACTGAATTCAGAGAAATCAATATAAGCATCATCATAGCACATGAAGTTTTCGATGTACAATCTAGATGGCTTCATTCTTTACCCTCGGTTTTATGGATAGTATGGATTTCCAAGGCCAGCTCGATAAAGCTTGCTCTGGTAGCGTCATCTATATACGTTTGCGCATATGTTTTGATCGCAGCAACCACGTCCATCTTGGAGTCAATAGTGTTGTTATTGTCCTTCTTAATCAGATTGACTTTCTTGGACTCTGAGATTGCATTGACGTTAAAAGCTCCATGGCTCGTCAGATACTTCTCAATTGTAGATTTGTTGACCGATTTGAGATCGGGGGAAGTCAACGCAACTTCAACGCGCACAATCGCTTTATCTTGCACACCCAGTTTTTTGATCTCGTCTAAAACGTATGCGGTTGGATCTTCAGTATCTTTGGGTACACTAACGGTGATTTTCTGCAATGGCCTAGTTGGCAAAAACTCTCTTGACCAACCATTGCTCTCATCACAGTTGAAAATGACGATGTGTTTAGCGTGGTCGCTTTCACCGAAATTAGAAATATCCATACTACCAATGTGGGCGATGTACGGATTAGCCTTCTTCATAACTTGCGGTTTATGGACGTGTCCCATCCACACATAGTCGTATCCCTCGAACATATCGAGAGGGCAGAACAACTCATTAGCCAGATCGTCAATCTCATCACCAACAGGGATTGAGCCTTCGATTGCTAAGTGTCCGATTACAACTTTGTGATAAGTGTCGGGGATACTAGCCAGTTCGTAGACAAGACTATCGCGAACCAGCGAGATTGCATCCGCATTCGAATTTACAGTAAATGATTTTCTATCACGAAATGGTACCATAGTGAAAGCGGTAGTACCAATGATGATTGTATTGATGTCCTTGTAAACATGAATACCGTCTAAATCTACCTCACTAATAATATCTAGTGACGAGGTAGATACAAGACCGCTACGAAGAATATCATGATTACCCACGATAATGTGGACATTAACTTCATATGCTTGGCATTTTTTGAGCCAAGAAATAAACAATGTAATTAGGGCTGGATGTGGCTTTGGATCTTCGAAGATATCTCCAGTAAGGACGATATGTTCTGCGTGGTGCTCTACAGCACGATCCAATGTCCATTCCAACAGATTAAGCTGATCAACGATGCGACTATTCAGTGTAGAACCGATACCACCTTTTCCGATGTTCGTTCCTTTACCCAAGTGCACATCGCCAAGAATTATGGCGTTAGTCATGGTTTATATAGGGTTATGTATAGCTTGAATTGCTCTACAACTCGCTGTAGAGCTTTGTTATCCAGCTTTTTCTTGCGGTTCAGCGTGTCAAATTTTTTGCACACTGCCTCAACATATACCCCTGCTTCCTCGGTCGGATAACTCTGATAAAACTCGCGAACGGCGTTAGAAAAGTCCATCATTATTTGGAGGCGTTCCGCCATATCTTCTGGGTCATAGATGTTATCCTCATCTACATCAGAACCAAACAATTGAAGTATCTTGTAGGCTGCCTGTACCTTCGTACATCTTTCTAAATGCATTACTAAATCGCAGCAACGTCCACCAGTACTACAACCATAACAGTTGAAACTGTTGGTGTCTGGATAAAAATAAAAAGACGGACTACGTTCTCGTCCGCCTTTGTGCGATTTGAATGGGCACGAACACTTCTTGTTGTAAGCGTCCAATCGCATTCCGTAATGCTTGAACAGCTTCATGATTGGGACTGAGTTAGCCTTGCCAATCAACTCTTGGTAATAATCTTTTCCCGCAAAAGCTGCTGAAGGACTTCCAGTTTCCCCTGGTGTCTTGCCATCGCTATTGGGTCTGGGGTCACTTGGTATAGAGCACATAATTGTGAATACTGCCCGAAGCGTTCTTTTTCTTCGGAAATTAAAGATAAAAGTAACTCTTTGGCGGTCATAGGCAAGTTATTCACTACCTTTTTTCTTGTCAAGCGCCTTATTAATTTCTTTGTTTATGAACTCGGAAAGGGCGACCGGCTCAAATTTTTTCTGAAGGGAAGCCATAGAAAACTCTAGCTCATTCAACTTATCTCTCTGAGCGAAACAAGTTTTGAGAAGAAGAACAATCCAAGTGAGACAGCCTTCACTCTCTCTTTCATTTGGGTCATTGTTAATTTCAACTGCTAGCTGAATCATATTCTGCAGCAATTCTTTTTCTGACTCTACATTGAATACGTTACGATTCTGAGGAAGAGTCTTATCCATTATCGCTCGCTGAAACTGTACGAATAATTCAGCCGCACGCTTTTTGTATCCTGACTGTACCTCTTGAGCCTGATGAACTTGCTGTTGAAACTCTTGCTGAGTTGGCTTCCTACGCTTGTTATCAAACATAGATTGGCCTTGTGATTTAACAGCTCCCTTAGGAGTGTATTCATCTGGACTTTGTAATGGTGTGCCTGGAGGTGGTGCGTTTCTATTCGTCATACAACCTCAATTATTTCTTCTTAGGGAAGAGCGGTTTTGGAGCACGCTTGACAATTACAAACTTATCAGCCAATTCGACAGTAAAACGAGAACCGATTGCTGACTCTAAAGATGGTAGGGTAGCGCTGGAGCGAACAGTCAAATATAAACTGGATGGCTCTACGGTAATTGGCGAACAATGCAAGTTAACAGTTTGATCTGGCAAACCAAACATTAGAATCGGGAGATCCTGAATCTCTTCCCAAATTTTCTGAGCTTCAGTCTTAGCCGGCTTAGTAGCTGGCGTTGCTTCTGTTTCAGTACCTTCAACATGTGTTTCAGTCGTATCAACTTTTTTTGGCATATAAACTCCGTTTAATAGTTTCAAGAACTACATATATCAGCAAAAGCGCTTCTAAAAGCGCTGGTTAAGACCAGCCCGCTGATTCGTTTTATTTCTTTCCCATCCTTTAGGATTATAACTTCAGGTACTGAATTTACAGAAAACCTTTTACACTGACTTGGAAAAGCGTCTACATCTACTGCAAAAAAAGAAATATCCTTATACTTCTCCTCAATCTTACCTATCATAGTAATGAATTTATTATGATAGGGCATCCAGGAAGCGTAAAAATACAAAGCCTGCAATGGCAGGTCAATTTGAAGTTCCTCTTCTTGAGTAATGAACTGCATTAGTTATCAAAATCCTTTTTCTTAGAAGAAGCTTCTAAATCAGCCACAAACTCTTCTATATTCTTTGAGCCTTGAACTTTCTCTAAAACTACCTTAGCCACTCTTTTGGCTATTTCCTCAGTAGCTGCAGTTAGTTCTGTTTGGGTAAATACACCCTTCTCAATTAGAAGCTTTTCAATGGCAGTTACGCGCAGCATAATATCTGCCATCAATACATCATTAGTTAGCTCGTTCTTAGCATCTTTTTTGTCAGTCATTAGAATCTCCCATATCTTTCTATAACAGTTATCGCTAGAGATTCAGCGACCACAACACTTCTTGTATTTCTTACCCGAACCACAAATACATGTTTCATTAGGGCCAACTTTGGCTTTCCTAATAACCGGCACCGGCTTAGGAAGGCTACGATCCATAAACAGAGTAGAGCTCAAATGATCCAACTCGTGTTGGCATACTACTGAGATAAAACCGCTAGCTACAAAACTATGAGGCTCAACTAGATTGTTGGTAATATACACTTCCTGGAATCTTGTAGTATTTTCTGTACGACCAGGGAAAGATAAACAACCTTCATCTGTAAACGTGGCAGGATCAAATCCTTGAGTTAATCTTGCATTAATTAGATTTAAACTAATCTTGGGTAAACGTATAATAGCAATATCTTTAGCAATACCTATTTGGGGTGCTGCTAATCCAATTCCGTTTTTACCCAAACGGTTAGCATAGTCTAGCTCTTTTTCGAGAGTATCAATTAAAGAACCTACTTCTTCCATCGTTACGGGTTCACAGAACACACGTAGCGCGGCCTCATTATTTGTGATTATCATGTCTTACCTATATACCCCGAGGGATCCTAATCACTTTTTACCACAGTTGCAACCACCACTCTTAGGTTGCAATGGCGTAAGTTTTTTCAAACATACGGAGCAAATCTTATCGTTAGTTGAACAAAGTTCACAGATTACGGCCACGTTGACAACAACCGTGCCTTGACAGCGCATACATTGCTTCTTAGTGTATAAGAAGGCTAGCTTGGAACAATTTGAACACATCATCTTACCATTATTCCAGCATATCCCTATTGGAGGCGACTATGAACGATTTCTTTCCTTTTATCCACAAAATCGAGAAAAAGAAAAAAGAAGAGTTACAACCTCTTTACATCGAGCTTGAGGCGCCTCCTATTGAGCGCAAGAAATCAAACGATGAAGAAGAAACTCCACGAGTCGTCGTAATAGAATTATGATTTCTTCTTGGAATTGACATCATCCAAAATGTCAGAAGCTTCCTTGAATAGACCCTTAGCCTCAGCAAACCAAAGATAAGAACTAATGATTTCACGGACTTCACGATAGTCTTCGGCTGGATCACAATGATCAAGGCATGACTGACAAATCTTGAAACGAGTTACATTGATTTTAGACAACGCTACGCTCTGGAGTTCTTCTGAATCGAACTCTTGCGCACAAACAATGCAGTTACAAGATGTTACCTGGGTCATGGTGCTTCCTATATATCATGGGAAAGTATATAGGTATTCCATATTATTGCCCTGAAAAAGGGGATAATGTTTCTATTATCCCCTCCAGACAAATCAGGTTTTAGCCCTGTAAGAAGTCATCCCAATCTTTATGCCAGTATTCCTGGGGATCCGCCACATAGTATGTCGCAGAAAAAGACGGATGAGTTGGCTTCTTCAAAAGCTTCATGTTTGCTTGTTCCGGCGTCTTATCAGCCTTTTGGTTATTACAAACCTGACACGAGACCACACAGTTCACGAAAGAGGTAATACCTCCTTGTGCTCTTGGTAAAACGTGGTCAACAGTAACCTGAGAAGCGGTAAGCTTCCTACCACAATACTGACAAGTGCTTCTATCTCTTTTTACCAAAGCCTTACGACTAAAGTTTGAGTTGAAGTAATTTCTCTTTACGTGATTCTTCAATCTCAAGATAGAAGGGTGTGCAACCTTTCCGGAACCCCAGGTGATGAACTCGTCCCAAGATGAGACAACTTCAACCTTATCCTTGAAAAGCAACTTGAATACTTTTCTTTCTGGGATGAAAGAAAGCACCTCATAACTGGCATTTAACAAAAGCGTTTTCTTCGACATGATGTTTCTATTCTCCGTTACAGTTCGGCAAGAGCATCATAGATGTCCTTACCATCAATCTCGTTACCTAGACAAGTCCAACCCGAGCGGAGTCTCCTGGCGAACAATTCTAGTTTCCGAGCTTTTGGAAACATAGCTTCCAAAGAGTCTTGTAGGTCTTCTGGTTTAGCTGAGTGTTTTAGGTTCTCAGCAAAACTAACAGAACGTTGTGATTTGTTTTCTAATTGCTTTAGTATCTTACCGCGAGTTCCAACCAAACAAATTTCGTGAGTCTGTCTAAAAAGGCGGCCCATAAAGAAAGCTAGTTCATCTGCTAAATCAACATTTGGCAATGAATCTAGAATTGCTTTGATGGCTCTATCATAAGCAAACTTATCATAAGATATTTGCTTATGTTTCAATATACTCTTTTTGATCCAAGCAGAAAACCTCTTGAATCTATGCTTCTTGATTTTGACCCATACATAGGTCTGCTTATGATCGAAGCCCCAAGCTTTCATGGTGTTGAGGCCGTCTTGTAGCAAAGAGCCCGGCACCCATAAACATAAGACTGCTCCGTCAGGATTGCAAGCCTCCGCTACGGGCATCTCGCGAATTTGTTGCATTGTCATGGTGTCGTAGTTGGCCAGGGCGCCACGCTTGACATTGGACATTTTAAGAGAATCCTTGAACGGCCATGGCGGATCAGCCACAATTACAGAATACTTTTTACCCATTAGGGCCTCGCAATTACTTGATGATCATCATCGGTAATTCGAGTGGCGATTGGGTGCCGTCCACTTGAATGTCTTGTACCGCTTCAAGCTTCTCCTTGTTCATAGAAGCTTGCTTAGTGATCGTTACTCGATAACCTCCTATACCAAGGGACGCCATCCATTTACCAGTTCCATTTGTTCTTGTTTTGAAAACTGATTGTCCGGTTGACAGGTCAACGATTTCAACGGGCGCTAAGAAAAGGGATTTGCCATTCTTATCCACACATCGCTGCATAACTGGAATTTGTCCATGTGCAGCTTGCTGTTGATGTTCTTCATCCATTGGCGGCGCTTGTGGTTGTTGTGCAACTGGCGCTCCTCGTGGATTAGGAGGAGCCATTACGCCCCTCTTATTATTTCTTGGATTCTCCATTGCCTCTTGTGGCACCATAGCATCTGCATCAGAAGGCCCGCGACCTGGAGGGGGCCCATTAGGGTCTTGACGTGCTGGAGGCATCTTAGGAAGCTGGACAGGCATCTTCATCTCTTGCTCAGGACGAGGGAGGTATGCATTGTCACCAGCATAAGTTTCCGGTCTAGAAGAACGTCGGAAACCTTGTGGTGCTCCAGCTTGTGGAAGCTTAGATTCAGCCGTTACTGGAATGTTCCTTGTCGGATCACCAGCCGGAATTTGGTCGAATGTCGATGGAACAATATTTGCCCTTGGGGGCGCTTGTACTGTCTCCACTACAATCTTTGGTGGGCCGGCTGGTTGCTTATCCAATCGTCCAATTACATCATTTAATTTATTGGATAATACCTTAATATTCAAATCCTGAGCACGAATTATTCCTAGTAATTCTGTTACTTTAGATTCTAAATCTAACAATACATCTGTAGCTTTTCTTGGCTCTTGTCCCATGGTACCTTTATTCTAAGAAAAGACCAATCTTTACCTTGACTCTCTTAAGAATAATTATATCATCGACTGAGACAGGATTTCCGTCACACATCTCATGTTCGCCAGATACTAATGCCATAGCCTGGTCTTCAATCTCTTCTTTGGGACCAGAACAAACTGGAGTTCCTGCTACAATTAGAAGATAAGCATCAGCCTCTAAATCCGCTAATACTGGTAATAAGTCTTCTGGATCAACTGGAATATGCTTGGCTTGAACTTCTTGTTCAATAGCCTTTGGCGGAAAAGCTTGATATTCAGGACGAATGTCAGCGGCAGTTGGTCCATTTCTGAATCCAAAAGCTGATTCACTAACATAGTCATTATTATCAACCATCTCTTGGTTAGGATCAAGTTCCCCACCAGTCAAATCATCTACAATCTCACCATCTACACTAGACCACGTATGTTCCATATTATTACCTACATTTGGAACGGGTCCTCTACCGATGGGAGAAGAGGTAGGTTCAGCATATGGCTGACGCACTGGCACTCTTCTCGCCCTTGGATTATCAGAGGGTAGTTGAGTGGGCCTGGCAATTGTAGCACCAGGCACCACTGCACCACCTTGATACTCTTGGGGTTCTTTACCATGAACCTGATATTGCGGTACATACGGTTTGTATGACGCAGGTTTACTTCTTTCAGGATTCTTGATAAGTTTTACTTTTCCATCGGTATCAGACATGTTGTTCCCAGATTATTCTGAGGAGTTACGCTTAAACTTGCGCTCTTTGCGATTCTTGGCGTGTTCTGTATGTCTACAGTCACCTTTGCTACAGAGTTCAAGTTGTTTCCTTACGGATTCGTTGCGCTTTCTCCTACGTTTATCGGACGGTTTCTCGTACGACTGCTTTTCCTTATATGACGAAAGAACCCTTTCTTTCTGCACTAAGGCTCGAAAAGCTCTAAGAGCTTTATCGAAATTGTTCCCATACACTTTAACTTCGAGGGGTTGGGCTTGCACTGCTTCAATATGTGCGAATTTGTCGTTGACGACGACTGGCTGCGTTTCACCTCCCTTCGGTGCCTTTTTGTAGTTCCTCTTACTTCGTCTATTCTGATCTTTCATCTAGAAAACACTTTTAACCTTTACTGAAAGTATTTATCGATATTCACGGCTCCGCCATTCAATAGATTTTTGTCCTTGACTAGGCGGTTAAGGGCACTCTGTACATCATTGTTAGTTGGCTTTTTGCGATTATGCGCTAGGGCTTCGAACATAGCAGAGATATACAATTCTTTTAAGTAAGCATAAGAAAACTCGTACTTGGCTGCATACTTGGCTAGGTCTCTACACTGCTTGGCAGTAAGAAGAGTTCCAAACCATCTCTTTAGATATATATAAGCCATTTCTGCGTTTGGGAGAGGAATCTCGAATTTTCTATCAAATCGTGAAGGTCTATCAGTAATGTTAGTCTTCAGTTTTTTAACTTCGTTTGCAGTTGCAATAACCAGCAAACCGTTTTTCGCTGAGATGCCGTCCATCAAGTTAAGGAACGAAGAGATATCTACACTCTTCTCAAGTAACGAGTCTAAGTCTTCAAAGTAAAGCAACGAAGGACTTTGTTCCTCCGCATAAGAAAATGCTTCACGCACCGCCTCATCATTAGCTCCTGCTACAATGGTTACGGGTTTGAAATTGTATTGCGCAATGATAGTACGAATAATGGAGGTCTTTCCGTTACCTGGCTTACCATACAGCAAGATACCACGCTTCCAAGGAATCTTATTTTCCAAATAGAAGTCCTTAGAGGCCAAGAAGTTCTCAACCAAACCACGCACTTCGTTTTTGATGGACTCGGGTAAGAACAAATCTTCCCAAGAATGATCCTTAGTGTAAGGGATATCATCTCCCTCAATAACGCGGATGTTCAGATTGCTACGGTCACGTTCCTGAACCCAATCATCAAATTGATTACGCAGTTTAACGTAAGCCTCATAGTTCTTCTGAGAAACAACTATGAAGAAACTGATTTCGTCTTCCTGCTGATTCCCTTTATGGAACAAGGCGGCATGCAAAAATTCCAATCCTTTGGCCTTAATGTAAAATACACCTTGGACAAAAAACTTCTCGAAATCATGATCGGTCGTCCAGGAGATGCTAGAGTCCTTGTACAAACACTCAACAGTAACGCCAGACTCTTCAGCAAACTGAAGAAACTGACCGTCAATGATGATGCGGTTATGTACAAACTTCTCTAAATGTTGCTGATCTTTTAGAGCCGGACTAAACATCTGCTGGGTCCAATTCATCAAATCGATGAAGTTGGCCTGCGGTCGTTCCCAGTTATCCGAAGGAGAAACCCTATAGGTTGGAGCGAGTTTCGCTAATCTTTCTGGCGAAAGGTGCTCCTGTTGCTCCAGAATTTCTGGAGTCAAATACTCTACTTTATCTGTGGTCATGTATCAATGTACTCGTTCTTTCATTAAGCAACATTTGCAGATGCTGGGGAAGCAATATTCACAGTATGTCTACACTTTGGATATCCTGAGCATCCTAAAAACTGTCCCGTCTTAGTTTTGCGAACTGACATCGGGCTTCCGCACTTCGGACACATGGTCGCACCATGTCCTAGATATGCCCGATCTAATTCCTTTTTGAAATCTGGATAAAACTTTTTCAGCATATCGATATGATCAACTTTACCACTTTCCACTTCATCGAGCTGTTGTTCCATTTTGGCGGTGTAGTTGTAGTCCATAAACGTGAAGAACTTCTGTAGTTCGTCAGTAATCTTCTTGCCCAAATCAGTGGCGTGGAATACGCTACCCTTCTTCTCTACATAGTTACGATTCGTAATCTTACTGAGAAGGTCTGCATAGGTTGCAGGACGCCCAATATTCTTGGCAACTAATTCTTTGATTAGCTTATCTTCAGAATATCTAGCAGGTGGTTGAGTCGATTTTTTCTCCAGTCTGACAGGGATTTTACTTGATAGGCTAAGACTATCTCCGACAGCGAGGAGCGGGATTTCAATTTTGCTATTATCAGAAACTTCAAGAATGTCCAAGAAGCCACTGTCTTTAAGAGCCTTACCCGCTGCGCGAACTTCAGCAGCTTTGTTGCCTTTGACATGAGCAGTCACCTTCAATGTGTTGTAGATGGCTGGCATCATCTGGCTAGCAATGAACTGCTTCCAAATGACTTCATAGACAAGCTTCTCGTCTGGGTCAACCATAGCATAATTGTTGTTTGGCTCTAGCGTCAAATCGGATGGACGGATGCACTCGTGGGCGTCCTGTGATGCATCCTTATTCTTGTAAGCATAAGCCTTCTTTGGCAAAGCATACTTCTTATCCTTAATGAAGTTACGGACATCTTCCAAGGCTTCATCGCCAACTCGAACAGAGTCAGTTCTGATGTAAGTACAGTAACCATTCTCGTAAAGAGACTGCGCAGCTTTCATGGTACGGTCAGCACTGAAGCCGTGATCTTTAGACATGATTCGCTGAAGCGTAGAAGTTACCAGAGGCGGCTGAGGGTACTTAGCCTCTTCTTCCGCCGAGACCTCTGAAACAATGTATGGGTTTACATTGAGCAGCGCCTTTGCGGCCTGAGCATCTTTGTCATTGGTTGGACGGCCAACAAACTTGGTAGCGAACTCTGTTTTTCCGTTGGACAGCATAACCTGAATAGTCCAGAACTCTTCTGGAACGAAAACCTCAATTTCTCGTTCACGGTCAATGACCATACGAGTAACTACAGACTGAACTCGGCCAGCCGACAGTTTGGGACCCATAGTATTCATTAGGAATGGGGAGGCCATAAATCCTACCAACCTATCCAGAATACGTCGGGCCTCTTGAGAATGGAACAAGTTGATATCTACGTCTCTAGGAGAGGCGACTGCCTTCTTGATCTTATCCTTCTTGATTTCGTTAAAAACAACTCGCTTGATAGGTAAACCAGTATCTTTTAAACGCTCCTGGAGATGCCAGGCGATAGCTTCGCCTTCACGATCAGGGTCGCTTGCCACTAAGATGTTGTCACACTGCTTGGAAGCTTTGAGCAATAAATCAAGCGTATCAACCTTATCTTCTTGCAGAATGTAGTGAGGACGGAAGTTGTTTTCGACATCTACACCTAGACCAAAGCGGCCACCCTTTGCCAGGTCAGTAATATGACCCTTGCTAGCTAGTACCACATAATCCTTGCCAAGATACTCTTGAATCTTTTGAGCTTTAGCTGGAGATTCTACAATAACTAATGTCTTCATTTTTACCAAGTCTTTCAATATTCTTGCATCACCCTATGGATGTCTTTCACAAGAACATTACTAGTTTTTTCGATGAACTATTAAACGATCTTCATTGCCAACGAGATACGAAAGCTTACATCGTGAGCATTTACGGGAAATATAAGAGCGCCGAGTTCGATCTATCACAAGATAGTGTCACTCTGCTGTTCGCGCAAGCCCGCAATAAACAAGATTTTTTGACCTACCAGAATTTAGGAGATTGGATTTTTTTCGCCAATACTTTGGCGCCTAATCATCTTCATCATGCCAGTAAAGAATATTACGATACAGTAGCTAGGCTATCTTATTACTCATGCTATAAATTAATCAATCGTGAATGGAAACTGTTTGAAGAGCTAGCTGACGACTTCCTATCCCTTGAGGAGCAGGTTCGTAAACGCCTTCCTCAGCTCAAAACACAAACTTCTGAGGGTATTTATATCGGCCCTTTCGATTGATAACCTCGGGTCGCTTTTTCGTTGACTTATCATTGAAAGCCCAAACGGTTGACCCGCAATCACAACCCACGTACTCTATTACGTTATCGCGATCCTTTACATTAGCACCATGTGCATTATGCAAAACTGGATTGTATGATTTTCCTTCTAAAGCGAAAGAAAAATCGCCTAACTTACGGAAGTAGCGAGGAGAGAAATCCTGGTACCAATTGGTTACCATTCTCTTGACCCATCTTTTAGAGAACTTGGAATAGATTAAGAAATGCTTGATTTCTTTCCATTTGAAAGGTTGCATGCTCGCATAGTAGAAAGTTGGGCCTTTCCCACACTCTGAACAACGGGCTCGCTGTAAAAACGTTGATGAAATATTGATTCTAACAACTTCTTGTTTAGGATTCATAATTAAAGCCATTGCACGATTAAGTGAATCATTTCTGCTGCTCATTAATCAGTAGCCTCGCCCTTTCCACAATCTTCTTACGGACCCTATTAACATAGGCCATTCCACCCATTTGATAATGAGGCGGCACTCGAAGATGTGTCACAGTGACCAGAGTACCTGGTCTAACATCAAACATGTGAATCTTAGAGAAACTATACTCCCTAACATTCTGCATAAGTGGAGTCTTAGTATCTTGCTGAATGATATTCAGAAGCTTACCAATGTAGTACGGCTTAGTATAGGCTGCTTTCCTACCACCAATGTAAAACTCTTTAGTTTCGTTCTTGACCGCCAGCTTAGTGTTGACGATGCCTTCGAAAACGGATATACCATCGAATATACCGAGATGCTCGTCCAGTATGTTATCTATCTTAATTGGCTTCCTATTTTTAAGCACGAAAAATGGCAAGGAAGCCTCCAACAACGAAACGTACTCCTGGAATATCTTATGCTGAAATCCCATATGACTATCGGTGCTGTTAAGCACGTAAGCCGACATTTCCTCGGGATTTCTTTCTAGAAGATTAGCAAAAGCCTGATAAACGCATTGTTTGTGCCTAACGGTTGCATTAGAGCTGCTGTAAGCCGCATTGTTGCTCTGAGTCTCGATGATCTCCTTGATTGTCTTTATCTTGGCTTGTAGGTCTTCAGCAATTTCCATCTGAGTATGGACATCCACGTCATGTGACTGAATGTTATCCTTCAACGAAAATCCATCATGAGATGCATCGAGAATAAGCTTCTCTGGATTAGATTTGGAAGTAGGATGATGCATCTTACTCAAATCATTTGTGGAACCAGAAAAGAAACAATCGAAAAACGGACAAGAGACCGTTCCTGAATTATCTATTGGATGCGGGATAAATCTCTCACAATCCGGGCAACGATATCCATTCTTGTTGTGGCGGTAGAATGTGCGAAAGAAATATACCCTCTTAGGATCGGTCGACTCTTTCAGTTCTGATTCGCACTCATCGCAAAACAGAATCTTATTGAAATACAACACAGAATACTCTTTGCCCAGAAAAACGCAGCCTGGACAAATATACTCTGCCTTGTGTCGTAGGTCAGGTGTAGCTAGCTTCTTGCATGAAGCGTTGACAATATAAAACAGGTAGTCATTAATCTCATCAATAGGCGAACCATTGTTGATAAAAGTCACACAACCTGTTTTCAGCTCTTCTTTTAATTCTTCAATCAGAGCACGCAGAGATAGCTGATTGCCATTCTTAAAATGGATACGATGTAATGTGGCAATTCCTTGTTCGCGTTCCCTTAGAAAATCTTCTACTAAGGAATCAACGTCCATTAGATTTATCGGACTTACAGCTAACATTAGGCTCCGAAAACTTCACACACTTCAGTTGCGTCCGTATATGCCACCTGGAAACGTTCCATATTGCGAGAGTTATCGCGCATAAGAGCATCACCTTTCCCAAGCAAATTTTCCGCTCCAGTTGCATCCAAGATTACCTTAGAGTCTACATGACTTGCAACTTTGCAAGCAATACGGGCTGGGAAGTTGGCCTTGATGGCGCCATTGACAACATTTACCGAAGGTCTCTGTGTAGAGAGAATGATACTCATTCTGGCTGCACGGCACTTCTGTGCCAGGCGACAGAGTCTATCGAAAAACATATCACCCTTGTCCTGCATGACCAGATCCGCAAACTCATCAATAATGATGAGGATTGGTTTCAAGTCTTTGGGATTCCAGCCGGCTCGAAGCTTCTCGTACCTATCTTCCATGATATCAATCATGTTAGCAAGCAACTCTACCACGTCATCATAGTTATGATACACTTGAGTTTTCCGCACGCCTTGATACTGACCAAACTCAATACGCTTCGGATCAACCAAATACAAATCTGCATCGTTATAGTTGAATACGTTAGCGATAATGTTGTGCAACAGCGTACTCTTACCAGAACCAGTAGTTCCAGCAATCAGACAGTGAGGGTTATCTAACAGATCAGTCCACACTTTACTACCATCAACCGTCTGACCAAGTAAACAAACTAGGCCGCCTTTGGGAACATCGTCGTTGGTGAACAAATCAAACAGCTTGAGGGGCTTCTCACGAGGAGAAGCAAACTCCACACGAACGACACCTTGCTCGTGGAGAACCTTGACACTTGGCTTGCTCTTCTTCAGTGCAAGGGAGATTTCATCACCATACTTCTGAATCTCTCGTACCTTAGCGCGAGGGTGTAACTTCAAGTCATAATAGACATAGTTGTCAACCTGATGCATACTGAGACAGGTAGCTTTGATGTTGAAACTGTTTAGAATTTGATTGAATTGTTGAACGGTATCCATGGTCTACCCCTCAATATAATGCTAGAAATTAAGAACGCAAGGGGTCTCAGTATTTTACAAATAACCCGGTTTTTTGAGCAATAATTTTCCGGAGTTCATTCAGTGTAGGTTTCACTAGTCCCACCGCTTGTCCAACCTTTAGGCCGATAGAATCCACTGTCCCGTGCGGTAGTTCAATTACCAAATCACTAACATGAGAACCGATGACCTGTGTAGAGTGGGGTTCCCCATAACAGATCTCAGCAATCTTTCCCTTGTGACAAAATACAATATCCAATGGGCTTGGTGTGTTCTTCATCCAAAATCTATTGACACTTGGCGTAGCATACACGAATGCCATGACTGGAGGTGGCCACTCCTGATGCATAAGCCCATGAGACTGCTCTTCAGATGAAATTGCTAGCAGAGTTGGGAAAATATTATTATGAAGGTAGATGTATCCTTGTTCCATATGGCCTCAGAAAAACGGAGAAGAAGCTTCTTCTGGCTTCTCAGAGTAATACAACGATCTAATCATTGTGCGTAATGTGGCCATCTGACGATTAACTTGATTCATAGCTGGAGTTAGTTTCTCTTGATCGAAACCGTCCTCTAACAAATTCATTACTACGTCTAAATCTTTTCTAATCTGATCAATAAGTCCATATACTTCTAATCTGGAACCTGAGGTTGCTCCAGGCAATACTTGGTGTCTAAACTTACCTAACTGCCTTTGCGCAGTCTTAGCTGGTTGTACTTTCATTTGCTCAACGATTTGAATGAATGAAGTTCCATTAGTACCTAGCTGAGCATTAACTTGTTGAAGCGCTCTATCATAAATGGCAGAGATATCGTACTGCTTGAGAACATCTGGCTTCCTGTGTTTAGGAGCGGCAGCAATTGCTCTGATGACAGAATCCAATTCTTGGAAAGCCGGATTGCTAGCAACAGAACCAAGTTGAGTGGAAGCTGTACTGAAATCTTTTAATTTGTTTACAACTGTTAGGTCAGGAGATTGCGTGACTGGCCGATCTACCTCAGCATCTGGGTCACGACCTTCTTCAGCCGCTCTTTGTCTTTTTAACTCAGGGTCTTCAATAGAGCCACCAGGATCTTTAACAACACCTGGCTTGAGGGCCTTGTAGGCCGAGAAGAGGCGATTAACAATATTCCAATAGTTCCAAACCAGAGTCATTATTTTATGAGCGTTGACAATGCTGCCCTTAGAAGACTTGACAATCTCTTTGTGCAACTGCTTAAGCGCTCTCAATGATTTAACGGAGTTATCCAACATCGTCATTCTCAAACGACGAACACGAGCACCTTCACCAAATCCAAATTTAGGATTGAATAGCCTAGTTACGAAACGAGAGAATGGGTTGGAAGCCTGAGCTTCTAAAGAATACTTGTCCTCAAACTCAAAAGCTAGTTTAATAATCTCGGCCTGTCTTTCTGATGCGGCCAACCCTTGACCAAGCTGTTGATTTAGATCGGGCTTAGGGGCCTCTCCAGCGGGTGCTGTAGGCGTTCCAGGACTTGGTGGGCCACCAGGCTGTTGAGGCGCGGCAGGAGCTTTAGGTTGCTTCTGACGACGGTTCTTGGAGTAATCTAGTTGCTCCTGAATGACGGCGTTACCTTTGTTGACCAACTCTTGGAAATCACCGGCCAATGAACCAATAATAGTGTTTGGATCTGCGGGAACAGGTGAGGTAATACGAGAACGCTCCTTGAAGAATTTAGATGGCCAACCATTCATCGTCTTTTTGAAATGAATCAAATCGTTAATGAAAGTAGACACCTCTTTGTTCCAAAGAGCCTTATTTTGTCGTAGTCTCTCCTGGACTGGGTCCTGAGATGGTCTTCTGGCAGTCTTTTCCATAACAATATGTGTTTATTTTAGTATCCCGCCCAGATTATCTATTATTCGCTTGATATGAGTAGTGAAATACTCCATGCTAAAGTTCTTCTTCATTATATTACAAACTTTACAGCAGGGAACACAATGCACTTATTTGATGATTTGAACTATCTTTTTCTTGAGGGTTCCTAGCCTAAGACTGCGTTTTGCTTTACGCTCTTCCGCTAGCTTCTTTTCCAGTTTTTGGTTATAATTAGCGATTGCCTGCCAGGAAAACCCCAGTTTGATATCCAAATCATCTTTTTCTTCGTTAGGAGCTATAATGAATCCTCCCTCAATTATATAAGAATCAATAGATACTCGTTGGTAGCCATGTTCTTCTAACAAAACTACCAACGACTCCACAACATCATTCCAGATAATCCGACCGCCACTTTTGGGGTTAGCCCTTTTGAGAGTCGCCCTATAGCCGGCCTGCGGCAATAGATGGTCACACAGTTTTCGAAAGTCATCTACGGTAGTACCTTCGGGAGCACTAAAGAAATAGTGCTCCTGCCAGTCATAGTCAGAATATACTAAGTCAAAAACGTTGTCACTCATCTTACAAAATATGATCGATAATGCCGTATTCTTTTGCAGTCTTAGCGTCCATCCAAGTTTCAGTTTGACAGTCCGCTTTTACTTTTTCAAAAGTTTGGCCGGTGTGCTTGGCCATAACTTTCAACATTGCATCGTTTTCGGAGTTGACAAATTCCAAATAATTCTTGCTATTGGTAAAGTCAAATCCCGGAATTGGAAAAACGAACTGAGAACCATGGATCATTACCTTGGAACTACGGAGCGCAAAACGTTTACCTTTGCTACCGGCTGCCAAAATCCAAGCACCAGCAGAATAAGCTTTGCCAATCAGAATTGTTTTGACTGGAGCACGTACCATTTGCATAACATCGTAGATGTTTGCCATGCCGGTATTAGCTCCGCCATTGGTGTGAATGTAAACGCTGATTTCTGCTTCAGGGTCTTGATTGTCATAGTACAACATCATTGCTGAAAGTTCGGCTCCCAATCTATCGGAGACGCCTTCAGAAATGAAAATAGCGCGGCTCTTAGCTAATTTGACATAGCTTTCGCCATAGCCCATCGGCATTTGCATACTAAAATGCTCATGCTCGTGCGGATCTGATCGGTCTTTCTTATTCATAGAGGCTTACCTTACTTGTTAAATGTAACAATCTTGTCAATAAAACCATACTTCATGGCGTTCTTGGCATTGAAGAATACTCGACGATCAAAATCCTTTTTGACCTGAGCCAAAGTCTTCTTGGTAGTCTTTGCTAGAATTTCCATCAAGCGTTGATTATCCAATTTATCCTGCTCAAGTAATGCCTTCGCACCAGGCAAATCAGTGTGCATATGCATACTACCAATTAACTGAGTTGCAGAAATGACGGCATGCGGAGTTGCAAACCTCATACCAGGAGTTCCTCCTGCTAGTAGGATAACAGCTTCATCCATAGCGGCGCCAATACATACAGTCTCGATAGGTGCATGAATCATGCTCATGACATCGTAAATCATAAGAGAGTTACGAATATCGCCACCGTGAGTGTTGATGAATAAAGTGATTTTACTATCTGAATCTTCATGGTCTTTCAAGAATAACGTGGCCACAATATCGGAGGCCAAACGATCATCGAGAAAATCTGTTAAAAACAGAATACGATCACCAGCCAATTTTTGGTAGACATCAACCGGCACTTCACCATGCTCAGTTTGTTCAAGTACTAGTGTATTCAAAATCAGAACCTCTTTCTTTGTTTCTCTTCCGCTTCACGTTCTTCTGCACAGGAAATACATATTTGAAAATGCGGATTACTCAAGAGTCTTTTTTCAGCAATCAATTCTTCACAATCTTGGCACAAACCATAGCTTCCTTCTTCTATGCGCTTGAGCGCTGATTCAATTTTAGATAGCTTGTCGGCATTTCTTAGAAAAAACTGACGATTCATTTCAATCAATTGATTAGCTTGAACCTCATCAGTTTCATCGCCTTCAGTATCAACATCTAAATTTTGCTCTGTTTGCTTTAGCAACTCCTGTTTTTGCTCTGTAAGCAAACTCTTCATCTTCTTCAAAAACGTTTTGTTCATTATGGAAACCTCAAATCAGAAATGGGCACAAGGATTGTTCCCTTAGGTTGCGGCTGTTTTTGTCCATCAACCCTGGTATGAAAGATCAAATATGCCTGGTTCTCTGGTTCTTTTAGATAGAAAGCTGTCACTTCCCAATCATTATAGATAGCTTTGCGAGAGATATCGCCAAACTTCATATTGCGCGTGTTTTCCATTATTTGCGCACGTTTAGGTCGGTAGGGGCCATGAATGTTTTTAGCCTTTACTTTCGTCAACTCAAAAAACAACGAGGCCGCTTCATTTTGGGAAGCAGCCGTAATTTGCTTTGACACTGGGTCATTTGGTTTATTCGGATCTAATCCAACACAAACGAACACTACCGGTCGAGGTCCTCTTTTACCCATGTTAATCACCCTTCAATTTCTTGTCAAGGACCAAAGACTCGCACAATTTTTTGCGAATAGGTTTAGCTAAAAATAGCCTCATCACTCGGTTGCCGGCCGATTCCATTACACGATGGAACCTCACATCATGATATTTGCGCGGAGGAGTATCCTTCAATACCAGGGTCCCTAAATTGACAATCTTAATCTCTTTCCCAGCCTTCAAATCTTTAACCATCTCATCGAATAGAATACTAATTACGCTAAACACATGATAGTGATGAATTAAACGCTTAATCTTACGATTTACGTAATGCCAAAGATCGCGCTTACTTATACTTAGCGGCATTACTTCCTATTAACCTTTCTTTGATACTTAGTTAACTTGTCCCATTTCCTAATTGACATATCTTGGAATTCTACCTTTGGGGCGGAAACACCAAAGATCACTTCAAAATATGAACCAATTAATTTGTTGTGCAAAGAACTGTTGGATGTACGAGTATCATCGTTCAAATCATCTAGGTACATAGTCTCGTAATCTTCGTAACAAGTACGACAAATATTATGAACAGCATTATCTAATGCTAGGGTGTTCAGGATATCCTTCTTACGATACACAAGTCCACAAATGGTAAACTTGTTACCACTGGCTGCCGTATAGTCTACTAAATGTAGATTGTTTTTCCTATCCTGAATCAATAAAATCATTTACCCTCACGTAATACAAAAGACATGTACTCATCAAATCTCTCACCACGACTTACTTGATTATCTACTCTAGTAAGAACTTTACATTCTAGTAATTGTTTGATAGAGAATCTCATAGTAGGATCGTTTTCGCCCGAACCAAATGCCTGAAGTTTCTCTCCAATATCTATCGGCTTCTTCTTAGCAATATCACAAATGAATTTACACATTCTAGGATATTCTAACTTGAAAAATGGTAACAGGCTAGCTTCGCTCGAAGTGCTCTTAACTTGCTTCTCAAATGTTAGAATAACATCCAACAGTTTAGACCTTAGAATTTTCTTAGCTTCAATCGCTTTAATTTCATGGTCAATCTGTTCAATCTTCTTTTTGGCGTCCCGAATTATTTCTTCAGGCGTTTCAATACCATGCTGAACAGCTTCGGCAATAAATTCAGCAACAAATGCTTGATCACTCTTCTTGCCCCTCATTGTCCTCCGCATAATAGTTATGGTGGAATTTGATAAATGAGATTAATTGTTTGTGCTGCTCAGCGTAATTAGTTGCTTTAATCCAGCCAAAACCTACATCTTTAGTTTGCTCCATACCTGCTAGAAACGTAGCTTGCAGATATGTGCTGCATGGCATCCAATTTTCTTTATCGGTACTAACAGCGATCAACACTTCTGGATCAATCTGTTCTTCCGCCATCTTAGTAAAAATGGTATATACACCAAAAGCCGGTGAGTCTTTTAGTTGAACTAACAGAGCAAACTCTGGTAGATTCTTTTCTTGAGTACAATCCGCCAACAGTAAACGAAGCTCTTTAGAATCGGCTATAGAAACCTGACAACCATAGATGTTATTACGAAGAACCTTATCATCAGTTTCTAAAGAAATTTTCTCTGGTAACACAAAAGCCTTATCAGTAATTTTCTTGATAGATTCTGGATTGATAAAATCCGAAGGGAGAACGCCTAAACTTGCTAGGATATGACAGGCTATTTGCTCAGTTAGTTTTGAATTCATTTACTGTCAATCTTTTTGCTAATAGCCTGATTTAGGATAGTACGAATGTCGGGAGCTGCACTCAGATCAAGTACAGGCATCTCTTTGGTGACCTGATCAATGTACGCTTCAAAATTGAAGATGTCTCCAGCGGCTCGACGCTTAGCTAGCTCCGCCATACAAATAGTAGATACTTTGTGCTCAAAACCAAAATAACGATCACAAACGATCATCTCACAGAGTTTCTGGTTAGAGTACAGAGGTACATTGGTAGTAATCTGGTTGATATCCAGTTTTACCTCTTCAACCTCATCGTCATCGTCTTGCAAGAAAAAATCTTCCAATTCTTTATTTGTCATGTTTCCTCAGTTTGGGCGGCGTAGAAATGCGAACTTTCAAGGAAGGTAATATACGGCCGTCTCGGCGATGATCAAAGAAATGCAATTTCGCGTCAAAAAATAAACTATTGAAATTCATGATCTTTCCCAGGATTAGCATGTCGCGAAAGCTGGCGAATACGGCTTTGATAATAATTCCCACCTCGGACTTGTCTAAGACTGGGTACCTAGCAAATACTCTATTGACTAAGTCTTCGTTGTGCTTTAGACTGATAGGCAGACTCTCGTTGAGATGGTCAACCATCTGTTGGTGAGTCATATCCTTGAATTCGAAGGGAACGATTGTTTTCTGTTTCTTCATCTAAAAATTCCTACGATCGTATATAACATAACTCCCCCTATAGATCCCCCACGCCGTTGTCGAGATCCAGTTCGAAATTGACAAACTTTGGCTGTCCCAAAAATGTTATGGAATTAGCTTAAAGATACTATTTCGAAGAAAGCTACCAATAAAAGCATATCTTTATGCGGTTTATCGGCAATCCGTTACCTCTAGGAATAATCATGGATAAATGCAGTAAAGTTGGGGCTTTGTACGTAGCTACTCTCAAAGCATTGTCCCTAATTCATCAACATAATCATTGGACTACCAAGGGCGTGTCGTTCTATGGTGAACATTTGCTTTTTGAGAGATTATACAAGTCCACACTTGAAAATCTCGATTTGGCAGCCGAAAAGTTCATTGGAGTCTTCGGGGATCAATGTCTCAGCTACGATTTGCAGACTGAGCTATTGAACAAGGTTCTACTAAAGTATAGGAATCTAGAAGGTTCGCCCATTCAGATGTCCCTGGAAGCCGAGAAGGATTTTCTTAAATTCTCTAAGGACGCTTACAATTGCTTCGAGGAAGAGGGCAAGTTAACCTTAGGGCTGGACGACATGATAATGGCAATCGCAAGTGACCGTGAAGGTGCGGTTTACTTACTACAACAAAGTTTAGATGGAAAACACGAATAACTTTGCTATCATTCTAATAATACTGTATAAAGACTATACGAGGAGCTGTTATGGATTCTAAAAAGGTTCTAGAGAAACTACTTAAAATTGCTGCCAATCAGCAGAAAATTATCACAAAGTTGGCCCAGCAACAAGGTCTACCACCTGATTCACTACCTAACAGTCAAGTTAGTGTAACTGACAATCAGCAACCAAAGCCACCAACTGAAACACCACCAGCGGATTTAAAGCCAGCTTCACCGTCCAAGACGCCAAGCAAATTGCTATTTGATACCGTCAATGCCAAGATGCCAGGCGTGTTAAAGCACGTCAACCCACCAAGAGGCAATGAAATGCAACTTGTTTTCGCTCCAGGCAAAATGACTCAACCTAATTACAATGCGGTTTTGAATGTCTATCAGGGGCTTTTGAACGGCAATCAGATTATGACCAACTACAAGCTCACTTACGCACAGGGTTAAGACTCTTTTCGTACGTAAAAGTCTAAGCTTCTGTACTGTAAAGCCATATTCAAAGACTCATATACATTGATGTTGTCCTTAAGAGACAATGCAGTCAATGTCAATAAAATCTCGCCTAATGTGCGAGATTTTACTTTTGCGCGGTCTTCTTCTGGAATCTCAGTTTTAGAATCAATAGCTTTGTATAAACTAATCTTCATCATCAACTCTTCAATCATTTGTTGAACAGTTGTATTAGCGCTACCGTCTTTTTGGAATTCTTCAGCTTTTTCCCAAAGCTTCTCAAAATGCATAGACATTTAGTCGTCCAAATCTTTGTTATCCATTAAGGCAATCTGAAGCTGTTCGTCACCTTGGTCTGAAACGAATACCAGGAATACAGCACCCATAGAACAATCAATCAGTACTGGAGCTTTGATCTTACCAACATAAAAGATCATTCCGTCTTTGTCTTTTCTAGCCTTCAAATCGATCGTTACATTCTTATTTGACATTGTTGCTCCGCATATCTTTGACATATTCAGCCATGCATCGTTCGAGGGCTTCCTCGGTATTGCTCATCTTGAATCCGGTAGCTCTTAGCTTGTCGGTATTGAGAATACAATTAGAGCGCTTGGCTGTCGTCATTTGGTCCAGTTGGCCCTCAGTGATAATTTCAAACTGATGCTCTGGTACATATTTCTGATATTCTTGCATGATGCGAGCTGCCGTTAATGGCTCAGGATTCGCAACATGCCAAATACCTCCAGGTCTGTTAGTAGCCGCCCAGTCAATACAGCGAACTAGGTCACTCATAAGAGTCATGGAATTAGGGATATCAATAACTTGCTTGTACCCCCTAAGCTTATTGATTAGGTTACGTGGTACATCCTTATCAGAGACAGGCATTCTAATACGTAGAGTGGTAACATGTGGTAATGAACCAATCATCATGTCACAAGCGTACTTGGTTTTGGAATAGAATGATTCTGGTTTGGCAAAATCATCTTCTCTCCATCCCGGATCTTTAGCTCCAGAAGTATGACCTTTATATGGAGATGCTCCAAAATAAATACAACCAGATCCAACTTGAATCAGATGAACGCCTCGTCCCTTACAAACTTCAGCTAATATAATAGGAACAACTGTGTTCGCAAAGGCAGTCTCTTCTTTATGAGATTCACACCAGTCTACATTAGGGCGCCCAGTTTTTCCAATGCAATTAATCAAAACATCTGGTTGATGTTTTAAGATCAGAGAATCAACATCTTCCCTGGAAAAAATCTTAGCCTTAATGTTTTCATAAGGTAAATGGTCGGCCACAAAGCCGCCGCCTAAAGTCAATACTTTCATAGTGCCTCAAATCGTTAATACAGTAATCTTTGGTTACTATATCATTGATTCCGGGACTTAGTATAGAAGTAATTGTTTACAAAGGCAATAGACTCATGGGTTCCTGCATCAGACCATAGCCCACCGATTTTAGAGTAGGATAGATTACCATCTGCCAGATAGTGGCGGATGATATCTGTAATCTCGTACTCACCACGAGCACTTGGTTTCAATCTTTCAAAATATTCGAAATACTGTGGCGTAAATAGATAACAGCCAGAGATAGCCAAATTCTTGTAGTTAGGATCCAGTTCTTGAGGCTTCTCTTCAATTTTAGCAATGGAACCATCCTCATCAATAGAGCAAACTCCGAAACGTTTTAGCTCTCGGTGGTGCGATAATAGAATCTGTGCTCTTGGGTTAGTCTTCCAATCTGGATTAGACCAGATTGGAGTATTCTCAAAGATGTTGTCGCCTAAAATTACTGAGAAGTCGGAGTCATCATAGACGAATCTCTTACACAAACTGATAGCGTGGGCGATGCCTTTTGGCTCGCTCTGGTACACGTAGTTGAGATTCAAGCCATATCGGCTACCATCTCCGAGATAACCCGCAACTTGAGCGTAATGGTTGCCGCCTAAAATGACAGTTACGTCCTGGCAGCCCATTTTCTTTAGGGTTTCGATCGGATAATCGATAATGAATTTTCCGTTGACACCTAACAAATGTTTATTGACAACATGCGTTAGAGGCAACAATCTGGAGCCAGTACCACCGGCCAGGATAATTCCGTTCTTCATAACGGAATATATATCGAGTTACTTCTTGAACTCGTTGATGCGAGCTTTGATAGTCTTTAGTTTTTCCCAATGATGGGCCAATAAAGTTGAGTACTGGGTATTCAACATATCAGATACAGTTGGCGGATCAAATGAAATACCCTGGTCAACTATCTGAAACTCTCTTCCTCTTTCAATCAATGCTTGAGAAGAAAGTGCATAAATAGTCGCGCCCTCAACTAATACCTCAGCGAAACAATCTACAAAAGAATCATCTGCTAAAGTAAAGTTGGTAAAAGAAGGAACTTGATTGAAACTAGAAACTGATAATTCAAGAAATGCTTCTAGCATTTCTTTATTGTAGATATCACAGTCTACATAAACAACATTACCAAGAGGGTCGTTAGCTTTTGCTTTGCCCCTGCTTTGTAGCCTAAGTTGAACTAAATTAACTAATCTCTCTAAGTTTTTATCTTTACTCATATGGTATCCCCGGTTGGACTCGAACCAACATAACACCAGTTTAGGAAACTAGGGCACATCCTTTATACCACGGGGACATCTCCCTATTATGACTTATTTTTAGTAGGAGAAACGATCATGCTCATGATTTTACCTTCAAGGGAGACTTGAGGATTAGTAGCAACTAGACCGTCTAACCGTTTGAGAATCCACTCTAATTTCTCTCTTCCAATATTGGCATGGACGATTTCACGACCACGGAAGCGAACAGCGAACTTGACTCTATCACCCTCGGCTAAAAACTCTTTAGCTTGGGCTACTTTATGGTTCAAGTCGTTTTCATCAGTGTTGGGACGGAAGGTTAGTTCCTTGAGTTCTTGCACTTGCTGATTTTTCTTATTAGCTTGTGCTTTCTTCTTTTCCTCATACTTGAACTTACCATAGTCCATAATCTTACAAACTGGGGGCACGGCTTTTGGATTGATCTCCACTAGGTCAAGTGCTTGGTCTTGTGCCATTTTGAGGGCTTCATGGGTATTCATGACTCCGGCGTTCTCACCATCGGCAAGAACAACTCGAATCTGAGGAACTCGAATGAATTTATTGATACGAACTCTGTATTCACGCTGCTGATTATTCTGTTGCATTCTCTTTGGTTTTCTCCTGTAATACTTCTTTTGCTGCTTCCAGCAAATCTTCCAGTCTATTGTTTGTGTAAAACTCGCCTGGTATACCACGAGTATTGTAAACCTTATATCCCATGCTTGTCAAGGCTTCGAAAACTTTTTCATGGGTCGGGTTAATCATTGTTTTATCTAAACCAACGCCGATGGCTAAAGCACAAAAATTCCCACCCTCATAGTTGTATGAGTCGAGAACCATTTCGCCAGGATAATCAATTACCCTCTGTAACTGTTCAATAGTCAATTGACGTAAACCATTCTTCAGACCAACCTTGCGTGGGTCTTCAAAGGATTCAGAGGGCTTAGCCACTCTATCTTTTTCTGGTTTATTAAAGTAATCAAAAATCTTAGGATCTATCACGCTGCTATCACTCATTATTCATCTGCCATAAAGTAAAAACCATTTTGCATGTTGCAACATGCAAGATAGTCTAATTAATAGTTATGTCATCGAAGTAAAGGAAACGAAGCGGTGCCACCTGGCAACACCCCAAAAGCTTGTAATACATATAGTAGTACAAACAGCAGAACAACTACATTAATTACTGTTTTGATTCTGGCATCCATTGGTACTAAAGTATTCAACAGATAAAGCAGAACTCCAACAATAATCAAGGTAATGATAAATGAAATTAGCATTGTTAGCCTTAATAACGGAGAAAATACTCCGCTGATTATATGCCGGTTTATGCTTTTTTCTTTTTGTTTAATTCCCTGACATCTATACCATACTCTTCAAGTATTGATAGATCAAGCTTCCATTCTAGCTTACTACGTTTCATCCAAACTTCGAAAGCATCAGCAATTGCTTGCTCTGCTTCCTTCTTCTTGAGTCCGTTGACTTTCATGAAGTGTTTGAGTGCCCATTCCTCTTTGCCGGAGATACGAGCGAATCCGAAATGTTTGACCATATGACAATTGGGACATAACGAAATCATACCGGCTAATTTTTGAACGCCAGTCTTCTCGTTGTATTCCCAAATCTCATGACACTCTACCGGGTGCTTGGGACCAACTCCACCACATATCTCGCAAACATTCCAAGCTTTATCTGCAACAATACGTCTCAAAGCATCCCATTGCTTTGCAGTCAGCACAGCTCGAACATTGTTCATCCACGAGGATTGTGGTACAAGCTCAATAGTCAACTTCATCTACGCCTAAACAATAACTTCTCGGCTCTTTCCTCACCAAGCTTCGCCTTGAGTACAACTTCAGCTCGTTGTAGAAATTGGTCTCTACGAGAAAGCTTATCTTTACCCCAATAAGAAATAGAAAGAGCACCAATAATACTAGTAGGTGACAAAACATCTAAATCAGCATGGTCAAACCAAGCATCAACAAATGCAAAGTCTCCATCACTTAGGTGATGTTCTAGAAGAACAATAACACCCTCTAGCTGGGCTTGGTCATTCATTCGAACTTGCTCAATTTGTAAATAAGCGAATACATTTCGTTTTGAAGTGATTCGGTAGAAATAGGAGTGCCATCTTCGGCAGCCAACTTGGTCATACCGGTTTTATGTCTGTTTTCTAATTCTTCACGAATTACTCTAACGCGTGCTTGGATTTCTAGTCTAGTCATGTTAGACTATATATCATTTTAGTAGTTTTAGTGCGCCGAGTGGGATTTGAACCCACGACACGAGAATTTAGAGGTCTCTGCTCTGCCACTGAGCTATCGGCGCATTGGGCGCATTATTGTCTGTTAGTCGTATCCACTTGGATTACAGACTTTTGGACAGATTCGCGCTGGTTTCGCTCACGCCATTCATCGAACATGCGCCAGCTAACTCCTAAGACTGTACCGCCCACCAAAGATAACAATAAAAATTCTAGTACTAACATGATGACCTCGTAGATGAATATATCATGGCTCCCGCAGAGGGGCTCGAACCCCCTTCTTCCGTTTTAGAGACGGCGCTCTACCTGTTGAGCTATGCGAGAATAAGAGCCCCAGGGTGGATTCGCACCACCCTCCGTCCAGTTAAATACTGGCTGCTCTTTCATAACCTTACTTTCTTTCCCGTCACGTTCACGGGCGCTTTCGGATTTTACTGAGCTACTGGGGCATATTTATTATTCTAAGGTCGAAATAAGATCAGCTTCACCTTTATATTTTGGGTTCCAGCGATAAGCTATATCAGGCTCATCTCTTCGTTCTAAACATCCTTCTTCGGCCAGCGCCACAATGAAATTAGATATTGCATCTCCCAAGGGATTGGCTGACCACATAACGCTCTTGACGCCATGCCAAGGATCGAATGGCCCTGTAGCATCACCTGGAGCGCCAAACTCTGGCCAGAAGCCAAGGCAAGCGCCTAAATGATACATAGCAAGGTCCCAATCAGTCCAACCAGCTAATCTTTCTTGAAGTGATGCAATACTAGTCTTTTTCATAGGTCACACGCGCAGTATTTATGACAGTTACGACATTCAGAACCATAACATTCTTCGCAGAAATCTTCTGATTCGCAAACATGTTCTGGACAGAATAGATCGGGTTTATCACAACAGTGCCCCGAACAAGGACAATAATCTGGTTCTTTATTCTTCGTTGTCATCGTCTTGATCTTCCTCAGATCCTCGTTTCATGATTTCATTCAACTCTTCACGAGGAATATCGGGCCAGTTATCAGGTCTTCCATCTTTAGGAAGTGGGAAGATTGCACCAGCTTCTTTGTCATGAAAAATGCAAAGCAATCCAGCTCTACCTTCATGAACATAAACGCCCGTAGGCATTCCGCAAAAACATTCGGGGCCACGTTCTTTATCAATCCATTCGCTCATTTTCCACCTCTCAATGCTAGCGGTAATCGACTACAAAGTTTTTTAGACTTAGGGCCAGGTGACAATGCGATTGCTGTAATCTGATTGTCAACATCGGGCTCACGAAAGATGGAGAAATGAATTCCGGCACCAGTAGCTTGTTCTACTAGATTGTGAAGCTCACCTTCATCCTTGACAGATAGCAGGCCAAGATAATTAGATTGTTCAAACCAAATCCTATCAATCTCGGGATGCTCTGCTGTAAACTGCCTCAAGGCATGCATGCTTTGCACGGCTTGATAACCCGGTTCCAAATCTGCACGAGTAATAACATAAAGCTTATCGCCTTCTTTAACCTAAAGACACATGATTCTCTCCAAATAGTTTGCGGCAAATTGCTTTACCGCGTTTGTTAATTTGACTCCACTTAATCTTGAATGATTCAGATTCAATGCCGCCAAACATTTTTGCATTGCTATGCACCTCAGCCAATCCGGCTAGAAGCAAAGTAATTGCCTCTCGGTGCTTACAAAAATCATCCACATCAACTGCCTTCATAGTATGGATTTTCATATCCCATAGAATGAGTTTGGCAATAGTTTTGTTAGAACTAATCCTTAACCATGTCTCATAAGACATCCAAGGATGGTTTGGGAAATGCCTACGACCTTGCTTGTCTATAGTTAGACAGTAGGGTTTGCCGCAATCATGGAAGACTGCGTATCCCGCAATAATATCGTCTGGTAGCAAGGAGGCTAACAATTGCTCTCGATACTTGCTTATCCAATCAGGTAATCTCCAACCTTCGCCTATCTGGCCGGTTTTCAAAAATGTAATCAATTCAAAAATGTGCTCTTTAACAGAGACGCCGTGTTGATACACGGATTGCGACTCCGTTTGTGGAGTGCTCTTCATATCAGAAATTAAACGATTCTATAGATAACTCATGGTAATGTATATATCCTGTTATTGGTCGATTAGTTTCTCTAGTACAAATCTAGAGTTTTTCAATTCTTCTGGTTTAATTGTGTCCAGCACCCACGTTACATGGTGCTTAGTCCCAGGTTCATAATGCTCAAAGTGTAGCATAGTCGTGCCATTACCCTTATCCTTTTTGAGGACAGGAACGACAGTAGCGATTAGATCGCCTTCCCTGACTTTAGAGCCGATCGTGATATGTGGCAATGGTTTAATTTCACAGTAGCCAAGCACGCCAGAGGCTCCTTCAATCAAGATGCTCCAGGTTTCTAGCCACCATGGGCTAGGAGGAATGGCATTGGGGCCAGTGAAGTTTTCAATATGAACTACCTTACCATCTTCAATGGCTTGAATCTCTTGACCGAAGCCGCAGTAAACGTCTACTCCAGGATGAAAATAGAAGGAACGTCTAGATGCAAAATCGCCCACTGATCCAATTTCTGGAAGAGCGGGCGTCTTATCACGGAGTGGCCATTTCATAATAGATCGAAACCTTGACCTGGCTGAATCTCAACGATTCTAACTGTTACAGAACTTTTACTATGTTGATTCATTTCGCCACAGCCTTTACGAATGGTCGTTTCTAGCTCATCAAGAGTGTAGGGCACGTCCCAGTTGTCAAGATGCTTGACTAAATGATCCCAAATATCTTCCTTGGCCAAAGCGATGAAGCCTTGTCTGTTGCCATGGAAGTCTTCAAACATTGTTACTAAATACATGTGGTGGAGATGCGGGGAATCGAACCCCGGTCCAAAATACGTTGTCATTGAAACTCATTCACAGACCTAGCTGAAGGACTTAGTCATCAGCGCCAAAGTCAGATACTCACTCTTTCAGGCTATCTACTGTTGTCGTCATCCGCATACTCCGTAGCCGAATATTTGGACCAGCCTTCGTAGTTGGTGCTTTTAGATTACTAAGACAATCTCATCTAAAAACAAATGGTGCCGTTAGGCGGCCATTGCAAATGCATTATCGTTTGCATTTATACGTCGATCACTTATTTACGAGGGTGCAATCATCCTCGGTCTGAATCATTTCAATAATTCTTTACTCTGTCGAAACCTGGTCATCCCCATTGTTAAAGAAAAGGTAAAAGCTGTTTGTTAATAAATTGTACAACAGTAATTTTATGTTCGTGAATAAGTCGAGCTAAAGTTCTTTTAGGGCTAGTATTATGATGCTCCATCCACATCATGAATGCGGTGCCATCAGCAGATATTACTCCGATTGCATCACCACCATCAGAATGAGAATAACTCTCAACTTTGTTGCCAGTATCTCTTACATATCTGTAAGCGGCCATTATGCATTCATCTACATCTTCAAAATATGTAATGGTCATGTTTGGAGCTAAAGGTGAGAATCGAACTCACGTGACTGCGTTACGAAGGCAGCGTAATACCACTATACGACATTAGCTTAGTTTGAGCTGGTTAGCAGGTATTTCAATTACATATGACTTACTAGAATATCTGACGCCTAGAAAAAATTTATCAATCTCTACAACATCATGTACATGCAGCATTTTGATGGCGGATTCTTTGTCTGTTCTGAAAAACAAAGTGGAATGTGCAATGTACCAATAAGTAGGTGATTGTCGAATACCTCTTACATAAACGTTCGTCTTAAACATTTGGAGCCCGCGAGTGGAATCAAACCACCGACATCCTCGTTACTAGTGAGGTGCTCTATCAACTGAGCTACACGGGCTTATTCGGTTTAAAGAATCGTCCATTAACTATCCATACTTTGAGGAAGTAGTAGATGTTGTTCACTGAACCGAAAACTAGTGAAACAGGACGCTGGAGCCCAAGTTGAGAGTCGAACTCAATTTTCGTCTTTACCAAAGACGGGTAATAACCGTTATACTACATGGGCTTAATTGTATTCTCATGCAATCATCTAGGTTAAATACGTACCTATATTCCTGAAGGGATGATTGCGGCTAGGGTATAAACCCGCTAGCAGTGGAGCTGGCGCCGAGAGTCGAACTCGGTTCTCTTCGTTACAAGGGAAGAATAATGCCGTTATACTAAGCCAGCTTGCTCGTGGTACATATTATAACCACTTATTGATAGGTGTCAATCCCTATAATTTTTTAAATTTGAGGTAAGGTGCCATCCGTCGCACCCACTACAATGATAAGCACGGAGGTTCCGGTTGTCAATTAATAAGATAGCCGTGTCGGCATCCTTCTCCGTATTGTATCGTTTCTTATTGGGAAACGTAAAGCACTTCTTCATGGCAGTTACCGGCCAAAGCTTTCTTGTCTAAAGATATCCGCGCCATTTTTAAAGATGTTAGATAAGAAGGACTGGTCCTTGGTAAATATTGGCGGCTCAAGATTGAGATGCCATTTATTTCTCATTGAGTCCCCGGATACAATAGGAACCTTGTAAGCAGCCGCTCCTCGTCTAAAAGAAACTGGATAGTCATTGAAATTGATATCTACCTCTTGATGAAGTAGGTCTACCTTTTCATCCACGCTCAATCCGGCCATCATCTCTTTGATATTGTTCTTATCATACTTCTTAATAAGCTCGTATAAACAAGCGGATTGAATCGAGGTATGGAAATTCTGCTGTTGTTTGTAGATGATAGTATTAACCGCCTCACTAAGAGTTGGTACGGCAAATATCTGAGATGTAAAGATAGGGGCGCCAGTGATATTCAAATCAACCTTAGCTGCCATTTGATTGAAGTGCATTGTTGCAATAGCTGAAGTAACTGAGCAGATTTTCTGAAGCTTATTGTCATACCAAGGAGTAGTGTCATCCTTCTGGTCATTACGAGCTACAATAACAATCTCATCATTGTGCTGGTAGGCAAAGAGTGAACCCTCGACGTCTTGGCAAAGTCGTAAAGTTGTGGAGAGAATGCATTCGGCAAATTTTGGACAATAGGGCTTGTCAAGCAACTGAGTTACTTTGGAAAATCCTCGCCCGTTGACGCAAATGATAATTGGTACTCGGTCGAGTAATCTGTGGTCGCTGACCGATTGGTATCGTTCAACGCGGTCTTTCAATGTGTTTGACATAATGATGAATATAACTTAACGCTGTTGTTGCGTTCTTTGCATCGTTTGTGGCGTTTGTGGCGCTTGTAATGGATTGTATCTATCTAACTCTCTTAGAGAATTTAGCACATTTTCTCTCATGTTACCAGGTACTTTTGTTGCAATCGTGCCGGTTGGGCTTAATTGAGATAAATTAAGAAAAGCTTGTGCTGTTGAAATTCTCTCGTTCCATTGATGAATTTGTGCTCCAGTTACTTTTTGAGCGAACTGGTTACCATTATTCAAATAGGTTCTAAACATCAAAATAGCTAGATTCAACAGATTTTTAGTGTCTACAGAAGTAGCGCCGCTGGGATCAACCTGGAAACTATTATTTCTTAGAATTAGGAAATTGAATTTGCCATTACTAGAATAATGAAGGGCTAGATTTAAAAGGCTAATTAGTTTATCAATTATAGAAATTGTATTAGAGTTATAACAGTTACTCATCCATCCATAAGCTGCGGAAGCTTGAAAATTAGGCGGAGGGATGATAGAAGCTGAAGTTGTAGACTGTGGCGTAGTTGGAGCATTAGGGGATGTAGGAGAAGTAGGAGACGCTGGCGCGGCCGGAGAAGAAGGCGCTCCTGGAGCGGCTGGGTCTCCAGATTCAGTCTGGGCCAATTTAGTTAGATATCTAAGTCGGAACTTCAAAGGTAGCATCTATATAATGCTTAGTTATTAGAAGTCAATTGGTCGATGCATCCATTCCCAGGGAATTTTTGTTCGTTCTTCCATATCTTTAGCTGTTTTAGCGGCTTTTTCGCCAGCTATCCTAAGGGATTCTTTCCCTTCAGGAGTTGCTAGAAATGCTTTCAATTTAGCTATTATTGATTGTAACTCTTCTTCAGTCATCATCCCTCACATATCTTAGTTCTTCTCGGTCACGTCTGCAAGCCTCTTCATAGCGCTCTTCAGCTTCTTTGTCAGCTTTATCCATAGCATCTAGGGCGTCTTGATCTATTTCCATCTCTATAATTTCATCCACTTCCAGATCCCAAACTGGAATTTTGACGGTTTTCTTTTCATTTGGATCCATAATTCACCTTTTATATGCGTTGAAAGGCGCACCGCTCACCCTTAAGTTATATGAGGATATCATGACGACTTCAATTATGCTAGTAACCTATAACAGGCTCGAATTCACAAAACGAATGTTTGATAACTTTTTCAAAACTACTGATGGCCCATATAGATTATTGATTGTAGATAATGGATCTACTGATGGAACAAAAGAGTTTTTAGAAAAACTACCGGAACAATTATCAGTTGATTGTAAGATTCATTTCAATCCTACAAACAAAGGAATTGCTATGGGAAGAAACCAAGGTCTTCTAATGGCAAATAAGTATGGGGCGGAGGATGAGTTCCTTGCCACTATAGACAATGACGTTGAGTTCCCCGATAAATGGCTGTCTCAATGTACAGACATAATCAAAGACAAAGAAGGTAACAGAATTACCATTGGTGTGAGTTTTGAAAACGACAACTATGATCTAGTTACTAGGAATGATAAGACTTTCCAACTCAAGAAGGCTGGCAACCTTGGAACAGCCTGTTCAGTTTTCCATAGGGACCTACATAAAAAGATTGGTTACTTCACTACAGATTATGGAATCTATGGAGAGGAAGATGCCGATTTCTTCTTTAGGGCCAGGTTAGTTGGATGGGAAGTGGGCTATCTAAAAGACAAGGGACATCATTTTGATGAAACTGTTGTTGCTACTGAAGGGTATCGAGAATTCAAAGATGCCGCTCATAAGAACAATTTAGTAAAATTCCAAAACAACTGCTACGCTTATACATACCGAATCAAACCTGTTTTTATTCCGTATCATGGTCCATCGATGTGAATAAAATCTAATTAGATCAAGATTGGAAGATAATGTTTGACGGAAAATACTTCGATTGGAATTCAAAGCGTATCAAAGGCATCATAGATTATTTCGGCTACAAATTCTTTTACAACAAGAAAGTGGCCGATTTAGGTTGTGGGCATGCTGATTTAAGTGGAGTTCTATATCGTTTAGGTGCAGACATAACTGCTGTAGATGTTCGACAAGACCATCTCAAAGTAGTATCTAAAAAATTCCCAGGCGTTAAGGTAATAAGAGCCAACTTAGAAGGACCGTGGCCTTTCCATGGAACTAAGTTCGATATGATTCTTGATTTAGGTTTAGTGTGTCATCTTGCTTCAATCGATGAACATATCAAGGCCGCCTGCGCTTCTACTACATATCTGATTCTAGAAACTGCAGTCTGTGACTCTGATGATCCTAACAAGATCATTCATATTCCGGAAGCCAAAGAAGTTTATGATTTAGCATTTAACGGAACTGGGTCTCGCCCAAGCGCAGCGTATATTGAAAGACTACTAACCAATTATGGTATGACTTTCAAACGAATGGATAAAGATAAGTTCAACTCTAGTGAGTTCAAATATGACTGGATCGAACGTAATGACAACAGTACCGATATCCATAAGAGAAGAATCTGGTTCTGTGTCAAAAACGAAGCTGGACTTACACTACCATACGTGGGTAGCCAACCAGCAGTAGTTGTTCAGCCGCCACCTAATGGTCCTAACTTTCCGTTTGGTTTTGTTCCACCACCATCTACTTTTGTTTCTACAATTCAGAGTAGTGGTATTCCGACTGTATTGACATCTGCTCCTAGACCGCCAATGCACTCTCGTATAATATCAGAGGGCCTGGTGCATCCAGGTACGTCCAACACCTACACGTCGAGCAACTACGTTGAACCTAAGTCCGACACGCTCAATTTTCAAGTGATGCGTAATAGTAAAGAATTTGCGCTGCTGACCCCCGAAACTTACGAGCCACCAACCACTTATCAGAACTCGGGAATCATCTTTCCAGATAGCCCACACTCCAGACTTTGGATGAAGAAGATTGCTCCCTTCTTTCCTAATTTAGTGGTGTCCTCTAAAGCAACTAGCATGATGGGATTCAATAAATCTTTCGATGAGCCCAACGTAGTAATGTGTTCTCTAGATACCCTTAAACCTAGCAAAAGAGTTTGGGTAGAAGAATGGTTTCAAGGCAATCTACAACAAGCACATATAGACAAGTTTAGGGCCTGTGAAACTATTCTAACACCATCACTAATCAATATGCAAGAGATATTGAGACACGTACCGGAAGCCAATGTTTTACGAGTAGAGAAACCATGGCCAATGTTAGCTGCCAGCGCTATTAGATTTGATTATTTCTTATACTTTGAAAAAGATGAAGAGATAACTCGCATTCTTCTAGAGTCGTGGGAAGAAAGATTCGGTAAGCTTATCATAGTTGGGTCTCGTGTCAAACTACCTACCTACGCAGAATTTGTTTCCGACACTGTTGGTTATAGTAGTATCGCTGCTTTGTTTATGGGAGCTAAAGCTGTAGTTGATATGGCCACCAATACATATTACATGTCAGGTATTCTAAACCTAGCTAGTGCGCTATCACTACCTATCATTACAAACAACCAAACCTATCTAAACCAGAATGGTTCCGTTATGATTTCACAAAACAACTCTACCTACCCTGTGGCTACGGACATACACAAGGCGGTATCTGTTTTCATGGATAAACCAAAGACTCCTGCTAAGTTTGATAGTGAGTACAATGATAAGCTTGTCGCTTCAGTTCAGAAATTGGTGGGCGTATAATGTTAAAGGTACTTTATTTACCAATTGGCAATCAACCTGGTATGGTTGAAGGTTTTGAGAACGCCGGAACTAAACTAGAAGTATTTGATTTCTGGGGACTATGGGAAAGAACTCATAGCAAAGGAACAGTGGCTCATGAATTCCTTACTAAGGTCAAGAAGTTCCAGCCCAATCTAATTCATATGCAACTACAATTCACTGGGTTGATTGATGCTAGCGTGATTGCTGAAGCTAGAAAACTATCTCCTGGTGTAGTAATTACAAACTGGACGGGTGACGTAAGAGATTCTGCTCAAAAACCATTTCTTGATACGGCTCATGAAGTAGATCTTTCTTTAATTTCTAGTACTGGACAATTAGAGATGTATAGGAGGGCCGGATGCAAAAATGTTAAATACTGGCAAATTGGATATCACCCTAAAGTTAATTATCCAATGAATCTAGATTTGTTTAAGTATGATGTTAGTTTCTTAGGAAATAACTATGGCCATACTTTTCCAGATGGTCATTTAAGAACTGGTGTAGTTGACTCTTTAAGAAGTACATATGGAGTTAAATTTGGTATGTTTGGAACTGGATATGTTCCTGCCTGTCCAACTATCGAGCCAGTACGAGCTAATGAAATATACAATCAAAGTGTCTGTGCGCTAAGCATCAGCCACTTCAACAATGTGTCACATTACTTCTCTGATAGGCTGCTACATTGTTTAGCATCTGGCAGGCCAACTATCACCTGGTATTTCCCAGGAGTTGAAAGTTACTTCATTGAAGGTAAAGAAATTTTCACGGCACGCTCCGTTAAAGAGATAACTGATATTGTTGAGTATTGTAAAAGTAATCCGGAAATTGCAAGACAGGTCGGCATGAACGGATATCAAAGAGTTCTAAAAGAACATACCTTTACTTCGAGGGTAGTTGAACTTCTACACATGACTGACCTAATACATTTGGTGTAATATGATTAGATTATTCTACAACTACTATGAAGATAAAAATCCGATTCGCAAAAGAGAGATCGATTACTGTCTACAGAGAAACTTAGCTAATAAGTTGATTACCACTACCGTAATAGAGTCTGCTAGCAAACCTACCTATGATTTTTTCTTTCAACAAATCAATAAGATAACTGAACCAGATGACATCAATATCATTTGTAACTCTGACATATTCTTTGATGAGACGATTGCTTTAGCGCTCAATATGAAGCACAAACAATTGTACGCCCTAAGTCGTTGGGACTGGCTAGGCAATGATGCTCTTGTTAGATTTTTTGACAGGTCAGATAGTCAAGATACCTGGATTGTAAAAGGCAAAGTAGAGGGCGTCTTCGGTAATTTCACTTTAGGAATTAGAGGTTGTGATAATAGAATAGCTTATGAGTTTAATAAGGCAGGCTATGGTGTAACTAACCCTAGCAAATCAATCAAATCCTATCATGTCCATAACTCAGGAGTACGTAACTATACAATGGCAGATGTTGTACCAGAACCATATCTAACCATACCAACTTCGAGCTTATAATGTACAGACATATAGTTTTCTATAATCACTTTCATAATGGTGATATTCACGTTTCTAGAGAGTTTGTTAGAAAACTATCAGAAGTATTTCGACAAAAGTTTCCTGATGTTCAGATATCCTATTCGCATAGGAATAATATGAATATTTTAGCGGATATTCCGAGTATGTCATTCAATCAAGTACCACTAAATTTCAGTGAGCATGAAGGAGTAATTATCAGAGGTGACACTATATTAATTAATACTTGGTATGCTCAAAGACGATTCCATTATATGAATACATATGGAATTACCTTTGATTGTCTTTACATTATGTTTGATGAGGTATGTAAGATCCATTTTGGATTCAGTTTATCTGACATCGAGCCTAATCCTGAAAAGTGGTTTCCTAAAATAGATTTCTCTAAATTTGAAATCGCCTCTGCAAAAAACCTATTAGATACTAACACCGGACCATTAGTATTAGTGGCTAACGGACACGCCCAATCTGGGCAGGCGGAAAACTTTCCAATGCTACCAGTTATAACTAACCTAGCAAACAAATACCACGGCATCACTTTTATACTCACTAATCATGAAGCTGGTTTCGATCCAGCCAAACACTCTAACATTATATATTCTTCTTCTATTATTAAGAAGAATGGTTTTGATTTGAATGAAAATGCTTTTATTAGTACATACTGTGATACCATTATTGGTAGGGCTTCCGGCGCTTATACCTTTGCCTTCATTCAAGACAACTTATTTGATAAACCTAAAAATCTTGTTTGTTTTTCTAATATGATACCAGAGAAGGATAATACTTTTTGGTTATCTAGTTTATTTAGAGATAAGGTTAAGTACACATCTAAGATCACTGTTTCCGGGCATACTAACCTTACTATTGTAGAAGATTTGATTGAAAGGAATCTACATGTCTAAACTTTGTATATATGGGGCTGGCGGATTTGCCAAAGAGGTTTATTGGCTTGCTTTACAGTGTGGTTGTGAGGTTGATGCCTTTATTGATTTGAATGCTGGGGGATATTTTTGCGGCACTAAAGTAAAAAATGAAGACTACTTTGATCCTTCCCAGCATCAAGCTGTAGTGGCAGTTGGTAGCCCCAAATTACGAAAGAAAATAGTTGATCAAATCATTGCTCGCCATGGGATGGGAGTTTTCAAAACTTTAGTGTCGCCTAGTGCGAATCTAATGGATCCTAACATTATAGTGGGATATGGTTCGGTGATTTGTGCCAACTGTATTCTAACTTGTGATATTACTCTTGGTCCATGGTCACAATTAAACCTAGCTACAACTATTGGGCATGACGTTAAGACGGGAGCCTTTTTTACTACCGCCCCCGGCGTTCATGTTAGTGGCAAAGTGACGGCTGGGCACAGAGTGTATATGGGTACCAACTCTTCCACAGTTGAAGATATTTCTATTTGTGACGATGTAACTGTCGGAGCCGCCGCATGCGTATCAAAAGATATAATAGAGAGCGGGATTTATGTGGGAGTGCCTGCCAGGAAAATGGAGAAGAAAAATGGCTGATACAATTGGTTCATTAATAGATAAGCTAGCAACAGTCAATCAGAAAATGTTCTTGGCACAGGAAGAACTCTACATTGTTAGAAAAATGAGCTTTGAAGAGTTTAAAATCGTCTATGGTACCGAGGAAGGCATGAAGAAACTCTTCAACGCATTCCAAAAATCCATGGACCTTAACGTTCAAAGACAGGCAATGATTTTAGAAGTTGATAAGAAAGTGGCCGAAGTAGTCTCTGCGGCTGTTAAGGGCGATGATTTAGATAACGGTACATTCATCCAAAACCAACATAAGACATATTAAAATGATACCAGTATATAAACCATATCTACCACCTAGCTCTTTACAGTACGCTCATGATGCATTAGATTCCACTTGGCTGTCTTCCCAAGGTAAATATCTGCCCATGGTAACTGAGAGGCTACAAGGTATATTACAAACACCGTATGTAATTCCGCTCAACAACGGAACTAGTGCCTGCCATTTGATGGCTAAAGCGTTGTATAAAGTATGTCCGCCCTCCTCTGGCAAGAAGAAGATCATCGTACCAAACAACGTTTATGTTGCCGCCTGGAATGCTTTTCTATTTGATGGCAACTACGAACTAATCCCTATCGATGCCAATCTAGATACTTGGAATGTAGATATTGATAAATTGGAAGCGGCCATCACTGCCGAACCAGATGCTGACGTATTGATTGTTCACAATATTGGTAACGTTGTTAATGTCCCTCGATTGCAAGCTAAATTCCCTAACGTTCATTTTGTAGAGGATAACTGCGAAGGATTTTTAGGAGGCTATGGTGGATTAGCAACAGGTCGTGCCAGCTTCGCCGCTTCTGCATCTTTCTTTGGAAACAAGAATATTACCAGTGGTGAAGGTGGCCTCTTTATAACTAATTTTGAAGAAACCTACGAGTATGCTAAATGTGTACAGGGACAGGGACAGTCTAAAACAAGATTCGTCCATAATGAATTGGGTTATAATTATCGTATGACCAATGTGCAAGCAGCTATCTTATATGGCCAGCTAGATACATTACACGATATCCTAAATCTCAAACGTAATATCTTTGACACTTATCGACAGGCTTTTGGTAATCGTGATGAGATTAGAATCCAAATTAGTGAAGAAAATACCGCCAATGCTAACTGGATGTTTGGTGTCAGAGTCCCTGGCCAATTGTCATATGATGCGGCCGAACTTTATTTCAAGATGAAGGGAATAGAAGTGAGACCAATGTTTTACTCTATCTTTTCTCATAGTCATCTCATAAATAATCCAGATATTAGGCCAGGTGACTGTACCGTTGCAAACCTCTTGAATAAAGAGTGTTTTATTCTACCAAGCTTTCCAGAATTAACCGTAGACGAACAACAATACATTATCGATACTGTTAATGGTTACGTAAGAGGAGTTAATGGACCATGAAAAAGCATAGCTTATTATCGCTAACAGATGAGCAATTAATTACAATGATTAAATCATCTGAGAACATTTCAAATACTAATAAGTTGCACGATATGATTTCTACTGATCCAGTCTATGGACAAATGGTAATTGATTTGCTGAATAGACAAGAGCCAGAGACTAGGGCTTTTGTTACTTTTTTAGCTAATCAAATTGTTCCATCTACTTTTTTAGAGGTTGGCGTTAGACGAGGTTGGTCTACTGCGGCAGTAGTTATTGCATCGCCAGAATGCGAAATATATGCATTTGATGAATGGCATATGAATTATGGCGGTGCACCTAATCCAGGACCAGATTTTGTAACAGAAGAACTACGTAAATTTGGGTACAGTAAACCTATTAATTTTATTAGTGGTGATTCACATGTAACTTTGCGAGAGTTCTTTAGTAAGAACCCTGATAAAATGGTAGATATGATTCTAATTGATGGCGATCATTCTGTTGACGGAGCCGCTCAAGACCTGATGGATACAATGGGGCACGTATCGATTGGGGGAGTAATGGTATTTGATGATATAGTTGATTGTATGGGCCTTCAAGAAGTTTGGGATAGTCTAAGTAAATCTTTCCCTAATTTCAGATACGTCTCATATCGAGAAAATAAACCGGGCGTTGCCTTCGCCATAAGGATTAGTTAATGACAATTGGAACGGCATGTATCACAGGCATTACAGGACAGACTGGTTCTTACCTGTGCGACCTCTTACTATCCAAGGGGTATAAAGTTTATGGATTGAAGCGCCGTAGTAGCTCTCTCAATACCGAGCGTATCGATCATCTATACACCGATCCTCATATTGATGCCAGCAAGCTAGAGATGGTCTACGGTGACTTATCTGACTATTCATCTCTAGCAAATTGGATTGGTGATATAAAGCCAGACTTATTCTTCAACATGGGTGCCCAAAGCCACGTTCGTGTTAGCTTTGATATTCCCGAATACACTATGGATGTTACAGGTACCGGCGTACTTAGAGTCTTAGAAGCAATTCGAAAGAATAGTCCGAAGACCGCATTCCTTACTGCTTCCAGCTCGGAAATGTTTGGATCAGAGCCGCCGCCCCAGAATGAACTTACTAGATTCCATCCTCGCAGCCCTTACGGCGTTGCCAAGGTAGCCGGATACTTTGCTACAGTAAATTATAGAGAAGCCTACGGCCTACATGCTTGCAATGCCATCTCGTTCAACCATGAGAGCCCAAGACGTGGAGAAACCTTCGTCACTCGTAAGATCACTAGAGCGGCAACTAGAATCAAATTGGGCTTGCAGGATAAGCTGTATCTCGGGAATTTGTCCGCGCAGCGCGACTGGTCCCATGCCGCTGATGTGGCCGATGCAATGTATAAGATTATCACAGCGCCACAGGCAGATGACTTTGTGGTGTCCTCGGGGGAGATTCACTCCGTTGAAGAGTTCGCCAAGCTAGTCTTCGGTATCCTTGGACTGGATTACACTAAATATGTTGAGTTCGACCCTAAGTACCTAAGACCATCTGAGGTAGATGCTTTATGCGGAGACTCCACTAAGCTACGCACTCAGTTAGGTTGGACTCCAAACTATAGTTTCCTAGACCTAGTTCAAGAGATGATTGACTCTGATATGGAGCTAGCTCGTAGAGAAAAGACGATTAAGGATCATCACAAATGAAGATATTAGTAACCGGCGGAACTGGATTTTTAGGCAAGCATGTGCAAGCCGCTTTCTCTAATAGCAAGAACGAATTATGGTTTCCTTCCAGCAAAGATTTGAATCTACTGGATGCCCACGCTTCAATGTACGCTATTTCTCAGATTAAACCAGATGCCATTTTACATATGGCCGCTGTATGTGGCGGTATCCTAGCTAACAAGAATAGTCCTGCTGATTTCCTTCATAAAAACCTAGATATGGCTAGCAATATCTTTCATGCTGCTCATAAAGCCGAATGTAAGAACGTCTATACACTAGGTAGTGTCTGTGCCTATCCTAAACATTGTAAGACTCCATTTGTAGAGACTGACCTATGGAATGGGTATCCAGAAGAGACAAATGCTCCATACGGGATTGCTAAACGTACACTTTTGATGTTAGGCAATACTTACCGCGAGCAATATGGTATTGGTGGGGCCCATCTAATCCCAGTGAATATGTATGGTGAACATGATCATTTCGATCCTGTCAACAGCCATGTTATCCCTGCGCTAATTAGGAAATTTGATAATGCCGTTACCAATGGTCAAAAGATGGTAGAATGTTGGGGAACTGGACAAGCTACTCGTGAGTTCCTCTATGCTGGTGATGCCGCTACAGCCATTGTTAAGGCCGTAGAGTCTGGTCTTAGCACCGACCTACCAATCAACCTTGGTATGGGTAAAGATATTTCTATCAAAGACCTGGCCCTACTAATGGCCAAACTAACGGGCTTTGATGCTCCCGATGCCGTCATCAAGTTTAATGGAGAAGTTTCTGACGGCCAACCTAAAAGGTTACTGAGCACTTATAGAGCAAGCTCTGTACTTGGTTGGACGGCCAGCACCACTTTAGAAGTAGGCATTAAGCGCACTATCGAATGGTACCGTGCCAACAAGCAGCAGATTATTGCTGCGGACGCTTCCTAATAATCACAACCTCAGGACCAGTACGCTCGTTCTCATTGGTGTATCCGCACTTGAGGCATTTCACCTTACGATTGATAGCATGTTCGCTGCTGATAAAATCCATTTCACCCATACAGAGTTTACATTTTAGTAATTTCATATTCACCTTTAGGTAAAGATTAGAAGCTTCTTCAGCCTGGGCTCTAGATTCTTGTCGTCCATCTTGTAACTTGGATTGTTCTTGATGAAGGACATAATTTCAGCGCGGCAGCTATTTAGCATGTCATTTCTAAATTCGTTATGTTTCAAGTTGATAGTTAACCTAGCAAACTTCATTACATATGTTCTTAGATTGACATTCCAAGATAGATAGACTAATCTATTGTATTTGGGTTTAGAATAAACCAATACTGTTTCTGAATTCCCATTATAACTTACTGTTACTTCACAGTAAGGGACTACGTATAACCCACGGCCATGTCTACTAAAAGTGAATTTAGTATACTTTTGATTGACCATTTTGGATTGAAATCCAGTTTTCCAATGCCATTTGGCATCGGGGAATTCTTTCTGGACTGCTTTTTGTTTAGCTAGTTGGTATTCTAGTTCTTGAATACAATCTGCAACAGAACGTGCAATAGGCATGCCCTGTAATATATCTCAAGTCAATGAGACATTATTCTTCGTGGTCGAATGACACGACAGTAAACCTATCGTCCATGTAAGGTTCGATTACAGATTTAACATCTCCCCAGCTAAGTCCGCCAATTCCTACACCAGGACGTGGAACCATGATTCCTTTGAGTTCAAACCTATCTACTAGGACCTTTAGTTCCTTAGCAGAGTTCTCAATCAGTTTCAATTTGGCTCCATCCATCAAGTTGTCAATAGTCGGGTAACTGAAGATGAGAGTCTTGAACTTCTTTTCTTTAATCATCTTGAGGTTAGGTTCCAGATATTCACCATCAGCATCCAAAGCCCCGATGACAAAGGGGACGTTAGTAAGAAAGTTCTTCAAGCACTTGCCCAACCTAAATGCAGTCTCGGGCCAGCGCTTAGCACACACTCCAGCGCAACCACCACCCATGGCGGCTCGACCATCAGTCAAGTACATACCATTAGTGGTGATACAGATAGCATCTACGCCATCTTCGTAAATCGTCTCGAACAAGTCGGCCTTAATCTCTTTCATGGAAGTACCTCAAAGTCCTTTAGGATGGTTCCTGCGAACTCTTTACAGCTTGGTGATGGGTCAGTCTTAGACATTGTCCGCAGTCTCTCAAGGATATCTTGAGGGGGCTTGCGTTCCATATAGAAGGATGATAAGCCCATCATAGCTCCTTCTCGTACAACCGCATTTACATGCTTCAGTAGGATTCTCAGTGTGGGGAGAGCAATCCGCTCATCGGCAATCTCCCCTAAAAACTCAGCCCCAAATGTCAACGCATGTACGTCGATTCCGGGGCTGGTTAAGATTCTTGCAAGTTCTTTTGGATTGCTTTGTGATAGGGCCTTCAATTGATTTTGGGAATAACTCATTTGGACTCAAATTTCGATTCGTAATATGTCCGCTTCGCTTGGACTTGAACGATCTCTTTGGTTTCCCATATGAGAGCAGTCAAGCGGCCACCAAAACAGCAACCGGTGTCCAAACCATAACATGTTACACCTGGAGCAACATCTTCGAGGAGCGGATCCTTATAAGATGATACGTTGTGACCATACACAACAGATTTGGGTCCGTGCCAGAATTCTGTCCAGAATACAGCTCCGGTTGCCTCTTTGCCCAGCTTAGCAATTTTCTTGATACTGATAAATCTTCTATCCGAATCTGTGTATCGTAGATACATCAAATCATCTTTGGTTTGACTAGATAAAGCAATGCCGGGCTTTAACCCGGCATGAACTGCAACGACATTGTCTAGCTCAACGTAGAGCGGCATGTCTTGAATGTAACCTATATCTTGGTCTGATAATTGAGAATAGAAATCCCGTCGGTCATAGACATCAACGCGGGTGCCCTGCGAACGGAACCATTTGAGGAACTTGTGTTCATGGTTACCCATTACACATTCCAGCTTTAGTTCTCGCGCTCTGCGCACAACACCCACGGAGTCTGGTCCGCGATCAATTAAGTCTCCTAATAGAATTACTCGATCTTCACTTGGGTTGTAGGAGACTTTCTGCAAGAGTTCATTGAACTCAGTTAAACAACCGTGAATATCACCAATGAATATGGTACGCTTAGTTTCCATCCTTCTTTAACTCTTCCTTAATGCTCTCAAGAGTTGGACCATCATCATCAAACACGATTCTGGTTCTACCCTCGTGTCCGTGAACATAAATCACGTCATTGATAGAGTGGTAGACATTGATACTACCATGATTACCCAACCAATGTACGACGGCTTCACCTGTGTCCGTAAACAGGCAACCTTCAGCAACTTTACCACAACCACTTACACCGGACGCATCTTCCAGTCTTTCGAAATGAAATCTACGTAATCCCATATGTATTATCCTTGTTAATTCCCCTCGTAATCAAGCGAACTTGATCTTCTTAGTGATGTCTAGATATTCACATAATATAAATCGGCCACCCCGAGGTGTCAAGTGCCCGTAATTACAACTTTAATCTATTCTTAACGATTTCCTGGTCTTTCCAGTGCTCTGAAGTTTGCACATGATTTGCACGAACACACTTCATTACACATAATGAAAAGCTTTCATCTGGAAATTCTAAAGCTAGTCTGGCGACTACGCCCTCTCTTATACCGCCACAGGCTGAGGGCTGATTCATAAAAGATTCCACTAATTCTTTCAATTCTTTTTCAGAAGATACGGTACCTTTGAAAAGAACCGGAACAGTTGGGACGCCAATTTCCTCAGCCCACATCTCTACTTCATCCCAAGAAGACCACATAGGCGGGACTCTATTAGTCATATCTCGAACATTGAAGAGCATGAAGTATGATGGCAACTCTTTGTAATCAATAGAATGGCGAGCAAAGCACCATTCCCCGAATAATTGAATCTTCTCAGGTATCTTGTATTTGATGGTAGCATGCAAAGCTTTCAATCCATCAAACGATAAATGACTTGGTGGGCCTGAGTGAGTACGAGCATAACATCCACTGGCCTCTAATGAAGTATTAGAACCATCCATTTTTTCAGTGATGACAATGGGCGATCCAATTAGGTGACCCATGGACGTAGCTATCTTGTCATCGTTGGTCGCCCCTTTGCTCCAGGGCATATGGAATGTACGATTATACTTCGGAGAGTCCATGACTTTTATCCTTATGAGGACAGGTTCCTAAATTGGTAATAGCAAAATGACAATTGGCACAAAGTATACGAAGCTTGTATCTATTAGGATACTTAAGCATGTCTCTGAAAAGTCTAGTACTTCTACCAATCTCTGTTCTATGTTTCTTACCATCTTTGTTTACATGATCAACTTGGAGAAATGGCAATGTATCATCTTGGCAGCATTCACATCTGCCACCCAATGATGCAATTACTTTATACTTGAGTTCAAGTCTCCAACGCTTACGCGTCTCTTTATGTTTGGCTTGTGATTTTGGATTAGCCTTCCAGCGATTCCTAACTTTCTTTGCGTTAGGGTTCTCTCTTAGATATTTTTTACAAGAAGCACGAGATGCCTCCAAACATGTAGGACACTTTACTTTATCTATCTGTGGCGGCTGTTTACCGCAGTTGATACATAAACCTTGTTGTTTTAGACCCTCTCGACGTTCTTTAGCTAATTGTGCGTATGACTTCTTCATACATCAATGTCATCATATTACCACATTAGGTGACTAACGATGATTATTGTATTTAGGGGATGACATGGAACTTGCTCGAATCGCAATGGTAAATGGTGCAGAATTGTTTTAAGTCATCATCGGTAATATGATTGCCACCAATATCTACAATCGAATACATTAGATTACCAATACCAATCTCTGGATGGTCTTCTGAGTCAGGATGCTGCAATCCGAGGGCATGACCTAGTTCGTGCATTACTACTGCGTCAAAGCTACCATTAGAGATTCTTTCATCTACAAGAGCGATATAATTAAGTCCTCGCTCATTGTAATAGCCTAATGTAGTGAAATGCTTGATGTTATCTAGTATGATGATATCTGGGAAGTCTGGAGTTACATTGAACATGATAATTGCATCAGCAGCTCGAATGTCTTGGCTAGGCAATCTCTTAATATCAATTACTACCTGTCCGTTGGTAGCCCGGTTCCATTCCATAGCTGCCGCCATGATATGATACATTTCCTCATCGTAGATGCCACGTTCTAAATATAGAGTCTTATGAATGGGTAGTTTATGTTCAATATGAGGTTTTTGAACAATTGGAGTTGCAATCTCAGCAAAAACAAATAATAGGACAATGGTCAAAGCTAGTGACCAGACAAAAATGCGCATCTTACAAGCTCTATATCAATAGGTTACATCACCAATAAAAATTGTTTCATCTTAGATTTACGCACATACTTAGCGAACTTTTTGATCTCAGGACCATTATCAGTGGCTAAGACAGCTTGCTCAATCTTGTCGACATCGGCCATCTTAATCTTCTCAGCAAACAATCTCATATATGTAAATGAGTTTGATTTGATGATTAAGTCTTCTAGCATCTCAATATCTTCTTTAGAAGTAGAATGCTTGGCTAATTCGAAAAGATATCTAGGCTTGCCGGATTCTATGATGATTTGTTTGAATTTAGTAACGTCAGCATTCTTGACATGTTTCAAATACATATGAATATACTTGACGTTCTTAGATTTCACGATCAGCCCTTCAAGGAGCTTGCGATCGGCTTGCTTAATAAAACAAGCGAATTTGGTAATATACTTAACCTTTTTAGATTCGACTACAATGTCTTGTAATGATTTGATAGAAGCATTAGGAATACTTTGTGCAAAGACAAAAGCATATTTTGGATCTCTCTTATCTAGAATGACCTTTTGCATTCGATAAGTCTTATAAGAAAATTCGCAAGCAAAGAAGTAGGCTAGGGCAGCATCATTGTTCGCAATGATTTCATCTTGAAGCTTTTCCAGTTCGACGTGATCGCTAAGTTTTGGATTGATTTCAGTGATTTTATTAAGCCATCTAACAGAATCTGTGCTATAATCACTCTCAAACATGTATTTGTTCATACATAGTATATATCGTAATTATAGCACAGATTCCCCGCTGCACTATTGCTTTGCTAATTCTAGCATTTTATCTAGGAAGTTGTTACCCCAGGTACCATCCTTCTGGCGAGACTTCATGATAAAGTCCTTCATATTCGAAGCTTTACCATCGAACAACTGGAAGAATGGAGCCGTCCACAAGTTCAGGGACTTGTAGGTGACGGTAGTTAGAACGGCAAAGGTCTTCTTATCTCCCGGCATGAGCTTGTCTGCCTCAGCCTTGATAGCCAAGTAAGCTTCGTCATGCTGCTTGATAACCTTTTGAATACCAACCTTGATGGTCTGGAGATTCTTGACAATCTCTTCTGGCAGCATAGGAATGACATCGTCATCCTTTTCTGTCAGAATCAATTCTACCATGTTACGTGGTGAAGTTGCCAAAGCATCGCGTACCTTGTTGTAAGCCACGTAGGCCGCGTTCTTGACCTTGATTCGATTGAACTGTCCGTCTCGAACAACAACACCTTCATGCTCCATTGGGTTCAATGAAGATACCCAATCCACAAGGTCCTGCACAGAAGTATACGTGTGTCCCTGTACAAGCGGCAAACTAGTTGGAAGCAAATCAACTACAGGGTGCTTGAAGTCCAATTCCTGTAAAGTGACCAGGCCACGAACTGCCAACAACGTTACACCGTTGTTCTTGTATTCAACCACGATACGATTGTATGGGGTTGTCAACTCGAAGCAGTAAGTGTAAGCCTTGTCTAGGGATCGTGTGAAGATATCGAACTCATAGCCAGTAGTATCTACTAGTGCCTTCTCGAACAGAGTGCGGAAGGTATAGATACCATTATCCATCAGCAAGTCAGCTTCCGGAACAGAACGAGTTGCCATGCACCACTTGTCCGTGAAGGTATCGTAGTACACAATGCACAAGGTTCCGTCCAGCTTCTCCAGCACGGCCAACTTAGGATCAGACCAATCAATATCAGCGGCAGAGCCCTGACCATGATTAAAAAAACGCTTCATTGGATAAGCAAGAATCTTAGTCTTGCCCGGAGAGATATGGTCGTAGTTGTTACGACCATTGACCTGCTGAGCCTGAGAGGTGAAAGACTTTCCATCCTCTGCGGCCAAGATGAGTCCGCGAGTTTCCTGAGACAAGGGATCTGACTCCCTTGCTTCAATTTGATCGTAGTTCAGAGAGAACTTGTGACCGGACTTAGAGAACGACGCATAGACACCGTGGTCTCGCGCCAAGTCTCCAAATGTATGTGTTTCCAAATACTTCTGGACAAGCAACATAACACTCACTCTTTCTTTGACTGAATTGCATTAGAGATTGTAGTACCAACTAGGGATGCTAGATTGGCTTGTAGGACTTGCAGTTCCTGCACCGACATATTACGAACTTCAGCCGTGGCCATAATCTCAGTTAGGCCATAGTGAAATGAATGCAGAACCTTATTACCCTCTTCAGAGAGGAAACCATTTTCTTTGAACATCTTAGTCATCTGACACCCTTGTACACAGCAAACACAGGAAGCAGATGATAGTTGGAACCACCGCGGCCCAAGTCATCGTGAATCCATTACTCATGGTAAAGGCAACACCTTTGGCGCCCTCAACATAAACAGCGAGATAGACATACAGGCCAAACCAGCCTGCGAAGAAGAGGATGCCTTTGAAAAGCCATCCATCAATGAACATCTTCCAGATGATGTAGATCGCCATCAGTAAGATGAAACCAAAAAAAATCGGGACCATGATATTAAACTCCTTGAATAGAAATGTTGTGGAATGGAACTCGGTCAATCAGATGAGTGCCAGAGTTGATAATGTTTTCAACAAACTCTCGGCGCACATATTTGTATCTACCAATAACTTGTTTTTCATCTTCAAGTTTGATATACAGACCTTCCGCCAAGTCAGAACGGTCACACTCACTTAAGAGTTGTTTCAGTTCTAAACCTTCCTTCTCAGACTTCTTCCAAAGAACCTCGGCCCAGTTGTCAGACTGATACATAGACTTCTTAACCAAATCAGTTATCTGATTTAGCTTGGTAGGCTTGAAAGCTGCCAAGACGGGGACCGAACGAATGAAATCACGGCCAGACAACAAACTAGTTCTTGCGAACGTAGAAAGCCAGATGTGATTCTTGCGGTCATAGATATCTGATTCAAAGAAGTAAGTAGGCAGTCGGTCATAGAAGATGCTATGCTTGCGCAGCATCCATTCTCCGAAAAGTACGTACTTATCTTCTAAGAGATCGAACAGATCATCCTCATGGGCGTTTATCCACGCATGGAGTCTGTGAAACTCTTTGCCATTCGCAGGAGCACCGCGATGCCAGAGTTGTGGTACAAAATGGTCGTCAAAAAAGATTGACACACCAGTGCCGTCTAGCTTCTCTTCCACCGTGAGAAATTCACCAGACAATTTATTGAATTGTACGACCTCGGGGTCCTTATCGGAGGACAGGCCCGAGCCCGCAATGTGTAGCGTTCGAGGTAGCTTGATCATACTACTACCGTAATTCTGACAAATAGGGCGTCAAGGCGGGGCCGAGAAAAACTTATCTTTTCAGCTTAGCGAGCTTCTCTTCAAGGGCCTGAACCTCTTGCTGACGTTTCCATTCGTCATATTTCTGCTTCTCAACAAGATAAGCTTGATAGTTCTTCTCATAGCGTTCCTGAGCAGCTTTAAACCCCTCTGGGTCAGCTTCAAAAGTCTTACTGTATGAAAAGGTTACCTCGTAACCATAGATGCCCATATCTCCAGTATCTAGGCTCAGAGAGACCCTTACATCAGACGGCTTTACACCTTCTGGCAATCTATCCAAGATAGATTGTAAAGTCACCTGTGTAATCTTAGGATGATTACCCCTATGCTCTCTTTCATCTAAAGCATCCGGGCAATCGCAGTCTTCGTAACCGTCATCACCATAACCCAGCTCTTCATCACAGAACTCACAATACTGTTTATCATCATCATTACGATACTTCTCGTAATGAGAATAGATAGTTACATCTTCAGTTCGTGGCAGATAGTCCCGTTCCCAAGGCCGGCTGTGGTCCTTAGAAAACATATGGTTGATGAATGGCTCTTTCATGTGCTTTTGTTCTTCAGTAACTGCTGGTACTCTTTATCATTGTAAATCTCTTCACGCTCTAGGCAAAAAGATTCAGTGAATGTTTCTTGTACCTTACCATCTACATTAGAGACGGTAAACAATTCCATCTTCACATAATCCTCGTCTTCAGATAAGGTGGCTCGGTAAACATCGACACATTCGCCGACATCTAATTCTGCCACCTTATCTTTGACGCCTTTGGTTTTAGGTCTCTTACTATGAATTTCAAATTGCGGAAGATAGGTATAGTTACCATCATCTTTAGGATAATTCCTAGTAAATAGAATATATACCTTACTCATCTCAGAAGTTGCCGGGCGCGACTTGGAAGCAAGTCAGTCCCTTGGCTCTCCAAAACTCAACCACTTGATCACGGTCATCGAGGACGCAGAGTACGTTGTACTGTCCCTCAATTTCGTTCTGATAGATTTCTTCCTTGATAATGGCATCCTTACGGAAGTCATCGGTCTTGCGCATGTGAAGCTGGTAACTAAACGAGTTCACACCAGGATTAGTTGCCAGAGGAACGAAGCAGTGCTTCTCGATGAACCTAATGGTTTCTGGTCGGTACTTGTCTTCACGCCCAGAACAGAAGATAATCTTTCGACCAGCCCTATAATGAGCAAGAACGGTTTCAATAACCGGAATGTTTGGCAAGTCCTTGACGTCACAATCAGAAGCATCGTACGGGCTTCTGCCATGAATCAAAGCAAGGGTGCCGTCCAAGTCACAGAGAACTGCTTCAGACAAACCTTCAATCCACTCAGGCGGAGCAAATGCAGGAGCACTACCCTTGCTTTCCTTGTAGATTTCTACTCGGGGCTTGAAAAACTTGAACTGAGTCTTACCAGACTCCTTCCACCACTTCTTGATGACATCATCAGGTACACGAGCCGCGCCTTCACGCTTAGCGTTACGCTCCAAGGCTTCTTCCAACTCAATGTAGAAAGCCTTCTCGAAAACCTGGATGTCGGCATTGACTGACTTGGCAATCTTACAGACATCATCGAAGTGACGACGGTTGAGATTCAAATTGTCGATGATGACGTTCTTCCCGCGCTTCAATGCATCTCGGATAAGATAGTTGCGGGCATCCGTAACCATCTTCTCGTAGTCTGCACTCCAGACGCTACCATTCATCATGGCACGAAGGTCATCGTTGTTGACGCGAACCCAGTTCGATGGATCCTTGGCTACAACCTGTTTTGCATACGTGGACTTCCCAGAACCTGGGATTCCAACTAACATCTCTACCTTAATCATAATTGCCTCTCAAAAATCATCAGATAATACATCCCACCATGTATCTAGAATAGTTTCTTTATCTCGTACAATCTTTACCTTTACCGTACCATTTGGCGCATGTTCCCAGTCACCCTTAGAGCCTGTTTTTCCACGAGCCGGCTCATAAAGAATTGGCATAATATCTTTACCGCTACTATTAGTCCAATCTTTAAGCCACTGTTCAAAATCTTTTATCATTTTTGTAGATGATCTAATGGGTACAGCATTATCAATATGGGGATAATTACAATCCACTTCAAAAGTAATTTTGAACTTTTTTCTCATTTGAAAAACTCTGCTTGGTCTACGTATTGAAATCCAGAACGGGCAGCGAATGTCTTATCGGTTGTCATATCGCCAACCATGATGCAGTCTTTGGCACGGAGTTTGTGTTTGAGAATGAATTCAACCCCGACTCCATTCATTGGCTTCCTGCAATAGCAGGAAATTGGTGCCGACTGGTGGGGACAGAATCGATATTCAATATCAATACCTAGCCCCTTGTTAGTGTGCTCAAACAATTCAATGGCGGTCTGCTCACTCAATTCGCCTTTGTGAACGCCACTCTGATTGGAGATTCCCAACAGAAGGTACCCTTTGTCTTTGTAAGCTTGGAGAATCTTAGCTCGTCCAGGCTTAATCTCAATCTGATCCTTGGAGACCGGGAACTTCTCATTGCCGCCGATACACTCACGCAAAGTTCCATCATAGTCCACAATGATGGCCTTGTTGGTGAACTCTGGGTTATCCAGGCGGACGAACTTATGAAGCTCTACCTTTGAGAAGCCTTCCTCTACAGTTGGCTTCTGAAACTCCTTCTTGTATTTGAACAAGACGGTAGGAGGGAAGATATTGGTATGCTTGGCAGCTTTGATGGCTTCCGGGGTCGGAAACTTACCAATCAAACTAATAGCTCGCTGTACTACATTGAACTGAGCTTCCTCAATGGTAGTCCCCATCAACGTACAGCTAACGTCAGCATTGTACTTCTTAGCCAACTCAATGAAAGGCTTACGCACTTCAATGGTAGGAAATGTGTTATCAAGAACAACATCCTTGCCATCTTTGATGAGCGCCTCTAGTTTAGGTAGAAGGCTGACGATGGTACCGCCCTCGGTATCCCTGTTTAGGGAGACGGCTCCTTTTTTGATAAGGTCTTTAGTAACCGTACTCTTACCCGAAGCCGGGTATCCCACAACCATCTTTACTTCAGACATTACTGAGTTCCTTTTCTAATTCCACTTCGGCTCGCTCTAATTCAGCATTAGAGGCCGATAATTGTTCTCGTGTAGCCTGTAAGTCTGCTACACGAGTTTTATTCTTAGCAACTTGCAAAGCGGCTTCTTTCTCGATATGCGTAAAGGTTACTTCATTGACTTTAGTGAATGGCCAAATGAATATCCAATAACTAGGCCAAAAAATAGTAGAGGCAATTCTTTTTGCGCTATTATCGTCTTGGGCCTGATTTACCCAGCCTTCACCTGTTACATAGACTTGTCGCTTTACAATTAAGGGAGGCCAACGGTGTTTAGCATAACCGTGGGTAGCTCCGGCACCAACTATGAATGTAACAATAACTAATACAATACCGAGAAAGATAAGCATTACCAACTCACTTATTCAAGTCACGCAGTGCCCTAACCGCAACAGCATCCATTGCCGTTGTGGTAGGAGAGCTTGATCCGCCCATACTGATGCTGGGTACTTGAGGTTGTGCACCATAAGCGGCAGCCCAAGCCTTCTGAATCTCAACTGCGGCCTCGATCTTTTTGCCCTGATAGTTGTCAGATTGCATTGACAATCTCTTAGCATCTGCTTCTGCCTTGGCAGTAGTAAGTGTTTCTTGAGCGCTTAGTTTAGCTGTATCCAAAGATAACGCGGCCACTTCCTTATCTTTTTGAGCCTTGGTAACAGCAACGGCCTTCTCTTGCTCAGCAACAGTTACAGCGGTAGCTTTCTGCACTTCTTGATCCCATTTTGCTTTGGCGGCAGCAGCCTTACCTTGCAACTCAACTGTAATGGCATCCTGTTCAGCTTTCTTAGAATTAACAATAGCCTGTTGAACGGCGTTGATTGCTTCCTGCTGTTGTTTGATTTGAGCTTCTACCACGGCATCGTATTCGATGCTATTGATGGTGATATTGCTCGCACTCATGCCGAAGCGCTGAATGGGAGACTCTTCCTCGCGGAGCACGCCGTTAGGAGACTTGGGGTCAGCCTTGGGACGAACAATATCCACAGTCTTTTCTTGACTAGTCAGAGGATCAGTTGTCTTGACTTGCTCATGTTCAGTGCGATACACACCATAAACAATCTGATCAGTGATATAGTTGATGAGGTCAGCACGCTTCTCAGCATAAGACTCTCGGCTGCTCATCAGGGGGCCGCTCATATACACACCCTTGTTAACAACTTGCTGAATCAACTCATGATCGATAGCCTTCATTGAATGGAAGGTTCGGTGAACTTCCAACATCTTATTAGGGTCGGCGGGAAGCGTATAACGAAGGGAACCGGAGATGTTTCCATGTCCACCATCATTGAACCTGACTTTGATAGCGTCATCAGTCTTCTTACCTTCATCTTCTCGGGCAGAGAACCAGAATTGAGCACTGCGTTTGTATACCGTAATGGTGCCAAAGTTCTGCCAGTGAACGCCGGGCGTATCCCATACATGCAACTGTCCACCAATCAAGTCTTGCTTGATCACGATCTCATCTGCACCGACTGTAGTAACCATATTGATAATCAATACGGCGCCTATAATCAATACACCAATACCAAGGCCGAGCTTGACAAGCAAGCCAAATATGGTGTTATCTTTACTTGAACTCATTTACGTTTCTCCTGTTGAATTTCTATTTCATCTTCTTGGAGAGCCTCTTCATACATTTTGTTGTAGAGTTTCTCTCGCTCTTTTTCCAAACGAGCCGCCTCAACTTCGAGGCGCGTTTGCTCAAGTCTATCCTTAGCTTCAGCTAATGGATTTCTTTTCTTAGGAACCAAAGTTCGAGCTATCTTATATAGTGGTATTCCAATTAAGAATACACTACTAGCTATTAACGCTAACAGCAGCAATTGTTCAAACCACATTGAATCCTCAATCTGAATAAATGAGTGGGAAGTGTTTGATAATACCGTCTGTTATCAACTCCCAATCGTTGGCTAATAAATCTTCCAGCAAAAGATATGTTGGCAGATGTCCGGCCACTGAAAACTCCCATAACATATTATCTTTGCTGTAAAGATAACTGCGTTCAGGAAGACTTGAACGCCTAATTCTATATCCGTGCCTCATATAATGAGCGGCTGTATGAATGTCCATAAAATGTAAAAGCCAGCAAACGCCGGCCCTCATGCTACATATTTAGTTGTATCTTCTGGTAAACTTCAGCTACCAGTCTTAGTCATCACGAAGTTGCTAATCTCAGCTAAAGAGGTTAGCCCAACTTTATGGCCAACAGCTTTGCCATCATTAAACAACATCAAAGTAGGAACTCCACGAATGCCTAGCTTCTGGGCAACAACAGGAGCATCATCAATATCTACTTTGCAAACCTTCACAGTACCGTTGTCAATTGCGAACTTCTCAACGATTGGCAGTTGTCTTTGGCAAGGTCCACACCAAGTGGCACCAAAATCTACCAAAACAGGGACATCCGATTGCAGGACTTCCGTTTCAAAATTATTATCATCTACATTTACAATGTCACTCATGGGACCTCATATAAGAACGTAAAACCTAAAAATTAGGCGTCAAGGGCACGCCATCACTTCTTGAACGTAACGTTTTCACTCAACTTATTGAAGAGGTCAAAAAAGGGCTTACAAGTATAAAGCTTGTGTACCCTAATCATATCGAAATCAAAAGAGTTATGCAGTCCCATAATTTGGACTTCCGACTCTACTTTACATTGATGGAAAAAGTTACATAGGTTCTCTAGATATGCAAACCTATTCTTAGATTTGTCCTTAAAGACTCTTTGTTTCGCATAATAACATGCAGATATAACAAAGACCAACTTCTCTGTTGGAACTAAGTCTCCGTAATTGAGAGACATTTCGCCACGGTCAATTAGTGTATGAACATGAGGTTCAAACTTACGGAAATGTTCATACCAAAGTTTGAACCTCATTCCCGCTTCACTTCCGACATAACCGGAGATGATTTGGGTGACCGACTCTATATCGGACATCTTGAGTTCTTTGGCGCGTAGCAACGCATCAGATGCCCATGTCCAACTTCTTGGAGATGGTGAGGCATAAACAGTATCTTCTATCTTACCACAAGCAAACTCAGGGTCACTGCGCAAAAATCCTAAGATAAGGTCATGAACGTTATGAGCCTTGGCCCAATCAACCCACTTCTCGAAGTTAAATTGTAGAATGAACTTGGCGCCACGATCCAAAAGAGCTGAACTGATCTCGTTGGAATAGGCGCCTTCATTAGCTAGGTTACCGGTCAGGATACAAGAAACTGCGTTGATTGGGATACCATTAATCTTCTTGAAGAGTAGAATCTCTAACAGAGGAGCGGTTACTTCTGGCTGAACCTTATCTACCTCATCGAAGAGGATTACACTGTCTGCCTTGTATCCATCCAATAGTTTGGGTAGGAAATAGGGAGATTTGAAGTTAACAATATCTCCAGGCGAACTCAAATCGGGATAACCAGCTAAATCTGGTCTTTCAATCACACTTAGATTGATGTAAGCAATTTTGAGGCCGCATTCTTTGGCTGCCTGGATAGCAATGTCAGTCTTGCCGACCCCACGCCTCCCAAATAGAAAGACATTATGTTTTGATTGGATAAAGAATTTGGTAAGATTGAGCGCCTGCTCCTGATCTAATTCTTGTAAGTTTAGTGCATTAGACATGTATTCCCTTAAGATATCACATGACTATATAACCATGTTATCTCACATAAAAGGAACCAGGTGCTTTACCTCTGGAGAATTCTTGTAGATCGCAAAAAACTTATCAATCATTTCTTGATCTTTAGATTTAACAATACTACGTAATAACTCTTTCTTATTCTTATTAGCCCCCAATATCAATAGGTATTCCCACCGCTCTTCTTGTTCGGCCCGATAGTATAGACGGGCAGCAGTAACAGGGATATGTTGAATGTGATCCTCTATCAAAGTACTAAGGCTATAGGCAGTTTCCAATTGAGAAGGTAGAATTAGAGTATTCCTTAACGCAACAGCAAACTTATCATCATCACCATTTTGAATAAGTAATTCTGAAATATGCTTAGTAGTCGCAGCATTTGGCCACTCCATGATTTTAATAAACTGAAGGCTATGAGTTTCCAAAGCACGAATCAATAATAGACGATACTCTTCCGTTGGTAATTTCTCTATCAACCTAAGAGTGCGATAGTTTCGCGACTCATTGGAATCCATGATTTTTAGTATTATCTCATACTTATCAGTATTGATGTAAGGAGCAATCTTATCTAGGGCATCAAACGAATCACTACCATATTCAAAGAAGTTCTCGACTAGACTATTAAGAACGTGTCTATCAGTACGTATATCATGTCGGCTCATGAAGTAAAACTGATCGAAACACTCATCTTTGAGTAGCATGTGCGATACCACCTGCCGGTTGAGAGTTCTACTTAGATAGCTAGTCTCATCACTCTTCTCTAAGTGATAAGCCATATTCAACAAACGCTCCGGATGAATGTTATCTCTCAACCTTTTAGAGAGGTAGCTTTCGAACAATGGGTGGAAGACATTATCATTCTTTAGATAGTCGCGCAACTTGTCTAATTGTTTTTTAGACGCAGTGGGGCCTTCCAACTCTCGGAGAAGAGTCTCGAATTTTGATTGCTTGAACATGATTAGTTATACTGGACTTTCCGTTCTTTTAGTTCGATAAGGAATTCTGGAATGAAGAAGGCGGAATCAAAGATTTGAATAGCCACCTCAGCTTGTTCATTTCCATCTTCAATGGCTTGCTTTTTGAAAGCTTCGACTTCCATATTGGCCATTTCAGCGGAGACAGTTTGAGAGACCAGGTGCCATTTGTTCTTAGGCTTACTCTTTAGATAGATTCCGTGAATCATATTAATTCCTTTGTTAGACTGTAAAAGAATGGCCGCACCCACATGAGGACTTTTCATTGGGATTGATGAACTTGAAGCCTTGCTTCATAAGTGTCTTCTCCCAATCCAGCGTGGCGCCATTAAGATAGATTAAACTCTTCTTATCAACCACTATCTTGACGCCATGCTCTTCGAACACCACATCTCGATCTCTAGGCGGATCATCTTCGTATTTAAGGACATACGAGAAACCAGAACACCCTCCACCCTTAATACCTAGTCGTAAGTACGACTCAGGTGTACCGCGTACAACAAGCTGTAACTTAAGTTGGTTCGCGGCTACTAGTGAAATAGAAACTTGTAAGGTCTTCTCGTCTTCCATATCGTCCCTAGTATGCCAGATTATTGGCTAAAGTTCTTGTGGCCTAACCTATGAGCCTCTAAGGTATAAGTGAATATATTCGCTATGTTAGCTGCATCATCAATACCTCGATGATGAGTTCCTTTCAGTTTCAATCCGATATGTTCCAAGGCGGTGTCTAAACCTGGCTCGCGGTCCAAGCCATGGAGCATAGTGAAAGAATTTTTAAGATTCATATGGCGAGGTCCAAAGGGATACTTGACGCCATAGTCTCTACAGTTTCTTTCAAACATCTTACGGTCATAGTCGCCCCAGCTTACGAAGGTACGATCCTCTGACTTGTACTTATCCCTCAGGATATCCATAGCCTGCTTGAAGGTGACGCCTGTATCTACCATCTCTTGGGTCAGAGTGGTCAGCTTGGTACAAAACTTGCTAAGCTTAGACCTTTGGGGTTTGATTAGAATACTGGCGTTAGCACTAACGCTCAATGTGGTGATGTTGACTACAGCAATGCCAATCTCAATGATTTCTGAAATTTGGTCCTTGGGTTGCACTTCGGGTGGTTCCCAGCAGGTACTCTCTACATCAATTACTAGAACGTTGGGATCTAAGGGTCTCGGCATCTGTTTCCTCTTCCTCAGGTTGCAACTCGGCAATCCTGGTTTTTAGTAGTTCATCTCCGGCAATCACTTGGTCAACCTTCAGGGATTCAATGCGTGCCACCAATTTCTTGACCATCTGATCCGAAAGGTATGAGGCGTTGGTGGTTACAAATTCCTCAATACCTTTCGCATCATCTGATACTAACTTAACCTGAGCAATCTTATCGATGCTCCCGCTTTTGCTCTTATCAATTTTCCACTGTGCACGTTTAGTCGCTACCCAATCTGATAAAAAGATTTGGTAAACAATTACTACCACAAATACGCTCATAGCGAATTCTAGTAGAGACGATAACAGCGCGGCATATGCTAAAAACATTACTGTCTAATACCTAAGTGTTTATACATACGATAACGTCTCCTCAATTCTGAATCCAAGGCCTCTTCTACCAACCTAATACAAAGCTGGTCCAACTTGTCCTTGTCAGGCATCTTGGGAAGGGCCGTACTGGTGAGATACAATTCGTTGAGTTCCTTTTCCTCACGGTCAGCGAATTCAATCAACTGATCATAAGTCCAGGCACCGTTACGAATGCTCAACAGTTCCTCTCGGTCTGGTCGCTTCACCAACACTTTACCAGTGATGAGAATCTCACGACACATACGAATCAATCTTACCAAGTGATAAGCGTGCTTCGTATCATAGCCGTACTTCTCTTCAAGGGCAGAGCGTGCTGGGTTGCGAGTCTTCTTCCAGTTCTGGTATTGATCCCACTCTCGCTTAGCTCCTGCGTATTCACGCTCAAGCTGCATGAGATGAATGAAGTTGTCATCCAAACCAATCTTACGGGCCGCGGCCATCCAGTGCTGGTCAGATGTAATCTTTAGCTCAGCCAACATTTCGTTGACCGTGCCTCGAATACTAATCTTCTGAGACTCTTCCAAACCTTCCATGAAGTCGAACTGGAACCTATCAAGCTCCTTCTGAACTTCAGCGTTGGCTGCCATCAACTGATCTTGAGGAATCAAGGTCTGCTCTGGCAACCCCATCTCCTTCCTAGTAGGAGGAGTTTTAGGTGGGTTCATGATCCAGCGCTTGTGAGTCTTGATTCTCTTGAGTTGGGCAACCGAGTAACCCATGAAGGTGAACTTGATCTTCTTGGACAAGAAGTCATCCTTGTGGTCCAAGATTTGCTGACCAATCGGAGTAACCAAGAAATGGTCAGAAGGATCGGTGTGCAACACTTCAATGATATTAGGGTTACAGTCAGCAGCTAAGTTGAAGAACTTTCGGATATCATAGATAACAGCATCCGGGTCAGGGGCTTTCAACTCAGCTTGTTCAAAGCGATGCATGGTTCCCAAGAAATACTTCTTGGTCGGGATAGCAACTCCTTTGAAGTCCTCGTCAGAGGTGGCAACGTTGGTACCATAGGCGTGAGAGCCGTGGCGAACCAAGAGGACAGTATTATCCTGCATCCAGCTTAGGTGCGGACTCTTTTGTATAATCAAATCTAATACAGGATGCTTACTCATTTTCTCTCTTTACCAATCTAAGATGGGACACTTTAGCCTGAGGCGTTAAATCTTTTATCATTTGTTTTTGCAATTCAATTATCTTGTTTTGAATTACAAGTAATTCATTTAGGTGCTGTACTTGTTCTTCGTGCGATAACAGGCTTTTCTTTAACAGAAGAATTTCTTCTGTCTGTAGGATATGAATTTGTTTCAAAAGTTCTAGTTCAGACATATTAACTCAAAAAGAATAAGTCTACGCGCTTGCCCTCATACTCCCAGACCTGAACGTTTTTACCATCGTCTTGATATCCCAAATTCTTATTGGGAAGGCGGACGAATGTAAGTCCGAACTTCGGGAGATTCTCTAACAAGTTATTGTAGCTGGATGATATCTTTTTCAAAGGATAGACAACTAAGTCCAAATCTTTTTCGCTAAAACCTTTGGTCAGAACACTTCCAGTTAAGGCGATACCATAACCTAATGGAAACAGAAACTCATGCAATGATTTAGCAAAAGCCATTGCTTCGGCTAATGACCAATTCATTAGAAACTCACTGAACTACCACAACCACATGAACCTGTCACGGCCGGGTTGAGGAATTTGAACCCAGCACCGAATGGACTCTCGACCCAATCAATAGTGGTTTCTTCTAGATACTGCAAAGAAAGTGGATCAATGATTAGTTTTACATCGCCAAATTCAAAAGTATCATCCACATCACTCACCTTATCTTCAAAGTAAAGATCGTAGGTAAAGCCGGCGCAACCGCCACCAATAACTCTTGCGCGAATAGTATAGTGTCCAATACCCTCACTATCAGCGAGTTCTTTAACTTTTAGCACTGCATTTTCAGTAACTGAAATCATTATTCCCACCCTTTCTCAGAGTACGGATCATCTTCTATTATCTGACATGGAGTATTACTCCAGACCTCTAGCTCATGAACTGCCGCAATAATTCCGTCTTGCATAGTATCATCTTCTTCGTTCTTAAGAAGATCGACGATTCTGTCTATAACTTTTACTTGAAGGCTATAATCTAAATGATTCCATAACATAGGACCTCTTACACGAAAGGGATCAAAGTTTTTAGATCCGGGAAGGCTGATATCAGATGTTTGATATCAGACATTCTACTATGAGTAGAAAGGTAGACTAAAACTTTTTTAGGAGAGAAAGCTGGGAACATTTTGCAAAGTCGCACCAATCGCTTAGCATTAGCTCCTTTATACCCAGTTCCGCGGGCATAGAGACTATCAGCATATGAAACAAGTAACTCTTCTGTAACAGAAGCGTCTAACTCTAACAGGTTTTTGACGTTACGCAGATGGCGCTCCTCAATTTCTTTGAAGTCACACATTTTGATAAGGTCAACTAAGCGACTACGATTCTCCGGCTTATACTCTGATTTGAGGTGAGCCATAACAGATGGGTCATCCAAGAGGCCAAAGAATGAACGTCTGTTGGGACGATTGAGTGCCCTTTTCAATAAAAGATTGCTAGATAATTTGAAGATTGGCCCTTTGTCAATTGGAACGCCTTGGCTCTCCAGTTGTCGTAAAACTTCAAAGCTCCTAGCGGATTCACTAACTCTCTTACCTAATAAGGTAAGATACTCATTCAAATCTTGAAAGAGATGTGGAATGAAATGACTAACAGTATGTGTTAGTCTATCTACTTGCATAGAATGAACTAGGCTGACAAAGTATTCTCGAAAGGTTTGAATATCTTCTTTACGTGAAGCTTTTGTTTTTGTCCAAGCAATGAATTGCGAGAACTCAGTATATAGTTTTGGGTCTGGGTTATGACGAGTATCAATGAGTCTTCTAAATCTATTTAGAAGTAATGCGCTAATTTCTGTCTCAAGCCTTTTAGATTCTAGAGATAGAAGTATATCTAATCGGTTTACCCAGAAGTTTTCGTCCCAAAAGATTTCTATTCCACGAGAAAAACGGTCCCACAAATATCTGTAATTGAACTCGCTGCTTTCAAACAAATCTTTGAACTTAGAAAGGTCTAGGTCTGTTCTATCAGTGAAGAATAGTTTATCAGTTAAGATTCTGAATTCTGGGTCAACTTTATCTAAATCAAACATGTGACTCAAGGTGAACATGCAGCGTCTATATCACGCAGCCCAGTTAGTGATATCTCTATCGTCTGTGCCACATGAGATAAGTCCAACTGGTCGCTTAGTAAATTTCTCTACCAAAGAAATGAAATCCTTCAATTGAGAATAGTCCTTAGCGTCATCCCATCCTGCCACTTCGGTAGTTAGAGGAATAGCATCAAAGAAGTCAGATGGGCTCGTAGGAGTTTTCTTATACATCACCGCAACCGGAACCTTCGGCATTCCATTGAGGATGTCGAACTTGGTTAGAATGAGGTGAGTAATACCGCCCTTCTTACAAGCATAGGTAAGCGCAGCAAGGTCTAACCAACCAACACGTCGAGGACGGCCAGTGGTAGCGCCAAACTCATTCCCTAGCTTCCTCAAGTCATCAGCCGCTTCGCCTTGAAGCTCAGTAGGAAAAGGACCTTCCCCTACCTTAGTGGTATAGCACTTAGCCACACCATACACCCTATCAAGCTTTGCAAAAGCAAAGCCGGAAGCAATGATGCCTCCAACAGTTGCATCGCTACAACTGACATAGGGATAGATGCCATGATTGATATCCAACAGAACACCCTGCGCTCCTTCAAAGAGAAGGTTGCTAGCCCTGAATGCGTCTTCAATCTCTAGAACAGTAGTGAAGTTGACACCCAACTTCATTAGTTCAAGTAAAACAGCCGGTTCGCCTCCAGAGAACAAGTCGCCAACTCTTTTACCAGAGCGACCAATCTTGTCCTTGTAGGCTGGGCCGATTCCTCTATTGGTTGAGCCGATATGGGCATTGGCTGCTTTATCTTCATCTTTGTGCTTTTGCTCAACGATAAAAGCATCCTTATCAACATAGATTCGTTTACCAACTCCAGGATATGTTTTGTTGGCTTCAACAACTTCATCGCGAAGCTTTTCCATATCAATCACCATACCAGAGCCCAGGTAAGCTTTGGTATTGGCGTGTCTGAAGTCTACCGATGGAAGAAGGTTATGAACAAACTTCACTCCATCACGGTAGATAGTGTGGCCAGCATTAGCGCCACCATTGAAACGAATTACCCAATCGTAATCACGGGAGAGATGATGAGTAATATGTCCCTTACCCTCATCTCCCCACATCGATCCGAGAATTGCAATATTCATAATATCTCCGTAAAATCTTATCAAGAAAACTATATCTCACATACGGAGATGAAGGTAGCGTTGGGTTAACGAAACGCCCACAATTTAATAACTCTTTCTACCTGTTCTTTAACTGATACTGGTAGTCGCTCATTAACCCAGACCGGTAATGATTGCTTTATTGCAAAAATAGAGATATCAGTAGTATTCAGAAATGGAAGCCCAGAGGCACTATTCTTAACATATTGAATCCCAATCAATCCATCTGACGAAAATGAACAATGATATGTTATCCCATCATGGACAACAGTTATTCTCATTCACCCTCAAGTTCATCCTCGTAAGGATAACGCTCGCTGACAACCTCGTCATCTTCGTCATCCTCTTCTTCTTCCTCATCGTATTCGCATTCGCTACAGAGGCGGCCACCATCATATACCTCTTCGCCACAGTATTCGCAGGTATCATTCTCTTCATCTTCTTCGTCCAACTCAGAAGCTGCCGAACCAGTATAATCCGGATCGACTACTCGAAGAGCAAGGCTTGGGTCGAACGGAGTAGTAACCACACCCAAAACCTTATACTTACAGACACGCATCTTGGCGTTGTTATAGTCCACAGGAATAGCAACAACATCGGCCGGATTGACCTCTACTTCCAACATGACATCGGAGCTAGCATCGGAACTGGCGAACTGCGTGTGAGCATAGGTCCAGTTGGCAACGTGCAAACCATGGCTACACGTACGGTTAGAGTCCTCATCAACTTGGTTACGAGGAATCTCTACCAGGTTACCAACCGAGTTGTCCATGGTGTTGGAGTGAATGTCTCGGAAAGTTCCACGGACACGCTTGTAAGCAATGAAGTTACCAGTCTCCGTCAGAGGGTGGTCATTCTTCTCCAAGAAGGTAAAGAGTTCATTGACCGCTCGGAAGGAAGGGTTCTTCTGCAAGTTCTCAGCGAACTTGAGCAAAGGCTGGAAAGGCAAACCTTCGTTGGAGAATCGGATGATCTTGTTGCTAAGCACTTCAGGTGCCGCAAGTCCATTAATCATTACCCGTCCATCCTGAACCACGAAGTTACCCTTCGAGAAAATCTCGATTCGCTTTGCAGCCGAAACAAGTGCAGGGATTTCTTGCAACTTGTTCTCTTTGACTGCTTTGATCAAACGATCGGCCAACGCATCACTGCGAGGGACGATGTGTGTTTCGCCATCATAGTTTACCGAGACATTGTTCTCGGTAATTGTCCAGTTAACTCTCTTTGACATTTTCATTCTCCTGTTAAATCTTATCGACCATGTTTACATAATGAGCTACATGTTCTACGACTTGCTGAACGTTGTACATGTTGATTGCAGTAAGTAGTGGGTACTTCTTTTCGTAGGCTCGGTTAATCTCTTCGATGTTCCAATTAGGATTATCTTTGACGAACTGTTTCAGGACGGGCTCTTTGATCTCGCCTTTAACTGACTCATAGATATCTAACAAGCTTCGGTCATTTCCACTAAGTTTCTTAATTACTTTGTGAAGTTCAAGTCTAACGAGGAACGGACTTTGTTTGTCAGTGACGAGTGGCTCCAGCTTTTCGAGGTGCTTGAGCATTCGTTCATCTATATGATAAGTATGTGCTTGCGCGAACTTTATCTCGACATAATTGATTGACTTGTTATTGAAAACCTTTTTCTCAATGTAGTCATCCAACTTATCGAAATCATTGAACTCTTCTTCAACGCGCTTGGGGTCTGTATCCTTGTCAACTCCATAGAAAGAAACTTTTGGATTTCTTTCCATTAGGGACTTGAAAGCGGCCAGGCTCAAAGTTTGTTTATTAGCTAACGTAGCCAAACGACCCGAGTATTGGTCACGCGAAAGCGTGCACAGAACCTTGTCGTTCGTGTCTTCCTCCATGTTATCATAACTCACCTGGCGGAAAGCGCTAGCCTGGGCATCAAACTTAAAAACTAAAAGTCGGGATGCGGCCGGAGTGTATGAACGAGAAGATGCCTTGGTAATAGATGAAAGTCGCTTAGGCTTCATCTCATCAAGGTGAATTTGAGTATTCAAATCAGCTTCAGTGCATTTATCATTAGGACAAATGACAATGATGTGTTTGAGTGCCGGGTTATCCTCAAATGCCTTCTTGACATGGCGAGGGGTCGGCTCCTTGATTGGAAGGTCATTGAGATACAACTCAACACCTTCTTCAAAGTGGAAAGAGCGAGGACCAACAGCATGACCCGAGCGCTTCAACTTGTCAGGATCATTCCCCTTGCGAGAGTAATGTCCCTTGGAGAACTCGAACATACCACACTTAACCTCAAGATAACCATTGGTCAGTTCGTGAGTCTTCCAGAACAACTTGCCCAAGAAGTTCAAGTTATTGAAGACAGAGGTTAGCTCTTTACGATAGTAGACGTTAGCGTCCCACAAATTGGGGAAGGCATCAATCTTATCAGAGACAGTCTGCCTAATCTCTTTCATAATTTGATCGAGACGTCCTTTGATCTTCGCCTGAGTCGGCTTGTCCAAGAAGATGTTCTCACGAGTAGCTGACAAGCTCAACTCACCAACACCGAAGTACATGATGAGGTCGCCTCTGGACGCATCAATCAGCTTACCATCGGCATACTTGCGCAAATCCTCAAGAGCCAGCGGGTATTCAATACCATCGATGATCAGCTTGACGTTACGGTTGTAGTCATGAGTTGCGGCAATGGCCCAGCCTGGACCTTCGGCAATCTTGTTGATCTTCTGCCAATCAATGTGACCACCAGTCACAATGGGCTTGACATCCCAGTGACGACAAGCTTGTTCCACATACAGGCGGAACGTATTGAAGTCAACCGGCTTCACTGGGATAGAGATTTCTGTACTGTTAGGTTCAGTACTCGGCCTCTTATCCAACAGGACAAGCTTGCCGACCTTGGTGTCGTCAATCAGACAAGTATAGCTGTACTTGGTGCCATCATGAACAGTCGTGACCTGGAATGTATCGCTGTAAGAGAATGGCGTCTTAGCTCCCAGACCGAATCCACCAGTTTGAATGTTGTCTTCACGTTTGGTAGAAGCCGTATAGGAGATGAAGATATTGACCATTCGGTCTGGACTAATGCCAGGGCCGAAGTCCTTGATCTTGAAGTGAGGTTCCAAACCAACTGGCAGGCGAATCTCAATCGGCCTGTCAGCAATACCAACTTCACGATGAGCATCGCGGGCATTGCTGGTAATCTCACGACAGATAGCTAGGATCGGATTCGAGTACATCTTGCTGCGCAAGATTTCGAACAACATACCCTTGTCTTGAATGGAGAAGAAATGCTCTTGCATTTCACCAGAAGACTCGAAGTGTGGCTTGACATCGGACAGTTTCATTAGTTAGTGCCTCTCAGGTTAGTCATTGCTCAATTACATGGAGCATCAGCATCCAGGCAATAGGAAGAAGGAAACAGATATGGATGATTTGGTCAATGGCAATCATTAGAATCTTGCCCATTGGGGTTTGAATGAAATCAACAAACCCTGCTTTAGGGTCAGGTGGAAGAATGCTAACGTATCCGTCGATACCAGTCTGTTTACGAGGTTCAGTCATCTCCGGTGGCTTACGAATGTATTTTGCCCACAGGAAGACTGGAACGTAGGTATCCTCACCGAAGTGAGACCAGAACAGAATGTTGAGGGCCACGAGCCACTCCACCCAGCTAAGGTGGAAGAGGGCGATGAATGGGAGGAAGCCTACCGTATAGATTGCGCAATGTTTGGCGCGGATCTTGGGGTTGTTGTGTTTGACCATAGCCTCTGCATGAGACTGGAAAATCCAGTCCACAAAGAAATGGATGAACACTAGGATGGAAAGCAATCCGCCCATCAAGGCAATCTCAAGTAACATCTGGCTTTCTCCAATACTTAGTTTTATCTAGCTTCTGTTGGTAAACTTCAATGATCCCACGATAAACATCTTGCAAGTCATCGAATTGGAATTCCGTTTCAACTTTGAAACGAAAAACGACCTTTTGCTTGAGCAAGGTCGTTTTGACAACAAGAAATGTTTGGCCAGGGTATTCTACTGCCATACCGATGGCGGCTTTGATAGCGTTGGCTTTTTTAGCGAACACATCAAAATATTGTCCCTTCACGCTCTCAATTCGATAGCGCGGGGTGGCACCAGTCACAGGTGTCTTACTCATTAAATCACCGATAGGTATCTTTGCACAAATTACAGAAGAGTCCAATCGTTAGAAGGACATCTATTATCATAAATCCAGTCATGGTCATTTTAGTTTCGATATCAATTTCGCCAACTTGTTAGTTTCTTTTCGAATAAACGAAAAGTCTTTATAGGTCTGCGTTGATATCATTTTAGCCATATTGGGATCACTATTATCTAGCTTCAGTAAAGGCATCAAGTCTCCACCTTGTGAAGTTTCAATACCAATCCACCAATAATTCTTAGCAAACTCTTTATACTTAACAGGTAAGCGTCCCGCTCCGCTAAAGCCGCCGTACACAGATAGAAAAGCATCCATCATTGCGGGGTGCTTAATTATTTCATCAACAGGCTTGCCGTAAAGAAGATGACCCTCATCTACTGCTACGAATCCCTTCCATACACCCATCCCCATATCTCGAATTGCTAAACAGGGCAGTCCATGGTCCCAAAAACAAAGATCAGGTTCATTCAACCATTTGCCAGGCGGAAAGTTTTGTTTGCTGTAAAACTCGATGAAGATTACGTTATTCACACTAATGAATATAACACATCTCAGCCTACCCTCAAGATAAGCATGCGCGAAACGCCTGTCAAGGGCGCGTCACGAGAATAAGTTGTACAACTTCAATTTGGGAACTGACTGTATCGCCTTAGGGTATTTCTCTGAGGTCTTAATGAATTGCAACTTGGTAGTCAAAGGCATTATCGCTAATAGCTTTTCAATCAGTTTGTAATCTTCTCGCTTAAAGATGAAACTAAATGCATCATCTACAAATAGCATTGATATCTTCCCTAAATACTCTAAGTATCTAGTAAAAATCTGAACAACTACTTCTGGTTGAGATTTGTAATAGTTTTGGAACAACCACTCGTAGAAATAAATATGAACCCGTCCCCAAGGGCTATCAAAGATAGCATCTTCAAAAAGCTCTAAGTCATCCCCATCAGAAGGGGAAAGCTTGGAGTCTAAAACATATTTGGCTACGTTCCAGTAATACTGGCGCTCGGTATTACCTTCCTGAGCGCGATCAAACTTCTCATGATAAGGTTTGTGCCTTTCATGGTCGCAGCCAAATATGCAATCTTTCTCGTTCATTATGCACGTAAATCGAAGGCTCGACCAAATGGAGGATTGAAAGCGCTTCCACTAGTAATCAACCAGATGACATCTACGCCTGGGTGTTTCATGTTGGCGATGTCAGTATCCAATAAGAATCCGTCTGTGATAACAATTAGAAAGTCACAGTGACCAATATTCTTCTCATACTGATCAAAAAAGTCGGCAAACATAGTTCCACCGCGACCAACTGGCACGAACTTCTTGATCTCTTCAGGATCGCATTTTTTAATCTTGACAGCCTTATCCCAATAGATTGTAGCGTCAGCCGGCACGATAGTACCTTCAGAGCGCTCATCCAATGCGATAAGTTGCGACAGACCGAAAGCCATGTCATCCTTACTCATAGAACCGCTGGTGTCAACCAAGCAGCCGAAGTGAGCGTAGAAGTTCCTTCTCTTAGGAATCATTAGCCCAGAGAACATTGGACGAGTCTTGAAACGAGTCCAATCATTGCGACCGTTACCAGCCCTAGCCTTCAATAGACGAGTGCGGATAATATCCTGCCAAGTTACTTTGGGAGCGGTTAGCTTACCAAGTTCGTCTTCCAATGCAGCCGGAACATGTCCTGCCATTTTCCTGGCAGCTTCCATAGCATCAGAGATTCTCTTGGCCAATTTTTCTTCAGACTCTTCCGAATCCATGTGATCGTCTACCGTACCACCTAGTCCAAAGATATCTTGTCCACCACCACATTCATCACAAGGTCCATCTTCAGATCCTTGTCCCTGTGTTTGAGAACCACCAGAACCAGATCCTTGTCCCTGTCCTTGTCCATCACCAGGCTGATTACCATGTCCATGGTCCGGGCAGCCACATTGCTGTCCATCTCCGTGTTCATGCTGATCGCTCGGCTGTCCTTGACCAGAACCTTGACCTGGCTGGCTTTGACCATTTCCTTGACCTTGTTGACCAGATTGCCCAGACTGTCCTTGTTGTCCATTCTGACCTTGCTGTCCCTGCTGTCCCTGTTGAGACTTTTGACCCTTCTGGCCCTTCTTGGAGCCAGGCTTGTGATAAACGCCAAGGCGTCCACATTTGGAGCATTTAGGAAGGAGATTGTAAAGGATGTCGTAGATTTTCTCAGGCTTCTTCATATCCTCATCGAGGTTAGGGTCAGCATAATAGAATCGTACACCTTTCTCACGCTTCTCCAAAGCCTTTTGTTCTTCCGGAGTTAGCTCACGATCTTCATTCGGAGCTTTAAAAGTTACGTCTGGAGTGTTGGCATTCGGATCTTGGACACCAAAATTGATGTCTTCGAATCCAGCAATCTTTGCATAAGGATTCTTGACAAGTTCACAGAAGGTATCAAAAGGCATGAAGCGCCCTAGATGTTTCGTAAACTCACCAGCAGCATCTTTACGACGGGCCTTGAAGTCTTCCATAACTGTACCATTAACGATATAGTCTACGGCAATATTCCAAAGCTTTGGATTTCTGGAGCCCCTACGAGATGGATGCATATAGATAGCGTGCCACGCTTCATGGGCGCAAACTATTCTCAAGCCTCTTTGGGAATGCTTGAGAATGAATCTGGGATTCCAATAGTATCTCTTACCATCAGTTGCGGCTGTTGGAATGTTCAAAGTACAGATGTGCTCAACCGGATACATAAGGCTAAAGATTAAAGGATCTCCACCCATACCGGTTGCGACATGTTCATTGTCATACCTAACGGCTAACTCTAGGAATACCTTGGACAGTTTATCTTCTGCCTGAGATACTAATTTGGGATCAATTTTCCCTATTACTTTGCTAAATTTCATTGAGACTCCATTAGATCATATATCTTGGCGAATAAGGATTACTGATCAACTTCCTTATTGATTCTGCCAAGAACCTGACTCCAATCAGGATGCTCATCCAAATTGAACTTCACCAGACGCTCAATCTGAACCTGGCTGCGAACGGCAACCAAAACATTCTCATGAGAGACCTTGTGTAAGAACTTACCAACATGCTTGATGGCAGGAGGCAATTCACCACCAACTTCCACATGGTCCAACTGATTGGCCAAGCGGGTGCAGGTAATCATACAAGCAACCAACTTCTTGGTTGGCTCAAGTGAGCTATACTTAGCGGACACGTCTTGACCAGCATAGATGGCTTCAACCATTGGAACTAGTTCCATGTAGTGCTCATAGTAGTTAGAGTACTTGATGCCAGCATCTTTACCAACGCAACCAGACACCTTCTTGTTGAGGAGATATGGGTTCCATCCATGACCTTCTCCAGCAAAGAGAATCTGAGAGGCTCGGTCCCAACCACGAGGGGATGGGTCAGCATATCTTTCTTCTGGGTCAACCGCTCCGAACAAATCTCTAGAGTGGTCGTGAATATACGCAGTGACAGATGGGTGAATGCGACCAGACTTACCGGCCCAATCTAACCAAGAGGCAGCGTCAGCTTCAACCAAGAACTTTTCAGTTCTATCCAGCAATGGCAAGCTAGGACGAGCGCCACCCTCAGAGATAAGGTTACCCGTCATAATGATGGCGTGTAAGTTTGGCAACGGCCTACCGTTGATAGTTCTAAACTGAGTGAACTCAAGCAAAGGTGCCCAAAGACTTGGGTCAGCCTTATCTACTTCGTCCAGCAAAGCAACTACGCCTTGCTTACCATCAATCATCTCTTCATAGAACTTTGGCATCAAGAAGTTGACGTAATCGCTCTTTCTTGCGGGAGCCATGACATCAGGATAACCTCCCATGTCGACTCGCTCCATAACGGAGAGATTCAAGTAGACTTCTTTGAAGTCCAGCTTCTTAATCTCTGCTTTGGAGATTTCGGTCTTGCCCGTTCCACGACGGCCAAACACAGCAATGTTGCCACCCATCTGAATGGTAGCGGAAGTATGCTCCGAAAGTTCTTTGGTATTTAGTTTCTGCAGATTGAAATCTGATGTGGCCATTTGTTGCGGCTGTTGAGTAGGCATGCTTTTTCTTTCCTTACAATAAAGGGATCACTATACAATCTAGTCATGCTAAGATTAGAGTCAACCGTAGCATAAATAAAAAGATTCGCGGGTCCCACACTAAGCGACACAATTCAAGAAAATATAAGATATGTTTTTAGCTTCTCGTACAATTTATCCCTATCAGAGAAGTCCGGTTCAAAAAATGGAATAGCCACAATATGTTTTCCTTTAGCATCACTGATGTCAAAGTAAGATTCAATGTAGTTATTAAATACTCGATAGCCCTTACATGTAAAGGTCATTCCAGTATACTCTGTGTTACCATCTCCACCCTGGATAGAGTGTATCTCAAATACTTCTTTACATTTGCTACAAGACATGACTTCATTGTCTACTTTTAGAGAAGTATTGGGAAGCCATTCACTTTTGAGACTGAGAGTCAGATTGACCGCGGAATTACAGTAGAGGCATTGCGGTTCATCTCTGTCTATCAATTCATGAAGCATTAGTTAAGATTTTCCTCAGGTTCCATTTCGAATTCCAATGTGCCATCGATGAAACGATAAAGCATATCGATATGAATTTCCCATGTGTCTTTTCTTCCAAAGGAAATCTGAGCTGCCGTATACATCATCCTACCAATCAAATGATCTGGGCAGTCCAGTTCCGTTAGCTTGTCAGCTAACCATTGTCCCGCATAGCAAACCTCTCGAACGATTGGGTTCTGGGCTAAGCCCTCGGAGATGAGCGGGTCGTTATCAATTTTCTCTGACCATTTAGCTAGGTCTTCGTTAGTTACAGATTCTGGTCTAGGCATTTATCCTCAATAAGCAAGCGAGAGAAATGCTTTTTACCTTTTCGAATTATCAATTCGTTTCCAAAATTAGTTTTAGAGACAATGATAGTTGGATCAGTTAGCACTTCTTGGTTAACTGTAATACCTTTGTTGAGAATCAAATTTCTTGCTTCAGTGCGAGATTTCGCAAAGCCGCATTTGATTATCGCTTCAAGGATGTGAGTTCCTTCTAGAATCGGCGTTGCTTCCAATTCAGAGGTGTCTCGTTTCTCGAACAAGGCTTCCGCCTGTTCGAGCGCTTGCTGTGCTGCCGATTCGCCGTGAACAAGTTTCGTAACTTCGAAAGCTAGAAACTTTTTGTGCTGATTGATGTTTAACAGAATAGAACCCTCTGAATTAACTTCATGCGTAAAAAAGTTGATACACTGCTTGACTTTGTCATCTTCAATATTACGCCAGAACTGAAAGAAATCAAATGGAGAAGTTTTCTCTGGGTCAAGCCAGACCGCCCCTTTTTCAGTCTTTCCCATTTTAGTTCCATCTGAATTGACCAACAGAGGAAGCGTTAGGCCAAATACTTCTTGCCCATGCTTCTTATGGATCAAATGAATGCCGGCTAACATGTTAGACCACTGATCATCTCCGCCAATCTGAAGGGCACAACCCTCTTCAAGATGAAGCATGCGAAAGTCTTGCGCCTGCATAATCATGTAGTTGAACTCTAGAAAAGAGAGTCCATGTTCCATGCGGCTCTTGAAACAATCCGCACGTAACATTTCATTGACGGAAAAGAATGGACCAATGGTGCGTAACACAGTTAGGAAATCTGCATCGTCAAACCATGACATGTTGGAAATGATTTCAACATCTTTTCCCATTATCTGCTGAATCTGCCCAGCAATAGCTTCACCATTCACTCTAATGTCAGAGTGAGAAAGCATCTTGCGCATTTCAGACTTCCCGGTGGGATCACCGATCAATGCGGTAGCCCCGCCGATTAGCATGATGGGGCGATGGCCCGCATCAGCTAAACGTTTGGCCGTAACAATTTGCAGTAGATGTCCTACATGCAAACTGTCAGCGGTCGGATCGAACCCAATGTAAAACGTGACTGGAACATTTGAGTTGAGTAGTTCACGTAACTTCTCTGTGTTAGTTGTCTGTTTAATTAGACCACGTTGTTCCAAGTCTTCAAATGTTTTCATTGTTTTTCTCAAGTAAAAGCTTGTAATCTAGCTTTACGCATCGCATCAGCTATCTTATACGCCAAGATAGCTATCTGATCTGCATCATAACCAAATCGTTCTGTTACCTCACCATCTACAATCCATTTACTATCAACTTTATCGTTATACCTCTGAATGAGAGCTGGAAGGGCAGCCGCTGCCAGTTTATCACGCAACCTCAAATCTTCATCGTCCTGATCTGACATGATATCCTTCATCGGTAGTAAGGGCCAGTGCGACAGATATCACAACCACTTGCGCATCCATTACACTCGGTCTTTTTCTTTTTGGGTTCCAAAGCAGCAAGAGCTTTTTCAACTTCTTTCAGCTCTTCTATTAGCTCGTCGTAACCCTCAAGCTCTTCTTCCAAATCTCTTTTACGATTTAGAAGCCATTCTTTAGTCTTCATAGACCAACAGCCTTCCTTACGTTCTTCATCGTATATTGAGCTGTACAAGCTGCACGAGCAGCCCCATCTTCGAGAATAGCCTCAACATAGTCTTGGTTATTCTTCAAATCGTTGTACAACTCACGTGGTTTGGCAAAGTAGTTAGTACAATGCTCAAACAGGATTCCCTTGAGCGTACCATAGCCAAGCTGACCTTCCCTAAGCTTTGTCTCTGTATCAGAAGCAATATCTTCGGGAGCTACCAATTTCAGCAACTGAATAGCTGTATTCTGGCTAGCGTCAGGTTTAGGCTCAGTTGGAGACCTACTATCCATTGTGATGGACATTATCTTCTTTTTGAGAAGCTTCTCATCTCCAAACACTTCAAGTGTATTGCCGTGGCTTTTGGACATCTTACCGCCATCAGTTCCCGGAACAATAGCAACTTGCTGTTGAATGAATGGTTCTGGCAGGGTAAATACATCTCCATAAGCAGTATTGAACTTGACAGCAATGTCGCGGGCAACTTCTAGGTGCTGCATCTGATCTTTACCAACTGGTACAAGATTAGATTGGTAGATGAGAATATCTGCTGCCATCAATACGGGATAAGCAAATAGCCCATGATTAGCCGAGATACCTTTGGATGTCTTATCTTTGTAGCTATGACAGCGTTCTAGTAATCCCATAGGAGTTACGGTGGACAGCATCCAGGCCAGTTCAGTTACTTGTGGTACGTCTGACTGTTTGAAGAAGGTTGTCTTCAGGGGGTCTAGACCACAAGCTAAAAGAGTAGTGGCCGCTTCGATAGAATTTGCTTTACGTTCTTTTGCATCAAACAATGAGGTCATTGAATGGTAATCCGCCAAGAAACAAAACACTTCTCCCTTGTCTTGGAAACCAAGCAGTGGCTTGATCATTCCAAAATAGTTTCCGATGTGAATTGTTCCTGACGGCTGTATGCCTGACAGGATTTTCATGATTCATTCCCAACTAACAAATAAAAGGTCTTCAGAATCACAGTCCGTATTTGAATAATGGGCTGTAATTTCATGGCTGATGGTACATTTGAAACCGTCTCGTTCCAATTCACGAGCGACCATCTCGGCAGCTTCTTTTGAGATGTTTTGGCTGCCACACCAGATATGAAGAGATACTTTTCCTTGTTTAGCGGCTGCAAAAGCCTTGAATCTAACTTGTTCAGTTAAGCTTTGAGACATTGTTTGGTGTTCTTTAATACGAGCATCACTAGCAATGATTCTGAGCTTATCAGCCATTGCAGCAGGCTGAGGTCGAGATGCCGATACGCCATCTGGTCCAACGGACACACTGCATATGCAAACGGCGGGATGTCTACTACAGCCATCGCAAATATCATGAAGTTCCATTTTATTATATTCCAGAAACAAAAATAGCGCCTTTCGGCGCTTTGGCATCTCCAACAGGAATCGAACCTGTACTGATTGTTTCGAAGACAATCGTGATATCCGTTTCACTATGGAGACGTACTTGGCATGCCTGGAGGGATTCGAACCTTCGACCTTCGGTTTCGTAGACCGACGCTCTATCCAACTGAGCTACAGGCACATGTTATCTTACTTGGCATCTCTGGAGGGACTCGAACCCCCAACTTGCAGTTTAGAAGACTGCCACTCTATCCAGTTGAGTTACAGAGACATGAATACTTACTTGGTGACCCATACGGGATTCGAACCCGTATTAGCAACGTGAGAGGCTGCCGTCCTAAACCATTAGACGAATGGGCCAGTCGTATCTATTATATCAGCTTATTGCCAGATTCATCTGCGGCAAACAGCATAACTATCAATTTCTACAAAACCACAGTAGGTGCCACGAGGACAGTCCGCAATTGTTCGGCAGGTCTGATAGCCCTGCGGTACATGATAATTCGCAGGATTAGGATTGCAAGATGCTGCAATTAAAAAAAGAAACGCTAAACTAACTATCTTTTTCATTGGTGAGCCGTACGGGTATCGATCCCGTTTTTCCTGGGTGAAAGCCAAGTGTCCTAGCCAGTAGACGAACGGCCCATTTTGGGGTGACTGACGGGAATCGAACCCGCGTAGCTAGCGCCACAAGCTAGCGTTCTACCATTGAACTACAGTCACCATAAAAATGGTATGGGGTGAGCGACGGGAATCGAACCCGCTTTTGATGTTTCACAGACACCTATCATTGCCAAATGACAACGCAAACCATATGTGGTAATAATCTTGCCTAATTATTAGTATACTCTTATATATCGTACGCAAAAGAGGTTTTGATGTCCTACTCCCTAAAAGAATTGATGAAGATGGCCGCTGATTACGAGAATTTAGCCACCAGGGCTTTGGCCGTCAAGACCGCTAAAAAAGAAAAGAAAAAGCTGGGCTCCAAGTATTATGATGCTTTATTAAACAAATTTGCTGTCGGACAAGTCAGACCAGAAGATATTGAAAGCTCTAAGGTATCAACACAGAGTCGTATTCAAAGCATTAATGCTGTCAATACTGCCACCCTAACTCCTGACAAAGTCAAAGAGTATGTTGGCGGTTATTTGCAGCAAGCTCACACTGATTATATGGGAAACCAGATTTCTCAAGAGCAGTATTCTGAAATTGTTCAAGCTGGCCAACAAAAGATGTTTGGAACAGATAATCGACAGGGCCCAGTTCCTATTAACTGGAACTCCCAGCCTCAATCAAATGTCATTAATCTTCCAACTCAAACAATGGTCTCTCCAAAGACTCCCGCCAAACCACAGGGTTGGACTGGTCCTAAAATTGATCCTGTCTTCCAGACTATGCTCGGAGTAAACCCTGATGGTAAGTTAGGAAGACAAACTCAAGCGGCGCTTGACATTTACAAGAAAAGTATTAGGCAGCCTGGCGTTAGCAATGAACTTGCTTTTGAAAATCTCAAAAGAGAACCTCAATACAAAGCCAAACAAGCCATTCCTTATGATGATAATGCTAACGTTTATCAAGTAACAAGAGAAAAAGAATCAGAGCAGTTGCCACCTAACCCTTATGAAGCTCCAAAAACTTGGGGTGGTTGATTCCCTCTCAATTGGTGTCATCGGAGGGACTCGAACCCTCACGGCCCTTACGAGCCCTAGCTTCTCAGACTAGTGTGTATACCATTCCACCACGATGACAATTTGGTGCTCAAGAAGGGGGTCGAACCCTCAAAACCGAGTTTCTGAGACTCGTACGTATGCCAATTCCGTCACCTGAGCATTTACTTACTGGAACATTCTTTAGGAATCTTTCTCCAAGCTTCCCATGGAGATTCAAGTCTAATTTTGAATTCAGTTAAAGTTTCTCTGGTGTCTCTGTAACCGCCACCCTCTTTACGAGGAAACTCTCTGTGCATTCTAACTTGACATTTTTGACATACCCAGTCTGAATCCATATCATAGTATTCAACTAGTTCAACTTGCCAATCATGTTCCATTTGGTGCTACCAGAGGGACTCGAACCCCCACGCCTTGCGGCGGCAGCTTCTAAGACTGCTGTGTCTGCCATTCCACCATGGTAGCGTTGTGTTTTATATATCGCCTTATTGCTAGATTTCACAGCCATTTAGTAGCTGTTGTCGTATGTCGGGCGTAGAAATTTGTACTTCTTTCATCCCATGGACAAACATGAAGAAGTTCATTATTTGCCAGATGTTGAGCCTTCTTATATATTTCAGAAGCAATTCCTTGCCTTCGATAAGTCGGATCCACGAAAACTTGAAACATCATACCATTCTCAGCCTTGAAACCATCAAAAGACCGAGAAAAATTGTATTGGGTAGTTTCTTTCGATAAGATGGCCCAGCCTACTAGTTTACGAAAACGATAGGCCAAAAGCACTTGACATCTGACTTCTCGTGTCTTTACATCTTCCAGCATCCGATTGAGTTCATAGTTCAAGCCGGAATATGGAGAGAGCGTCAATTTTCTTAGCTGAACCAGAAGTTCTGGTTGCTTAGCAACTAAGTTAAAGTCTACAGTACGAACCGTTAAGGTCAACAGATTCTTAATATTCATGACTTACTTGAAAGGTTGAATTGAAAATGCTGGTGCCGAAGGAGGGACTCGAACCCACACGTCCTTGCGGACAGAAGTTTTTGAAACTTCCGCGTCTGCCATTCCGCCACATCGGCAATGTGGTATCGTATATACCGAGTTATTACTCGTCTTTAAAGAATTGTTTGATGAACCAATAGACTAACCAAATGCTGCCAACTGCGCAGCATATCATGAAAAATTGGCCAAGACCAACTAAAGACTGTACGACGAGTTCATCCATAAGCTTAATGCTTAGGAATTAGCATGTCAAGCTCGCGGGTCAATGTAATAAATTTCCCTATTCACCGACTTAGCATATTCTACACAATTACCTGTACCGCCCTTAGTACCATCCCATACTGCGATGAGGTTAGTACAGTTATCGACCATCCAGATATTGCGAACCTGCATCTTGTCAGCCGAGTACCCACCCTGACTGACAATGACTTCTTCGGCCGCTAGCTTGCGTAAAAGGTGGTAGGTGCGTCTACTAGCTTCTGGCCACGCATTCTCCTGTCCTTCAAACGGAATCGCCGCTAGGAAGGGAATACCGAGCTTATGGGCTATCATAGCTGCCCACTGGTCTACCCCTAAAGCCATACCAGTGATTATCTTCTTTGGTTTGAGTTCTTTGAGAGCAGTATCAATCTTTTGACAAACTCGAATGTAAGTGTCATTGGGAAGCTTGTACCCACCGAGTTTGTCGGGCCTATGACCTGTGAATGCCACTATCATTAGTAACCTAACTCAGCCTTACGCTTGGCAAGCTGTTCTGCTCGATAGGCTACATATTTAGGAAGGTCACCTCGTTCGGTAACAAATCCCCTAGCATCCACAATGCAATCTTTCTCATCAAAAGGCATGGTAGTACGCCAGCTATTAGTGTTGATGCACACAATCCATTGTTCATTGCCTCGCATATTGCTTCGAAGAATACTTTCCTTCTCGTCATTACGAGCAACTACTTCATCATAAGTCTCCAACCTACCACCAAGGAAATGGACTCCAGATTGAGCCACTCGTTTAGATTCGACTCGAAGAGTTCCACCTTCTCCATCTGGCACATCGTCAGCCACCAAAAAAGTTTCAAACACAAAACCATAAGGTTTCGCATTATATCTTTCCAAAATCTTCTCGGCCATCTCGACTGCTTTAGGAATATCCCAGCTATCGATATCATGGGCTGACGATTCAGAGAATAGGGTTCCTGGGCTATAGAATCTTACTTGATGTTTACGCATTGGTCTTTCTAATCTTTCCTAAGAGCTTACATACGCCATTGACCATTTCGCCTCCGCAGCGACAATGATCCTCTCCTTTGATATGAAGCATAGAGTATTCGTCACAATCTTTGCAAAGACCATGAGCATAATTATCTTCATCTCTTGGATGAGCATCATCAATCCATTCTTCCTCAGGCTCAGAAGTGGGGCCAGGGACAAAAGAATGGTCGTGCTCGCTAACTTCCTCTTCTTCAATGAGTCGCATGAACTCATCATGAATCTGTTGGGATTCTCCGTTACGCTGTAGGTAAAACAATCCTACATACCTTCCGCCGAGTACGCCCAAATCCTCAGCCTTCAATCTAACCTTACCATGAAGGATAGCATTGATGTTAGCGGCAAAGGAGGCAATCTCCCAGGGCTCATCGAACAATAGAGCCACTGGGAGATTCACTAATACTTCTTTCGGTTTGACTTTCATATTAGACCTCGATGATATGACGCGTGGTAGCAGCGTTGCTAACCATCATCCCATTACGCACAGACATTCCATTTGCTTCATGGATGTGACCGCACAAGAAATAAGAAGGCATCATATCTCTGCTGATTTTGTAATCTAGAGCCGTAGACATTACCTGACAACCTACAACCTCATTACCCATCGTGAGGTCAAGCATTTTATAGGGTGGAGCATGGCAAGCCAAAACGTCGACATATTCTTTGTTGACAATTTCAACCATCTTGTCGACTTCCTTCTGCATCTCCGGGAGCCGGCGCTCATAGTTCCACATACCATTGATTTCTGGTACGTAAGGGAAACCATAGAAGTTTACCCCTCGAAAGTTGAGCGTCTTATCCGTCAGATCGAATGCTTCCAAACCAATCTGGCGCAACTCGAACTCCATTAGACTGGAGTGCAAGAAGTCATGATTGCCAGGAACATAGAGCAAGGGATGGCCCTGAAGCCAAGACTTGATCTCTTCCGCACTCTCACGAAGCCACTTGAGTTGGAATGCCATCTCTTGATTCTTGTTCCCAGAAAACACATGATGGCTGTTAGGAAACAGATCGCCAGTGTGGATAACGGCATCGTATCGTCCATAGAGACGAGGGAATCTACCGTGAGTATCTGACACATGACAAAGTCGCATTTTGAAATTCCTAGCAGTTTGATCTGAGATTCGTTTGATTTTCATTCTACTTCCGCTTTCACTGATACGCCATCTACAACCGGCGGAACCAGTTTGCGGATGCCATTGTCCATATGTTTGACGCCAATAATTACGCCAAAGCCATCGTCAACTGCGACGACAGTACTGGAGCTATACCATGCATACATGGATAGTTTCATTTTCAATACAAGACGGACTTGGCTGGCTTCTCTGAAAGTGGACATGGGATACCCTCAACTAAATAGAATTAGAGTCTTAATTTTATTAGTGACTTTTTCCTGATCAGAAAGATCAAGTTTTACTAAAGGCAACTCGATTGTTTTATCACTTTCGGAGAAGCCAAGTTGCTCATCGTCGACATAGCAGCGGCTCACCAACATGACGTTTCGGTCATGAATGGGAGTCACGTGAAATTTGTCTTTACCTTCAAAAAGATAAAAACTCTCACGCTCTAGTCCGATGTTAGAAATCCGTCTATCCACTATATCTAGCTCCAAGTCTAAACTATGTGCTGTAGCGCAATTGCACTGATTACACATACCTTCAACAAAGAAGAAGAAATAGGCTTCTTTAATCTTTTCGGGCTTGGCAGTTTCACCAAGCGGCAATTCTACTACGTTAGGTACTTCTACACGAAATGTATTATCAGTACAGTTGAGATTATATTCAACCGTATAGATAGAGCGCTTATTCTTGTAGGTACATTGCATAAATAGATTGTTGTCTTTCTTTTCAGAGGACACTAGAATAAAAACTTTATCTGGCCCTACTGAGACAATTACCTCTCGACAATTCCGTGTACAAATGGGACAGTACGCGCAGTAATCCCACAGCTCTTGAATAGAGTTGAACTCTTTCATTGGCTTCTAATGGCCTTGTCTAGATTTTTGTACATAGTAAAAGGATCGTTACAGGATAACCCTGATTGCTGTCCTTCATTCAGTTCAACTACAAACCATTTGCCAGAGATGGATTGTCCCACGTCAATGGTATAGAAATTGGATTGATTGCCCACTCGCACAATAACTTCATTCAAGAATTCACGAGGAACTTCATCTGGGTTGGGGACTTCTGGCAACTCATCTACATAGTTTTGCCAGTAATAACCTCCACTTAGAATCTGTCCATAGGCGACAAAGAATCTAAACTCTTTAGTAATTGGAATTCCATTGATACCTTCCATGTACGTAACCATTGGTTCGTACCGGCGAATATAAATGTTTTGCTGCCCGATTAGACTATCATCCATCAGGCGAGCATAAATCTCAATTGCTGTCTTCTTGTCGGGTGCGAACATATCTCGTTTCCAATTGGATTTACGAGAGTTAGTCTCACCCTTCAAGATGAACTGACCCTTATCTGGCAGATCCGTGATGTCTCTCCAGGTCCGAGGAGTCAGTTCTCGAAGGTCCATTACATAATTCTGCAAATCGGCAATGTAACGGTACTGCTGATAATTGTTAATCAGCTTGGCGCCAACATACTCAATGTCTTTAGCTTGATCCACATAGAACGGCCAAAGTGAATATCTTCCGATAACAAGATCGCCAGCTTGGATTTCCGGCCTTCGATCAGTGCATTCAAATACTTGAAGCGCTGAATCTAATTCCTCTTTTTCAAAATCCGAACCGCGATACAGAATTATGTTTCGTTGCATAACTTGTCCTTAGTAATTACTTACGAGGGAACAAAGATGGTTGAACTTGGAACATCTGGTCCCAAAGGCTACGAGCAGTTGGCAATGGAGCGGTAGGAACCACGGCCGGCGTTACAGTCGGTAATGGAGCCGCAACCACAGGAACTGGCAAAGAAGCTGGGAGAGTAACCGTTGAAGTAACACTGGCAGCAGCCTGTGCAACAGAAACTGGACGAGCAGAAGTGGTCACGCGCTGTTGAACGCTGTACTTGTTATCCAAATCCCAGGAGTCAGTTAGAGGATGGTACAGCAAAGCTTCTGCCGTAGTACCATCACCCAAGGTAACGGAAATAGGAGTACGAGCCCAACCCTGGGTCTCAATATCCGAAGAGAACATGGCACGAACCACATCTCTCACTTCACGGTGCCTGACATGAGGCGCAGCAGTTTTGACTGCATTACTGACATCCAACGCCGTAAAGAGAACTTCACGACTGATGAAATCTTGCACAACCGAACGAACTGTATCTTCCAAATTAGACATTGCTATTTCTCCTTAGTAGGTAAATGATTCTAAATCCACGAGCTTGAGTGACTTATCTTCAGTCAACATAATGTTACCGCCATGCAAATCGGCATAGTAATAACGGTTGTTGAGAGCAATCACTCCTTTAACAAAAGACTTTACTTTAGGTGACTCAAAATTCGGGACTGCCTGTCCCAAAATATACTGGCTGAGTCGATCACCAGTATTCCACTTATCTTTCAGAGGCTTAAGTTTATCCATCACATAGTAGTGATACCCGCCACGGATAATACCCGCTTTGTGAATCTTGACTACTACAGAATTCCTAGACTTCTTTAGATTCCTAATGATTCTCATTACAAGCTGACGATCATCAGCATCAAGAGTATCATCAATCTTGACTACCCGCTTAGGATAATCTTTGAGGCTGTAGATTTTACCATTACCGCCTTTGAGTAACTTACCAAGCTTCAACTTGGTTTTCTTCTCGAACTTATACTCCGGCGAATCTTTGTCATAAGCTGGCATCTCAAGTAACCTATATTTTGAAAAATTAGAGTCAAGGGCGGCGTAAAAATTATGGTGCTTTGGGGAGAATCATTTTGAATCCCTGCACTCGCCCCTTTTTGCAAAAAGTGAATTCGCCTTCGATGATGTTATCTTGCATCTTCTTGGCTTTCATCATGGTATGAAAATCAGAGAGGAACATATGGTATTTCCTACCAGTTACTAATGACTTGAAGAAAATGTGGGAGCCGCCATAATCATGGTATTCCAATTTATCAGAAAAGACGTGGTTGTCTTCTTCTTTGAAGTTACCTTGATTGATTTGCCAGCCATACAACCGATGTAGCAAATCTCCAGTTGTACTGTCAAAAGCAACTTTGAAAACACCTTTAGCTTTCATGGTTTCTCCGGAATTAATTGAATAGCTTGGCCAGAACTTCTCTTTATGAAATGAAAAGTTCCTTGGATTCGATTGTTATTAAATCGTTTTTCTTTTATGATATTATTGAAATCGTCAAGGTACATGGTGTATTGTCGACCCGTCGTTGTCGATTTAAAATAGACTCGGCCAGACCTCTTACGAAACTCATAGAGGTTTTCATACTCCATTTGATCATCGAAATCTTTTGCAATTTCAGATTTGAAACCATAAGTATTCTGGGGACTATACCCGCCCTGATCTGTCATATCACCATTCTGGTTAAACCAGATTACTAGTTCTTTCTTACTCACCTTTCAACTCCTCTCGAAGTTCCATGAGCAATTTACCGAGCATGTTCTTACCGGAACCATCGGCCCCACAACCCCAGTAATAGTCAACTGGAGAGTCTTCAATCAACTCTTCATCGCCAGAAGCGATAAGTTGCTTTCGCAAATCTGGATGCTGAAGAAACTTGGCCATGCAAACTTCTTTCATAACAGAGTACTTCATCTCATCCCAATCGGGACGCATGGTTACTTTCTGCCCTAAAAGACGAGTATCATTGGCCTTGGTAGCTTGATGAATTGCATCAATCTCAGACTGAACGCTAGTCTTGGCTGCCTGGTACGGAGCTTCACTCCAGTTCCACCAGCGGCCAAAGACGAAGAATCGGCTTTTGTAATAGTTGCTACAGAAGCCGTAAGGCTCTTTTACTTTATAGAATTTGATTGCCATTGTTTCACCCGCACCAGCTTGACAGCCATCCACTTGCATCCTGAACTTCTTTCTCAAACTCTTTCATGGTTTCATCCATTTCATACTGCCAACGCATATAGTTAGCAGCTTCGTTCATCTTCTTCAGAATAGCAGTAGCTTCTTCCATCTGTTCTTTAAACGTTGCAAAATCATAGTCCAAATAGGACTTCTTATCATCAGACATTATTCGTCTCCATCACGGCGGTAAATGCGAACTTTAACACCCTTCTCCCCAACGTATTGAGCGAAATTGGTGATGGTTCCAAGGTAATGTTCCCAGTCCCCACCAGCAGCGCCGCAGCCAACGCGCCAGGGGAATGCTACACTTTCCAGGTCGGGCACTTGAGCCAGGCGGAGCAGGCAGCGGTAAAAGTATTTCTCGCGAATCGGGAGGCCGTCTAAAGTTGATTTGGGGTACTTGGAGCGACCTGGGTAATATTGACCAAGCATTGCAACCACATAACGTTCGGCCTTGCCATCACCACGAATAATAATATGACCAGGCTGGTCTGGCTCAGTACGTGGAGTATAGATGTCGGAGTGAGGGAACTTCTCGAACATATCAGCGGCTAGATGCGCGGCCTTATTGGTTACGCAGTTGCACTGATGACAAAGATATTTCTCTGTTGCTTCGAACAAATCTCCAGTTACAATCTCAATCATACCTTCAGCTCCAACAATTGATCCCAAGACACATCATCCAAATTGAATTCTTTGGCCAACTCATTCATCCTAAGATGAAGTAGATCGCCACAATCAAATGGACGCACCTGCTTGTTGTAGATTTCGCTCAAGTAATACTTAAGCTGAACTGACACTAACATTCGTTTGTGCCACTCACCAAAAGCGCCATGAGTAAAGACTGGGGTTTTGGAATCGAAACGATCGAAATCCGCAGTAGTTACACGGCTCTTGTAACCTTCCCATAGCTTAGTGCCGGGGAAAGGCATTAGAAAGTTAGCACATACTTGTAATGGTTTCAAGTCCACAAACGCTTCATACAAAGCTTTGTAATTAGCGCGGGCTTCATCTTCAGTCTTGCCATCGTCATTGACAATGAATGACATCACGTGTTGCAAACCATTACGATGAATGTTCTCTACACCAAGCTTGATGTTGATGTTCTTCTTGTATTTGACACCAACATCTTCCAGGCCGATGTTGAGAGAGTGCCATCCGCTATCTTTGAGAGTCGCGAGAATCTCTGGATGCTTAGCATATACCCCGCTGGTTCCAAATGAGTAAAGAACTTTGAACTTGTCTTTGAAAAGTGGGGCGACTTCTTTCACTAGCGGATGAGTGGCAAAACTTTCATCTCGAATGAAAACGGTAGTAGCTCCACGCTTAACAAGATCATCAATCTCTTCTGCTACGTAATCCAAAGTGGCAGTGCGCATCTTACGCCCAGACATTTGTGGAGTGGAACAGAAGTCACAATCATATGGACACCCAACAGAGGAAACCATAGACCCAGAGATATCATGAGGATAGATGTCTGGGTAGACTTGCTTCATAGTAGTCATATCAATCAAGTCCCGGCGCATACGAGTGAACCCAAAGGAACCACGATGGATTCCGGGTTTCTCATCCAAGATTTGATCGATGTTGTCGCAGTAACCCACAACCACTTTATGAGCGTGTTTGAAGGTATCGGACGGTTCAGCCGTGGGATGATAGCCGCCAGCAATGATTTTATCTCGTCCAACCTCTTGGGAGAAACGAACAAACTCATTGTAACCACGAGTATACACTGAGCAAAGATAGAGATCAATATCAGCGCGAGGTTTGTTGTCCTCTAGAAAAACCAACTCCCCTTGAGAAGGGGAGAGGTACAACACAGATGGCTCAAGCTTTTGGGCCAGCAGTGTCGGCCGACCAACTGAAAAAGTGTTGGTCAGTCGCGGAAAGGTTAGCAATCCGATTTTCATTCGTCCATTTCCTCAGCAGGAACAACCTTGACGTTCACCACGCCTTCGAAGCCTGCGATATCATCCCGCTGATATTGAACATCAGCCTGCGAATATGGGCCTGCCTTTTGAACACCATCAAAACCGTTCACTTCATATACAACATAAAACATTTTACCACCAGCTTGGTTGATTACGTTTAGACCATTTTGCAATGTAGGCTTTATCGCCACGATAGTAGTTCCGATAAGATTCAACAGCATCATCAACTTTATATTGGTCTGGCATACAAAGTTGAAATGGTGTCAAACCAATTTTAGGTAAATCGTTAGCTAGTGATGAGAACCGTTGAATAATTGGCTGACACTTATGAATCTTTGAGTAGCGAAACGTATACTCCTCACAAAGGGCCAAGCCAAGATTGGTTAGCCAATTGAAATTATCAATAGATTCCGCAGCCCAAATACTACAAGGATGATTTTTATGCGTCTGCTTATATACTGGGTCATAATTTGAGGACCCAGTAATAAGCGCGTTATTAAGTAGTTGCGTAGTTTCAAGAACCATTTTGACACAATGCTTGTCAACATGCGCCTGAGCGGCCCGTTTTACGTCAGTGTCTAAAACGAAAATGTTCATTTGGCTTGCGTCTCAAATTCGATAATGTAGCGAAGGGCGTGCTGCTGACCCGCACCAGAAGCGGTGTAGGTAATCAGTTCGTCATTGTACAATCCAGAGTTACCACCGGACTTTGCCCACACAGAATGGTTAGGCGCGATGTTCTTCTTGGTATACATACGAGAACCACCAGCCATCTCCTGGTTACCAAAAGCCACGTCTCCTAAGAAGAGATACGCGGTCTTGTTATTACCCTGAGCCCAGTGAGAACCACGGACGTCACAGTAATTGATGGACTTAGTACTATGAACGGCCCAGTAAATACCGTCACCATACATAGAACCCGCATGGATAACTCCAGAAGGACGAATCAAAAGTCCCTTGGTAGTGATACCAATCATGTTTGCACGGCGAGTACCGTGCCAACCAGGGAGAATGTTAGCCCTCTGGTAAAGCTCCTGCATCTCCTTGGAGAGATCAGGGCGCCTCTTGACCAAATTAGAATAGACCGGAGAAGGAACAAACTTACCGCATTCCTTAGCAATCTTTTCGGCTGTCTCCATGAAGTATTTGTCTTCATTGTTACGAGCCAGCTTGAAGACCTTATGAATCTTCAGCTTGCCCAAGCCGGTGTGGTTGCTGGCGCGGGTTTCAAGAACCATTGCCTCAAGCCACTTGAAGGTCGGATCCTTTGGATCAACGTATTCCAAACCAGCATTCAGAGTCGCATATTGCGAATCAACCGCGCTCTTCTTGGAAATAACGGCCTGAACGTTCTTGGCGTCAGCAAAGACGTCAAGAATATCAAACGCTTTGTCAATCTTGGGGTCATCATCAAAACGAAGCAAATCCGCATTGATTCGAGAACCAAGAACGTGAGGAATGTTGGAGTAATAGGAACTCGTCAACTTGTTCAACTCATCCTTGTCAGGCTTCTTAGCATGAACGATATTACGAGCCTCTTCAAGAATCTGCTTGGCCTTGTCGATTTGATCGAGAGACAACTGGCCGAGTGGGCACTTCTTGGTGTCAAGGTTCAACTCAAGGAACTCTTGAGTAACGCCGAACCAAGTGCGAACAAGGTCTTGCACTTCAACATGCAGTTTGCTGGCAGCTTGAGGCTCTTCTGTAACCTTCACGCCAGCCTTCTTCAAAGACTCAAGGGTCACAGAGGTATCGACCTTGGCCTTACCAAGCTCGGAACCGATGTCAGCTTTAGCAAGCTTGACTTCAACATAGCCCTTCTTGTTCTTGGACTTGATGATGCCTTCGGCTTCCTTCTCTGCTTCGTTGAGAGAAGATGCTGACCTGTACTCTTTGGCGCCACCGGCACCAACTCGACCGTAAACGGTGTACAGATAGAATTTGTCGTCAGATGACTTAACAACTTCCAGGTTGTAAAACTTATTGTTGTTATTGACAATGTCGGTAAAGTTAAGTGTCCATCGCTTGACGGATTCCACAACTTTGATGTTATCAATGACGGACTGGTCCTTAATGACAGGCAGACTCATATTTCCTCTTATCGTAGTTCGGATGACTATTTTTAGTCAGTTTGATAAATTATCGGAAGTTCTTTCGAACTCAGTTGTAAATGATGAAAAGCAAACTTTTTCTCGACAAATTACTTTTCGAGAACTTTAATATAGATAATTACAGTCCCATTAAATGGCTGACTAGAAAGACACTCCATAGTTCTCGGCGAAGACGGATAACAACACGTGTCACCAGTACAAACTATAGTTGTTTTATCTGGCTGTTTCCAAGGGACGGGTCCAGTAAACTTGACACATCCAGTCAATAGAAATAGCATCAAAAGTAGATATTTCACCTACTAATGCATAAAAAGTATTAGCTAACCGAAGAGTGCAGCCTCGCTAGCGCACTACTCATCATAAGGCTGATGACGCCGCCCGCAAGCGTCCACAATGTAAAAAATTGCCAACTATAAGATTTGTGGCTCAATAGATAAACAATCCACCCACAATGGCAACCTACACAAAAATAACAATCTAACAATTTGAAGAAGAAGACTCCTGTATACTTATTCCTCATAAGGAATGAACGGGTCTTATCCATAATATCAAATGGTCCGGCACTTTCCTTAACCAGAAAAGCAAGCCCATAGATTGCCAACAGTGTAATAATTGTTTCTAGCATAGAATCTCTCGTAACATTTTTAGAACCGAACCGGCACTCTTACCGTGCCAAATAAGCTGAGAGTTATCGATAGCGCAGATAGGAATCTCTTTCTCCTGGACGAGTCTAGCTAATTCTTTACCACTAAGCTCTAATTGCAATAACTTACCCTGAATATCTGGAAATGTTTGCCCCAGAGTATAGGTGTATGTGATATCCTGCTTATTGTGGTTGGTAATTATCTTTAACATCACAGAAACGCTTTCAAATTCCAGTACCGATTAATTAGTTTGACACACTTCTCTTCAGTTCCTTTGATGAAAGTTCCGTCTGAAGATCGTACGAAGAAGTCATCCATTGTCATACTGACATTTTCAACATTAAATAATGTTGTACTATCAACATCTAACCTATATCCAATGATTTTATGATAAGCTTCACCTTCGAAAAAGAGACGAAGCCGAAATTCTTTACCCAAATGTTTATATTCAATACAGATTAATGGAACACGACCAACATCCCACCAGTCCCAGACATGAAGTACGTGTGGTTCCCAGCCAGGTTTTGCTGGCCAATGATAAACGTATAGCTCATCGCCATACATATGATCTTCATAAGCATCATTCAAATCATTAAATTCAATATCTTCTATCATAAAAACGCCTTCAGATTAAGATACCGTTGAATCTTTTGATCGATCTGCTCGCCAGTATACCAATCTACATTCCATTTACCATCATCATCCAATGATGTTTTCTCACCAAAGAAATATAGATCGTGATTTTTAAGCGTTAACAGTAAACGATCGTTGGGTCCGGCACAACTAGCATTAGGATCTTTGCTGTGGATTTCTAATATATTAGCGCCAGGCCAATAATAAACATGGAATAGGCTGGTAATGATTGTATAGTTACCGTATGTTGGCCAACCTTGAATCTCTAATCCGTTTGCATTGACAACGTCAAAGGACTCTCGATAATATTCTTCATAGCAATCATCGCCTGGACCATCGAATGGTTCTCCATCTATTCCATTATCAAATAAATCTTCGTAATCCATTACCAAGAATCTTTCAAGTTATAGATTTCATCAGGAATGTTTTTCTCTGCATGCTCCTCTACAGCCAATCGAGATTCTAATTCAATTCCTTCCCAATACAATTCTTTGTCCGCATAACCTGCATCTTCGACATCTTTTACATATCGCAAGAAACATACTAAGCAATCTGGCATATTACAGTCACAATCGCCTTCAGATAAAGATGTGCTCTTCGTTTCGGAGTTCTCCATAGTATTTCGCCTTACTAACTTTGCAATCTACGTTGCGAGTTACATGAATCCAGCAGTCTGTATGAGTATGACCAGCCAATACAGTAACATGTTTCTTCTTATGTTCCTGCATAGCATGCTTAATTGCTTTACCTAAACGCAAATTAACATTGTATGGGAGCCAAAACTGTTCCATAAAGGTGCCAACATCACGAGTCGCCTCCCTCCAAGGAGGGAAGTGTGTCAAGATATAGATGGTTTTGTATCCTTGTTCAATAGCTTTTTCTAATTTATCCACAATATCGTGAGCGCTTTGGTCTGCTATCTGTCGCCAATGCTCAATTCTAGCTTCCATATCAGGAAGTTTTCGGAAATCTTCCGTCAACATCCAGTCTAAAGTGAACTGAAGATACTTTGGTTTGCCATTATCAGCGTCATACCACCCCTCTGTGCCGATAAGACAGACCTCATCACTGAGATGAACTACGCCCGCATCTGTCATCCATATAAGATTGGGGAACTCTTTACATAGTTCTCTTATCTTTTTATGAGTTTTATCAACGGAAGAGAAGTGATAATCATGATTTCCGAGCACAAAGTAGATTGGACACTTAACAAAAGTGGCAATCAAGCGCAAATGCCAGGCCGTCGCCCAACCATTTGATATGTCTCCGGTAAGAAAGATGCCTTTCGGATTCTCTTTAAGGAGATGTCGAATGAATTTAAACATCCTGAAGGGGCCAACTTTATCCAAATGGGTATCAGTGAACCACAGGTATTTGTCTCTCATGCTTTGATGTCTCAATAATGCAATCAACCGGAACCCAAAATTCTTTGATTATAGTATGATAATCAGTAGATACATCAGCTTTAATCTTGACAAGTGAGATGATTCCATATTTAGGGTGGTCAAGTGTTACCGGATCGATATCAGAGACAATCTCAATACCAGTTCCGTTCTTAATCGAAACATCCCACTCAGAACCAATCTTATCTAGCTTAGAAGAGAAGTTATATGACTTACCTTCACCACCATATGGGTGGTAAAACATAAACTTTGTATAGATTGGAAACTTAATATAATTCATGGCCAAAAATCCAAAAGAATAGTTTGAAGTACTTTGATTTGTTCATTTACCAAATCTGGATTAGCTTTGACTAGATAAGAGGCATCTAAAACTTTAGTAGTCTTACGAAACTTCTTACTTCTATCTACTCTAAATCCTAAATTGGCAACCGATTCAATGGTAGTTAGAGGATCATATTCGTCCCCAACCTTACCATCTTTATAAGCACCATAACGAAGATCATCTTTAACAAGAAACCTTCGTTCGATTTTAGTTACCTTAAATAGTAAATCGCCTTTATGATAATTAGAAAAGACTAGATCGCCAACTTTGAGCGTCCTGTCGCTATTGATAAAATCCATTATTTCACCAAATCGAGAAAATCTTCTTCAGAGATAAGTGTCGTTCCCAGCTTACGAGCAGCTTGCGCCTTGGACGAAGTGCTAGAAGGGTCAGCAATGACCAGGTAGGTTAAGCCTCTTCCGACAGATCCTTTGACATCAGCACCTTTATCAGCGGCCATCTTCTCCAAAATAGGTCGTTTGGTCTTCATGGAACCAGTGAAACACACCGATTTACCACTTAGGGTGCCAACAATCTTCTCCTTAATCTCAACTCCGTTGGCCAACAGGGTATTGATAAGCTTCTGGTTATGCTTCAAACCATCAGCAAGGAACTTAGCTTTGGTCGGACCAACGCCAGGAACCTGTTCAAACTGAGCTGCACCAAGCTGTCCGAACTTGGTAAGGTCATCACAGCCAGCGTTCATGATGGCTTTGATGGTGCTTTGACCAATCATCGGGATGCTAAGGGCACCCAAGAACACTTCTAGGTTGATTTCCTTGTTGGCCCAGAGGATATCCAGGACCTTCTTAGCCGTTTTGTCACCAAGACGGTCTAGGTTAGCGATGTCATCCGCCTTCAACTTGTATAGGTCAGACACATTGGCGACCTTCTTGGCATCAACCAGCTTCTCAACCAAGGTATCACCCCACTCCAGGAGGTTCAGTTCCTTGATCCAATTCTTGATTCGCCCAATAATCTGGGCTCGGCAGTTCTCGGTATTGGTACAAACGAGGTTCTCGCCATCCATTCGGACCACACCATTGCACTCAGGGCAGTGTTTGGGAGGCTTAGCAACGCTCTTAGTGCCCTTGATGACCTCTTCGATACGAGGAATAACGTCATTGGCACGGGCAACCAGGACAGTGGCCCCAATGTCTAACCCCAATTCCTCGATGTAGGACAGGTTATAGAGACTCGCGCGGGTAACAGTGGCACCAACTAGAGTCACAGGGTCAACAGTCGCTACAGGGGTCAGGCGACCGCTGTTACCAACCTGCCAGATGATGTCTCGGAGGATAGACTCACGAGCCTCATTGTCAAACTTGAAGGCAATGGCACCCTTGGGTCGAAGGTCTTTCTCACCCAGGGCAATCTGCTTCTCCATATTATTGATACGAATAACCAAGCCATCGATATCGTAATCGAGCTTGTCACGGTCCGTATCCTGATAGGTGCGCCAATGGTCATTGACTTCGGTGGCATTCTTGAACAACCAGAAGTTAGGGGTATCCAAACCCTGCTTGACCAACCACTTGTACTGAGCCTCCTCAGTCTTGAAGTCAACATCGCCTAAAGCCTGATAGAACAGGATGTTGAGTTTGTCAACTCCAACACCATCCAAACGCTTGCTCGTACCAGAGGCAGCATTGCGCGGATTGGCCTTATCGGCAAAGTGTTGTTTGTGGATACTCTTGAACATGATGATTTCACCACGTAGAGAGCCAGTGAACATGTGCTTGAGGTGGGAATGAACCCCGCCCATCTTGGCTACGTTGACCGTAATGTCTTCACCAGTCTCGCCATCACCACGAGTAATGGCTTGAACCAGGCTACCATGCTCGTAGATAACCTCGATTGACAGACCATCCAGCTTCTCGGTAACGAAAAGCGACTCCTTATCGGCCATATCGGAGGTCCACTTGGTCATTTCGGCGGGAAGGTTGACCTTATCGAGAGACCCCATCGGGATCTGATGCTTAGCTTTGGTCCATTCAGAAGGAGCAATAGGAGCACCAATAGCAGTGACAGCTTTGTTGGTTGGGTCAAGTAGACGTAATTCGTCGACCCAAGCATCGTAAACCTTATCGGAAACAGTCTGGGTTCCGTTGTAATAGTCATTACGGGCTTGGAAAATCTTGGTTTCCAGCTCTTTGGTACGAGACACGTTCATTATAATACCTATTTAGGTTGGGTAAGTGCGCTCTAGTTAAAAAGGCACGCCCAGGACACACCACTCCCGTCGGCCTCCCCACAACGTAAGGCTTGAGCGTGGCATGTCAAGGGCGCGACAATTTATTACTTTGTGGCTCTTTTAACTTTTCTCTTTGGTTTTGGCTTAGCTTTTACAGTCTTAGCATCGCCTTCGAGTCTGAGAATGGTGAATGGAGGAGCAACTCCAGCACTGAAATTGCTGGCAGCAGACAAGGCTGCATTGATTCTTTGCTCTGGGCTCAATCCTTCGGTGGCAAACATAGCGCCAAGGGCCAGGTCGGTTCCGCATCCAACTGCATCGTATGCTAGCTTAGGAACACCTACTTGGTGATCGGATTCAATGTTGTATAACTTGCCCTTGTATCCTACGAGAAAATTACCTCCGACAGAGGCATCCTTATCCCCGAAACCGTTACCAGCGAAACACTGGCGAACAGCATCAATGAAACTAGTTACCATATACTCCATATCGTCCTGGTGGACAGTTTGTGCAGGAGGTGAAAACTTATATCTCAGTAATTGACCCATACGAAAAGAGGTTGTAAACCCCATAATGAATGGACCATTACCAAATACCTTTTCATCTGCCCTAATTGAAACAGAGAGGCCAGCTATACCGGCACTATCTCCACCAATGTATACATCACCACCGTGTACTAAGCCAACAATACAAGTCATGCAGTTTTTCCTTCCTGAAGTTCGATAATGGTACTATATCGCTCAATTAATCTTCTGATTTCGTCTCTGACCTTGGTAACGTTTTCAACATGTTCCTGAGGGCATAGAGTACTGACTAGCTTGTCGAATATAGGGAAATACTTTTCTTTAGTTTCTTTGATTTGTTTCTTTTGAAATTCCAAACTGGTTCCTGGTATCATCAAGGAACGAAGGTTATCCAACCTATCGCAAGCCTTGATTGCTAACACTTTCCAGTTATGGCAATTGTTTAACCTCTCAATGTATCCTTCTTTTGGAACTTTACTAAGCACCTTAACCATAGTAACGACATCTGAACCAAAGCAGTGCTCTAGAAGCTCTGGTGTCAGGTCAACAGTATCCTCTATTGAGTCATGAAGTAGGGCCGTGATGACCATATCACGGTCGATAATCTTCATCTCATCCATTAGAACAAGGGCCACTCGTCTAACATGCTCGAAATAACGGGTTGGTTTACCTTCCATCAACTCTTTCCTAACCTGGGCTCGATGCCCAAACTTGGCTAGGCAATATGCCAGCTTGACGTCCAACTGATCTGATGGACTAAAGTACGGTCTAATTCTGGCTTGGAAGGTTTCCTTGTTCTCCATGACGCTCACCCTGAATATATGTTATAGAATATATGATGGTCATGAGTGGGTTTCTGAAAGAATGCCTTATTGAGAAGCCAATAAGCGGCCCACTTCCAACCATTTTTTCGGGTTAGCAAGTTTTGGAAGTTCCGCCAAATTGGAACCTGCACCCACCACATCCTAACCCGATAACCTAAGCATTCAAGAAAAAGCTTTAAAGACTCTCTATCTTTATTTCGATAGAGGGCCTGTGAAACAACAAGGTGATCATTACTTACCATTTGGTCTGCAATAGAGTCCGCTAAAACATCCATGTACTCTTCCAGAATATCTTCACTAATAGAACTAAACTTCGATACCCTCTCTAGCATTCTGGGAGTGATTACACTATCACCGTCGAAAAACTTGAATCCGTGGCGCTCAGCATATCGAGAACCGCAGTAAGTCTTCCCACAACCCATCTCGCCAAATAAGATATAGACTGTTTTCATCTGACTTCTACCTCTAGTTCTTTGGTGATTCTATCGCGAATAGACTTCTGAATCTTATTCACATCAGAATTTCTTAAAGTACCGTCCATGGATCGGTATGTAATTCTATAACACTGAGACGTTCTCCCTTTGCTTTGGAACTCGTCAATCAATATAATAGATTCGATCAGGTTATACTCGTCCTCATCCCTAGCAATAGAGCAAAGGTCATTGTACGAGAACTTAAGGCTTGTATAAAATGAAATGTCCTTATAGCAGGACTCGTATTTCGAGAACGGCTTGAACTTCGTTACCTTACCTTGAGTGAATTGGTCAACGAATCTCTTATCGGTACTCCAGAATAGCCTGATATCAGGGATACCAAACATCACCATAGCTAGTCTTTCCAAACCAACACCGAATGCCCAAGCCTTTTTGCCCGGTAAACCAAGATCGCTCATGATATCTGGGTGTACAGTTCCCGCCCCTAGAATCTCTAGCTGTCTCATTTTGCCATTTTCATCTGGTATAGATACACTAACCTCTAGAGAATCAACCGTGAAAGGGAAATATACTTCCTCATAATCAGAATCTTCTAAGAATTGATGATCAACATTGTTTCCGAATAGGTGTTTTACCAAACCACTAAGACGATCTCTTAAATCTTTCTTGACATCCACTCCATCCGGTACCATACAGAAGGCATCCATTTGATGAAAGACGGGATAGTGAGATGAATCAATAGCATCTTTTCTATACACATCGCCACAGGTAATGTACTTGAGCTTGCTATGCCCAGTCTCTGACTTACCCAGTGGATAAAGATAGCAAGTCATATGGGTACGAAGGCAAGTCTTCTCATCCTTGTAGAAGGTATCGGTCATACGCCTAGATGGATGATCAGTAGGGACACGTAGTCTATCGAAGTTGTATTCAATAGGAACATAGGGATTATCAATTTCGATGCGAGCAAGGTCATCGAAATATTCGAACACCATATCTTTAACAGTAGATAGGGGATGGTCAGACTTTTTATACAGCCCTTTCCCAATTTTTGCTTCGATGCTGCGTGTGATATTGTTCATAGGTTTTCTTATTGATTTGTTGCTTATGAGTCCAGGCTTCACGCCCACGCTCATGATTGCACGGCCCGCAAGCCAATGCAATATTGCTTGGCTCGTTTGTCCCGCCTAGACAAAGTGGAGTGATATGTTCCACCGTTAGCTCTGTAAACAAAAAGACTTGCCTACAGTAGCAGCAAGGCGCCATGAACAGATGACCAAATAATCTCTTTTTGAGTTTGGTGTTAATCTTTTTCTGCTGATGGCGTTTCCGTTTGCGCTCTTTTCGGACTTGAGCCTTAGTCGCCTTCACCTAAAGTCCTAATACCGGGATGTCCATAAGAGACGTTATACACTCTACCTTTTCCTGGGACATAATCATTCTCTCTTTCAGGGTAAACAAATCGATCAACGTACTCTCTATCCACAGAGAAAATAGGGATTTCGTCATCAACTACCCAGGCACTACGCTCAGATTTGACATATTCTTTTGTCTTAGGGTTGAAGGCGGTATGTTGAGTAACCTTTTTAACAATACAACGACCACGTTTCTGAGCAGTAGGAACGTCATTCCAGTTGGCACCTTTTTGGAAACACATCTCTTGAAGCTCTGAGTTGTTCTTGTTTTCCAATTCCTTGTGGGAATACAGGGAACGAGCCAGCATCTGCACAGAGTTTCGAGTAGCATCCTGCTGACGCCACAAGAAATAGTTTGTTACATCTTCCTTTGGCATTACAAAAGCTCGACTATCAAAATGAGCTGGCTTGGTGAGATAGAAAGGATCCTCGTTGGAGTAATCTATTCCCCAAATCTTGTAAGAGTTCTCGGTAAAAGTAACAGAAGCTACAGATGCAGAGATGCTAACCATTTTTAGAAGGTTGTTATCAAACCAGGATTGAGTATCTACTGTGCTGTAGTTAGTTAACAGAAGAGAAATCTCGTCAGATTGGACATAAGCCAAACGACAACCTTGCACTTCTTTACAAAGTGCAATGGCAGTATCGTTCATACAATCAAACAGTCCCTTATCAAAAGGCTTATCGACTTCTTTTCCATCTACACCCTTACCTTTTACATAAGAATGAAACGCTTTGCCGTCAATACGCATGATGACCGGCATTCTAATCGGCAAATGAAGTCTAAAAACATCTTCATAGGACTTCATCCTATCGCCAAGGCTATCGTTACTCATTTTACTTTCCTTGAAAACTTTTTAAAGCACGCCTCAAAATCGGCACGCTCACCTTTCCATTGATCTACCTTACCAAAAGCCTCTGACAAACCAGTAGACATATAGGCTTGCGTTTCGTCAACGTAGACCTTTGGAGTATATCCAAGCTTCTTTAAACCATCATTGATGGTTTTTCTAATAGAGGTCGGCAGTTCTTTAACCAGCCTCACAGTTTCTTTTTTGTATTCCTTATTTAGGTAGAATAACCCGTGAGCAATCTCATGGTTCAAGGCTTTGTTACCACGGACTACCCCGATAATGTAAAATGGCTCTCCATTAGCTTTACTATTGCATTTGTTCCAGGCCAACAACATCTCTTTATCATAGGGATTTTGATCGGGCAGGCCCAATTGACAAACTTTGTTAATAGTATCACCAGGTATATTAAACCCATTCCAATCATTTGGATAAGTGAAAGAACCGTTTCCATATTTGAAAGTGTACCACTTCATGAAATCTAGAATACGAAAACTCTTACCCCTAAACTTAGGAGAAGGTGATTCGTAGAATTCTTGATAGCGCAAGAAATGCATACACATATCGTAATGATTACTGAACTCAAATAGAAAAATGCGAGGTCGTACTTCTTTGATAATGAAGGGTTGTTTCATGACTGCTTGACTTCGAACCATAGAGGTTCATTACAGGTCGGATACCCGCCATAATTAAACGTGATTTCTTCAAACGGTAGGATATCTACCAAGGCATGAAAATGAATCTCGTTCAAATCGAGGTGCTTGTGATGAATGGCATTGGGCTGATAAGAATGATTGTAATAGCAGCCATAGCCGGTTGGGATAGCTAGTTTGTTATCCCAATCAACAACATAATGCCTCATGACAGAACTAGTGTTACCAATCATGATTTCTGCGCGGGGTACAATGATAACCCTACAACATTCGATTAGGTCGCCCTTCTCGATACGTTCAGTGGCAAAAACACCTAGCCCGCGGCTTTGAGTATTCTTGACCACTAATCCTACCATTTGAGATCTTCAAACTCCAATTCGTATTCTTTACCATCAACCGTTTTACGCAATAAAACAACTTGCGACTTCTCTAATTTTTTGTACTTATCTCTAGAGAAATCATAACCACGCTGACCAGGCAGACTATCGCTTTGCTCTACTAAGAAACATTCTATACACTTACGTTCGTAATGACCATCATGCCAACTATCGTAATCATCACGATAGGAAGTTCTCATTTCAATGACCATATCATGAGAGCACTGAGCCTGTAATTTTTTACGAAGCTCTTCTTGTTTTTGCCATTGATCACTTGATAATTTACTGTAATCAGCACGAAGAGCAATACACTCTTGAATTTGTTCTCGTATCTTTTCATTCTTGAATTCTAATTTGTCATAGTGACGAATGGAATCCAAGTAGGCTTGCTTTTCAGCAGCGAGCTTCTCAGCTCGTTCTAATGTTTCTTTTCTGGCTCGGGCTGCGGCTTTTGTGGCAGCTTCTTCTGCATCTAATTCGGCAGATTTTTGAATTGACTTCCAGAAATCAGAATCTTTGTTGATGGTAATTTTTTGAACTGGTCTCATTTTAATACCTGCAAACGTTTTACAGTTTTAGAAACTTGACTCTTACGAACTGGCCATAGACCAATAACCGTCTCACTACCAGATGCAATCTCCGTTAGACCAGCATCTACAACCATTACCATAGAATCCTTAAACTCTTCCTTGAGTTTAGCCCACTCTTTGTCAGAGGCCCTGAGAACTACTTTACGGAAAGAAGAATTCAACCACTCACCCATAATAGAAATTGGTTTAGCCATTGAAGCATAAGCCGTCTTTAATCTTTCCATATGATCCCCTTCAGGCGGAGCATTTAGTAAAGGTTGCATCTGTCTTTGAATAGAAGCAGATAGCTCCTTCATTTCAAAGTACTTAAGAGTAAGCATTTGGGACGCATGTGCCGCTTGGGCAGCCGTCTTACCAATACTCATGTTCAATGACTCATGAACAATTAAGTACATAACAATAGGGTCTTCTTGCGTAGCCCTTTCTTCTCGGGCTTCCGCTGAGTCGTGGTCTTTCATACTGCAAAACCTAATCATTGTAAGCGGGCAGTCAAGCCCGCCGTATTTATTAAATTACGGTCGATTGTGGAATGGATAATCAGTTCGCCACCACGGTATACATAATGCCTGGTACGGACTGTTTATGTTGTCTGTATTAGGAACAACTGTACGAGTTATGTTTCCATAGTTAGCAGCTTTAGGATATGAAGGTACATACTTCAAAACCTGATTACAAGCAAAAATAGCAGTCAGCCCGCTACCGCCAAATAACCATACCCTATCAGCCACAATTGCTGACTGTGAATGAGATATGACGCCACGTATAATTCTCTGAGTATCTACCCAAGCATTTGGGTCCGTCAGATTACATCTCAAAATAGAAGTAAAAGTAGTTGTTACTCCGCTCATCGGTCCAAAGATATAACCATCACCACCGATATTGACAAACTGTCCAAAAGAACATGACCATGGTAATAAACCAGTTAGATGCCAAACGAGTGGAGAACCAACTGGCGCAGAGATAATGGTATTAGTTGGGGTATCTGGAGTAAGCTGCCCTCCAAATAACATCCAATTATTATTGACTTCTGCAAATATGGCACCATAAACCTTGTAAGGTAGTTTAGCGCCAGTATCAGTCCATACCAATGGATTAGATGTTGAGGCCGTAAAGATGATATCGGAAGCAATGTTAGTTTCTCTACCACCAAATATGTACAGATTATATCCGTCCATACCGATTCCCGAATAGTCTATTTTGCGGGGGAGCAATCCAGGACCATGATCAGTCCAAAAAAGCGGATTACTAACTGGGGCGGAGTAGATATTATCTACCGTTCCAAGTCCAAAATTAGTTCCAGTGTTTCCGCCAAATAGATAGATGTAGCCATCGACAATTGCCATAGCTGCACCATATAGAGTATTAGGTAATCTAGCGCCAGTATCAAACCAGTCAGCAGGATTCTCTACTGAAGCACGGAAAATCTTATCGGTAATTTTGCCCCCGAATGTATAGATGTAACCGTCGAGAACTGCTAGGGCAGCATCTTCTACGGGGAATGGCATAACCTTACGAATTGGATAGTCCCAACCCAAATGATCAGTAGTAGCTACCCATGAAGTAGGGTCTGGTAGATTGAAGTCTACGATAGCGTACCCATCATTGATGGCATAAGCACTAACCTCGGTAAAGTCATTTGGTCCTGATTTATAGCCAGCATAGTAATAGCCATCAAAATCAGGTTGGTCCTGAACTACCCAAGTACGATATTGTGTGGGATTAGAGTTGAAATCCCTGGCAACCATTTTATAGCGAGTCATCTCAGCTAAATACGAGATTATTGCTTCAAATGTTTCTTTACCAGATACAACTCAGATTTACTACGAGTTACCGCCACATACCAGAGGTTGGCCTCTTCTCCTTCGACTCCTGGTCCGTATCGGTAGGTGTTGACGAGAACAAAGACACGATCGCGTTCCAGACCTTTGGCCTTATGTGTTGTTGAAAAAATAACCTTAGCATGATCATCAGTATCATTGAAAAGCTTCTCTATTGTCTCTTTTAGGTCCTTAATTGTAAGGGTACCTTCACAGAGGTTTAACAAGCATTCCGCTTTATCTACCGTTGCGATTGGATCTTTCTTTTCTCCCAACAATCTCTTTACCTCTTGTTCTCTCCAGGTATTCACATATTCTGTAAATTGAACAATAGTCTTCGCTTTAGACTTTTTGATAAAATATTGTAGATTGGACCCAACATCTCTTCCTTGGATATTAGCTGGAATACCTGCACGCAGCAATGCCATACAGTGTTTGATAAGGGGCGCATTGGTCCTGGAGAGTACGAAATCCCCCGCCCTAACCAATTTAAGAATTTGTTCTGCCGGCACCTCCTCCACTGTACCTTCTGGGGCGTTCTCGGCCGCCTCAATGTCAGGTACAATTTCCTTCGCTAGGGCTACGATCTTGGTCGGGCAACGGTAGGTGACCGACAAAGGCAGCGACTTGGCACTGAGTTTGGTGATAAAGTTTGGAATTGCCTCACTATCAGCTCCTCGGAACTGATAAATGCTCTGAGCTGGATCGCCTACTGCAATGATACGGCCGTCCATTTTATTGGCGGAAAGAACCATTGCCATTTGAGCGGCATTCAAATCTTGAGCTTCGTCAACAAAGACAACGTCAAATTTACCGACATTCAAACGATAAACGAAAGGAAACCAAATCATGTCATCAAAATCAATAACATTCTTCTTAGCTTTGCAGAGACCTAGAGTTTTGATGACCAGTTCCGTAAACTTCTCACGGGAGTAATCGAATATCTCGATTCCAAACTTATCAATCAAATCCCCAATCTTAGCTGGAGTATCGAACAAGAAACCCTTGCAAAGCGAAACGCACTTAGCAATGCTCTGATTGACTTCCCACATATCCCTATCATCCCCAATTAAGGTGGAGATAAGTGTATGAGTTTTATTGTTATCTAGAACGACATCAGGCCCAAAACTCTGCTTGATAGCTCGGAAGCCCAGAGAGTGCAGGGTCATTACGTCTACATAAGATGGTGCGCGTTGTTTTAGTTCTTCGGCAATGGACTTGTTGAAAGCCACCATTAAAGTCTTCTTACCTTTGGGTAGGTACTTGAAACCTTCGACAATGGTAGAAGTCTTTCCAGACCCAGCTCGGGCAATGACAACTGTATGGCCAGCTCCACCGTTGATATCTCGGAAGATATCTTTCTGAAACTTAGACCAGTTTCTCTTGGGTGCGGCAATGCGCAGATGAGAGTTGTCTGGTTTCTTAGGAGGAAACTTACTTACTTTCTTCGGCATCTTTCTCCTCATACTCGGCCATCTGCTCATCCCAAGCCTTCATCTTTTTATCAGAGAAGTCGGTGATGACTTGACCAAGATACTTGTGTAACACATACTCGCGGTCTTGACCGCCCTTACCAGATTGTGGTAACCACATCTTACGCAATAGAGTCATTGCCTGGTTGAAACAAACAAAATCAATGAATTGATCTGTTAGAATCTTGATTTGTGCATCATCATCAGATGCGCCATCAGCAATTCTTTTTTCTACGAAATCAAGATACTTGCGCAGATATTCTCCAGAACCATAGTTACCAGTCAGATGATTGGTAGCAGAAACAAAACGATTTCTCGTTTCATAACGACGCATAGATTTGCGGAATTTGCTATCTAGGGCATCAACCTCTGATAATCCAGTGAGTGAGGCCAAATCAGTTCGAACTTGAGCAATGTATTCTTTGGCGCCAGCTTCCATCTCTGCTCGGAGATTGCCGTCAGTCCAAGAGCTAAAACGAGTAGAAGGCACTTTGTAATTGACCAAAGCCTGATAGACGTCTTCATGTACCATCATATGATACATACGAACAATGTTCGGATCTTCTTTGACAGCTTTCTTTTGCTGCTTAGAGAGATCGGATCTTTCCGAAGACCAACCATTGGCTGGCAAATCCGGAAACTTTACCTTCATCTCCGCAAGTAATTCATCCAATTTCTTGCCAATAAAACTGATGTGATTGGGGTCAGTAACCCGCAAGCCTTCGTCAGTCAAGAAATCAATGGCGGTTTCCCAAGTCAATTCTTCACGCTTGAAAATATCGCCCATTCTATTGGGGACTTCTACAATAATCTCTTTGAGGGAGGCGAGAAGTAAATCAGAGAGAGCATCTTCTTCGATGTCTTCGATTCTACCATACTCGTCATAAGTGCCCTTGAGTGGCAAACCAAATGGCTTCCATAAGTCAGTTGAGTGATAGAGCGCTCCACCCTCATCCCAATGCTCGGCTTCCACGATAAGGAACATTCGTACCTTATCGCCACCTTCGATTGGCATTTGAGTAATGCCACAAGTTTCATTCCAACAACCCATGATTATCCTCTTTTCAGAAACGAATCGTTTGATCGGTTGTAAAGTTGACTATCTAGCTCCATGAGCCTACTAGATTCCTCTACACCACTAATCCAAGCATCAGAGATATTCAACGTACCATCTCTGGCAGCAAACAAAGCTCCTACAATGGCAGCCGTGGTATCTGTATCTCCACCAGCTCTAATGGCGGCTTGTATTGCCTCTGCATAGGTCTCAAACTTTAGGAAACAATACAATGCGGCTGGAGCAGTCTGTCGAACATCTGCCTTAGTTCCAATCACACGGAGCGCTTGTTCCGGTGTAATGTAAGGCGAATCAATCAAGGAGTCAAGGCTGTAAATGATACTTTTTACCTTGCTGTCCGGCAGAATTCGCCACAATTCATCTAGTAACCCTTCCTTCTCGCCATTGACCGCATAGGCTGCTGCATACCCAATAGCAATAGAACCGGCTTCAGCCTCATCAGAAGCGTGGGTGATAGAACTATCCATCTTACAAATACTGATTAGGGACTGTAAATCATTGCGGAAGTAAACTCCAAATGGAGCAGCTCGCATAGCGGTTCCATTTCCATAGGAACCAGCAATACCAGATTCGCTCCAGTGTTTACCATTGACCAAATTTTGAATGGCTAATAGGGTTGTTTTACCATAACCTCTAGCCCTGCCAGATGTAATCCATTCAACATAGCGTTCGGCTAAGTCATCGGGATTGAATCCATGGTTCTCGATAAGAGATTCGGCAACCATCAGACTCATCTGAGTATCATCAGAGTATTGTCCAGGTTTGAGGCCGTGATGCTCGCTACCTAAATAGGTTTCACCATCCCAAGCAACCAACAACTCATAGTTAGCAAGTTTAGTTTCAAATGGAACACCCAAGGCATCACCAATTGCAGTACCAAGTAATACGCTACTCATTATCATTCTCCAATGTATCAAAATCAGATCCAATGCACATATAGCGTCTTTTCTCGACAAAATACTGTGCAGCATCGAACAAGGATATAAAATCCTTCTGGCATTCTAGAATAGTATCATCAATCTGTTCTTGCCAACTCACCACCCAGCAAGCCTCATCTGAACAGATCGGGGTAATACTAAGAATCCCTATAGTGAGCGTATAATCGATTCCTTGGCTCAAGAAGTGAATTATTCTTTGAATCTCTTCGTCAATACTTATCATATTACCAATCGAAATTCAATCGCAGGGTTCTTTTCTTCTTGTTATGATTAACCGAAGACGGCATCCTACCATGAGAACCTCCGCCCGTGAGAATCCAGATCAACAAAGTAACCTGTGATTCTCCAACGGGCAAAGTGAACTGTAAACTATCCAAATCTAGAATTTTGATTTCCCAGGCGCCCAACTCTTCTAGTTTGAGAATGTACTTGCGAACATCTTTGACATCCCACTCAAGGTTATGCCCGAAGATATTGTCAATTACAATCTCATCAAGCTGTTCATGCCAAGTCGTATTCTTTTTCATAGAAATCCCTCTAATATCATACAAAGAGCAAAAGCTTGGCCTACAGGTCTATCAGGATCGCTGATCACCTGATCCCAGGTTTTTTCCAGGTATCGATGATTATAACCTTCGAAATCGATCAGGTAAATGTCTTGCTTTGAGTTTTCGTAAAAATACTTTAGCTTCTCAAAGGCTGGGGTTTTGATGACGGCCTTCTTATACAATGGTAAGAATATTTGATTCTGAGCTTCTAACATTCCTAGCTTCTTACCATCCCACCAATGATACAAATGCTTATTCCAAACACCCATAGGATATTTGATAGGCTTAGATTCGGCCCAACCAATCTTTGCCCACTCCCAATAGTGTTCCGACGGTACACCGTCCACAGTAGAGTACTCGGGATAAACCCTAGAGAACTGAAAAGCATTCTCAATGTTCTTGGCCACATATCCATCATACAGGTCCACTGGCCCTAGATTGAATGGACTGAAGTGCCTTCCCCAGGTATTAGACCTGGAGGTAACGTCCATAGATAAAGAACCTTCGGGGATGGTATGCTTGAAACTTACAGCATAGATCATCGTTTCTTTTTTCGTTTCCTTGCGTAGGATTGAATGATGTTAGGAAGCTGCTTCTCAGGAACTTCTATCTCATGACCACAAGCGCCACAATCACATGTATAACGGTCCCAGCCCGGATCCACATAATCGCCTCTCTCACCTTCGTGAGACAAATCATCGGCACTGATTTCAATTTGAGACTTACACCAATCACAAGTGATTGCATGGGTCCACACTTTAGGATCAATACTATATTGGAGGACTTTCATATTACCTCTGACTTAGAACTTGGTACACAAATCGTAATACTGACTACATTTCTTCAACAAAGAATCAGGTGACAAATCGCCTTGCTTTTTAGATGGTACGGCCGGTAAAGTGCCAAGCTCTTTTTCAAGTTTATCTTCTTTACCAATATCAACCATTTTTTTAGTGAGGTCCAAATCTTTTGCAAGCTCTTTTTCAATCTTCTTGTTCTCAACAAACTTTTCCCACTGCTCCATTTCCTCTGGAGTAAGGTCGGCAATAGATGGAAATTTATTGTGTTTTGGAATGGAAACTAATACTTCTTCACCTTCTGGTGGTAAAAGCGGAGACCTAGAAGCGTATTTTCCATACAATTTGTCACTTATTTTCATTTTGCACCTAATAAGGATAGGAAAATATTAGGTGTTTAGCGATCGTAATATCCACCACCATACGGCCCATTATCAGGTTGGCGCTTTTTGATTTCAATTTGAACAATCTTTGGAAGCGTCGATTCCTTGATATTGAAAGTATTGGAGCAAACCGGACAAGTGGCTGACCAGGTTTCATATCCCGGATCTCGGAAGTCGCCGGGATGACTAGTGAATTTCACATCACTTTTCTCCACTTCCAATTCGGCAGTACAATGAGTACAGGTATGTTTCATCGACCATTCGGTATTGGGTCTTTTAAGAACTTTCATGGTTTACTCGCAAAGTTCAAGTTTAGGGTCATGCACATTACAGACTGGCATAGCTGGATTAGCCTTATGACGAGAGGTCTTCTCCATACGATGAAGGGTCTTAATGACTTCTTGCTGACGTGGAGTATAGGAGCCCCAACGTTCATGTTCCTCGGGGTGAGAATCTAGGAAGATAATTCCTGGCATAGGCTGACCCCAAGCACCTTCACCTTGTGAGTCAACATCTTCACGATCAGCCCACTCAATCTCATCATAGGAGATGCCAAGCTCTTTCTCATCTTCTTGACCAGAATCAGCTCCCCAAAGGTCAGCACTTGGCTTAGCATCATAGATAGCCTGTGCACCAGGACCCATGACACCATTGTTTTCCTCAGCAAGGAACTTGAACAGGGCATACACTTCCGACTTCCACAAGTCAGCAATTGGTGAGAAGTCTACGCAACCATCACCAAACTTCTGAAAGTAACGGGTGATACGGTCTTCACTACGATTGCCAGTACCAACGATGATTCCGTTGGTGGCATGAGCAACATAGGATAGAGTTGGTGCTCTGAGGCAAGAACGAAGTCCGCCAGCAGAACCTTTGCTTTGCCAATCAAATGGTGCCTGGACAGTTAGTTGATCAGCAATGACTGCATGGGCCGCTGACAAATCAACCTTCATCAGCTTAATGTCATTCTCATCAGCAAATGCCTTAGCACGGTCATAAGCAGAAGAGGAACTATGACATGGCATGTTAACACACACCAAAGGAATTCCAGTTCGTTTGATGAGTAAGGCACAGACAGCAGAGTCAATTCCGCCAGAAAGGCCCAGAACTAATGTAGAAACACCTGCTTTGGCAGCGTAATTTTTGATCCAAGTTTCGATATGAATTGCAGTTTTTAGATAGTCTTTAATCATGTTACACTCCCTTCGCACGGTTTCTAATTTCGTCAAACGTATATTCCTTGAGAACCTCACCATTCTCATAGACAAGATCCATCACCGTCAACAGGTGATGATCTTTGTCTCCAAGAGTGACAGTGGACCAATTGCCAGACATGTCACGAATCAAATCCAAACGGCCAGCCTTACTAACTTTACCGTGGTCAGTAACAGGATCCTTGAAGACATCCACTGAAACTTCCTTACCATCTACCGTACGATAGATGTGGCTACACTTCATGGCGAACTTCAGTGTATCGCGATTATGTTGCTGTAGCAGAGCGCCGCCCATACCAAAAGCAATATTGCTGGCGCTGTAAGTATGATCCAGCAAATTGTTAAGGATCTCTTGAATTGAGTCTTCATTGATACCGTCTCCCTGGATAATGCGTACATTGTTGAGAACCTTGAAGCCTTTGCTATTGACAGTAACTCCAAACTTTTCTTCAAGCAATTGTGCAGTGCGGAGGACAACACTGGAAGGATCTCCAGAGTCAGGACGGATAACTACAGTAGCTCCCGACTTGATCACTTCATCCTTCAGTTCTTTGCCCCACAGGTTAGAACAGGCATTCCACAGATCGTAAGAGTCGCTTACACAAGCAACTAATCCGCCCGGTTTTCCAGTCTTCTGAAGCATGTTGCGGTAGGCATCAGCTTCGTGCTCTCTGCCCCAAGAGGTAACTGAGCTGTGCTCCATGGCAGGGATACTGAAACCAGCCATCTTAGAGTTGTAGAATTTGTTGGCGCATCGCACACCAACGACAGTATCGGAACCCATGAAGTTAACCAAATGAGCGGCTCCACCAATCATTGCCGATTCCTGAGACGAAACGCCTCTGCTTCCGAAATCGTGCAGCTTGAAATTGATTTCTGCCTGCGGATCATCTGCCGAGATTCTCAAGGCTTCTGAGATGATCTGTCTAATTTTGTGACTCCTGGTTGCAACGTTGATAGGATACCAGACCCTAAGTAGCATTGTTTCGATCCAGGATACCACCCAAAAGACTTTGGGATCAGTAGATTCGATACTGACTAAGATATTGTGAGTAGGAACAACGCTACCCTCGGGAACGGCTCGAATACGAACCGGCAACTTACCACCAAGTTCCTTAGCGATATACATCCAACCTTCGTAGTTGAATGGCTCTCCGTGTGCTTCGAAGAACTCCTTGGCCTCTTCAACCTCTTCCACAGTCACTCTGTGAGTAAGGTACTTCTTGACGTAGTATTGTAGGCCGAAGAACACCGTCTTCTTGTAATCACCACCACGAGATTCGATGTAGCTAAACATACTCGTTGTTCCTTCAGGATATTGAAGGTAATGGCTGGCCTTGTAACTATCCGTATCGATGAGAAAATTCTCTGCTTCGTAATTCATGATATACTCTCCGTATTAATTTGAAATCCCCTCACTGGGAACTTTTCTTAGAATTTGTTGATGAAGTGTGTGATGATGTGGAAGTGGTCTTCGAAGAATTCCGATTCCCTAGTTGCCAAATCACTTAGTGACATCCACCATGCCTTGTCGGCATCATCCATTCCTTTGACGACAGGAAGTGGGCCTTGACCTAGATTGATTAGGAAGGCATGTGTAATTGTGCGGCCTCGTAGAGAGCGCTCTGGGTAGTCGAACACTTTCTGCTCAATAATAGACTTCTCAAGCTCCTCTTTGGAAACCTTGATACCAGTCTCTTCCTTTAACTCTCGAAGGGCTCCTTCAAGGATTGTTTCCTTTTGGTTCAAGAATCCGCCAGGAAGAGCAATCAAACCTCGACCAGGACTACCTTTTCGACGGACCGTCAATACGTGACCACTCTTGATAACAATGCAGTCAATCGTAACAAAAGTTGGAGGAAAGGGAGCACCATCCCAGGAAGAGCGGTAGTTTCGGATATGATCATACTCATCCTTCAAAGTCTTGAAGGCAAGAGTCGTTTTGAAGTTTTCTAAGATTTCCGCAACTGGAGCGTCCAGATGGGTCTTATATGCAGCATCGTGAGTGAAATACAAATCACGAACCTTCGTTGCATGCGGCATCCTATCTAGGTTGCGCATCTTGAAATACTTCCACTGAGGGAAGTAGAAGTCGTTTACAGGCTCACCAATGTTGCAAATCTGGTCATCTTCAATTCCATCAGTTGCCTCAGCAATAAGCTGCTGAACTTCACTCAACCAACGGTTGTTGGTGTAGAAGTAGTCGCGAACATGGAAGAATTTGACTCGTGCCCTTTCCTCTTCTGTGAGGGCGGCAACAATCATTGCTTCTCGCTCAACAGCGGTCCAAGGATTTTGAATGGTGCGGGCCTTGTGGGCGCTCCCAATAATGACTAATGCAGTCTTTGCCAAACTCAGAGCTTCTCGAATAAGCTCATGATGTGCAAGATGAAATGGCTCGAAACGCCCAACAACGACGCAATACTGATATTGTTCCATAATAACACTCTCCGTGTATCTAATTGTCAAGAACCCTCACTGGGTTCATAAACATATATATCGTTATGCCTATCAGTTTTTCAGGCACTGAACGGCTTGAAAAATTGACCAAACACAGCAGGCAATACTTACAATAGCAAACCAATTTTTACGGTTAGCATATGCAAAATAACCATTCACAGCAATTAGTAAGCACCACATAAAAAGCATAGTTCTACCTCGTGCCCCTAACATAATTTCTACGAATGCGCTGTCAAGACGCTCCCATAAAATGAGATAGAAATAACTTTCTATCTCCGTGTCGATTAGAATCGATCAAACACTTGTGGTTGTTCTACTCGACGAAATGATCCTTGCTTCCCTCCAACTCTTGGAGTACATTTCAGGTCAATGTTCTTTCGTTCATCGTCACCTGGAAATCCAGAAGGCTGTGGTCTAGCATGAGTCTCAGTACGTAGCTTGGCAGTCAAATCATCCCACCATAGATACTTGACCCTAACAGTCTCAGTAAAGAGAGGCTTGATTAGCCCGGTTACATAACTGATCTTCTGATCAACATGCTCTCCAGCACCTACTGATACTAGAGTGTCAAACGAAGCTGCTCCCTCACTTAATCCATCACTATCACTAATCTCTCTTGCATCACTAAAGTAATTAGCAGAGGCTGAGGACGCGCTAGCATTATTTAGGCTGATTGTATTGGAAGACAGAGTTCCGCCGAGGCTGCCAGTGTTGCCAGCAGTATAAGTGATTCCTCCACCAATAATGGTACCACCGCCGTAGTATCCTCCACCCATTCCCTTACAACGTCTGATGTTATCATAGTGATGATGGTGATATACTGCTGGTGCATATGTAATTGGCTCTACATGGCCTTCAGTGAAGACAGCGGCAGCGATGATACCACGGCTAGATAAGTCTCCATGAGTATGAACTGCAACGCTCTTTTCAGCGCCGGTAAAAACGAAAGCGGCTCCGCCATTGTTAGTTTCTGGCCAAGCCTTGAGTGATAGGGTTCCGTAACCATTGACGACCCACATGTCTTTGGAGACCTGAGTGTCACCTGGCTTACCAGTTAGAACATCAGTTCCATCGAGTGTGATCTTTACCTGAACTTTTTGCCAGGTGTTGTTCTTGAAACGGATCTCAAAGGGCTCATCGCCCCAAGCTCCTACTGTTTCAATTCCATCCACATAGTATTTGCGCAACGATTTGTTATTGAATTTAGGGTGGTGGCTGATAATTTCTAAGGTGTAATTAGGGTTTGACATGCTTTCTCCTCGGGTTAATTGATGTCAATCACCTATATATCGTTAATTTCATAGATCATATCGTTTTTTATCGTTAATTTCATTCGCCGAATATCTGGGCGTAACGTAAACCGATATTTTCCCAAGTGTTTTCATTGAGATAGGCCATTTGAGATTGCAATTGCTTTTCTCTAGCACTTGGTACTGTGAAAAGAATTTCTAGGGCAGCAGCAATATCTTCAGGAGTATCAGCCTTCATAGTTGGTAAATCAGAGAAATGGTTGACGGAAGATGTAACTACTGGTAATCCTCTGGACATTGCCATGCGTGCAGCTCCAGATGCCCCGAACACTTCGTGCTGTGGATGGGAGACGTATGGGAAGATAGTTGCTTGGTTGGTACGCAAGAAACTATCCAACACTTCATCAGACTGATAGCCACGTATAATTGCAACGTTCTCTTGAATACCCAACTCACTAACCAAACTCATTAGTTCGTTGTAATAGATTTGGTGGTCAAGCTTGGCGTATGGCGATTCGGAGAACAGCCCGGTGAAGAAAACGTCAGGATACTTCTCTTTAAGAATCGCAGTGGCTCTTATAGAATTCTCCCAGCCCTTGTAGCGGAAGCCGAAGCCAAACTGCATAAACGTTTTGTCGGACTTGTAGAAATTCCACAAACGCTGGTTGTCGAACTTGTAGCAGCCGTGTGGGATGACGTATACTTTAGAACTGAGACCCTTCTCTTCTTTGAGAAGAACTCGTCCACCTTCCAAATGAGTTACAATTTCTGGCATAGCTGCTTCGACAATTGTTTTATCTTTGTGATGGAAAACAGAATGCATGGTTACAATGACACGATAGTCGCCCAATTGGCTCATCATGGACAACCAGTAACTGGCGTTAGGCCACAAACCAAACTCATGTTGAATCCAAATGATGTCTGGATCAAAATCTTTGAGTTCTTGAATCAGGGGCTGCAAAGATTCGCCACGCTTCCAGCAGGCAACAACTTGGTCCTCTGATAATGTTTGATCTCCAAACTGATGTACATCACCAGTTGTAATATCATTCTTCTCTATGAAAAGTTTAAAATCGCCAACATGTTTAGCGACTTCTGGCCAAAGGTTTTCTGAGTATGTGGCAATTCCACATCTCATTTTCCAATTACCTACTAATGCTAATCGTATTTCATTAGTTGGTTTCTTGGAACACTTGCATTTTATCTTTCCATTGATAACAACGCAGGTGGTTAATAAATCGGCAGGAGACACATGGGACAACTCAGGTGGGATTTCGATTACATCCAGCCCGGCATTATTGAATAAATTGTCCGATACTACGCAGATGCGATTGTTCTTCACTCCGATATAGCGTGCCATTTATACCAACCATCATAAAAGACTCCCGACCTCTTCAACAAGAGTCTTGAAGATATTTGATTCTATTGGCAGAGTGTCAGAGAAATTCATCTTTATTGTTTTCTCAAAGGCACTTATGTAGGACAACTTGGAACTATTATAGTAGGAAAGGAAGGTTCCTTCGTTTGGTTGACTGAACTTCAACTTGTCATGATGGTGAATGGCTATGTATGGCGTCCTGGTCATCTCGGCCAGAACAATGCCATGAAATCGCTGGGTAATAAGCATTTCATGTCTGGAGATAAGTTCTGATACTTGTTCAATACCAGTAGGTTTTTCCATCATAAGTCTATTGCGACTTCTCTTACTTAGAGAATTAACCAGCTCAGCCGAGGCCCAACTATCATCTAAATTAATTCCCTGACACATTGAAAATAATTGTGGCTTGTAACCAGAATCTACCAACCAGTCCAAAAATTGACCGAACTCTGACTTGAAATATGCCCAAGCGGCATGTTTCCAATGTGGATCTGCATTATGTGGAACTACCGATATGTTAGTCATAACCAACACAGATTTATCAATCGGAGTCGCTTCTTTTATTTTTGGTTGCAAAGCATACACTAAATCAGGCACAAATCTAACGTTATGATTGAATGACTTTATTTTTTCTACTTGTTCTAAAGAACGAGTTGCAATCAACGATGCATGAGATAGCAACGCTTGATGTGTTGGATGGATGTTAGTCTCTATGCCTACGCCTAGATAGAACACTTTCTTAGTGGCCATAATCTGAAGTGCGTCACTGCTAATGTTAGGAGCATCTAAAAGAAAAGAGCCGCCTCCGAAGAAAACGGCATCTATATCTTTGAGCTTGTCAGCAGTTATTTTCTCTGTAAATTCAAAGCTAATATTGGGAAACAAATAGCAGAAGGCATCCATAAATAGATCATCGCCGATGTTGCCTTGATGATACCATCCGTATACAAGAACTTTCATTACAATGCCTTAGTAAAAGACTACCCATTCAACTTCACGAACGCCAGATACTTTCCACTTGATTTCTAAGAAGTACTTTCGTTCATGATGATGATGACCTGGTCTATGGTGATCTCTGTGGTCTTCATCCTCATGCTCAATTTTGAAAGACAAATGATCATGGTGGTGATGGTGATGTGGGTCGCAAGGAACTGGATCGTGACTTGGTTTGAAAAACACGATTACCTCACGAGGCCAACCACGTAGTGGTAGCTCGGTCTTTCCTTCGCCAGTTACAGTTAAAGTTCCAGTTTGCATAGAGTCTCCTTAGTAAGAAACTTTCCACTTAATCTCGCGGACACCAGATACTTCCCACCTAATCAACAACACAAACTTGCTGTGATGATGATGACTTACGTGGACTTCGTATTCTAAACAGTCTCTGTGATGTGGATTGCAAGGAGTAAGATCAAGTTCATGTATGAAATGAACCTTAACCTCACTAGGAATTCCGTTTAGTGGAATTGTAGCCCTATCTTTTCCTGTTACGATTAGTTCGCCTGATTGCATAAAGTCTCCTGACAATCTTATCTAATAGGATTGTCCCCTTATGCCTAATTATTCATCCCAATCGTCTTCATCTTCGTCTTCGTTCTCTTCCTCTACTTTACGAGGGGAGGCTTTCCAGCCATTCTGGCGGGCCAAGGAATACACCTCAGCCAATGTCATCTTCAACGGATTATGTGGATTATTCTTCTTTAGAACTTCTGGCATAGCTAGACCTGGCAATAGCCTGGTAAAGATACTTGTGGCCGTCTCAAAATCCACATGATTTACATCCAACATCTTGGACAAACGACCTGGACGCATGATGGCTGGCTCCATCTTCAACTCATCGGCATTGGTTGTGGCCACGATACGAATATCTAGCAACGAACCCAAGATACCATCGCCCAAGTTCAAAAGAGATTGAATTAGGCTCATGTTCTCATCGGCTCGGGTAACCAAGCAACGATCCGCATCTTCCAAAACTAACACGATTGGTCCAGTGGAACCACCACGGTAGTTCATCAACAATGGCAATAGCTCTGGGCCAGCTAGGTTGGTAACCACTTCGGGGGAAATCAAGACGAACATGGCGTCAGGAACCTGCAACAACATGGCACGGATCAAGTGGGTCTTACCAGTTCCAGCCGGACCTCGCATAATTACAATGCGCCCCGATGGACTCTCAGAGTTCAAATCGTTGATGGCGAATCTGTAATCATCTTGCACTTTCTTGGTGTAGTTATCAGCCACCAAGGGAATGCCCGCATTACCAATGCTGTTCAAACCAAGGTGCATACCCTGGCGAACGATAGCATAGATATGACCTTTCTTCTCGGCAGGCAACCACATCGGCTTGAAGTAATCTCGAATCTCTTCGACAAACTTCTGGTCATGGGACATGACCTGTACGCTAACGTAGCTACCAGAGACGGTCAGGTCCAAGATACCATCTTTCCATAGATAGATGGTTTGGTCACCAACTCCTCTGATCTCGCGGTAGATAAGGCGACCGCCTTTGTCTTCCACGTACTTCTGAAGCCTCTTATCGTGAGCCTGAACCTCCGCGATATTCTCCGTATCTTCCTCAACATCCTTGATGGTACCCTCATGAGTATACTCAGAGACGTGACCGGAGGTCTTATTGACCAAGGACTTGAACAGCGGTGCCAACCCAATAGAATGGGCAGTCAACTCAGTCTGAGAAAACATTGCCGCAAATTCTGCGCTCTTCCACATATCCATATCGTTCTTTTTCATGATAACCTTTCAAACAAATTCTGATCGCCCTTACAGTACTCTCGCAACTTCTCTAACCATGCCTTCGATTTGATTTTGAACATAATCGGCATTTTTGTTGCTTTATCATTGGCGCCTTTGCAAACCACACCCTCGAAAGTCATTCCCTTAAGTGTAGACTGCTTTACTTTATCAAACAACTCTGTTGTAACGTGTCCTTCATAGCAAATTTTTGGTAGGTCAAGATGACCAAACAGCTTGATGAACTCGGTAGGGACTAATATACCCTCTTTGTACGGATTGACATCAATTAGAGTTACATCCATTTTTTCTTCAAAATTATGGTTCCCGGCAAACGAGCTGGGTCCCCAATACTCGAAAAAGCACAATGCGTCCTTGTAACCTTGTTCTTTAAAAACTGCTGTCAAGTCCTCTTCGTATTTTTCTCGAATCAACGGAATGGCTCGACCGAATGGCATTGTCTTCTCATCCGTCAACTGAGTGCGGGTACCAAACTTATAGAAACCCTTCTTGTTATTCCATTCAGCACGGATATTAGATCCGTCTAATTTATCGAAAGCATAGATGTAAATGTCTTGCCTTACTTCTTTGGTAATTGAGGGATATGATTTCATAGGAATGGTTTCAATATGTTTGGAATGAATTTGACGTTTTTATATGAACCGCCATCTTCTGTTTTATGCTCTTCACAACTGCAATCTTCGGAAAAGTCTCCGTTGATACGACGAGTATACACTGCTTTATTGGGGCAGTCTTTTTTCAAATTACATGTTTTATTTAGATAGGCTTGATGATGTCCGCCATTATCTTTCCAGACTCTATACTCATACCATTCTTGATCTTGTGCCCAGGGATCTGATGATCCATTAATATCGCCCATTCGATCTATGACTGCTGGCTTGATGGCAAACTGGTTGAACATCTCTCGAAGACACTTCTCACAAATAGAGAACTTGTAAGTGGTCATATCAAAAATGTGATATGAGTCGTATCCACCAGTTACCGAAACATCCTCTAGTCCATGAGAATATTGCTCATTATGAGAGCCAATTGGGCGCTGGTATCCACCACAACGATTGCACAAAATCTCTTTGGGGTCGATAGTTTTGCGCATGTTGTTACACTGCGAGCAGACTTCTTTGCGCCTTCGTTCGTCTTGCCAATGGCCACAACGATCGCAGTCTACGTAGTTATGTTCTTTTGTCATGTAATATTGTGATTGTAAAAATCTGTGTTGACAGCGAGGGCAATGCTTAATATCCATAGTAATACAAAAGCCGCCCATAAGAGCGGCTTGTTGAATGAGTGATTTATTGTTTGAGATTATCTAACAACGCTGAGGACATGCTCTTCACGAAGAAGAAACAAAGTCTCACCATTATGAGATACTTCAACTGACATCTGTTTACTAAACAAGATGGTATCGCCAGCCTTGACTTCCAAAGGTACGATAGTGCCACCATCCGTTAAATAGCCAGAACCTGCGGCAACAATCTTGCCAGTAACAATCTTCTGCTCTACGGTGGCAGGCTTGAAAATCAAACCAACCTTCTCTTCAGATGCCTTAGGAATCTCGACGACAATAAAATCTCTCAGTGGTTGCAAGCTCATGATATTCTCCTTGAATGGAATATATCATGTACTATCTGCTTCTATAATTCTTATCAATTGTTCGAAACAATACTTAATCTTTTTGCGGTCGCACAGTTCATCGAACTTGATCTCAAATTGATATGCCTGCTCGTACTCAGCAAAATCCATTCCTTTAATTTTGAGGATCTGACAGGCATGTTTGATGATGGCTTGCGGCATCACCTGATCTTCTTTCATACATTCTTCTTTGGCAATATTCAAAACTTTGATTCTTAGATTGTTGAAATACAATTTCTTATATTTCCCCATCTTATCATCGTCCCAATGAAACTGTTTACAATAATCAAAGAAAGGTTTATTACCTCTCCTATTATTACAATCAGAACATGAAACAGTGAGATTGGTAGTATTGAATGTGCCGCGTTTGCTATCGGGAACGATATGTTCCATTGTAATGGTTTCGGGTATCAGCACCTTGTCGCAGTAGCAGCAAAGCATGCCATCGCGATTGATAACGTATTCTTTGATACGTTTTTGTCGTTTTCTTTCCTGGGCTCCCATGATGACCTCTTATAGTAAATGCGCATGGTCGTTAATGGTGATAAGACGCCACCCCTTGTGGTCAAAGTAGAGTTTAGATATTGATGTATTCTCTATTGTAACTTTCCAGGTAAAACTTTGATCAAAGCCCATAATATAATGGAGTAGACATTTAATTGTCATTCCATGAGAGAATACATAGATGTTCTGAGGCGGCAACTTTTTAACATGTCGCCTATCGGCCTCTTCTTGTACTTGTTTATTGTACAAGATGGTGTCTTCGAGCCACTTAGAGGCTCGGCGTTCTACCATATGCAACGATTCTCCGTTGGGAGGTAAGAACCCGCTTGTCATCGCAGCCATCTTTAATAAAGACGGCACATTGTAAACTTCGTTACGTTTACTACCAGTCCAGTCACCAGCACTATATTCTCTTAGCTCAGGAGCTAAGATAATGTTCTGATTGTTGCCGGTGGCAATCTTAGCAGTATCGTGTGCTCTAGTATAGTCAGATGAGTAAACCTTATCGAAAGTTGCCAAGTCTTTGTAGGCTAACCTTTCTCCTAAGAGACGCGCTTGTTCACGACCTTTTCCAGTCAGGGGCGATTCGCCCGTCTGACCGACAGTATTACCATCGAGATTGGTTGGTGTTTGACCGTGACGAATAAGGTTTAGATAGAATTCATTGTATTCCAGCATGAAAACAGTCTCCTAACATTGTGCAGAACATGATTAGGCCAATGAAAAACAAAGCGCCCCATAGAGCTGGCGGGATATTTGCCTCTTGACAGTAATCCTTGAAGTCCTCATCTCTCCAATACTCTTCCGCTTGAACAGCATTGTAGGAGCTGTAGGCACATTCTTTACTACAGAACCAAGGGCCTTCATCCCAATTTTGTGGCGCTCCCTTTGGGCCAAAAGCTCGACGGCACCAGCCCTCAGCTTTTAGTTCTTCAAGTTTTTGTTGCGAATCATCGTAGTCTGTATAGGGACGAGAAACGGATCTCCTACATCCCCAACATTCGATTGTGAACGTGGCACTCATTATCGCCTCCAAATAAGATAGCCAACGGCAAGAACCAAAAAGACCAAAGCAATAATTTCAGTGGTAATATATTTCATTCTGTAGTTCTCCCGATGGTTAAGTGCAATCCGAATCGAGGCTCACGCGTCAATCCATACTTCTCCCGCAAATCTAGAAGATATGGACAGGTAACCTTTAACCAATAGTATTCACCATTGTCTATAACGCCACCTTCATAGGTAAACTCAACCAACTTGTTCTCGTCGGCTCGCCATAGCTTGAAGTTTGGAATGAACTCACCTCGAATGATCGAGACGTGGGTTCCCCATACAGGACGAGTCAGCTTACCAGTCTTCTCACCATTTAGGTAAGGATAGTCCTTGGTAAACAAGTGACGATAGTAGCGCGAGATTTCATCATCGCACATCAATACCAACCAGCGCTCCGAAGAGGCTAGGTGGGTTCGCGGGTTATATACCAGCTTACCAATAGACTTCATTTACAAATCTCTCAATGAAAAAGTGGTTCAGGGCATTGGATTCGAACCAATATCAGAGGATTCGGAGTCCTCGATCCTGCCGTTAGACGAGCCCTGAATGGCTTCACCTAACATATACCCCGCTATGCAGCGCCTTATTGCAATCTTTTTCAAGCGTATTTTTTAGCTTGTTGCTCGAACCATACAGCCGCATCACGTGGATCTGTGGCTTTGGTAATCGGCCTGCCAACTACAACCCAAGTCGCCCCGTTCTTAAGGGCATACCCTACCGGCTTAGTTCTAGCATGGTCATTGGTATCATCGCCGTCAGCTCGGATACCCGGAGTAATCAGAATTGAATCTGCGAAATGTTTCTTCATCAATGGAATTTGATTAGGAGCACAGATGAACTGTTTCAGTCCATCATACACCCTATCTCCTTTGGTATCATATACTGGGCGCTCATTCATACAATCATACCCAACACCAGCAGTAACTACTGTACGAGTACCTGGCTGACTGTTTCCAAATCCCATACGTCGAAAATATGGAGTGTCTAGAGACGTCAGTACGGTAACTCCAGCAATGGTAACATTAGATCCCATTACTGTCTTCATAGCATCTCGAACCATCTCTGGCCCACCATTGCAGTGGACACTTAGGATATGAGGTCCAGGATGCTTAGCCAATAAAGCACAAACCACGGAAGTAGTTTTACTTACCGTGGTTGGCACATCATTCAGTTTAAGGTCTAGAAAGACTGGAATCTGATAGTCAGATGACATCTCCAGAGCCTCACGACCATAAGCCGTGAACAGCTCTAATCCAATCTTAATCATTCCAATGTGGGGACGAACGCGCTCCACTACCTTTCGCGCCTCTTGCAAATCAGAAAAATCAAGAGCAACGATAATGGGGTTATCAGGTTTCATTTTCCGTATCGATCTAAACCATTGGATCCATCAAAATAAATGTCAGGTCTAATGAATGGCATTGGATCTGATTCTGGTAGAACTGCCACCGGAGGTCGACCAGTAATAGCTTCCAGTTTAAGTCTGCGATTCTCTTCTACAAGTTCAGTCATTCGAGTTTGAAGTTCGGTAACTTGTTTGGACATATGCTCATTATCAGAAAGAAGCTTCAGGAGATCCTTTTTAGAAATCCTAACAGTTTCTTTCTTTTTTGATTCATCAAGATTCATCGTCATCTTTCTTTACAGTATGAGTGTGAACAGTCACGGTAGACTCAGGATACATACCTGTCATGTACAATAGCACACTACGGTCTGCATCTTGTACATCTTTGGATGTAAGGTTTTGAAGCTCTTCTCGTTCTTCGGGAGCCAGCCTTTCAACTAGTTCTCCGGGCTTGCCAACTGGTTTACGGCGCAAAGAGCTGCTAGCCCAGAAGCCACCAGCCCTTGCAACAAGCTTGTCAAAAATCTCTTTGGCGTTCATTCGTAACTCAAAAATGGATGGAATCCTAGCGTCTCTTCCCAGAAGAGGCAGAATTCATTATAGTTCTGCGTAACCTTATCCTCGATAAAAGCCTTCTTAAGCTTTGAGATTTCCTCAACGTAAGTGTCTTTATTTTCTCGAAGAATACTGATTTCATCGGTAATCATTGCGCGAGCAACTTTCGGTTCCCACTGGATAGCCAAAGCTGCATTCATGCGAGTCTCGCCTAAATCTTTTTCTAGTTTCTCGATACGATCGAAAAGAAGACTGAACATATCAACCATCTTTTCGAAAAAGACAATTGGTTCTCTCGTTCCAATTGTCTCCTTCATTTCTTTTAGTAAGGTCTTACGATCCATGATTCCCCCTTATTGATTGGCTAGGTTGTTCAATTCTTGAAGAGGATCAAGTTGAGGCTGAGCTACCTTGAGAAACTCAGTAACAACTGTTTTGACTGCATCTTCCATAGAATCAGCAGTAGCCTTACAGACTACGACCTTCTTTTGTGCAGCGCCACTCTTAGAGTATCGAACGACAGAACAGTAGTAACCTTTGCGCAACTTGGAAATGGTTACGTTAGGAGAGGTAGCATCATCCTTAAACTTGAAGGATACTGCATTCGTTAGCTTGTCAATCAATTGTCCTACATCACTTGTCATCTTGTACCTTACTTATTTCTGACTGCGGACATGGTTTGTAATACTGTAGTATCCATCTGACCATTTTCTTGTCCCGTCAGTTTAGCGACTTCCTCGGCGAGGTTGTCTTGTTTCTTTTCAATGCCCTCACCAACTTGACAACGAACGAAATTCACAACTTGAATCTCACCGCCCAACTTGGTCCCGACATTCTTCACTACTTGCCTTACAGTCGTCTTAGGAACAACCACTGACTCCTGCTCCAGCAAACAAACTTCTGTGTTCCACTTACGGAACTTACCTTCCATAATCTTATCCCACATCTTCTCTGGCTTGTTCTCATCCTTGAGTTGCATCTCAAAGATTGCCTTCTGACGAACTTTTTCTTCTTGTGGAATACGATCCGCATCGACTGCCAACGGACTCATGGCAGCAATCTGCATGGCAAGGTCTTCACCAAGCTCACGGAAAGCGGAATCCTTAGCCGCATCAGCAGATGGGGCAAGCAAAGTAATTAGAACGCCAATCTTGCCATTAGAGTGAACGTAAGAATACGTTGCGGTTCCTGGGGCAACTGGTTGCTCAACCCACCATCGGCGAACTACAACATTTTCTTTCGTTGTAGAGACAATAGCTTGTCTCTCTTGCTCAACCATATCAACAGTAAATGCTTCACCATTGCTAACTGCGTCGGCAACATCGTGAGCTACATTCTGTGCAAATCCCCTGAAGTCGGGGCTGTTAGCAACGAAGTCAGTTTGGCAATTGACTTCGGCCATCGCTACCCCTTCGGCAAAATGCCAAACGGTAACGGCACCTTCAGAAGCAACTTTGCCTGAACGACCGGAGACAACATTGAGGCCCTTAGCCTTGACAATGTCAACGGCCTTTTGCAAATCCCAACTAGACTCTTCGAGAGCATCCTTGCAATCCTTCATGCCGGCTGAAGTTAATGCCCTTAGCTCTCTGATTAGCTCCGTGTTACTCATGTTACTTATCCTTGTGTTCAAATGTAAATCGTATAGAATGCGAGTCAAGGCGTTCCGCATTTTTACAAAATGGTAGCGTTCTTTTTCCCGATCTACGTCATATAACTTTTCTATGGACTCACTGAAACAGTACGTATGTTTTTAGTTTGTTCGCCCAATAGAGTGCTTGCTCGTGGGTAAACTCATCCATTTCAAAAGACTTTAGAATTTGTTTCTCTGCCTCTTTGGTGGAAGCAATGCTGGCAGTCTTATAAGCTGGAAAGAATATAATATAGAAATTACCAGAGCGCAATGTCTCTGACTCCACAATACTGTTATCCATACAGACAACAGAATACTTCTGGCACTTGGGACACCACCAGTCATCACCAAGGTCAGGTACAGGAATCTTATGCTCGCAGAACTTACATGCGTCAATCATAATCTGGAGCGGGCAGTGGGACTCGAACCCACGTTGTTTCAGAGTCTTGCTTGGAAGGCAAGTGCAATCGCCGCTATGCGATGCCCGCTAATTTTAACTGCTTTGTACTTACCTAGCTGGTCCTCCTGGAACAACATAGATAGTATTTGTAGGAGTTGGGCCAGAGAGAACTCTGCCGGTACAGTGAACACATCCTCTAAGAGTTAGGAAGCCTACAACTACCACGAGAAGAAAGAGAAAGAGATAATGATGTGAACGCATATAAAGTCACGCTTTCAAATGAAAGATTGGGAATCGTGGAGCGGTTAGCCGGAATCGAACCGGCGTTCTCTGGATGGCGACCAGTATTCTTACCATTAGAAGATAACCGCAAATAGACGACTAAATTTGGAAAGATTTTTTACGATCCCTTACGGGAAAGTTTGATGGGTTTGAACCATCTCGAATCAGGATTACTCCTGACGCTTTATCCATGTAATCCTACCTGGCATTCGTCTTGGAGCAGACTACGGGGCTCGAACCCGTGACATATTCGTTGGCAACGAATCATTCTACCACTGAATTAAGTCTGCTTATAGCGTGGTGTTTATTTCCTACAGATTGACTTTACTGCTTATCCTAATTCGTGGCTGGCCATGTCACAGCCCTTTGGACTCGAATTAGGGGCGAATAGGTTTCTATAGGCACCAGAGCTTGGAGCGAACGAAGGGGCTCGAACCCTCAACCATCTGCTTGGAAGGCAGAGACTCTACCATTGAGTTACATTCGCTTACGGTAATAATTATATCACCTTATGCCCAAAATCAATTAACATTCATTGGAAAAGGAGCATCTTCAGTATCACAAGAATTATTACAGTATACAAGTAGATACTTGTACAAAGGGCTAACAATTCTAAAGACTAGAGTATTGCCAATCTTTTGCTCGTCCCAGGGTGGTGGACCGTCCTTGACGCTATCACCTTCTACATCTTTAACTAGCGCAATGAACTTGTCAATGGCCGTATCCCTGTCCGAAAAATTTAGGATAAAGGGCTCCTCTGTTGTCCTTAAACCCCAGAAAATATGATAATGCATCGAAAAATTCCTTATAATTATTCTATCACTTTTAAGCCATACAAATAAGCTTTTAAAGTTTTGATTCACTTAAAGAGGATAAAATGACAACTCACACCCCACTTCGTTGCGTAAATTCTTTCATGATCCAACGTGGTTCTAGCGAAGTAGTTCTATTGGATTCTGGCGCCTATCCAGGTGTTTCTAATTTCCAAAATGGAACTTGGACCTGGAACGGCACAGATTGGACCCAAGTAGTAACTGCTGGCCCACTACCAGGACGTACTAACCAAGTTATGGCCTATGATGGTTATGGCGTTATGGTTTATGGTGGTCAAGCTGACTCAGCCCTACAAGGCGCCCTAAAGGATACTTGGATTTGGAGCGGTTCTACTTGGACCCAGAAATCTCCAACTACATCTCCATTTGGACGTTATGGCGCGGAAGCATGTCGTACAACTACTACTGCACTCAATGTCACCATGTTTGGTGGTTACGGTGGCCAAGGCTACCTAAATGAGACTTGGAAGTGGGACGGTTATGTTCAGACTTGGACTCAACTAGCTCCAGCAACTTCCCCATCAGCCAGAGTCGGTCACGTAATGGCAGCCGGCCCAACCTTCACAGTATTGTTTGGTGGTAGCATCAGCAGCGGTGAATGCAAGAATGATACCTGGAAGTTCGACGGAACTACCTGGACTCTCCAGGCTCCAGCAACTTCCCCATCAGTTAGAACTGGTGCTTGCATGGCTTACGACGTAACTCGTGCACAATGGGTTCTATTCGGTGGTGTCAATGAATACAACAACCTACCAGAAACTTGGCTCTATGACGGAACTACTTGGACTAAGGCTACACCAGCTACCTCTCCAGCAGGCCGTAAGGGCGCTCAGATGTGCTGGGACTCCCAGAGTGGTAACGTAATTATGTTCGGCGGTATTAGCGCTGTTGACAACTACGCTTCCGACCACACTTGGTCTTGGAACGGTACTACTTGGACAAAACTCTAATCTAAATTTTTAGTGAATCAAATGGAAACGCCAGGCTAAATACCTGGCGTTTTTCTTTTTAGCAAGCTTAGACTTGGTATCCATGTTTCTTGGCCCACTTCCGCCAAGCTTCAATGATCCTTGGACCATTACCTTTATGTTCATCTTTGACTGGCCACTCTCCAGTTAACTTATGCAATATGAAAGTGAAATGATAGTTTTCTTTCATCGCTTTCAATGCGAGTGGAATTATCTCTTGACCCATCTGAATTATGCCGGCCACAGATGTATGGCCAAGGATTTGGTTAGCAGAGGAAGTATTTCTTGTATCGTATTCCCACTGGCGAACCAAGTCCCAGAATTTATTCTCATCAATCATTTATTCTCCGTAGAAAATTAGCAGGCGTATCCCCAGCCTTGGCCATAACAAAAGCAAGAGTTGCCCACCGGAGTCCAATTTTCTAAGACACAACGGACGTTATTATTACCATCGCAACATTTGCGAGTGTAAACAACCTGGGCCTCTGCTTCGTGAACAGGGGCGATAACTATAATACCAATTACCAATGCTAATACAAAGCCAATTAACTTCTTCATTTCTTTCCTCAATTATTCGTCTTCTTGATGCGACAGAACAGAATCAATGAAACCACGGTCTGGGTCTGGCGCTCTGAAACAACCAGCATAACCTCTACGATGATTTCTTAGTTTCTTAAATGAACAGGGACCATAATGTCCCAATTCATAATTACAACGTATTTGGTTACTAGAGTCAGCGAACTCAGGAATTATACCACAGAGACCGTCATAATTTTCAACGCTACTCATTGATCAACTCCGTGCTGAAATTGTAACCCTGCGCTCGCTCAGCTACATGCTGGAGGAAATCGGCATCATCCATTTTGACTTCTATGTACTTGCCGTTAACAGTACGAGTGTACCTGTCACGAACTAGCATGTTGGTTTCACTCCAAGACCTACTCGTGCGAGCAAAGATCAAAGGCGTGGTACCGTTCATAGTGACCGATGCGACAAACGCACCATCATCAAATATGCTTAGCTTACGCATCTGGTAGGCGGTAAGGGAATCGAACCCCTGTAGCTAGCGAGTCATGCTAGCACTCTACCATTGAGTTAACCGCCCATGGTGCTGTACTCCCCAGCATTCCACACCACTGTGATAGGTGTCATCCCCTATATGTTAGGGACACATGGTTGGAGATAAGGGGATCGAACCCTAAGTCTTCGGAGTGTAAAACCGACGCTCTACCATTGAGCTAATCTCCAATGTTTGGAATACACTAAGTCACCTTCCAAGAGATGCCTCGGGACGCTATGCCCTTGGTAAAACCCGCATATCTGGTAGTCGATGAGGGATTCGAACCCCCGACTTACGCCTTGTAAGGGCATCACTCTACCGCTGAGTTAATCGACCATTTTCGGTATCTTATATACCACTAAAGCCATATATCTTGTATGAAAAAGTCTCAGGCCCTACTTCTAAAACTAGCAAACAAATTTCAAAATAAGTATGCTCAATCGCAGAATCTTCAAGAAATCATTCAGAATGCCGCCAGCTATGGCGAGAGCAGCGCTAATGGAATCATGAATTTTCCATCTCAACTCAAGAAAGATCAGGCTGACTTAAATATCAACGTCACCATTACTGAGGCTACCTTGGGTGGTTTGAACGTTGACGTGTCAGCACCATCAGTTGAACCTCCACAATTTGCAGGTAATTACGCTAAGTTACCAGCACAAATTAAGAAGTATCTTGAGAAACATATCAGTAGCTTCCCTCAGGTTCCACAAGGAACAACCACCTTATCATTCACTGGTAGAGATCCAGGTTCGGGAATTGCTACGAATTGATTTGGTCGTGGAGGTGGGAGTCGAACCCACTTAATACTGCGTATGAAACAGTCGCATATGCCGATTTGCTACACCACGATATGTGTGCTATATATCACACATTATTGATAGTTAATTACCTGAAATTATTTCAGCATTCTCCGGGTCACGTTTGATAATCCATTCATCGGGATTGTCAGACGAGAAGTCCATAAAGTATTCTTGATACTCTTCATAGAACTCTGTCTCTGTATAATCTGCTTCCAAAATCATTTTCAATGACTCTCGCTCTATCATATCAAGAGTATTTGAGTGCTGCTCACCAGTCAATGATTCAAGCTTTTTGAATTCCGGTCTAAGCGCCTTGCGTATAGATTTAATCAAGGTTACAAAATCCGTTTTCATCGATTACCCTTTGCTGCTAGAAATCCAATTAGATAATTCAAAGCGTCCTGAGCGCCTTTCAGATACTCACTACCTTCCGACTCAGGGCTTAGCTTTGCAATGCACTCTTTTAGATCTGGAAGAATTTCCTGATGTTCCATTAGGAATGAAACTTGGTTACAAATTAATCTAACTTTCTTTTGATCAGTCGGTTCCATTAGAAATCCTTAAATGTCATCTGTCGCGGGTCAGCAATCTTCATATTCCTCATTGGAGCATATGAGAACCTATGAAGTGGGCAGGGGCCATACTTTTCAATGGCGGCCAGATGGTCTTTGGAACCATACCCTACATTAGAATCCCAACCATAGTTAGGGTATGTAAGATGTAATCTATGCATCTTATCATCACGATAAGTCTTAGCAATAATGCTAGCGGCCATTACGGCCGGGAACTTAGCGTCAGCTTTGATCACCGAAACTTTATCATAGTCATCGACGCCCAGGCCGTCAAATTTTAAGATTCCGTCGCTAATTATCAGGCAATCTTCTTGATACAAAGCCTTGAAACATTCAACATAAGCATCCTTCAGGGCAACTGCCACTCCTACCTTATCAATCTCCTGAGAGCTTCGTTCGGCTAGATGGTAACTTATTACATTGCTCTGGGCCAGCTTCATCAGAGGGAGGAGCATGGCGTCACGCTTCTTGGCGGACAATTTCTTGGAATCGTTTAGGCCCTCCAGCTTCCATTCTTTAGGTGCTCTGACCCCGACCACAACTAGGGGACCGGCTAAGCAACCATATCCAACCTCATCGCAACCAATAATTACAGGCTTGTCTATCATATTAATATCCTTACATTAAGGTATGAGCTTTGAAAAAGTGGCTGAATTAGCCGAAGAATTCACAATTAAGATCGCTGAACAGCAGTATGCCGACAAGGCACCGGCTGATAAGAAGGCTTCGGACTTTAGCCCAGAAGAGGCTTCTTTCATCAAATCACTTTCTAAACAAGACAATAATCAAGTCCAAGATGTAAATCTAATAGATGAGAAGGTTTGGAAACGCGCCAAGAAAGCTGTCAAGAAATACTGGAAAGGTTACGAAGAACCTTGGGCAGTAGTCTATGATGTGTACCGCAAGATGGGCGGCAAGCCAGCTAAGAAAAAGAAGAAGTAATTACTTCGTCATTAGGTAAGCGCCAGCTAACATTACTATTACGCCAATTATCTTCATCATTGAGAACTGCTCATGTAATATGAAGATGGATAATATAAAAGTTACTATTGGATACAAAGAGACCATCATAGTAGATGATCCGGATGTATTGCTGCCCTTTATACTGGTGTATAGTAAAATGTTAGCCGAGATAGAACATAGTGTTGCAATAGTAGTTAAGGTAACACTGTACCACGACCACTTGTAGTGGAGCGGATTGTTTACTCCAGTTAGCTTTAGGGCTACTGGAATATAGAAAAAGAAAACTGATCCCACTATGACTTGCATCAACAGTGGAGGCATGCGCTCGACAGATAATCTATTGAGGAACGAGCTGATTCCCCACAATAGAATGCAAAGAAAAATTAGTAGGTTGCTCATAACCTGATGAGATATTATTCAGGCTTAGGACCGCTTAACCATTCGGGGGCGCCATAAGCCTTCATGCTTTCCCAGTAATCTCCAGTCTCACGATAGTTATCCACCAAATCATGGATACGTTCATCATCGTATCCCATATCTTTCATTCGTGCAGCAGCCCTGTCACAGAAATCCAAATGGGCCGGGACCTGCTTGATGTACTTGAAAGTCTGAACCATGAAGCCAACCAACAAGCTGCCGTCTAGTTTAGAGACATCAGCCTTGGTTAGGATTTCGTTCATGATGTCCCACTTGTTATGTAGTTGCCAGAAGACATCGAAGATGACATCAATTGCGCCAGCCTCTTTACCTTGAGCATGTCTATCATAGACTCTATTCAACATCTTATCGATGTCAAGTTTGAGTTGACCCTTAGACAAGCCACAAGTGCACTTCCCATCTTCCGCAGGGAAAACATTCTGGCAACCATCACACACTACTGTAAACAACTCAGCAGATAAATCTTCTCTATCAGACACAGCTTTGCTCCAATACTTTTAGGACTTGCATAGGTCCACAGCCATAAAGACCAGAAGCCCAAGCTTGGTTGGTCTCAATAATGGCCCAACCCTTTCCTTTGATTCTACCAACATCTATAACGCTGGGGACCGTGATGAGGTCGCCCATGTCATGATACTCCATGTCATGAAGTAAATCATTTACGAAGTCATGAGGGTACCGCTCCTCTTCAAGCGGAACCATATTCCAGAACCTATGGTCAGCAATATGATCGAAAAAGATATAATTAGACCAGGTCCTTACCCTCTTGTCAACAAAGGTACGATACTCCAAGTCCCATTCAACTACCTCTGAGACAAGGGTAGGAGTATCGTCTGGGACTACCTCAGGCGTGATAAGGGTACCAGGAGTATAGACTCCGCACTGAAAGACCTTATCATCCGCCGGCTTGATGAACTTAGTCTCCTTAAGCTTCTTGGCTTCGCCAAGGGTCATAAAGTCAACTTGACGCTTCAAATAGGCAGGGTGAAGCTTAGAGAGCCAGTCAAAACTGTTCTGCTTCAAAGTCCAGCCCATCTGCTGCGCTATAACCTCACAGAAGGTCTGGGAGCCATAGGGTACGCCCTTGACGCCTGACTTGATCAAATCGTCCTCTAAACGCCAGCCAGAGGGCGCGGTGAGGACTTCCCAACCCATCTCCCTGGCCGCTATCTGCATAGCTAGGATTTCCCCGTGTGCCTGACCAACTCTTTGCTGTGTTATTAGAATCATTACCAGAACGCTTTCAACTTCTTTGCTCTTTTCAAAAGCAACTTACCAAACTCCGGACAGAAAATCATTTCATAATCTAGCCAACGAATCTCATTACAAAGTTCTTTGACAGACTTTTTGAATAGTAAATAGTCGCCGTCCCATATTTCCCAAAAGGATTCGTCAAAGTCCTGAGACCCATCGGCCTTAGCAACTTTGACGAATTTCCCCTTCAGTTCCTTCTCCTCACTCACTTATCAAGCTCCGATGGTTTCAAGGAACAAGTATCGTAATGAGAGAAGACCATACTAGGTACAGCACGACCTTGAGTCCTTCCTCGGAGGTCAGTAGTGATCCCGAAAAGGCTTCTCAATGGCACGTTAGCCTGTACGACTCTAGCATTACCACGACTCAATGTATTAGTAATCTGGCCTGCACGGGCAGACAAGACACCAATAACATCACCCATATACTCCTCAGGCGCTACCACTTCCACTGCCATGATTGGCTCCAACACAGTTGGACCCGCAGCATTGACAGCTTCTTGGATAGCTTTTGAACCAGCTAGTTCGAATCCAAAGGCGCAACCATCGACTGCATGAGTGCTACCATCTATGAGGGTAACCTCGATGTCAACCGTTGGATTGCCAGAGTAGATTCCGTTTTGAAGGGCATTCTTGATGCCTTTCTCCACAGATGGAATAAACTCTCTTGGGATTCTGCCGCCTACTACTTCGTCATGGAAGACGAAGCCTGAGCCTCTAGCACCTGGCTTTACCTTGATGACAGCATGACCATAGACACCTTTGCCACCATTCTGGGCTTTGTGTTTATAGTCCGCATGACCTTCCTTGGTAATGGTCTCACGATAGGAAACACGAGGTTGTCCAGTCGTTACACCAACTCCACGGTCAGTACGAAGCTTATCAACTACAATCTCAAGGTGAAGCTCACCCATACCCTTCAGAATAGTCTGAGAGGTATCTGGGTCAGTATAAGCCTTGAGGCTTGGGTCTTCAAGCAACATCTTCTGTAAAGCAACAGCTAGCTTATCATAGTCAGCCGAGGTCTTCGGCTCAATAGAAAGCTCGACTACTGGATCAGGGAAGTCCATCTTCTCTAAGATGATAGGAGACTTCTCATCACACAGCGTGTCACCAGTATATGTAGTCTTCAAGCCAATAGCGGCAACAATGTCACCCGCCCTTGCCTCTTCAATCTTCTGCCTATCACTTGCGTGCATAAGTACAAGACGGGAGACGCGTTCCTTCTGTCCGCGACTTATGTTATACACATAAGAGCCAGAACGTAGGACACCCGAGTAAACTCGAATAAAGGTTAGGTTGCCAGTGTCTTCGCTAATGATTTTGAATGCCAAAGCAGACAATGGTTCCTCATCTACCAAGCGACGAGTAACTTGCTCTTTGTTATCTGGATTGATTCCAGACACAGGAGGCAAGTCAACTGGAGATGGTAGATAGGCCAAGACCGCATCAAGGAGCATCTGTACTCCCTTGTTCTTTAGGGCAGAGCCGCAAAGAACTGGGAAGAGAGTGCGAGAGATAGTTCCTTTACGGAGAGCCGCATGAATCTCTTCAATAGAGATATCATTGAGTCTGCCGTCTAAGAATTTCTCCATGATGGAGTCGCTGACATCAGCTAGGGCTTCAAGCATACGCTCCCTGGCTCGATGAACGTGGCTCATCAAGCTATCGGGAAGGTAGTCCATAGTCATGAATGAAAATGACTTACCCTTGGTAGATTCATCAAACCTAACGACTCTCATGTTGATAAGGTCAATGATGCCATGGAACTGTTCCTCTTCTCCATAAGGGAGTTGAATAGGAACGACCTTGACTCCTAGCTTCTCACGAAGAGAATCAACGGACATATTGAAGTTAGCGCCAGTCTTATCCATCTTGTTGACAAAACAGATACGAGCTACGTTGTAGCGGTCAGCTTGACGCCATACCTGTTCAGTCTGAGGCTCAACGCCTTGGGAGCCGTCTAATACACAGACAGCGCCGTCAAGAACACGGAGAGACCTTTCCACTTCGACAGTGAAGTCAATGTGACCTGGAGTGTCAATTAAGTTGATGCGATGGTCGGGCTGGGAGTTATCCGAACCTTTCCAGTACAAAGTGGTAGCGGCTGAGTTGATAGTGATGCCGCGAGTCTTCTCACGCGGATCATCATCCATAACAGTGTCACCATCGTGTACTTCACCCATTGTATGGATGAGACCGGCATAGAACAAGATGCGTTCGCTTACAGTGGTTTTGCCCGCGTCAATGTGAGCCATAATCCCGATGTTGCGATATCTATCAATGCTAACGTGCTTCATAACAGTTTCCTTTGAGCTAAAGGATTAGCCCATTCAAATCTAAACGGATGGCATACCAGTACGGTATGCGTCCAAAGACGAGGCGATCCTTCGCTAAACTATTATGCTAATGGCGCCTTGTCAAATAACGGTGCTGAGGTGGAGTAGAGTATCTACGCCAACGCCGGAATCATTGGAAATGATCCGATCTGAAATTACATTTGTTAACATATTAATACTCCTCTCTTCCACATTCTATGCAGACGTTGTTTGTCCAAGGGTGTTCTGTAATCTCAATCCTATATTCAGGATGAGCTTTCATCATTCGTTCCACGTAACTATCAACCTCTTCTCTTGATTGATAGCTTCCACTTAAGCGCCACTTAGTTTCATCTTTTAGATAAAGATAGAAACGGTAGGTTGTGCCGCTAATCTCTTCGGTTCGGCACGTATATATCTTCTCTTCCATCGTTCTTCCAATATGTTTTGAATACATGGTCCCAATGGAATAAGAAAATTCCGAAGTTCTTCTGCATATCTACGTGATGTAGATAGTGCAGTCGGTTCCAGTATGCAAAGATATTCCTAACTCCCGGAATTCGATTAAGAAAATGATTTTTGATATGGAAAGCATCATGAAGTTGGTCATGAAGAACTCCCATGAGACCCATTACTATCACAGCGGTAACAACTGATGGTAATGAAAGAATCCCTAAGGCTCCTAAGAAGAGAGGGATTGCTACCAAAGGTATAGCTGCTATTGCGAAAGTAAAAACTGTATTATCCACACCAGCCTGTCTGTACTTGTCTGACAGATAGTTAGACGGAGGATACAGGATAAGATGATGCGTCATATGTTTCTGATTGAGACGACCAGTCCATTTCTGATGGAGTGATCGATGGACTACATAACCAAAAAGGCTAGAGGCGAAGAAAGCGACAAACGCTGTGATGAGAATTGCAATCATGCTAATACTATATCACATGTAGACCTTGCTCAAGAGGTCAGCCACCTCGGCCGCTTCTCGGGCACGTTCGTTTAGTCCCAGGTCAGAGTAATCGTCGGCTACTTCACTACATGCCAAACGAAAAACCTTCAATGCTTCCTTTGCCCCGTACTCTGTAATGAGTTCCTTGAGATCCAGCAAATCTTCCTTTTCCATGACACACCTCTTTACATGAATGCTGTTAGATTAGATAGGCGATGAAGATAACGAATAAGCTCACACACATGAAGGATGGGCATCCCATCTCCATTACTTAAGTTGATTCTACCACCCGGAGATTCAATTACATTATATCGAATGGGTTCGTAGTTTTTGAGGCGCGGGTCGTCCCTTAGAGAGACGCTGGATGCTGTTCCATCTTTAGTAAATTCATTCAGAATTACGTCAACTTTTTCAAAACGAAGAATGGAATCTGTTTGGGGCGGGACATCACCAATGTCATATGCAAACATGACGACATTGAAGTTACCTACTTTGTATTCCCAACGATCACCACGACCAAGACATGGTCTGAGATTACCTAGCTTATGTCGGATAACATAAATGTTCTTCGCGTTCTCTTCTTTATCTAACGTGTTGTCCATAGGTAGAAATGACTCGGGGGCTGTTACGCCCCCGAATGTTAAGTGTTAGTTGTAGTTAGATGCGTATCTCAGTTGATACTTCTCTTCATAGTCTTGAATAAGTCTAATACAATCTTGTGCTTGACTTACTGCGTCTCCGAAGTAAGCGTTTTTACAAATGCTGCGTAAGAAATGCTTGACCTGAGGCAACGATTCTTTCTTGACATTACCGCTTTTAATAGACTCTTCCACACCGACTTCTAGTATATTCTCTACTTGTTGCTGAATTTGCCAACCGAGATTATTAAAATCTCTGCAAATGCTGATGATATCTGAGATATCTAGAGGGATGCTGAATTCATCATCCTTCTCTTCTGAGGTTGTTGTTTCAATTACGGCGAGAGATTCAAATTCGTTAAGAGTCATTTTAAACTCCATTTATGAAAAGTTATTGCGTTAAAGTAATTTCAAAGAACCGAGTACCTCCTAAAGGTTATAGGCTATTGTCTAATGCGAACTTATTAGAAGAACGCACCCATTATAGCATATATCAGGAACTCAATTTATTGCTAGCTTCAACTGCCTTTTCATAAGTAGAATTGATTTTCTTGTACAGATCGTCCGGGGCAAATCCCTCCACTGCTGTACCTGTCGAATGGTAGACTTCTGCCTTCTCATGGCAGGTTGGACACAGGGAGATTCCATTCTCTTTTACATACCCACCATTTGGAAGTAAGTTTCTATCGGTTATGTGATGAGCGTCAAGTTCTTCCTCGGCCGTGTCCTTGGAAGATTTCATATTACACATAGCGCAACGAAAGCCGTCACGCTTGTAACATGCGTCACGGAAATACTTTCTAATTGCTTTCTTGCCGCTAGACATAATAACCTCAATCGTCAGACTCGCCAAGACCTCGCTTAGCAAGTTTCTTAATCCATCGTAGTGTCATCAGAATGCTTGCTGAATTATGGTTTGGCATATCTTCATCAGCATTCTTATAGATATCCTCTAATGCCTTCTTCATTCTCTCAACGTCTTCATTCTCGGCCATATCAACCATCCAAGTTCTCGTAGATGACATCGAAGCCGTACTGTTCATACAGTTTCTCAAGAGACTTGCGTACATCAGGATAACGAGCTGACAGATTAGTCACGGCGTTCCGTGCATCCTTAATCTCATAGAAGATATCTTGAAGAGTATTGCTGCCACAAGCCTTCTCAAGCCTAAACAGTTCAGTCTCCAGATATCGCATGCTCAACTCTTCTGCTTGGGCACCAACTGCTTCATCAAGCATATCAACCGGAACGTCAGGCCCACCATCAGCATCAGCACGGCGGGCTGCACCTTCAAGCTCCAACATAGGATAGGTAGTAGGCCCCGGTCGATTGACATACTTGTCTTTGTCCAAAAACAAACTGCCGGCAAAGTGCACAAGCACCTGCTTATTAGCTACGCTGTCTGGAATGTCATGAAGTGTCTCATGAGTCGAGTGGTGAATGTATACTACGATACGTCCATACTTTTCAAGTCCAACAGAATGAAACCACTCTTTGTCCTTGTAGAGATTTCTAAGATACTCCATGCCTTCATTAATATCCATCGTTGAGTCTCCTTTGTTGTTCATAGGATAAGTAGTCGGTACTATGAACCACTACTACTCCCGAGTCAGTTACCCAACGCTTATGTACTTCATTCCCGTGACGCTCAACGAGTTGGCGCATTATGATAGCGCCCCTTTGCCGAAGTCTGCGAATGTCGCCAATGGTAGGGCTGTGATAGAAACGCCAGTCTTCCTTGCCAGTTTCTTGATTCTTCTCAAGAATAGCAGCGCACCTTTTCATGTAATAACCAATTCTATAATAGTTGGCAGGGCCGGAGGGAATTGAACCCTCTTCCGGAGTTTTGGAGGCTCCGTTGTATCCTATACTCGACCCTGTATTGTTGGAGGAATAGAAGGGATTTGAACCCCTGGCTCCCATAAGGAGCTTCTGTTTTCGAGACAGACCGTTTCAGCCGGACTCACGCACTATTCCTTAACACAGTGTGGCGGAGAGTACAGGATTCGAACCTGTGGGGGCCTTTCGACCCCAAGAGTTTAGCAAACTCTCACCATAGACCACTCGGACAACTCTCCGTGTTATGCTAACTATTATATCTCATTATTGACAAGTTCATCAGTCAATGATTGCAATAACTCGAAATTCTCTACTTTATCCTTATATTCTAATGGAATACCATCAAGTCCGTATAAAGTACCAGCCATGCCACCAGCAATCGCCGCAGTGGTATCAGTATCTCCGCCAGCCTTGACAGCTAACACTACAGTATCTCTATAGTTTGCGTTGGCCCCTAAACAATAGAATGCCGCGCCAACCGTCTCTGGAACATAGCCATTGACGCCGATCTGCGCAAGGGCCTCAAAATGTTCGGTACCCAGTTTTAGATGGGTTAAGGCCAATACTAACTTCTCTTTGACAATAGATTCAGAGATTACCTCAGCTACCTCTTCTAAGACCTCAATCATGTCAGTTGCACCATTAGCAATCAATGCAGTACCTAGTGCAACCGCCACAGAACCCATCTTGGGTTCAAATGAATTATGAGTGATGGATGCGTCCGCCATTGCAACCTCAATCAACTTGCCGATATCTTTACGGTACCAGAGGCCAATTGGTGTGGCTCTCATAGCAGTTCCATTACCAGAGGCAGGCTTGCCATCGTTATGGGTAACACCACTCTCAAGAGCGGATGCTCCGTTCTTCATTCGTGTCAAAGCTCTGTGAGTAGTCCCGCCAATACCGCGAGTGTTACCAGACTCCATCCAAGCCAAGTACTGAAGACCTACGTGCTCTTGATCGAATCCGCTCTTCTCAAGCAAAGAATATGACAAAGCAAGGCTCATTAGGGTATCATCGGTATATTGTCCGGCCTCTCCTACCCAGAAAGTACCGCCAGCTTTGAACTGACCATCCCACTCTTTAAGCTTGGGCTCATGGACACTCCACATCTCAAATGGATTGCCAAGAGCATCTCCAATGGCACATCCTACTAATGTTGCAATCTTATTCATTCTAATCTTTCAATAATGAATCTGGCGGAAACTGAGGGATTCGAACCCCCGGACCCCTTTCGAGATCTCTAGTTTTCAAGACTAGCGCCTTAAACCACTCGGCCAAGTTTCCATATATTACATCTCTCGGGATAATTTATACTGCTCTTCTTTTAGTTTTATTATCTCCAACTTACCATCATCACAAACAACTTCTTTATAATAAAACTCTAATAGCTCTTTAACTAACTTAGCTCTATTCCTCTTAATATCTATCTTTTCTTTAGATAAATCCTGGATATTAAATGGATTGTCTTGTAAACATAGATAGCACATTTGTTTTGGAGGAGACTATGGGATTCGAACCCATGGGAGCCTTGCGACCCCTTCACCTTTCCAGGGTGACCGTTTCAACCACTCACGCAAATCTCCTTAGTGGTATGGAGTCGTCGGTCCGATTCGAACGGACACATACGGAGGTTGCAGCTCCGTCCCTTAACCATTTGGGTACGACGACTTAAATAGCGTATCTTATATATCCACCTATTGATAGGTTAAAGAAAAGCTTTTAGCTTGATAATCCTTAGCGCTTCCTCTTCCGAATACCATTGTTTATTAAATCGGTACTTGTTGCCGTGAGCAATTGTTTCAATTAGTCTAGCTGGACCAGGACCAATGTATATCTCATATGTATCTATAATGGAAGGGCCATGTACAACATGGCCAGCATCTTCCCAGAATTTCCTAATCTCAGGATGCATTCAGTTGATTTTCAATTCATCCACATCACTTACAACAACTTCAGGATCTTGCAGCCCTTTGATAGCCTCTTCCAGCAAAGCGATGGTACTTTCGTCGCTCATATTGGAAACTGTCGAGACTTCCTTCTCCTTGATATCAATCATAACGAAGGCGCAACGAACCTCTTCTGGGAGGATTTTATCCAAAGCAGCAGTGATTTTGGATGATAGGTCTTTCAAACTTGCCATAGTCTTACTCACATTTCTCTTTTAATTTTTTATCAGCTAGACTGAAATTAGTAAACTTCTTGTCCTTAGTTACCTCTTTGACAATTTTGAGAAAGGGCGGTAACTCTACAGTATCGTCTTTGTCTTCTAACTCAATCTCCAATATAGCCAGCCCCTTGAGGTGCCCTTTGAACAGGTCAAGCTCAAAAATTTGATCGTGCCACTCGAAGACGAAGCGGGTCTTTTCAACAGCGCACTTATCAGGTCTTGCTCCCTTGAGGGCCTTGTTATACTCTTTTTCATTAATCTCTGACTCGGTTTCTTCATGGACTCCAGTATCGCCCGTTGGCTTCTTCTGGTTATGATGGTATACAGTTTCAGTGTCACCGCTCAGCCCTTCTATGGTTTTTCTAACCCTGGATGACTGTTCACCCTTTTCTGCCACCAGATACGTCTGTGAAATGCGCTTGACATCTACTATGCCATCAAAAAGTTCTGCGAGAGCCGCCCAAGATGTTGGAAGCTTGACCAAGTACTTTCGCTCGATTTCCAGTTTAGTTCCCATGCTTGCTTACCTACTTAGTGATAGGATTGGGGACAGTAATGTCATGAATTTTCAGCCCTAACTTTGTTAAACCTAACCACGAAAAAACCTGCATCAAGGGGTGACCAATTAAATTATGAATCGCCCATGCATGGCGCTTATACTTGGCCCGCTCACCCTCTAGTGCATCAGGACACAGCCGCATCACTATATCGAATGCGGCTGGCCCCTCTACCAATTCAGATGAACCATCCTGAAGATAGAGGCGGATATAGCCTCCATTGACCAAATTATAGCACTCAATCCATCTAATAGTGTCAGAGTTGAGAATCTGTTTATCATAGTGAATGAACATTATACCACCGCTACTTTTGTCCTATCCACCCCGTCAGTAGACTTGGTGAGGTCGAAGTTCTCTTCGATAAACTTGATAACCCTCTCAGGGTCGACATTACGATTGAAGACAATATTGGGGCCATGGTTGTCCAAATAGACACACTTGATACCCGTTTCTTCCTCTCTAAGACCTGCACTGGTGTTCTTGCCGCACTCATGGCTACCACATTCATAGGGCGCCTGGTCTCTAACAGAAAGCTTTGCTCCAGGCTTGGGAGGGCAGTGAAAGTGAACGATACAGTCCATGCCTGGATGCTCGCGGAAGACGATACGTTGTGACTGACCACCCACCGAAGGCTTACCTCCCTGACTCCAAACCTCATTATCACCATTGGCATGGACCAATGCCAGCTCCTCTAGCTGGTTGTAGTTGGTCTTACGCATAGAGGTGAGGAACTTGTTGTCATCTACCTTGACGGCAAAGTGACCAACTGTTGAACCTTGGAAGGGCTTATAGGCCCCTGCCTTGACACAGTGGTCAACTACCGCTCTAAGAGAGCTTGGAACCAGCTCATGACCCCATGGAACACCCCTACCAGTGACTACTTTAGACCTAGTGAAGGTACCCTTGGAACGAGAGATGGTCATCTCCATCAACATGTCCAGAGCAATGTCACGGTCAGTAGTGACACAGTGACGAGCTTGCTCGGGTGTGATGATCATGTTGACGCGAGTCTTAGTATCGTTAGCTAGGACTAGGTTACAGGAGTTAGATTTGAGTAAGTGCAGGCCAGTTAAAAACTGCTCATCCTCGGTTGCCCCACAAGTTGTCTTGAAAGCGACCAAGAAAATATCCTTGCGTTCTTTGCGAATTTTCTTTACTAATTTCTCCGCAGGCCACAACAACATCGTTTGTTCGCCTTCAGAAGTTTTTAGACGAGGCTCATATTTACCACTAGAGGTAACTGTGCTAAATTCAAAATAGTCTTTAGTTTTATCTTCTAGATGAGGCTCTTTTTCGATTCCACCCTCAAAATCTACCAAAGCTGGGTTGAAGATGATGGCTTTAGTATTAGGGTCTGCAATTAGCTCGTCAACCAGTTTGGAAACGTCTTCATTGGTTTCTAGATTGGAAGGCTGAGCATACTCATCATGTCCAGCCATCTTAGTTAGATAGAGTTGGACGTCAAATTCTTGTCTAGAAGGCCAGTAACCATACTCTCGGAGGCTAGCTTCAGCACCACTCACTCCTAGCTTATGGTAGAGCATGGTAAACATTTTCTTTGCAGTAGTTCCGTAAGCTGGGGCACATAGGGCCAAATGATTACGAACATGGGAGACTGTACCGCCACCAATGACTACAAAGTTCTTCATGACATCCTCTTAGGTATATGGACTACTTCGACACGAATAACACAATAAAGAGCCGTCGGGCTGGTTGCCTTCAGCATACTTGTAGAAGGACTTACACTTACGACAGAACATACCATCCAGGCCGACCTTACCTCTGATTCTATCAACGTAGAGTTCTATGCGGTCTAGTAATCCAACTAGATCAACACTAGCTCCTTCTTGCCGAAGAACGTATGAGAGGAAAGATCCGGTCTGAGTAAGGCCATCATCACCAGGTTCAGGTGATGCAATTATGAAATTGTGGTCATGGTCTTGAGCCCAGTTCTTTAGAAGCTGAGCAAGGGTATCTCTATCTTTTGACACATAACCCTCTTAGGTTGCGTCAGTAGATGTGGCAACGTCAGCATCAGCCTTTTTCTGGCGCTTGCTGGCCTTGACAACTTTTGCTGGTTTTAGGCCCTTGATAATGCCGCCATTCTTACCTCGGGTGACGTAAGCAAGACTGTTATCATGTGCGTAGTGATTGACAAAACCTAGAACTTCTTTTGGGTCCTTGGCAACTGCTAGACCAACTACTTGGGCTAACTGTTTGATTTGAATGCGTTCGCCATCTTGCATCGCTTCAAGAGCATGCTCAGCGGCTTCATAGCACTGTTGTGAAAAAGCGGTCATACGCTCAACATCTTTTGAACTCATTGTAATTCTCCAAAATTCGAGGACGTGCCTCGTGTATATTCATAACTATATGCACGCTTTCAACACTGTCAACGAGATCAAAAGAAAAATAATAAGATCGTCTAATTCAAATTATAGGATTGGTGTGGAAACTCCCTGGTCACCGACCCCAGGGCCAAGCCCTGAAGCGTTGCATCCACCACCAGAAACCGTAAAAAAGGTGGTTTCATAGCTTACGGCAAACCAAGAAGCCTGACACGGTTGATCTTCGTTCTCCACGAAGAAATGCCGCATCATTCCCAATATTCTTTCCAATTATCTTTGAATTCGTTCTTCAATCGTTCCATATAGGCTTCAGTCTTAATCTTAGCCATATAGATTTGATTGTTGTAAATGCCCTTAACTACTACCCCTTCTTTGACATCGTACTTGCCTTTTCGAACATCTACGAAGAGTTGGCCAGAAAACTTTCCTTGGAAGACAACTCTCGCAATATTGAATTGTTTGAAGTCTTCTACAAATTGTTCAGGAGGAATTAAGCTCCCATCAACTTGGACATCAAATATAATTAATTGCTTGATAACATCTTTCGGGTCATGTTGACCTGCAAAAGAATGGGGTCCAAGATACTCAGTGAATACAATAATTTCTTTAGCAGTATTGTATTTAGGATTCTCATTAAGGAAATCATTTAGAAGATCCTTTTGATCCCATAGAGTATGGACACCCTTCAACTCTGGATGCGCTTCCTCAAAGGCTCTAACACCAGTTGTATTGATGGCATATCTGTCACGTCGAGCACCGTAGTCTTGCCACCCCTCACCCGGCATGAAAGTCCAATGGATATTGGTTCCATCATACTTCTCAAATGCAATACACTGCTTGAGTGGACAGTCTAGTGTATCGGGAATCTTGGGGTAGGCAAGTTTGATTTTCATGATCCGGTACGAACGTAATCTACAGTAAGGATGACATCGATAGCTGCACGACCAGCATTCAACTCGATGGCGTCATCTTCACTACCGCCTGCGCTACCACCAGCGAGACCGTTAGTATAGTTAGCTCCCTTAGAGAAACCACCATGGTCACGACCGCTGTAGTTTACCTGCCAGCTATCCACAGAGAACTTGTCTGCTTCAAACCCAAGCGTTTTGCACTGGTGAGCAAACAATACTTGCGCTACCTTCCAAGCATCTTCCAATGCCTGTTGTTTGAATTGCGCCTCAGCCCTAACAGAGTAGGTTGGGGAGTTAACCGTGTATTCATTTACTTCCAACTCAGAAAGCACATCATATGCTTCATTGACCATCTCCAATGTGGGAGTCTGGAAAGTAACGGAATAGGTAGCCTTTTGGCCTTCCATTCGGTTTACACCATTGGTACGGTCATAAACATAATTCGGAGCAACCGAAATGTTAGAGCGGTAGTTGTTGGTCAAAAACTCCAAGCCCCTCTTCTTGAGTTCATCAAGGGCGGCAGTAATTTTAGACGCACCCTTCTTTAACTTCAACTTTGCTTCCTTCGCTTTAGGGGCGAATTCGTTGAAGGAAAGGGTAAAAGTGGCAGTATCGTAATCTGTCACGACACATCCACGAGCCGACACGGTAGTAACTTTGTTTGTCATTGTGTATCCTTGTAAAAATAGAACCTGAAAGAAGACACCCTATAAGCGGAGTCCTGTCTATAAATCGAGACAATCATTAATCTTGGCCGTTAGTTACCTAATGGCTCCAGCACTAACCCGAGAGTATTGACCGGACAAGTCACTCTCTATTTAGCTTGCTACATCTGAGGTTTACCTTGCCACCTATATCACTATAGGTGCGGTGGGCTCTTACCCCACCATTTCACCCTTACCATCTACCGTTGCTCCCTTTCGGGCCTGGCGGATTCATGGCGGTTTCTTTTCTGTTGCACTATCTGTCGCATCACTGCGCCTGGCCGTTAGCCAGCAAATTGCCCTACGTAGCTCCGACTTTCCTCTCCTTACGGGAGCGATTGTCTAGGTCTCTTCTTTCAAGTATCGTCTGAAGTGGTGAGTTATCACGTTCTTCAGATGTGAATTAAACTTGGCAGGATATGGCATATGATCCACCCTAGATAGAATATCGTCCCTCATCAGAACCATAGACCTCTCCTTGACGCCATACTCCTTCACAGTGGATAACCACTTGAATTGATAGATAGCATCATTGATGAATGATAAAACACGATGCTTCTCTATAATAGGAATAACATTGTGATTCATCATATCTACTAAAACATGGCATGCCGGAGAACCTCCAAACGTACCAGGATCCAATTCCATATCCTTTGACCAAGCTAAGCTCATGTTCAACGCGCCTTACGAACATATCCTATTTCAAGATTGACGGTAACGCTGGCTAAGCCAACGGTGAATCCAATTGCAGGTTCATGTGGTGCTGCTGCTGATTCAATAATATTGATGTCAGTAGACGAATAATTCTGTGCTCCTGCCATAGGAGCGACAGAACGCATTGACATCTTAGCAACTCGATCAGAGCGTTGAGAATCGCTGTAACTAGTTTCCCAACTGGCAATTTCGAAATCTGCTGGGACAAGACCCAAAATCTCACACTCCATAGCGAAACGTTCTTCGACTTTCTTCTGAGCAGCTTTGAGAGCACGCTTGTTGAGACGGTCATGATTCTTGAGACTAAATGCTGGCGGTAACACCCTGACCTTTGGAATAGAAGTTAAAGCATCATAGACCTTAGAAACCTTATCCAAATCACTAATACTGAACGCCAGAGAATAACTCATCGTATATCCTTTGAGTTCGCGAGTATTGTTCTTACCAACGTACTCCCAGTTCTCTTGGGTACTGGATGATGTACGGACTGAGTTCTTTACAAACTCCAATCCTAATTCCTTCTTCACTTCATCAAGAGCTTCATTGAGCCCAAGTATTGCCAATCCCAATTTGTTCTTGGCATTAGGAACGGTCTGCGCTTCTTCAGTCAAATGAACGCTAAACGTCACTTGATTGAACTTCGTCTCAGCAGTGCCTTGAGCGGCAACGGTAGTAGCTTGCATCGTAATTGTTTTCCTTGGTTACACGCCCCAAGATATTCACGGAATTATCCCGTGTCAAGGCGTGATCATTTGTAAAAATAGGAAAGCCTATACCTGTTACAGTATAGGCTATCTGAAGTTAGAGTGAGGTTAATTACTCTTTTTTATCACCATGCTTCTGATGACAAGAGGTCTTGTCATGATCAACACAGTGGTGATGTTTCTGTCCATGACTCCAGCTACAGACACGGTCTTGACCGCTCTTGCAACCGTGGTTGTCATCATCATTATCACCATCACATACACATGAGCCATTCTTACAGACCCTGCTTTCTGGGCACTGTACTCCAGCACATGGGTCAACTGGGACACAAGCACCTTCCTTACAGACCTTACCAACACAGCACTTCACGCCTGCACAAGGATCAACTGGTACACAAGCTCCGTCTTTGCAGACATCATTCTTGGGACAGCAGACACCATCACATGGATCCTTTGGTGGACCGGAATCAGGCAAGCCAGCATCAGGTGGAGTTGGGCAAGTGCCATTCACACACTGAACACCTTTAGGGCAAGTTACGCCAGCACAAGGATCAACTGGAGTGCAAATGCCGTCTTTACATACGCTGCCATCAGGGCAAGTTACACCAACGCATGGGTCAACTGGAGTACAGGTTCCATCTTTGCAAACGTCACCATCAGGGCAGGTAACGCCGGAGCAAGGATCGACAGGAGTACAAACGCCATTTTGACATGCTTGTCCCAAAGGACAATTTTGATCCACGCATACACCACTATCAGGTGGTGTTACATTTACATCGTTATCAGTAGAGCCGTCGTCTACTGGAACGCCGCTATCTGCGGTGGCCGCCCCGTCTTCTGGGAACTCAACTAATTGAGAACCACAGCCGGCGAAGATACCTACTGCAAGAAGCGATAATACAAGAAAAAATTTCTTCATTGCTTTAACCTCTTTACTTTACCACTACGAATGAAACATCAAACTCAACTCGACGATTTTGAATACGTCCAGCTTCAGTCTTGTTATCGGCAACTGGAACCTTAGACCCGAATCCCGTTGCGGTCAAACGCTTCCCATCGACACCATTGGCAATAAGGAAGTTACGAACTGCATCAGCTCTCTTTTGAGCTAACTTGTTGTTATGCTCTACTTGCCCTTCAGAAGACGCATGGCCTTCAATTTTGACATTATAAGTCTTGTCGGCTAAGAGAGACTTGACAACACCGGCTAATGCAGTGGTCTGTGTTGAATCTAGAATTGCAGAGTCCCAAGCGAACTGAATACGAGGCTTGAACTTGACAATCTCAACCGGAGGTGGTGGAGGAAGTGGTTCAACCTTCTTTGGTTGTTCTACAATTGGTGGAGGTGCAGGAGGCGGCGGAGCAACTGGCTTTGGCTCTTCAACACGCTTTGCAGCCGCGCCAAGTTCAAAGCTCAGTCCAAGAATCAAAGTCTTGGCATTATTGGTATTAGTGCCAGCCTTATCGTATGCCTCATGAATATCATTGAAGCGTGCGAATGGACCAACCCATAACCATCGACTATCACTGGTTGGAACAGAAGCTCCAACAGCAACAGACCAGTTAAAACGATCTAGAGAATCTGTGCGAACATATCCTGCATCGCCGTCAATCCAAGGAGAGACTGCATCGAAACCAGTGCCAGGGTTATGTGCGTAATCATGTGGTCTCTTTACACGTGCAAAAGCACCAAGGCTTAATGCAGTTCCGGCATCAACGCCGGAAACGGAAGAGGGTAAAACCATATAGGTTAACTGGGGACCCACACTAAAATAGGGTCCAATACCAATCTCTGGCTTGACGGCAACTGCGCCACCAACATCGAATCGCTGAGCTTGCGGGTTAGTGAGCGGAATAGCTACACCAGGCTCTACTCTAAGAGTAACTTCTTGGGCATGCGCCAAAGAAGGTAATGCAAATAATCCTGCCCCCAATAGAGCAGCACTAAATACTTTCAAAAATTTCTTCATTGATTTTGCTTCCTTTTGTTGTAGGTCATAACAACCATCGCACAACATATGTCGGCACTTATCAAATGTCAAATGAAGATCTTTATTCTTCCCAAACGTCACAAAGATAATCAATTAGAGAGTCGCTGTCAATGATCGAAGAAAACGCTTTCACGTATTTCTTCTTATAATATTCCGAATCAATGACCGGCTGGGTGTCGAATTTGTCAATCAATTTAAGTTGTAACTTTCGACTGTACTTGCCGGCACACTGTCTAGAACAGAATGGGCCTGCCTTATTCTTACGTGCTTTATCTCTAATGAGACGTGGGCTACGTTCGAATTCCTTTTTACACCAGGCACAATCAAACTTCACATGCTTGACACGCCTAGTATCTTCACGAGAGTGTTCATTACGCGGCATGATTCTTAGATTCTCGAAATTATTATTATCGAAATTAGAATCAATATGGTCAACGGTTTCTAGATTTGGGTCAAGCCTGCGGCCTAATTGCAATTCTAGAAGCCATTTTGGATATGAAATAGTACGTTTTGTTCCGTCATCTTCTATGACGATAACAATTTGACGACCATCTTTTCTCTTGTAAGGACCATGCACCTTCATAAAGAAGATGTGAAATTAGTAGTAATATCCCCAAGAATCTCTCTTCGGAGGCTTTGGATAACCCGGCGAAAGCTGAAGGATTTTAGTCTGATAATACTCTGGCAAAGAGTTCCAGTAATCCAATTCTTTTGGATTAAGCTTGCGATCCTGACGAAGAGTTGGGGTACTGGCACGAACCCACTTAGCAGTGCGGCCAATGACAATCATCTTACCATCTTCACCAATAATGGCCCGACCAGCCGAGTCTGTCTTGTGCACAGGCTCATAAGAGAGGTATAAGAACTGAGGACCAGTTGGAGCATAGTAGCTGCCACGGTGCCATTCAGTAGCCCAGATGTGGCTGTAACCACCCTTCTTGCTCTTGGTGGCGGGGACAAACCAGAAGAATTTGTTGCCAACCTTGCCAACGATTTTGCCGTTGAGCCAATTGGAAATCTGGTTAATATCAAATGGTGGTACCTTTTCGCGAGCATAGCGGCGGCCAAGGTAACGCTTTTTCTGTAAGAACCCATCATCATCTACATAGAAATCATGCTTAGAATAAGAGGTTGTTGGATCATCTGGATTGGAATAATATCGGCGCCTGACATCTGGAGTTACCTCAACAGATTGTAGCATATGATCGTAGACAATGTGACGGCCAGCCGTGGTACGAGTGTCAAAAGTTTTGGTAACGTCGGAACGAACTTCATCCCAAGGACGACCAACCTGACGGTCTAACCAACGATAGATAGGGCCAAGTTTATCATCGAAACCTTTGTAAACGTGCTGACGAGGTTCAATATCGTAAGCATCATAGTTGTCAGGGTCTTGACGAACTTCCTGCATATAGTTTCTGAGATGGGCGCGTTCTTCTGCGTTTGAGTAGTGACGATCCCATTTGTTGCCCTTATGACGACCGCCTTCAATGACGGTACGGGCGAGATTCTTAGTGGACATAGCATTCTCCGAGGAGACAAATTACGAGAAAACCAGAATGGTTCTAACTCTATTCACAACTTTTTCGCGAGTAGTATTTGCGAAATCAAAAAGCTTTTTCTCATAGGAAAACTTATTATTGGTTTTACTACGGTTATCAATGATTCGATTTTCGGCATCGACATCATGAATAAAAATCTCAGTACGGTCAGGCATACCATACTGAGTTATTCGATATTGGTGTTTACCTTCGTAAACAATTACTGTTTCGTATTCAACTCTGCACACTGGTTCCCAATGTACAAAGAAGATACGATAGTGCTCCCAATTAGAAGAGCAAGTGAAATTATACTTGGGTCCTGGTATGTGGTCTTTCCAATCGAGTAAGTCTAATCTAGACTGACAGATGGGACACTTAAGGGCGTTGAGTATAAGTTTTGCTAAAGGATCCAAGACAACTTAATATCTGTTTGAGTGGGTGCGGAACACAGGAGTCGAACCTGGTGTTGCTGGCTTATGAGACCTGCGTGGAAGCCGTTTCACTCTTCCGCATATGGTTGCAGTAACGGGATTTGAACCACGTGACCTTCAGGGTATGAACCTGACGAGCTACCGGACTGCTCTATACTGCTATATTATGTAACTATTGTTACTGGTTCGGGATAAGAGATTCGAACTCCTATTAGCGGCTTCAGAGACCGTTGTCCTGCCATTGGACGAATCCCGAATAAACTGGCTCAGGGGCAAGGATTCGAACCTCGATAAGCAGAGTCAGAGTCTGCTGTCCTACCATTAGACGAACCCTGAATGGTTCTGGCTCAGGAGTCTGGATTCGAACCAGCATATCGGGAGTCAAAGGCCCGCGTCCTACCATTAGACGATTCCTGAATAGGTAACAAGTATATATCAATATACATAGAAACCCTTAGCTTTGATGAGCTTGGGAGCGCTCATTGCAGCAACATTTATATCGTGGTTCCCCGCATCCATTACACCAGAAATTGTTTTTCTTTTCTGCGTCCTTGAGTAACTCTTTTACATCTTTTCGAATCTGACAATCAACGATGTAATCGTTGAGAGCAATGCGACGATCTAGAGAATGCTCATTGTGTTGATGCATTAGAAAAACCGAACCGATACAACACCCTTCTGTAAGAAGCAAAATCTGCAAGACATCAAAAGATACTTGCAGTGGGAAGAAGTGGTGTGCGCCAAACCAAGAGGCTACAAAAGCTATTTGAGTGGCTACGAAGGCCCAGGTTCTAAATACCTTGGCCATATGGTCTGATAGACGCTGTGACAGCGTATCTTTCTTAGGATTCTCTGTTACCTTTTCTACTTTTACCGCTCATGATGAGCCCTCCGTTCTCCATAGAGGATAGGGTTTGTAACCCTATACAAGCATTTGCGTAGTTTATTTGATTATTTCTTTATCTTTAAGTACAAATCTTTCAGTTCTCGCGGATCTCTCAAAAAATCTACGGGGACAAAGAAGGATGGCTCTCGGCCATTGACATCTCGTAACCACTTGCCCTTCTTAGCGTCTTTACCAAGAAGGTAGCCCATAATATAACAGGCATCATCAAGAACTGCAACACAAACGAAATACGCATCATCTGCATCATCAGCCCTAACAATCAAGGACTTTTTGAAAGAATCGATGGATCTTACTTCAAAAACAGATCCTACATCCTTCTCGCTCTTGAAAGTATTGACAGAGCCACACCAATATACATTGAGATGCTTGGCGAAAGCTGATTCCGCAGTAGCTCCCTGTCTATCGATCTTCTGACCCTCTTCTCTGGTAGCCTCTAAACCATGAGCATCAGGACGATCATCATCATCTTTAGATACTGATGTTCTAGTATCTCCAACTAGAATGGCAACTCTTTTTTCAATGGCGGTTAGCTTAACTGTAATCGGATCGTGATTCATTGAGCTACCTATAACAACTAATGGTGCTTCGCCATGGAATTTCACCATGTTCTCTGTCCGTGCCAGTATTCTTTGTTTGCAGCCGCGGAAGACAGCCAGCAGAGATTATTTCGAATTGCGAAGCATAAAACACGCCGTAATGACCTAGCCTTACACCTTGCGATGGTTTGCTACTTGGTAACGTAATACACCAAGTTTCTGCGGGATTCCATTACAAAATCCACAAACGTAGTGCCACTAAAGCATTGGCGGATCATTCGGGAGTCGAACCCGATGTCCTCTAGCACTAAAGTCTAGAGGCCAGCCTTTACATCAAAAGACCCAACTAGGGACAGTTTATTTTCACCGGGTCATTTTCCCAAGGACCCAGAGCATCTGTTACAATGCAACTACCAATCAAATTTGTTGCTGGAGCTATCATACCAGCCGCTGACAACGTTCACTCCGTTAGACGGAGATGTTCAAACAAACTTGATGGTGGAGCCTGCGGGGGTCGAACCCGCGACCTTCACACTGCCAGCGTGACGCTCTCCCAATTGAGCTAAGGCCCCATATCAGCTTCCTAATTGCATATTACTCTTTTAGGATTACACTACGCTGATGTATAGTGTTTGGTTGCGCTTTTTGTTAATCTTCGCTGAAGCTTCCGCAGACTTCAGTTCTGCTGGATATGCCAGCTCGATGGTGGATGACACCAGGAGTTTCACCTGGAACTAAGCCAGTTACGGCCTCGTGTTTATATTACACCATGTTCCCATTACCGGACAGTTTCCGAATCCAAGTCATGTCCAGGACTTGTAGAATCTCTTGGGTGAGACTCAAAATTTTACTGAGGCTGGTTCAAGTAACTATTGAAACATTCGCGAATTGAATTCTGTTTCGTACTTGACCAGTCAGTTATGGTGGAGCATATCGGACTTGAACCGATCGCCTTCTGCGTGCAAAGCAGACGCTCTCCCAGATGAGCTAATGCCCCATAACCTGTCACATAATATAACGCTTTATTGCCAGGTGTCAACCCTGATATTTTTTTTAGTTTAGATAGAAAGTGCCCAATCAAGAGCGCTTTCTATTGAGTTAATTAGAGCTTGCTCTTTACGAGTGCAACCAACATGCCACCTTTTTCGTAGCAGAAGTCTGCAAACAAGCATGCTACCATAACGAAAGTCAAAGTAGAAAGCATAATATGTCTCCAGGTTAAAATTGAAACTTACCCTTAGATGTCATTTAATGACTAGCTTGTAAACAAACTCAAAGGTCAAAGAGAATGCAAATCCTGTAAGGACTAGTGCGGAAACACCCAATAAAATCATACATTCTCCAATTCATCTAATCAATTTCTCTACCTCTGGCGTACAAGGAACATTGGTGAAAACAACACTATTGACATCCGTAAGTACTGAATTCCTTACGAAGCATAGATTTGTTCTCGTATCCTTCACATAGGTAATGCGCTGGGCCTCTTCATGAACAGTTGGGAAAACTTCTTTCCTAAAACCCTCTCTAGATTCCTCGTTACAACCAACGAGGCATAAACATAATAGAATTATTTTCATGTGTGAATTTGGGCGAAGGCATGACGGATAATGCCGCTGAATCCAACGAAGACGAATCCTTTGAGAATGTCTCCATCATCAACGGATGAATTTACGAAGATGAACTCGATTAGTTTATCTTCCTTCTTCTTGACTTCCAAGAAGTCTAGCTTCCAATGTTCTGGCTTAGACGCCTCCTCTCGGAGGAACTTAACCATCTCTGCTTTGTCTTCAATCATTTTAGAATAGTCTCCGTAGGGAGCAATACTAAAACAATCTTCGGCAACCTCTTCCGCTTTATTCTTGAGAGAGTCACATAGGGCACCAGCCATTGCATCTAGTCCGATACCAAGCTTCTCTTTGAGTTTTGCATCGATATCTTCGGGCGTCTTTGCGTCATCACCCACAAGGTCTTTGAATGTTTCAATCATGTTATGCGTCTTTCTGAATCAACTCCAGCACTCGCTTCATGTCTTCCTCTTCAGGTGAGGCATGAAGAACTGGAACATCTAGTCTAGATAACATTTCCAAGACACCAGAGTCAACGGACAACGCTTCAGTCTCGGACTGGTAACGCCCCTCAGCCTGATAGGGCCTGTGACGCTTTAAATAGACGTGGAGGTGATTGTGGCCATCGTCCTTGGCTTGCTGATAGAACGCCGTAGCAGCTTTCTCAACGCCTTGCGCAAGACCTTGACTGCAATAGATGCCGGCATAATAAGCTGTCATATAGACGGGAGCATCAGTCACGATATATTTCACTTTGCCGAACAACATACTCTCATGTCGAACCTGTTTACCTAAGAAGTAAAGTTCATCGTAGACATTGAACGCTCGACCTTCCCAGGCCCAGTTCTTGACATACTCACGAACAAGTTCAACATTTTCTTGTTGACACTTCAATAGATAATACAAATAAGCGGCTGAGGTAGATTTACCAGCACCAGGCCCGCCGTACAGGTTAATTATCGTGGTCTTTATCTTTTCCATCGGGGACCTTCTTATACGGACAATGTTTGCACCTGTAGTTACAGCAGTAACCACGCCTCAATAAAAAAGCTTGGGTGAGAACCATCTTACCACTTTCATCGTAGTAGAAGTCCTCACCCTCAATAAGCTTGCTCATATGTGGTAGGTCCACTGGGATTCGAACCCAGCCTAGACGGTTTAAAAGACCGTGGTGCTCTCCGCTAACACTATGGACCCATTATACTCTAAAACTATTGGATCAGTCTCGCCACAATCAACACAAGGATGCTCTTTGAAATAATCAAAGATTGATTGCCTTAACTGATTACGGCGTTCGTAAATTCTTTCTAACTGTTTTTCTTTATTACAAAGATAATGTTTTGCAGAAGTTTGTGCCTGACAAATCTTACATTGAACTTGTAGGCCATCTTTTTTATTCTTATTCTTGCCGAATTCTACGTCGCTTCTTTTGCAAACACTGCATCTTTTCATTTGGTAGGGCCACTGAGGATCGAACTCAGACGGATTGATTAAGAGTCAACTATGCTACCATTAACATCATAGCCCCATGAACCTCATCGCTAATTAGAGTGGCTGAGGTTGCACCACTAAGTATTATTTCTTTTTATTGATATATGGTACGTTCATGGTTTCTTTGCTAAACCATTTCATCGGAGTCAGCATCGAGCGAGGATAAATGAATTGCTCATGGTCCTCAAAGTCTCCGCCCATTCTACCCCAATTCTTATTCTCTCGGAACTGGTTGATTAGATAAAAATTACGTCGTAATTGATCTGTGAGACCCCAACCGATTAACCATATCGTTCGGTCTTGAAATGTCAAGTCCTTGGTTGTAGTTAGTATCATGGGCAGTTCGCCCTGGTCTCTATCTTGTATCATTAAGCCATCGGCTGCATCACCGATGAATCTAACATTCGCCTGACCAACATCTGGCCAGTCATGAAACTCTCCGGGTAAAGTAACTCGGGGAACTTTATCGAAGTACTGATGTACTGCATACTCAGAGCGCTTAGAAAAGATCGTGTTCCTAAGACTAGCTTCGGGATCTTTATTGATTGCTCTATCGTTTAGTCTTCGCGCTTTAGATTGATTCTCTTGTAGAATACCTTGCTGTACAGCTAAGGTTTCGAGGTCATCCTCTAATACAACTGGAACCCAATCTTCTTCTGTTGTTACAACGCATTTCGCTAGAATTACTTGTCCCATATTACCGCCTTTTCGATCGTGGCCTCGGGGGCTCACGCTTGGTTACACAGGATATATCACGCGATTAGCTGGTGGTGCCAATGAGAATCGAACTCATTTTGTCCCGTTTTCAGCGGGCAGTCTTGAAGGCCACAAATACGATAGCACCACAATTTATTCTCGTCTTAGACGATCTTTATTCTTTTTAGTTTTCGATCTGCCGCCGGGATCTTGTTTCGATAGAAATTTAATCTGTTTGGCAAAACCTTCATGAGCTAACAAAGCTTCTGGCGTATGATACGTTTCTTCCAATTCTTTATTGGTGAAGTGTGCATGGATTGCTTTGTGGCAATCTTCACAGATCGTTTCAGTAGACTTGCCGCCTCTTGACTTCGGAACCATGTGATGGTCTGAAGGGAAGTAGTTTGGTCTATCACAGATAGGACAAAGTAATGGCGGACCTTCTTTCAGGTCCTTCATTGTCGGCTTGTCTTGGTTCATACCCTTGGTCTCCCTTGCGAGACTTGCACTCGCAATCTCCTCCTTAGCGTGGAGGTGTTTTGCTCTACTACTTGCTCATCATAGATTAAGTATACGTCCTCTATAACAAGTGTTTCGTTTTAAACTAGCGGGAGATGAAGCAACAAAAATTTGAAAGTTAGCATGCTTTTCAGCATCATTGCTTTAGACCACTCAGCCAAACTTCCTTTCGGAAGTTGCAGGATTCGAACCTGCGACCGTCTTACGACGATATGATTATTCCAAATGTAAACCTTCGGTGCATTTGCCTCGATTGAGGGAGCAACAATGTTGTCCCCTTGGGAATCATTACGGGAATCGAACCCGCATCTTAGTCGTCACTAGTGACCACGCTCTACCATTGAGCTAAACGATTCTTTCCACAGTTTCCAACCATGTGGGCAGGCTTGTCACTTTACTACTTGGTTTACCAAGGTGACGCCACAGTTTCCATCCATGTGGGCAGGCTGAAGGTGCGACCTTCATTTATTATTTATGGTGACCCACTAAAGCGTGGGGCCATAAATGTAATATCATCTGGCAAGAAAGCAAAAGTCCTGTTTTATCAATTAATTATAGAAGGAAGGGCTTTAATGGCTTGCCATTGGTAGGACGAGATGGAATCGAACCATCGACTTCAACGTTATCAGCGTTGCGCTCTAACCACTGAGCTACCGTCCCATGTATAACGACAAAAATTGCTAAGATACTGGGTGTGACCGGCACATTGAAAGTCTCTTTCGAGATACTTCCCGTTCGCCCCGCAACTTCGACTCAAGAGTCTGATGGACCTCAGCATTACCTGGTGATCGTTTTGTTGCCATCGATTCAGCGCCTCGCGGCTCTGTCAACTACTTTAAGGTCGTTATGGATGTAATCCTAACTGCATTCGTTACTGGTCGTGCTACCGGGATTCGAACCTGGGACTTCCTCCTTATCAGAGAGGCACTCTAACCAACTGAGCTATAGCACGTTATCTTTTATAATCGTCTTCTAATCTTACTACATCATCTAAATGATTGGTTGATACTTCCAATACATTTACTGGTGCATAGTTGATAACTCGTTGGCAAATCATTCTATGAACTGTCTTTGGAGGACAGTGAAAAGTTTGACCTGCCGTTAATACGTGAGTAACTATATCGTCACCCTCACCTATTTCTAGCGTCAACGTCCCAAAAAGAACTCTGAATGTTTCTTCTTTGAGATTATGATATTGTCTTGAGAGTCTGTGACCAGGATTGATTGAGAGAACTTTTCCAACATAGTTGGGAGTTTCTGCCCAGATTTCTTCATGGCCCCAAGGCTTTTGAACAATTCTCATTTGGTGGAACCTCGGGGGATCGAACCCCGTTTGTCGGCTTTTCAGACCGATGCAATAACCATACTTGCTCAAGTTCCATATTAACTATATCTTTATTGGTAGCACTGGTGGGATTTGAACCCACACTGAACTGATTTTAAGTCAGGTGCCTCCTGCCTTTGGGCTACAGTGCCATATGGTCGATCACCAGGGAATCGAACCCTGCCGTTACGGAATATCAGTCCTTGCAAGATTATAAGTCTCGCCCGAGCAACCAGCTACGCGTGATCGAAAAAGTCAACAAAAAGTAGATAAGATGTTTTCTTTTGGTAAAATGTAATCCTATCAAGGCATTTGACTTTGGCACCCCCGAGCGGACTCGAACCGCCCTCAAAAGCTTGACAAGCTTCCCGCCTCACCCGATGCGTACGAGGGTATGTGCTGATTATATATCAGGTTATGCCATATTTGGTAAAGTCCACATCAAATGGTCTCACCAACCTACCAATTGTCAGATGGTACCAGGGCTTGGCATCGAAGCCTAACTCCTGTCGGATTGCTGATAAATCTTCTGAGTATACATCTACCCAAGCATGTTTCCCGTTATCATAACGGACAAGATGATTGAGATGGATTTCTACTTCGAAGTCTTGATACTTGCCCCACTTATCTTGATTGGGAGGGACGGCACCTTTCAAAACTGAAACGTGTGTTCCCCACAACCCTTTATCGTTAGGGTAGACTTCTACTCCGTGTCTCTTTAGTAACCAGGCATAATACCTAGATACTTCATCGTCACAGGCTAGAAGAGCCCACCATGGATCGAAATGTTTTAGACCCTGACCAGGATCATATTGAAGGATTCCGGTTGAAGTAAACATTGCTTTCTCATGATTTGCTTTGGCTCCGCCCCATGGACTTAAACCATGACCCTCGACCTACAAAGAGATCGCCGTGCTAATTACACTAGAGCAGAATATTTTGATGACTAAAGTTGATAAAGATAGCAATTATTTTGTTTACAAGTAAACAAGTAATCACAGTGTATTATCAGTTACACCACTGAGCCTGTTACTCTAACTGGTAGGCAGGCTTGTCAGACATCTCAGTTTAATTTTCATCATCTCTTGTAATGTAGTGGGAGATGTGAGCCACCCGGTATTTGTGGAATGAAATCCTTGCGGGCATTCTACGGCGTGAGGCTCGGTTGTATTAGTGTAATCCTTATCGGCATTCATCTTCAGAAGACGACTCCATTTTACTGGACATAGCTTCTGTCGTTATGCAGAATTGACCAAACATAACAGCTAATACGGATCATTTCGGTCTAATCAATCCCCGTATTATTTGGCTCTGCAGCTAGGACTCGAACCTAGAAAGTGTTTTACCACCGGGTGGTTAACAGCCACCTGCCTTACCATTAGGCTACCACAGAATATTCTGGCTCCGAGGACTGGAATCGAACCAATATAGAGTCGTTAACAGCGACCCGTCCTACCGTTGAACGACCTCGGAATACATATACTATGCATTGTTATTGCTAGTAAAGCGCAACACTCTGAGTTACTTAATCGTTATAGCTGAGTGTTACAATGGAACTATATTCACTCCCATTAGAGTTTCGGAATATCAAGCGCAACCGAATACGCCCCCAACAAATTTAATCTCAATAATAGTATTCATAATTCGGCTGGAGCAAACCCTGAATACTGCCCGCTAACTATTTAGCTCCAGTGATAACGGACGACCACTAGATGCTTTTGAGAGGAATGTATCTCTCTCATAAAGACCGATACGATTGGTCTTTTGGTCCCCGCTTTAGGTTTGACCCTACAGCGGAGATAGTAACAACAAAAATTTGAAAAGATGTTTTTCGCGCTCTGCCAACTGAGCTACACTGCTATGAGGACTTAGATAGCTTTCGCTAAGTAAGTCAGGCAACATCACTCTTTCGAGTGTCCCTTCAATTTAATGACGTGCTTTGGGATGGTAGCAGTGGTGGGACTCGGACCCACGACCTCGTTCTCCTAATGAATGTAATCCTCTCGGGGCATTTGTTACATGGTGACCTTGGCAAGCCTTGCACTTACATCTCTCCCTCTAACGGGAGTGACTTAATAATTTGTCCACAAAGTCATTTGGTCAGGACAGAAGGATTCGAACCTTCTCACTTACGTTTCCGATTTGTGTTCCTACCACTCGAACCAGAATCGTAATGATTACCAACTTAATGTATCCCAAAAACATACCGACAAAATTGTGTTTCCTTATGAGCCTTAACTATAACGGTTATTTTTAAGGTAGCTATCCCATGCACTTATTTATTAAGACTGAGTAGCTCTTAAAGCTCATTCGGTATGACCAGCAAGAAACTTCATCGAGAACAGAACTACCAATAATGTTCTTCATTAGTTTCCAGATATACTGGCATTGGTCAGAGAACCCGGATTCGAACCGGGACCACATGCTTCCAGGGCACGGATGCTAACCATTAAACAACATTCTCTGATTGACGACAAGAAATGAATAAGATGTTTTGCCTGGCGCCAGCCCTAAAGGGGAATCGAACCCCATCGGTTTTTTTGCATAAAAATGTAATCCTACTCGGACATTCGTCATGGTACCAAACTTCGGAATCGAACCGAAACCCCCGGATCCACAATCCAGTGCTCTAACCAATTGAGCTAGTAGTGGCATAGTAACATGGAGCCTCCAGTAGGCTTTACACCTACATCATCGTCCTCAACGGACGACGCTCTGTTTCTTGAGCTACAGAGGCTTATGGCCCCTCTCTTCGGTTTAACCCAAAAAGAAGGATATGGTCGGGGACGCGAGATTTGAACTCGCAACCTTCTGTACCCAAAACAGACGCTCTACCAGGTTGAGCCAGTCCCCGAAACAAATATTAAGTTGTCATTGAACAGACTGTAAATACTTAGTTGGTTTGTACCGCATAAATACTGGAGCCGAAGCTCCTCTTACAGTTTGGTCCCCCGCAGTAGAATCGAACTACCTAGCACATTGGCGCCGGTTTTACAGACCGGAGATCCTCCCACGGATCCAATTACGAGGGATTAGATGGTGGGACTGGCGAGGAGTTGAACCTGCGACCTTCGGGTTTTTAATCCGACGCTCTAACACTGAGCTACAGTCCCATAATGTTGTTTTGATTGTAATACCAGGCTAATGCTTTGGTAAACTTTCAGACAACTACTGAAATGGTGGGGGAGCCTGGAATTGAACCAGGGACCTCAAGGTTTTCCTTACGGTATCCTTGCGCTCTTTCGCTGAGCTACTCCCCCATGAAAATGGTGAATCGTATGTATTATATCACGCTATGCCTAGATTTTTATCACACTATTCTTTTTTGATTATTCTTTGGTTTGCGCCTCCGAAGTAACGAACATTGTAGTCTTAAAAATTAGCTCGTCAACCCGTCGCTAATTTTTATTTTTCGCCCTCATCTTTTGGTTTGATTCCCAATTCTTTCTCAATAGCTACTGTAGCTTCTCGTAATCTATTGATAGTATCAGTGCCAATCTCTGTCTTGCCATGCTTGAAGAAACCGAATTTTGAATGAATCCTCTCGGCAATATAGCTGGGTACGAATCTTGAAATATCTCCGTTCAACTTTGCAATTTCTTTTACCATTGAAGAGGAGACAACCGCCAGATCAGGACTGGTGGGCAGGAAAATTGTTTCAATTGATGGGGCCAGAACCTTGTTGATGTTGGCCAAATTAATTTCATATTCGAAATCAGAAACGGATCTAATTCCGCGAATTAGAATCGTTGCACCAATTTCTTTAGCATACTCTACTGTAAGTCCCTGAAAAGAAGCAACCGAAGTATTGGTTGAATGAAGGAAGTCAAACTCCTTCACTATCGTTTGAAAAATCATGGAGTTCCTCTCCCGCTCATCAAACATAGTAGTCTTGTTAGGATTGATACCTATCCCAATCACCAGTTGCTTACAGAACTGTAAGCTACGCTTCATAATATCAATATGACCGTTGGTGATAGGGTCGAAACTACCAACATATAATGCTTTAGTCATTTTACTTCTGCTCTAGTTCTTCTTCGATTTTTTCAATGCGTTCAGTAACTTTAGTTTTTTCAGGGTCTTCGCAATCGGGCTGGCCCGACTCCTCATCGAAGAGTCGAGCATCAGCCACCATACGTTTGAAAAGATCAATACGTTCCAGCGTATACCAATCGTCTGGTTGTCCACCAAACATGTCATAGATAACTGAAACGGCACACATGATATTACTTTGAGGTCTTTGGAGGAGTTACCGTAGTGGTAGTTGTAACTACGACTGGAGGAGTAACTGAGCCAACGCCCTGTTGAGTCTGATTGAAAAAGTCAACTCTAGAAGAGTTGGAGCCACGATAGCTGCTTACGTTAGAACTGATACTCTTGTACAAATTCTCGGTACCAGCGGCACTTGGAACGTAGTTGAGAGTGTTCTGCATAGAGATACCAAGGTTGGTGCCGGCAGAGATAGCATCAATGTTAGCGCCCATGAATACGAACTCCCAACTATAAGTATCCTTCTGATGTTCGACCATAGACTTAACTTGAGCCGCATCAAAACGACGACTGGAGTTTTCATGACCATCAGTGATGATGAGGAAAATAACCTTAGAAGGACGTTCCTCTTCTGGTAATGCGGCCAACTTCTTACCAACAGAATCAATAGTTGATCCCATAGCATCTAACAAAGCGGTTCCACCTTGTGGAACATAGGTCTTAGCATCCAAGCTAGGGACACCAGCAATCTTCACGAAGTCATGGACCAAGTGATAATCAGTATTGAAAGTACAAAGAGTGAAGACAGCTTCACCGGGGAATGCCTTTTGCTCTTGCAAGAAGGTATTAAAGTTCCCGATGGTGTCATGGGTGAGGTGAGACATCGAGCCAGATGCGTCGATGATTACGTTGATAGATGTAAAGTTTTCCTTGGTCATTATGTTCCTAATCAGTGTTTGATCATTTCGGATCTAATATAACACCGGAACCACGCATCTCTTCTAAAAATTCGCCCATATGAAGCTCATAAGCCCGCTTGTAATAGTCGGATTTATAAAGCTTTTCGGCGCTCCATTCCTTCAAAATCTTAAGTTTTTGATTCTCAATCGCTTTGAAAACCCATTCAGGAGCTTGATAGTGATCAAGATATTCTTGTAACTCAATCTTGGATAAAGTATACTCGGCTCGACTCTGTGACCAAATCTTAATCTGTAGATTGATTGCGGCCTTACAAGTGAGAATTTCTACTAGAAGTTGCGGTTCTGCACAAGGTTTACATTTACCTTCGCTATCTAGCGAATAGAAACATACCTTGGCAGTTTTACCAGTTGCTGAGTAAGGAATAGAGAATGGAACATTAATGTCCTTTCCCCCTTCATCCTTACCAATTGGTTCCGGTTCTCCTGGAAACTGAATACGATATTGTAATTTTAGATCTGAACCAGCAAATGTGAAGTTATCTTTATTAGACAGATAAAAAGTGTAGTCTCTTTCAAATTGAGGACTAAAACTTTTTTTACCTCTTCTGCTCATTGTAATTCAGTTTCTCTTCTTTAGAGAGTTGTTTGATCTGATATTCAAGTTTCAGGGCTTCACCCTTAGTTAATCGGGTGAAAAACTTAACAAGGGCAACGGGACCACGACCCTTCGTGTACTTTGCGCCTTTACCCTCGTTATGTTGTTTGATTCGTTTACCCAGATTGTTCGTGATACCTGTGTACAAAGTACCATCAGAACACTTTAGGATGTAAATGTACCACTCTTGGTACGTCTCAGTGACCTTTATCTCGCCCACTAGAGCTTGATTGAAGTCTTCTAATTCTTCCGCTGGAATCCAATACTCCTGATGAGAATTGCCGCCAGCTACTTGCACTGGATATTTGTCTAGAAAATCCTTTCGGACCTTGAATTCTAGTACAAAACCTATTCCGGAAGCTTTTACATTCCAATCTCGTGCAATCTTTACCGCATACTCTTTTGTAAGAACTGGATAGAAAATTGGTTGTTCAGGCAAGCGGGGCGGGAACTTCTTATAGTTAGACTTTTTAATCAAATCTAACTCTTTTGGGCCGGTTGGTCTATACAGCGTTACAGACTTCTTTGAACGTTTCATATAAAACGTACGGCTCTCTGGTATCATATACCGCAAAGGTTACATGCTCGAAATATGGAACTTTAGTTAGGGCCAACATAAATGCTTTTGATACCATTTCAGGATCATTTCCGAAGGCTCCACAGCCCCAGGCACCTAAAATGATGTTCTTATGCCCATTGGCATGAGCCACCTGTAGAATCCTAACAGTACGCTCTCTAATAAGAGAGGTTAATACTTTAGGGTCGATGTTCGACTTGGTGCTAGAAAGGTTAGGAGCTGGTGCTGAGACGATAGAAAGCGGAAAAGGCTTCTCTAAAAACAGATTATGATCATCCCTAAAGAACGGAACGTTAGGTGAGTAGAGAACTCCATTTGTATAGAATGCATCGTCACACAGGATGTTTGCATTGTAGAACAATGGTTTGCGTTTCAGGCAACCATATAGGCCAGAAGCCCTACACAAGTCTTCTTCTTGAGCCAAAGCTCCAGAAAGAAAGCCTCCACCTTGATTACGCGCTGAAGCGAAGTTAAGGGCAACTAGATTAGTTTTTCCTTTAGCTTGCAATCGAACAGCAGCTTGAGCAGTAGTCTCATTTACTACCTCAATCGTAGCGTGAATGGGAGCCTGATCGGCGGGCATGCCGACTAAAACGTCAGCCTCATAGTAATGAGTGCCGTCTATGGCCGCATCCATTTCTACTGAGATATCTACTGTATCTCCATTGAGATTGGTGTATTTTTGGTTGTTGATTATAGCGATTGTTTCTTTGGCAATAGAGACGTTTTTAGTGCGGGCGTTCATTACCTCTACGCCATTTCGCTTAATCATTGGTTTCTTTTCTTTAGAAGATTATCGGGACCAAAACTCTTTGGTAACAAATCTTCCATTGTAAAAGTTAATATATCGTCTGAGTTACAGGCGCCAATGATTAGTGTATATTCATCGGCAAATTCTTTAATTACCTGCCTACAGGCTCCACAAGGGCCAGTACGAACAGTTGGTGAAGGAGCGTAGACAATGATACGTTTTATTAGGCGATGTCCCTTAGACACAGCTTGAAAGATTGCGTTGCGCTCTGCACAGATAGTGAGACCGTAAGACGCATTCTCTACATTAGAGCCGCTAAAGATGCTTCCATCTTCCATTTCTACGGCGGATGCAACTTTGAAGTTGCTGTATGGACTGTACGAATGTTGGGCGGCTAGTCTTGCTGCCGCCACTAAATCTTCTAACTTATTCATGATGGGCCTCCATGCTGAACTTGCATCAGCAACCCGGTCTTCACTCGGGCACCCTTCGGTTAGAGGCTCTGACGATTAGAGTTTGACGTCTTCGATCGTCTTGATCCAGAGATCCTTGTTGTTTCCAAGCTCGGCGAATCTTGCGATTACATCGAACACCTGGTCACTGAATCCTCCCACGTTCAGGATGTCATCCCTGTCGTGTGCTTGGGTGGAGGAGTTTGGTTGAATGTCGATACAGACAAGCTTTGCACCCTTGTTACGGGCTGCGAACTTATTCCACTCTTCCATAGTGGCAGTGCCATTACGGCGGTAGTATCCGAACACACCTGAGTTAGATGCCTTCGTATCAACCCATGACTCATTGTCAGACACGTAGATGACAAGGTCGCCCTTGCCAGCCTTTTTGTTGACATACTCCAAAGCAGCGGAGCAGTTGGTACCACCACCACCGAATGAAGCTAGAGTCTTTGCATTGGTCATGATCGAATCACGTGGATTGAATCGGTGACCAACATGTACTGAGGTGTCGAATGGCACAATCTCAGTGTCTGGATTCTTGCGCAAGATTGCTGCTGCGAAAAGTGCTGCCACGTCTACGCATCGAGCCTTAGTCGTAAAGGATTCCTCCTTACCAGTCTTTGGATTTACTCTCTTACCGGTGACGGCAGAGCCCATAGAACCAGAAGTGTCAACCATTACGAAGACCTTTCCTGGGAACTCAGGAATGTTATCCAAAGAAGAATCAGCCGCATCTTGCAATGCGTTCGTCAGCTTGCTTGGAATCGTGGCGTCCACGTTCAAGTAAGTGGTGAACAACTGATATGGGAACGTCTTGGAACGCTTGACCTGCTCTGGGTCCGATAGCTTTGCTGCCAAAACATCGACCAGCTTCTTGTCAGCCAATACGTTGTGACGAGCAAACGTATTGAGGTTCATACGGATCTGGTTCCAGGTTGCATTCTCAGCAATCTGCTTCCAGTGCGTATCAGTCAATGGCAGAGCCGTCAACATCTGGAACGGAACATCTGGGATCTCTCCCTTCATATCCTTCTTGAATGCTTCGAACTGTTGTGCCAAAGACACGAGGTCTCTCTTGTTGTACTCCTTGTCGAGCAAGTAACCGTACAACGCAGAACGCTGCTTGTTAGTTGGCTTTGGGTGAACCAACTTGATGATGTCCTGCAACGACGGATCGTTACCAACATCAGCCTTGAACAACTGCTCGTCGGTCAAGTTCTCAAGATACTTCTGTACCAACTTCTTTGGGCGAGTTCCCAAGGACTTACGGCCAGTTGCGCCAGATCGGATGATCTGAACGAAGTTACGAAGCATCTTTGGATTGTCGATTACTCTATCGAAAATCGTAGCCAATAGGTCAGCGTCTCTTCCAGCAATGACGGCTGCAAGAACGGCAGGCATATCCTTCATCAAGCCTCTCTGGCGTGCGTACACTGCCAGCTTAGCGACGAACTTTGGATCTACCTTGTTTGCCAACTCAAGGACCTTCTTAAGTTGATCTGCATCGGATGCATAGTATGTACCGTTGAACGTACCAGTCATGGCGTACTGCGCCAAAGCAGCCTTGTCGGACAGCTTATATGCAGTTCCACCTGCCTCATTAACCGTGTTGGTTGGCAGAGTTACCTTCTTAGAAACAGATACCGTTAGCTTGTTCTTGTTTGAGAATAAGTTCTTGTTTGACATAATAATACACCTTCCATATTTGGGAAATAGTCCCAACAAATTGAAACGAAACATGCCGATGTCGTCGAGTTGCGCATAGTAAAACTCTGCACATTCGCCGTCAAGGACGTAGATAATTTTCTAAAATAAACGGACGTAGCCCGAAAATCGAAACCCTCTTTCGATACGTTTTATATATCAGTATTGATAGGTATGTATATGAAATTAGTCTCGCAGTACGTGACTCTGGCCACCGCAAGGACATTCGAGAACGAACTTATTCTCATTGACCTTCTCTAGCTCGTCTTCTTCCTCTAACTCGATAGAGACAATCATTGCACAGTCATCGCATTTAAAAAGAAACTTGTATAGTTTGTCATCGAACATAATATCATATGACAAAATTACCCGGTTCTTAAACTTTAGAAATTACAGATAGAATTTGTCCTAATGTAGTCCAGTCAATTGACTCTTCATTTACTAACTGAGAGATGGGGTGAACTTCAATAAATGTTCTTTCGCTATCTTCTTCTTTACCGTGAGCAATATCTTCCTGAGACTTAAACCAATCAGCTTCTTCTTCGGTAATTTCCGCTGAAAAAAGATGAGACTTGTGTGAGGAAAGTGTAGCAGCTAGCTGACGAGTGCCATGCAGTTTCAAACGAGATGGTTCTATATAAAATCCCATCTCCTCATGCACCTCTTCGGCAGCAACCTCTTCTGGATTAGCTTCCTTAGTTGAGCTTCCTCCTGGAAGTTCCAGAATGAATCCATTTTTAGTAGAGGCTGGAGCCCTAAATTCCCTAACCAAAACTACTTCGATGTCTTTCCACGACGCAGGGAAGCCAGCAGACACTTTGTGGTATAGGCAGACAGAAGAAATATCAGGACGGGCCAGAACAAATTCATTATCTTTTACCCTATCTTCTGATTCAACATAGATTTTAGTATGTAGAATCCAAAGGAAAACAAAACTCTTATAGCGGGGACGAAAGCTATAAAGCAAACGCGCTTCTTCTAAACGATTACCGGCATCAGTCTGAGATTTATACCAAGACTGAAATGAATCCTGTTTCCAGATGAACAGTGGAACATATCGCTCCCCGCCACTACGCTCGGCACCATCTTCTACCATTCCCATGGCATCGTCTAGCGTTTCCACCAGCGACTCAGCTACCGGGACGCTATACTTCTCGGCGTAATGTTTTAAATACCCATTCTTAGTCGCGTCAGGCGGAGCACCAAATACAATCTTACCGCTCGACTGCCAGGTTCCAAACTCTACATTAGTAGTAAAGGCTGCCATCTTAGGATAACCTTTGCTATCTGGTTCTAGGTCACGAGGAACCCAGAAGACGATACAATCAGCCACGTTGAGATACTTCTCTTCCCAGCCAACCTGGTCATCATAATCTAGTTTAAACTGGCCATCACGTCCTTCAGGGACGAAAACAACTCCATCAAATCCTTTATCTTCTAGAATCTGCAAGGCATCGGGACGCCAGGATTCCTGCTCATCTTTATTGCGTGGCGTAGGTCCAGCTAAAAAGATGGATTTTGTAAACGTTTCAGGCATATCCTCGCCAGTATACACTACTTTCATTAGTTATCCCCTTTTGGTCATAATGCTGTATATATAACAGTCTAGCAAATCCAAAAGTTTTAGAAGGTCACATGCCGCTTTTACCCAGTCTAATCAGAAGAATAGATGAATTTTTCAAAGTTGCCGAACATTACAGTTTAGTTTCTTTGGGAGCTGACGATACTAAACTAGTTGCCGAATTATCGAAAGCCGCTCAACAGACCCTCAACCCTGAGGTGTCTTATAACTTGCGTGTCCTAGCTGCTATGTACAACAAAGCGCTTGAGATGAATGGTGGATTCAATACCATCTACAAAGCCATTCAGGGAATGGTTGAAGATATGGATCCTGATGAAGAGGAGACTGAATCAGTCGAAGACCTTTTGAATCAAATTGCCAGCTCTATTAAGGCTAGGGCTGCTCGTCCTGATTCTCCTGGAGACATGCGTGAACTCCAGATGGCCGGCTCTGCTGCACGTACTGAAGATAGCCCATTCTCCTATGAAGAACCTGAAGAAGAAGAAGAAGATGTCTCTGCCTATGAGGCTAGCTTGCTAGGTTATGGCGGTGGACAGTTCGATATGACTGGCGGTGTAAACCAAGAAGCCGCTCAGAGTGGAACTGGAAGAGGTTATAGTGTAGGTAAAGCTCGTTCTCTCAAAGATTGGGCCGCATTATATGCTAATGAAGCTGATAAGTATAATGAAGACTTGAATGGTTCTTCTAGCTTATTAACACCAGCTAGCCAGCAAGCTCGTCAAAATCCAAAGGTCAGAGCTAATCTAGAAGCATTGATTAAAGTTTTAGGTGTTCTTAGTAAACTAACTATTGATGCACTAAAAATTCAAAACCAAATCGATATTGAAACTGAAATCGCCCACCCCAAAGAAGAGGCTCAGTTAGCTGATATTCGTTTAAAACTTAGTGCTGGTGAACGTGAGAGACGCCTATTGAAACGTAGTCTCAGTAAATTCTATAAAGAGAATGAGTTAGGCGTACTCCAAGGAAAACTCACGGCACCAATGAGTGGGCAGGAGAGACGCATTCTACAAGAGAAGATCAAGCTTCAAGAGCTACGTACGTCTGGCAAGTATGGTTACGGCAAAGAAGCCCAGGAAAGAACTAGACTAATCAATGCGCTAACCGCTGACCCTAATCTATCTGACGAGCAGTTTAAAAAGATGGAAGAAGCCATCAATGGGGCAGCGCAGTTTACTGACAGAATCACTAAGGCGCAGTATGATAGAATTCGTACTGTACAAAAGACAAGAGAGGAAGAGGGTAGAGAGGCTCCTACGGCAGCACCAATGAGAGGTGGCGGTAGAATCAAGAAACCTCAAGTAGACTTTGATACCGCATCTTATCCAACCCTACTAAAACGTTTTAGAGAACTAAACAATACTATTACCTCTGACGCTAAGAAGTATGTCGCCCGTTCTGGTAAAGAAAAAGGTGATGATAAAATGCAGCCATATGTTGAGGCCGTATCTATGGCTATCAAAAGAAAAGACCAGGCCGCTAAGTTTACAGCAATCAATGCTTTGAAAGCTGCCATCAAAGAAACCTTAGTAAGCGATGCTTCACTAAGAGGTTACCTCTGGTCTATTAGATTGGCTCCACACTTCAAGACTATTGAAGAATTTCTCTACAATATCAAATCCAAACAAAATGCTAGTGGTGTTTGGAACTTGAGCGAAAGTGAAAGAGATATGTTACGAACTGCTGCTGCTCAAATTAATAGAATGTATGATATCTACACTAAATACTTCCCTGAAAAAGGTGGTAGGTATGGACGCTCACACTATATGACATCAGTGAAGTTTTATCCTTCTCTTGTCAAATATATCTATGATAACATTTTACAAGAGGAACAACCATCCCTTGAAACAACTGCCCAATCTTTAGAAGATATGTTAAATAAAAAGTCTCCTCAGCAGTCAAAACGTGAAACTGATAGAATGCTCACAAAACAAAAAGGCAGAGAGCAAATGCGAGAAGATGTTCCAGAATATGCTCCAACAAAAGGCGGCGGTCGTGTTTCTATAAAAAACTTAGAATATCCGATGCAGCCAGATTTTGAACTAGCTACATTTTTAGGTCTTATTAATGAGCTTCAAACAAGATTTAATTCAGACTTTACTCGTCTCAAACAAAGAGTTTCTAGACCAGTAGATGGCGGCGATCCGCAATTTAAACCATTTGTTGATGCTTTAGCTAGCGCTATAGTGAAGAAAAACAATCAAGCGAAATATGAAGCCATACAAAAAATTAGAGAAATTAGCGCAGATCATTTACGAAGAGATGAAAGATCGCCTTTAATTAAGTTTGCTAGATTAATGCCACATTTTAGAAAACTAAGAGGCGCACTAAAAACCATTGCTAAATGGCAAGGACCAACTAATAATGATTATCGGTTGACGCCAAATGACCAATTTTTTATTAGCAGTACAATTGATCTAGCAACTAGATTATCTGATTTAATTTCACAGCATTTCAAAAATATAAACCTGGAACCAACCAAATCAATTCTTGCTACTATTATTCAGTATCTAGAATATGTTAAAACACAAGGACCATTACAATGACTAAAAGAATGGATACTCTCTCCCAAATTATGGAAGAAGCAAAGATTCGTAAGATGGCTCAAGAAGTGGGCAACCAGCCAGGAGAAATTGACCAAGCTCAAGCTGACAAAATGGCTCAAGATATCTTTGATCAATTGTTTCAAGAAGAGCTTCAGAAGCTACTTCAATCATAACACTTTCTTAATCTCTTCGAAAATTGCAGCGACTACTGGAACAGCTACGGCGTTACCAAACAATCTATAGCATTGCTTGTTAGAGACCGGCATCTGGAATGTATCTGGGAACCCTTGTAATCTACAATATTCCTTGGGAGTCAAACGGCGGACATGTTGCTTGTTGATACGAGCCGCTTTCGCCGTTTTTGCTTTCACATTATGAAACGTACCAGTCGGCACACTATGATCCACTACTAGGTTGTGCTCATATTTAGAGGTAAGTAGAGTGTGAGCTAGTTCGTCTGGTGCAATTACAAAGTGACTCAGCTTACATTTGCCAGCAGCCTTTTGCTTTAGTACATGTTCCCAGCGCTCTTCAGCTATGAAGTGATTAGCGTCTACATTAGACTCTATGATGTCCTTCATACCTTTACTTGTTAATTGTCCCTCTGGGAACTTGAAGGGCTTCTTAATATCTTTTCTGATGCCAACTATGAAAACTCTCTTTCTTCTTTGAGGAAGATCAAACATAGATGCATCTAAGAGCTGCCAATGGACTTGGTACCCCATAGCACCTAGACTATTCTTAATAGTTTCAAACGTATCCCCACCATTATGATAAGTGAGTCCCAATACATTTTCTAGTAAAACTACTTTAGGTTTATGGTGTTTGGCTACTCTAAGTATCTCAAAGAAAAGGGTACCTCTTGGATCACTAAACCCTTTTCTCTGTCCAAACTCAGAGAAGGCTTGACAGGGAAACCCAGCACATAAAACATCATGCGCCGGGATATCTTCCGCTTTGATTTTTGTGATATCGCCACTAGCATCTTCATTGAAATTTGCCTTATAAACCTGTAGGGCATATTTATCTATTTCAGACGAGAAGACGCAGGTAGCCCCGGCATTTTCCAGAGCTACTCTGAATCCCCCAATACCAGCAAACAAATCAATAAATTTGATTCCCATCTTGAGGGCTTCCTTTAAGACGTTCAATCAAATGAGCAATCACTTTATTGATTGACTTCGTAATGAATACACTGTTCTGTGCACCCATGGCCTTGACAAAATCAGAATCCTCTCCAGGAATTTTGAAGTTGTATTCCAGCCATCTATCTTTAGATAGAACGCCGGCAGCAGACATCCAGAAACAATAGTCTCGGATAACCGAGACGCCAATGTTTTCGTGGTCTCTGTACTCGTGTTCATTATCCGTTCTATTCAAAAAGACAGCGACGTCTTCTCGATAATCGAATAAGACAGAAAAGTCTTTAGGACTAATGATGCCATCGATGACAAAGTTTGTATACTCTTTACCAACAACCTTCATCATCTCTCTAACATGATCGCTAATAAACCATGGATTAACCATCATTCTTTTAGTTAAGTATGCCTGGTATTCATCTTCATATTGGTGAGGGTGTTCGCCCTCTTTACGGTCACGATAGGTAGATCGAACCCATGACGTTGCGTCAATGTATTCAAAGCCGTGAGCTTCCACTAAGGCTTTGGATACGGTCGTTCGACCACTCTTTGGTAAACCTATAATGAAGATTTTCATGACATCATAACTTCTTGAATTAGATCACATTTGGCCTTCAACTCCTCCTCAGTATAGGAAGGAATCTTACCCTTACGAACTTCGAAATCAAAGCCACCACGAACCTGTTGCTTCGCAGTTTCCCTTGCTTGTTCGATAGTTTCGAATACGGCATGACTAACGTATACGGGAGGCAGGGTTACATCCTTCAAGACTCCATCCTGGAGGATACGAGTAGGCTCCCACAAGAATTCTGGCTTGAGAATGCGGGCAGCGAACTCACCTTCTCTAGCAAGAACTGGAGTAAACAGTTCACAATCTACCTCTACGATAGAGGGTGCACCGGTTTTACGACAGCCTGGCATTGGTCTGTTATGGACAATGAACCTACGAACAGTTTCTACGGCAGTAGAATACTGGTATTTTGTCTTTGGCAACAGCTCAGTGCGTACACCGGCTGGAGTAAACTTCTCACGAATGTAAACTCCAACCTTGTAGAACTCAGTCTTGTCATTGCCAGCTACGTTCTCTAGACCATCCATAAAATCATAGAGGTCTGTCTTGGCAATCTGTCCATTTTCAGAGATGAGGTCTGATAGAGGAATTGAATAACCTTGTTCAATCTTGGGGCACGCATATCCCTTGACAAAGACTAGGGCCTCAAGCACGTCTACATTGTCTCCGCTCAATACAAACTGACCGTCCACAAGACTCATGTTATCCGCGAGAGCTTCGCAGGTAATGATCTTGCCTTCCTTAGAAAGCTTCTTGAGTGCGTAAGTCAGGTCGGACTTTAGTGCTTTGTGGTCCATGTTCAATACCTCAGACAGTCAAACGTTTTTGTATATTTGGCCCAGGATTTATCGTTAATTATGGATTGGAAATCCATTCTAGCAAACTCTTGTTTGACTATATCGAAGTTACGGATACCTTCGTGTAGAAGAATTTCTTCCACTGGAACCGAACGAAATTCAATTAGCTGTCGGTTGACGCTAAAGTTGGCGCGGTTCTCTTCTATCTCCATAAACTTTTTGAAAAGCTCTGGACTATTTACAGTATCCAACGCCTTCTTAGGCTTAAGGATAGATGGAATATTGTCAGATTTATCCCCGTTCAAAGACTTCCAGGCTACATATGGATAGGCCGGGGCTTCCATAAAAACCTTTTTGATAGGATTGTAGACCTGACAGTGAGGATACCCACGCTGTAGAAGTTGAATGTAATCTGAGTCGTTACTCAGAACAGTCAAGTCTTCATCGCGCATGTTCTCACAGAGCGTACCAATAAGGTCGTCGGCTTCGTAGTTAGAAGCTCGGGCTACTGTGATAGGAAAGTGCTGCATCAACCTAACAATCTCATCTTTGTTTTTAAGAAAAGAATCTAGCTTGTCTTTGCTAGCAGCCTGCTTAATAATACGATTTGCTTTGTAATCAGAAAACAAATCATATCTAAACTGTGGATGACCTTCTAATACAAAAAAGCATTTGTCGGGGGCAAACTGCTCGATGATAGGGCGCAGGTTGCGAAAGAAATTAAAGATGAGAACGAAGCTTTCGTCTATCTCTTTCTTTTCTGGTTGAGGAGGGGTAGGTTCGCCACGCATATCCCAACCGTCATCTGATACTGGAGCAGCCGCCTTCTTTGGAGAGAAGGCAATGCTAGCACGCCACATAGCATTATGAGCGTCAATAAGCAATACTTTATCCATTACCGATGACCTACGATATTCTGTGGTCCGATGTATTCTGGCATATCATCAATCCAAACGTCAACCTTATAGCCATTTTTCAAGGCTATCTCACGTTTCCATTCACCGCCTGCAAATACAACTGGCACTAATTTACCAATTGAATCTAGAACAACTTGCCCCATAACCTCAGGTCTGGCTGTAACACAAACAACAGTGTGCCCTATTTCCAGGGCAGTTGTAACGAAATTATTCCAGAGATTAGGATCCATAGTGTAGGTGTTATCATAATCTATTGCAATGATCATCTTTACTTTATCTGTAGCGATTCAGCAATCTCTACACAGAGATCGTGTTGGGTGCTACCTGCATCAACATCGGGATGGTAGAAGCAACTGAGACTATAACCAAAGCCATCTTTGATTCCATTCCAAGCCATCAATACATCGCTACCTTCAACGTGGCTTTCCATCAAAACAAACTTCTGTTCATTTAATGAAACCTGTTTGATAGCAGTGACTTGGGCGCCACCCTCACTGAAGCCTTTAATAGATTCAAGTATATACTGACCAAACGACATATGGCCGGTTGGTTCTTTAATAAGAAGAACCATGCACTGTTGGTCGGCATTTCGTTGAACCATTTTGAATTCTGACCGAGAACCTTCCATTCTCTCCCAGCCTTCGCCAACCAAATTTATTGACCAGTTCTCATCGGAGACTGATGTTAGTACGGTAACTGATAATGTAGCACCTCCATCTACCTTTGGGTAGGGACATGAGGCATCACTACAAGTTTGTGCTACGACGGAACTATTATCTGAATGCGGAGAACAGATGAGGAACAGGCACGCTGCCACAAACAATACGACAGTAATATGTTTTACTGTAAAAAAGTTCTTGAAATCTGTGAAGTCAAAATTCATTGGGACCCCTAATTAGAAAGGCAGATAAGTTTCATCCTATCTGCCTTTTATGCATCTGTTCCGATTTACTCGGATGCAATATTGGTATTGTCTTCGTCGCCATCAACAGTAGGAGTTGATACAACTGGTTGCTGTGCCAATGCGGCAGCAGCCTCTGCCTTCTTACGGGCAATGGTTGCTTCAATGGCAGCGGCTAGTTCCGCCTTAGCCTTATCCTTCGCGGCCTTAGCATCTTCCTTCTTCTGCTTTTCGGATGCCCTCATAATCCCACCATGAGCGCCACGAGTAACATACCAATCCGGATGGTTACGCACGTAGTCTCGAATGATTGGTTCATTAGCTCGGGCAAGTTTCTCGCCTTCTTCGCCTGACCAACCAATCTTGGCGGTTACCGTTCCCATCAAAGTGGGGAACTGAAGGCAACCATCTCCGGTCCAGTCATTGAGAACTTCATCAACGATCTGAAACATGGTGACTTTACTATCTAAGTAAGCTTGAATGTGTACTGGAATACTCATATATTTCCACTCCTCGTGTCTATGTACTTCCTAATCTTTGGTTGAAACACGATGTATGCGTGAACAACTATGGCTACTAGGATAGCCACCCCCAAAGAAACGTTCTTGGACCAGCCGGCTACAGCCACAAGCTGTATGAAAGTCATGCCGGCCATGACTGAAGCGATAAGAACGTTAGCTAACGTCACCATGATGATGACAGGAATCACAGCCAACGCAGTAGCTATCTTATCGTAGAGGTTCATTTAGACCCTACGGAAACGTCCCAAGGAGTCTCGGACGTTATGATAGTTGGGGCGGGCCTGGGCAGTACCGCTTGGGTTGCTAACCACAGTGGTCTTGACCCTCTTGGTCTTGACGCCCTCTTCCAAAGCAAACAATTCACCCAAAGCAAAAGTGAAGGTGCTGCTGTTACGAACCAGCTCATTGGCGACAGGAATGAGGTCCCCACCCTGAGCAAGCTTGTCCTGAACCTGACGAGCAAGGTTCTCGATCTGTTGAGCGATTTGGCTCACTGCATTACGAACGTTAGTATTAGACATTTTCAATCTCCTAATTTTCCTCTAAGAGGGAATTCTACAAAAATAATCACGAATCTTTGACGTGGCAAGGGCCTCGAATTGTTTTTAATTCGTGTTGCCCGGCCCCTTCAAACCTGCCATAAGCTTCTCTAAGAAGTCTGACTTGCCAGCGGGTGCTCCACCTCCTGAAATCAGGTACTGAATATCTCCCATCAACAGTCCTGCTTCCATCATGATACCGGCCGCTAGTCCAGTGGCCTTGTTCATTTCAACAACGAACTCAACCTTGTCAGCCTTGACATCGGTAGTAATGTTTTCTGCTGTTGCCAGCGTTGATTCTAGTTCAGCCATCAACCTTTTGATGGTATCTAGGTCTACTTTTTTACCCATCGGTTCTCTCCAGTTCTATGCGATCTAAATCGATCAGTTTGAAATCGCCCGCATCATTCTTCATGATATTACGAACGTGTATGTCCAGGTGCGAGACGGGCGCGGTCCTGATATTGTTGCAGAATAAGATAACCTTTTCCGCATCAAAGTCAAGCCCCCGGCTCATACCCCGTAACATTTCTCGAATTTTATCTGGAGAAAAATTCTTTTCAATTCCACGATCTTCGTGTGAAAGAATTGTATGAAATACTTTCTTCTCATCCTCCGAAATTTTGTTCAACTTTTCCATCGTGTAATAATAGATGATGAACTTCTGTTCACCACTACGCCAGTGTTCGGCCTTCCTAGTATAGGTACCTAGATATCCATGCTCATACACGCGTGCGTACCCGGCTGGCCGAGAAACAATCAAATAGTCTAGGACTTTTTGAATCTGTTTATAGTGCTTCTCGAACCCTTTATCATGACGCTCATAGAAGATACCCAGCTTAAGTACCTTGTCAGGCACATCTGTGATAGAGAATACTTCACCATCTGCTCCGTCACCAAGGCGAATGTCAGTGGAGTATGGAATCTTATCGGGGCACAACTGCCTGCACAAGGATAATACTAGCATTGAATCCTACAAATAGAAATGCCCAAGGGATTAGCTTGGGCATTCGTTCTAATAGATGTGTAATGAATTAGCCTTTATTAAGAAGGTCATCTGGGACTGGATTCATAGTGACAACACCTGAGGAATCTACAACAGGAGTTACCACAACATCAGGGTCACGAGATGTCTTGGGCTTACGGACAGTCTTCTTTACTGGCTTTTTGACGGCCTTCTTGACTGTCTTTTTAGCTGGCTTCTTAACTACTTTCTTTACTGGCTTCTTAGCAACCTTTTTGGCTGCGGCTTTCTTGACTGGCATTCTGTTCTCCTAAACGTTTAGATAGCTTTGGAGAGTAACTTATTGTCTTCCATTATCTGGTGCAGTTCCTCGTTCGTTAGGTCGCGACCTTTAACTTCTTGCCAAGCAAAAATTGCTGCGGCAACACCAGGAAATTCATCACCCATATAATGATAGACTTTATCAATCTCCACTACTGTGTTTCTGCCATACGCCGTCTCATCCGAGATGATGTTTACTTCCTCATCAAGTATCTTGAAAGCGAGGCAGTCTTTATACACAAACATTATATATCCCCAGCTATTTGTTTAGAACGAGTAATCGTAATATTTACGGCGGAATCCAATAGAAATTGGCATCTTACCGCCAGTAATTCGGTACCTTCCATCCTTACGTAAAGTGGCTATATAGGTAGCACCATTTGGATCAGGTTCGTATGTGTAACTTTGAGACTCAGACATACCATTACTATCTGTCCTAGTCGCATTATCTTCTTGAACAACAACCCTCTTACCATTATTGGTAACTTGAATAACTGTTGCTGGATGAGAGTCTGATCCAATATGGATTGTAGCCCCCATACCAATAGTCGGATGGTCAGAGGTAGTCGATTTCTTCTTCATCTTTCAGCCTCTCTACTTCTTCAATATAGTCCCGGTCAGCACAAACCTTTGAACAGAAGAACTTAGTACCCGATAATTGATGAGTATGAATATCTCCATCAAGAATCTTGGCGCATCCTTCACACTTAGGTAATGAGATATACTCTTCATGAGCCCAGTGTTCTGCCTGTTTGGTTGACATTACCTTGTCATCTACTAAGATTCGAACTTTCTTTACTCCAGATTCTATCCAAAGTCTTCGTTCTTTCATTGCAGATTGAACCGCTTGGAAGGGTGTCATTAGCCTCCCATTCTCCGATCTCTCGATGTGGATAACGGAGCCGTAGCGCTCGTGTGAACGGCGAGTTACACTATACATATCAGTCACCTATTGTGGAGCGGGCACGAGTTGAACGTGCAATTCCTACTAGTTGCATTAGTTTGGAATAGGTGATCAGGACCATGCACGATCCTTTCCCACCCGCGTACGCCATTCCGCCACCGCTCCATATCTTTATACCAACTTACCCCTCAGTTCGGTAGAAGAAATATCAATCCTACCACTGATTGGAAGCATCACCCCTACAGTTTGTCCCCACGCATGAGGATCTTGTAGGCGTAAATTCTTTGAGATATCATCTAAGGTAACAAACTTGTCACCAATAGTACGCCCTGCCACCAATAATTTGGTGTCAAGCTTCTTGAACTCCTTGAATAGAGGAGTTAATTCTATTCCCCACTTTGGATCCAACATGCGAACCATTGCATCTGCCCCAAGAACTAAAGGAATACCTGGGAATGCTCGGGCCTTATCGATGTAAAAAGGCTCCTTACGAGTAAAGAGTCTATCACGGCCGTGCAATAGCTTGGCTCGTTGTAGTAAAAGCTGCACTGGAAGCGCTTCTTTATGAGGAGGTTCGGCCGTTACCTCATACACTACGGTGCGACCATACTCATCCATCACATGTTGAGCGGTACCAAAATGTCCCTCATGAGGAGGATTGTAAGCACCAGGCATCAAGGCCACATGCTTGTTGTTTGGCATGGTACTCAAACGCTGGCCGTTGGCTGCAAAGAAAGGTCGCTCAAAGAAACGAGCCTTGGCCTTATCCTCTGCACGCTTTGTTTGATACGGATGGTCTGGATGAGTGTATTCAACCTCATCTAAAGCCAGGGCTTCAGTAAGAAGCAGGAAGCCAATGTCATCACAGGTCTCACCATCCAACAATCTAACCTCAGAACCCGCACCTTTCTCTAGGGTATACTGGCAAGTACGGACTTGCTCTTCAGTAATGATACATGCAAAAACTCGATGATCTCCACGATGAATTTTCTCAGAAGCAACTGAAGCTGCAATCCCAAGTCCAACTGGCTTCTTACCACCAAACTTGTAAGCCTTCATATAAGCTTCAGATGCTAGGTCGATAGCTGCCTCCTCAGAAGAAAAATGCTCAGGCATGAAACCAAGCAACTCTCTCTGTTCTTCAGGGGAGTAAGGAAAACTAGCGCCTGATAAATAAGCAGAGCTACCAGGTACTTGCCAAAGTAGTTGCTGTAAACCAGCACCACCACCAGTCGCAATAACATGGATACTAACGCCAGCTTCTTTTAGTTTATCAGACCACGACATTTTATTTCGTCCTTACTCTACGAGTGCCGGAGCACTGAATGGGAGCCTTCCCTATAAACTTAACCCTATAAAATCAATTGTCAAGCCCGTAAACTAATCTATTAAATTACTTACTTGCCGGCGTCCTGAGTAGCCTGGCCGTCCTGATCCTTATTTATACAGTGGCATATGATACCAGGCTTAGGTGCGGGAGGAGAGGAGACTACTTCAGCGCGTGCGCCTGGAGTACAAGAATGGTTATTGCCGTATCGACTATTATCACCAATCTCAAAGAACTCATCCTTGCAAGCCTCAGTCTTAGCAGGAGCATTACAAGAGCCAAAAACAGAGCCACAGGCATTACTCTTAGTAATCATAAGGAACAGGCCGAGTATCATCATAGTGACACAAAGCCATCCTATTCGTTCGGTCTTTTCTGAATCAGGTGTACTAGCCATTACTTCTTCTCGAATCTCAAAGCCAACATTTCTGTATGGGTTGGGAACGCCAACTCGATTGGTTCATGAATAATTTGGATTGCAGTTACCTCGGCATTAGGAATGAAATGTATTTCCTTCATATCAAATGCTTTAAGACAAATAGAGAATACTAATAGGTTAGACTTATCTGTATTAGATACAACATCAGACAGTAGATAATCACCTACAGATGTTTCAAGTCCAAGTTCTTCTCGTACTTCACGGACGATAGCCTCTTGCCAGGTCTCATCCTGGTCAATGTAACCACCAGTAAATGCCCACTCACCCTTCTTGGGGTCATGATTACGCTGCTGAATGAGGGTACCGAGCTTACCATTCTCCCAAACATTCAAGAGAGTAACCACTACAGGCAGTGGATTCTTATAGGAATCATTGTAGCAACGGAAACATTTGCGGGGCCATTCCTTTTGCTCCGTGAATCTGGTTCCACAGTATGAACAATGAGAATCTCTAGCGGGTTCGTGAGACATTTGTATTACCAAAATGCTTTGAGGTTATTGATACGCTTCATATAATGAAGAACTTGCGGCGCATACTCACCATACATAGGAGTATGCTCGATGTTATACCTAATCTCATCCTCCAGCTTATACCATTTATGGGTATCCATCATGTATCTATGATACAGAGCTAGCTGGTAGGGGACGTTATCCTTCTTTGCTTCATAGCATGAGATAACGGCACCGCATCTAACATCAGAATAGTTGAGACGTTGCTTACAAAGCCCTATCCATTCCTCAGTAAACTCGGAGTCTTCTACAATGTATCTGTATTGAAAGAAGTCTCCTACCTTATTGTGGGACTTGGGGCCAAAATTATCTAGTGGGTATAAACCTAAAAACATTAGGCAACCCCTAACCAGTCAAGATTAGGGGTTGCTGGGGCACGCGCGATTTAATGGCTTTGCACTTACCCGGCTTCACCAGTCGCCGGAAGAACCACCACCGCCTGAATCACCACCACCGAAGCCACCAGAGTCAGAACCTCCACCACTAGAGCTTCCACCCCAATCAAAGGAGCTAGAAGAACTACTGGAAGAACGGCTATCTTCCTCATCTCGTTCACGCTGTCGGCGCCTACGGTCTTCTTCATCCTGTTCACGCTGCCTACGATTACGCTCTTCTTCACGTTCACGACGAAGACGATCGGCCTCAGCACGATGCTGGCGAGCTTCTTGCTCAGCAAGAACAGCGGCAGCCGTTACAGCAGTTGCAGCAACTGCAACAGTAGCAACTGGATGAGTCACAGGCTTGTGATGAGTAACAGGTGCATTCACTGGGTAGTGAACCACAGGAGGGGGTGCAACAGAGCGCGGAGCAGGACGAGGAACTTCAGGAACTGGAACAACCGGAGTCGGCTTGCTCAAGTGTAACTGTCGGGCCTTTTCTGCATCACGCCTACGGGCTGCTTCTCGTTCCTCAACTTGACGCCTACGAGCATCTGCTCTTTGAGCGGCGGCAAGTCGTTCAGCTTCTTCAGCCGCACGGCGCTTCATCTGTTGACGAGCCAGATACCACACTAAGAGAACTGCACCACCAACAAACAGTAACATCAAGCCACCACCATCACTAACTCCTGCACCAGAAGCAGAGCAACCAGACTTGGTACTACCAGTAGTCGTGGTTGTAGTGGTCGTAGTTACAGGGTTCTGAGTCCCGGCCTTAGCAGCAGCTTCTTTGGCTGCTTGAGCTTCAGCTTTGTGGTTTGCAATCGAACTGGAAGCGCTATCGAAAATGAATCCAAGCGCACCTTCTACATCACCCTTACGAAGATAAGGGCGAGCAGCATCTAAAATATCCTTGGTCTTCAGGTCGGGGAGGTCTCCCTCAACACCCTTACCCGTAGAGATTCGACTCTTATGTTCCTTCATGGCGAGAACCACGAGAACACCATTGTCCAATCCCTTCTTACCAACACCCCATGACTTGGCCGTCAAATCGCCAACATCGGCAATATCAGCCCCATCAAGGGTCGGAAGAACAAGCGCTGCAACTTCATTAGCAGAGCTTTGGTTAATCATCTTCAGCTTAGCATCCAAGCGGGCATGCGCAGCAGGCGAGAGAACGCCAGAGTTATCCGAAATCCAGCTCTTAGGAGCAGGAGATGCCGGAGGATCCCAAGCGAAACTATTGACAGCGAACAGGGTTACCGCAAGGGCAACCAACATAGAGAGATACTTTTTCATGATATGATCACCAATCACCTGAAGCGCCACCACCACCGGAATCTCCACCACCGAAGGAGCCGCTGTCCGAAGAGGAACTAGACGAGCTGCTGGAAGAACTAGAATCGGAACTGCCCCAGCTAGAGTAGCTACTGCTACCACTGCTCCAACTAGAACTACTACCGCTGCCAAAAAACTTGACAGCTAGCCACACTAAGGCGAGTACAAAAAGTACCGCTACAATAATAAACAAAACAGTAAACATAATGTCCTTTTGTTAGATTGAGCTTACCAATCGGAAGACGAACCGCCGCCCCCGAAATCACCACCACCAAATTTGGAGCCTAGTGCCAATAGAATTAGAAGCACTATGATAATGACAATTATGGTTAGCATTTATTTACCAATCACTGGAGGCGCCGCCTCCTCCGAAATCACCGCCACCGAAATCATCATCGTCTGAGTCATCGGTGTCATCATCTGAATCGTCACTCTCAGAAATGAGGTTACCATCATCTTCAGAATCGTCTTCGTCATCATCTCCAAAAATGCTGAGGATACCATCAACGATATCTTCAACAGTGGAATCGACACCGAATTCATCTTCGATTTTACGAACCTGTTTCTTAAGTAACTTCTTTTTTGGTATACTCATTCTACCTCAATCACTTGTGGGTAGGGGCAACCGTCACTGCCGGAGCAGCAGCAGGGGTTCCGAAGTCCAGCTTCGGAGCAGCCTTATCAGCCTCATCCGCCTGGAAATAGACACGAGGCTTGAACTCATGACCCGTTACAGGGTTGATAATCTTACCACTGACATGGCGAAGGTCAGTATTGAACGCTTCGACAGTCTTGTTGTACTGCTCACGAGCACGAAGCAATCGATTCTCAGTACCCTCGATTTGTACCTGCAAATCATGGAACGCCTGGTTTGCACCAAGGGTCGGGAACTGAGCAGGAGCCTGAACCATCAGGCGACTCAACTGAGTACCAAGAGTACCCTGAGCCTGTTGGAAAGCCTTGACCTTATCGGGGTCTTCCATGTCGCCCTTGGACGTATCGAGCTTGATCTCAGGTCGAGTTGCATTGGCCTGGGCCTGTTGAATTGCAACGAGAGTCGAAGACTCATTGGCAGACTGTGCACGAACAACTGCCACAACCTGGGGAATCATCTGGCCACGACGAGTCAGATTGGCTTCATAGTCGGCCCATGCTCGATTGCAAGCTTCGTCCCTGTCAACCAGGCCATCATACTTGATAGTGCCCTTCTCCACAGGATTCTCTCCCTGCTTGAAGCCAACGTCTTCCATGTGCTTGTTGACATCACAGCCAACGACGGCAACACTGGAAACAGACAACATCACGACCATAGCAAGATTAAACAGTTTCATTTCACTTAGCACCTTTCATGTACTTCTTTTGTGTCTTGGTTTTCGGAGAAGTGTCTGCAATAACGACTTGCAGTTCACCTGGAACCAAAGCGGGTTCTTCCTGCTTCGGTTGAGCCTTCTTGTTCTTCAGGGCCAGCAAACGAGCACGCTGCTTTGCAGCATGAGGCTCAGGCGGAAGCTTTGCAAGCTTCTCATCCAAGGTCAGCTTATCATAAGCTTCCTGGCGTTCCCTGACGCCTTCCTTACGAAGTGCATCCAAGTGACGGGGTTGACGAGATGCATCAGGATACACACGACGGTTATCGGTCTTCATTTTCATTCACCTTTGATGTAAACATCAGGATACATTGTTTTGAATACTTCAAGAGTCTTACGATTGTAAACTCCGAACGCTGCTTTAGTAGAAGTAAGTTCTTCGGCCGTTAGCCACTTTACTTCCCCTTCTTCCGAGTTCTGGGGAATACCTTCCCAAGAATCTGCATAGTAACATCGAGAATAATAATCGACAGGATTAGGACCCCCACCAAGTTCCACTCGTTCGTAGATGAAAGTAGCCTCATGAACGGTTACCGATGTCTCTTCTTGGGTCTCACGGATGGCGGTATCTTTTGTGTCCTTATCATTGTCGGGCGGTTCAGAATTGAACTTACCACCAGGCAGACCGAAGATAGTCTTATCATATCGGCGAGATACAGATAGGATGAGACCATCCTTGATGATGAGCATTACTCCAGCTTGTTTCATATGAGCCTCAGCAGTAAGAGGAAGAGGTTGACCAACCACCATCACCCATCGCGGCTTCAAGTGGACCAACATCAATCAGATTAAGCTTGTCTTCAATCTCCCGGCACTTCTCATTGAGTTCTTCTTTAGAGAGAGGTGGCTCAGCATAACGATTGTCATACTGCATGTTCTCTCTAGTGAACTGAGAATAAAACAAAGTGGGGAGGCCGGCCTTAGTAGCAAGAGCATTTGCTTCTTGCAATGCCGCGGCAGACTCTTTGATCTTGGCATTGATCTGCTCCACGAGACTATTGAAGTCTTGATCTAATTCTGACATGTTCTTTCTCAATTTTGAATTCCGAATAAAAGGATACGGCTTAACCCGTTTCTGCGATGAGACCGAAGTCTGTACATCTGTGTTGTTATCTGGGTAGTCCGTTTTTGTTTTTGCTATGTGGACACTACTTATATTGTAGATTCTTACTCTTCAACTTTCGTAATGGTTTTACTTAAACATCGCTGTCCTAAACAGCGGGCTTTTGTTTCTTACGAAACCCCCAAGCAGGGATGGCTTTCTGGTAGCGACTCCAGTATTCTTGAGTTTCCATCTCAATAGCAGGACGCTATCCTGCACGTCTCCCTTACATACCACAGTATGAGCATGTGAATGGGAGCCGTCAAGCGGCAGTATTCTTAAAAATTCTTGGCATGATTATTGCCGAGCCTTATATTTCGAGGTGAAATCGTACATTGCAATGGCAGAAGCTGACCCACAATTAAATGATCTAACACTTCCAAACATTTCAATATGAACAATATCTTTGCACCAAGCCTGCATCGCTGTGGTTAAACCAGGACCTTCTTCCCCGAAAATCATCATAGTATTCTCAGGCCATTCGTAATTCGCCATTGGAACTGAGCCGGGAACATTGTCAATTCCCACGAATGTATACTTCTCTCTCAGCAAGGCGAAGTCCGCAACAGTCGGAATCCACTGTACTTCCGTATAGTTATGGACTCCAACTGCACCACGCCGGTCCCACTTCTTGTCACCGATGTAATAGATTTCCTTGGCATTGAATCCATTAGCATTTCTAACACCAGTGGACATATTGAAATCTCCGAGCCAATGCTCAAAACAAACAGCGAAAGGGTTAGCAGTTTCCTGTAGGATCTGACGGATCTCCTCTTCGGACTTCTCCTTTAGAGGATCAGTTACATTACGTTGCCAGGCACGGTAGTTAGCTTCAGGGTCTTGCATGGCCTCTCGATGGCCAGTAGACATTGCTGCCATATCACCGCGCGTTCTTACCTTCGGCTTAGACATTGAGTTTGAATGCTTTGATAGTGTTCTGGGTCATGTACTGTGGAGTGAACGTCTCACTAACCTTCTTGTTAGTCGTGTTAGTGGCAACCCAATCCAGAGCTTCAATGTAGGAGTTTTGATTTGAGATGGGCCAGTCAGTTCCAAACAAAAGTTTATCGCTACTGGAGATATCCAAAAACTCATCCAATACTTTTTTGAATTTGATCTTATCTTCCGTCTCAAAGTTCTTATAAACGAACCCAGAAATATCGGCGAAGACATTCTTGTTCTTATAGCAGACCTCGGCCGCATCACGCTGCCAAGGATATGCCATATGAGCAATGATGAAATTCATGTCAGGATAATCTACGGCCACCTCATCAATGCCCAATGGTTGAGCATACTTAAGTTTGGCGTGATTGATTGAACAAAGACAATCTCCCATATGGAAGATGGCTGGACAACCAACATCTTCTAGATCCATTAGATACTCTGCAACAGCAGCATCACCCGGATAATAGTGGTCATATCCTGTATAGAATTTGACGGCCACAATGTCAGCGGCTTGATAGAGATCAGCAAGACGACCAGCATCTTGCTGGATTTCAGACATCTTCTTCCACTTATTAGGATGAGCGGCTGCCACAGCTAACAGTCTGTCACGATGAGGTTTCACCTCAGACAATAGATAGTTATTGGGACAATCATTTAGGTCACCGGCAAACACCATCGCTTTATCAATCTTAGCCGCGTCCATGGACTGGAGAAGCTCTTTGACTGTGGCTTTGATGTGTTCGTTGCGTCCTATATGAGTGTGACAGTCGATGATCATTTCAAACCTTATTAGGATGTTAGAGTGTCTTTAGGATTCTCCCCCATACGAGCGTGGTTAGTTCTACCGAAATAGAAACCAATTACAAGGAAGAAAGCATTAGCTAAAAGTGTTGCGGCAGTTGCTGCTCCAGTAGAAATATTCGGTATGAATAACATAGCGAAAATGTAGATAATGTTAGCCAATACAGTTATTAAAGCAATAGCTGCCTGAGTATACTCCCAGATATAGTTAATCTTTCTTTGACCAGCAGAATGCAAATCCTGCTCGGCTGTAGTTGTACTATTTATATTCTGTGTAGGAACATTTACAGTAGGGAAGCCTGATATCTTTTTAAATTCTGATTCAGGAATGGTAGCAACAGCAGAATCAGTTGGCGGTAAAACCACAACAGGAGCTGCTATTACAGGTAGTTTTTTCGAAAAACGTGGTTTAATCTTTTTGCTTATCTTTTTATTTTTATTTTTAGTCATGGTCCCTGTATGCCACAATAGGACCGCTTTCTAAAAGATAAGCAAAAAGACTATCTCCACTCAGGTGGCAGCAAATTCAAGGCTTGCGAGCACATCAGAAGTCTTGATGTTGTTGTCAGGATACATCAGCTTAAGAAGACGAACCTGGTTACGAATCTGACGACCATTGAGTGGGCGGTCAGAAACATCAGACCAAGTAACGTTATCCTCGATGACATTCAAACCAGCAGACTCCAACATGCTTCTCCAAATCTTGCGACGAGTTTCCGCCGAAAGCTCAGGATAGTTCAAGTACAGAGTAACGCGGGACTTGAATGCCTTATCAATTCCCTCTCCACGGTTAGTGGTGAGGAAGAAGGTTCCCTCATAGTAATCCAGCAAGCGCAGGAAGATACCAACGATAGCCGAACGTTCCAGGTCAGAAGCTTCGCGCTCTGACAAGAAAATGTCCGCCTCGTCAAAGAGAAGAACAGCATTCCACTTCTTTGCACGAGCAAAGATGCGTTGCAGATTGGCTTCAACTTCCTTGACAGAGGTTCCAATCTCGCTCATCTCCATGGAGTACAAAGGACGCTCCTGGTACTCAGCAAAAACTTCAGCAGTCAGAGTCTTACCAACACCCGAAGGTCCATTGGCGAGAACAACGATACCACCGTGGCGACCATGGAACAAGTCACCGAAGATATTCTCACGCTTAGCATTGAAGATAGAATCCAACGCAGTGAACATCTTCTTTGGGAGAACAATCTTGTCCTTACCCTCTCGGAAGTATTCGTGCTCCTTGGTAGACTCGATATCCACATAGATGTATGTCTTGTGCTTCATAGAGAAAGCACGAACGAATGGCAAGTGCCAATCAGTACCCTGATCGATTTCCCGCCCTGCATGCCGATTCTCAAGCAGCGGTTCAATGATGACAGTAGAAGGAGAGTCCTTCCAACCAACATTGATGTCATCGAAACCCCACCAATCACTGTAAGTAATGCCGGTACCCCAAGCATCATATGCCCGGTTAGTCTTATCGGCAAACGACATGATCTCTGCGTTCAGCTTCTTAGCTTTCTCAACAGACTCCTTAGAGGCTGCACGAAGACCACGCTTCTCAAAAACCTCATCGAAGGTTCGCTTCCAAGGCTTGTCGTAGTTGTCGGTGAAGTCCCAGTTACCAATATACAGAGTCTTGCTGTACTGCAATGCGCCCAACCGGGCGTAGTAGGTCAACTGAATAATATGACCACTCATGCTCTTGAACTTAGAGACAGTGGCCCGCACCGGATACCATTTGCTAGCAATCTTGATTTCGACAACCGGATCCTCTTCAGAGTTCATGAAAGCAATCTTACGGAAGAAATCATTGACGGAGCTAGAGGTTACATCCCCAAGCTTCTGGTCGGCACTCATCTGCGGAAACAACCACTTGCTCAACGCATTTTGCTGCGCTTGAGTAAGAGAGATATTCTCCTGCAAAAACTCCAAGAGATCCTTGTTCTCATCAGAGAATGGGATTGTCGTCTTCTTATCCGTACCAATAGTAAATGGTACAGTCTTACCGAAATCCTTGATAACGGCCTTCAGTACATCAGTCTTAATCGCAATGTTACTCATTATTTTATTCCTTAAAAAACTTTACAATCTTCTGCCAAAAACTTTTTTCAGGTTCTGGCGGGACTATCGGATCAGGATCGTATCCCCATCCTTCACAACGTTCGCAGTTATACACCGCTCCACAAAGCGGGTTGCCATGGGTTCCATATCCCCGACAGTCCCTACATTGATTAACCTTTACCCTCTCAAGGATTGGCTTCCACTCTCCATCAGGAGTCTGCCGCATACCAAACATAGCTAACTGCTCTTGTTTTTCTAGCTCATATAGCTCTTCTTGAGAAGCCTCATCGGCCTGACGATACGGACTCACTTATCACCTCGAAAGAAATTCATCATCTTCTTATACCACTTTGGCTTACCAGTAGTCATACAGTGGCTGTTCCAATACACAATTGATTTGGCGAATTGCTCGGCCGTGAAATCACCCTTGGTTCCACCCTTCAGGTGCAGGAAGTTGCGAGCCATTGTATATGGATCCATTGGCTCCTCTTCCTCTGTCGTTCGTGCTTTGATAGCCACGATTTCCCACTCTGCATCTGTTTCGCGTTCGTTGTTCTCCGCTAACACGTCATGTCGATATAACACAACTGATGCATACTTGGCTTTTTGTTTTTCAGACTTAGCCGAAACTCTAATGAAAGGCGCTTCGCCCAATCTTCGTGGAGCGTAGCTAGCAATCATTTTTGATTCTTCATTCAGCTTTACGATAGCAGAACGAAAACCATAAGAAACCAAATCAACTAGAACAACCCCGTCTTTATAACCTGGATGAATTCTAGTTGGGTCAACTTCCATTTGTTTAGTAACAAGTTCTTCTAATTGTTCCCAAGTTCCTTCGAAATGTGAATAGCCTGACTCTGGAGTCTGTCGTTTGACAAACTCCCCACAAGCAACTTTCTTACTAAACATTAGTTAACTTCGTTCTTTTTACCAGGCGCAGATGGTACTGGTGGTGGCTCGGCCTTCTTCTTGGCCGGTATAGAGAAATTAGATCCAACCCATGTAGCTTCATGAGAAAGAGATACAATCACAGAATAGTATCTTGCATTCATCTCTGTTAGAATAACAACCATATCGTCATAGATAGTAGTTGCAGTAACAGACTCATCCGCTTTGTAGACAGATAGAGCAATCAATACAGAAGGGCAGCCTGCCGTAATAGAAGCTACCTTTCCATCTTTAGCTGCTGGCCCAACCATATAACCGTGCTTGACTAAGCCGGCTATGATACCGTTTTGGTAGTCCGGTAATAGTGCTGTAACCCAACAGTAGTAGATATACATGGTACTTCTTATTCTTTGAGGGAGTTTAGCCTTTTTACAATCTCTTGCATTTGTTCCGGATTGAAAGCCAAGTTCATTCTAATCATGCCCGGCGCTCCAAACAAGGCCCCGTCAATGAAATTAATTTTTGATTTTTCCGGACTGAACTTCGGCCCAGTCTTAAACCAACCAAACATACCAGGGTTAGATGGTAAGCTAGCAGGTACCTCTAGGATCTCTGGGTCAATTTGAAGACAGAGCTTCTTGTTAGCCTCCAGACCCATCGAGCTAACGCTCTCAAACTTCTCCATTAGAGTAGGGAAGCTGCGCATACGACGGTCCAGTAGGTCATAAAGCCAGGTCTGAGAGGCAATGGAAACCCCTACCGTCATAGCCTCCATATACTCCTGGATCAATTTATAGAATTCTAGATTGTGGCACACCACATATCCCAGCCTGAGACCAGAGAAACCGAACATCTTACTGATGGAGTAAATCTGTACGTCTCCAATTTTAGGGAGAGTGTGAATTGGTGGCAGATAGATGTGGGTGTAATACGCCGCATCATGAATAAGAGGAAGGTTAGCTTCCTTGTATTCCTTGGAAAGCTTTAGCAATTCCTCAGGAGATTCACAATGACCATCTGGATTATTAGGAGAGAGAAGAAGGAAGGGTGACCTATCTTCTGAACATGGCCCATTGGCATGGATCATATCGACACCATGCATCTTAGCAAGCGGAGGAATCAATGCCCAATGCGGACTCTTCTCCTGACAATAATCCCACCCTAATCTTTTTAAGGCATAGAAAACTGCACCTAATGCTTGCTTAGCTCCATTGGTAATAATAACCGGAGAGCCATGCTTCTCCTCCAAATGCCTAACCAAAGGCTGATATCCGGTCGGAGACGGATAAACCAAGTCTTCCACTTTGAGGTGAGCAATCTTAAGCTCCTCTTCTACTTGAAAGATTTTGATTAGATTATCCCTGACAAGATATGGTTCCCCTACGGAGACATCAATCCAGTCGGGCGGCAGCTTTGGTTTGGCAAGGAGGATATCAGACATCTTTACTATCTTTTTCTTTTTGGATTTGGAGGGCCTCGTCGTGAGTATATAGCTTCGTTTCCTCCGCTTTATAATCATCCTCTGGCGATACATAGTACCTACTATCACGAGTACCACATAACATCTGCCAGCCCCTTGATGCTAAATAAGTCATCTCTGCTTTAAAAAGTTTTTGCATAGATTCCTCTTTAGTCCAATTGCGAACATCAAGGGGATGTAGCTCTTTCTTATCCATTTTACTTCTCTGTCTTTAGAGTCGGAAATAGAATCACATCTTTGATAGATGTAGTGTTGGTTAGAAGCATTATCAAACGATCAATGCCAATACCAAACCCAATGGCGGGCGGCATGCCATGCTCCAACGCCTCTACATAGTCAGCATCATAGTCCATTGGATCCTTATTGTTGGCATCCAGTTGCTCTTGGAATCGAAGTGCTTGCTCATCAGGATCATTGAGTTCCTGGAAAGCGTTGGCCAACTCTCTTCCATCCACAAAGAGTTCGAATCGATCGCAGATAACTGGGTCACTATCATTGGCCCTAGCTAGTGGAGAAATTTCCTTTGGATACTCCGTAATGAAAACTGGAACAGACTTTGTTCCATCAGCATTACGATAATCTTCCGTGAGAAAAGGTTCTGCCACATACTCGAACAAAGAGGCAATCCTCTCACCATTGCTAGTGGCTTGATCTAAAGCGTGCCATAAAGACTTCACATCAATCTGTTGAAGTCGTTCATTAGCATTCTGCAAATCATGTGTAACTACTACACTATGATTCTGATCGTCCATTTCAATGTTGATGCCGGCCTTTAGAGCCGCCTTCAACACAGCACTCAGCATGGGAACTTGTACGAAATTGAAAAACTCGTAGGTAGCTTCTTGCTCCCACGTCTTGTAGTATTCGATTGCTCGCGCTGGAAGATTCACCCTTAAATATAAGGATACGCTCTGTAAAAGATTGGTAGTGAATGAGATGAGTTCTTCAAAGTTACCATAGGCTTGGTAGCTCTCCATCATAGTAAACTCGGGGTTATGTCGAGTGTCGATACCTTCATTACGATAGTTTCGACCAATCTCGAACACCCTATCCATACCACCAACCAAAAGCCTCTTGAGATAAAGCTCCGGCGCAATTCTCAAACGCATATCCATATCAAGTGCATTGTGATGCGTAATAAATGGCTTGGCATTTGCCCCGCTAGCAATAGCTCCGAGCGTAGGAGTCTCAACTTCCAAGAAACTATTCTTCTCCATGAAATCACGGATAGCTCGGATAGCATAGGTACGCACCGTAAAACGAGCGCGAGTTTCTTCTGAAGACATCAGGTCAAGATACCTCTTGCGATACTGAAGCTCTTGATCAGCAATACCAAGGAACTTTTCAGGCGGAGGTCGGTGGGCCTTCGTCAAAAGAGTGACACGGAAAGCCAGCAATGACATCTCTCCAGTCTTAGAAAGACAGCCGCGACCCGCAATCTCAACGATGTCTCCCAAATCAAACAGCTTAAGGCTAGCGTAATTATCAAACGCAGCCTTACTAACAATGACCTGAAGAGTTCCAGTAAAGTCGGTCAGTCGAATGAAAGTAATAGCGCCTGACTTACGGAAGGCAGTGATGCGGCCACGAGTAATGTACTTGCGCATCTCGCCCAACTCTATGGGATCAAGGCTGACTGGAAGCTTACCAGAAGCAACATCCAGAGAAAGTGCTTGATGAATGCTTAGAAGATTAGTATGCGTAATGAATGGCAGAACATTGGGTTCACTGGCCAATGGATAAGTTCCACCATTAAGTTCGAAGTGCTTATCCTTGCGAACTTGAATTAGTGTTTCTTCAGAAGACATAACTTACTTTCTAATATTGTTATCGTAATACGGAGGATCGGGAATGATTTCCCATGGCCATAATGGGCGACCTGGACCGCATGACACTTCAACGCGCGGGTCCTTACCCTTGCACTCAATGTCAACGACATAGCAATTACCAACCCAGTAGGAATTAACCGTACACTGTGGATCAGCTTGCGGTTCCTCTGGAGTAGTAGAAGGAGGAGGATTTTTCTGTGGAGCTTTGGGAGTAGCCGAATATGTTCCAGTGGGCTCATCAGCAGTGTCAGCAGTAGAGCCTACCGCACAAGAACACAGAGCCAACAAGCTGGCTAAAAATAAGAATTTCATTTTTGACTTTCAAATAAAAATGTTGGTGCTGAGAGAGGGACTTGAACCCTCACGGTTTCCCGGAAGTTTTTGAGACTTCTGTGTCTGCCATTCCACCATCTCAGCAAATGGGAGTAAGGCTGTTTAGCGAAATATAACCAAGGCAGAAAGGAGGGGAAATACCTTAGTTTTGTAAACAGCCTATCCCAAATTTTTGGTACGCAGGTACCTCATTACTATATCACCTATTATGCACATGCTAACGGCGTGTGAATGGGAGCCGCCCTCAAACAGAAAACGGCTTACAAACTTTGGTCTTGAGGTTCTGGAATCTTAAGCGAATCGTCTTATGTTTAGCAGGAAGATTTTTGTAAGTTAAGGGACCTTTATCCCCAGTGCAAGTGATAAGTTGAATATCTTCTTGCTCCATATACCACAGCTTATCACTAGTAAGCAAATTATGAAGACCTTCCCAAGCTCCTTTAAGAAGCTTGCTGGCATTTCCTCGTGAGACGAGGTGGGCCATAAGGCAGAATACTCCAATGATAAAGACTGGGGCAAAAGCAATCAATCCTGCAATCACTGGATGATGGTAAATCATCAAGAAGATAATTGGAAAAGAGAACAGTGGCATGAAAAGTAACGCCCAGAAACTACGCCAAGCATAGCTCGGAGTCAAAAATTTCAGGTCCGTACTTTCTTCTTCATCTTCTGGAAGATGTTTAATGAACAAACTTCCCTTCTCCCAGATTTCAAAAGTGTCTTTCAATCCGTAAGTCAACGGATGTAGATACTTCATAGACCAAGCCCTAGCTCCGGTCAACAATCCGGCGATTAGAATCAGTGTCTTGACGATACTGAAAAAGAGTACGATGAATGGCTGAACTAAATAGGCAAACAGACGGCGCCTACGGTAATGGCACTGGTCTACAACCTTCTGTCGGAAATAGTGATTGACCCAGGGCTTTTCCCACTTGGGCGGATCAGGCGCAAAGACCACCTTGGGCACATCAATTTCTAGAGGCTGACTGAGAAACTTATAGGTTTTGTTTTGCCGGTCCTCGTACTCCTCCTGACCAAGAAGGTTGGAAGAATAGGTCTCACCATCATAGTCTAAAACGTTATTTCGATAAGCGCCATCTTCTCTAGAGAGATAGTGTTCACGAGCTTCCTTGGGTTTACGGAAAGAAATCAATCCATAAATCTTACTCTTGCCCGCGGCCCTACACTCAATGTAGGTCATCAGGTCTTTAAGTGGAACTACCTTTCGGGATTCCTTCGAGGTGTGATAGTTGTTATCAGGAGCTACTACGACTACTACTTGAGGATCGTGCAGTCCTTTTTCGGCAAGCACCTTGAGAAGCTCGTGGTCAAGACACCATGAGACTGCAACGCTGCCGCTACTGATGTTTGCATCAGCAATTTGAAGTTGTAACATTGTTCTTCCTTATCTCAGTCGTGGTTGTATTCAGCGACATCGAAACCTTCACGAGTTGCAGTAACTTTGACATGATCTCCGAACACATGTTCCATAACATCATCAGGGATATCTTCAAGATACATGAAGTCTTCGCCCATTTGTTTTAGTGCGGGGTCATCGGAATGGCGGAGGCTATAGCTATCATAGCCCTCATCATCATAGTCATCCTCATCTTCGTCTTCGTCTTCGTCTTCGTCAGACTCCTCTTCATCTTCATTCATTTCAAGAGTCATCTCATGAACACTGAAGTAGCATGGGTCTCCATCATTGAAGTAAGGAGTATACTGGCGCCAGGCAATAGATTCAGCCCTTGGGTACTTATCAAAAAACTCTTTGAAAAGTTCCTTGATAGCATCTTCGCCTTCTTCGGCCAGCTTCGTATCGTAGGCTTCTTTGAGCGCCTTCAACTCATCAAATAGCTTTGCCATCTTAACATCCCCATGAAGAACTGCGCCAACCGGCATTATCCATAGCATCAACCAATGGACCCGAGGCTTCATATAGAGCGGCCAGGTTCCCGAGTCTTGCCTTTACAGCTAAGTCATTAGCTTCCTTGACTAGCTTGCCAGCCTCTTTCATCTTCTCTTTGATTTCCTTGCTAACCTTTTTGAAATCTTGTTCGATAGAACTACGTTCAGATTCCAGGGTAAGCAGTTTGAGATCAATTTCCGATTCATCCTCATCAAGAGAATCTAGGTACTGCCCTTCAATCCACTTGACCCAAACTTTTCCAGCAGATGCTTCCTTGGTACGGACTACACCCACAAGAGAACCATAGTCCTCACCATCTCCATCATAACGATAGGGAATGATCATCTCATCGGTATACTCATCGTACGCGCCAGCGTACGAGGCTAGAACTTTAACACCAGGTTTCGCTTCACTCTTCTTCATTGTAACTTTCCTTCGTTCTTCAAATCTCGATAGTCTTTGAAATCAATCCACCCTTGCGGCGTTTGATATCCCCAAGATGGGCGGCGCTTACCAAAAGTAAACACCAAGGTCCATGCACTCTTCTTGAGTAGAGTAATCTTATGGAAGTCTTTGGCGTGGTGGTAGACCATGGTAGCTGGATATCTCTTAGAAATATACAAGCTAAATCCATTTCGGTACATCCGATCCTCATAGGCTGGACGCCATTCTTCCGTGTATCCACCCCATAGGATGAAAGATAAGAAGTGCCAAGGATGATCATGCGGATGAGCATCCTCATCAGACTTGAGAATATTGTGAATATAGATGTTAAACCAAGGCGTGCTTAACAAACGATAGCGTCTGAAATGAACTACACCTTCTTTAGAGATAATCTCTTTAGTTAAAAACCAAAGGCGAATGATTTCTTTTACCCAGAGAACAGGGCCGAGCGGCAAAAACATAACTTACTCCCGATACTTTAAGATCACTTCATCACTAATCTTGTAACATAGGATGGCAAGCTGATCATAATACTTAAGAGTAAAGTCTACAATTTCTTCTATCTCGACTCTGGTAGCCATAATCCTAACTGGAATCATTCTTTCTTTAAAGAGTTCTCTCGTAGTAGGATTAACCCATTGCCCAATAGCTGGAACCATAACCGTTAGTCCGCCAGTAATCTCTCTAACTTTTGCATCCCAAACACGGTGATACCTTGTGGTATAATACTTCCCTGGTACATCTCTACGTACAGTCGGTACTAGGATTTCCCACATTCCTTTGGTAGACATAGCTCAATCAATCTTGATGAAACGTTCTTTCACTTCTTTACGTCGACCACCAAACATCCAATTTTGCATAGTCATGTTCTTCAGCCAGTGCTCCATGGTCGGAATGAATCCCAAGTCCTCAATGACATGGTCTTCTGCCAAGTCACGAGTAGAAACCTTCTTACCTTCTGAGTTGGTAATATTTGTACCGAAGACCTGCTCAACCATGAAGATACCAAATGCCGAATGTAGAATAGCTCGATGCCTCATATCAGGCATAGCTGCCTTGGTAGAGTCAATGAAGTCGTGGACCTTCTGATAATCTTCAGGTTTACCACCGTGCTTCTTGGCGCTGTTCTTAGCGTGCATATAGGGCTTCATTGAATTCACTTCTTGGGTACGTTGAAGACGGGGATGTTTGTATCTTTGTGTTCGAAATAGGATTGTCGGTCAGAGCTATAAAGACAGATAGCCACCGGCTTCGCTCCATCAAGCTCAGAATCAACTGCCTTGACAATACGCCGTATCGAAGCACCAGTATCGATGAAGTCATCTATGATAAGATACCGCCTAGAAGAAATGGTTCCTTCTATCTTTCCCTGACCATAATGGCTGCTGCCCTTCCGAACATGAATGAGAGGTAGCTTAAGCAAATAAGAAAGCGGATAGGCTAAAGCCGCTCCGCTTGATCCAGTAAATGCAATGGCATCAAAGGGATACTTACGTTTGATTGCCCGGACCTTCTTGACTGTCCTGGGAACCAACTTCAGAAACTCCATCCCGTACACTTTGCCCAGATAATCTGTCTGGATTTCGTGCCGAATCTTTTGAGGCTTCTTCTTTACGATTTTCTTTACGATTTTCTTTTTCATGTTTCTGAATCGCCCTTACACGCATTTCAAAATGTTTCTCTTGCTTCTGCAACTTCTTGAGACGCTTCTTGATACGGTTGAGTCTATCCTTGATACGTCTCTTGTTCTTGACCCAATCCTGGATCACTTGTTCGGGAATCATTACGCTTCTCCAATTCTGCTAGAAAGAAATGCCTGAATACAGCAGGATATTCTTTTTCAATTCTTTCAAGCGCGACCATTAGGTCTGCCTTTGAATAAGTATTCACGCTATTCTCCAGCCATGTTCACAGGTTTCGCTGTCATGGAAGAAGTTCTTATTACGAACTTGAACCCAAAGCTCAGCTTTATCATTCACATACCAATGAACTTCCTCTTCAGAGATATCTAGGATACCAATATCAGCCAGCTCTTTATACAGGAAGACAACAAGGTCATTCCCATAACGCTCACTCACATCATCTTGGGAAAGAGGATCCCAAATAGTAATTGGAACCGTAATATGTAGAGGGGCCGGAGTGCCACGAAGGTATTCCATATCCGCTTCAGATACTCGTTGCATCTTACCTCGACAAGAAGCATCCATATGATAAGGGGAAAATTCATGCTCCTCATGCTCTACATGAATGTCATCACAATGCTTCTCATGACAGGTATGTCCCATCTTCTTATGATACCATGCGTGTAACTTGCGGAAGAAATAGCCGATGAATGGGAGCATCGCTAAAACCGCCAGAGTCTCATCCATACACCAATGCATTTTACTTCTCCGGGTTTAGAATTTTGAGAGCTTTATCTACGTCATCCGCTGTCAGTCCGTGTTCCATATCAGTTAGAACTAAGAATGGCAGCAAGTGTGCCATATCGTTATGGTCATCCAGAATTACAAATGACTCTGGTTGCTCGGGTAATGTCTTAAGATAAGCTGCAATCTCTTTACCACGAGGGATACGAGAAGAGTTAATCTTACCATGCAGAACGGGAGTTGCTGCCGTGATAGTGATCTCACCACCACGATCCTTGAGCATCGCTGTCATCTCTTCTGGAGAGTACCTTCCCCTCCAAGTAGAAGAAAGAACTACTTCAGCGCCTGAACGTTTGACCAAATCATTGAGTATGACAATAGCTTTAGGGTCCAGGTGATGATGATGGAATGTCAACATAATCTCAGCATCAGATAAGCCGGCAGTAGAAATTAAATAGAACTCTGACCGCCCGTAATCTTCTGAGTTTAGCACTCCATCTATGTCAAGAAATATGATTTTCATTCTTCAATCATCACTGGGTCGGGAGGAATGATTGGACTACGGCGTGCTGCTGCCGCATGTTGTTCTAAAGCATAGTGCTGTATCCTATGGAACATAGGCTCTGCATCTATGTAGTCGCCACTCACTCTTTTGAAAACTTTCAAACACTGATCGCATCTATGATAGCGTTGTTTCCAGGTACCTCTCACACGAATCTGAAGCTTCCACCATAGAGTCTTTGCGCGGCTTCTAGGTTTCCCTTTAGGTTCGGGAGTAGGTACTGCGGATACTCGATACGGATTCATCGTACGATGTCGGCAATGATCCAGCTCAACTGAGTAGGATGGTAACGCCAGACAGTTCCGTTGTAAAGGATACTGTAGTCGAAGTCATCTGCCTTGGGATTCTTGGTAGGAATGAGCTGGAACTCCTGCGGACGTTCCATCATAGCATCTCGAATCTTTTCAGGGAGAGCCTTCCATGCTTGAAGGTTACGCTCAATCAAACGATGAACGATCTCCTTGATGGTAAGATTCTCTACTGCCTGCATGGGGACTGTCGGGTCCATCTTCTTTTCTCCTACGTTGACAACCCTTTGTGGGTTAATGAAAGAATAAGCCTGAGTCTTTCGTGACTGAGGTACTGTGTTATCATCACCTCGACCATACCCAATCTTATGCATTGGGTTACTGTCATCTTCACGTACTCGTGGCTTGCTGTCACATGAAATTTCAGTATGCCCTTGGCCAAAACAAATGCCACAATGTGTACTCACGATGTTCTCCTTATTCCCCTACAATTTAATCACGAAAATTGGCGTGTCAAGGTGGGATGCGCACCTACATCCCACCCGCCCAATATCATTACCAATCTTCTTTTTCGTTAATGGGGCCAGGAGTCATCTTGCCAGCATCGCGCACTGCCCAACCGATAGTTGGTTCAATGGATAGATTCTCGTTCTGATGTACTCCAACGGTACCTCCCAAGAACTCCATGTCGAAAGTATTACCGAGATACTCCCACTTAAATGGAACCTTGCATAAAGAGCTTGGATACTTATCCATAGTCGGACCACCACCCCAACCCTTCTTATCATCCCACTTCTCAGCGTACTTGTTCTTGATCAAATTACCTTTGTAATCCTCAAGGTATGGCATCAAAGTGTTGACCCAACCACTGATGTACGGACCACCAGAGCCACCACTGTTCTTATACATCTCGTCCCAGAACTTGAGGTTAGCCTTACCTTCAGCCGCGCTAACGAAATGATCTAGAGTTGGGATCAATGAATTGACCCACCAATCCAAATCAAATTCTGCAAGATTCTCGGCTCGGGTGCGAATATTTTTCCAATCCTCAACCGTTCCGGTCAAAGTAATGTTGGGAATTCCACACAGCGTTCGGACCGCATACTTATAGTAAGACTTCATACTATCCATCAGTACCAGTTCAGAAGCAGCCCGCTCAACGATACCCGTGGTAGAGAAGTCATTGACTACGAGGTCACGCTTCTTTCCGATATCCTTCGCAATCTCCTCGGAGAACTTACCGAAGGTACTTTGCCAATCATTATCAGGACTACCTTTGACAAAGGAATCTTTCTCAATCAAGATCATTTTCTTGCCTTCGTGCTGGACGAAACGCTTGCGCAGCTTCTCTGCATTAGCATTGACATGGTTACCGAAGCCTTGAGCAATGGTCAACCATACAGTATCGGGAGAAAGGATCAATGGGTAGTGACGAGAGTAACTCAGGTGGATGGAGCCCACGAATGCATGAGAGTCCAGCCCACCAATCAACTGTTGGTGACTAGCTCCACAGGCTTCGATTTCCCCTTTGCTACGCTGCTTGAACGCTTGCTGAAGGGAGATTGCATCCATTGGTTTCTCGCCCAGAGAGCGCAGAGCCTTCTCGTTAATATTGAAAGTAATTGACATTATGTTCCTTCTTATTTCCAGCCATATTTCATGGCAGCAATTTCACTATTGAGAGTAGCTATTATCTGACGGGCTTCGAGTAATTCTTTAGCGATGCCAGCTCTAGTAATTTCCTGGTGCTCATCACCCAAACCGGACCAGTGACAGCCCCTCTCATACTCATCATGACAGAGATAGATACCCGTCTGAATGTTACGTTCAAAATGACGACTGCCACATTTCGGACACATAAACTCTGTGTCTGATTGTTCTTGAGCTATCTTTTCTAGTACCTTTTGATTAATCGCCATTATCTGTTTCTTCCTCTAAAACAGAAGCAATTCTATCTTCCTTATCAGACTGAAAATGATAAGCTATCTTTTCAATAATAGCCTCTGGGATATGAGCATCTTTCAACTTCTTTTCCCAACCATCATAAGGTTTATCTCCGCTAATCCAATGACGTTCACCAACTGTAAAACAGGGAGGGTCTGAATAAATCTTGCCATACTCAGTCTCAACATACGGCCAGATTTCTAATGGACTATCATTACAACAGCCACAGTTATGACGCATATCATAATCTGAAACCTTCTCGTTATGAGAGGCAGAGTAATATGCTACTTTGTTCCAACGACCCGTGTACTTCTTAAGATCCGGAATAGCTGCTGCCATCTTGGCAAGACGCTCTACCTCTACTACAGCCGTAGCAGCTTCCTTTTGAAGTTTGGAAATATCATCTTGAATATTGGCCATAACTTATTCCTTTACTAATTCAAGACCACCATCGGGAGTGCTGACATACTTCCGATCCATCTCTTTTTGGGAACGGGTTTTCTTGAACTTAAACTTGTGACCGCAAGAAGTAATCTTCTTGCCTTTGGCATCCGTACCAATTACCCACATCTGGGTTTGACAAATAGGGCACGGCTTCATTGAGAGTTTGTTACTCATTGCTTACTCGTATTCAATTTCTACTGTTCATGAACAACTATAACCGGAGCGGAGGCTCCGGTCAATGTTCAGTAATTTATATCGAACTACACGGGTTGGTACCCGCATCCTACCATAAGGACTCCCAAGAAAATTCGTAAGATATTGATTATCTAGTAATTCTCTTTTGGAGTCCCGACACATCTGTGCCGCGTATTCCGGATCTTTTTGAACTCGATCTCGACAAACGCGTGGGGGATCTATAGGGGGAGTTATGTAATAGTTGATCGTACGTACCCTGTTATTGATCAGGATTAATGATCGATCATTCGAGGAACTGTTTCGCTAGATCAGATCCAGGTACTCCCTGCATCAGGAATAGCAGTGCAATGAGCACAGCGATTGTTCCAGCATATGCAACGGCTGTCAGCGCCAATTGTTTTTTATTCATCGAATCAGGATAACGTTTCAGGCCATCCGGTTGATCATAGTCTAGATGACTCTGAGGTAGTTTCCATTTGTCAAGAGTACCTGCTCGCACTCTAGCCATCCTAAGACGGTAACGAACTTCTAGGAATAGTTCTGCGGCGCCAATTGCCAGAATTAGTACGAACAATCCGATGTGCAATTTCCACATAATAATCCCGGCACCTAGCAAAGAAATTGCTAAGAATACCACGCCAAGATTTTTGTGAACAGAGAATGCAATGGCTCGCATCAACTGCCCACCATCCAATGGAGTAATGGGCAAGAGGTTAAACAGATTGAGTGTGGCCATCCAAGCACCGGCCGCAGCCCACATTGGATTACCAGTTACCCAATAGAGAATACCAGAACACCACGCCATCAATGCGCCCCAGACAGGACCCATGATTGCAATGTAAGCGTTCTCCCCATAGGTTTTGTATTGCTCTTCGGCAATTGCAGCGCCTCCGATAAAGGGCAAGAAGTAGAATCCTTTGGTTTTGATTCCCATTTTCTTCATAGCCCAGACGTGCCCGCTCTCATGGAAACCGATTGCTGCCATTAGAAGCAATCCGAATTTCCAATTGAAAACTGCTGCGTATCCAGCCAAAGAAAGGGCAGCCAAACCAACCTTAGTTAGTTTGAGACCCTTCAAAAGCTTAGCGAGAACGCCGGAGAGTTTGGTGCCAAGTTTAGCAAACAAAGCCCAGAGTCCAACCTTCGATTTCTTTTCTGTTGACAT